CGAACTTGGAAGGATCGCTTGCTAAGCCAATACAACAATAAGGCAATTTTTAGAGCACCTAGACGGTACTGCCCCGTCTCCTTCGCACAGGCAATGCGACTTGCTACTTGTACACCATAGGTGCTTATATTTTAGTGGACCTATCCCGAGTCGAACGGGAATCCGGAAATTAAGAGTTTCCTCGTCTGAACCATTGACATATAGATCCAAATTTTAAAGCGGTAGATGGGTCTCGAACCCACAAACCTCCGAAATGGCAATCCGGTGCTCTACCAGTTGAGCTACTACCGCATAAATGCTGGTTTTTTATCTGCCCGGTGTCGGACACGAGAAGCCAGCAAAACTCTCACCGCATAGTACCCCACCAAGGACTTGAACCTTGAACTCCCTGCTTAAGAGGCAGGTACTCTAACCAAATTGAGTTAGTGAGGCATAGGCGAAGGTTTTTGGTTTTGGACAGAAGCTACCTACAAACTCCAGAAACTCATTTGTTTGAATTCGCTGAGCTGGCGAATCTAATTTTTTATCTTCCCGGTGTCGGACACGAGAAATTAGTAAAACTCCCACCGCATATTTTTTAGTACACCAGACAGGGTTCGAACCTGCATTTTCAGCTCCAGTTACGTGTACCTGATTCGTAGTCAGGCTCGGCTACTGGTGTATATTTAACGGGACCGAAGGGACTTGAACCCTCAACCTCCGAAGTGACAGTCCGGTGCTCTAACCAAAATTGAGCTACGGCCCCAAGTATAGCGAGAAGTATATTAACGGATTTGCAGTCTGTATTTTTTAATAGGAACTTCTTATGCTATTTTGTTTGTAGCGATCCCAGTGAGATTCGAACTCACGAAAACTGGTTAGACAGACCAGCGCCTTAGACCACTAGGCAATGAGACCAAATAAAAAATGATTCCCGTTTTTACACAGGAATCATTCTTTAAAACTTTATACAGTTTAATACTAGATGACCCTGTGTAGGTAACGATCCTTATCATGCTTGCCGAAACCTCGTCCGTCGCGGCGAGTCTTGCAATCATGAGTGTCAACTACAAACTTAGTCATTTTTCTTAACCTTTATATTATATATAAAAAATTTTTTCCTGTTTTTGTTTTTTGTTTTAACGATGTTAAATATAGTAATTTATTTTCTTTTTGTAAACCCCTTAAATTAATTTTTTATAAATAATATATAATTTAAGGAGAACACCAAATGAATTTAAATGAAGCCAAAAAAATACTTAATAAATATGGATATCAAGTTATAAACGAAACCAGAGGTTTTACATATACGCCGCAAGACATTTTTGATGAACTTTGGGACCGTAATTATAAATATTGGGATGATAGCGATTATAATGATTTTCGTCTACTCTTTATCAATGGTTATAAAAATTTAGAATTGCCTAATGACCTTGCTATAAAATATAATACTAGCATAAAAACGGCAGATATTGTATACGAAGATGGTATTGAGTTTGCTAAGTGCACGACTGATGCCTGTGTTCAAAATAAACTTGCAGATAAAACAGTAGATGAGTTTTATTAATTAAATTGAATTTAAAAATAAAACCAGGTTAATGACCTGGTTTTTTTATTATTCAACTTCTTTAATCTTATTAATCTTTACCATATTAGCATAAAATTCGAACATATCTAAAATAAGTTTTTCTCTAATTTTAGGATTGTTGTGACATGTGCTATCAAATAAATCTTTAAATAATTTTTGAACTTTTTCTTCTGTCTCAAATTCAACATTAGTAAGATATTGAATTGTTAATTTCACAGTATCATTTAAATTTTCATCTGGAAATTCAGAATCAATAGTCCTATAAATTTTAAATAATTTTTGTCGAACTGACTTTAATGCCTTATTTGCTTTTAAAAGATAATAATATAATGTAATTTTATAATTTACAATATTTTCACAATTATCTATGTATACACGGCATAAAGATGACAAAATATTACTATATACAGCTAAATGTGCAACTTCCTTATTCTCTACAATACAAGTTATATAATATGGTTCTGACGTTCCTACCGTATTTGTAAATGTACAATTTGCCTCGCCAAAAACCTTTTTACAACAACGTATAAAATCACATGGTTTAATCATTCTGCGTCTAACCATCCTTTATGATATTTTTTATATAATATAGAAAAAGGTTGACATTTGTCAACCCTTTTTAATAGAATTAATTATATATTATACTTTTACGGGATTAAGGACTATCTGTCCAGTTATTCCGCCCCATATGGTATAAGGTGTAGAACCTCCATAATTGCGAATATCTATACTTGTATGGCCGTCGGAATAAGTGAACTTATTATCTGTACTCTGTTCAGAAACTTGTCCATTTTTAATCAATGTGAATCCAAAAGCAGATGAATCCCCAGCAACTTCTTTACCTTGTTCACGAAGCCACTTTTTTGCAGCATCGAAATCACCACCTGTTGCTTCAAGAGCTTGCTTACAAAGAAGCATGCTAACCTGAGTCTCTTTTCTTAAATCGTTAATTTGTGTCACTGTTATCATATAATACTTCCTTTAATGGAATAGTAGTTCTATTCAGATTCGAACTGAAGTAAGGCGGCTGAGAACCGACTGTCCTTGGCCACTAGACGATAGAACCATGATTTCTTAAGGATCCAACTGGAATCCAACCAGTCTTTTATCATCTCTTTGATACGTGTCTAAGCAGGCTTCACTTTAGACCCTCAAGATTTTTAGTGGAGGCAATTGGATTCGAACCAATTAAAAGTAGGAAATCACTATGCCCAAGAGCGGTAATTAAACCATAGCCCCCATTAGTAGCCCTATTTGGTGTCGAACCAAATTTACCAGGTTGAAAACCTAGCGTCCTAACCAGCGTAGACGATAGAGCCATAAATGTGTTTTTTATTCCTACGAAGACACAAAACTTCGTCGTGATTCTCAGCCAATTTTAGGTCTTGATACTCAAGGCGCATTTAAACCTATGTTGTATTGTTCCTTCATCACCAGCATATTTCTATGCTTTGCCTACAGTAATGGCACCACCCGTAGACTTTCGTGGATCCGGTGGAAATCGAATCCACCTCAGCCGGCTTGCAAAGCCAGCTCGCCTCCTTGGATCATGCGAACCCATATATTTTAGTAGCGCTGTCGGGACTCGAACCCGAATTTCCGACTTGAAAGGCCGGTGAACTGAACCAGTTATTCGACAGCGCCGAAAAATTTTAGTGGACCCGATGAGAATCGAACTCACCACACTAGTCTTGCAAGGACCGGTCGCCTCCTTGGATCATGCGAGCCCATAATGTTTAGTGCCAGGTTCCGGAGTCGAACCGGATTTCTGGGATTTTCAGTCCCGTCCATTCCCACGATTGGATGCCGAGGCATAATGTAGTGGACCTGACGGGGAACGATCCCGTAACCTTTAGCTTGCAAAGCTACTGCGCTACCAAATTGCGCCACAAGCCCATATTTAGCGGGACCGGTAGGAATCGAACCTACGACGCTTGGCTCTTCAGGCCAACGCTCTACCTACTGAGCTACAGTCCCAAATTTTCGTGGATACATATCGGATTCGAACCGATGCCCTCTGAGTGCAAATCAGAGATACTACCATTATACTAATGACCCAAATTTTTAGTACTCCGTCCCAGATTCGAACTGGGGTTAACCGATAGAAAGTCGGTTGGCTTGAACCGCTGGCCGAACGGAGCAAATGTTGTTTTTTAAGTGGTGTCTCCACTACTGGACTACCAGCAAAGTATAAAAGAAAAGTTCCTGCGCTTTGTGCACAGGAACCGTTTTTTCAAACTTATTTAGGTTAACTACCTAATCCTATGCACTGTATCTGAACAAAATGCTTCAAACGCTGCAGCTGCGAATTCAGCTGCGGCACGTTCTGCTGCAAAAAATTCATGTTCAAATACGTTCATAGTCATTTTCGTTACCTTTATATTATATATAAAAAATTTTTCCTGTTTTTTGTTATTTTACGTTGTTAAATATAGTAAAAAGTTTTTGGTTTGTCAACCCCTTTTTAAAATATTTTTTAGTGGGGAAAGTAGGACTCGAACCTACGACACACGCCTTGAAATGGAAATAGGAACGTTATATGCATCACTACGTAACGTAATACCGTTGCTCTACCACTGAGCTATTTCCCCGATGTGTTAAAGCGAAATGTAAAACTATTTTGCAAATATCATCATAGGAACATTTTTTGCTTTAACGATGTTAAATATAGTAAATTGTTTTACTTTTGTAAACCCTATTTCTCAGTTTTATATTTATCTATAACCTGTTTAATAGAATCTATAATTTCTGTAGTATCTCGTATATTATATTCTATTGAGTCTTTATACCATCTTGCTTTTGCTTCTAAACATTTAACTGTTTCATGCTCACATTTTGGCTTCATCTGCATAAATAATGCTACACGTTCATCTTTGTCTGGCAATCTTACATAACCAGCAATTGCGGAAATTGTAGCTACTATACCGAGAAAAATTACCCCAAATCGATCTGCGCCTTTGCAGAAAAATGCACAGAAGAAATTAAAAAGAGCAAATAAAAAAATCAGAATATCAATTATACTTAAAATTAATACAACTGTATTTATTGTTGACATCATACGTGTTCTTCTTTATTTAAGCGTTTATTTATTGGGTCCATCAATATAATTTTTTCAAGAATCTTATAATAACAGTTCTCGCACACAATCATATCATATTGTGGATCACGCCTTTGATTATCATTACTCATTGTAATACGACAACTTAATGTATCATATCGATCTTGACAAATCGCACATTTCATATTTTATACCTTATCGTGTTTCAATTCGTTTGCATGCCGCAGCATACATCTTTTCCCAATCTGGCGTAGGCTCTTCCTCAGGCTCATGTTCTTCGTCCTCGCATGAGCCGTAAGCACATTTACACTTTGGACAATATACATTACCGTCTAACGGCATATAAGCTCTCAGATGGTCCTTATCGTCAATATAAACGGCAAAATGAATAGGGAACTCCCAATCTCCACCTGCAAAACACCAGATAATCGATGTTCCATCCGGAAGCTTTCCATATTTTTGACTTTCAAAATCTTCTTCTGAATTTTCCCAATCAAATTCGAGCTTTGACAAGTCTTTTTCTATCTGAGGATTCATGTCACTATATGCAACACAATTATAAAGCCACTGCTGAATTACTTGTTCAGAGTCGGTTTCATCCATATCCTCATCATACCCGCCATCTGCTTTAAGCTGGTCAAGCATCTTTTCAATAATATCTGCTCTTGTACATCCTTTCTTCGCATATCTTGGCATAATTATTTCCTTAAACAGTTAAAATTACTACAGCTTTGAACTTTTTATTCTTTTCTTGTTCTTTCCATTCAATTTGATTATAGATTTGTTTAATACGATTAATTAAATTAAGATAAGCAGTATATACATCTGCACAATCAAGTCCGTCTGCTATATTTGAAAATTCTACAGGATGATTAGGATCAATCTTATACTTATCAGTGCTAGGCATCAAATAATTGGTTTTTCCAATCTTGCTTATATTTTTATTCAAAAAATCTTCATATGAACAAGTCTTATTAACATACCAGTCATAGAAATATTCATGAAGGTCATTAAAAACTTCAGTATTCTTAATTACAAATGTAGTTTTAAACTGTTTTTCATTTGTCAATTTTTCAACTACTTCTACATCTTCTTCTTTCTTAAGGTATGCAATAATCATCTTTCTAAAAACAAGCTTTGTCATAAGATGAATATAATTCTGGGTAGGCTTATAAAGTCCAATCGTAGTATCATAATATAATGGCGAATTAACCATATAGTCTGCACATTTATGAAAATACTTGTCATCCTTATCAGAATGCATTTTACCATTTTCAATAACATCCACTGCTTCAATATACTTGTCTTTCTTCTTAATATCTACAACTCTAAAACAGTTCGTAATAGAACTGTATTCTTGTGCATTGTAAACCTTTGAATTTATCTTGAAGCCGAATTGTTCCCGGTCAAATTCGTATGTTCCCGGAAGTCTTGAAAGATTATAATTCATAATTTATTCCTTCGTAGATTCATCAAAGAAGACAAGATTAATATCCTTAAGATTCATTGCATAATCGAGGACTTTATTCTTACTTTCTTCTGTAATATCTTCTTCAACATACAAGAAATAGTCATCGATAACATCGATAATAGAGTCATAATAATGTTCATTAGGATTGTAATAAGCATCATGTACTTCGCGCAGTTCTTCAGGCAAATCTGGCCAAGCATCATCGATATTAGATGCAAGAACTTTTCCAATAGGTAATTCTTGGCAACGCTTCAAGATTTTACCATAACGTTCATCACTGACTAATTCTTCGTATGTCATATTATATTCCTTTTTAAATTAACGTAAGCACCAAACCAGCAGTTTACCAAACCAGTTAGGCAAATACCATTCAGTTTCAACCCTAGAACCATCAGACCTAGTTACTTTCTTAACATAAGTAGTAATCATGAAATTCAAAGTAATGTGATTATATACTTCAATTTCATCATCACCGAAATAGAAATGATCACGACAAGACCTGTCAGACCTTGCACGAATACGGTCCCATTCATAAGTTAAACATCTAATTTCACGACCTTGTTCATCATATTGACAATGATATTGAGTTTCATCATCAGAGATGTGGTCTTTAGTCATAGCTTTGAATGTTTCAATTCTATGAACCATTAAATTATTTTCATCATAATTATATTCGGAGGAAGAAATATATTTAATGCTGTCATCAGCTTCAGTAGTCTTACCATCGATCTTAGTTCGATTTCCACGTTCGTCATATTGGTAGTGATGAACTTCTGTTGCACGAAGCTTACCGTCATCATACAACCGCGTTTCATTTTTAATAGCACGACCATTTTCATCATTTTCAACTTCTTCCATTCGAACAGTCTGATAATTTTCATCATAAAGAGTAGACCTATCAGGAGAAGTATAATAAACAACGACTTCTTTTTCTTCAAGTTTATTAGACTTATCAGGGAAAGTAATACGTGTTTCTTTAAACCGGCCGTCTTCCATAACTTCACCCTTGGTCATGGAACTTAAATGACCATTATACATGTACTTATTTGAAATCTCACGGCCTTCCTCATCATATTCATATGTAGTTATAGCTGGATTGATAAGATTATGGAAATTTAAAATTACCTTACCTGCTGCATTATAGATATTTTTTTCTTTAGGTTTTGCTTTCTGCGCACGCTTAGTGAGATAGTTAAACAAGAAGTTGATAATTTTTTTCATTTTTTCCTCTGTTATTTGTTGTTAATACGTATAATATAAAAAAAGGACTGACATTCGTCAACCCTTTCCATCAACCATTGTTCTTCAACTGAACATGCAAATGCTCATTTGGTTTTCCCTTGTCTTCATGGAGAACCAAAAACCTATCACCTAAGATTTCCTTAATCGCTGCAATAATTTCATTCTTATGTCTATGGTTAATATTCTTTATCCTTATATCTACTGCTTGTCCTCGATAATGTGCCGAATTCTTTGAATGTGACTTAGAATCATTTGCGCTCGTTATCATAATCTTAAAATCCGGATCATTTAATACATTCTGATAAATCTTATTAATTTTCAAGATTGCCGTATCGATTTGCGGAATAATATTTAAACTTACGCCATCTTTCTGAGATATTGATTTTGCTACGAACTCATGAAAATCCTTATCTGACATCATGTTCTTTTCAGCATTATCTATTTCGGTAGTTATTTCAGTCAATGCTGATTCCACAATCTTTTCATCTTGATAATCCCTATACATTCTATAACCTATAATCGAGAAAAAGACTATAAAGGCTAGAATTTTTGATACTCCTGCTCTATACTTATAAAGTAAACCTATGCCGAAATAATATGCAGCAATTATTGCAGCTGTAGCGAAACTCGATATAACTATTAATTGCATCATGATTTATAATATAGAAAAAGAATTGACTATTGTCAATCCTTTCTAATGATACGCCGAAAGAGTGACTCGAACACCCAACCATCTCATTACGGAAGAGCTGCGCTACCAATTGCGCCATTCCGGCATTATAGAGCTGGAGATAGGACTCGAACCTACAACTTGCGGATTACTAAACCGCTATTCTACCAGTTGAATTACTCCAGCAAAGGCGGGTCGTAAATACTTCAAATTAACAATTTGCTGCTCTACGAGCTCATAGGAACGACCTGTGCCAAAAATTTTAGTCAGAATGAGAGGTTATGATCCTCCGACCTCACCGCCCCGAACGGTGCGCTCTGCCAGCTGAGCTACATTCTGATTATCGCAATTCCACCATCTATCCGACCTCCGTCTGGATATAACTTCTCTAGCCCCTACGGCTAGTATGTCTCCTGCGCACTTTATATTTTATCAGGATGGCTGGACTCGAACCAGCGACCCCTCGCATCCGAGGCGAGCTCTCTAACCAACTGAGTTACACCCTGTTAATTTATCGGAGTGGTTGGATTCGAACCAACGACCTTATGCTTCCAAAGCAAACACGCTGACCATCTGCGCTACACTCCGTTATTTTAGCTGATAGGGCAGGATTCGAACCTGCGGCGGACTTTCGTCAAGAGATTAACAGTCTCCCCCCTGCTACCACTCGGGTACCTACCAATATTTAGCTCCACGGGAAGGATTCGAACCTCCATAGGTTTTTACACCATACACCTGGTTAACAGCCAGGCCTCTTACCAGTTAGAGTACCGTGGAATAAGTAGCTGTTTACAATGGAGTCGAACCGAATATCTCTCACCCGTGGCCACGGGAAGCGCTCTGCCAGTTAAGCTAGTAAACAAAAATAAAAAATCCTGTAAGTCTCAAAGGTCTTACAGGATTCAGTTTAAAAATTCATCTAGTTATGAAACAAAACTAATCCTGTAGCACCTCAGGGTTATTATTAGGGTTGGTATTATTTGTGTTCATAACGTAAGTCATTTTATTTTCTCTTTTGTTTATTTATGTTTTTTGTTTTTCCGTTTTTGTTAAATTTTAATTTGGCGAGAAGTAAAAAGGATTTGAACCTTATCCCTTCTTATCCGAAGATAATACTAGGATTTCCAAAAATAGGAACTTCATATGCCAGTTTCGGCGGAAAGGCAGGATTCGAACCTACAACCCAAAGTTCCCCATTAATAGGAACAACCTTTGCGTGTAGCGGGTAGTAACATAATACTTCTGCTCTACCAATTGAGCTACTTTCCGCATGTAAACTTTATAGCGGGTAGTACTTCTGGTAAACATGATTGGACTCGAACCAACGATCTCCGAGATTGCTCCCGACGCTCTAACCACTGAGCTACACGTTTGATAATAGGAACTACCTATGCTATTTTTATCTCCCCTCTTGGATTTGAACCAAGGTTGTTCCTGTTTGTAAGACAGGTGCCATAAACCAGCTAGGCGAAGGAGAGTTATGACCACTTTGATACAGTCCCAGCTCGTGGTCAGGCTTCTGGGTAACGGTCTACTCTTTATTTTCCCGTAGACTGGCTTTTAAAAGTTTGGCGGGAAGTAATACTAATTAACCCATTTAATTTTAAAAATAGGAACTTCCTATGCCATAATTTTTAAGTGGTGCGACTCTAATGACTACAGCCCGATTTGAACTTAATCAAATGATACTCGCCTAGTATCTTTTCACCGTATTCGTAGCGGGTCCTGGACTCGAACCAGGGACTTCAAGGTTATGAGCCTTGCTTGCTACCACTGCATCAACCCGCGATAAATTCAAAAGATATACTCTTCACACCACGTCCCTTATGTGAATTCAGCGCTCACTAAACGTAGTATACATCGGTTTTACCCTATACAAGAGGTTTAGCTCTATACGTTGTCGAACTAGGGCGTTTACGCATTCCCGAACGTTATCCCAGCTCTCAGTCCTTAAAATGGTGCGTCCGTTAAAAGGCACTTGCGCTTAAGTATATTTTAGTCGCGGTCCAGGGAGTCGAACCCAGTATCTCGAAGGTTATGAGCCTTGAATGATTTTCCGTTTCACTCGGCCGCATCAAATTCAAAATTTACTGTTACTGGAGGTCTTTGATTATACCAGCTCTTACTGTAACTGATCTTACGTGTTACACCCGATTTAGCACTATAAAGAGTCTGCAGCTTCTAAATAACGCCTAACAGTATTTATTAGAGCTGGTGATAGGAATCGAACCTACAACCTGCTGATTACAAATCAGCTGCTCTGCCAATTGAGCTACACCAGCAAAAAATGTAATTGTGTTTGTCAAACTTAATTTATTAACTCATGTAAGCGATAGATCTTATAAATCGCATTTTACACTCGCTAACAAATAATTCGCTTCAATTACAAAGCGTTACGTTATTTCCGTACTTTCGTAACCAGGTAACGAACCTCCTGCGCCTAAGTTTCATAGATTTCTCTATACACCGCGTTGGAACTCATGTTTCCTTTTGGACAACTGGCGGAATATTTCCAGAGTTTTACTTTCGGAACAAGTAAGTAAGCAACTTGGAGGGTCACATTGCTATCGGCCCACAGGGTGAAAGTTGTAGATGTATTCGTGACATGCACTGTACGATTATCGCTATAGGTCTTGCCCAGATCATAATGCTAATCTCGATGAAGATAAGCACCTGTATTTCCGCGTCGTGCCTTAGCTCACGCCTCGGTTTTGTCGCAACCCCATTCTACAGGGCTGGTGAGCCTCACCGCCAGAACGTACTAATGTCAGGTACCCAATCTCTTGGCGTATTTATTCCTGACAACTTTACCGACGCCATATCGATTATTAATCGACTTAAGCACAGTCTCCGGCGGAAATTACTTTCCGCTTGGGTAAAGAATTTAGTTCCTTGCTCGTGTTGCCTTTCGACAGAGCACGCCCCTCACCATGTTCGTCGGGGTGACAGGATTCGAACCTACGACCCTCTGCTCCCAAAGCAGATGCTCTAGCCAGACTGAGCTACACCCCGCAAGTTTTTTAGGTGGTTCCACCACCACTGGACTACCAGCATAACGTTTTTTAGTTTCTAACAAAATAGTAACGTTGTTTGCTATATCTTTCGAATTTTAGCTACATTAACCGGTTGGCGCCACAAGTCTGGTGATCAACTCCAATGAGGGCACGTTGACGTCGGTGTTAACTATCTTGCTTTGTTTTGCAAAACGATATCGGGGATCTACCATTCCCTGCTTTGGCTGCGGATTACCCGCCGCCCCGACCTTCCCGGTATTTAATAATACGATACCTTAGCTGTTCCACCTGGACTCGAACCAGGGACAACTCGATTAACAGTCGAGGGCTCTACCAACTGAGCTATGGAACAATAATAGGAGAATTAAAAAATCCTGTTTGAGTTTGTCTCATACAGGATTGATTAGAATCAGAGTAATGAAACAAACTAATCGAAAGTTACCTTTGGATTATTGACTGGTGTTACGTTTGTTGTTACTACTAATTGCATTTCAATCCTCGTTTTATATTATATATAAAACTTTTTTCTTAATTCTCGCTTTTTTCAAATCTGCTAATCGACTTTGAAAGTCAATCATTTTGTGTTGTTAAATATAGTAATTTACTTTTGTTTTGTAAACCCTATTTTTAAAGTGTCTTGAAGGAATACCGATTCGTCACCCTCAAATAGACCCAGATCTGGAAGGAATATCCAGCCTCAACCTGCAACCACTGTGTCTATGTCATTTTATTGATCGTCTATCAGACACTCAATCATTTAACGATGTATAATATAGTAAATTATTCTCGTCTTGTAAACCCTTAAAAATAAAATTATTTTTATCAGTCTACCATGTTATCGTTTTAATAATATTATTATCCGGATTATACTTATAGTCAGGAATCGGATTCATCAATACATTTATATAGTCTGACAAAATGCATTGAAGGCTGGCAACTAGGTTTCCACATAATACAATTTCATTCTTGTCATCCATCTTGAATTTCATGAATGGCATTCCACGAAAATCAGTTTTAGTCTGGTTATTTTCGCCATATTTAGTTTTCAAGTATTCGGCAAAAAACTGTGCAGATCTTTCATTGCTAAATGATGCTTGCAATTCAAAATCATCATTCGTAAAACTTACATATCCAATATCGTTTCTCATATAATTATACCAAGTCCCTTCCGCATTTTGGACAGTTGCTGACAGGAAATAAAAGTTTACCAGGTGTTGATAAATACCATATTGGTGATTTTTGAACACTCATGGGTTCATGTCTACGTTCAAATAGATAAAATTCATCACGACGGTCTCGGTCTAATTCATCATATACAAATTCAGACTTATACCATCGCCTAATCATTACACAATTAGGTTCTTCAAATTCATCTATTCTTTCATGAACTACTTTTGTACAGAATTCACACATTTTCTTTTATTACCTTTTGTAAAATCGATTTAAACTTTTTAAATGTATTTGTGTGTTTTTGTTTAAGTACTTTTTTATCAGACCATGCACCTTCCGGTCCTACACTTACAAAAAATACGCCATTATAATCTCGATCTACTACACTATAAGCCATTGGTGGATAAAACTCAATATCCATCAATAATCCGTTTTTCAATTTATAATTATCAATATACCATGCACCACCTTCATCAATTTTCGGCGTTGTCTGAATTACTTCTTGACAAATCTGTTTAAATTTTTCAGGTTCAGGAAATATAAGTTTTTTCATTAGGCAATCCACCTTACCATTGGATCTCCAATATAACCTTTCTGCCAGATATACCAAGCATAACAAATTGCAGAAGGCTTATTGACATCGCTTTCTCCACCTGGAATACAACCAATTCGATTTACAAATACGTAGATATACTTTGGTGGAAATTTCTTGAAGAATTCATATCTTGCTTTGGTTTCAAGGAACTGAATCTTAAGAAGCATACACATGTAACGATTATCGTCAATAAGTTCTATGCCTTTCTTAGCGAAATCAAGACAAATCTTATATGGCGGATTTGTTACGATATTACAACCATGAAAAGGTTCTATTCTACTCAAAAAATCCTGACCGCCTTGATATTCAATATGTGAATCCCATAAATCAGTTCTTGATATTAAATCTGTTCCAGCAACATTGTATTTCTGGTCCCTGAACGGTTTTAAGATATGACCTTTACCTACACACGGATCAAATATCGTTGCATTATCGATTTTCAATACAGGACCGAAAGAATCGATAAGTTTTTGAACTGCCATTGTAGGAGTGGCATAGAAATCTTCATCTTCTCGAACGGTATCATGATTTGCACCGCCAAGAATCTGAATAACATCAGAACAATTTTCGCTTTTCTTTCTTGCCATACTACTATCTCTTAAATCTATCTAAAATCATACTTGACACATTAGCTGGTACAAATAGCGATTTTTCATCAAGGCGTTCAAATTTACCATACTTAATGCATTCTTTTACAAATGTCGAACTAACAGCTGGAAATCTACTAAACAATATAATTTCTTCCATATCATACTTAAGATTCGTATAATATTGATTCAATATATATTCATCTTCCATGTCTTTAGAATTACGAACTCCTCTGACCAATGTCTGAATATTATAGTTAATCATTACATCTGTCGTCATTTGATCAGGAACACTAATAATTGAAGCATTGCCTATTCCTTGATATCTTATTGCTTCTTGAACCATCTTATAACGTTCGGGTTCGGTAAATAAATAGTTCTTTGTAGAATTGGTGGCAATACCTACATAAAGCAAATCAAATAGTTTTGCAGCTCTTTTAATAATATCCATATGACCAACAGTAAGCGGGTCAAATGAACCAACATATAATCCGTTTGTCCTTGACATATTATTCTCCCTGCTTAGGTTCAACAGCATTTCCGCCACGAATTGTAAATTCGCCGTCTTTATCGATTTTATATCTATGAGGTTTCCTGTCAGAATCCCAAACCTCGATATAGACTGTATAATCTGGCGTTACAGGCTCTTTTTCTTTCTTTTTACCCATATTATAAAATATAATAAAAAATAACCGTCTTGTCAACGGTCATTTTTTAATTTGTAAATTTTTGATTACTTTTTCGAGAATACTGCGCCTAAGAATACAAGGGCAAGTATTACGAAATAAACAATAAATACCCATATTTCAAGGCAGAGGCAACTCCAAGTTAACGGACCTGCGATTACAGGCCATTCCGCGAAGGCGCCAACGCCACAGAAATGCAATACTACTGCTAGAATCGACCAAATTTCGATTACACCCATTTTATTTTTCCTCACTTTATGTTTTTTAATTTTATACATGTTAATCTTCTGGTAGTTCTGGTAATTCCATCCAGTAAGTAACAGCCATGGTCTTATGATAACCTTCGCTATCGTTTACCCACCACTGCTTATTTATTACTGATTCAAAATCACCAATACATACCTTTCCACAAGATACGACAAGAACATTTCTATTCGTATCTGGCAATTTATCTTTTACAGAAATCCATTTGTTCTTTTTCATAAGACTATCTTAGTTAGCTTCATATTTAGCTTTTAATTTTTCATAAAGCGCTCGTTCTTCAGCTTCTTTCTTTTCTGCAGCACGCTTACGTTTCTCTGCTTCCGCTGCACGCTGACGCTTCTGTACTTCTTCATGCTTTTCAATTTCAGACTTGATATATTCAGTTAGTGCTTCATCGTTATAAAGGAATTCCTTTTTAAAGGTGCAAAAACCGATATAATCACCGTCGCGATCATGGTCAGGAGTACCGAAATCAATATTTTCCGGATAATCCGAAGGCTTGACTTGCAGATCATATCCGCTTTCGATACCGAGGAAAAGCTCAGGCTCAGCATCATATTGATTTCTACCATACTTACTGTATAACTCAGTATAAAGACGATTATACACATGCTGGGCACGTGTAACAAGCTTTTTATAGCTGTCCAGAGTCTGTTCAACTTCTTCTTTAGTTATCATTTCATAACCTTTTACAATTAAAAATTGGTCACAACGTACCAAATAGCCTTATAAGCAAGATAGAACCAGTTAAGACAACCGTGTAAAATTGCCCATAAGACAGAATGATTAAAAATCCAGCTTACACAGACTGCGCCCGTTATACCAATCAATAACGGTAGACTGCAACAATTGATTCTTACTGTTGGTTTTGTTTCATTAGCCATTTTATCCTCCTACTCAATAGTAATTAACCTATAATATTTGTCTGCACCTGGAACATCGAAGAAAAATTCATAACCTTTCCCCTGTTGCACATAACCTAGTCCAGAATCAGTATTTTTGGCTCCGACATATGTAATTATAGCTTCAGGTTTTTCTCCGTCCAGATGCGAATTATAGCAGTTTATGACATTGTTAAAAGAATCTAGCTCGCTATTATAAACAGGTGCTAATTTTTCAAGATATGGTTTGAACTGGTTATTATATACAATTGTATTTCCAGAGGTTCTTCTAGTTGTCGTTGCTAATGTATTACATTGGGTAAATATAAACGGACTTAATATTCTACTATCCTTATAGTCTTTTTCATTAAAGACCGATTTTACTGCAATCTTTTTAACATTATCCCATATGAACTGATTGAGTTCGTTTTCATTCGATTCATTAAAATCATTCTTAAAAGTTGACAAACCACCCCAAACCCATCCGAGTTCAAACTTATTTTCTACGCCCATTACAGAAACATATCGTAAGAACTTAACTTCATCCTCACCTGTAAAATTACCTAAAAGTTTTAAACATTCTGTATTCATAATTCACCTTAAATTAAAATTCTATAATAAAATCTTCATGTGTCTTGCGAGTTTCAAGCCGTTGTAATTTTTCTCCGGTATAATCAAGAATATCACAGTATGGCATATAATCGTTTGGATATCCAAAAGGATTACACATGATATGAATTAAATTTCCTTTAGCATTTACATATTCAGCCATCCTCTTGCCATGAGTATGACCACATATCCAATATGTTTCATCATCAAGTTCATCAAGGAACTTTTCAGCATTGAAATAGAAAACATAATTCCATGGGTCATTGCGATACTCATGAGGAATTCCCAACTGAATAGGCATAAAGTGAGTTACCATTACTTTTGGCTTCTGTTGAACAATGTCCATCATCATCTTTTCATAATGGTTCCAGATTGCACCAGGTTCTTGACGGAAATAACGCCAATATTTACCGTCATACCAATTCCGCTTCCAGTTAGTGAATGGATCTAAGCCATAATGTGGAATTTCACACTTGAAATCACACATGCCCATACAACCGCCAATTCCATTGACTACATTACCTTCAAGGAAATGTATATTAGGAATAGCGTCGCAAATTTCTTTCATCTTTGCAATTTTTTGTTCAGTACAAGTAAATTGCAAGTTTGACTTAGAACTAGTGGCGAGTCCACGACATGTTAAATCATGATTTCCCAATACGAGATAAACTTCCTTGTATTTTTTAGCAATCCAAGGAATAAATCGAGAGAAACGCAAATAATCGTTTGAATAATCACCGCCGAGAATAATACCTTCTGTTTCAGGAAGGAAATGAGTATTCCAAATATACTCCAGAGTGTCGATTGTTACATCTTCTGGAGGATCAGCTTTCTTCAAACGTGCCGGTTCTACGGCATACGCTTCATAAAAGTCAAAATGTAAATCTGATATTACAAAGTATTTCATTATTCTGTTTTTAAAACGTAATCTTCCGGATGTAATAATGCTGGATCCGGATTATCCATAGCTTCAACTAGTTGGTCTAACGATAACACTTGGTTATCTAGCTCATATTGTGCTGCAGTTCTCCATGAGATTGTCTGATTCTCATTCTTATTATCATAAGTCTTTAAAATTCTTGTTGCTGTCTCGATACAACCTTTAAGATACCAAGCATATTCTTCATTAGAAATCTCGCCTTTAATATGCCTACAAGTCGGGCATCTACAATTATCCATGTTTAACCAACCTTTTATATTCTTCGTAAACTTTTTTGTGTTTCTCTAATGCAATATAGAAAAACTTTTTAAATCTTTCGACACTTCCTATATAATTATTCTGACTTCCGCATTCATAGAATATTTCAGTTGTCCCGTCTCTATATGTATCTTTACAAATATGAGGATCTTGATTCAATTCAAATGTATTGTCTTCATAAATCAAGACAACAGGTGCATCGGCCGCAGTTCTTTTATCTAAACCGTAGCCAATAGTTGCTGAGCATTCGCTTTCAAAATCTCCTACAATACCTTTAGCAAATTCAGAGACCGCTGATAAAAGACCTGCTTCCTCACAAATCTTTTTTACTGCTGCAATGCTAATCGGTGTAAACTTTTGATTTTTCCTCATACACTACCTATTATAAGCCTATAAAAACAGTAAGAACCTGCACAGAATAAAACTACAACCGGTAAAATGTATGCAGATTTCTCAATAAACTCCATTTTCAACTTTGCAATATTATAAACACCCACGATAGTCGTGATAATCATTACAATCCAACAAATTATTAAAAACCAAAATAACATAAGATATTTATTTATACATACAAATATGTATCTGTTTTTTCATATACATTTAAAAAATCATAAGGCATAAATTTTACTGTTTTTCTTTCTTCTCGATAACGTCTATGTGCCGCGAATAATTTACCCATTGGAATATTATCACCACACTTAAAATCGTTTCTAAACCAATTTACAAAATAGTCAAGTTCTCTATATGTATTATACGATATATAACAAGACTGGCTATTGAACATTTTAGAAAATATAGTCTTTGGTAACTCCTTATACTTGAATAACAAATCACCTTTGCATATTTCTTTATTATTTGGCAACAAAACCTTTGTAACATAAATCGGTTTAGGTAAAACCAAACTATTTGCTAAATGAACCGCTGATTCCTTATCAGGAGATATGCTCATTATTTTATATCCTTCAGGATATACGGTATTTGCAAAAAGATTAGAAATATGAATATACAGCTTCTGATTATTAGGTTCTGTAATTTTACAATTACACCAAGAAGATTCTAATATCCCATCATTGTCAGAACCCGATAAATCAAAATTAAGGAATCGTTTTTCCAATTCCCTAATTTTATGTTTTTTCATTTCATTTTTTGATAGAAAATCAGACATTATTTTCCTGTTCTTTCATTTTCTTATAATGTTCTGGAAACCAATCCATAAAATCATTAACTAACTGTCTAACTTTTTCTTTTTGTTCTCGTCTAAATTCAATGAAACGTTTTAAATGTATTATAAAGCATCCACACATCAATATACCACAACTATATCCTATTATACCCTGCGTTACTATAAAATCGAATATTGCAAAACCTAGATCCCAGATTAACCAGAATATATATTTTGCAAAAGAATCGCAATCAAATACATTTATCTTTTTAAGAATATTTATCATATTACTTATTCGAGTCAATAAGCTGAACCTTATTTCCCTGCTGCTGCAAGGCCCAAACCTTATATGGAATCCAAGATGAATCTTGCTTTACATAGCATTCAGAAAGAACATTACACTTTGCTTCCAATCCAGTTTGTTCTGTAAAATAACTAGCACTATAAGTACCAGCAATCTTTAAACCAGCAATAAGTAATGCACATAAAATAGCAATAAATATTACAACTTCACCCATTTCTTTCATTTTATTTACCTCTTTATTAAATATAGTAATTTTTTATTGTTTTGTAAACTTAATTTGGACAAAGATCGAATATCTTATTCATTAGCCATGTCCCAAAAGGTCCCCAAGGCACATTAAGCACAATTCCGCTCACTATAACTATTGCGCCTACAGTCTTTGAACAGCCTAATAAAAATACCATCAATATAGATACCCAGATTGGTAAAAATAGCACCAAGAATGGAACGCATATCATCACCATGAGTAGTGGACATGTGCAAAAATAAAACTTTAAAACTGCTAATACATACTCTGGAACAGTATAACTATAATGTCGATGCACCCATAGCCATGCAGGCAATGGCACATATACAAGATTAAATACAACTGCCAATATACAGTCTAATGTTGCAGGTACTTCTTCACCTAAAACAAACAAATATGCAAAGAATAAAAGTATTGGAAATAAGCATAAAATTCCAAAAGACACTTCTGTAATGAACTTCTGAAACTCTTTCCAAAAATCGCCATATAGTTCTTTTAAAGTTTTATTCGACATTATCCAACCACATTTGTAAATCTTCAACCAATTTTTGAACTTGCTCATATGTCAAGTGCATTCTTGTATAAGGACAAGATTTAAACCTTTCTTTAAACTGCTCAGACTGTTCTTGATTCACGCCTAACCAAAGACATGGTTCAGTTGCAATAGAACTCATCTGCATAGAACAAGTTGCACCATACCTATCCGTAAACTCCTTATATGGAAATCCACGACTTGTATAATCCTGGTTTTTAAACAATTCAGCCATTTTTATTTCCTTTATTTAAATTACTATTACAGCAAATATAATAAGAACTAGCATAAAAATAATAATCCATATTGCAGATATATTTGCTTCTTTTGTTAATGAACTGTAATATGGATTACCTTTCATTCGTCTAGCTCGATTAGCTTCTTCTAAGGTTGGATATATAGGTCCATTTTTAGATTCTCGCCAGCCACGAGAATCAACATAGTATGGCGGTTCTCTACCTTCAGGAACATATATAGCCATTTTTACTCCAGCTTTGATATATTAGTAATAATAACTTTTTTACAACTTTCGTCTTCTAATTCTAACATTACTTGCGATTTAATATATTTAACTAGATTATGACCAGTCGCAGAAGTATTGACCGTTATATAACCTTCTATACGTGGTCCTAGACCACTATTTTCCTTATATGCCTTATAATGAACAAACCAATATGTTCCGAATAAAAAATTCTTTAAACCCATATTTTCTCCTTAAATTACCATGTAAATGCTATACTACCGTTTTTCTGATATCGATCATATATCCACGTAACAGTAATGCCTTCTTTATGATAATATTCAGATAATGCGTCAAACATATCAATAGAAACTTTACAAATTCCAGTATCACCAGGCAGATAGTTTGAATCTTGCCTGTATAATATAAATTCGCCCTTAAGAATAGGATATTGAAGAGTCGTTTCTCTATGCTCTTTTGCAAACGCTCTTAAATCTCTATTAATATATCTAACGCAGTCATTAAAATAGTCAGGATTTAAGCTGTATCTTTTATTTTGAATCTCTCTAAGTTCATCAGCTATCATAATACTTCCCTTGCAGAACGCTTAAGCATATTAGAAACATAGACATTCGGATAAAGACACAGATTAAACGGATTCGTTTCCCATTCAATATCCGGATATTGTTCCATGATATACTTTACGAAAGCCTGACTTCTGGATTTTCCTGCATTGCAATGGATGTAAAAATCACAATCCTTATGAGCTTCAATAAACTTGACCGCTTCATCTGCTTGTTCTTTCGTTATATTGGTCGCAATATAACCTTCGTCACAATGTCTTACTTCTTCATTAATGTCATCGAAATCGAGGTTCAGAACGTTGTTTCTGGACGAAAAACGATGTGTATCATCACTACCATCATAATGGTTAGTGAAAAGATTGTTCTTAACCGGTTCTGTACAACAAATAGAGATAACAGCAACATTATCGGGCAGAGTTTCGTCTGTCCATCCTTTGCCAAACATAAAGGAATTAAAACCTTTTCGACTAAAACAATAGAGTTTCTGCATATTAAACCTTAATAATTGCAAGTGCAATAACGATTATTGCTATGGAAATGACAACAATATATTCTTTCAACTTAAATACTCCATTACATTAATTCTTCATACTCAACATTGTGAAAACCTAAATAAGGCGTTACATAAACCAAAAATTTACGTCCTTCAAGAATATCCTTGGGAATTCTATTATGGGCATCAATTGTTTCAATAAAGCCATGCTTACGAATAGACAAATAAAGAAAATCATCTTTATAGATGCCATGAAAAGTCAAACTACCATCATCAGGTGTTCTATGTTTCGGCTCCCAACGAATCTTGTTATACTTCCCGGAAATAAAATCATTACCGGAAATTTCAAACTTGATGTCATCGATAGACTTAGCTTCAAGAGTAATAGTATCTTTATCGTTCATTAGTCCGCTTCTTTTCCGAATTCTCGTTTAATTTCAAGTAAACAATTTTGAAAATCTATTCCGTTAAGCCCTTCTTCAGGTTCTTTGCCAAAAATATCCTTATAATAGGTAAATGCACCACAGTCAGGATCGTAATTCAAATCTTCATCAAGCTTGATGTCATAACCGTAATCTCGGAATTTTTCAAGCTTTGCATAGGCTTTAGCCATCTTGGGAAGATTAGTTCCACAATAAATGGTGCAATCTGCATTAAATTGATTCTTTACTGAAATATAATAATGGTGCTTACTCATCTTTACTTTCTTTATATTCTGTCTTTTTAATAGAACGTTCACGTTTCTTTTGAATCATTTTACGAATACCAAGAGTTCTACGGGCACGGTCATGTTTAATATTAGCACGCCCATGGTTATTAACGCCAATATGACGAAGATAACGGCAGAATTCAACATAATCTAGCTTTTCGTCGACATGAAGTTTCTCATAAAGTTCATCAATTAAATCAGACTTTATATCATAAGACTTAATATTAGGGTCATTATGAATATGACGGGCAAAACGATGAACTTTGCCATAATCATGCTCACGCTTATCTTTCTTAGATTCTCTCATGGTTTAAAATATAATAAAAAAACCGTTTTTTGTAAACGGTTTAATAGTTACATAAATTTCCAGTTATCTATACATTATCTTTTATAGTATATTTGTCAAACATATAAGTAAGCTTATTACCCATTATGTCATTTACATTATGCATTACTGCATACATATCTTCAAATACACCTTTTACAATAACTTCAGGCAACGGAGTGATATACCATTTATAGATAGTGCTTTCTTTATAATCAAAGCCATAACTTAACCAACATGTTTCCCATGTATAATCAAGCATTTTTTCTAATGGATGACCAGGATTATTGTATTTCTTAACCATAGCCATTCCACGATAATTACCAAGAACTAAAACTACATCTTCTTTTTCAAATTCAATAATAGCATATTGTTTTTTAGTCTGTTCAAGCTTATTGACATTTATAAAATTAAGAGCTTTTTTAATTTTCTGATGAAATTCGTCTTTTTCGCCTTTAAATGAACTAAACCACCCAGTATTATGGACAATATGTGCTTCATCATGTAAAGGATATTTATCTTTCTTATGACCAAAAATACTAAACACCTTTAAATTCTCCTACCATTCTATAAAGTTCTTGTCGTTTGTAAGCTCTACCGTATAAACATTTATAAATCAGCCTGTATATTGGTTCCACAACAATAATTGTGGGCGCTAATAAAATTGATAATATAATTCTTACTGTGCTATTTGTCGGACCAGTAGTATCATTTATAAAAGCAACAATACCTATAATAGGCATTCCAAAAATCATTAAACTTAGACCAAAGAAGCAAAGAAGTTCACCAACTCCTTGTATTGGGCACTCTGCACAAAAATATATAAGAACTGGTAAAAGTATCATTGCAACGACAACTGCGTTCAATGAACGAACATAAAATAAATTTTCTTTGAATTTTTTGGTATTAAATACGGAAATACTCATATAATATAATATAAAAAAATATAGGGTTTTTGTAAACCCTATTGATATTACTTATTTTCTAACTGCTTTATCTTGTTTTCTAGCATTTCAATTTTTTCTTTGTTCCATTTATCTAGCCATGGACCATTTACCGCCCAGAATCGTTCATCAATACTACAATTAACTAACGGTCCATATTTCTTACTAAGAGAAATTTGCTTACGAACCATAAGCTGTTCTTGTGTCATTGGATGAGCATCTTCAGCGTTAATTTCTAAAACTGATACGCCTTCTACCTTATGGCCATCATGATTATATAATGGAGTAATGCCACTAATAGCTAGACAATACTTACCCCATGCTTTATTTAACCCAATACCAATGGTCGGATTTCCTTCAATTTTCTGTAATTCAGCAATAAGTTCTTCTTTAGTCATTAACCGCCTCCGGTTCAATATGATTTATCATAGTTTTCCATTCCGTTGCAAGAATCGTAAATGCAGCAGCATGAACGCTCATGTCCATATAATACTTTTCTTCATCAGACACTTTTTTAGAATCGTAATCGTCCCATAAAACATTTGCATTCAACTCTATAAGACCACCAAGATATTTCTTTGTCTTTCTTACAATATAGAATGTAACAACATGAGGTCCGATTACACGGATAAACTTTTTTAATTGCTTATATTCCTTGTTATAGAAAAAAGCTAAAATTTTCTTGATTATTTGCATCTTTTAGTTCTCTTTTTAGTAATTTCCCAATAACATAAATCATAAACATTACATATATCTGCGATTCTTCTACTTACAATTTGAACAATCTGAATGTCTTTTGCTTTATCTTCTTCCATTTCGTTGATAAACTTAGCCATTCTGCTTGCACTATCAAATGTTTCGATTTTGAATACACGCATAATATACAATATAAAAAAATATAGGGTTTTTGTAAACCCTATATTAAACTTAACTATCTAAATGAACTATCATAATCAATAAAAAAGACGTTTTCATTTGATGGCATAGGAAGTCGTGGTTCTGGTATACCGTCACTATTATATCTAAATGACTGAGTTGCAACAACGAAAGTTGTTCCGTTATCTAACAACTTTTTTACTACTGCTTTAATATGATTGTATGTTTTTTCATATTCACTCATACTATTGCCCTTGGATAGAATACGTTATCATCCCAATATTGACATGCATTATGGAACCACCATACATCATCCATAGACATAGGCGTATATCCATGGCAATCAGTTCCGACATCTGTGCCGTTTTCTTTTCCTTGACCTCTACCATGGATATGGCCAAACAAGACAAATTCGCTAGGATAAGTCGGTTCATGTCCAGATTTAATAATAGTAAATGTTTTAGGTTCATGAACTACATAAAATGTTACTGGCTTACCATTCTTATCTTTCTGTGTAAACGAATAGTCGTCACGAAGTTCAATATCTCTCTTAGTTTCCTTAATAATCTGTCTGATAAATAATGCCTCAGTTCTGTCATAGTTACCCATGACCCAGATCAGTTTACCGAAATTAAGATTTCCGATGACTTCCTTTATCTTCTTGATATCGCCAAAGTCACCAGCATGTACAACAGTATCATTCATTGTAATTCTCTTATTCCAGTTAGAAATAAGGGACAAATCCATATCATCAACATCGACAAACGGACGTCTGGAATGCTTACGTGTAGCTTCTTGACCAAAATGCGTATCACTAGTAAAGAACATCTGTGCAGGTCTCTTAAAGTCATCAACGACCTGTTTCAACATTTCTCTCAAATCATTATAGATTTTCTTTTCTTTTCTCATCTTGAGACGAATTTCGATATAGTCGTTCTTCGGTGCATCCTTAGGCCAACCTACATACACACCTTCCTTATCATACCAATCACCGATCTCAATATTGGTAGTCATTGCCGGATGTTTATCAGAACGGTCAATCCAGAAAACCAATGCAGAACATTTCTTCATGGTCTCAAATTCCCACTTCGTCTGTACTGTCAAGGCATTATGGTCATGCTTGCGGTAATCCTGATAATCCTGATTAGTCGGAGTAATTACAGTTCCGTCAAAACCAAGGTCCTTCAAAATTTCAAATGCCTGAAAACGCCAGTCATTTTTAAAATCATCCTTTTCTCTCGGACACGGACCAGCTAAGAATATAGAATTCCTAAGGTCATTGGTTTCAGTAAACTTTCCGTCTTTAATTGGCTTTAATATTTTCATTATCTATCCGTAATTTATTAAATTGGTCTATTATATATTTCGTCTTATTTATACTTCTTAATCTTTCTTCATCGGTAATTGAATAACTAATAGGTGAATAATGCTCATATCCATCTTGTTGCCAATAAAAATGCCACCAGATAAACCACCATTGGGGATATTTTCGTACTCCTCCCCAACTACTATCGGTACTGATAGCCATTATCTTTTCACGTGTAAACAAAGATAGAAATTTTTTTAACATATTACCACCATTCATGAACCCAAATAAGTTCATCTTCAGTCATATCTTTATAAACATCTTTCCATTTATCAAGATAATGTTTGAAACTTTCTAAATTATAATTCCAAGGCGGACGATAACTATGGACATATTCTTCATAAACCGGGAAAATACTGTCAACATAGTCAGTATTAACCAATCCGGCTAAATGTTTGTCTTCGCCTTCGAGATTAACTGCTAATTTACCACATATTTTAAGATCTGTAGATTCTATAACATTGTCATAGTCAATTTGTTTTAAATTCAACGATGCAATAAATTTTTTTACATCTTCATTATTCATTAGCTCATTACAATTATCTACAATCTTAGTCAATCTGGAAATAATATCAGCTACGTCATCTTTATTTAAGACTATATCATAATAATGATTTTCACTGTCTAATACTCTACCATTAAACCTTTCTTCCTTAATCATATATTGGTCATACTTATGATAACAGTATTGAATAAACCAATATTGTTTTCTCATATAAAGGTCTTCAATTTCTTCAGGTTCATATAATGCAATATCTGAGTCATTCTTAAGAAGCTGATATTTTAATTTTTCATCTGAAGTTGCAAAATCAGTAACTGTATACTTATATGGATCCTTTTCTAATTCAGCATTATATTCTTCATCGGTAATAATATCTTGACTAACTTTTTCAGTTAGGTCATTATGCCATCTATTCCACTTTTTATATGCTGCACTAGCTTCTTCATAATATCTATCCCAAAGCTCATTAGAATATTTTTCAAATACTTCCTTTGCAGCAACGCTTTTACGCCATGCTTCTTTATCTTTTACTTTATAACACCATACATCAAGACCCATAATTTACTTCTCCTGCAACCAATCTATTTTATGCGGTGCTCCAGTAATAATATCTATTGGAAGACCTGTATTTGGAACTTTATACAAATTAATATGAACCTTTTCATTACTTTTCGCTACAATTTCTGATAAATCTAAAGTGTCAAATGTATCGCTAATATAGATTTCACATTCTTTACCTGCATCGATACAACGAAGAATATTACACTTTACACCGTAGCTTGAACCATTCCAAAATGCAACTGCTACATCACATGCTTCACACATAGCTTTATCTTTTACTTGATAAAACTCTTCGCCTTCTTTGCCTTGTGCTTGTTCCCATAAAGAAACATATTTATCATACTTACATCTTTTCTGATGCGGTTTTTCTTGAGAACAATAAACAGTTACATCTTCATAATTCTTAGATTTTAGATATTTTTGTGCAAGTTCATCAGCACCATAACAATCACCGACAATAAATGAAGCTTTTTGCTCAATATACTTATCAAGACATTTTTGCATGTCTTCTGTAAGTTTCTTTATTTTAGAACTACCCGAAACAAAAACAATCATACTTAATCCTTTTCCATGACCATTACTGGTTCACCACTATTTCTTGCTTTTATAAACTTATCAAACCACTCTTGTTTATCCTTAACAGTCCACTTCTGGTCAATGACAGCAAATCCAAGAACTTCTTGAATATCCCGAAGCTTATAAGAAAGATTATAACACATTTGCTTCATTTCTTCCGCTTCTGCAATATCTATCTCATCACCTTCTTTCCAGTCAAGCATATCCTTGTAATAGATTTTTATCATATTAAAAATATTACAAAAATCAGCAACCTTTTCAAGATTTGCTTCTCTTTGAATAATTGACATGTCATTTTTATCTAATTTTGCTACTGTATTCATATTAATACCACAGTTGGAAGAAATATTTACGGAAATGTTCCAATGCCTTATAGACTTTTGACCAATTCTGGTTAGATTCTTCAGATGGCCAATTAAAATGGTTTGGATAGATTTCAAATCCTTCAATCATTTCATCAAGGATCTTTTCCCATTCAGTTCTAGACTTACCGATTGGCGAATCACCACTATTTTCACGGAAGGCTTTAAGTCGAGGAGCAATAAATTTAGCAATAGTACAATCAAGGCTCCAAAGCTCGGAACTGTCAAAACCACGTTCGAGTCTCTGTTTCTTAAAATCTTCAAAACGGTCATCGTCCTCATCAATAAGAGAAAAATTCACGTTTTTAATTTTATATGAATCTATTTTATTTTCCATTATTTTAAATCCTTTGGATTAAGCAATACGATTTTTAAAATTCCACCATGAAATGCTAATTCTTCTTTCTGTTCGACCAAATCATCGATAAGCCAAAATTCTAACGGATTCTTAATTGTTGCATCGCATTTTTGTAACATGGTTTCTGTTGTGGACCTTAAAACAATATCAATAAAGCAACTAATTTTTGATATTCCAAATTCTGCCATCATTCCAGGCTCAATTGCCCTGTCAAAATCTTCTTTTGCTAACCAACCGGTTTCAATCGCACTCTCGACAGAAAAAGCTTTTGGAAAAACACGACAACCACAACCTATATTTAATGGATCTTTACCGAGTTTAATAAGAATAGAATTTACGATATTAATATTAATATCGTCGCATGTTTTCCATCCCCAAGTAAAGAAATCTATACTTCGCGGTTCAATTTCTTTAATAATGTTTGAAATCTTCTTGCAATTATCTTCAAGAAAGTTACAATTTACCAAGTCATCTATAACCGTATTTTCTATGTCAAGAAATAACTTTTTCATAAAATCAAATATAATAAAAAATAGGTATTTCGTCAATACCTATTTATTATTTGCATCAAATTCTGTTTGAACCGCTTCTTCTAAAATTGCTGCATCATCAGGATCTAAAGGTTTTTGCGACTCATATAATTTTGTTGCAAAATTTGATAATGCATCCATTAGGTCCTTATTTTTACGCTTCGCTTTTCGTTTCTTATACATATCAAACAGAATTTTTACTGTTTCTGGATAATTAAACGATATATCTGCATGAGTGTCAAGTTCTTCAACATAATACCCATCTGGATATATCTCTACATAGAACATATCGTCATCGTATCGATTTTCATACTGTAAAGAACCATCACCACCTGGAAACAAATCCCAAGTTTCATCTAATGGAAGATATTTCTCGATTGCTTCTGCTTTCTGAAATACTTCCTCAGAAATAGGATCAGCATCATAACCATCCCAGTCCTTGACTGAACAGGCTTTTCTTAACGATTCTATTGTATTTCCGATATATTCACCCATTAATACTGAATTTCCTCTTTATATCCAGCAAGAAGCTTTGCTCTGACCTCATCGAGAACTTTACCGAGACGATTTTCACCAAGCCATTGAGTTTCATCGTCAGCCTTAGGATCAGCTTCGCCTAAACCAATTCCCCAGATTTTATCATAAGGACTAGCTTCAACAAATTTCTTTCCTTCCAAAGCCGGATCAGTAATCTTGTCAAATAGCACTTTATTCTGACCATATTTTGCAAGACATGCACGGAGCATAATATCATAAGAAACTTCATTCCACTTTTCTTGGTCAAAATCTTTTACATGACGACCAAGTTTCTTTGCTTGATAAGAACTGTCATCATCAAACGGCAAATGAATGATTGCATCAGCAATAGCAAGATCATTAAAATGTAATGCCTTTTCAAACATGTAATATTGTTCAGATGCAAAAAACTTTCGTGTAATATCGTCTGAACATTTAATTTGTATCGGAGCCCATGCAAAATTGCTCGGCCAGTCACCCCAAAATAAAATATGCTTTTCAGTAATAGTCATTTTATTCCTTTTTAAAACATTGTGAAATAACTAAATCTTCTACATTTTTTGAACAACAAAATGATGGAACTTTTCCATCTTCAAAATTAGCAAATATGGTATGCATTGTATCGCCGGTTTTCACAAAAGTAATAGCATTAACTTCCATACCACTTTGTAACGTAAGCTTACACGGTAATTTAATTATTACTTTTTCATCAGCTTTGTTTTGATATACACAAGCGCCAATAAATTGCTTCCACGTAGCAAGATTATCATCAATTAAATCATGCATCTCTTCTGATGTCATAATTATCCTTCTCTTTGTATAACTTCTTCAAAAGTCTTACATGGAACAATATCATTATTAATTCTATTTAAAATTTCAGAAAATCTTTCATTTTCTTTATTAATAATATCATTTGTTTCAACTATATCGCTTTTGTTAGTATCAAATGCTTGCGGTGTACAAACCCATGCACCGAAATCATAATTTACTTTTTCACCTTTTGCAGCTTTCTTAAATTCCTCAATAACATAATTACGATAATCAGCGTCTACTTTAATATTCTGCTCGACACATTTCGTAATAAAATCATCCAATGTATTAACTGATAAATAAACTTCAGCAGTAGTAGATGAAAATTTATCTATAATATTATTAAATATATAGCCATGATCAATTAATGGCAGATACTGATATATATTATCGGTAATAAGTTCAACTTCTTTTTTAATTTCATTCGCTGTTTCAGTGATTTTCTGACAAACATCAAATAAGCTTTTACATTCATTTATATATACTTCTTTCGAATTTAAAAGAATGTCATAAGGATCAGCAAATTTATAATCTTCTTTTACACTACCATTATAAAACTGTTCTAATAAACCAAATTTTCTTACATCATAACTCAATGTAATATCTATACCTGTTCTTGAACAATCAATATAATTAGGCAGTTTAAAAAATCCTGGTTCTATTTTTACATTAATATTGACAGGAATAGACATCGAAGAAACTACTTTCGATATTCTAGTTGCAGCATGTTTATATGCTGCATCTTCATTGAAAAACTTTAAAAATGTTTCATATTTAGTTAACGGAAACATTATTGCTCCTTTTCTACTTCTCTGACTTGGATTTCAAAAATCTTATAATTATTCAATTTTGATTTTGCAAACGCCTTTACTGTTGCTTCTACATCAAATCTGGATGCTGTAGTAAAATCCGTTAAAGTATAATCACAACCAGTAGCTGTATTCCAATTAAATGAATAATATTTCGGACCAGCTAATGGGTTAGTAGCTCTATCTTCACGAATTACATAATATTTTATATTCATCATAAATATTACTTTTTGCTTCTATTTACAGATTCAATAAACTTTTTGCATTCATTAGTAGATTTCTGTGTAAATTCGGCTACAAGAGAAACATACCAGTCTTCAAGAGCATTACTGTTAGACACGGAATAGTTATAAAGTGCATCAGATACTTGACGGCCTCTGATTTCCCATCGTGCTTCTGGCGCTGTCATCGTCGTATCTTCATAGATTTTATTGAACTGTTCGGTAAGTTCATTATCCTTGGACAGAGTAATAAGTTTCTGGAGAACATCTGTAAAATTTCTCATTGTATAATTCCTTAAGTTATTTTTAAACAATATAAAAAATAAAAGGGTTTTTGTAAACCCTTTAAATTACCAAGTTCCTACAATAACAGGTTCTTTTGAATTATCGTCTTCAAGATACCATTGGTACTTTTTCTTCATATCAGCATGTTCTTCACACATTCCGCACCAATATCTTGCATCACCACCTTCATAAAGTGCCTCTTTATTGCATCCCGCTACAAAACATTTAGAGCCTTTATACTTTTCTTGCATCTTTAGCCAATCTTTATATTCAAGTTTCATTTTTAATCCTTGGTTCTTCTATTTCTTGGTCCTTTTCAAGCCAGCCGTCATCTGTTTCCTTATAAAGAACAGTAGTCTGAGTATCTTTACTGTATCTTGTATATCCGAATGGCTTTTCTTGAACATTCTTCATCTCTGCAAGCATCTTTTCTACGTCGATTTTCGTAGTATCGAAATTCGCTTTAATCTGCTTCCTTGCACAATCTTCACAGAGGTTCGTTATCCATCCAGAAGTGGTCCATATGACTCGTTTTCCGTCTTCCCTAGGTGTTTTACCACAGAACTCACAAGTCCATCCAGAAAGCGTTTCTGCGATGAATTCAAGGTTAGTAGAATGAGTTGTATATATCCTTAATTCACCAAATTTTTCCTTAACGTCCAAAAACATAAAATTTTTCTTTTCTGTTTTGGACCAGGTATCATATTCTTTAAAAAGCCTAGGAAGATACTTCTTTTTCCAAAGTTCTTCCCATCCAGAACCATCTAAACATTTATAATAGTTAGTTTCCAAATTTTGTGACTTCCCATGAAATGTCTGTTTTCCAGACCAGACATTACGATAGCGAAGAAACGGGTACTTCTTAAGAAGTACCTGCATTTCTATATCAGAAATTGGAAATTTAGCTTTATTGCTCATCAGTATTATTGCCTACAATATCATTAAGCGCTTTGAACTGTGACGGTGATAAAGAATCCGAAGAAGTTCCAGCGATAGGCGTATTATCTAAATATCTAATACTATCATTTGGAATGTTACAACCGTACATTAAAACTACATTATCCCTAAACGGATCTGGTTTATATGGATCTAATCCTGGCTGAATTTTTGGCATTTGCTTTATCAATTTGTCCCAACTGATATCATCGCCATTTGTAATAGATTCCTGTTTATTATTAAAATAACCAGAATTATAGAGTTCCTTGAACTCTTCTACTGTGCATTCGACTTCAATGCCGTTTTCAAAGATTATTTTCATGTCTCTTCTCCATAAGCTTATTTAATATCTTTCCCAGTTCACCAGACTTATATGCTTCATTTACTATTCTTGTGCAATATTCGTCTACTGTCATATTTACTTTTTGTGCTTCTTCTACTGCTTTCTTATAAGTCTCATTATCAACTTCGACTTCTATATTTGATCCAGGAGTAAGATATTTAATCCATGACTTTTTAAACTTGTTCTTGCATTTATGCGGTGCATATAAAGCTTGCTCTGTATCTGCGCCACGTAAATCTACATATCTAAGTTCAGCTTTTATATCGCTTATAAATAGATGCCAAACATATTCAATATCACTATGTTCACTATTTATTCGTTCAAGTTCATACTCATCATCATATTCAGGAAATGCTTTCTTTAATGTTTCAATCTTGAAGTCGGGAACAGATTCGATAACTTTCTTTATATCTTCTTCCATATATGATGGATAGCCATCATGATGATGATAAAAATTAAGCTTTCTTGAATAATCATCATATTCGGGATTATATTCCCATATAATAAACTGACATCTTGTACTCATGATTATATCCTATGCTTTATTTTTACTAATGAGCAATGGTTTAATACGCTCGTTATGTTCTTTGGCAAATGCTAATTCTGTTGCCTTGTAATACTGCTGCATTCTTTCTGACAATTGAGACTTATACTTACAGTCAATAGGTTCCCAAATACCGTTAGGTAATCGATCATAGAGAACAAATAATTCTTCATGCTTCATATTATGCTCTCCTCAATATGCCGTCTTCAACATCAATATGCAAGTCATTGAAAAGCGGACTAAAACTCATTATGACTTCAAGCTCGCTGTCAATCAAGTGGATTTCCTTTTCGCATTTCAATCGTTCCATCAAGTTATTCATAACACAGCAGTCATTTAGAACTCGCTTGAAGTGTGCTTCCTTTGCTTGGTATTCCAAAGAACATTCTTTAGGTATCATTTTATCTCCTGCGGTCCCTATCATCAGAATCACGCGTATAATCATGAATAATATAAGTAATATCTTTAACAATACTCATGCCACTCTCACCAAGTTCCTTAGCTGCTTCTGTCTGACTAAACTTATTAACAAGTTCAATACCTGCTACCATATAAATTGCTTTTTCAGACGGAATAAATGCAGCAACAAGGCCGAAAATAATACCGAAAATAACAGAAAGAACCCCGCCAGCTTTTAACTGTTTAGCAGAACTATCTGATGTGCTACTATCATATCCGCCTATGAATAAGATTATACATGCAACTAATAATAGTGCAGAAAATGTTGCACATACACAAGTAATTCCATGTGCAGCACTTCCAGCTAATACAACCCAGCTTAATGTTGATAATGTCATTTTTTATTCCTTTGTGTTTTCCTTAATTAGTTCTTTCTTTTGTTCTTCCATTTCTTTGTCAAGTCTTTTTTGAATATTGATAAGACTTGTCATATGGTCATTCTCAAACTTGATATTTTCAGTCCATCTCGCAACTGACTTACTTTCAGGATTCTTTTCTATTTTCTCCTGTAATTTCTTTATTTCATTTTTACAGTTTATAATAGATGTATCATAATCATGATGCCAATGTGTTCCTGTAGAATTAAAATAAGATTTGGACTTACCTCCAGAATTAAATGCTATTCCAGGACTTTGCCAAAGAAACGGGAATAAGTCTTCGATTGTCTTAATTTCTATTTTCTTACAATCAAGAAAAATCTCATCCTTATCAGTATCGAAAATATCCTTCAATGTAGCATAGCTACATCTACCAAGGTCGTTATAACTTTTTAATGTAAAAATCATATTAATCTTTTTTTATAATACCAGACATGACTGGTGGAACAGTTGGAATGGTATAAATGTTTTTCTTTGTCGCTATAATCCATCCATCTGTATTAAACCAACGGATTTTTATGTCTTGTGATACTGGTACATTATCTTTTTCCGGACTGTATGCCCATGATATCCATACCATATTATCACGTAATAGTTGGCCATTACCTTTAGCAAGCCATTCAGCAAGTTCTCTATTTGTTGCCATCGGTTCATTGTCAATCGCGGTGGCTTTAGGTAATTCTTCGTCTTTCCAGAATTTAATCTGTGAAATAGGTCTTACATGATAACCATCAAACTTAACTGAATACTCGTCATTACTGACTCTTCTTACATATTCAACCGTTAATTCATCTACATTATCATATTTAACAATAGCTAGAACCCATTTACCTAATGGCATCTGGTTATCAGTCAAACTATTCCACTTCTGATCACTCATCTTTATTATTTTCCTGATTTATATTTGACCAAAACACGGTCTTTTGTAAATTTGCACATGAAATAGCGTCGTCAATTTCCTTTTCAGCTTCCTGCTGTGCAAGAATCATAGGATTCTTGATATATTCAAAAGAAATATCATACTGGTTATCAATCCATGAAGAAATCTGGACACCATCGAACATTTTAGCTGATATCCCTCCTTTATCAATCTGCTGTTCGATACCGCTATACTCGATATTGATAACTATAGCCTTACAACGAACAAATCCATTTCCTACAAAATCGATTTTCTTGATATAGGCGATTTCAAAATTATTAGGATTAGGAACAGTAATTGACCCTCTCCAAGATCTATGAATTTTCTTTATAAACTTTCCTTCAATGTCAGGCTTATATTTATCAAGTTCTTTTTGTTCTTTTTCTTTCTTTAACGATTGAACTTGAGTATCAGCCCATTCACGTATACTTCTGAGTAAATTAATATCCTTACTCTGAAGAAGTTCTTCAGGTAACTTTCCTTGTAATTGAATATTCATAATATTAAATATAATAAAAATGGGTTGAATTGTCAACCCACGTAAAAATAATTTAAATTTTATATTCTAGCCTTTTTATATCTTGTAAACTGGCTTGTAAGTTCTACTATCTTTTTAATATTTTTCTTGTCTGCATTTTTAGGTCTTTTAGGTTTAGTAATCATTTTAATTATCCACATAGGAAATGAATAAAAAACCGTAGTAAAGAACCAACTGACGATACAAATAACCAGCATGACAAATAAAAATCCAGAAAATAATGATTCATTTATTACAGAAACCATGACCATTATATTATTCGGATTATATTGGTCAAATTCATCTGGCCAATCTTCTTGAACTTTAGAAGATGTAACTCCATAGATTATACCGAAAGTACCTGATATTACTCCGCTAACAATCATTAAAATTCCAACAAGGTTGGGCATCGGTATACCACCAGTAAGAGTAATAATACCTATTGTTATCAATGCTGCCATCATGAACATTGATGTCAATGTAGCTACTCCGAAAAACGACATTTCATCCGCGTCAACTACGTCATAATAAAGATACGGATTATTCCAATATTTTTGAAACTGAGTTTTAATATAAGTAAACATTTATCTTTCCTTTTAATTCCAAAGTTTATTATCTACTTCAAATTCTTTAACCACTACTTCTGAATTTCCTTCTTCAGTATGATTTTTAATATAAGCTAAAATATAACCTTCTGCTTGCTCTAAAGTATCAAATCGAACAGATAATGGGCAAGTTCCATGCCATTCTTCGAAATCATGCCAGAAAAATAATCCTTTTTCTTGTGGATAATAATCAACTATTGCTTTACCATCATAGCAATAATAAGTCTTTTTAATTATTCTAAACTTCATATTATAAAGTATAGAAAAAAGGTTGACTTATGTCAACCCTTACTTATCAAACATTATGTTTATTACTTCTTTACAATAACTTACATGTTCCTCATACCAGTTTTTTATTTTTTCTTTTGACCAATCATCAGCGACATAGACTTCTTTTGAAACACTGATGTTTCCGAACATATCGTAATAAGCAATTTGACATTTCATATGATATTTATAAACATCATTCTTTTGGATAATGCGATTGGGAGAGATCTAAGCCTAGCAGGAACTAGGCGATTGGTCACTTTTGGCATAAAGCTTCATGGTGTCAATCTCTTGGGACTTACTGACATGCTTACGAGGCGGTCATCCTGTACTTCGGCTATATCATGTCAAGCCATGGCGGCTATATGTATAGGTTGCTAATCTATACGTCACTGTTCATTCATTTAACGGCCTAAAACCGTTCAAGTATACCTTGAACCCAGATATAAAATGGCTAACCCTCTACCGACAATTCCATTGAGTTGGTCTTCGTTCCGAGGAATCAGACTTTAATATGTGGTTCAAAATATAGTAAAATAAAAAACACGTTAACAAAATTTAACGTGTTTTTCTGAAATTTTTATTTTTAATCGTTACTTTGAGTTAATTGAAATTGTCAGAGTATTGTGGCCGTAACTGTTCTTGCCTTCTTCGTTCTTTTGCAATTTATTCTTATAACACGGAATAGGTAACTCTTTATCATAAATCACTTTTTCCGCATCAAATGGAACGTAAAAACTTTCACCGTTAATTTCTATACATGTAATATCATCACAATATCGTAATCGATCTATACATGAACTACCTTCTTCTTTAAAAGTTGGCTTAGTTCGATTATAGGTATGGAAAAAGTAATCTTCTTCACGTAAATTAAGCTTAATATAGAAATTTTTTAATATCTTTCTAATTCTCAATTTGCCGGTTTCATTATCATATTCATAACGTTCTCCATCCGTATCAAAACACATACGTTCAATAGCCCTATCCATAATACGAATGCATTCACAGTTTTCGAATGTGATACTTATCATACCACCATCTATTATTTTGATATTCATTACACAGCCTTTTCTTTTATACACTTATTGATTGCTTCTAGGAATTTAACCATGTCATTAGAAATGAGATTCGTTATTACAGGTTGCGCGTCTTCACTGCTAATATCGTCATATGTCTTATTTACGTAAATCTCGACATAATCTGAGTCCATATCGCAAACGAGCAAGACATAAGGAACATAATGGTCTTCATGCTCTGTATAGAAGATAATTGTATGATTCTCTTCAGATGTTACGAAATAAGTGCAAATATATTCTTCGATATATTTCTTAAATGCCTGGAGTTTTTTAGGCATATAACGCATGGTTAAATCTGTCTTAATCATTTTTATTCCTTAATAAGTATACTGGCAAACCGCAATGATAAGCAAAATACATAATGGCAAATGGACTACCATTACCGGTTTTGGATCACATGTAGCCTGATACAAGACGTTAATGCCGAGCATCGAAGCAAGAATAATGCCAATTACAAAAGCAAATGTTCCGCCGTATGCGATACCACATGCACATAATGTACACCATAAGACGGCCTCAACAACCGTGGAAATCTTTCCGTCCTCTGAAAAGATAGTTACGACAAAACTAAGACCGCAAAGGCAGATCCAGATTATCAATAAAATAGTCAATAATTGCATTTAATTTTCCTTTTTCTATTTGTTAGCAAAAAATTTATCATACACTTTACAACCTAGCCAATATCCTAGACCTAGTGAACCGGCTAATGCAATAATAGTGAAAAATGCTATACCTAACATTTTAATCATATCACATATTGCAAATAATGTTATCATTTTTTCTTTACTCTTTCCAATTCATCTTCAATATTACACTGAACTTCTTCTTTAAGTTCTGGGGCTACTGTAGCAACAAATAAAGTCATCAAAGCATACTTGTTTCCAATGGCACCATTAGCAAAATGATGCCACCGGTCAATTTCCTTCTGTACTTCTGTCATTATTCCCATTCCTGAACATGGTCATCATCAAATTTAATCTTATATACTTTACAGTCAATATATCCAATAACGTCTGGATAACCTTCCGGATAAATATATTTACACCATACCTCCATATATTTATCTGGATGAATATTGTCTTTTGTCACGTAATGAATACGATTACCATATTTATCATATTCAGTCTTAAGATTTCTGTCTACCATTTAATTTCTCCTTTAATGTTTCAAGATAATTTTTATCATATTCAAAATAGCAAATTTCATTAAAATAAACGCCCTGATCTAATAAATCATCCGGGTCAAATTCTGAAATTTCAACATAATCCAGTTTATCCCTATCCCATTTCCACTTTTTTGAACCTGCCATAAAACAATCATAAACTGTTATCTGGTGTTCAATCATCTTAATGAGTAGTTCTTCACTGACCAACGATAAAAGCTCGTCTGGGATATTGTTATATGCGATATAGACATTATTTTCCTTATCCCTTACAGTTTCAATCAAGGGACCGTCATACCAGCATAAAACTTCTTCTTGTTCTAAATCGTTATAATTCATTTTATAACCTAAAACGGTAATGAGCTATCTACTTTAGTATTAACATAATGAGCTTGTAGCATAGCTGCTTCTTTAACTAATTGATTAAGTTTTACAGATTTCATTTCTGTTTCTGTTATAAGATAAATTTTTTTAATTTTATCATGGTCACTCCAAGAAACACTATTAGTGCAATTCTTAATCTTAATATAAATCTTACTATTATCTACATTAAGAATAGCTACTTCATCTAACGGAACACTGAATGACTCATCTTCTCTTTCAACATATAATACAGCTGGCATTATTTGACCTCTTCTGTTCTTTTTGCAATGAATTTAACCAATTCTTCTACTTTCTTATAAAGTTCAGGAATTTCCTTTTCTTCATAATCAGTAATACCCCAGAAATCATCACTTTCCTCGAACGTTGCATTAAGGTCAAGCGTGAACACGTCAGCATCTTCGCTATATGTAATATAGTTTACATTATCAAAACGAATCAGCCAATCTTTTTCTTCACCATATTCATTAAACTTATATGGTGCATCGCCTTTATTTTCTGGCCAATTATCGGTAATGATTTTTTCTAATGTATAAAATACATCTTGGATTTTTTCTGGCGTCATAGTAAGTGACCTTTCTTTAATAATGGTTCAACGATATGCAACTTATCTGGATGATACTTCTTGCAAGTTTCATATGCATTCAATAACGACTTCGGTTTCGAATATCCACTTGCTTCCCAGTCGCAGATAGCTTCAATCCAGTTTACTTCATTATCAGCCTTTCCCTTTATATGATGTGCACATTTAAGATGTTGTTCGTTCATTTTTTCATATTTCATTCCGAAAAGCAGCTTCCAGGGTTTTTCAATATCATGAAACGGGAAAATGCGATGATAATGCTTGATTGCAATGTAGTTTACAAAAATATAATGGAAAAACCAATATACGAAGCTAAGTAAACGATGACGTCTCCATTCTTCAGGTATCGGAATTATATTCTTGTTCATAATTATTTCTTTGGTTTATAAGTTTTAAATGCAAAAACAATGTCTTGTAAAAGAGCACGCTTGTTTATTTGTTCGATTTTCTTATTCTGTGCTCGAAGACCAAGCAGGATATAAATTAAAAATATACCAATAAAACAGATAAAAAATAACAGTTCTGGCGTCATATTACTTCCTCATTGTGATATACATTTCGTCTGCTCTAATTCTACCATCAAATCCCCAATCGCCAATTTCACGCTTGAAGATTGTCTTTCCATGTAATGACTTTTCAATACGAACAATCTTGTTATTAGTATCGAAATCAATTATTAGAATTGCTTCAGAATTAGGATTTTTCTTTTCAACTAATTTCCAACCTTTCTTAACGCCCGTTCCATCTGAATTAAGAACAGAGATTTCTTCATTAGTCATATATTCATAGCCATCAGACCATGTAATATGTCTAATATCATTACAGCCCCAACAAGCGCCAGTATATTCAATCTGGCACTTCTTACCTGACAAAAGATATTCAATTTCGATGATACGGTCAAATTCATCGAAAGTCTTAATGAGATGTTCTTCAGGAAATTCAACACTTTTAGTCATTTTTAATATCCAATGGGGTATAGTTTAAAAATTTGTTAATATAATAATCATGCTTCTTACGATTGCAAAATTCTTTCGAATTTACTCGTTCGTCATAACTATCTTCAAATACTTTACAAATTATCATAATTGGTAAAAGCATAGCGGCAAATAAGAAAATCAAATCCATTATTAATACCTCTCATAATATCGTTTTTCACTTGCTGTTTTAACAAGATTTTGTGAATCATCAAGAATATTACCGTATTTCATTGTTCCACCTAAATCAGACCAGACAATAACATCATAATCTTGAAGTTTAGCAAAATCAAATTTAAGATTGTTCATCTTGAATACGATATCCTGATCATCATATCTTACAAGTCTGTCAATCTGACAAAGTTCACAAAGATGAGTCATATTCTGTGCTTCAGTTCGTCCTTCACGAATAGCAGCAGTAATAATCTCATCCTTATACCAGATATTCAAAGTTGGAACTCTGAAGTCAATAGGAAGCTTATTTTCCTTTCTCCAAGTCTGAATAAGATTACGAAGTTCAGCAGCTACTGTAATAGTAGCAGGATTAAATTCAGGATTCTTGAAATAAAGAGTTTTCATACAGATATAATAATAGAAAAAAGTATATTGGTTGTCAACCCAATATACTTATTAAAAATCAAACAGTTATCTTTTAATTACCATTTACCATATTCTGAAACAGCACTAAGTGCATTTGCTACTGAATCATTTGCATAGATTTTAACACATACAGGATTACATGCAGTTGATTCACAGGCTGTTGTAGCAGTTAAACCCGTAAAACCAGTATATGGCTTACAATCATATGGCATATTAGCTGAAAGTGGCTTATCACTAAAGTTGACTTGCGGGAAGTCAATATCTGGACAATCAATTACTTGACCCTTAGCTATTAAGTTTTGAATTGCACCAAAACCAGGACTGTTACCATCTATTTCTGGCTCACCATCATGATATTCAGGCGGAATTTTATCATTATCCTTGCATAAATCCTTGCAAGCAGCGAATAAGTCATTTGTGTCACCGACTAAAGATTCAAAAGGATCCTTACATGCTTTCCAATTATCATCTATAAGTGAATTAGTAGCTGAAGCAGAATCAGAATGAATTATGCCTCTGCTTATAAGTTCCTGAATGTCACTAACAGTAGCGTCAGTTATTTTTGTTCCATCATTTAATATAATATTCATTGTTATTCAACAACTCCTATAACTTCATCCTCAGCAGCAGCATAGATAGAAATCGGACTATATGTAATACTTACGCCCCATTTAGTAATGTCAATACAAATACCGTTATGACAGAACTGACCTGATGGCTCTTCTGCCTTTTCATCATCTCTTTCAGAAGTAAGCCAAGAAACATAATCTGACATATAACGCTTCAATGCTTCATCACAGAATGCCTTTACAATTTTCTGAAGGTCAATCATATCATATTCATGCTTTGTAATATCGATATAGTCAGAACATTTTACATCAATACATTCATCATCGAAGCCCTCTGTCCAATGCTCATTAATCAATGTTGTAAGCGTGCAGAAATCAATTTTTGAATATGCTTCAAAAAGAACTTTTGCCTGTCTTGCTTCTTCTTCAGCAATTCCACGATTTTCTTCTTCAGTCTTTTCTCTATCTTTCATAAAACCAATAACTTCTGCAAGTTTATTGTCTGAAAGTTTACTTAATGTCATAATATCGCCCTTAGAGTAGGTTCCATCATACTTCCAGTAGAAAATATAATCTGGATCTGCGCCAGCGATATCTTCAATTTTTTCCCAATCTATTACTTGTCTCATTTTTGACTCCATTTCACCACATCTGTGATGCTACTATAAATTCAATTTTAAAATAAAGGTCTTTAACATCCATCAAACCGAAACTTGTCGGAACAAGAGAAATTCTAATATACGGATCTATATAATCCAAATCAGTATTTGTATTACCGGTGGTTTTAAAATGGTTCTCTATTGTAAAAAATCCACCTTCATCACGGTAATAATTAAATCCATAACAGCGTATTTTATCACTGTCTCTAATTACGCCGTCCCACTTATTATTATAGTGAACAATTAACCATTCCATCGCACTATCAAGCAATTCACTAATGCCACCATATGAAATCGGGTCATCTTCGCCAAATGCGATATTCAATTTTTCACAAATTAGAATCATGTCATCAATCTGAAATGCAGTCTTAGCATCTTTAACTTTGTTATGCCATATATTCCAGTCAATCGACTTAGATTCTTTATCTTCATCAAAGAATTCTTTTAATTCTTCATCCATTTGCTTTTTTATACTCCTTTAAAATTTCGTCTTTTGTTAAACCAAGCATCCATTCAGGAATGGTGCAAGATAAAACTCTAACAATCTTATTCGGATCTTCTTCTCTTGTATATTCATTAATCTGTAAAGGAACACCAATTTCTCGAAGAGCCTTTATATCGTCAGTAACTCTCATTCCATAAGTAGTTACTGTATAATATACAGAATGTGGTTTTGGATCTTCTTCTTTTTGTTGTTCTTGAACGTCAAGAATGAAACCCTTATCACCGCTAATCTGACAATCTTTGTAATATGTTTCAATAGCATCCCATAAAGTAGGAAATTCTCTATATTGTTTTAACCAACCATTATACATATTAACTAAATGTTCATTTAGTTTGGTTAGTCTAATTATCTTAACTGGCTCAGGTGTAGCAGTAATTCCATTCTTTTCCATTAACCATTCTACATGGTAAGTTAATTCTTCATTAGCTTTCTTATACAATCGAATAGTATTATAATCTGCTAATAACCACCCTGTAATACCGCAAACTATAAAAAATGCAATATTTTGAGAAACTACTTCATGTCCTGGAATTGGTTCCATCATACAACAGCATGACAGAATAATGATTGCGGAAAATATAAACCATCTAATAAAAGTAACTATCATTTTCTCTTTAATCTCCTATTCAATTCTTCTACTTCTTCTTTAGACCAATCTATAGGATATAATGTCTGGCCTTTAATTACACAGCCAATACTCTTTGCAATTTCTTCTGTATTCCTATCAATGCCTCTATATAATAAATCAAATGCTGTATCGACTCTCGGATAATTAGAAATGCCACTCGGAATATATTCTATTGTAGAATTTTTACGTTCTTCTTCATATTCGTCAATATATTCTTTATACTTAGCCTTATGCTGCTTAATTATTTTTTCTTCTTCTTTATTTTTATATTTCTTATTCCAATCTTCATTCATTCTCTCCATGTTCTGAAAATCGTCATGTAATTTTTTAAATTTATTACTTTTAATAAATTTTTTATACTCATCTTCAAAACTAGGTTCTTTAACTTCAGGTTCTGAAGGATTCTTGTCCCATTCTTTTCGAATAATCTCGTCAGCATCATCGGGCATTTTATACGATGAAGGTTCGATAAATTTTGATTCAACGGGTTCATATGGCTTATATGCAGAAATATCATTCCCACTGAATGACTTCGAAAAATCTGTAAAGAAATTGACTGAAAAATCAGTTAAAAATTCATTCTGGTCACTCATTATTAATACCTCTGATACTGAACATCGCTACAAACAACTGTAGAATCACTTGTAGAATAACAATCATTAATAGGAGGTTGATTGACGGTCTCTCCACACCCGATTAAAAATAAACCTATTATAAGTAAAATATATCTCATAATAGTAAATATAGAAAAAGGATGACCCTGTGGATCATCCTTAATTTTTATTTGAATTTCTTCAAAGATTAGCGGTTAGCTTCGACGAAAGCATTGAAATCAGCATCGACAGAAGTCATCTTAGCCGGTTCAGCACTAGCATTCATGATCTGCTTAACGTCCTTCTTAACTTCGACCTTGTACTTGGTCATCTTGATTTCGTCTTCGACTTCCTTAAGCATGTCGTCGCATTCCTGGCTGAAGTTTACGCCATCGAAGTCAGAGAGCTTGAGAACTTCAATCTGTTCCTTGAGAGAATCAATCTTAGCATTGAGCATAAGCTTATTGATTTCGACCTTACTGAGATTTTCCTTAACCTTGAGGCACTGTTCAGAAATAACCTTGTAGCTTTCCTTAGCGGTGTCAAGAGCATTCTTGGTTCCAGTGAAGCTAACGAAAGCAGTCTTAGCCTTTTCAAGTTCACCGTTCTTGACATAATTCTTAGCGGTAGTTTCGAGAGCCTTGGTCTTGTCTTCCAGTTCCTTTACCTTGTCACGGAGAGCCTTTTCAGTAACAAGCAAACCTTCGGAGGATTCAACATACTTGTCAACTTCGTCCTGATAATGTGAACGGATGTATTCAAGCTTGTCCTTCGTGTCGATCATCTTCTGGAGACCATCAGAAATCTTCTTACCGAAAATCTTGAAAATATTGAACTTAGTTTTCATTTTTTATTCCTTTTAATTTAATGTGTTAATTGTTTTGTTTGATTTAAATATAGTAAATTTTTGTCCTGTTGTAAACCCCTTTTACTCGACAACCATATCAAAGTTGTCATAGTCGATACCGACAGTAGGCTGATGGTTTATCTGCATATCAAAACCTTCATAGTCAATACCTACAGTGCCAGTTTCTTCGGGTTCATCATAAGATTGGTTTTCATACCTGTCTTTATCATAGTTCATCTTAGGTTGAACGATTTCAGGAATAATAACTTCATCATGTTCAGTCCAACAATGATGATTGTCACCACTACCGCTACATTCTTGCCAGGTGAAATGAACGACAACTACTTGCTTACCCATATCATCAGAACGATATGCATTCCTGATATTAGGCAAAGCTAAGAAAGAACCAAGAGAGCGGAAATGAGTCTTAAATTGACCAGCAAACTTTCCTCTTGTTTGCTTTACTGCTTCATAAACAGAAATGTTGTTTTCCTTTGCAATACCTTGATAAGTAGCATAAACAGCCTTCTTCATGCTGTTACCGCCGACAAGCTTATTTCCCCAGCTTTCGGTATTATGCTCAAGATATTCACTCTTCGCGGTAGCAGAGACTTTGTTTAAGTCCTTGTCTACCAAGGAGTTTTGACACATTGCAAACAAGAAGCAAAAAGCAAGTGCTGCAATGCTAAAGATGATTGTGCAACCAGTATTGCTGTCGTCGTGATAACTCATTAATGACTCCTTAATTTTATGTCATTAATATAGTAAAATCAGTCATAACCGTCAATACTTAGAACTGCTCTACTTTTACCCCGTTTGCCGTGAGGAACTCAATTCCCCGTGAACCTCGGTCATACTTGTCAACATATAGCACATGTTTAATACCTGCCGCAAGAATTAACCTTGCGCAACTTTCACACGGTTCATGAGATATTACAATAGAACAGTCTGTTACATTAATATTCTTTTGTAAGCATTGACCAAGAAGGTTTTGTTCAGCATGCAATTCGTTCTTGTTAGCGAATTCATGATGCGCAGCTCGCCAATCTTGTTCATCGGTCTCACGCCATTCTTCATATGGATTATCTCTCAAATAATAATGTGATACACCATTAATTACTTCGCCTTTAAATAATTCATTACAGTTTATTTGTCCTGCTGGTGTTCCATTATAACCGCAACAAAGAATTCTACCGTCATTGACAAGCAATGCCGCTACATGTAATCTGGCACACTTACTAAATTGCTGATATTCTTTTAAAACATGTTTATAAAGTTCTTTATATTTTAATTTCATACTTCTACCAATTTAGAATATGCTTCGATTACCTTGTCATACATAGCAATAACTGCTACAGGGTCTTCTACTAAATCACATTTAGCACAATTCCTGTCACAATGTTCTGCTCTAATGACACATTCACGTTCTTTCTTCAATAATCTAAGAATTTCCTTATAATCAGGTCGTTTCTTATAATCATCGATAATCTTGACAATACCGTCAAACGTTTCTTGTGCATTGGTAAACAATACTCCAGGAAATCCTGCAGCTACATAAGACTCAATATTTGGCAATCTATCATCGACAAGAATTTCATCAAATGCACCAGTTCTATATTTAAAATGACCGTCATTATCCAGCTTTACTAAATCCATAGAAATTTCAGGACAATTTCTTTCTAACCAGTAACGTTTTCCAACTTTACCGCATTCCATTCCAATAGCTGAATGAATACCTAACTGAATATTAGGTTTATCCTTTATATAATCAAGAATAAGATTATAAAGCTTATGACCTTCTAAATTCCATGGCATATTAGACCAAAATGAGGAACCAATCTTTCCGACTTTTCCCCAATTTGTTTTACCGTTTTCTTTTCTTGCATTGTGATAATCAAGCCAAGAATCATAATCGGTTAATACACCGTCCATGTCTAACATTATTTTCATTACTTACCCAATAGATATGGCAATAAAGATTTACTTACAATTTCAACTCTTCCGTCTGGATATGTAATCTTTACAGTATTTCCAGAACTTCTCCAAGTATATGTCGGTCCTTTAGTCACTTCAACATTTGCAGGAGCTGCCGACAAAGGCTTATTAGGAATTGCTTTCAAATTCGCAGGAACATTTTTATGTTCTGCTACTTTTGGCTGAGCTTCTACTTTTTCTTCCTTTACAACACTATCCTTTTTAGTCATAGGCGTAGGTGTTGTTGCAAAAACCAGTGGAACCATTGACATAGGAGCTTCTTTTACAGCCTTTGCTGGTGCAGAAGATATAAGAGGCTTAACAGATGTAGTTTCCTGATCTAGTCGATTAAAGATTAGTTCACGCTTATGTTCACCAAGACGTTGCTGTATATCATTCGGAAAAATCATAATCTCAGGAATAACACTTAAAATAATACCTGCAATAAGCATAACAATACATACACCAGTCTGTATTGCACAAAATGCGTCAGCTTCATATGCTTCATAGTCGTCAATTAAGAATTTACTAAGAAATTTATACATTATGCCATCCTATTAAACTGTTTAAATTTTTCAGTCAATCCAGAAATTTTTTTATGAAGATTTTCTCTCTTTTTTGCATCTCGTTCTTTCTTACCGCCTGTAAAATAATAAACAAGCATAATAATACCTATAACAACCCAACAAAGCGGTGGCGCAAGATGCCCATTACCGCCACTTTGATTTAGTACTATTACAAATATCATTGTAAATAAGAAACTAAATGTAATTCCAAGTATAGAAATTCGTCTTGTCAGAATAATTACTCTTTCATCATAAGTAATAGTAATAGGAGCATTTTTAATCTCTTTTTCAAAGAATTCTTTTTCAAAAGGATTCATCAAAGTATATTTTGTTAAATACTTTGCTTTATCACTATCGCTAATATTTGCATGTTTAATACGTTGTAAAACTTCGTGCTCACAATTGCAATCACTACTAATTTCATATTGCTTATCTTTACTAGTAACGGCAGTCGCTATACCATTTCCAATAAAATTCCATGCCCAAATTTCAAAAATAAGCATGGCAATATAAATAAGAACTTTATGTGCTGGCATTACCACCCCTTTTGCCAGTTAGGGATCATATTCTGGCTGTCAATATAACCCTTAACATATTCGCATTTTTTATTAAGCAATTCTTGTTCAATTTCCTTAGACGGGAGACTTTCACATGTGATAGACATGATAATACCAAAAATAAACATGACTGCGGTTAAAAGCATAATCATACCAGTAATATCCGGATCAGTATCACGAAGTTCGTATCGTTCATATCCAATCATCATATTATTTTACCCCGTAGTTGTTAAAGTTATTAAGTAAACTGGTAATTTTTTCGTGTCGTCTTAGTCTTCTAGTTTTAATAGGTTCATTCACTGATGCTGGTAGAATTGTCAATAAACAACACAATATTTTGCAAAATATAGGTGAAGCCACAACATCTCCAGTATCATGTGCAAACATAGCAATAAAGAAAAACAAGAACATACTTATAGTAAATACTACCCATGTCCAAAACCATACAGTATTTTTGAATTCCTTTTCTGTATAGTGATATGGAATAGTCATCTTCCTAAGCACTTCATGCTTAATCCTATACTGTGTATCATAATTAAGACGTTCGAAAGCATCCCGATACTTAATTCCTGCAATATCTAAAACATCTTCAAGATCTCCATTTTCAGATATAGTAGATACATATCTTACATGTCCATCAGGACGACTTGCAATATATGAAATTGCATAAGTTAATCCATAACAGAGAACAAACTCTGTTAGAATCATGAATAATATATGGATAATCGGTTTGCTTTTGAACATTAATTACTCCTTTAATCGATTTAAATATAGTAAAAACGATTAAATTCGTCAATACTTACTACTCTAAACCAAATACCTCAATCAACTCGTCCAGACTCCAGTCTCTCGCACGCATCAACAATGCAACCGTAGCAGTATCACCGTTTTCCAACTGAGCTCTCATGTAAGTCTTTAACTTAGTCTGTAAAGCAATACTATCAACTGTTGTCTGTAATGACTGAGATAGCATATCGATCGCATCATCAGTAACACTATCAACTTCAGCCTCAGCCTTAATTTCGCGGGTAATAAAACCATCGTCAACCAAGGCAGTCATAGTAAGACGTTCTTTCTTATTAGCCTTTAATGTATCAGCAGTAGCCTTCTTTTCTTGAATTTTCTTGATTTCTTCATTGACTTCTGCCATCTGCTGTTTCTTTTCATCTATCATCTGCGTCGTCAAGTCTTTTTCTTGATTAATGTCAAATGCAGAAACAGAATCTACGACAGTTGTTTTCTTTTCTGTAATAACAACAGGTGGAACATTGTCATGAATGGGCAATAATACAAGTACACCCAAGAAAACAAAAAGAACAAAACAAGAAATAAAGAGTTTTAATACCAAAGGTAAATCTTCCACACCATCTCCTTCATAATGGTCATCTTTATATTGAGCCGGTTCTACAAAAGTACAATGCGGATGATATTCTTCATTATAATAACCATATCGTTTTTGTAAATTACCATATTGATCAATGTATTCATTAGACTTTAGCTTTCTAATTTGACCATTGTTGTCTCGATAATAACCGCCATCTCCTTTAATTAATCTATCTTCCCAGAATTTCTTCCATTCATCATTACTCATTAGTCATCCTTCTTGCTCATACCAATAATGAAATTACTTTCTTTACCAGGAGTAATGAATCGATTTTGCTTAAGCTCTTCAAGTCTTTCGTTGTTCATTTCCTTGGTCATCTGGTTAATAACAGTAGTAAGCTGTTTAATATCCTGTTCCCTAAGAGAATCAGCAACCATTTCAGTCTTAGCAGTTCTTTCAGTATGACCATCGTTAATGGCGGAATGCAACGAAACCTTTACCTTTCTATGAAGTCTAAGATACAGATTAACACTGTCAGCATAACGCTTTTCTCTTGCTAAAGAATCAGCAATACGCTGTTGTTCCTGAGTAAGCTGGAAATCATGGTTAAAAGTAATCGTATCAGGAATAGCAATAGTATCAACATGAACAGAATCGAACACCGTTTTAGTAGTAGTCTGAGTAATATTCTTCATGAACTCTTCAGTTACCTCAGTAGGCGTATATCTTTCTGAATAATGTTGATCAAGCCAAACAAAACCGACAGCCAAGATAAGCACAAACGCTACACCCCAGCCAATATGCTTGACTGCACTTTTTTCATCTTCTGTCAAATCGCCAACAAAAGTTTTGTATTGTTCTTCCGGAGCCTTTTGCTTAACCTTATTTGGGAAAAGCTGTCTCTTAAGCTTTGTAAAGAACCCAGGATTAGGTTCAACAACTTCAACCTTAGGCTTTTCGACAACGATATTTTCTTCCTTGAACTGAGAATTATATCGATGTTCAGTAATGAACATGACATTATCCACAATACGGAAATTCTGACCGACTTCTTCAGTCTTAGCCTCTTCAGTAATAACGATGATCTTAGACTTGTCCACAAACTGTTCGCAGAAATCTTTATTAAGTTTCTGAACTCTTGCAGCAATGCCATTCCAATCATATTCAAGAACAGCCTTATTGGTAAGGATTACAACAGGTTCTGTTTCCTTTTCGTCATAATAACCGAGCAGGTTCAATGTTCCAGTTTCATCGGTTACACGATAGATATTTTTATACAGTTCGTTCTTTTCATCAAGGCGAACAACCTTTAAAACAAGATATTTCTGTTTAGTCTTTGCCATTTTAAATCCTTTGATATATCAAATATAATAAAAAAGAACGGGTTTGTTAACCCGTTCTCAATCCAGTATATTCACCAGTTATCTTTCAGCAGAAGCTTTAAGTTTTTCGATTTCTTTTAGTAATCTTTGGTTTTCGTTAAGGATATTTCGAATATCCTTAAACATTATATTATTCGAAAACTTACTGTCATATTCTTCACAATATTCTTTAAGCCTCGATATACTATCGCTTAAATCATCTTGCTCTTCTGGCGTTTCCTTCTGCTTTACTATCAATGAATTTACACAAGTCAATACTTTTTCAATATATTCTTCAAAGTCATCGAACTTGAACCGAACACGTTTTCCGTCTTCGAATTCAAAATATTCAGACATAATAAAGTCTTTTATTTTAGGAAACTTTAAAGAAAAATATTTATAAAGTCTTAAATTACAATAGGTAAAATTATCTTCGTCTGTTCTGAATGTGATACTTCCTACGATTGTCTTGTCATAAAAGACATGCCAAACATCATTGTTCGTAATTGTAAATTTTTCAATTTCAAAACCATATTTGTTAAGCAACAATCGTAAAAGATACGAAGTTTGATTTAACCAATCGAATTTATTCTTGTCTTCTTGTGTCATACTTCAACTTTAGCAAGCTTTATTTCGCCAGGATAATCTTGGAACTTATCCAACATTCCCTGAACAACTTCAGCCGGAACAGAATGGACATTATTAAAATTGTTAGACAATCTTAAAACGCTTACTTCCCATCCTCTTTCTTCTGCAGCCTTTATATAAGGCTTTATGTCCTTGTTCAATACGAATGTATTAGAAACAATTACATAATCGTTGGACGGCTTATCCATCGCCTTACACACACTAAAGTAACACCACTTATGTGCATAGTAAAGCTTATCAGCATTCCAATTATACATTCCATTATCCATAAAATACATATCCGCTTCATAATGCTCACCAATGCTATCGCACCGATTTGTCATTATTTCCTTAGCATATGTAGATTTTCCAGATCCTGGAACACCACGCAATATATAAAGTATTTTCTTTTTCATAATTAATATAGCAAATATACTTTATATTGTCAACCTAAATTAATGAAAGATCTTTTTCAAATAGCAATAAGTCCTTTAATGCTTTCAAATCCATTAATTTAGAGTAGACTTCAGTATATTTGTCCCTACTCATTAGTTTTTTATATTTTTTATTATTTAATACACTTTCTAAATTCTGAATTTCTTTTTCTATATTTTCAATATCAGAACCGTAAGCAATTATTAACTGCTTACGATTCAATTTATCGGAATCATATCTAAATAATTCAGACATTAGATACATTGGAACAGGTTAACCAAACATGCTGCAATTTGAATAGACGGGTCAGACGACAAGTTTGACTGGTATTCATAGTTTGCAATCTGTGTAATAGCATCACCTTTATTCGTGCATTTAGGAACGATATTATCCATTAAGTAACAGAACACATCGACCGGGAATAAACCATGTTCATTGATATATTTTCTACAATCCGTTAAGTTCTTGCTGAGGACGATATTTGTAAATTCGTCACCTATTTGAACATACGGAATAATATCCATATCAATCTTATCCTTCATCATAGCATACTTTTGTAAAGTAGCGACAATAGAACGGATAGATGGGAACTTTAGATTTATTAAGTCTCTGACTGCCTTTTCTTCGAACGGAACTTTTTCGAACTTCAATATACCTTCCATTCGCTTATAGATTTTATCTCTAAGCTCTTCGATATACTTAGGATTCTTTAAGTCATAATCAAAAACCATCGTTCTGCCACCTTCTTCCTTAAGTGGCTTGATAATTCTTGCAATATGGTTACAGGTCAAAATAAATCTACAATTGTCCTGATACTTGTCGATGTAGTTTCTTAACGCTTCCTGTCCCTTAGGAGTCATACCATCAGCTTCGTCAAAAATGATAATTTTTGGATTACCATTATGAGAACCAGTCGATGCAAAGTTAGGAACCATTTCTCTAATTGTATCAATGCCATTATCATCAGATGCATTTAAGAACAAGAATTCTGCATCAAGATCATGTGCCAATGCAAGAGCTGTCGTACTTTTTCCAGAACCTGGAGTAGTACTGGAAAGAATCAAGTTCTGTGATGCACCACCCTTGATTATCTTACTGAAGAAGTTATGATAATCTTGTGGCATGATAACATCTTTTACACTCTTCGGTCTAAAATAATGTTCCCAGACATAACTTTTTGTATCTTCAGCCATTTATTAACCTCTTCTCAATGCTCTACGTTCTGCTCTGTTTCTTGGTCTAAGATACTGCTGTTCAATAGTTGTATCTCTGTCAGTTACTTCCTTTTCAAAAATACATTTACATGCAATAGGTTCACCAGTATCTGCATAACGACCTACATAGCCGCGACCATTACAATGCTTACAATTTGGCTTAGGATTCTTAATCTTAATACCTGCAGCCTCTGCAGCCTGTTTAATGACCTGCCACGGATCCATTGAACGAATATCTACTTTCTTATCTTCTGGTAAAAAATCTTCTGCTTTAACCATAATTATGCCTTCATATAGGAAATTGCCATTGTTAACTTAATATTGTCGTCTCTGAGCATGTGGAAAATCAAACCTTTAGGACCAACGTCGATGTCAAACGATGCAGACGGTAACAACAATAAGCCTTCTCTATTGATAGTCAAGTTGAAATCCTTTTCCGCTGTTCCATTAAGCTTATATTCGATGTCATAACTATTAGAAGTTACAATATTGTGTAAAGTAACTTTCATAGTATCGCCAGCACATTCAATCTTAATTCCGCCCGGAGTGCTCTTGTCATAAATCAAATTAACCATCTTCTTCAAATGATTAATCTGTGCTTCAGACAATGTTACCTTTGCACCAATAGTAGGAAGCGCAAGATTATTAAATTGCGGTTCATCGACTGTTCCAGGAATTGCAGCCCTGTAAGAGAACTTCTGCTTACCCTTGGACGACTCAATGATAATATTTGAAATTTCACCAGATTCAAGTAATGTTGCGTCAAGAATCGGAGTATCTTTTAACTGTTCATCCTTGGAATCAACATTGAACGTATTAAAGAAATCCATAAATTTCTTAAAGTCATAGAATCTCAATGCTTCAGCTGGGAAATCAAAATATTCAGTTGGTGCTTCAAGCTTATATGCAAGTTTCTGTCTTACTTCTTGTGCCTTTAAAACAATCTTGTCATCGACCTTATAAAAAGCCAATTGTGGTTGAATTGGATAAAGTTCAGAAAGAAGATTAATCATTTCAATATTATAATTCATTCTTTTACCTCTTATAACTTTAATCCAAATATAGAAAAAAAACTGTATCGAGACTCGACACAGTTTTTTATTTTGAAAATTTTTATTAAGCTAAAATTTATGCTCTAGGTAAATAATTCTTACCGATATCCCAACCGGTAACAGGCTTATGTACTGCCCAATCTTCAATTTTAATCTGTGCCTCTTTACTAACTACTTCTACACTATTCGAAGTATCGTCAAAAATAATCTCGGCGATTTTAAGCGCCTGTTCATCCGTAAGTTTATTACTTGTCGTAATTTCAATCGGAACATATACGGTTTTTGTAAATTCTGCCATTGTCTGATTTCCTTTTATTAGTTTTTGTTATAGCCAAATTCGCGAGTCATAAATTTATCCTTATACATATTTTCACGTTGGATAATTTCTTCGTCACTCATATTATCCGGGCATTCTTCAAGAATACAAGTTTTGAAATTTTTAAAAATATAATCTGCACCTAATTCTATTAAGCCCAAATTACCACCATGCCCAGTTACTGTATATTCTTTTAGCCTACTCCACAATCTTGCTTTACCATATGCACTACCAATATAATGTTTTCCATTAAGCATATCAGTATGCATATATACGCCTTTTTGATTTTCTAAAGCGATTTTCCATTCTGGTAAATCTATTAAGCTTTTCAAATCTATTAAGCTGTGATCGACATTTTTATAACCTGGAAATTTATGGGCTGTATAAGTCGAAATCGGTTCCATTAAGATTTTATCTTTCCATGTCTTGCAATCAAGCTGATAAGCCTGATTCATTTTGAAATCCAACTTAATGGGCCAACCACGATACATATTCAGATCGATTTGTTCAAACCGATATGTATATCTGGTATTCGGCTCATTACAACCAGTTTCCGCAGAATAAAGACTTCTGTCACATTCTTCAACAGGTTTACCAAAATTCGGATTCTTAGTGCAACTAATAACTTTAAACAGAGAACCCAGAAGATAACTACCAGCATCAGTCTTATAGATCTGGATAATATATGTTCCAGGTTTCCACAGAACCATATCACGTTTACCAGTCCAAGCAATAAGATTAGACAATTCCCAATCCTTGATTGTTCCGTCCCATAGCTTCATAGTCCAGTAATCGGGTCGTGAACCATTCTTTACATTAGTCACATTGATTGTGAACTTGCTTTGACTCAAATCAATATGATATGTTTCTTCTATAAAGTTATAAAGTGTTTTCATTCAAGAATTCCGTTAATCTTAGAAATAAATTCCTCTTCAGTAATTTCCTTAAAGTTTTCAGTTTCCACGAAAATCCATGGCTTATTACCATCAACAGTCATAACCCATTCACCTTTCTTTACTTCAGGCTTATACTGTTCGACAACACCAACACCCGCATTCTTGCCATGATATTCAAAATCGAGATATTGACGTAATGCACGAATATCAGGATGCTTATCATTTGCCTTAACAGTAAACAAATTATATTCTGTCTTGATTCGAACTTTCTTAGGAAGATCCAGATGTTTCCTAAGATAACGTTCAGCTTCCATAAAATTTGCAAAATTCGTTTTCATTAAGCTCTCCTAATCATATCAAAAATGTCTTTGCATTTTTCGTTTTCTTCCCTGCGATGTTTTTCGACATCGAGCTTTTCCTTATTTTGATCAAGCCAAGTCAAATACGGTTCAACAGTTACGACCATATCGAATTGATATTTTCCATCGTCCGAACGTTTTTGAAATTCCTTTAATACATAATTTCTGTATTCGACAATATATTCTGTTGCTTCTTGCTGGTCAAGGAATTCAAAATAAGGATTAATATCCGTCGGACGAAGACAAATGAGGAAGAACCAGTTCAAACCATTCCTCTGTGTCGCCAAAGTCGGATTGAATACATACTTTTTGTTATATTCATACTTTTTGACTGCATTTTGAATAGTTTCTTCGCAAATACTTGTTTTACCGTTAATCTTATAAACAAGCATTTCACGTTCTATTTCAGTAAATGGCATTTTCCAAAAAATTTCATCGCCAACCTTATATCCGCCCTTGGAAATACTTTCTTGAACTTTGAAATCTTCTCCGTCAACTTCGACAGACTTAAATGTTAAATCCTGCAAAGATCCAAAAATTGAGGTTCCTTTAATACGAACGAGATCATAATTGGTATCAAAATAAAACTTATCGTTTCGTGCCATTAATTCATTGACGCTTTCAATATCAAACGTTTTCTTTTTGAAGAAATTGAACATTATTGACTCCTTTTGATTACCTTTATAATATAGAAAAAAGACTGACTTTCGTCAATCTTCGTTTAAATAATATTTTGATTTTAGTCAACCGGCTCGGAATATAATGTTTCCAACTTGTAGTTCGTTTCCCATTTAGTGTCTGCTGTTACATCAGCATCTTTTGGAATTACACCACTGATTTTAAGAGCTTCATAAATGTTATTCGCCTTACAAATATACAGGCTTGTTTTTCCAGTTGTTAGATTAAGTAGCTGAACGCAATATTGTCTAGGCATTTGTTTTACTCCCGTATTTTTCATTTAACTTTTTCCAAAGCTCATAATCTGCTTTTTCTTTTCTTTCTGCGGCCAAAGCGAGTTCTCGTTCCCTTTGCTTTTTAGCTTCTTCCTCACGACGCTTTCTTTCTTCTTCGATTCTGCGTTTTTCTTCCGCCCTGTATTCTCGCATGGCATTCATTGCCTTTTCCTTGTTACCAGCAATATAATCTTCAATAATTGACGTGGGAATAATCCAGTCATCATAAGAATCACTTTCGCCCATGCAATATTCTTCATAATGAATAATTGCATAGTCCTGCCCCTCTCGGAATTCAATATTTTCATATGAACGGCTATGCGGATAGAATCTGTTAAAGTCAGACACCATCGAATACAGTTTATCTTCAACTTCATCTGTAATTTTTTTAGCCTTTTTAAACTCTTCAAGTGTAGCACACATAATTAATATTCCTTTTATATCCTTAATATAGAAAAAATAAGACCGATATTAAACCTTACTTACCATATTATATTTGTTCAGTCAACCATTACAGGCCAGTCTGCCTTGACGTGAAATTGATTGAACCGACGCCTTCAACGTAAATTTCATCATACGAACCTTCAGTAGGTGCACGTTTGATATAAAGATCGCCAGTATAATCTTTAAGAATTGTAGCACACCAGTCTTTTTTTGAAATTTCTTTTACCTTTTCCGGATCGATATCAGGATTCTCACCCAGGACTGCGATACAAACCATACCCGCATCCGCACAGAAACGACCGATAGACTCTTTCTTTTCATTGAATACATGACAAGACCAGTCACCATAAATCGTATCTCTCATCAAGATATTTTCACCGTTACATCTTTCATCAGCTGGAACATCAAGTCGGCTAACTGGGCGAGTTACATATTTATCATAAAATTTATCCCATTCCTTGGCAATGTAGCATGGGTCAGTGATAATAATATCTTTATGTTCAACATGCATGTGCAACGGATTTTCAAGTTCTTCTTTACGTTGAACCTGTCGAGCTATGCTTGACCAATATTGGGCAGCGCATCTGAACAAATTAATTTTATTCCATGTGCTTGCTAAATAATTTTCAGTTTCTTCGATTTCAGTCGTGCCATCATCCTTCTTCCAATACCATTTGATAATGACATCATGTTTATATCCACACAAATGACGTCTTTCACAATAATCAGCACGACGGGCGCATTCTACAGCACCTAAGGCATAATGCTCAGGTTTAGCTTCAACACCCTCTTGCCATAATTTTTCATGACGATCAAGCCAATATTGATCCTTGTCAATTCGATCTTCACGAGCTTTTTCATCTTCTGTTAATACATGGCCATCAAGAGTAATATGCTCGGTCTTAATAAATTCTTTTTTCATTTTTTCCTCTAAATTATAATATAGAAAAAGACTGACTAATTGTCAATCTTTATTTTAATCTTATTTTACTTCAGTTCGCAGCAATGTTTTTACCGATAAACCTAACGTTAATGCCGTAGGAATGCTATTTCTCAAATGGCCTGTAATATTTTTCGACATGTTAAATTCAATTTCGTTTGGAATATTAAGCTTTTTTCTGAGAACGTCACAAATAGCATGATAAAAGTCAGTTGCCGATGCTTTGGTAATAATATAGTCATTGATTTTCTTTTTATATTTTGCAAGCACTTCTTTACGGCCAAGATTAATCACATGGCGATCTTCACTAGTAAGAATAGGCTTTCCTACCTTTTCCAATCCAGTTTGTTTATAGCCATTAATCTTGTTTTCCGCAATACGCTTAAGGCTTTTACTACCAATAACTTTAAAGCCACGTGTTCTGTCAAGAATCATATGGACAAACGCATGTTCTTTTACAGACAGTTGAACCTTATTATTAATTGAATTCATATCAATTCCAAGTTTCTTGCATATATGCTTAGGAATAATATGATGGATTTCAAAATATTGGTCTTTGCAAGGATTAGCTTTGCGATAATCAATAATAGACTTATAGATTTCTCTTAGCTTATGCCTGTATGCTTTAGAATAGCACAATGGATCTTTTCCCAAGTTCATTTAGTCCGCTCCGTTAGTTGATTAATAACCGTGTTCTTTTAAAAGCTTATGCAAACTTTCTTTATAATAATCTGGCTGTTCCCATTCTTTAATTAGCTTATCGCTAAATTTTTCAACCGGAAAATCTTTAGACGGTGAATCAATCTTGATAACACGGTTACGACTAAAATCACAATCATTCAGATTAATCGGTTCAATCGGAACAAACTTTTCTTTACCGCTATCAAACCTGATATGGTCAAATTGTCTACGAAGACCGAAATTTAGCATTTGCTCGCTAAAATATGCAATTACATCTTCAGAACTGATGCCTAGCACAGTTGAATAATGTTTAAGCATTTTTTCCGCCCATTGTTCATTAAACATAGTTTTCTCCTTTACTTGACTAATGTTGGATGCGTAATCATAAATCGACGACTACCTTTATAATATAGAAAAAGTAAGGTCGTTATTAAACCTTACTTGTCATATTATATTTTCTCAGTTATCTATATCAGATTTCTGCAAGAAATACCTGGATATTGCCCTCGTCTACTGTATAGGCGATACTTACAACATACTTATTATTAATATGCCGAACATCTGCGCCTTCAATCTTGATAGCGAATTCTTCCCAGTAATCATCAAATATAGACTTGCCAATACTGTCAAAATTCTTTACGATAAGTGCCGGATTTCTCTTATACTTATTAAAACCCTGTTCAAGCATCTCTTCAAGAACTTTTCCAACAACATCGTCTCTTTTATATGCGGCAAATTTCTTTTCATCTGCATCAATAATCTTATCATATTTTTTAATGATAGCTCTTACTTCCGATAAATCCATAAGATACTTGAGCGGAATACAAATATGGTCATGCTTGTCATTATACCAATTTATGATATAAATCCCAGTCATTTTCTTGATACCAGCCGGCACCTCAATATAATTAATATCTATTGAGCTTTCTTCCAATATTCCGTCAATTACATCATCATAGACCAGCCATTCAATACTAAGCTCATCTGTTAGTTCATCAAAAATTGCCTCTGCTTTTTTATGCGAACGATATACATTATGCAAACGTTCACCAAAATTTGCAATCAAGTCAAAGAATACTTTAGCCTTATCTTCGAGTTTCTTATAAAGCTTAACAGCTTCTACATATTGTTCAACTGTAGTTTCATTCTTAGGCATTATTCCTCCATGAATTGTTGATTGTCCTTTTTGATGATAAGTCAGCTGGATAGTAATGATTGAATTCGCAATATATCTCGTCCATCCAGTCTCGATATTCGCGCTTTATTCTGTTAAAATTATCTTCACTACTTACTTCAATTTTAAGCATTATTGGATAGACAATTTCACCAATAATTAGGTTTATAATTTCGCCAATAATGAATGCAATAATAAAGAAAAGTAAAATTGCAATAGTAGAGCCACCAGCCGCAAGGAAAAACCAACCAACAGTTTCCTGTGGCTTATAGATCCAATCCCAGATCTTTCCTAAAAAATTGATACAAAAAGCAATACCAACAACAAATGCTACAAGAGTAGGTATTGTGACATTTTCTGTTTCAAATTTATCTTTTTTAACTTTATTTTGTTTCTTTAATTCTTTATAAGTTTTTGTCTTTTTAAAACCAGCGTTCATGACTATCACCTTTTTGATTACCTTTATAATATAGAAAAAGTAGGGTCATTTTTAAACCCTGTTCATATAATAATATCTAATCAGTTGTCTTATTTAAGGATGTATTCTTTGCCGTTAACCATCATAGTTTGCGGTTTATTTTCAAGATTACTATAATCCTTATTTGTCCAGACAGTATCTACAATAGTCGAATAACCACTATATTTTCCAGCTGTTTCAGGAGAATTACAATTCCTACAATAAAAGCATGGACCTAATGCATATTGGCCACGTTGATTAGCAGATACCAACATAATAGATGGAGCTAATCCGATTAGCATATATACAATCAAAATACCAATAGAACTCCAAAAAACAGAAGCCCTTGTAATTAAAGCATATTCTCTTTTCATCGTATAAGCCTACTTTTTTCGTAATTCAAAAATTCTCCTTAAATTCTCACGGAACAATAGAATCAAGAATTTCTTGGACCACTTTGTCAGTCTTTGAATCCACTGTTGTCTGTTCAGAGAAAACATCAGATACATACGACCACACAAACTGTTCATGTAGTAACGAAGTAATAAATGTTCCATCGGGGCATGCAAATCCATTGTCAGTAAACGTTCCGAACATAAAACGTAATGTTTCGTCAGAGCGTTTAGCTACTATAAATGAGCCGACTTTCGGGAGAGTTTCCTTAAATGGAACCCATTGTATACTTATCTTCTGGATAATTCTATTCATTATGACCTCTTCTTTACCTCTTAAATATAAGAAAAAAACTCTCTTTTCATCGTATAAGCCTACTTTTTTCGTAATTCAAAAATTCTTTCATTGTATTTTTCTTTATATTACTTTTCCATGCAGAATAATTACTAGAAAAATGTAATACATTATAAAGCCATACACAGAATATATTATAAAATAGCGGATATCTGGTAAACCCCAAAATTATAGTCCAGATAGCATATGTTGCAACACCATTAATTCCACTCCAGCCTAAATAACAATAAACAGAATGACGATGAGCATAACAATAGAACTCAGTGCAGATAATACTATCATTATGCAAATACATTACTATAACTGTAGCTATTATACCTACCAATATTGAACATATTGCTTCTGTAAGCATAATCTTTGTAATGCCTATTGTTTCATCAGTATAAGTTCTCATTCCTGATTTCCTTTACTAATCCTTAATTTGTTTCAGCATAAATTTGATCTGGAGATTTGCCATGTTCATAATAGGGAATGAACGAAATATCCTGTTCATCAATTTCCTTAATCATATTGTTCGGAATATAGTCTGTATTGAAAATGAAAACTTTTGTCTTACATTCATACTTGTCGTCTTCCCTAGTTCCGAAGCCACTATAGAATGTAGTCAAGCCTTCAGAACAGAATACACAGCCAGGATGATACTTCTGGTCAGGTTCCTTTACATGAACATGCCAATTCGGCAAACTATCATCAAGACTATGCACATTACTCTTTGCACAGCCAATAAGATAATTCAAATCAGCATGCACAGACTGATAAATATCAACACGACCACGACCACCTTTGGTCAAATTCTTTTCTTCGCTAATTCTTCTGAACAGATACATTGTTTATGCTCCTCGTTGATTACCTTTATAATATAGAAAAAAGACTGACCAGTGTCAATCTTTTCTTTATAATCTTTTTATCTCAGTTTACTATGTAAATAATTCTGATAATTCTGATTCTGAAGATTCTGGTTGTTCTTTTGGGCACCAGTTTTCAAAATCCCATTTGAAAAAATCAGAACATACAAAATTATGGTCAATAATATCGTTTACCTTCTTCGTTATCTTGACCTTATTAACACGCAATACGTCGCGTATACGGCTTTTACACAAGTCAACGTTGTCTTGCATTAGTTCGACTCCAAAAAGAGTCTGTAGAGCGATTATGGGCGAAATACCGCTAGATATACGACGTTCCAACATACAAATCAACATATTACCCGAACCGAAGGTAGGTTCAAGAAATGTAGCCTTAGGATCTTTCCATTTTTCTTCTGGAATTTTATCCATCATCTTTTCGACTAAGGCCTTAGGAGTAAAGACTTCACCATTCTTGGTAATTCTTTCTTTACTTCTAACAATACCATCATTCTTCGTTGTTAAATCTTGCATGGTTTATAATATAGAAAATTTTTTACAAATTGTCAATAAAAATATTTTTATACTCTTTATCAGTCAATCCGAAAAATTCTTTTAGATATCCGTCATTACATTCCTGTGAAAAATCGATTACGGGAATAAATTGCCATGGCACTCGTTGATTCTGTCTTACTTTACTACTATAATGCTTTATCAACTTGGATGTAAGATATTTAAAACAATTTTGGCGTTCAGTTTCGTTCTTAAAGAAAATTAATTTGTTGCCACAAGTTTCTCGATAAGTAATGAACAAATTATAATCGTCAGAAATAATCTTAGGGCCAGGATGGCGATGAGAACCAATAACTCCGATTATTCCATCGTGTTTTCCACGATAGCCTTCTTCTGTAGAAATATCCATCATTGTCTTACAAGATTTACATTTGTCAAAAATCTTTTGCGATATGCTATCCATCTTAGATAGACTAGCATAATCATATCCGCCATTGCCAAATTTATATATTGCCAAATCACTGTGCTCAATATCAAATAATTCATTAGCATTATCACATTTGATAATATCAAGTTCATCGATTTTTTTAGAAACAGAATCCTCAAACTTCTTATAATCAGAATTATTCTTATATCTGGCTAAAGGGTCTTCTAGCCATCTGCATGGACTGATATTAACTACTGTTTCACATTTTGGTAATAGTTCTGCAATAATCTTCAAGTGAAGACTTTTCTCATAAGGCGGATTCATTACACAACAATCAAACATGATTATAATATAGAAAAAGTAAGGTCAATCTTAAACCTTACTTACTCCATTATATTCTTTCAGTCGTCTAGTTGATTTACCTCAAAATATATTCTTTACCATTAATTATCATTGTCTCTTGAGTCTTCGGTTTTTTCGGAGTGTAATTAGATTCATGATTATAGACAGTATCAACAATTACAGAATAACCACTATATTTAACCGGATCATTAAGTGCTTTTTGACGCTCCGCTCGATTATCCCACGTAACATTCATAAAATTCACGAAACATGGTCTCCTTAACCAATCCAAATTTTGTTTGCTATTGCATGAAGACGATTTGCTTCGTCTAATATTATCTTTCTAATTTTCTCTTTTTCAGAAAATAAGATATTATAAATTTTTTCAAACATCTTAGCTTTTTCTTTATCAGTATTATATACAGCAAAAATATTTTTCTTATGACCATAATAAAAAATACTAGTGCCTACACATTCATCAAATTGACCAATCTTAATACGATTATCACCATCAGCATGGTATTCTTCGTATAAGCCTAAATCAGCAATCGAAGTAAGATAACATGTATTCTTGATAAAAATACTACCGTCCTTATTCACATAAAGATTCGGACATGTTTCTTTAATGAATTTTTTAAATTCTTTTAAAGTAATAAACTTTGCAGTAGACATGTTAAACTCCTTTTGATTACCTTTATAATATAGAAAAAAGACTTACAAGTTTAAACCCGTAAGTCTTAAATTTATTTATTCAGTCGTCTAATTAGACACAGTAAGCCATTTCTTTCCAGTTCGGAAGGCCAGCATATCTGAACATATAGATTTTGTCGAAAAGTCTGAAGCTAATGTTAGCATTCTTGATTCTCGGATCTTCCATGAATTCCGGAGATTTCATGAATTCGAAAACTTCTTCCTTGATGGCCGGATCCGAAATATCCTGGCCACGAGTATTGTAAATTTTCTTCTGCGGAAGAACCGACTCAATTCTAAGAATGATATCAGAAGCCATCAACTGAATATCAACAGCCGTGCATCTTCCAAGAAGAGCCTGCATAGACGGAGACTTTTCAAGGTCAGAACGACTCAAGTTGCTAATAAAGATACAAGCACCCATGAAACGGAAATAGTTAGGAATGCCAACTTTATTCTTATGAGTTTCTTCCCAAGCCTTGAGTTTTTGTTCGATTTCTTCGTGAGTTTCACAACCGAATGTATCAACCATGCAGCTACCAGAAGTATTCCAGCTTACTTCACGAACGTCACCGCTATCCAAAACGCCCTTAAGAATATTCAGACCGTCATTATTCTGAAGCACACTATCGCAATCGTCGAATACAACAATCTTGTCATAATTGTCGTAAAGGAATTTATACATAGCGGAAACAGAGCTCTTACCCTTCATGATAACATAGTCAACGCCCTTCTTACCATAAGTGGAAAGAATTTTGTTCACATTATAGGACTTACCAACACCACCCTGTCCAGTAATCAACAGTGCATTGTTGAGACCACGTGCAACCATGAGTGCATAGGTATTGAGTTGACGGAAAACCGGAAGAGGATCCGCAATTAACTGAGATGCAAGATCTTCATCGCTTTCAACAGAATACGGATTGTCTTCGACTTCTTCCTTGACGTTCGATACGACTTCAACGTTTTCGATAACTTCAGGTTCTACAGTCTTAACATCTTCGACATCTTCGAATTCACCATCAAGTTTACGTTGATATTCATTATTGACTTTATTAGCTTGTTCTTCAAGCCATTCAATATCTTGCTTCGTGATTTGTTCGAATTCATCGATATTTTCTTTAGTATACTTGAAAACAGCTTCGTCACTATATTCACCAAGATCACAAAAATCCCAGAACTGACGATAGGAAATATCCCAGACTGCAAGCCAACGAGTAAGCTGCTTCGGATGCCACGGACCATTATCCTTAAGTGCTTCCATGAACGGCGTAACACTTATAAAAGCATCATGCGTCTTCGGCGTGAAATAATGTAAGCTATGAATTTTCATATCTAGTCCCGGTTTAAGGTTGTTATACAAATTTAACAGATTTTTCTTATCGGTATCTTTGTCAATAAGAATTGTTCTATCAGGCGCATAAGAACCATATTTTTCCCACAAACTTATTGAATGAAGCTTGTCGTTTTTAAAATTGATTCTTAAGCCTTCAGTTCCAGCAATATAGAGATAGCCTTCCAACTTTCCATAGGTATTCTTAAACTTTTGCATGTCGATAAACTTATAGTCTTTATTAGACTTCATGCTATGCAAACGTATTATAGAATTCGCTACGTCGTTTGATCTATCTAAATCACTGATTCTTTTTCCTTCGTTTATAAATTTAGTAAAACTACCCATCTATGTAAATCCTCGTGTCTTATATATATTTATTACAGTCGGCTTTATCATTTCAGTTTTAATTTTTGTTAAGTAAATTTTCTGTTAAGCTGGAAATTAGTGAGCCTTGCAGCCAATCACCTTTGTCTTTCCATTAAGGCACTTCTTACAGACAGAACAAGTAATCTTGTGATTCAGATGGCCCTTGTCATCATATGCCTGACAATAGTCCTTTTTAGCAATATCAAGATACAATTCGCCGTCGTCATACACGAATGCAGAAACGTTCTTTACATGCTTGACCTTATTGAATTCTTCAATTCCGTGCTTATGCCAGATAGAGTAATTGACCTGGAAATTATTAGGAACCATGCCACTCAAAATAGGACGTTCAACATACTTATACTGTTTCGTATAAATGTAAAACTTTACATTCGGATGCTTTTCAGCAAGGCGACACCACATCAAAAACTCGTTTTCAGATTCCACATCACCAGACTGATTGAGACGCACCATCTGGATAGTCTTGCTATGAGCAAGCTGCTTGTCAAGATCGGCAAACACTTTTTCAGATGCGGTCCTGAGGCCAATAGTATTCATTGCATGACCATACGGAACACCAGGACGGTAATAGCTACGGTCTACATAGCAAGCCTTATCGCAACCGTTCTTCTTGCTACATTCCTTGCCACATGTTCCCTGGACATAACCGTTCAAATACTTAATATAGACAGGCTTATTGCTATAGACTGTGCTCCAGCTTGCAATATTACCGAGCTTGATGTTATTACCCTTCTTCGTGTTGAACCTGAATTCATGCTTGTTCGGGTCAAAATCGCAAGGAACAGGCTTGATAGAATGGTCGGACGGTTTAATAGAAATGAGCTGATCCTTAACTGCTTCTTTGGATGTTGCCTTAATTGCGATTTGCTTTCTAAGTTTCATTGTTATTTCCTCTCGTTGATACTTATAATATAGAAAAAACCAGGTCATTATTAAACCTGGTCTTTAGTTTTATTTTCTCTCAGTTACTCAACATTCCTGTTATAACTTCCTGCATTATACACAGTCGGTCAGCGACACGACTCAGTTGTTCCCTTGATCTCTTAGATTGATTGGTAATCCATTCCTCTTCGACATCAGGCAAACAGCCCAGAAGTTCTTCTACTTGGCGATAAAGCTTAGTTGATTTCTTCATGTTTACAGATTGTTAGTTGAATGTTAATAAACTGTTAGTAACCTGTTACATCAACCTTAGCATTCTTGAGCTTTTCAATGGTAATCTTACGAAGGCCATTGTCGCCGAATGCCGGATGTCCAGCAAGTTTACGCATCTTGATTGTCTTTAAACGGTCTAAATGAAACTTAATTTCTGCTTTTGTCATTGTTGACTCCTAGTCTAAAATTGCCTTGATAAGTGTAATGAAACGATCACCGTCGTCATGCTTCGAAATTGAGACTTCTGCTTTCTTGAGAAGATTTACAAGAAAGTCAATATCAGAATCGCCAGTCCAAGACGGCATTTCAGTCTTAGGCGTTTCTGCTTTCTTTTCAGTTTCGCCATACATCACGAACGGCTTAACACGCTGATTTTCCGTTGCCTGTTCATCGATATTGTCTGCAAGTTCACGAATTTCTTCAGTGATTTCGCGAAGACGACGACGATACTGACCGATTGCCATGGTCACACCCGCACAAGACGGAATAGTATCAGACTGCATTACCTTGATCGCATGATTGAGCTTGCGTTCTTCAGCCAAAAGGGTTTCACGTTTTTCGATTGCTTCCTGCATTGTCATATTGACTCCTTGTTTTTGTTTAAATATAGGTTTTTATTTTCTATTCGTAAGTGAATATACTTAAATGATTTTTTCTCAGATTACTATCCGGAATCCAGCTACCGAACTGAACTTCTCAGTCGTCTTTATCCACTCGTCAACTCGACGGGCAATTTGTTCGTTGTTACCGTCAAAGTCAAGTATATTTTCGATAACACAATAATGCTGTATATTCCTAAGATTAGTTTCGAGAACAGTTCTGTCACCCTCTGGAAACAGCCCATAAATGTCATTGTAATATAATGACCTCCATCCAGCCTCATATTCAAGATATTTGACCATAGGTTTAAAATGTTCACCATGTTCACCTGGCGAATATGGTTTCATATCCTCAAATTCTCTTGATATGAACTTACCCTTATCTTTCTTGATATGGTAATAATGCGAGACTTCATGAAGGAATATCGCAAACTTTTCATCGTTCCTGAACTTGATCGTCTTCTTATCCATGTCGACGTCACAAGTATCTTCAGGAATGACTATCTTGTCCATCTCAAAATAGTTTGTTTCAAAATAACCGCCGATTTCTTTAAATATGCCATCAATCTCAATGGCTCCGAAAAACCGTTTAGAAATATATGCGGTCAGACAGTCCCAGAACATCTTACGATTTTCTGCAAGCGGACTTTCATCGATGAGCTTGTAATCTCTGATATATGTCTCTGTTAATCGAATCATGACTATAATATAGAAATTATTACATTGAATTGTTATTCTGGGTCGATAATATATTTTCTCAGTCAACTAAAAAACCTACCGGCGTTAACCGATAGGTTTGTAATCAACGAGAAGCTTTTATTAGTAGACTTTCTTCTTGCTAGAGACCGCAGACCAAGCCAAGTCTTTGAACTTCGGTTCAATCTTACACAAAGTAAGGGCCCAGTCTTTATGACGTTTAATAGCATCGACAACGACCGTTGCAAGTGCTGCCATCTTAGCATCCGGCTGCAAGTGGCTAATCAATTCATAGAAGTTCTTAGCCCACTTCTTAGAAGTCGCAGAATTCTTCTTCAATTCCACAAGTCTTGTTTCCAAGAACATCTGGCAAGAACCAATGAAGCCCGTGACACTCGGAATATCTTCGGAACACATTTCCAAAAGCTTCTGATGAATTTCCGGGTCAATCGGATTCATTTCCATGACTTCAGCCGGGTTGAGTGCGCCATTCTGGTCGGACACGAATGCCATGAACTTGTCTGCTGCACCAAGACCGATAAGGCCAGCAAAAATTTCAGTCATGTCGAGAATACCAGTGCCTTCTTCAAACACACCCGCCTTTTCAGCTTCTTTGTAAGTATCGGAAACGCATTCCCAAGCTCTTCTATCCGGGAGCTTCATTGCATCCTGGCCTACACAAGTTTCAGCCAATTCAGGCAAAGTATACGGGTCAAGATATTCAGGATGTGCCTTGATGAACGAGATAACTACCGGATGAACGCCCGCAGTGATAGCCCATTCAATCCATTCATCAGAAGACGGTTCAAACTCATACACGGCAAATCTTGAAAGCTGTGCCGGGTCAAGCGAAGACACGTCATATTTGCCGTTGTCTTCAGGGTTGATACATGCAAAAATTCTTGAACCTGCAGGCAAAGAAATATCATCATAGGTCTGGTCATTGGTGAGCTGCATGATAGCATTCATCGCAATGGACAAGCCTCTGTTGATTTCGTCAAGAAGCAACAAGACCGGTTCTTTCTGAAGCATCCATTTCGGCGGACAAGTAGCCGTCACTTCATGTTCTTCTTGATGTTCTTCGCCCTTCTTGTCATACCAAATGATAGTTTCCTTGATAATCTTGGGCATACCGGTAATGTCGGTAGCGTCTGCTGCATGAGATGCATGCCAGATAACGAGCTTAAGTTTCCATTTCCTTGCCATGGACTTAACCCATTCAGTCTTACCGATACCATGCACGCCCTTAAGCATGATAGACTTTTTCTTAGGAAGTAACTTGCAAGCAAGTGTCAAAGTTTTTATATTCATATTATTAAATCCTCTCGTTGATGATTATAATATAGTAAATTGCACTACCTGTTTAAACAATTTACTATATCGAATTTCTTTCCAGTTTACCGATGTTCAATGTCCTTGAACGACAAGACCCATTTGCACCAATCCGGTGCTTCAGCTGCATTGTCGGTCTTCATGATAAAGATATTTTCTTTGGTTTCCGGTTTTTTCCAATTAAAAATACAGTCGGTAATAAACACAATGCCATCGAACTTAATCTTTTGTTCATGAGAATAATCAAGCACACATTGCGGATTAGTTCCACCGCCACCAGTGCATTCAACAGACGGCTTTACTGTTTTGAGTCGAGTAAACGGCGTGCATTTAGCATCCCACCAACAGAAGTAAACTTCTGCATGCTTGATAGCGGACATGACAAATGCAACGGCCTTGACGAGCTGTTCTTCAAGCATAGAGCCAGAGCTATCAATCGCAAACAAAACTCTTGCTTTTTGCTGATAGGTCTTACCTTGCATGTAGCCAATCCATTCTTGGTTAGGATCTTTCTTGCTTGGCTTTCTTCTTGTAAACAACGGAATAGTAGAAAATACGGATCTTGCAAATCTTTTGATAACGGCTCTCGGGTCCATCTTGATACGGTTTGCGTTATCAATCATTTGCTTCAAGTCAGCCGGCATTGTGCCCCAGCTTCTTGTGTTAGATCTTTCCCTGGCAAGCTGGTTGATAACTTTCTGGTCAATGATGCTGTTTTCACCCCAGCTTTCCGTACAACGCTTCATGTTCTTCGAGCTGAAATGCTTTTCGAGAGCGTCTTCCATCGAGTCATAGTTATCCATGTCATCTTTGGAAGATTTGCGGTCTGAATTTTTGTTTTCAGAACCATTCTGACCATTTTCGTTATCATTCTGGGCGTCGTCTTCTTTATCATTACCGCCCTTACCTTGGCCTTGCTTTTTATTTTTCTGCTGCTTTTTCTTTTCAGAATTCTGGTCTTCGCCGCTACCATCTTCTTCTTGACTTTGCTGGCTTTGCTGTTCGTCTTTCTTACTCTTACCAGAATTTTGCTGTTGTTCTTGGCCTTGACCTTTATTACTCTTACTCTGCTGTTGTTGCTGTTGCTGTTGATTCTTCTTAGATTCTTGATTCATTCGGTTCAACAAGATACTGAACACTTTTTCAAGATACATGTCTTCAGCAACATTAAAACCAGGTTCTTTTTCAATATCGTCGGACGTAGGGAAATAATCCTGGATATACGGTGCGATATTCCAGTTCAAGATTTCCTTTCTCGTACAAATGATATTACTAGCCTGATAGCAAAGTTCTACGGGCAAAAGAAGTCTCGTCGTCGGATGATGCAACAAAAGTCTGATCAATTCAACAGACGTAAGTGCGCCAAGAACTTCTTTGCTAATGGCGTCGATAAACTTCGAGTTATATTCGATAACCGGGCAACGGCCAGTCCTGGTATCAAGACGCATAGTAATACCAGGCTTCTCACGTCTTTCACACATGGCATAAAAGCTCATGAGCGAAGGATAGATAGACTGAATAATCTTTTGAGCGTCTGCGAATTTTTCAGTTACGGATTGTTTAACCATTATAACCTCTTTGATACCTATAATATAGTAATATCATGGACTGCTTTAAATAACAGGGTCAAAAATAAAAATAAAACAGTCGACCACGTAAAACACGCAGTCGACCATAACGAGATGGAAATAATCTCTTAGGTTGCTTCGGCCTGGGCAAGCTGAATATCAATTTCCTTCTGTTCAGCCACCTTTTCAATAACGTCCTTGATAGTTTCTTCAGAACAGATATTCATATTATATCCGAACTTGTCAAAGAAACCGACCTTGAACGTTTCCTTGCTAATCGGAACCAGGTCCTTGAAGGAATAGGCGCAAATAACCTTGCCCTTTTCGACGATGATATTGAATTCCTTCCAGTCATATTCGGGACAGACACCGAATTCTGCAATGAGTGCGCCACAACGGAACCTTTCAAGATACGGATTGTTTTCGTCGAAATTCTTGTGATGCCTGATACATTCGTTCAGTTCATCCAGAATTTCTGGATCGGTAATCACGTGGCGAATGAACTTGAAGTTAGCACTCTTGCCGTTATACCAGTTCATCTGAATCTGATGGTTCATGAGCAAGTCACGTTCGACTGCATACATCTTGTCAAGATATTCCTTTGACTTGACGACCTGTTCCGGGTCCATGACCTTAGTGCTCAATTCGATGAGCTTGCTGTGAACATCTTCCAGGTTATTGCGATAATCGTCTGCAGAGACGACATACACGAAGTCACGAGAATGACGTGCCTTGTTAGCGGAGTTGAGAGTCCGACGGTAAACGCGGATGCGCTTACGAGCACCGGCCTTCATCATGCCATGTGCCTGAAGCCAGGCGTTAAAGTCTTGGGACTGTTCGAGAGTGATAGGTTCAATTGCCATGTTTATTACCTCTTGTTGTTATGTGTTAAATTTAGTTATTTTCGGAGTTCCCGTAAATTAAATACTGTCCAAAAGATTCTTGAAGTCTTCCTCTTCTTTCGCAGCTCTCCGTTCCATGGCGATGAAGTTCTTCGCATAGACCGTATTCATTTGCCAGTAAATCGGACTACCGCTCAAATCAACGTCAAGACCATTATAGACGAACGCATGGACACGGCGGAAAAACTTTTCGTGGTCGGTAATCAACTTAATTTGCTTGTTAGCCGCGACAAGCTTGTTGTTGTAGCCAGACATTCCCTTAATCTTCATGGCACGCTGGATATCCTTGGCCTGCGGAACTGCGTTTCTGATTCGCTGAGTGAATTCAAATTCTGTCATATTATTTCCTCTTGTTGATACCTATAATATAGAAAATTATACCGCTTCTTTAACCTTTTCTGTTCCAATAATTTCTTTCAGTTCGTCCACAGTAATATCTTTCATTCGCTTCATATTAACGATATCACGCATAGTTTCCCATGTATAAGCACCAGCGATTTTCTTCTTTCCGAAAAAGAAGCTTACTCTGATACTATGAGTATCTTTACCATATTTCTTTCCATAATACGGTTCGCCGTTTGAATTTACCTTTATACAATAACCTAAATCCTGACGAGCTTTATAAACCTTGACTACTTCTTGATCTTCATAGAAGAAAAGCATTATGTTAAACTTTTCTAACAAAATGGTAAGAAATTCTTTCTTAGTAAAATCATTATCGATGGCTTTCAATGCATGCTTGAATTCAATTTCTTCAGACTTCTGCTTATGCTTCAACTTGCGTTGCTGATTAATTTCGTAGACTTTACGAATTTCGGAATAAAACAGATTATTCGGAGTGATATCAAACCACTTATCTGGAAGATTCTCAAGCGTTTCCTTTCTGAAATCATAAACAACTTTGTTATTATATTTGCAAACACCATAATGTCTTGCTAAAATAGCCAGAACGCCATTAGGATGCATTTTGACCCAAAGTGGCCAAAGTTCCTTGCGGTCTTCCTGTCCAATATAAAACTGAATACCGTTAGACTTCGCAGTAATAACATGACGTTCGTTAATTTCAGGATTTGCTGTCTTGTGAATCATCATACACCTCGTTTATGCTTATAATATAGAAAAAGCGACTACTTTCGTAATCGCTCAACGAGGAGAAATTATATTCCAGTCATCCTTGTTAACATAATGTTAATAGATTGTTAACAAAATGTTAATAAGGCGTCTGTTCTGTTAGTAGTTTACAGCATCATTAAATTCGATAAAACCATGAATGCCACTACCACACTGGCCAGAAGTAGGATTGAACTTTTCCGTCGGTTTTACTGCGACGCCAATCTGGTATTTGAATTTCTTGTCCCAGTTAGAACTTACGCACCAGCCATCTTTAAGCTCGTATTTGCTACCATCTGGGCAATAAAAATCAACTACTGTAGCTTCAGATACACGAATTTTTAAATCACCGCAATAAACTCTCTTAGCCTTTGCCGGAACGGAAAGCTTAACAATTACGATACCACAATCGCTATCATGGTCTTCCGATGAGTCATTTTTATCTGGACGGCCTTCACACTTCTTATAGAGAATAATATCGTTACTAGGCGGTTTAATGCCAGTAGTATAATTAAGATTATAGTTTCCAACAGTAGTATTGTGCGAATGAAATCCACCGAATACCGCAGCATGATTAGTATAAAATTCTCCAATCGTAGAATCCGACAAGTTAAAGTTTTCTCCATCTAACAAATTATAGATGGACACTTCTGACAATCTTGACCTGATAATTGTCAAATGTTCTATGTAACATCTATTCAATATAAGCTTATCACATTTTGCATTATCGATGTCTACATGCTTAAGGCTACTATCTATAAGAGAACAGCTACAACCTTGTAGTCCATCGATATAAACAGAATAATGAACCGCTTGCAATGTCAAAAAAGAAATTCCCTTACAATTATTGATATAGACTTCATCTACATCATTAATCCGCACTCCATTAGAAAAATGATTACACTTTTCGAAAAAAACCTTGCCAGGTAAACAAATACCGTTAACTGAATTCGTATTTGCCGTAGCATAGAACTTACAATTCTTAAATGTGACGCTCCCCGCAAATACTGTAATTACATCTTTAAATACACAGTTTTCGAACGTAACATTATGGCCGTAATAACCAAGAATCGTAATATCTCTATCAGCATCAAATTCTACATTTTTGATATAGAAAGAAGTATGATCCTTGCCTATAAGATTACACAAGTCAATTTCTTCATCTTCATCTTCATCAAGCTCGCCAATATCCTTGATCTTGGTTTTTTGCTTTGTATTACCAACATGGACAGAATGGTTTTTAGTTTTTGCCAAACCGGCCTTGATAAGGTCAATAAATGACTTGCTTAATTGCTTGACTTGCTTCTTAGCCATGGATTATTTCCTCTCGTTGATACCTATAATATAGCAATTCCTGTCAAAACAGTAAACAGCCTATATGACTTATTCCTTATTCAGTTCGCTCAATGTTTCATAGACTATATGACTGCGAGTGCCTTCCCATCCGCCATCTTTTAACGAATGACCAGTATGCTTGGCAATACAGCAATTAGAACCGTAAAATTTTAGTGTCCAATTCTTGGGATTTTCACTCTTGGCAATCTTTTCAATAACGATGGCTTTGACTGCTTCATCTATAGAATCATAAAATTTGATATCTTTATTGTAGCGAACATCTTCGTCTGTTAATCGAATATCATCCAAAAGCGCAGAACTAATAGCAGGTTCTTCACTACAAGTCCAGAAAAAACGTGACTTCTTAGGGAATGTAACTTTGAAGATTTGATCCATGTTAATCATTTCTTCTCTGAAAATCCTAAGCTTGCCATCAGCCACGTCCAAATAATGTCGTATCTTAATCATGCGACAATCAAGGTCCTTGACCAAAAGCTGGCAGTCATGAAATTCAGAATCGTTCTTGAGCCTGATATCATAATAAAGCCCGATTTTCAACAGTTCATCATATTCAGTCTTTTCTGACATAGTTTAAGCTCCTTATCTTTTACCTTAACAATATAGAATTTTTATAAGAAATTGTCACTATCGAAAAGACTAATTCCTCGATTCAGTCGACCGTGACGTTTCATCTTGCGCTTAAACATATACCATGCCACTCGTTTCATAACCATAGGGACTACATAAGCTTTAGCAACCAACCCCAACACGACTACCAGAAAAATCCACATAATCATATAAGCTTACCCCTGCTTCTTACCCTTTCCTTTGCTCTTACTTTTAGCACCCTTACTAAGATTGATATAACGCTGCATGAGCTTGCCATGCGAACCACACCATCTTTTTTCGTCCGTGAGCCACAGGCAAATAGGATTATTGTCTTCGTCGACGACTTCGAACTTTGTCGAATCTTGCTTGACAAGTTCCTTAATCATGGCCTTAATACATTCTTCACGGTCCGAATAAAGAACAAATTCCCAGTTCAGATCAACTTCCGTCGGACTGAACACGTCCTTTCTTAAACAATACTTGTTGTCTTCGATTTCCCAGTAATACATAGGATGACGCTTTTCACACATCTCGACAATGTGGCTGGTATTTACCCAATTGATACTTTTTGTTCCGTTATTCCATGTAGAAATAAGCCCGACGAACCCGGGAATAGGGTTAACGATTTCAACGTTATTATATTCTTGCTTCGTATCAAGAATAACGTCATATTTGATTCCAGGTTTGAATGGCTTGTAATCCATATTGATTTCCTCTCGTTTATACCCCTAATATAGCTTTTCCCACGGACATATTAAATATCTACCCCGACGATATTATCTTACAGTCAACCCCTACCCCCTATAGAAAACTGATAAAAATCTTTCAGGGTGTTTTTACTTACAAAAGGGTCAAAAACTAGTATATTTTAGGGGTAAACCAAAAGGAAATTAAAACATGAAGAAACTCTTTATCGCTACGGCTTTCGCCCTTGCCACCCTTACTGGCTGTAATAGTGAAGATACCGTTGGACATGGTGACGTCTATGTCGCAGGCCATCAGGGTAAGCTCTGCACAGGAACATTAAAGGTACAGACATTCATCCTTACCTATGCCTTCTTCGTCGAATGTGATAATGGCGTAAACATTATTGACCTGAAGAATATAGCCTTCTATCATAAGGATTCTAAGGCCGATTCTACCGTCTACCAGGAAATGTTTGGAAAATAATCAGAATTAAGATATGTGGGATTTTAAAAAAGAACAGGAATACGAGCTATGGTGCCTTGACCATAGGCCCCTGATATTCAACAGGGTTGTCTGGACCCATGTCATAGGTAATCCGCTTGACGAATATAATAATTGCTACGTTCATCAACTGATCCAGCTATCCTACCTATCCAAAATCAAAAGAGCTATCAAAAAACTCTTCATGAACGATTTTGATTATATTGTATCTTTACATAAAGGACATTACGAATTATGAGACATTTTACCAAAACCCATAACGACCTTAAATGGCTATTCCCGGTAGCTGAAACCGATAAGGAAGCTGAAAAAATCTTTGACAGTGCCGAAACCCAGGCCAAGGACCTACTCAGCCTAGCTGGCGTAAAGAAGAAAGACGAAGATCTGGCTATCGACTGTTTCATGAAGGGCTATTCGTATGCACTGCAAATGGAAGTGCCTCGATATGTGGAAAAGCGTATCGAAACCATTTTTAAGAATATCTTTGATATTAAAGGTGGATCTTATTCGGAATGCACGGAAAAAAATAGAGAAAAGTGGATGCGTTTTCTCCGCTTCGAAACAATGCTTAAGCGCCTCGCATATCGAAAAGACGAGCAAGATGAAAAGGCACGAAAAGCTTTAGCCAAACTACTTGAAAATAGCGGATTCGACCGTAACGGCCCTATTGAAGAACGACTGAAACTTCTTTAAACAGATAACTGAATATTATTTTAATACCCCCATACATTGACATAAGGGGTATTTTTTACTATATTATAACCATGCTCAAAGATACAACCATCGTCAAGAAAGAAAATTTCACGTTCGCCGGTGAAGCCTGCATTTATATCGCCAGATACGACATTAAGGTTATCTCCGATTTAAGTGGCCGTTCTTCCGTTTCCGTAGCCAAATATACCGGAACAAGCGAAGATACCGTCAACCATCCCCTCCAACTTGACTGCACTCTATATATCCAGGAACGTGGTAGCGTAGTCCTCTATACCAACTATAAGACCTACGAACGCCCCGTACTTGGCCTCCAACTCCACGACTATACCCCTGAACAGACCGTCAATGCCTTCATGAATATAGAACGTGGCCTGTTCGGTTATGACCTTTTCTCCAAATTCATGCATAACTGGGAAACAATCTAATATGAACTTCAAAGACAGACTAAAACAATTAGATAATCTATACCACGAACTCCCAGCCACAGCCAGGAACGAACTGGATCAACTGGTCAATAAACGAGACGCCTCCAAACCTCCATATAATACCAATGACCGAACAAGAATTTAAAGATATCTGTATAGACGTATTTAAAGAATACGGTAATATCACGTTTAAGCCATGCCCAGCCGTAAAGGAATGGCCACAAGCATATCTCCAATACTTCCATGCAAGAACCAAGAAACTTGTAGCCAGATATTTCCCAGATAAAAAAACCGCCATGGCTATCAGTACCGAATCAGATTACGACGATTCCCATGTAGAAGATCCAGATTCTTTCAGAACTATCCTGGAATACGTAAGAGACCACCTGGACTACATATTCCTTAAACACCTCAGGGAAAAACAAGGAGACTAAATAATGAATATCCCACTTTATACCCTATTAACCGCTTTCAACGGTCCTCAACAAATAATCATTTTCGATTTATCAAAGGACGATATAGTCTATGACGGCTTTATTTCCGACTGTCCATCATATCTCAGAGGCCGCGATGTCAAGTCAATCGATCCCGTAGATGCTGACGGTCCCAGAGCCGGTTTCATTACCATCAATATCTAAAAATATCCGTCTATAGAATATCCAGAATTCAGTTAAGATAATTTCTGTTAAGTAAAAAATTCTGTATTTTTTCCGCGTGAAATAACCGTTAATAAATCGTTAATAATACGACAATATATACCCAGACATGTCCAGGTTTCTATTAAGGTAAACCTGGTCCTTTTTCTATTAAGCTGGATAAACCAGTAAGGGCATAACCGATAAACCAGATAAACCAAAATAACCGGTATAGGTATAACCTGATCTAAGATCGTCAAATTTTTTGACATAAAAAAATTTTCCCGGAAAATTTTCCAGGAAATTTTTTATTAAGGTTCATCCCCTCACCGTTCCCGATTCTCAATTCTGAATTTTTCTTATCTCAGCCAGTTTTCCGGTTCATCCCCGGTTAACCGAGCCAGTTAAGGTTAATCAGGTTAGAGAATATAGTCAACCGCTTCCTGGAAAGATTCGAAACCGTGGATTCCGGAACCGCATCTTCCGAATGTCGAATCGAATGCTTCTGTAGGTTTCTGGGTTTTTCCGATTTCGTATTCGTAATCTTTACCGTATTGGGCGACGACAATATGTCCTCGTTTTGTATTAAGAGTATACGTCTTTCCATTAAGCTTATAGAAACCGACGGTTACGGCTTTCGAAACCCTGATTTTACCGTAATCGCAATATACTCTCTTTGCGTCGTCCGGAACTTCCAGTTTTACGATAACCTCGTCGACTTGTTTCCCGGTGTCCTTACAGACTACCTTGGCCTTTTTATAAAGCGTCAGGTGTTGCTGCGTAGGAATGAAACCGACGGATCTTTCGGAAAAGATTTTCGGAAGTTTACTGTCATAGGTAACCGATCTGTTAAGCATTGACATACGGACATTGATTTCCTTGATACGGTCGGAAAGGAACGTAGCATGATCTATAAAAGAACTTCTTATATAGATTTGGTCAACCTTGAGATTGACTATAGTGGAAGAATCCTGACTGGAAAGATCCAGGCTATGGATATGGCATTCCTCAAACTGGAAAGTCTTCAGTTTTCCGCCGATGAAGTTGAATGTGGCGAAATGAGATTCCTCGACATCGACATTTTCGGTAATCTCGCAACGTTGCATCGTCACGTAGGCTTCACAGAAACCACCGAAGTGAACACCGTAGAACTTACTGTCCCATACTACGACATTGCTGCAAGCTTCGAAGGATATGTCCGATGTACTGAAGTTACAGTTTTTTAGAGATGGATTTCCGCCGTAGAGTTTGACATCGCAAATGGTCGTGCAGTTATCCAATTGCAGGGAACGTTCGGTGCGGAGTTCCATGTTGGTTTCGAACCTGCAGTTTATAAATCTGCAGTCGCAGTAGATTTCGAAAATTCTGGAATAGTTTACACGTTTGGCCGACCTGAAGGTGACATTCTGGAAAACTATCGTATTCCGGTAGTCTTTGTCTTCCGGTATGATCCGGTTCAGCGTTTCGTCGATTTCCAGGATGGTCCGGTTATTCGCGTCGCCGAGATATACGGTAATTCCTGCGACAAAAGCCGAATCCATGTCTTTTATGAAGTCTTCGAACTTGACGACCGTTGGTTGTTGTTTTGCTTTCATGTCATGTAATATAGTAAATCTGTTAAGGTGTATAAAGTATAAAGTGTTAAGTATATTCTGTTAAGTCAACCGCGGAAATCATAGTTATTCTATAAAGTATTAAGGTTGACCGGTTTCTATAAAGCTGACCGGGTTAACCGAGTCGGACTGTATTAAGTATAGTGTATTAAGTATATTGACAAAAAATCCGGAATTTATTATATTATATAGACTATGGACACGGATTACATGAACGCAATCTATAAAGATCATGGATTGTTGGTTATAATAAACGATAGCAGGAATTTCGAGGATGTCGAGAAACTTGACCGATATCAAAACCTCAGGCATTTCTATATTCACAGGAAAACCGAAAAACACGGTTATCATAAACTGATTGAAGTGAAACGGTTTACCGGACAGACGGAAGACGATATCCCGAAATACTGTATTCGGTTTTTCCATTACCGTTTTTTACCGAAACTTGAAAATTCATATTATAAGGACCGTCCGTGGCATTATAACCAGATTGACAGTGACTGGTTTAGGAATACTGACGAATATGCACGGTCGCCTGTGAAGATCGGCGAAGGCTGGCTGACCGGTATACAGAAAGTACTGAATTTTTTAAATTCTGAAAATTTCTATCAGTTTGTCGACCAGTGTGAGAAGATTGAGACTGAGACGGAATACCTGGTTTTCAAGAGCGAACTGGAAACCTGTCTGGCGATCGAGGATTTGTAGAGCGGACTGGTTTATGAACCGAGAACTGGGTTAATGGTGAATAACCGAAATAAAATATGCCAGGTTGACGGTTATTGACAGTTTTGCTATATTTGGAGAAAAACAAGGAGTTACAGTATGCCAACATGCAAACACAAGATCACGACGAAGAGCAAGAAGACGACCATTCCCCTGAAGAAAGTGAACTGTGGCCAGAAGGGTGAAGTTGAATTGGATTGGCAAAAACTGAAGGTATTGACTGCGCAGCAAAAGCAGATTAAGGCGCAGATCCTGGCAATCTGGAAGAAGGCTGATAAACCGGTAGTGCAGGATGAATTCTGTACCCGTCGGCGTAATGTCCTGTTCGTGGATTTCGCGGAGTATGCAACGAAGATGAATCAGAAAGAAGGTTACTCGATCAGCAACGGATTGTATGCCGATCCATATAAGGGATTTGATTCTGAACATGATAGCGTAGTGTATTTCGACGATGACGAAACGATCGACAATGCTATTGCTCGTATGGACAGTATTATCAATGTGGCCAATGATTTCAAGAAGAGACTGCAGGAAGCACAGGATCACGGTTGCGAACGACTTATTGACAAGAACTACTGTTCGGAAACTGATTTTGAATTTCAAGACCTTGAGGACGATAATTAGAAAATGAAAAAATCCAGAAATAACGTATTTGAAACCAATTCCAGTTCATGTCACAGTATTACGTTCAGTGACGATGTTATCGGGGATCTGAAAGGATTGACTTTGTATATCTCGGGTAACGGTGAATACGGCTGGGGACCGGAAAACCTGTATAACCCGGAAGAAAAGCTCGACTATGCATTGGTGGCCTATCTCACTACCAAGACGAAGTGGATTCCGCTAGATACGACTCTCCGTGACCTGGAACGTGTTCGTAGTAAACTGGTTTCGGAGATGAAAACCGAGGTTAATACCGCCTTGGCTGGAGTTGCTGACTGTTTCCGTAAGCATGGAGTCATGGTAGAATGGGAAGACGATATCGGTGAAATCTCGGTCAGCAGCAATTACAGAGTCCAGCCGAAGTATGTCGGTTATATCGATCACCAGAGTGCACCGACTGAAGGTGGAGATTCTACAGTATTGGTGGACTGGTTTGAAAATAATCCTGAGAAGTTGTACCAATTCGTATTCAATAATTCCTATATTGTTATCGACAATGATAACCATTAACAGGAGTTAATAATGAAAAACGAAATCAGAGAAACATCCAAAGCCTTTGACTGCCTGGCCGTAACCAATGTTCAGGTTTTCCCTTTCAAGGAAGGTCCTAGCATGGGACACATGAAGGGTTTGGCCACGATTGTTTTGAATGACCAGATTCAGATTCGCGGACTTCGTGTCATGGAAGGCGAAAACGGTTTGTTCGTCGGTTATCCGAATGATCCCTTCTATAAGGGTGAAGATTACCGCAGTATCTGCTGTCCGATTACCCGACAGCTTCGAGAACATATTGAAGCCTGTGTTCTTGAAAAGTATCAGGCGGCAATCGCTTAATAATTGGTGTTTTAAATTAAAAAATCGGTAGTTAAAACTACCGATTTTGTTTTATTCCCTAGTTAAACGCAAAAACTAGTCAATATTGTAGCCGGACTTGAGAAGAATCTCTTTTGCTTCCTTGAGAGTGAACTGTTTGGAAGTTTCGGTTGATTCACCGAGATCGAGATCATCGAGGTCATCGTCGCCGAGGCCAGGTTCTTCTTCCGGAGCTTCGAGCTTGTCAGCCTGAGCATAAATCTTGTCTTCAATCTGTTCCTGAACATTTGCAACCAACTGACGGATTTCAGAAAGGTCAAGATTTCTGGTAGTCGGAGACTTAAGGGCATTGGCAATAACGTTACAGACGGTTACGATGTAATCGCGGTCATCCATAGCATTGATAGCTCTTTCCTGTTCTCTGGCTTGGGCTAACTGGTCTGCTGTAAAATTAAGTGGCATATTATAAACTCCTTTAAATTAAATGTTTAATCTGTATTATTTATAATTGCCGTTGACTGGGTTTACGTAAACTGACTGGATATAGAAAAGAGAACCCGTCGACAGGTTCTCTCAATGCTCCCCGTAGAGAGCCAGTCTTACCAGGAAAGGTAAGCGTAACTGTAATATTTATACTGCTACTGGCATCTTGATAGCCGGATGGCACTGATAGTTTTCGAGAGTAAAATCAGTATACTTCCAGTCCCAGATAGTCCAGTTAGGATCGTCAGCGTTGGTAATCTTTACTGTTGGTAATTCATACGGTTCCCTGGAAAGTTGTTCCTTGACACCTTCAATCTGATTGACATAGATATGGGAATCTGCGAAGAAACCAATTAACTTACCGGGTTTCATGTTTACCTGCTTACAGATAAGAGTAAGTAACATTGCGTACGATGCGATGTCGTATGGAACTCCAATAGGATAATCCGATGAACGTTGATTCCATAACAGATCTACATAACCGTCATTACATAGGATCTGGTAACAGTAATGACATGGAGGTAACGCCATCTGGTCCAGCTTCAGTGGATTCCACGCGGAAACAATCATTCTACGATCGGTAGGATTCGTCTTAAGAGTATCGAGTACCTTCTGTAACTGGTTTACCCCTTCACCGTTAAAATTAACCCATTGACTTCCGTAGATAGGACCAAGATCGGATTCGTCCTTCATTTTCTGTTTGGTAACGTCGTCTGTACCGTACGGAACTTTCTTCGGGTTACACCAATCATCCCAAATATGACAGTTACGATCCTGTAGGAACTTCTTATCTGTAATCCCATGGAGAAACATTTCCAGTTCAGCGCAGATGTTCTTCAGACCCATTTTCTTTGTTGTCATCAGCGGAAACTTTCCGGTAGACATGTCGAATTCCAACATGGTACCTGAAACTGATAGAGTATCGACACCTGTACGGTTATGTTTGATCTTACCTTCTGTAAGGATTCTATTTAATACTTCCAAATACTGTTTCATACTGTTAAATATAGAAATTATTTCAGGTTATTGTTAAGCTTTGCGTTTTTCTCTGTGATTTTTACAATTTCACGAATCAGGTCTTCCTTAATAGAAGAGATTAACCTGTAACCGTTACGGTCAATCGTTCTGATGATAATCTTATTCGTCATCGGTGATTCCTGGAAATGTTTGATGAACAAATCCTGTTCTTCCTGTCTCCTGGAATAATCCAACGAGTTGCCGTCATCTTCCATTACGTTAAAGTTCTCTGAGATAAGGAGTATGAATACCGTATTCTGTACATCATCCCAAAGTTCTTCTTCGTAGATCTTTAACCAGTACGTATTCTGCTCACGGTACAGCGGTCCATACACGAATTCATCGATATGTCCGCGGTTATAACAGAGATGGTCCTTCTTCTTTAATTCCATGAAGTATTCTGCATACTCTGCTTTGGTGAACATTAACGGATCCACGTCAGCGGGAGGTTTGCTGAGATGTATTTCTTTAAGTTCAGGATCGAAATCCTTTAATATCTTTTCTATAAAAGTATTCTTACCAATACGGTCAATTCCCATTACGACAAAATTCATATTAATCTTCCTTATACTGGTTATAGAGATCCATGAACGCAGTTGTCAGCTTATCCTTATCTACTTCCGTCTCATGTGTCTTAATGAATTCATTGAATAACGTAACGATGTTCAGGTTATCAGTATCAATGATATCGAGTTCTTCTGATTCAGTAATAAGTACGTTCACGTTGACAGGATAAGCAGGATTCATCTTCTCCAGCTTTTCTATATATGCATTGAACTTCTTATCCGCGAGTTCGATAGGTACATCCATGTCGACCACGTTTCCTGAGATAACGGATTCATCCACGTCATCCGGGTACGTATGTTTCGTGAAGATGATCGATTCATGGTTCTGTATGAATTCATCCTTCTCTGTACCCACGTCCAGGATTCTGTACCCTCTAGGACGGTTGTAATCATTACGTGTGATCTGGTACGGAGCTCCAATATAACAGATGGACTTTCCACCTTCGTATGTACGGTATACACCTTCGTGATAATGTCCAGCATATACATGCTTGATATTCTTCAGGAGTTCATTCGCGTAGATTCCAGAATCAGAAAGACGACCGGATCCCATGTCATAACCGATGATATCTAAATGTGACAGACAGTAATCGTACTTTTTCTTTAAACCCAGAGGTTCAGCATAGTCAGTTATCCAAGGTAAGAGTAGTATGCTCTTGCCGTCTACTTCCATTTCTGCACGTTTATCATATACCTTTACGTTCGGTAATAGATCTAGGATCTTTAGGGAATGTATTTCTGTACTGGTTTTAAGGTACATGTCATGGTTTCCAACGATACATGTCACGTTGAAATCCTTTAAAATGTCCTTGAAAACGTGGATTACAGTACCGATGACGTTCACGTTCACTGATTCTCTGGTATCGAATACATCGCCAAGAATCCATATCTCCGTAATATTCTTACTCTTTAATTCCGGTACAAGCTGTTTTTCAAAGAATCTGACTTGCGAATTCATCCAGATCTGGTCACCGCGTTTAACACCGAAATGTAAATCTGCTAGTAATGCGACTTTCATCAAACCTACTTCTTTGAATTATAATAGTCAGTAACTGCTGCTTTGAATTCTTCCACTGTAACCGATTTACCGTTGATGTACGGATCGATAAAGAACTTTACTGGGTCAGAGTTTTGAATCTTGTACTTGAAACTGAATCCGGTTTCAGGTACATAATATTCCTTCTCTTCCATTGCGAAGAAATCAATTTCCTTCATCTTGAATCCCCAACGTTCACAGAGCATGATTGCATCTGCTGGGGTTACTTGTTGCCAATTAACCATATTTAACCTCTAATGTACTAAAGTCATGTACTTTTCTTATTATCACTGATGACGTTACTGGAACCTTCATTTCTCCCAGCATGTGTGATATGATATATATTCCCAGGTTTTTCTTACCTTCCGCTATTATATTATATAACGTACATACGAACTGGTCGATACCTGGTTTATCTATGTTCTGATCCAGCAATTCATCTATGAATACCAGGTTAGAACTCCAGTTAGAAATCAATCTGCTGATGTTAAAGAACGACAGTAGGATAGACATATCAATACGAGTCTTCTCACCGCCAGAGAACGAATTATAGGATCTACCCTTCATATTCTTCGTGATACATTCCTTCATTTGTTCATCAAATTCTATATGAATGTTATTCATCTCGAACTTGACCAGGAATTCATTAACGTTCTTATTAAGTAAAGCGATAAGCTTTCTATAGAAGTATGTCTTGATACCAGAATCACCAAGGATATCAATCAATTCGTTCTGCAACTTCATGTCTTCTATCAACTGCTCACAGTCACATTTAATCGCATCGAATCGTACCTGTAACTCTTCAAGCTTTAACTTGTACTTGTCCAGGTTTGCAGGACATGTCTTATTTTGTTCTGTCTCTAATGAATGTTCAACCTTGGAAAGATCGTTTTCTGCTTGGGACTTTATGTTCTTTTCTGCATTAAGCTTTTCCCTGATTTCACGAATGAATCCAACAGATTCGTTATACTCTTTCTGAATCTGAACAAGCTCTGCATACTTCTGCTGAAGAACCGGGTACTTGTTCTTTTCCATGTCATCGAGTTCCTGCTGTAATTCTTCCAGGTGTTTCTTCGCATGTCCTTCATCCAATGGACTCTTACAGATAGGACAGAGTTTTGTCTTCTTAAGTTTCTCAAGTGTCGTACCGTTTTTCTCGATAGTCGACATGGTTTTACCGATCTCTATGTTTATCTGCTCGATTTCGTCCTGTACAGACTTACCTTTAATAGATTCCGTTAACTCCGTAATCTTATTTTCCGCCAACGTAATGTTCTTACCAGCTTTATTGATTCGTGTCTGGTACTGTTTGATCTGCTCGTTTAACTTTTCGATGTTCGCGTTTCGAGTTTCGTTAAACGTGGAAATATATTCTTCCATCTGCGAAATATAGTTATTATTATCGTTGATCTGCTGGTTTATACCAGATAATTCTGTATTTTTTATAGAATATTCCGCATTTGAAGCTGTTTTTTGCTTCTTTACGTCCTTTAACATAGCTCCAAGCTTGTCTATGTTAAATATGTTTTCCATCAGAGCACGTTTATCACCGATAGGTAACGACAGGAATGGTTTGTTATTCGTACACGCGACGGCGACAATATTCTTGAAAAGTCTGAGGTTAATCCCCAGTAACTTATCGATTTCATCCTGCGTGAGTTTCTTCGTGGATAGAAGATCCATTTCCTTTCCGTTCTTCATGATCGTAAGAACAGTCGGTTTCAATCCGCGTGTGATAGAATACTTATCCTTACCAATACGGAAGTCGATCGTTACTTCCAGACCCTTCTTATTGGTTTCATTGATCAATTCATCCAGCTTGATGTCTCTATAGGGTTTGCCGAACAATACGAATGTAAGAGCGTCCAACATAGTAGACTTACCTGAACCGTTCGGAGCTCTGATTGTATTGAGGCCCGGCTGGAACTTTATCTCTGCGCCTTGGGCACCATAGGACAATATATTACAAAACGAAAGCTTTTCAAATTCAATATACATATACACAAATATAGTAAAAAAGTAAATGTTTATAAACGTTAACATTAAAATCTAAATATTTCTATAACTTTACAAAACAGAAAACTTTTCTATATTTAAACCAAAAAATAGGTAACTGGGTTCAATATGTTGTAACTGTGTTTATAACATGTTAGTAAACTGTTAGTATATTATTAATAAACTGGGACAAAAGGTTCCAGTGGAAAACTGTTATATATAATAATGAACTTAGGTTCCCTAAGAAACGCAATTACATAGTAAGTCTTATTCCTCGGAGCGAAACTCAACTCAATGATGCTGTCGGTAGAGGGTAAGCCGCTGGGGATGAGGTAAGTCCTTTCAGTAAGTTTCTTGGCTCGGACGGCCGAGTTATACCTAATCCGTGGTATTACAAGAAACAGTCTAGCGTATATTACCGCAGAGGGTTCTGATAACAAAGAACCTAGATAGCCGCATCGGTATTATAGGATGTAGTCGGTGAGCCGGAATGCCTGCATCGTAAGCCTATAAGTAAATCCCACAGAGGTTGATGGTCCATACCTGTCAGTCTATTCAGTGTTCCTGGATAGGCTTGATGTCTCCGGTCCATGTTTAACTCGCTGGTGTAGGATAGAACTCAAAGAACCTGACTTTAAGACGATCACCCTAACATGGACATCTCCGAACATCTAAAGTTCAATGGATAGATCTGCTCTGTCCTTTTTTCGTTATAAATATATAAAAATAAAAAACTTCCCCGGAAATTTTTAATGAGCGCAACCAGTTTAATGTGTACATACTTGTACGGATCCCTCGAATTAATCCGTGCGGCGATTGAAGGTTATTCAGCTTTGGCAAAAGGATTACTTAACCGTATAGAATCCGTGGCCACTGCCGCTATCACAGTCGCTGAATACATGATGGATCATACCATCAAACTGATTGTGGATCTCGTCAAACAGTATGAAAAAGAACTGTTCGACATGTTATATAACGCGTTGTTCGGTACAGATAAGAGTTTCTGGTGTCACAGACTGTGGAAATGTCTTGCATTGCTTAATGAGTTACTTGACCCGGATTCATGGTTAATGAAGAAACTTATCAAGTGGTGGAAGAAACAATGTATCGAAGTAGAACCGTTAATCAATAATATTAGGGGAGTGATAAGTGATTTCTCCCAATTCCAGCAGATGGTTTGTTCCGCGGGATTCACTGTAGAGTTCGGTATTTCGTACATAAAGGAATTCCTGGGTTGGTGTAAGGATCAGCTGGAAACATATTATAGATGGATTGCACGTAAGATCAGACAGTTGAAGAAACTCTGCGAAGATTACCTGGACCAGCTGATAGATTACGGTGTCATTGATTACCTGCAGAAACTATGTGATTTCTTCCAGTGTGCATTCGATGACAGTAAGTCCTGCGCTGAGATTGCAACTGCCAGTAACTTCTTCAACCATAGTATGAGTGTACTCAAACTACAGAAGTCCGGTGACAGTTATAATATATCTACTGAGTACCGTAATAGTATATACGGTGGATTAGAAGGAGCTCAGGTACAGATAAGTAATCTTAAGACCGAAATAGATTCGACTTATAAACTCTGCGTGGATCCACATAAACTGAAGAACGCGAACAACGCATATAACCTCAGTAAAAACATATTCCCGGGTGGTTTGGAAGGAGATGATCTTAAGTGGAGTAATCTCAAAGACGGTTCCTGGAAGAAGATTAAAGCTGTACGTTACTGGAGTACAACTATCGATTCGTTTAAAGCTGCATGGGGACAGTTACACCCGGATGAAGCATTAGACCTGGAAGAACTCGAAGACGGTACATTTACTGATGCAGAAGGTTATATATACGTCAAGAAAGATTGTGGGTATGAAAAACTTGACTTGGAACGATTACCTGCAGTATATGAAGAAGAAGTTCTTTCTACGGAATCTGGTGACAACCATATGATGTATGACGGGGAAAAGTTCATTACTGTGACAGAAGCAGCAATAAAGATTGCAAAGGATCCGACATCGGATTTCGCAGTTGATTGTCAGAACCTCTCGTCATTTATAAATAACTGGAGAAAAGACTCTGATGGAGCTCTCCGTTATAACGGTCAAGTTTTAGTATAAATAACAAGTTAATACACTAGTGAGGAAAAATAAAATGGAATATTCTATAGACGATATCTTGAAGGCAAAGGAAGTTGTTCGTAACGCTGGTTACGGTGTTTCTTTACCGGATAATAAGCTGGACATTGCGAAGAACATCGCAAAAGCAAACGGTTATACAGTACGTAAGGATCCGACAGGTACTACAAGTACTGCCAGTACCGATGATATTAACCAAGCTTTGAGGATTGCGACAGATGCTGGTTATACAGTACGTAAAGCTCCAGTACAGCAAGCAACTAATGATCAGATTAACCAGGCAATGCGTGTTGCAACAGATGCGGGTTATTCCGTAAAGAAAGCTCCGGCTGCTGCACCAGCACCGAATCCAGCACCTGCCGAAACTCCTGCTCCTGCTGAAACCCCAGCGCCGGCTGCTCCAGCTGCTGCACCAGCACCGAATCCTGCTCCGGCTCCAGCAAAACCTGAACATGAACCGTCTTGGGTTGAGAAGATTGCGTCTAGGTACGTTTAATTAAACCGTCATCAGATGACGAAACCACTGTCTCAAAAACAGTGGTTTTTACTGTATTATAAATAATATATGAATAAAAGATTTCCACCACAGTACCCGTATGACGGTTATTATCCGCCTCATCCGCCAGAACCGGATGATTTTACACCAGATAACATCCCGCATCATGAACCTCCGTTCGTACCACACGCGGATTGGCCACATAATATACATCCCAGATGGAATGATTCAGAACCTGCTATAGTACAGCCATGGTGGAATGATTGCTGTAACCATGAGGAAGATGATTGTATCTGTGTTACCTCCGCGGATTATGAAAGATGGAATACCCTGGTAGATCTGTCCGCGTTGTCTGCGTTTAACCCGGAAGATATTTCCGCAGCTCTGTCTGCTTATGAAAGACTTGATAATTACTCTGCGCTGGAAGATGCGGCAGGATGTGTGTCTGCAAATAGCGGTATATGGAATTCCGCAGGGTACGTACCTGACATATATGAAACACTTTCTGCAATGAATGATATCCTTGCACAGAAGTATGACGTATCTGCATGGAGTGGAATCTATACCAATAACGCGGAGATTCAGGGTACAGGTACAGTCGAAAGACCGTTACATTTAAGTCCTGCTGTACGAGATATCCTTTGGACTGTCTCAGGCAGTTTGGAATCAGGTTATAAAGCTGGATTGGTAAATGACCAGGATTATGTTAATCTAAGAAGCCAGATCGATAACCTTGGCAGTAAGAATACTGTTCAGGATATGGCCCTTTCTGCCATATATGACATGTTAAAGATTCTTGCTGGTGATTTAACCGCAGCTGAACAAAAAGTAGACGATTATACCAGACTTTGGGTATGTGAAACTGATCCTGATAAACGTAGAGATCCAAAGACATTCTATTACTGGGATTCAACTAAACCTTCCTGGAGTGACTCGTAATAACTTTTATAAATATATTATAAAAGGAAACCGAAACTATGGAAGAACTTATTAAGACTGCGTTTGAATCAGGCAATGCAACTGCTATTCTGGCAGCCGCAGTAGTATATTTGATTGTATATGTACAAAGAAAGAATACTGCTGCAAGCAGAGACACTGCTGCTGATGAACTTCGTGAGAAGCAAAATGAGCTGGAAAGGGAGTATATGCTTATGAAGAAGGACGTAGATAACCTGACAACAGAGACTGGCGGTATTAAAGAAGATATTAAGGAAATGAAAGCCACATTGAATCAAATGGCCATTTCTTTGACAAAAATCGCTGCTAAGTATGAATATGACGCCGATAAGGAAAAGAGTAAAAAATGAACAATACATTAAGTGAATACATGATTAACGAGACGGCGAAGTTTTCTTCTGCTGAAAACAATCCACTGGTATACATATTGATTATACCGAAACTCCTGAAGTCTGACATCGAAACTGTACAGAAGGATGAAACTGTTAAAAATGCAGTTGATAAGGCAGAAAAGTTCGTTAAGGATCTTAACGACGATACAGTAAAAGTATTAAGAAATAACTTCCGTCCTTACGCGGCAATGGATTTATTCAAGAGATCCACTAATTATAAGGCCACATTTGATACATATTTGGAAGATATTAAGTGTGTTGCATGTCAGGAAGAGAAGAATTTCATGAAATGCATGGATCTGGATAGAAAATTCGCTGAATTATACAATTCTACAGAGTTCCAAATTTTCAAAAATACACTTTAATTAAAGTGATATAAATAATATATAAAAATTATATAAAGGGTTTTAATACTATGAATAGAAGCGAAGAAACAAAGTTCAAGGCATGGAAGCAAGCCCATGCAATAAACGAAGGATTCCTGGACGGTGAAGAAGAACAACCGGTTGTTACAAAGGATTCAACTGGGGAAGAAGAAACACAGGAAAAGGAAGAAAAAGATACATCAATCGATAATATCGATGACAATGTAGACATTTCCGAAGAACCATCTGAAGGTGGTGAAGATGATACCGGTGACGGCGAATCTGATTTCACTGCTGATGATGACGAAGGTGATTCTGAAAGCATGGATGATTTCGGCGAAGATTCCAGCGAAGAAAAGAAAGAAGATGACGGTACAAAGGAAGAAGCTGAAGCTACTACTGAATTAAAGGATATCCTTTCTACCCTTACAACTGCTATCCAGACATTAACTGACAAGGTTGATAACCTCAATAAGGAAGACGAATCTTCTGATGAAGGTGAATCTACTGAAGGTGGTGAAGAATCTGGTGATGATTTCGGTGGAGACGATTTCGGCGGTGACGACTTTTCTGAAGACGACTCTGTAAGTTCCGAAGACAACGGCGGGGATAACGGTGGTGAATCCAACGATAACGGTGGAGACAACAACGGATCCAATAATAACGGCGGTGACAATAATAACGGTGATAATAATGGAGATAATGGTAATAACGGCGGTGAAGATGAAGAACCTCCTGCTGACGAAACCAAGTCTGAAAACTACAACTACTACGCCAAGACTGGTCGTTACCTCTCTGAAAAGAGCGATTATATCATCGGTAAGTTGATTAACTCTCGTTATGATCTCCTTGAAAACGATATCATGAACGTAGTTGCTGCTAAGATTCACCGTAAGGTTGAAGACGCTAAGAAGCAGATTAAGTTCGAGGCAATGCAGAAGTAATCACGACTACCTTTATATGATTTTTAAAAACCTGGATGTAAAACTCCAGGTTTTTTGTATAAAAAATACAGAATTTAATAAAATACTTTATAAGTATGCAAATTTTTACTATATTTGAATTGTTTTTAATAGATAGAGGAAAAATATGTCAAAAGAATTAAGATTTGAAGTTGATGCACGTGAAAAGCTTATGTCTGGTTTGTCTCAACTTGCTAAGGCTGTAAAGAGTACGTTAGGACCGTCTGGTAAGACTGTACTCATTGCGAATGAACACGGTATGTCCACGATTACCAAGGACGGTGTTACAGTCGCAAAGTCTGTGGAGCTTGAAGACCCGACAGAAAACCAGGGTGCTCAACTTGCTAAGGAAGTTTCTTCCAAGACCAATGATTCGTGTGGTGACGGTACTACCACGTCTGTTGTTCTTGCAGAAGCAATTGCTCGCGAAGGATTAAAGAATATCACAGCAGGTGCAGATGCGTTTGAAGTTAAGGTTGGTATTGACCGTGCGGTAGACGCGATTGTTAACCAGCTTGATAAGATTGCAATTCCGGTTAAGGATAAGGACGCAATTCTTAACGTTGGTCAGGTTTCTGGTAACGGTGAATACGAAGTGGGTAAGATCATTGCCGATGCAATGGAAAAGGTCGGTAATGACGGTGTTATTACGGTTGAAGAATCCAGGACGGCAGAAACTGTTCTCGATGTCGTAGAAGGTATGCAGTTCGGTAATGGTTATTTGTCTCCGTATTTCGCAACAAATGAAAAGGCAGAGTGTGTACTTGAAAACCCATATATCCTGTTGTACAGTCACAAGATTATGACGATGAAGGATATGATGAATCATTTGGAACAAGCAAATGGTCAGGGTAAACCTATTGTTATTATTGCTGAAGACGTTGATACTGAAGCTCTTGCTGGTCTTGTAATGAATAAGCTTCGTGGTGTTATTAAGGTTGTTGCTGTTAGAGCTCCGGGTTACGGTGATTCCAGGCAGAATAATCTTCGTGATATCGCTGTTCTTACTGGAAGTACTCTTGTATGTGATGAACTCGGTGTAACCCTTGCAGAAACTGGTGCAGAAGTTCTTGGTACTGCTAAGTGTGTACGTGTGACGAAGGATTCTACCACGATCGTTGACGGTGCAGGTGATCCAGAACAGATTGCAGAACATGTCGCTCAGTTAAAGTCTTTACTTGAATCTGCAACCTCTGAGTACGAAAAGGAACAGTTGAAGACTCGAATTGCTAAGCTTACTTCTGGTATTGCTGTGATTAAGGTTGGTGCAGCAACTGAAGTTGAAATGAATGAAAAGAAGGATCGTATCGATGACGCTTATCACGCAACTCAAGCTGCTGTAGAAGAAGGTATTGTACCTGGCGGTGGTACTGCTTTGATTCGCGCAGAACAGGGTATTGACTGGAATGAACTCGAAAACGATGCATTCCATCATGATATCATTACTGGTATGAATATTGTTCGTAAGGCAATTGAAGCACCTCTCCGTCAGATTGTAGAAAACGGCGGAAATGAATCGTCTGTGGTTGTCAATAAGGTTAAGGAACTTAAGGGTAACGCAGGTTACGATGCTCGTGGAAATAAGTATTATGATCTTGTTGAAGCAGGTATCATTGACCCGGTTAAGGTTACAAAGCATGCATTGAAGAATGCAGCTTCCATTGCTGGACTTATCTTGATGACGAATTGTACTATTGTTGAGAAGAAGGAAAAGAAACAGGACATCCAGATGTCTATGCCGATTCCGGGTATGATGTAATCTATTAAAGACAAAACAGAGATCCGGTTATGTAACAGTAACCGGACCTTTTTATTATGGAATATATTTCAGAACAAATACTGTTCCCGGAACATAACTGGGATGAATTACATGAATCAGTACAGAAGGATCTGTTTACTGTTATCTCAGAGATTCCAGATACGACAGTTGATTGCAGAGACGGTACATTCGAATTCGTTTCGGTACTACCGTTTGATCTGAACTTCGTTGGAAGGTACAACGTGGTTAAACGTATGATAAAACCTAATTCCTCCGTATTCAGAAAGACTAAACATATCGATTCATATTATCCGAAATGTTATTTCCCTTTAAGAGTAGATCCATTCCTCGATAGACATATTTCCGTCGATGACTATATTGAACTGGTAAAAGCGATAACAATGTGTCTAACTAACAATACGACAGTTTATTATGATACGTTCAGAGATAACTATGACGTAAGATGGATGCTTGAGAATATAGAAAAGTATTAAGACGGGTTTCAATTAAGCCCGTTTTTTATTATATTATACACATCAACAGGAGATAATACTATGGCAACAAAAACAACTACGAAGAAAGTCAACGTAACAAAGAACGGAAAGTGCAGTGTTTCTATTAACTGTTTCAGCTGTAGTACTCGGTATGAAATGCAGGGTTTCAGTCACGAACAGTCGGAACGTCTGTATAACCGTGGAATTACCGGTGAAAAGATTCAGGACATTATCCCTGAAGTAGACAGGGGATGGAGAGAAATGTTCGTAAGCGGAATCTGCCCTGAATGCTGGAAGAAGATGTTCGGTTAAGGAGTATTAAGATGTTTTTCATTATTCTTGGTATTTTAATGCTTTGTGTTGCCGGTTATCTGATTTTCAGTAAAGTCAGATATGGAATCAAACTTGAAGATTGGTTGGATATCAGTTTCTTACCGCTTGTTGGAACTTTTCTGTTATTTGGAATAGTTTTTATCATTGCGGGAGTTGACTGAAACAGAAAATTCTGTTAAGACGGGTTGACAATTCGAGGATAAAATTCTATATTAAAACCTGTTAGTATTGTACCTTAATGCTGAAGTTGATATTGCTTCGCTCCTTATAAAACGGGAGCAGCCTGGCCGGATGCTGGAATGGGTAGACAGCGCAGACTTAAAATCTGCTGGAGGCAATCTCCGTGAGGGTTCAAGTCCCTCTCCGGCTACGAAAAAAATCATTACTGGAGTGAGCCCAGCGTAAAGCCATTGCAGTTAATCGCGCATAAACGGTAAGGATAGGCATGAGCCAAAGGGACCTTACTAATGATTTAAATAAATCCTAGTAGCATCTAGTAGTCGTCAATATTATATGGGACTAGGGCGGTCTTGTTAGTTTCCTGTAATGAGTAAAACTGACCGTTTGCATGAACGTTAAACATGTTGGGTTTAGACAATTTATCCATGCTGTACCTTGAGAGAGTGTATCGCCATTGGATTGGCAAGCTAAAGGTGACTCCAAAACAAAGTTTATTTTCTGGTTTGTTTGGTCTCTTCAGCCAAATATGACGCACTGGACTGCGCGAGATAACCGGTCCGTAAAACCAGACGGGGTGGCGTCCATCGTGACTGGGATGCTAGGCTATGGGAGTATTAGTTTTTACGTGTCCTCCCCGTGGTTAAGTGATCCGTACTACGTAACAAAAGAGTGCTGAATACACTCGGGATCACCATGGTTTTGTGGATAGGTTCATCATGACAACCACGTTAAAAAATGGATAATGGTATCTCCTTGTTGTGTGGTGAAAAAGGATGACTGGATAGGAATATCCAGTCATTTTTTATATACAGACATGCCACTTTTTACTATATTATAGGCATCAACAGGAGATTAACATGATTACAATCAAGAGTTTGAACCATCTTATCGAATCCGCCGGATTCCTCCCTCTCTATCGCAACAAGCCGGATTATTTCAAGAAGGTCCATGCATTCTGGAGCAAGAAGGCAGCTCGAAAGAATGCAGCTCAGTATAACATCGAAAAACGTGACAATTGGGCAAGAGTTATCAAGAACTGGGAAAAGTTCAACTCGAAATCCCCCGCAATGTACCCGTCCATCTATATGGGTTGTGCTTGGGTTGCTCCGCTTGATACCGTAATTGACGGTGTTGAATACTCTGTGGTTGACATCTACGAACCGAAACGTACGGATGATCCGAAGACACACTGGGGTTGGGGTATTACGAATGACAATGGTGAATTCGAACAGACCTGGCCGAGTCTTACCTGTCGAATCAACAACAAGAAGTATGAAACCGTGGAAGAATTCCTTGCAGAACTTCCGTCTTTGCTGGAACAACTCAAGAACAGTGACGTACTCAAACATAAGTGTGAAAGTATGTATAAAAAGTACTACACTCCTGAACAGTTAATTCTTCGCTGTGGTCAGGACGGTTCTAACACTTAAGGTTGACTGGATAGAAATATCCAGTGCCTTTCCTTTACAATAATGCCATATTTTACTATATTATAAGCATCAACAGGAGATTATCTATGAAGATGGAACAGTTTTTAACGGATTTGGCTCGCAGCATTGGTCACAGTGAATATAAAATCAGTGGTGACACGTTGATTTTGACTTATCCTTTCAAGAATCCGGGAACACATAGTTGTATCAACCGTAAGGAAATCTATATTCATCCTGTTCCAGATCACAAACACCAAATGGATATTGAAGAGATTTGGGTCGGTTTTGATTCAGATGGTGATCCTTGGTCGGATCACATGGGTGGTGTGTATGTCGACTGTACTGGAATGGATGTAAAGAAAGCAATTTCCGCTATTACTGAAAAGGTATTTGCCAAGTTGACGGATTAGAATTAACACAAGGAGATAAACACATGGGAAAGCAAGTAAATCAATTTCTTAAAGAATGGAACGAAGCAAAGAACGATGAACAAAAACGTCGGGACCTTGCGGAAGACATCTGGTATGACTGGTTCTGTAGCAGTACAGCACTTTATAACCGGACTAAGAAGTTCATCAAACCGTTGAAGATCATGGTCAAGAAGAACCCGAAGATCGGTGAACTCGAACTTTCCGGTAAGAATTGTTGTCCGGTCTCTGGTTCATTGTATGATGTTCTTCGATTATTCAATGCCGATGAAAAAGGTAAGTTCCGTGGGTATATTGCTTACGACTTCCGTGGACCTGGAAAATTCCAAGTTTCAGCCGGTGGAGAACATGAAAAACCGTTCGATTCAATTGTGGAAGCTGCGGAATACTTGGCAAGCAAGATTAAATAAGGAGTAAACAATGAAACGTAAACTGGTTATAGAAATAACAACTGATGACGTTGCGGAAAATACTGGTTTCAATGAATTGATGGACAATCTCCAGGATTATTGTCAGGAACAGGCGAATGAACTTGTTGCTATTGACGGAATGGAACACGGTTATTTCTTCTCCGTCATTGATCCTGAAGGTAAGAACAATGTCCACATTGATTCACACTGGGAACAAGAGTAAACTGAAATAAAAACACAACAAGAGCGTGGCTTACGAAAAGCCACGTTTTTTCTATATTATACATATCAATCAAAAGGAGTTACATAATGGTTTATGTAGATATTGAATACGAAGGAAGAAAACCCTCGATTAACACTGTCCGAGATGCTGTCCTCCGTGGATTAGCAAAGGATTATACTGGAACTTATACTTTTGTTAAGGTAGAACCAGTCAAGGATCGCAAGGAATTCCATTTCGTCTTCGAAGCGGAAGATGAAGAAGATTTCGTCAACTTTGGTTTCAATGACCTTGGAAGTTCTCTGCCTGACAATCTCCAGCCGTGTGGTTCCGGCCGTGTATCTAAGCCGAAGAAAACTTGTTGGATCGTTACAATCGCAAATTACGATGAACCCGGTGAAGGTCTTGCTGTGTTTGCTCCGGTTATTTGCAAGGACGAAAAGGAAGTTGTGGATTTCATCAAAGAAGACATGACTGCATCTTTCACCAATGAAGGTTGGACTGTTAAGGGAAGAAAAGCATATCCGCCTAATTATAACCCGAAGGATAAGGATAATCCGCCTGAAAACTTCCCGGTTATTACCGAAAAGTCCATCAAGAATAACAAGGAATTTGAAACACCGAGTGTTATTCAGCTCTGGACCAAGTGGAAAGTCACTAAGTGGGAAATTTAGCTGACTGCGACAAATAATAATAAGAGATGTGGTTTACATTAGCCACATCTTTTTCTATATTATAAGTATAACAAAGAGGTTGATTATGACTAAAAAAGAACAGATGACTCTTGAAGAAGCTTATAAGATTGTGCAAGAACATGAAAATAAGCTGTATTGGGATGGACTTAATGAAGAACTCGATACTTATCTGAAAAAACATCCCAGAGGTTGGACTGTTGAACTGCATAATATTGAGAGATGTGAAGACATGGAAACTTTGCTTAAGGAACGTGGTTATAATGCAACCTCGTGGTTTAATGGTCAGAATATGTCTGTTATGTTGAAATACAGCAAGAAAAAGGATAAGTAATGGAATTAAGATTCAATACACAACAAGTAATAGATGTTTTGTGTAAGAAGTTTAACCCTGAACTTGGTGGACTTAAAGATTGGTCTTGTGAAGTAGACGTTAAATATGTTATCATAAAGCATAAAGACTTTACATTCCAGGTTCAAATCAAAGCTTATAATCAATCAATTACTATTAAGACTTTCGTCGGTAAAACACTGCATATAGAAAGAAACTACAACTTTAAAGAGTTTGACACATTCGAAACCTATATGAAGTATATAACTGAATACATTCAAAAACTGGAGAAGTAAAATGACACAAAAGACAGTTTATATTCCATTTACAGTTGATTCAAAAAAAGAACTTACAGATGATCAAGTACGAATAATTGCGAATCGGTTAAGAACTGCATTCCGTCAAGCAGGATTAGATGAATATGTAGATGACAAAGTACGTAGTGTCGCGGAATTTACCGATTGGTGTATCAGACCTGCAAAAACATTAAATGAAATCCTGAAGAAGCAAAATGCGTATTGAAGAAGTAAAAGAAATCGTTAAAGACCATTTGGTCCGAAAGGGTTGTTCCGTTGACCAGGCAGATGATCTGATCGCATCGTATGCTGGATCTATCTACGAAGACTGGGATAACGGCTGCAACTGTGAAGAAATCGCCCAATCTATCCTGGACAGTGAAGAATATAATTAGGGGTTTACAAAGATGAAATAATTTACTATATTATACAACGTAAAAACGAAAAACAAAAATTTTCTCCTATAAATAAAAATATGATGAGTATAAGAAAACAAATAAGAATAAGAAAACAAGGTTCACCTTGGTTTTGATCTGTTTGTTCACTGAACTCTGAATGATTTTTGGTTCCTGTGTGCAAACACGGGAACATTTTTTATGCCCTAGTAGCTCAGCTGGATAGAGCATCTGCCTTCTAAGCAGAGGGTCCCAGGTTCGAATCCTGGCTAGGGTACGAATTTTTGAGGTGTGGCCTAGTTGGCGATGGCGCGGGACTTTGAATCCTGTACGGTTAATGACACAGCGCTGGTTCGAATCCAGCCACCTCAACTAACTGGCAGAGCTAGCCAGTATAATCAAACTAAATGGACTTGTGGCGCAGTGGTATTTAGCGCAATCGACTTTTAATCGATGGGTCGTGGGTTCGAGCCCCACCAGGTCCACTATTGGACAGATAGCTCAATCGGTTAGAGCAGCGGACTCATAACCCGCCGGTTCTCGGTTCAAGTCCGAGTCTGTCCACGAACTTCCCGTAAGCAATGTCCGATGGTATCAGGCGATGGGGCTTATATCCTCGTGTGTGGGAGTTCGAATCTCTCCTTACGGATAAAGGCGACTGAGAAGAAATTCTCAGCCTTTTTTGTTTATAATTTAGCCATAAATTACTATATTATAATCATCAATCAAACAAGAGGTATTTAAATGAAAAAAATTCTTTTGGTAATTTTGTGTATGATATGTTTCGTAAATGCCGGTATTGTGACATATACACAATCCTTTGATAAGGTTAATGTTATTAAACCGGCGAAGTCAAAACAAATTATTTGTAAAACTCGTGTAGATTTAACACATGGATTAGTTGATAATTATGCATGTGATGTTAATGATATACATGTTAGAACAAGCTCAAATTTTTGGGTGGGTTCATTGGGCCCTATAGATGCATATTCAGATAAACGATATACTGATTATGATATTAATCGATATGTTGGTATGGGTAATAAAATATTCGTAGATTATATTATTCCGACTGAAAATGCTAATGAAAATAATAAGATTTATGTTACTTGTCCAGCAGGAATGGTATATAAAATTGAGAATGAAGCATATACTTGTGTAAAACCTTATATTTGCGATAATGATGAATACGCAATAGACGAATTTAATTGTTCCATTTTACCCGAAAATGCACATCGTAATAAAAAAATTGGTTATACTTGTAATAATGGTTATGTAAACCAAGGCGATATTTGCGAAGAAATTGTACAATGTAATGAAACAGATAAGTATAATAAAAATGAAAATCGTTGTTATGAACGACCTGAACATTCTCATTGGCTTAAGAATAAATTTGATTGGGAATGTGATAAAGGCTATGTAAATCAAGGTGATATATGTGAAGAAATTGTACAATGTGATAGTTTAAGTAGATATTATGAACCATCTAATACTTGTATTTCTAAACCTCCATACTCTCATTGGAATGCTGAGAATAGTGTAGATTGGTCTTGTGATAATGGTTATATTATATCTAATAATAGTTGTATTAGAAAATCAATTTGCTTAATTAATCAGAAATATGATGAATTTACAAATACTTGTATAGATCCACCAGAACATGCATATTGGAGTAATGATGAATATTATTGTGAAGATGGTTATGTTAAAGGAAGTTATGGTTGTGAAATAAAAAAGACTTGTGCTCATTATGATGAAGAAAATAATGAATGTTTTACAAAACCTGAACATTCTCATTGGGTTTATTCTGATGGTGCAACATGGGCATGTGATGAAAAATATCATGAAGATGGCAATGGCAATTGTTTTATTTGTGAAGAACCATTTCAATTTAATTATGAAACTGGAACATGTGTAATTAAGCCTGAACATTCTAATTGGATATATGAAGGACATTGGGAATGTGAAGAAGGTTATGTAGAACGTTATGGTAATTGTGAAGAGAAAGTTTCTTGTTGGTTTAGCAGATACGATGAAAGTTTAAATCAATGTGTATCTAAACCATCTGGAAGTCATTGGGTTAATGATTATTCGACGGACTGGGAATATGATGAACCGTTGAATTTAAGTCAATATTTTTCGTTAAATCATTGGATTTCTTTTGAATTTTACGGTAATAACGCGAATGACTTAAAAGATAATACTCAATATCCATTAGTAATGTCTTTAAATTATATCATTGGTTCTAAAATCGGAAATGAAGATATAAGTATTACGCCTTTTGTTAATACCTCGTTATCCATTTTTGGTGTAGATTATACAAGTTTAGAAAGTTTTTCATATGACGGTGATAAGTCGATTACTAGTATATATTTTAAACTTGGAATTGGTTTAGAATTAAATATTTTAGGATTCTTTGGTAATATAAATTATAATCAATTGTTTATACAGGATTTAGATAATATTGAATTCAATAATTATGTAATTGATTATAAATTTGGGTTTAATTTTAACGAGCATTGGATAGCATATTTTATGTATGAAACAAATTTGATTAAATCAACTACAATATTGAAAGAATATAAAAGCGATGTGATGGGTTTAGGTATAGGTTATCGTTTTTAATGTTAACTGAATAGAAAAAAATTAAAAGATGACATTTATAATAATGTCATCTTTTTCTATATTATATAAAAATAAAGGAGTTATAATGAAATATTTAATTATTTGTTTAATGCTATTTATTTATGGATGCGCTGTTGATACAGGAACAAGTGTAACTGAATCTGATATTGAAAATTATGAAAATCAATCAGATTGTGAAAAATATATGTTGCTCGGCTGTGATATTTTAAGTTCATCATCTTATTATAATAATTGGTTGATATCATCATCTTCTAATAAAACAGAAATTAAAAAACATTACTTCATGACAGATTTAGTATATGTTGGTATAACAAAATCTTCAAACTATGCCCACCTTGTAATGAAAAATAATACTGAATATAACATGTCAGTAGCAATAAACTATACAATAAAATGTATGGTTAATGGTAAATCTGAAACAAATACAACTAAAACAGTTTATTTTTATTTTAATGCTTATGAACAGCAAGAAAGTTCAAATTCAATAGATGGTGTTTGGCATGGAGGTATGGATTCTATTGAATGCACTGGAACTATATTATCCATTATACCATCATCAGGTGATAGAAGTAATTTTCAAGCATGGTCTGGTAATTATAATATTTCAACAAAATAGTTCAAACAGGAGTCTAATATGTTTGGAAGCGAATCAAGAAAAGAACGGTCTGAACGTCTCGGAATCAAGATCACTCTCTGGGATGACATCAAAGTCTATACCTATCTCTTTTTCCGAGCGGTTTATCGCTTTATCTTTCCAGCAGAGACAATTCTTATCTCCATGTATTATAATATGATCAATCATTTCGGGTCGCCGGAAAAGGCATATGCGTACATGAAGGACAGTGGAATTGTCAAGGTAAGACGTGGATGGAACAAAATTACTATCTGGGTAAGACGTCCAGGATTGTTTATCGGAGCAAAAGGTAAAGAACTTTATTATCTGGAAGATAAACTTCAAAAGAAGATCATTGTGAAAGAAAGTGACAAGTTGAACGCAATAGAACGTGCATACGACCACATGGGGTTCGTCTGTTCCTATCACGATGATTATTGATAACTGAAACAAAACAACCTTAAGGATGTAGCTTACAATGGCTACATCTTTTTCTATATTATAATATGGAGAGCGATGATAACGTAATAACCCTTAATTAAAGGAGGCAATTATGCCGTATTACGAATGTCGCAAACCCTGGTCTGAAAAACATGATGTCAATAAGACTAAAAAACTTATTGAACGTCGTTTGCCGGATATGTATATCTACTGGTTAAGTGAACAGTGGAATAAGAATAATACCATCAAAGCAAGAGTCACTTCGTCTGATATGTATCAAGAAGACGTGTTATTCTATTACGGTGATGACGATAAGACTGTCTATATTCATGGTGAATACATGCCGGTATCTGAAGACTTCAAGGAATTCCGGAAACGAATGAATAGCTGACTAAAGCAAAATAACTTTAAGGATGTGGCTTACAATAGCCACATCTTTTTCTATATTATAAACATAACCAATAAGGAGATTAAACCATGGCTCAATACAGTATGCGACTCGATGAATATGTTTCTGAGAAAAAGACTTTTATTGAAAACGAACAAGATTTCTTTGACCATATCGATACCATTAAGTTGAATCACTTTGAAGGTAAAATCAATATTCCGACCACGGAATTTAAGCATGGTAAAACCGTTAAGACAAACCATTTTTCCAATGTCTTTGTTACTCTTGAACTCCTTGAAAAGGGTATGCTGAGACAGATGCGGTGGTCGGACAGTAAAAACAATGGTAACGGTTACGAAGTTCTGAAGGACGGATATGTTATTTCCTTGGAATACGAAAACGAAGAAGAATCTGTCGGCTGTACCAAGTATTTCATTTATGAACCTCATGAAGCAGAATCCGCATTTGAAATGTTCACTAAAATCTGTGCAATGTATAAGTTATAAGGAGTAATAATGGTATATTCGATTAACCTTACCAAAGACGAACTCGATATGTTGCAGTTCGTGTATAATGAATATGACGGAAGAATTGTTAACATCACGAATAAACCGGGAAGCAGTTATTTCGTATTCCATATAGAACTTCCATAAGATAACTGAACAGAATATAAGATAAGGATGTGGTTTACAATAGCCACATCTTTTTCTATATTAAGAACATAACCAATAAGGAGTTAATTATGGCTGAATTTACAAAAATGGTATTTATTCCTGTTGAAATAACGTCTAAAACACAACTTTCAGAAACTGATGCTTGTAAGGTAGGTGATTTTATTGCCGAAACCGGAACATATAGTGTTGAAGACATTACACAGCAAACGAAGGTTGACATTACAGATTTTGCAGTAATGCCTGCAATTGTTTTAAGCGCATTACAGAAAAACAGGATGGGTAACCTTTAAGGAGAATTAACTATGAGATGTCCTAACTGTGATGCAAAGCTCAAAAGAATGATTACTGATGATCCGCATATCGATCACCAGTTGGTTGAAGGATGGGAATGTCCTGAATGCGGATATGATTCCGTCTACGATGACGAGGAACCGGTAGAAGATGATGAGGATGACTGATAAAAAATAATCCCTCATTGAGGGTTTACAAGAGTAGAATAATTTATTATATTAACAATACAATCAACAACGAAAGGAGAATAAATAATGAAGAAGTTTGAAGTAACTTACACTGTAAAGCGCCAATTCGCATTGCCTGATAGTGCAACAGATGAAGAGTATGATGCCGCAAAGGAAATCATGCTGGCTGATGTTCAGAAGGAAGCAGTTGGTGACATCAAGGTTGAACTGATTGATGCTCCTGATGAAATCAAGCAGAAGTATATCATCAACCGAGAGTGTGACTAAGAAATTAAGGCACAGGGTGTTCCTATTAATAACAATTATTTTTACGGTTCATACACCCCGCCTACTTTTGCAGATGGTGCAATGTAGCTCAATGGTAGAGCAGCTTACTTACTGTCCGCAGTAATGCATTGACTGTTCCTATTTTTGGCTTGTAACCAGCGGGTTGTAGGTTCGAGTCCTGCCATTGCTACCATCCATTTTTGAATTCCGGTGTCTGGTGGCTCCTTTTTGACCAGCCCGGCGAGGTTTGCCGATATTGACCTCGGGTTGGAAACAATGTCGGAACCCTGTGATGATGGTCACAGGGTTTTGTTATTTTTAGAGGACCCTCAATAGATAAATAAAACAAGGAGGCGATTATGCATGACTTACAGACCGCGATGGTGATCACAGCTGCCCAGAATGCTGGAAATGCAGAAGCATTCATTTATGGAACGTCAGCAGGTAGTATTGTAGCTGCAATGTTTGTCGTATTCCTTATTCTAGGTATAATGATATTGACAGATATATTATAATACTTTACATTTTTATCTCCAAATACGATAATATAGTATAAACCTTAACTAATGGAGATACTCAATGATTAAAGAACTCATTGAAAAGAAAGAAAAATTCGAAAACGCAATCAAGATCATTAACTCTGGTGTTTTACCTAAGAACTCCGCTCTGGAATCTCTGAGGTTCGTCTACGAGATGCGAGTCAGAGATTTGAAAGCGAGAATTGCCGAACTTCAAGTATTAAAGTTGGTTCTTTCTGTTAAGTAAACTGAAGGTGGCTAAATAGAATATGTAGGGTTTACATTGACCCTGCATTTTATTATATTAAGATTATGATTACGAATGACATCTATTATAACGAGATTAACCGTTTAAAGAATATTGTCGCAAATTCTCTTAAGTATCGTAATGTTCCAGTCATTGCGACTGATAACGCATACAAGAATCTTGTAAAGCTTTATTCTGAACATGAGATTGATATCGTCATCAATGAGATGATTGATAATCCCGTTAATCCCATGTGGGATATGTTGTTGCTGGATCTTCTTGCAAACCAGGATAAACCAGATTTCTGGGAACTATATGCAGATACAGAGATACAAGCGACATTGAGTAAGATTTGACCATAATTTGTCCTTTTGTTGGTCATTTGTTTCCCATGGAGTTAATTCTCCATGGGTTTTTCATATATAATAATATGAATATATTTGACATATTTGAAATACTTGACGAACTCCTGGATGAACCTGTAATCAACCTCTCTGCACGCAGACAGCCAAGAACCAGATATATATTAACTCAGAGACATCCGAAAAAGAAAAAGAGTTATTATAAACCACCACAGTATAGAAGATCTGTTAAGAAGGCACAGATTGACGAGGACTACTCCGGATTACTGGATGCCTTTAACATGAGATAACTGGGGAAAAATATTAAGATAGAACGGGCTTTCAATTAAGCTCGTTTTTTCTATATTATGCACATAACGATGAGGTTAATATGGTTAACGTAAGAAAATACACGAATGCTCTGCTTGCTAAGTGTGAAAGCGGTGAACTCGATTGGGAAACCGTTGCTCGCGAATGCTTGTCTGAGATGAGTGAATATGCAGTTGAAGATATGTGTCGTACAACTGAATGGGTGTCTGAAGACGAAACTGAAGACTAAACCTCAAGGTTGACTGCGAAAAAATAATGCTTCACAAACGCATTGACAAAGCTTACGAAATTAACTATATTAAGCACATCAACAAAACAAAACATCAACAAACAAAACAAACTCAAGGAGTAAATCACTATGAAGAACTACACTGAACAGGCCAAGGCACACATCCAGTCCCTCATCGACGGCGGTCTCACCAAGCAGGACATCATGCTTCGCTACACGGCGAACCGCGTGACCATCGCTCATCCGGTCGTCGAAGACGGTAAGGCTAAGTTGGTCAAGGTTGTCTTTAAGGCACCCAAGGCACCGAAGGCCCCGACTGCGGAAGCTGTTGCTCCGGTCCAGGGCTAACTGGTAAAAAATTCGGTTAGGGGATCCGTTTAAAATCCCCACCCCTTTTTCTATATTATAATCATCAACGAAAACAACAACGCCAAACAACAAGAGGTTAAATTATGGCAAACGCAACCGAAATTCTCAACGCAATCACCGCTCTTCGCACTCCGAAGTCTGCTCCGAAGGACAAGAAGATTGCAGCAATCAAGGCAATTGCTATGGTGCTCAACGAAGCATCCAGCAACGGCATGATTCTCGCACTCATCCAGCCGACCGACGACGAACTCGAAAAGCTGCAGACTGAAGCCCGTTCCGCCCTCGAACTGGTCAAGGAACACAAGGACGAACTGACCGATGCTCAGGTCGACGACATCCTCGCAGGTCTCCGCAAGGCTTATGCCGATGCTGACAAGCGTGCAATGGACGGACTGGTCGGCAAGGTGGAAGAAAATCCGGAAGCTGAAACCGTCGCCGGTGCAATTGAACCGGAACCGGAATTCGACCCGGAAACTGACCTTGAACTCCAGGACGACGAACTTGAAACTGCACAGGAACCGGAAACTGAACCGGAAACTGAAGACCAGTTTGTCAAGGTTGCTAAGGACATCAAGGAAAAGGCTCCGCAGATTGTGAACTTGCTGAAGACCATCTTCGGCTAACAAGACTCTCGGTCCTGTGACCTGGAACCACGGTTAATTCCGTGGTTTCTTTTTTATACATACATTTCGTTAAGCCGGATTCAGTTAAGTTGACTGACAAATAATTCTACTAAGTGATATATGTATAAAGGTAATTCAATTAACTATATTATAATCAACAACGAACAACTAACAACAGGAGATAAAAAATATGTTAAAGTTCCTCGCAACCATCGCACTTCTCGCAGCAATCGCAATCGGCGGTTATTTCGCATATCAGGGATTCTCGAATAATCCCAAGAACACTGAAGCTTTCGTTTCTGCAACCCACAATGTCGTCGACTCCGTAGCGGATGCAATCAAGGACGGAACGACAGAAGTCATGAATGACGTCTCAGCAAAGGCGACAGAAGTCAAGGATTCAGCGACAGAAGCCGTTCTCAATAAGGCGGATTCAGTTGTGAAAGGTCTGAAAGAACAGAAAGATAAAGCAGTCGATTCAATCAATGCCCAAACTGAAAAATCGAAATCAACCGTAAAAGCCAGGGTACATGAGGTCAGGCAAGCTGTAAACGAAAAGATGTCAAAGTAAATTCCCATAAGTAACCTCCTGAAGACCGGGTGTCATTTGGACATCCGGTTTTCTTTTAATCTACCGGTTCTATTAAGGTTAACTGTATAAATTATTCAATAAAGAACGCATTGACAGGTGAGTCACATTTTACTATATTGTAGTATACAATAAAACAAGACATCAACAAAAGAGGTTATTTATGTCTAGTCTTCGTCAAATTCTCTGTTCCAAGAAAGTTCAAAAGTTCACCGGTAGCAATGACGCTCTTTACCGAATGGTCGTTGCCGAAGCCGAAAAGAACGTCGGTCACGGTATCAGTGCCGAATACTTCAACTCTCGTTTCGGTATTGCCGGTTCTATCACACCGGACATGCTCAAGAAGATGGTGAAGTCTGCACCGTTCTGGGCTGGCTGTTTCAGCAAGAAGAACATGGATCTCGGTTTGCAGCATTACCGTCAGCGACAGGCTTTGCTCAAGCGTCAGAAGGCTGAAAAAGAAGAAATCTAAAACCCTGGTCACTTTATCTCCTTTACCCCCTTCGACCAGGTAAACCAGTTTCTCTACCCCGAGAGACTGGTTTTTTTCATATACCCGGAGTAAGTCATGTAAACCATGTAGCTAACTGGCCTTACATGTATAGACTGCCTGGATGACTGAAGAAAAATGTTCAGAATAGAACCATTGACAACAGGCCTATGATTTACTATATTATACACATCAACAAGAGGTTAAACACTATGACAATTTTCGAAGCTCTCACCGCCATCAAAAACTCTAACGTCGCATGCAAGCCGTTCGACAACTACGACAATTCCAATATCACCGAAGTCGCGGATAACGGAACTCGTTTCGTTGCCGATACCGAATGCTGGCCGATTCATTCGGTTGAATATGCATCTACCGGAAACCTGAACATCAAGTTCGACATTCCGGGCAAGATGATTGAAGCAAACGGCACGGAACACCGTTGCAAGCAGATGAGGACGATTACTATCGTCAAGAACGGCGAACTCAAGCAACAGTTCCTGATGATGACGAAAGATAAGTGGGAACAGGGTCGACTGACTGTCCCGGTCAAGAACAACATCGTCAATCTCGGTCAGTTCCCGTTGACTGACAAGACCGCTGTGGATGTCAAGGAAGTCTTCAACGCATCGGTCAACAAGTTCGTGGCAAGCCTGTTCAAGACTGCACAGCCCAAGCCGGCTATGTCCCCGGAACAGATTCGACTGAACTATCTCGGTCTTCGTCCGGACGGTTATTACAACAAGCCGGTGACTAACCGCACTGTCGTGGAAGCAAATACCGAAATCAAGGTCAACTTGAAGGGACTTTCCTCGAAGACTACGAACGCAGCAAAGAATCTGAAGACAGCTATGACCGGTAAGCAGGTTGGCGATTACAAGAAGCTCAACGAACTGCTCTACAACATGAAGGTGCTGAAGATTCACGCTGATAACGAATTCACCACCAAGGTTGGCGACATCGAAGTCAAGGGAACTATCAAGGCTTAGTGTCCTAGTTAACCTCCAAAGACGGTCGGCTCCGGCTGACCGTTTTCTTTTACCCTGCATATGTGGCTAGCTGGCTCTACAAGTAAAAACTGAGTGTAAGAAAATTCAGAATTATTACTTACAAAGTCCAATAAAAATACTATATTATAAGTATAACAATGAGGTTACTTATGAAAATGAATCTTCCCTGCACCGAATGCAAAAACAACATCAAGTATGCAAACCAGCTTGGTCTGATCTGGCCTCGTATGGGTTATGCTTGCTGTGTCAAGTGCTGGCGAAAGAAAAGAAAGTTTGTAACTGCAAAGAAGTCTGTCGACTAATCAAAGGGGAAATAAACAATGGCAAATATGAAAGAAGTCAAGGTCCTTCATTGGAAAGATAAGTTCGACCCTAAGTGCATCAACACATCTCGAATGCCTGGAACTTCCTATTACGAAACTTATGATATGTGGATTCCTGATGACCCGAAGAAAGAAAAGTATGACTTGGGAATTCGCTGGGAAATGCAAGGCGGTTACGAAAACGACGAACAGCTGAAAGAGCTCATTGGTGAATTCAAGCGAGCATTCCGGGAAAACGGTTGTTCTGGAATCATCAGAATGTGGCTCTCCAGTTACATGGACCCTGACCCCTATGAAGTCTACAAGTTCAGTGTCGAGGGTGATGATTACAAGAAGGTTTTCGAACGTGTTGCTATTGAATACAATTACGAAGACGAGGACGAAGACTAATCACAATAAAACAATTTCTAAAACCAGGGTTTACAATAACTCTGGCTTTTTCTATATTATATAACATGAGTGAAACTAAGAAAGAAACCAAAAAAGAACCAAAGAAAGTAAAACTTTATAATAACAGACTTGATAGGACCATGGCTCCAGTATTCAGAGCTTTGACTCGTGCATTGGGCATGCCTGATGCAATCGAATACGATGATCACTTCAGTGCTGATGATAATAGACCTGGGCAGTTTGAATCATGGGACAAGTTCAACAAGAGTGTGGACAAGTGGTACGATGCGACGAATACAGGACATTCCGTCTGTGTTCCGAATCCAAGATATTGTCCTGATCCTGAATACTTCGGACTTGCACCGAAGAAGGAAGAAAAACCTGAGCCAAAGAAAACTACACTCGAGGCAGCGGAACTGAAGAATCATCTCAGAGCTTTCAAGATGTTGGTTGAGTCTGTCGCGGATGATGAACAGTACGATAAGAAGAAAATGTCTGAGCTTGTCGATGCTGGACTCGAACAGTTGATTCAGATTGTTGATGACTTTGCGGTCAAGAAAGAAACAAAAGAAGAAAAAGATCAGAGAGAAATGGATGAATTCAAAGACATTCTTGACAGTATCTGATAACTGAAAGAAAAATCAGAATATCCAGGGTTTACGAAAACTCTGGATTTTTCTATATTATAAATATAATCAACGAGGTTATTATGAAGAACAATCAAGCAAAGGAATCTGTCCGTCAGCGTGCGGAACGAATTGCGAACAGTAATAACGGTTTGACACTCCGTACCCGTACTGTTCCGTCTAAGAAGAAGTACAACCGTCAGAAAGAAAACCGTCAGGCTTTTAAGGACTAATCATGCAGAATAACAAACTCTTAAGAGGTGTATTGGAAAACGACAGTATTCAGCATCGTCATGATTCGTCTACACCCAAACACAATCGCAGTCGTAAGAAGATTCGCCGTGCTGTTAAACATAAAGAACGTAGTGAAGCTTTTAAATTTGAATCTGTAGCATAAAGGAGCATTATGGAATTTGAAGCAAAAGGTCATTACTGGTTATTGGTACTGGAACCCGGTGAAAATAACCGTAATTTCGGCAACGAAAAACGACTGTACTGGGGTTCAAAACCCGGTTGGGCAACGTGGACGGAAGATGTTTCCAAGGCGACACAGTTTGTAAGTCCAAGTGCGGCCAAGAGCAAGCTGACCTCGGCAAAGAAGTCCGGTTATGTCAAACAAGGTGATAAGATATATGTCGGCGAGGTAGACGCGACGATCAAGGTAACAGAAATCTAATTGAAATCCTGAAAAATTAAAGGCCGGTGTTCATACCGGTCTTTTTCATATTTAAATATATCCGTCAAGTATCTTATACAGTAGTCGCTCGTCAACGTACAGATCGAACAAGTCCCTGTTTTCTTCAGAGAGTTTCTTATACCCGTCTCTCGCGTACTTGATAAACCATGTATCTCTGCAGAGGTTATATGTTACTCGTTCCAATTCTCCTGGAGTAAGGTTATAAACTCCGTTATCTCCGTACTCACGGTTATTATCATCATCTTCGCCCTGTCGTAATGAAACCATGCGGTGGTCTTTATACAGTGAGACTAACTGCATTAACCATGAACCGTCTGAACTACCACATTCTTCATAGAAATCCCAGATGAAGTCAGGAAGAACCTCGATATGTGGGAATTCCAGTAACAACTGTGATTCGTACATATTGGGATGTAATCCACCGTATTCGTGGTATGGGTCATACGTTCTGATGGATCTTGCTTTCTTCTTCGTACTGGTATGTCCTACTGTGTTATACTTCATACCAGTCTTACGACGAACACCGAAGGACTTCAGACGTTTTGCTGTGATATTCTTCTGCTTGGACTTACGTTTGAGAGCGGCTTTCTTTTGACCAATCTTTCTCTTGAGTCTTTCCATTGGGGAGATATATACTTCTTTCGGCTGTCCTGTCTTTTTATTGATCTGAATACGGTAATTCTTTCTGGTGGTGTGCCACTTCTTTGTCTTCTTACCGTTACGGGTCTTATAGTCGAACCACATCTTCTCAGTGAGGTAATCCTCGGGACAACCTGTCTGAACTGCTTGGTCGATAACGTAGTCATTAAAACTGCTCATGTACTATTTATAATGTTGACTGGATATATAAATTCTAAAAATATGTATTGACAGAATAACCAGAATTTATTATATTATAGACATAAACGAGAGAGAACAATGGATAAACTTTATCGAATCTGTATTGCAATCCGAGTATGGAATGCCAAAAAGAAAGACTATGACTGGAATACCTCTTATTATAAGGATTACAGTCCGAATGAAATTGATTTGACTTCTGATAAGTCTAAAGCCCAGAAATTCGACAAGGTTAATGCTGAACGAATTCTGAAACGGGAAAAGAAATATGACAAGTCAGAAGGAGTTTCATACTGGATTGAAGAAATTGAATAAGGAGATAAATCATGAGTGAACAGAACCTGAAATACACATGCTGTTTCTGTGGACTTCCGTTCTATGGTTACGGTAACAATGCCGAACCTGTGATTAAGAATGGTGTCTGCTGTGACGAATGTAACATGAAGAAGGTTATCCCGGCAAGAATTAAACAATTAAAAGGAGAATAACAATGAAAGTAAAAGAACTTATCGAAAAGCTTCAGAAACTTGATCCTGAGCTGGAAATCATTCAGTACCAGAGCGACATGGAACGCAGCGGGTATCAGAAAGTAAATCTTTATCCCAAGGTTGACACCATGGTAGTTGAAACAAGACGGACCTGGGACAGATTTGACGGAACAGATTATTCTTATGAAGTGTTTGTTCCCGCTGAGAAAGGCGAGGATGGCCAAAAAGTGGTAATAATCTAATAAGGCCAACCGAATGAATTAAGTCTGAAGAAAAGGGTTTACAAAATATCCAAATTTAATTATCTTTATTAAGTAAAAATTCAATTAAGGAGACTATCTATGTCAGAACCCAATGTAAATGTTGTTCCTACTTGTGAGGCCACGATCAAGTCGATTGTCACCGCAGCAAAGTCGGGGCATGTAACCGCACACGAAAAGACCGAAGAAAAGGAAACGTGGACTATCCAGACAGACACGAATACCTACATGGTCGAAAACATCTCCCGTAAGTCTCGAACAGGTCGTGACTTTAACAAGACGAACCTGAAGCAGTTGAACGGCGAAGAATGGAAGACAGTAAACCTCGGTGATTGGAAGAAGAAGCTTTTCTACACTCTCCTCTACTGTTTGCAGGAAAACAAGCTGTTCACCAAGATCAAGAAGGACCCGGCACTGGTTTCAACCGTGGCTCAGGCAATTAAAAATCACCGTGATGCATGGACGATTACGATGGACAGTATCAAGGGTCAGATTGACGGAAAGACCATTGAGGTAGTTCGTGAACGTAAGACTTACGACTCCGGCAAGACACTGTGTCGTGTGAAGATGTATGAAGACGGTGTGGAAGTACTGAAGGGTTCTCAGCTCATGAAGCTATGGAAGTAAACTGAAGAAATAATTCTAAACTTTCCCCATTGACAAACATTCAGAATTTAACTATATTATAGGTATAATGAATGAGTGATTAGAATGACCTGATTACTTGAGTTCATTAGAAACCATAAAACTGGAGACAATAAAAATGGCAACTGTAATCTTCTCTAACATGGGTGACACCGATACCGCTGTACTTCGTTACATCTGGAAGGGAATTCCCAACGTGAAAGTTGTTGAAATTACTAAGAAAACCGCAAATGCTGTCGAACTGGTAACTTCCGCAATTGAAAAGGAACATGACACTCTGATTATGTGTGGACACGGAACTCCGCAGGGTCTGCTCAATCCGGCTGGAATGTTCTCTGGAAAGGACGGATATCTCATCAACGCAAAAAACAAGGACAAAATCCGTTGCAATCGGGTCATTGGTGTCTGGTGTCATGCGAAGGACTTCGCTGAACGTCAGGGACTCCGCGGGTTCTGGTCTTCCATGTTCATCTCTAACCATGGCGAAGCCAGGTATAACGGCATAAACACTGTATCGAGTAAGTCGATTACTGAACAGGAAATATTGTTCTGTGTCCGCTTGAATGAACTGATTACCAACTTCGTGCCGATGAAGAACTGGATTCCTTCCTTGAGGAATGACGCCGACTATACCAATCCTGTGGTAAAGTTCAACTATGACGGTCTTCGTTACTACAAGACTGCACCGAAGGTGAAAGACTATACTCAGGAAAGTTGGTATAAGAACTTCATGGCAAGCGAAAAGCAACGCTGGAGTGTCGATATCGACAACGTGGACAGCTTTCTCGAATATGTCGACGGAAAGTATGTAGACGGTAAGACTGGAAAGAAGGTTGTCGATGCGTAAAATTGTCGGTATCAAAAGCCCTGACCATGGGTTTGTCGACGTCACTGGGTATAACGTCAGATTCACGAAGACGGACTTGGAACTTACGGACGGAAGAACCGTAGTATATTCGAAAAGACTCAGAGATCTTCCACAAGTTCCAATCACATTCTCGTGTGATGACGGCGCCGAAAAGTCATTCATTCGTCGAGGGACGAACCAGGGGTTTATTGATGAAATCAACGAATTCCTGGAGTCCGACTTCTACAAGGAATACTACGGCGATCCTACCTGACTGAACGCATAATTCTGAATTTTCCGGGTTGACAATTCAATCCGGATTTTTTATATTATAGACATAACAATGAGGTTATTATGAAGAAAGATTATCTCGAACTCAACTGCCAAAACTTCACCGAACGCGGTTTCAACATCATCATCAACCAGCATAAGGATAAGGACCGTCACGGTCAGATGGGTCCCATGAAGTATTACGGAAGGATCCACGAAGTGAAGTGTTCACCGCATGTTCGTTATGTTCCGACAGGTCTTGTCTTGTCCAATCTCCAGCCTTGGTATGAATTCCAGAAGTGTGATCAGCTGGATGATCGAATGGGTGAAGATTCCACTATCCTGTTCTGCAATCCCAAATCGTCCCAGACATTGACCATTACTGGTGTCACCAGCTTCACCATCGATCTCAGTGTCTATAACCGTGAACAGGTTCTCAAGTTCCTTACCGATCATGGTGTGGTGTTGGAAAACGAAGACGTAAACGTGTAAGGAGACAGTCTAATGGGATTCAATGAAAAAATTACAGGATTCAACGAAGAATTCACCGTAAGAATGAGAACTGCACCTAGCAAGTCGCAACTGGTTCGGGAACTCGCAAAGAAGTGGGGATTAAAGGTTGTGGACGTAACCCTCAACGATAAGGAGATTCGGTAATGGAATTCATCAACTGCAAGAAAATCTATTCTATCCGCGAAGGTCGAAAAGTACTCTATAAGGACCCCGATTACAGGACAGTCGAACGTGTCTACAATGACCTGAAGAAGACAAACCCCAACATTTATATCTGGGAGGTATAATGAAAAAGGAAACCAAACAGTTGCTGGCAAGGTTGAACAAGGATTATAAGAAGTTCTACCGCGAAGAACGTGACAGTTTTATATCCTTGAACCATGTATTTGATTCTTATGAAGTCTACTACAATGCACTGGAAAAGCTCCGTAATTCGATTGTTCTTCCCAGGATTGGTGAAGGTTCCAGCAGACAGGCTTATCTCTTGGAAGATGGTTTGGTCTTGAAAGTCGCAACCAGTGAAGCAGGTCTTGAACAGAATAAGGTAGAAGCAGGAATCAAGTCTGAATTCGTATGCAAGGTTCATCGAAAGGAACCTCATGTTCGTCCAGCCTGGTTGGTCGTAGATTATTGTACCAGAGCAGACAGAACCAATATTAAAGAACGTTTCAAGATGTCGCCGAAACAGTTTGACCAGCTTTTACACAAATATCTCTATAAGAAACACGGAGTTGCACCGTCGACGCTGAAGGTTCACAATACAGACATTGCGAAAAAGTTCGTGAATTTCATCGTAAAGAATGATATGGCAGTCGGCGACCTGATGTCACATAGGATGGCTAATTATGGTATCAACCCTAAAGGCAAGTTGGTTATTGTCGATGCAGGATTGACCGAGAAGGTTTGGCAGAATTACTACTAATAATCGTTCATATTCGCGTTCTGGGACAGTATTTATTATTACAGGTGTAATTACACTGGTATTATAAACAGGGTCTTAAAACGCGAGTATGAATATATGTGGCCATGGATTACTGAAGAAAATAATTCTGATATTACCTATTGACAGGATTGTCAGAAGTTACTATATTATACACATCAACAAGAGGTTATACAATATGGCAACAGAAACGATTGAAGTTGGCGGCGTTCCGATGGAAGCTACGGTCATTCATATTCCGACTCAGGATCTCGGCGACGAAGTCCTTTTCGAAGGGGATTTCAAGCAGGTCAAGATTGACATCTACTGGGATTCTCATGGACGTAAGGTTTATGACGATGACGAATGGAAACCGCAGGTCCTGAAGGACAAGCACGTCAAGATCATCAACCACAAGTGTCTGTGTTACGGTAACCGCTGGGATCTCTGGGAAATGCAGATTGACGGTGTGAAGTGGGGTTCGATTGAAGGATATCGAGCTTTGAAGCGTGTGATTCACATCGACGCTCCGGCCGGTCACGGGTAATCCGTCCGTAAATAAAAAAGGAGGGGAACTTTTTTATGGACGATTTTCAGAGATACATGATGGAACAAATCCACTGGATTGAAGTGGAGAAGTGGCTGGAAGGAGAACGCAGAGGTTGTGATCCTGGTGAAGAGTTCGTAAGAGAGTTGGTTAAGAGATCCGGCGAAAAGTTCCGTAAACAATATCTCGCTGCTCATTCGGCTGACCAGCTTCAGGCTGATGAGCTAAATGAATAAAGCTTAATCCGATAGTGTGTTAAGAGTTCTGAAAATTTTATATATTTAGTGGCGTAATTAAAAAGGAAATAAAATATGTCTCGTTCTTATCGTAAAGTTGCAAAGCGTCCGTGTTGCTGTGTCTCCCACAGGGGAATGAAGAAGTGGAAACACGATACCAAACAACAGCGTCGTGCCCGTGAAAAGGCTCAGATGAATGGTATTGTGGAAGATGAAGAAGGTTTCGACGAAGAAACCTGCACTCCCATCAAGTATCAGCATCAGAAGGATATGACCGATTGGTCTGGTCCCCATGATGGTTGGTGTCGTTACACTCGTTCCGCTGTCGAAAAGAACATCGAAGCATGGAAGACCCAGAATGACCATGATTATTTCGTTCCGGACGAAAAGTTCATTCAGAAGGTTGAAAAGACTCGTTGGCAGTACTTCGACAAGTAATTTTGTTAATCACCCCTTTCCGAGAAGAACCTGGATCTGTTACGGTCCAGGTTTTTTTGTTGATTATGTCTACGAATGTCGACTGTATATTTAAATTCTAACATTTTCTACTTACAAGAAGTTCAGAATTAACTATCTTGTAATCAAACAAAAAGGAAAATAACATGAAAAAAATCATCATCTTCGCTCTCCTCATCGTCTCTATCGCCTTCGCCTCTCAGTCTGACAAGGGAATCGTGAACATCACCAAGAACAAATATGGAACTGAAATGTCTTTTTGGCCGAATACAAGTCTCGAAGGGATTGGTCATGTCTATTCCGTCGTAATGAACGATTGTGACGGATTCAAGAGTGTGGAAATCAAGTTCATGGACGGAACGGTTCAGTATTACAGTTTTGACGAAGACAAAATGCCTTCCGTCACAGTGAGGCTGGAAGACAGAGTATTGTCTTGGGAATCACTGACTAAACCGAAGTTCATGAAAGCTTGGAACAGTTATATGAAGTTCTTCAAAGACTATAATGGCTAACCACAACATAAGAATCTTTAATCCAGGGTTGACACAATTCTGGATTTTTTCTATATTATAGTCATAATCGAAAGGAGATTAACACATGAAAAAAGAAAACATCAACATCTTTGAAATCATCGGACGAATCAACAAAGACTTCGGTAATCAAGTCTACATCGCTCGGTCTTTCCCGTCTGTCGACGTAAAGTTGACTTACGAAAAGAACTTCGACATCATCAAGATTCACACTTACTGTGAAGACAAACCGGAATGTACGGAAGGACATCTCACCATCTGTTGGAAACATGACGACAAGGACGAGAATCCGTTCTACCACCTCGTTTATCATCTGGAACAGACCAGTGACGGTGAAACTACGAAGTGGGATGATATGGATTATGTATCTCCGGACATTCGAGAAGTTGTCAGGATGGTATTGTGTGTGATTTGTGGTGAAGACGAACCCTCTCACGATGAAGATCCTTCCTCCTGGTCCACCGGTATGTACCCGGAAGAATACTTCGACGATTGTTACAACAACTGGAAGGGAATCTTCAAGGATCTTGAAAACAAGAAACTCTGTAAGGAATGGGATTAACCTCCAGTCTCTGAAGTGGACGGGAGTCAATTAAGACTCCTGACTTTTCTGTAGATTAAAGCTACTAATGCTGTCTGATTAATTATAATTCTAGATTTTTTATATACAAAAATCAAAAATTTTTCTATCTTTTGTGAAACAAAAGGAAGGTTAATTATGAATCAAGAAAAAAGAATCTACAATGTGTCTGTAACTTATCAGGCTGGCTGTGCTGGAACACAGACTGTCAAACATAAGATGACGAAGAAAGAACTCATCCAGTATGTTGGTCGAAACGGATTCAAACTTCTTCGAGACGGTGGAATGTATGAAGAACCGAGATATGATCATTTCCATGACTGGGATAATGGTTATGATTTTCATTCATACAATCCTTACATCTGGAATTTGAACGGAATTGAATGTGGAACATGTAAGAACATTAAGACTGATTTGCTGTCTAAGATTTCGATCGGATTTATGTTTTTCAGTGTGATAACAGTATTGTGTATGTAATACAGAACAAGCCGGAGCGATCCGACCTGGTCCACTGGTATGTACCCGGAAGAAGTGGTCGGGAGTCGATAAAGACTCCTGACTTTTCTGTAGATTAAAGCTACTAATGCTGTCTGAGCAAACAATTCTGATTATTTTACATTAACAAATCGCCCAGAATTAACTATATTATAATAAAAATAGGAGATTAACTTATGGAAATCGAAATTGACTTCAACAGCACCGTCGATGTCATCACTCTTGAACTCTCTGGAGCGACGGAAAGTCAGGTAGAATATATCTGTAACCGTATGGACAATTACTACGATGCAAATGGTCTTGAAAACTTTTTCATCACTGGTTCTGACAAACAGTTCTCGGTTCTGGTCTGTTGGGCGGAAGATTATTCTTTTCCAGATGAAAAAGAACTCAAGGATAATCTCCAACGTTGGTTCAAGGAGGTTGAATAATGATTAAGAAGTTCTTTTCTATCTGTCTACAGGTTATCCAAGCGATTGGAGAAGGTTTCGGTGACGAAAACGGTTGGGATGATTAACGGAGATTACAATGCCTCACTATTCAAACGATGAAACAAAAATGTTGAACTACCTTGGTGGAAACGACAAAGAAAAACGTTGTCACTGGTGTCATAAGAAGAATGATGGTTCGTTCAGACTTTATGGGAAGAACCGTGACAATTTACTTGTATATGTCTGTAGTAATTGTTTCAAGAAACATTCTAGCGAACTGCATTCATGTACGCAAAAAGTAAAAATCAAGCGATAACTGAAAGAAAATCCAGAATATCCAGGGTTTACGAAAACTCTGGATTTTTCTATATTATAAACAAACAGGAGAGTTAAATATGAAATGGAATATTGACCGTAAACACCACACGTTCGTCATCGAATTCGACACCGTAGAAGAAGCGGAAACGATGATGAAGAATTTTTCCAATAATTGGGACAGTGATCTGGACGGTTTACATTATCGTCTGGATCTCGAATCTGTCTTCGTCTGTGGTACGATGTTCTGTGTCTACGTGGAACCGTGGTCGACAACTGCAATCCCATGGGATGACAAAGAATACGGTATCAACCTGTTTGAAGAATTCTTGAGAAAGTGTGCCACTGGTGACTGTAAAAGTTAATTCTGAGTTTTCCCACTTACAAATGGTCCTAGATTAACTATATTATAATCAAACAACGGAGGTTACACCATGTCCAAAGTCCTGACTATCACACTCATCGTTCTCGCAATCTTCTTCGTCATCGGAATGATTGTTGGTGATTATAACTGTGTCAAACATCTCTGTAACACGATTACTTCCGCGGTCTATTTCGTTACCGACATCGTTAAGACCGAAGCGAAGGGAATTACGTTCGTGTTTGGTGGAATTGCGGGATTTGTCGGATAAGGAGTAGAAAATGAAAAAGTTCTTAATGATTACAGAAGACATTATTGAATTCGCAGTTGCGATTGGATTCTGTGTGACTCTGGCATACTACTGTTAAAAGAGTTTCATGTTAACCTCCGAAAGACGACTAGAGCAAAAGTTCTGGTCGTTTTTTATTACAAAAACAATAGAATTTTCTATATTATGAACATAACGATTAACAAATGGAGTACATAATGCCTAAGTTAAGAAGAGCAGTTGACATTAACCGCGACCGTCGCAAACTTACCGTAGATGAACTCGCAAGTAAGAAGTTCTATTGTGTAGATTTCGAATGCGGTTCCGGTCCATGGTGCAAGGAAAAGATTATCGTTACGGAAAAGCAAAAGGAAGAATTGCTCAACCGAATCAACGAATGTGATCCCGAAGTCACCGTTGATGATGACAATCATGAATACTATGAAATGTCGGTAGAAGACGTACAAGGTTGGTTGGAAGAAGCCGATCCGATTACGTGGGACGAAATCAAGGTTCTCCGTAAGTTCGTTGGTGTTTTGGATTGTACCCATCTCTCTGACATCGTACAATGTTTCGAAAAAGAAAACGGATTGGAAGAGAAGGTCACAGGTCCATGTTACGCGGGACAATACTCGTTCGAACTCGAAGAGTAGGCTGAAACAGAAAAATCAGAATAGAACCGGTTACAAAATAACCGGTTTTTTCTATATTATAATCATAACACGGAGGTTATGAATGTCTTTTCTCGGATTTCTTCTCTTCATCTTTAACGTGATTGTGACGGCCATTATCGTTGGAAAGTTCGGTAACAATTGTGGTTGTCTCGGAAAGACGATCATTGCAATTGGAACTTATGTCCTTCTCAAGATTGCTGAGATCCTTTTCATCTCTTTGCTCGTGACACTGTTCTTTGTAGGGGTGCCTGTAACAATAGGAACCATAGTATAAGGTTTACAAAAAATTCAGAATTTACTATATTATAAACATCAACAAGAGGTTAAACAATGAAGAAACTTATCCTTACTCTAATGGTCGTGATTCCCATCGGAATAGCAATGGTCGCAGCTGGTTGTCAAGAACAATATGACATGAGCTTCAAAGACTCTCACATGACTTACATCCTTCCTGGAGGTATTGAATGTGTCGGTCGATTGACACGGGAAAACACTGGAGCATATATGCATTATCCGATGCTCATCTGTGATGATGGAAGAACTTTTCATAACATCTCGAATTACCAAGCAGTGAAACAAATCAATCCGCTTTATAACGGTAAGTAACATGGAAAAATACATCATACTGAATACCAGAACAGGGAAAGCAGTTCAGAACTGGTCCTTCGCTGGCAAGAAACATATCGTCTATTGTAACTCACCGGAATGGGCAATGAAGTGGGATAACGAAAAGTCTGCGAACGAACGGAAAGAATATCTCGAAAAGAATTTTCCCGGACAGACACTTACTGTGATGAAGATGACGAAAACTGTGTCTTATACATTTGGCTAAACAGAACATTATTATATCCAGGGTTTACGAAAACTCTGGATTTTTCTATATTATAAACAAACAGGAGATTAACATATGTCGAAAAAACCAACCTACAACTCTTACGAAGTTTTCAACATCTTTGATTCCGAAACCCATGAATGGTGGAAGGGATTAACTAGGGAACAATTCGCCGGATTCGTTGCTGGAACTTATACCAAACCGTATTGGAATAGTTTCCATGCAGGAGTTCATAAGGTACAGCATGAAATTCATTGCCCTGATGGTATTTTCATTTACGGTTACGAAGGATAATAAAAGGAGATAAAACATGTCACTTAAAGTTGCATACAATGATGATTACGGTGGATTCAAACTTTCTGACACTGCAATTATCCGGTTCATGGAGATTTATGAAAAGCGTAACGGAACCATGGTTGGTTGTCCTACTGAAAGTGAGATCAGAACTGGTTACAACATCAAACGTCATGATCCTGTCCTTATCGAAACCCTTGAATCTTTAACTCCGGCGGAATATAACGGTTTCGGCGCAGACATCAAGATTAAAGAAGTCGAAGGTAAGATCTATCGGATTCATCACTGTGACGGCGCTGAACTCGTAGAAGTTCCTCATGACAACGATTGAATTGCAGTGGTGTAAACTGTAAGGAAAATCCAGAATTAGACATGGTTACAATGGCCATGTCTTTTACTATATTATAAGCATAACGAAGAGGTTAATAAATGAATAAGATTTTGGAAACTACGTTACAATTTGTACCAGTTACTGAGAACTCTATGGAGTATTTGCTTAACCATGTTGTTCTTGGTCTTGTCTGCACATACTGGGGAGATACGAGACGTTACACGTTGATGCAAGTTCAACTCGTTCGGAACAAGAGAAGTAAGAAGTTGGGTTGGTGGCCATACGCATGTCATGTCACAGAACCACGCTCATTCGAATCCGTTACACAATATGCTGTTCTTCCAACAGAAATCAAATCACAGGATGGAACAGAATCCGTTGTGATAGATGATGGCACAAGGTAATCTGTAGGGTAAAACAGGTTTACATTACCGTAATAACTTACTATATTATATAATAACAGAAGGATTAACGACAATGGTAAATAATTTTGACCAAATCAGAAGCTTACTTAAATTCGAAGACGAAGGCGATTGCTATTATGTGCAATTACTGAGGCGTCAGAGTGATGACCCTCATACGAACGGTGTGGCTGACCCGCGTTATCACGGCAACATGCATTCACGTTCCATCAAGGATTATCTCATCCCCTCGCTCGACTATTTCGATAAGGTGAAGGAAGATATCATCAAGATGTGTGATATGTTCAATGTCCGAGCTTACATCAGACTCAACAAGAGAACATTCAAGAGTATCGCACTGGAAATGATGATGCATATTGCCCAGCAATGTAAGTCTGGTGAAACGTTTAACTCTCCTTATCATCTCGTCGCATCCGCTGCTGGACAAGTATGTTCTGCTGGAAATGATAAGACATGGATTGTTGACCTCGATAAGGAATATGTTCCGTATCAGGAAGATATGTTAAGGATGATGTTCGAATGTGAACCGTATGTACGACATATCAAGTCTGAAGCAGAAAAATTAAAGGGTTACTGTGATCAGCTTGAACTTAGTGAAGAAGTAAGTCTTGAACTTGCTACCGAAAGAACTATTAAGGGTGTTATGGATGAAACTCCTATCATCCCGACGAAGAATGGTAAGCATATCATCTCCAAGCCGTTCAATATGCAAACCATGACGGAAAAGTGGAATAACTTCTGTAAGGATAACGGAATCACGTTACCTACTCCAAGAGTTTTCACTGACCCTGAAAATAAGTATACGACATTCGAACTTACGGATGTGTATCTGGACAAGGCAAAGGATTTCGAATCTTTCCTTCCTGAACATGAAACTATTAAGAAGGATAAGAACAAGATTTCTTTCAAGATGAATAAGCTCAGTGATTGGGATCTTCACATGATTGATTTCTACTGGTACGGTTATTGCCTGAAGAATCAGTTCTGGATGAAGATGTGTGATGTTCATAAGGACAATCCCACAATTCTGTATGTTCCGTAAAGGATTTTCATGTTAACCTCCTGTTGAACCTGTCGAGTTAACCCTCGGCAGGTTTCTTTTAAGTTTATTATATTAAGCGCAGTTCTCGATGGCCTCGCCGGATGACTAATGAAATAATTCTGATTTTTTCGTATTGACAATACATATGAAATTTACTATATTATAATCATAATCGAAAGGAGATTAACACGTGAAATATAAAATCGAAATTAACGGCAATACCGTAAAACTGAACTTTAACAGTGGCGATTTCGTCTTCCGTTGCAAACTGCTCATTAAAGAGAAGTACGGTTCTGTCGAACTGTGGGACAAGGAAAACAAGGGTTATAAGTTGTCGATTTATAAGCATATCGACGACATGATCTTCTGTGTGATGACTACAATGGACGGAGATCGTTATAACACAAGAGCAAGCTACTGGCACAGTTTCGGAAATCTGTTCGATGATTCACCGTTCACTCTGGAAAACAAGATCAACGAAACGATTGATGTCATCGAAACCGTTTGTCTTGACCAGTATAAACTGTTCACTGAAGGAAAGTAGCCGACTGACTATTTTTCCTTTTGTCCATTGTTATCTTCGTTGACTGGATAAAATATTCCAGTCTTTTTTCTTTACAAAAAGTTCAGAATTATCTATATTATAGGTATAACAATGGAGGTTATATGGTAGCAGTATTCGGTAGTTTGATTCTGATTGGTTGCGGTGTCGTGATTGCGACTACTCCGCGTTCCGAGGAAACCAAGACCAAGGGTGATAACTAAATCGTTTTATTCTAAAAATATGGATTGACAGAATCTACGGAATTTGCTATATTATAACCAACAAGAGGAAATTATGAAATATCAAACTTCACCTGGTCCTTCTATCTGTATCGCTATCATTCTGGCGGTATTGTGTCTTGCACACATTTCATTCGGTGCGGACATGAAAAAGATTGAGATTTCGCCCTTTGTTGACTTCGATGTCACACTTCATGGCGGTATCGGAAAACACTGGAACGGGTTTGCAGGGAGTGCTGGTGTCGGAGCAGAAGCACTGTATGTGGTGAATAACAACTTCGCTTTCGGTGTCAACGGTAAGACAAACCTCATGTATGACTGTTACCTCGATGACAATAAGGAAGGAACGGTAGTTGACGAATATGGTATATGGACAGGAAGTCTCGGTGGTATCGTATACATGGGTGAGATGTTCTACCTGAGTTATATGGCGATTGTTGAACTCAATACTTTCCACGAAGAAACTTATGTATCGACCGATGAAGAAGATGTCACCGTAGAAAAATTACCGTATAAGATTGAGGATATGAACTATACGTTGGAAGCTGGTTTAAGGACTGATTACCACATGTCTGTCTATACTTCTCTGAACTCGCAATTCGTAATTCCCGAAGGAAAGAAAACCAGATTCCAGGTAAAGGTTGGCTTAAAGTATCATATCTAATCTTGCCCGTTTACAAAACCCAAACATTTAACTATATTATAATCATCAAAAAACAAGAGGTTAAAAACTTATGAAGAAGAAGCTCATCGATATCCAAACCACTCTCACGCAGTCCGAAATCACCATCCTGGACAACCTGATTGAACGTTACCACGACCACAAGCGTTGCTGGAAGCATCTCAAGCGTGAACTCAACAAGAAGCATAAGAAGGCATCTGTCGCTTTCCGTGTCGACGGTAAGAGCACTCTGAAGCTGGAACAGCTCATGAACACGTTCGAATCCAAGAAGATGTCTCTCCGTCACGAAATCGAAGAACGTAAGCAGATTCTGAAGAAGGTCCATGAACACCGTGAAGCAATGTTCAAGATTGGTCACGAAATCAAGAAGATTGTCCTTGGTGAAACTGACCATGTGAAGGAACAGCAGACTCGTCCGTTCATTGACCCGAACTTCGACGAAATCTTTGACAAGGTTGAATCCTTTGCCAAGGACCTCGGTTTTGAACTCAACAAGAAGAAGACCGGCGCTCTCCTCCAGCTCATCAAGCTTCTGAAGTAGACTGTTACCATAAATCTCCTAGAGAAGGATTGACAGAAGTCAGTCCTTTTTCTATATTATAGACATAAGCAAGAGGTTAAAATGATTTACTACGCACTTGAATCCAAGAGAACGAACGGTTACAAATACTACTACTTCCAGGAACGAATCGATGCTGGAGTCGGTAATGTGAAGGTAACGGATGACCCCGATGAATCCCTTGCATTCCATCATATTAAGGATGCACGTGAATTCCTCGAAAACAATCCCGACCTTGCAGAACGTTTCGATGTAGTCGGAATCTCTGGTAAAACCCCGAAGTTCTATGAACCTGAAACCTAAAGGAGTTACAATGAAGAAGATAATCCTTATTTCCCTTATCCTGACTGGTTTGGCCTTCGCTGGTAACTTCCAGAAGGCATCAGACACTACGAAAGTGACAGATGAAGTGATTATGCCACGTGAACCGACAGAAGTATATTATGGAAGCGGTTATTACTACACACACCGTTGCACGAATCCTTCCTGTCGGGAATATCGTCTCACCGAATCCCAACGTAAGATACAGGTAAGACGTTATACAATTATCAGGAAAAAGAAAGAAAATTAACAGAATTTCCTATTCTGCTGAAGACTGTCTCTTATGAGGCAGTCTTTTTCGTTATAAATATTGTATGAATAAATTATTACTTGAATCAATCGATAATGAGAGCCGTAAAGGAGCAATCAACTTCCTCAAGGCTAATTTCAATAGATGTTTCCCGTTAGAAGACCAGAAACTATCTCCAATAGAAAAAGATGTCAAGGCAAGGCAATACGAGGAGAACATTGAACTCACGTACGCTGAACCATGGAATATCGAACGTGCTTGTAACTGGACAAAAGCTTTGTTACAGGGATGTGTCAGAATCCTCAAGACAGAATGTAATGACGAATCTGCAAGACCTGCAAACGAAAGAATGATCGGTCAGATGCACAAGCTGTATTTCGCCGCAATGATGTACAGACAGAAACAAGTCTGGGATGGGGTTCGCAAGGAAGATATCATGTCAAAGGACATGAATGGTTGGAGTTTCTACAAGCTCAGCAGTGTCGTGATGCCGCATTACGATGAATTCGTAAGGATTTATAACGAAGGTTACGGAGATGTATGGCCTGGCAAGGAAGCTTTCAGAGAAGGAGCAATCCAGCGTCGTCGCGAGAAGGAAGCAGCAGATGCTGCCAGAAAGGAAGAACTTGAAGCAAAAATTGCCAGAGGTGAAGAACTGACTGCAGAAGAGCAGAACTTCATGAACGTAATGCGAGCTAGAGCTGAACGTGAAGCAGCAAGAGCTGTGGATCAGGCAGCAGAAGTCGAAGAAGAGAATGATCAGGTAGAAGAAAACCCGTGGACACAAACCAACTGGGATGGACATAAACCGTTTATGGGAAATATCTTCAAGGTTGGTAATGACGGTTATTATGCGGTAAAGATTACGCAGAAAAGCCAAGCAAGTACTTGGTACTACTGGGGTTGGCCGGATTGTCCGTTTGCTGGTCAGATCGGCGCTAGATGGTGTATCTGTGGTCCAGGTACTCATTTCGGCGGTTACGGTATTGGTACACGCTGTATTGCATACTTCATATTCAAGGAAGGATTCCAGAATCTCACCAGACCTATGACAAGTGCTTCCGCGCCGAATGATGAATGGGGTAGGAGTTTGATGTGTCTCATGGTCGACGAAGATACGAAACCGGACAATGACTTCGTAAGAAACTTAACTTCCAGGTATAACCATTACGGTCCAGGTACTGCTAGAGAATGGGGTGACGGTCCTCAATACGGTGATAGCTTCTTACGCAAAAGGGTTGATGCTCTCTGTACTGTACTGGGAATTACGAAGGATCAGTTCTTTGAGTTGTTCCCGTTCAAAAACGATGACGATATAGATATTGCTGACGTAATGAAGAAGATCGTTAAAGGTGAGTTTGTTGATAACCGTAAGTTCAACTTTAGCGCGATATCAATTAGTGAATATGGTAAGTTTTATAAGGTATATGATAGATCCAATAGAGTAAGCAGTATATTCAAGGATGGTAGATTCATAATCCCATGGTGTCAAGACTTATCTTGGGAAAATAAGAATAATTTCATGTGGATCCAAGGTATAAAGAATGGTAAAAGGCAGTTCTTTGATATAGACGGTCATCAGCTGCTTTCTGATCCGATACCTCAAAATTATTCGTACCATGTCAATCCAAATCATATTCTATGTCTTTCTAACGACGATAAATATTCTTTCTATAACCTTAAAACTCGTAGATGGATTACTCCTACACCTATCATTGGAGAAGTTAAATACGGTACAGAAAAACAATTCCCGTATTTGGATATAAAGAACGAAGAAACCGGTGCATTCGAATATAAGTACTATGACAGTAAGTCACACAAGCTTGTTCCAGTACCGCTTGGTTTTAATGTGGATAATATTATATATGCAATAAATAAGAGTTTTGTTATTGATGATGAAGTTAATGCATACTGTAGGAAAACAGGTGAAAAGTTTGATTTCTCAGATGATATTAGAACATATGCCATAAACAGTAGCTTATCTAATGAATTCTTCGGCGATGGAAAGCATTATATAACTGCTGATGGTAAGGAAGTCCGTATTCCTTCAGATGAATCTGTCGAGAAAGTATCTACTGTCGGTAAGAAGAGAATCACTGTAACATATGAACGTACTCGTGTAAACGGCGACACCTGTTACAAGTACAGATTCTACAACACCAATGGTGAAAAGATCTATGAAACTGATGCGGTCATGGAAAGAGTTCATACCAGTCCGGATGGTACATTGACATTGACCCATAAAAAGCTTGATGACGAGACTTTATATTACGTTGCTGTGACCGTCGATGGAGAAGTAACGACCAAGTCTCTGGAAAATACAAGTATATTAGAAAATGTCGATAATGGATATGATTTCTTCTTCTTTACCAATGACGGTAAGATATACGGTAAGAACCTGGAAATTATCTATGACCTTGGAACGCAGGTAAGAAGTGTCCGTAATGTTAGTGTTGCTGATCCGAAATATGGTTGGTACAGGATAGGTATAACGGACAATGATTATAACAGAAGATACTGGATGCTCAACGTCAATATAAAGAAAGTTATTCCACTTGAATCTGCAGAGTCAACATATATTCCTATGGGATTCGGTTATATCTTCCTCCCTGGTAAACGTCTTACAGATCGCTCCAGATTGGTAGATGACGAGGGAAGAATCGTATTCGATGACGTCTATAAGTTCGTTACTGGTTTCGGTACTGACGGCGTTGCAAGCTTCAAGAAAAGAAACCGTATGTTGTACGTCAACATCGATAACGAAATGTCTGATACGATGGATGAATTGGTTGAATCCATGGAACGTAGAAGAATAGGTAAGATCCTTACTGAAGGTACAGAGGTTAAACAGAAGCTTGATTGGTTAGATATAGCCGCTTATTTCTGCTAAAATTCTGATTATTTTATAGAAGACTGTCCTTACAGGGGCAGTCTTTAACGTTATAAATAGTATATGAGTATGATATTAAATGAAGCAGCTGATGTTGCAAGTAGAAAAAGGGCTATACAGTTCCTTATTGATAATTACGAAAGATGTTTCCCGATGTTCAATGACACTGAGGTAACAGATGCGAAGAAGAAGCAGGATGCTGAAGAATACCTGGACAAGGCGGTTAGCGAGTACTGTCACCCTATCGATGTACTTCACAAGCTTTCCTGGACCAAGAACCTCGTTGAAGGATTGGTAAGAATTCTTAAGACCGAATGTAACGACGGTACTGATAGACCTGCGAATACCCGTATGAAAGCTTCGCTGAAGAAGGTTTATTTCGCGGCCACCATGTATCGTCAGAAGCAGATGTGGGATGGACTTCCACAGGTACAGTGGTTGTCAACCAATATGAATGGTTGGAACTTCTATAAGCTTAGCAGCGTGGTAATGCCGTTCTACGACGAAGCGATGGACATATACCTCAACGGTTACGGCGATAAGTTCGTTGGCAAGAACAGAATGTTGGATGACGCAAGAAACGCGAATGCGAATAGGGCAGCTGACATTCAGGGTAGGATAGATGCTGGGGAAGAAGTTACTGATGCAGAGAGAGAATGGCTTAATGCATGGAACGCAGCGCAAAATCCAGAGGAAGTACACGTTGAAGTAGAAGAAGATCCTTTTGCAAACGCGGATTGGGGTGGACATGTACCTTATACAGACGGCAAGTTCCGTATCGGTAACAAAGGTTATTGGGCAGTACGAATCAATACCCATGCTCAGTCTAAGACCTGGTGCTGGTGGACATATCCTAACTGCCCATGGGATCAGGTACACAACGGCGCCCAATGGTGTATCACATATACTGACCCAAGACACTGGAACATGTACGGTATGGGTGGTAGATCCCAGATTGCATACTATGTATTCAAGGAAGGATTCGAAAAGCTTGACCGTACCAGAGACGGTAACAGAGCAACAGAACCATACGATAAGTGGGGTACAAGCTTAATCTGTGTAAGACTTTCAAGCGATCCCCAACCGACAGATGAAATGGTTGCTGGTTTCTGTAGTAGATATAACCATTTCGGTCAAGAGAATCACGATGTTGCTCATAAGGATGGTTTCGCAGATAATTTCTGTAACGCTAGAATCGATAAGTTCTGCGACATTGTAGGTTGTACCAAGGATGAATTCTGCCAGAAGTTCAAGTTCCATGAAGGCGGGGAACAAGCAAATAACGTCAACGGTTGTAACTTCGATGTCAGCAAGCTTTATAAGAGACTCGACGATGATAATTACCAGGATCTTCGTGGCGTATATTACATATACCCATGGGATGTGAATAATAATATCACGCATCACGTTGTCAAGGATAGACATACTGGTAAAAGAAATTATATCATCAATAAGAGATTACTGTTTACTCAATGGGTGAATAACATTGAAGCATTGTATAATGAAGAAGGAAATAACTGCCCTGAATTCTTCTATGCAACGACTAATCATACTGTACAGTTTTATCATGTAGGTAAAGCGATTCTTCCTACTCCTATAAGCAGAGGATTATTTGCTAGTGCTCGTGTCCACAAAGATAAGTCTGGTGAATACCGTTATCTCGTTATCATCACGGGCGATGACCAATCTTCTGTTTATGACATGAAGTTAAACAAGTACATAACCAAGAAGCTTGTCAACGCTAAGTTATTGCCGTTTGGTAAAGGTTCTTTCCCGTACTTCAGAAACAGAGATGTTATTTATAAGCTTGACATAAAGACAGGTACTGTTTCGCAGGTTAATCGAAATGAGATTGACGGATTCAATGAAGTATACACCAATGATATGTCTGACGTAAGGGTTAATGCGAATTTTGCATATAACTGGTATACCCATACTGCTTATGTTAAGTCCACACGTGAAACTGTCGTATTACCAAACATAAATCTCGAATCTCCTTATATCATCGGTTCATCCAAAAAATGGGTAACACCGGATGGTAAAGTCCATACTGCCAATGATACCATTCCTGATATAGAAGCTAACGGTGGAAACGTATATACCTTTGGTATTAAGGATGCGTACATTGAAGACAAGAATGTTGTAATGGCTGGAAGGTACAGAAACGGTACTGGTGTTTTTGCATACGATGCTAATGGTAATGTTCTTCTTAATGACATATCTGACCGTGATTCTTACTATGTATATGAATACAGAGGTTTTGCCAAGGTCAATAGAACCAATCCGCAAGGGGAATTTGTTAAGGCATGGTATATCTCAGCAAAAGGTGTTAAGGAAATTCCTAATAAGATTCTTGACGCTAAAGCTGTGTACATAGACGGCAAGAAGAAAACCTATATCTGTACCGCTGAAGCAATCTATGATGAAAACGGTAATGCTGTTGTTAAACCGGATGATGTACATGGTGAAAAAATCACTGGGTTTGAAAATCGTGATGACGGTACGAACATCATGACGATTAAGACTGATAATAATGAATATAAATGGTGGGTTAAGACCAATAAGGTAAAGAATATTCCAGGTAAAATCGTAAACACATTCGGTAACGATTATGTCTTGGTAAAGAACGGTAACACGTCTACGGTTTATGACGATGAAGGTAGGGTAGTATTATCTGGTCCTCTGAAGATGAACCTTCCGTTCAACAGTTACGGTATCGCTTCCGTGATGAAGAGAAACCAGACCGTATTCTTCAATACCGACAACGAATACAGTACTTCACCTGAAGAAATGGTTGAATCTATGGATCGAAGAAAGATGGCCACACTGCTGGAAACTAAACAGCCGGAGACACCTTTCCAGAGATACTTGAGAATTGCATCCTCCTTCTGTTAGACTGGCATTCTGAATTTCTTATAAAAAGGATTGACAAAAGTCGGTCCTTTTTCTATATTATATGACATGAATAAGAATGAACTCGAACAGAAAATTAAAGAAGCCCAGAATGCTTATTACAACGATAAACCGATTATGTCGGATGTCGAATTCGACCAGCTCTGGGATAAGTTGAAGAATGAATTTCCTGACTCTGAACTGTTGAATGAAGTCGGTTCCGACCACGTTGACGGATTCGTGAAGGTCAAACACAAGATTATCATGGGTTCTCAGAACAAGGCGAACACTCCTGAAGAAATGGACGAATGGTTCGGTAAGTGTCGTGAACATGGTTCGGAGTTCGTGTTGACCACTGAAAAACTTGACGGTTGTTCTATCGAACTTGAATACAACAACGGTGTTATCGAAAACGGTATCACTCGTGGTGACGGTATCGAAGGTGATTTGATTACCTTGAACGTCCTGAAGATGAGGGATTACCCGAAGAAGTTGAAGGAAGAATTCACTGGTGTGATTCGTGGTGAAGTTCTCCTCCACCGTTCGATGAAAGCGATTGCTGCACCTGACAAGAAGAACTGTCGTAATGCGGCAAGTGGTCTGATGAAGAGACTTGACGGTATCGGTTGTGAATACCTTACTATCAAAGCGTATGATGTCCGTGAACAGGGAAAACATAAGTTCCGTAACCAATCCGACATGCTCGACTGGTTGAAGGACCAGGGATTCCAGATTCCTAAGTATAAGATTTACTCCCTCAAGAGTATGAACGGGCAGAAAGCTGTCGAACTCATGGGTGAAGTCTGGAAGGAAGAACGTGATTACGATATCGACGGTCTCGTGTGGAAGACACAGGACATTGACTACGAAGATATCGAAACCAATTACCGTCCGAAGTTCAACATCGCTCTGAAACCGAAATACACGTTGGCAGAAACCACTATCATTGACATTGAATGGTCTCTGAAGAACGGTACTCTGACTCCCGTTGCGATTACCGAACCCGTTGACCTCTGTGGTACGACTGTCCAGAGAGCAAACCTGGTGAACGTTTCCATGATGGAAGACATGGGTATCGAGATTGGACACAAGGTTCTTATCACGAAGTGCGGTGAAATCATTCCTGGAATTCTTAAGGATTTGACTTCGGGTAAGTCTCGTGAAGGCTACGTATTCGAATAAGGAGACTGTTAATTAGGTTTTACAATCGAGGCCATTTACAACATCGATAAAAAGATCTATATTAATAGTATAAACAAGAGGTTAAACAATGAAAGATTACATCGTAGTCGTTATCGAAGTCACCAAGGGTGCTAAGTTCGCACATACCACACAGTTGCATGCGGAAAATAAGAAAGAACTATTAAGCAAACTCTACGACATGTTCGGTGAAACTCTCGAATCCATCAACATCATCAGGGAAGAAGAATGATTGCAGGAATAATTATTGTTTGCTGTATCGTCGTATTCCTATTGGGTATGGGTAAGGTCTTCTCTGACTATGGAGCTCCCGAAGGATGCGGAATGATGTTGGTTTCTGCAATAATCGTCGTATTGATTATGACAGGAACAATTCTTGACGATGAATCTAAACCACAGGTTGTTCAACAGGTTGAATCCGTAGTTGTAGAAGAAGTCGTGAATGATCCAATTACTGAACCCGAAATCAATGAGGATGACACGGTTGAGGTATCGGATTACGACACGATCATGGTTACGGAAACATTCAAACCGATTGAACCGGTGTACGATACTGTAGAAGTCATCGAGGAAATCATCGAAGAAGTTCCGCAATATGATACTCTTGAAGTCATCGAGATTGAATCAAACCATAAACTTGATATCGATTCATTAATGACTGCGTATGGATCGGATAGCGTCAAAGTAGAAATCATACAATAACCATTTACAAAAAACCCAGAATTTACTATATTATAAACATGATTGAGAACATTATCAAACTTCATAACTGGAATCTTCCTACTGTCTGTCCTGCTTGTGGTTCAGAACTTGACATCAATGAAAACCATACCCGTATCTTCTGTACGAATAACTGTTGTCCTTCCAAGCTTAGTGGAACTATCCTGAAGTGGACGGACGTTCAGAAGATTAAGGAACTCGGTCTTACGACTATTCAGACCATTCAGGACAACGGATTGTTCATGACGGTATCTGGACTCTATAAAGATCAGGAGAAGGGTGATACTGTGTTAAGTCCGATTCTCGGTAAGAACTGGGAAAACATTAAGAAGGAAATCAATTCTCATAAGAAAATGACTCTTGCAAAGTTGATTGCTGGTTATAATATTTCCGGTATCGGTGAAAAACAAATTGTCAAGATTATTTCTGCCAAGAAGATTGAAAACCTCGAAGGTTTCGTCGGTGAAAACCCTTATCGGTTCGTCTGTGACGGTATTGGTGAAATCCTTTCGGAAAAACTTCATTCAGGTATTGTCAAGAATATTGAAGACATGCGGGAAACGTTGAAGTATGTCGAAATCACCGAAGAAGAAAAGGTTGAAGGTAAATTGACCGGAAAGAGTTTCTGTTTCACTGGAGCAATGGAATACAAGAGAAGTGATTTACAGAAAATGGTTAAAGAAAACGGCGGTGAAAACTTCGACGACGTGAAGAAGGGATTGACTTACTTAGTTATGCAAGACCTGAACTCTACATCGGGTAAGGCAAACAAAGCCCGTAAACAGGGAACGGAAATGATTACGGTTGAACAGTTCCTGGATATGATTAAATAAGTTTCATGTTAACCTCCTACGAGATGACCGGATGAAATATTCCGGTCATTTCTTATTTACAGATATTCAGAATTTAACTATATTATAGATGTAAAACAAAGGAGATTAAACAATGAATTGGATGCGTGCCAAACAAAAGAAATTTGCAATGAATGTTGAAACTGTCGAAGACTTAATTAAGTTCTTACAGAGACTTCCTCCGAAATATCAGAAGTGGCCTCTTCGTAATGTAGACTCTGGTAAGTTCTGTGAAATGAATGTCGCGACGGATGGCAAAGACAAGGAAATTTCCATTTATTAAGATAGGAGGTTAATATGGCTGAAGAAGTAAAGAAGTGTATCTACTGTGGTCGAGAAATCCAACCGCATGAAGGATATCTGACTGGACGTATCTGTGGAATGTCCAATGCAATTATGTGTCTGGACTGTGCAAATGGTGACGGTGCAAAGTATCTTGAAAGTTACTATGATGGTTATAAACCCAAACAGAAGACCATTGAAGAATACGAAAAAGAAAAAGAAGCTCACAAAGAAAAGGGATTGGACCCTGTAATCAAAGACGTTATTTGGTATGTCATAATTGGTATTGTATTCTATGGTTTATTGTTCCTGTATGGTTACTTGAAATCTAACGGTTGATATTGAGGATTCTTCGCAAAAAACTGGACATTGCACAGGAAGCGTTAGAAATAGAATCTTCTCTTCCTCATTTACAAAAGGCCCAAAATTAACTATATTATACACATCAACAAGAGGTTAATAACTATGAACAAAACAATCCTTCTCACTCTCATCAACACCATCTCTCAGACTTCTCCGGAAGCTCAGACTCTCGTGAAGAACTACGTCGGTTCCAACGGTAAGATTGAACAGATCAAATCTACTGTGAAAGTCTTCAACGCATTGAACGACTTGAAGGAAACTTACGCTGGAACTCCGGTTGCAACTGTTCTTGAAGCTGTGACTACTGACAAGGAAGTCGTTGACCAGATTGAAGACTTCATCACTTCTGCTGAAGAACTCGAAATCAACTTGACTGCCGAACAGGTTGAAACTGTCTACCAGAAGATGAAGAATGTGAAGTCTGTTGCAACTTCCAAAGTCATTGGACTTCTCGGTGCAAGACTGAACGCCCTTGGTTCTCTCTTCACCATGTTCAACTAGTCTGAGTCTCTGAGACATGGACTGTGGACCTACTCCGGTCCACTTTCTTTTTACCTGTAATAAGTGGCTAACTGGCTCTACGGATATTGACTGGACGAAATTTTCAGAATTAAATTAAAAAGAAAAAGTTTTTAAAAATAATTCTATATTTAATTTAATGGTTAATATAATATATAAAGAACATGACATGTATGATGGACATATCGTTGCAGAGTCTGAAATAACTGTTAAGTCTTGTTTTATCGGTATGGACACATTCACAAATAAACCATATCTACATACCTATGTTCTTGGGGATAAGGAAACACCAGTGTTTTCAATGTATATCGTCCCAAAAGTGGATTATGACCAATATACAAGTATCATGAATGGAATCCTCCTTCCTGTATATGACGTTACGATAAAGGTCAACGGTGAACCCAAAGACTTTCTTATAGAGACAATGGTAGATATGTATGAATTCAAGGATATACTCGACATGGAACTGATTTTATCCGACCTCTGATATAAATATATTATGGTGAGGTGATTTATGATTAAATGTTGGAACGCAAAAGTGAAGTGGTATGACAGAAAATCAGAATTCAATGTTTACGGAGCTTCGGAAGAAGACGCAATGAATGAAGTGAAACATACGATGTCTACCTACGGTATAAAAGATGACAAATACAAGATTCTTGAACTTACCGCGACGATGACTAACTGAATATTGAATCGATAACCAGACACATTTTTTACAATAGAGACCGTTTACATTAGTAGACGGTTTTACTATATTATAAAGGTAATCAACAAGGAGATTAAAAAATGAAGAAACTTATCGTATTCGCAATCATCATTCTCGTGGCCTGCATCTTTACTGGATGTAACTCCTGCACGCAGATGTACAAGGAATTCGAATCCGACTTTTCCGAACTCGACCGTGATGTGACGGTGATGCATGCGTTCACGGGAGACACTCTGTTCCACTACTCCGGTCCTTGTTACTTCTCTGAAGACACTGGTTCGGTGACTCTCATCTACAAGGTCAATGGCAGGAGTAAGAAAGCGGATTGGGTCGGAAACTTTATCTTCCAAGCAATCGAAAAGTAAGAGGATTGAATGCTCAAGGGAAAGATTATTTACTGCACAGAAGACGCTGCGTTTGACAGTCTCAGTGACCTCGAGGATTTCCAACGTCTTAATATCCATCATGAACATGACGGTGACATTGAAAAGGTTTCGTTCGAAAAGAATGACAATGTTATCTCCTTCAAATCTGAAGATAAAGAAGCATTGGATTATGTAATGGAGTTCGCTTCGGAGAATGAAGATGATGTCCGTTACAAGTGTCTGGAATCTGCTGTCTAACCGTTAAACTGAATTTCATGTTAACCTCCTGTGGGATGACCGGGTGAAATATCCTGGTCATTTCCTATTTACAGAAAATCCAGAATTATCTATATTATAAACATAACGAAGAGGTTATAATACATCTATGACGTCTGAACAATATGACCAGATAGTTAGAAGCTACGGCTTTAAACGTGGTCCACACGCTACCTGTGGTAAGGATTATTACTACCTTCCGAGAGAATCCTATCCTGATGAATTATTTGAATATAAGGGAACGCGTTACGTGCTTCCTGCTGGCGGACAAGGACCCGGTTATCTCTGCCTTAATCCTTACATCGGAAGCAATAACCGTATCGAAGACCGCAGACATGGACCGATCGGCTCAGACATTTCGATGAGATACTTCAAGGACATAACGGAAGAACAGGTAAGAACTGCTTTGAACCAGTTCTTTGCCGAACTCCAGAAATGCATAATTATCTCCTACTCGAGAAGATACCGCCGTTGACTTGAATAAAAAATTCAGAATTAAACACGGTTACTATGACCGTGTTTTTTACTATATTATAAACATAAGGAGATTAACAATATGGCAACAGACTTGAAGAACTTTGAAACTCGTATCAATTCGCTTGTTGACGAAGCAATTGATTCCGTTGCAGATAACATTCTGAACGACATGGGAATCAAAGAAGAAGATGACCCGAACTATGTCAAATACTATGAAGTCTACGAAGACATTCAGAAATATCTGATTAAGAAATGGGAAAATGAAATCATTGACCGGTTTATTAAAAAACAGGTTGACCAGGTTAAGGAAAAGGTTGAACGTTATTTAAAACCCGGTAACGACAACGGTATCATCTCATTCCGTTTGATTGAAGAAGTTAAAAAAGCTATAGAAATCTTCCATGAAATGGGATATGAAACCGAACACTATTACAGTGACGGATATGAAACAATCGAATACTGGAAACCAGGATGCAAACCTGAACTGGACCGTGGAGTCTAAGAATAAAATAAGTTGAAACCGGGATTTACAATAATTCCGGTTTTTTCTATATTATAAACATAACGAAGAGGTTAATATGATTACGACAACGATTGAATGGTTTACTCCTCAAGAAAAACTTCCTACCGATAAGAGCGACGTTATGTTCGTTATGAAGAACGGAAAGACTCGCTGTGGTTATTTCTACATCGCATGCGATATTCCTCATTTCTGTTATGTCGACAGAGAATGGAATGACGTCACGAGAGATTGTCATGTCCTCGATGTCAAACTCTGGTCGTATAAACCTTCGGTTAATTTTTAATAGAGGTTAAATTTCTTACCGTAAAACCATTTACAAAAATCCCAGAATTTACTATATTAAATACCAGATTCTCTTATAAATAATAAAAATAGGAGAATCTATGAAACTTGACGAAGCATTAACAATCTTAAATAAAAAAGGATATATCGTGGAATCTAAAGGTAGTGAACTCCTCCAAGGTTTTCTTCAAAAGTTCAATCATTGGAATGAAATCAGAAACACACCAGAAGGTGATGATTTGTGGGATGAAATCTGCGAAGAATATGATGATGATTTCAGGGAAATAGCAACAGAATGTTATGACCCGAATGAGAATGTCATTGACGTATCTGCTTATCTCAGCTCGGCTGACAGGATTTATCCTGAAATGACCGAAACACTCAAGAAGATGGGTTTCAAGGAATTCAAGTTCAATGTCCGTACTGCGTTCAAGAACAGAGCTGATTATCTCTATGATGCAATGTTCGACAATCCTTCAATCAAGTTCCGTCCAGATCTGATGAATTTCAAAGAACCATATATGGTCGCATTCGAAATAACTAAATAACGTATCGTTGATTGAACAAGAATATTATATAACCAGGGTTTACGAAAACTCTGGTTTTTTCTATATTATGAACATGAATGAAGAACAGTTAAAAGCATATTTAAAAGAACATTTGTCAATTCGTGTCGATACGGACACTAGTTATGGTTATGGTTCCGACCCGAATTACGAGACTGTGACGATTCAACTCGTTCTTGACGGTGAACCTATCGGGGAAAGTGAATCTTTTACTTATAAATCCTAAGGAGATTAATATGTTATTTTACATCGGAGCAATTTCTTTTGCAATCTTCGCAATCCTTTTGGTTCTGTGCTATATCAATCGAAAGAATGATTCATCTGTGAACTTTTTCATTGGTGCAATATTTGCATTAACAATTGCAGTATGTTTTATTGGAATTGATTCTGAATGTCAAAAGAGTCCTGACGGTAAAATCCATGTTGAAAATAATGGTAATGTGGGTTTCCACTATGGTTGGGGATATTCTGTGTCTAAAGGAAAATGGGGATTCGGTGGTGGTTTCGTAAGAGGAATCAATTTCTAACGGATATCTGTTTCTTATTAGAATGACCGAGTGAAATATCTTGGTCATTTCCCATTTACAAGAAATCCAGAATTATCTATATTATAAACATAACGAAGAGGTTATGAATATGAATACAACACATTTCGTCATTATGAATAACATGAATACCACAAACATGATTAACCAAATGAACATGATTCATATGATGAACAACCACAATACACCGGGAACGGTGTGCACTCTCACTGGTATGGATGTGGTGATTATGATTGTTGGATTCATCCTGCTCCTCTGGGTCGGTGTGAAGCTCATGGAATGGCTGCTCGACAAGACCTATCACATGAAGGATTTGTGGGGCTCTATCGTGTGCATCATTGGAATGTTTAGCTACGTATTCGTCGGTGTCGTAATAATTAGCCTGGTTATGTCGCTGGTTTAACGAAAGGTTTTCTATGTTAACCTCCAAGAGATGACCGGATGAAATATTCCGGTCATTTCTCATTTACAAATATTCAGAATTTAACTATATTATAGATATGAATGAACCTACTTTAGCATGTTCCCTTATCATCAGTTCCTGTATGCTTCTCTATATCGGAGTTGTTGTTTTTATTTTCAAAGTCATTAACGACATTGAAAACGAAAAACGTCGTAAGTATATTGAAGAACGTGAAAGAGAACATGAAGCCTGGATGTCTTTATTTGATGACCTCAAAGCTCGTGGAAGTCTTCATAATTTCTAATCTTGGATAATCATTTACGAATCTTCAGAATTTAACTATATTATAGATGTAAAACAAAGGAGATTAAACAATGGAATCACTTCAGGAGAAACTCGAAAACAACAAAAAACACATAATGACCGTTCAGGAACTGGCCGACAAGCTCAAAGCTTTGATTGACCAGGGACATGGCGATGCGATGATTGAAGTCGACGACAACTTCGGTGGATCTTATTCGTTGTCCAAGAACACGAAGATTGAACTTGAATCATTGGAACATGTCGACCTTTATGGTAAATGGATATTCATCGGGTAAACGGTGATGACAAATCCTTAATGTCCAGGCTTACGAAAAGTCTGGATTTTTCTATATTATAAACATAACGAAGAGGTTAAACATGGCAAATAACAAAGTTCAAACCAACCACGGTGTCGTAGAAATCTTCACTCCTGAATTCTTTGAAGAACAACGTAAGAGACTCGGTATGAAGAAACCCATCAACATGATTGTCCGTAACGACGGTAAGGTTTGTGGATTCGTTTACGAAGACCATACCATCGAATTCAATGGAAAGAGTTATTCTGCGAAGAAATACGAAGAAAACATCAAGAAGATTAACGAACATCCGCGATACAGACTGATGTAGGATAGATATCCTACGACATTTACAAAACCAAAAACAAAACCTATATTAATAATAACCAAAGGAGTTTAAATGTTTTTAATTGGTGCAGCTGTAATCGTCGCAATGTTCGGTATCGGTAGAATTGCAAGTGGCTATTGCGCAGGATCTGGCGTTGGCATGTTGGTGGCCTCAGGATGCATGGTACTCAGCGGCTGTGGCGTTATCGAATTCTAAGGTATAATATGATAAAGAAGTTCCTGAATCTTTCTTATAGGACATTACGTATCTTCTATTACAGGCTCAAATATCGACATTATAAATAATGTATGAGATTCTGGGAGGACTATGTTTAACTTAGAGTATTGCCAATATGTCTATGATTTTTTCAACAAAGATTTCTTTCAGAAAGAGTTGGGAACGAAACTTGGTAAATGTACAATCTTCGTGAACAAGAAAGAAGATGCGAAGAAAATATTCGATCTGGAAGAGGATAAAGAATCAGACCCATTCGGATTATCAATCACAATACTAGGACATAATTACATCTGGATTAACCCGATGTTGTTAAATAACAAGAAGATCCTGGTTAATACGATTCTTCACGAGATGATTCACCTGTATGTCAATAAGGTACAACCGGATGTCAGACATTACAGGAAAGGTCATGGATCTCTCTGGACACAGACGGCGAAATATGCTCAATCTATGTACGGACATGATTTGGGTAATATTGAACAATTCGCAACACAAGAAGAATACAAGAAGTACAAGCAGATTTATAATATGAGAACCACGAAAACCCTTGCCAATGCATTCCTGGTCAAGCTGGTTTCGTATGATCTGGTTCCAATCAAGAATCTAACCGATGAACAAATCTCTGAACTCAAGAAGATGGATATAATCGGTATATACAAGGTTAAACCGGAAATCCAGCAGAAATCAAGTACCAGGGTTACGAAATATATCACATGGAATAAACTCCTGGACTGTATTGAAAACGGTATTGATGCTGATGTCGAATCAGTATGTAATCATCTCAGGATTAAAATAGGAGAAGATACCGATACTGTCTGGATAAAGATAAGAAGATAACTAATCTTCAAGTGGCCAACATAAAATATAATTAGAATAAATCGAGGTTTACATGACCCCGATTTTTAACTATATTATAAACATAACGAACAACAAAAGAGGTTAATAAAATGAACAAATGGAGAACTTTCTGGTATTGCCCGTCTGAAATTCATTACGAACATGACGAACCGGCTGAACCGAAATACTCGACGCCTATGTTGGTTACGGATGGTGACCAGCTTGTGGTCAGACAGAATGTGGGGCATAAAGCTTAAGGAGGAATAAATGACAAAGCTTACACTTTATTATCCTACATTTGCGGAACCGGATGGTGAACCGAAATCGACGGAATTTAATTCGCTCGATGATTTGAAGAAGGATCCAACCATCAAGGACAGAATGTTTGGTCTGTTTGGTCTGCGTAAGACGTTCGCTTATGAAAACTTGACTCCTGAATCTGGTCGGAAAGGATTCTATAAGACTGTCTTTCACAAAGACTTCGGTTATTGGGGTGCTGCCATCATAACAGGCGATACTGCAGAGGAAGTGACAGCTGGTCTTAATCTTTTGGGAACAAAGGCTGTGCCCAGCGATAAGTGGTAATGACCTCTTTTAGAACTTAATGTTAACCTCCAAAAAAGATGACCAGGAATTTCTCCTGGTCATTTTTATATTATAAATAATGTATGAATTGGAAGGATTACATATCAGAAGCGGAAAGGATTAACGAAGAATCAGGTATGTCACTTGATGAGAAACTCGTTAAGAAGGTACGTGAAAGAAGAAATGACGCGAATGTTCCAGTAAAAGAAATTGTCTGGGTAACAGATAAGGTCAATACGCATGTAGAGTATGACGAGAACGGAAATCCGCGTGAAGTGATAGACACTGGTATGTACAAGCAGAAGAAACGTCAAGCTGCTCGAAAAGCCCAGCGCAAGAGAAACGCGAAGATTAAACAATCACAGAAGCTTCGTGTCAAGACATTTAAGGATCGTGCGAAGAAAGGGATTGAATACAATAAGAAAGTTCCACAGCTGAACAGAAGACGCGAAGAAGGTCAGGATTTGAAATCAGATCTTAAAGGAGCTTTGAAGGCGAAGCTTGACAGGATCAAGAATGGATTGAAGAACATGATGAATTCACTCCACAAGTAGATATTTCTTCTCCTCTGCGGCAGTGCGACATATCGATAGGACAGATTCTTCGGATTCTGCCCTTTCTACATTTGCTGTTTCGAAAGAAAGCTTCATCTCCATCAAGCTTTGTAGATATCTGATATCTCCAGCGACAACCATACTGTACCAATCACCGTCGAAGAAAACCCTGTCGCCAATCTCTATCATCTTCATCCAGGAAGGTGTTGACGTGAATCCAGCGAAATCTTCGGGCATGAACATGTATTCGAAATCGTTATTGATGTACTCGTATATGTTTATTTGGTTGGATGTAATACGGATATGGTCATCGTTACAATACCAATAGGTTTTAACCATATCAGGAATCAGGTACAGTTTAAGCTTATGATAAATCATCAGGTACATGTCCATTCTCCATCGCGATAATGAATTCCAGCATATTGTATAGATCCTTATTCCCCTCGTACCAATCCGAAACCAGGAATTCATCTGTCGAATCCTTGCCGTCTCCATCAATACAGATCGATACTGTATCTCCGTAAGCTGCTGGATAAGTACGTACTTCCCCGGCGCTGTTGTAACCGGAAATTGCAGGATATTCTGCCGTCATCGTACCGTTCTTATTATATTCGTATTCGATATCCATCCGGTACACGTTGTACAACGATTCTGTTATGCCGGAATGCTTGAATGTAATGTCAACTCTTATCATATGTCCTGTAACGCGACGGCAAGTGAAACTTCATTGTAGAAATTGTACCAATCAGTATCTTTGCCGAAATCATAATACTGTTCCTTATCGTCTGCGAAATGTACTGTCGCGCCCGAGCAATCTCCTCGTCGTACCCCGAACGCGTCTTTATCTACACCTCTATTATCGAATATCTCGAGGTATTTCTGGTACGTTTCATCATCATGTCTGACATCAACTACCATCCTGATCGAGGTTTGATAAAATGCCATATCGAGAACATAGTACTTTGGGAAGGAAGCTTGAATCTCGGTCGCAACAGAAATACCTGGAAAGATTACATGCCTTGGCCAGCGCTTCGGAGTAACGGTTATGTCGTGGAATTCAACCCAGATCTTACTCATCTGCTTTCTCCAATCCCAGTAACAGGGATAATTCATTGTACATCTGCATGATGTCCTGTTCTGATTCTAAGGTCCATTGGTGTTCGAGATTATCTGGATCAACGATATTCATTCCTACCATCAATCCCAAGAAGGAGTCAGTAGAATACTTTTTCTGCTGGAATTCATCTGTCAGTTCCATCTTATGTCCATTGATCCTGATATGTCTGGTAAAACCGGCCGGACTCCATATGTAGTACGGTTCGATACCTGTAACCTGCTGGATCTTACATCTCTGTCTGTCATCGAATATCTCAAGATTCATCATCGTACCCAACACGTGTTGATTCTACATCCTTAGGATCATCCTGTAATCCCATTCCCAGCTCAATAAGATTCTTCAAATAATATAAATCACCTTCTGATTCGACAGTAACGCAATTAACTGCATTATCAGACGTTACCTGAACTACGTCTCCTATATAGACATTATAATTTTTGGTTCCGAAGTACTGCGTATGTCCGTCAGGGAATAATCCGTAACCTTTCTTCCATTGCGCCTTCATCACCTGTTCATTTGGTTTGTACCCGGTAATGACCAGAACATGGTTAGGTGCTACCACAAACTTTTCAAGTATGACATTAGTGATATAACCCAGCTTCACCTTTGAATCAGCAGCGCTTTTACCTATCTGTACTTCCATTACGCATTCTCCAGCGCGATAATCATATTCGCCTTATTCACGAAGACCCTGAAATCTGCTCCTGTACTAAGCTTCACCTTACCTGATTCGTATTCGGATTCGTATTCTACCTCTGCGTTACGACCAATATAGAATTGCTTTACCTCGTAACCACGATCCGTAGAGGTGTAGGACGTGACCCAATTACGACCATGACCTTGAGCTGTCGTAAGGTACGAATTGGGTTGATTCAGGTACGGTTCTTCAAATAGCTTGATGTCGGTAACAGAATCGATGGTGTACCCGAGAGGATTAGTATCAGACTTTACTGATATACGCATCGTTGATGTCCTTAATCATCTGTTCCATTTCTTCTGCCGTCGTATCTGCCGATATCTCCTTACCCATCTGTCTCAGATAGAATGCGAGGAAATCTGCATCGTGATTCATCGACTGTCCGTATCTGCATTGGTTCTTGAGGTACAACGCGTTGTTGCCGTCTCGCTTGGCAGCGTACGCTTCCTGGAGGAAATGGTAATTTTCCTTATCGGAGTCGTAGATCTTGTACAACTCCTCTTCCGGGTAATAACGTCTAAGGAACTTATCGTACTGGTTAAGATCCTCGACCAACGTGGGAAATTCTTTCTTCAATGATTCTAATGCATACATAATCCTTACTCCTTTATATTTTCCAATGCGGTCAGTACTTCTAGCTGACGGCAACATACATCGACATCCAGCGGTGTATTCAAATTCCACGTCTCCTTACCGGAAATACTTGATATTGCCGTCACGATAGATCCTTGCGTAATCATACCGCGTGATACTACCTCGTCGTACTTCTTCGTTACTTCTGGTTCATCTGGCAGCTGTAATCTGTACATCTTCGCGTTACGAATCTCCTTTCCTTCAACCCTAATACCATGTACCGTAATCCCGTAACCTTTGACATCGCGAAAATCCATATCACCGATTGATACTCCTGTTACTTCTTTCATCTCGCTATGTGTCATAGCCATGGCATCCCGATAGCGCTGATTGTATATGACTTTAAGTGTCAGCATTCGTTCTCCAATGGAATCAGTACATCGAGCTGATTCGTAAGTTGCGTTATACTACTATCCAATTTCCATGTCTCCTTACCATTCATACTGGACTTTATCGTTACTTCTGATCCAAGCGGAATCACATACTGTCCAACAGTACGTTCTTCCTCTACTGTCTTGGTTTCAAACTCTTCCAATTGTCCCACATTCCATACATCAAAATTCTTATATACCGGACGTTCCTTCTCCTCTTTAATGCGAATCGAATCTGCCGTAATAAGCAATCCTACTTCTAGGTACTTATAACCTGTCCGGTCACGCATAATCATATGACCGAAGTCCGCGCTTTTAAGACCCTGTACCGTAATACCTTTGAGTCCCGTTTTCTCGGTCTTTTCCTTCTGAATCTTGGTACAAATATCAATCATACTTTCTCCATTGCGAGCATAAACAGGATGTCGTTGTACAAGCTGTAGATGTCTCCTTCCGAATCAATCCTGTATTCGTGTTTCTTCAAGCAGCATCCTTTCCCGGTACGAACGATGACGTTACAACCAGGATGAATCTCGACAGAATGAGGAGAATCCTCCAGCTCATGATCGATATCGTAATAACCGGTGATATGACAGTAATGACCAAGCTTTTCTACCTTCGGCAGTACCTTCTGAATCCAATCCGGTTCCTGCTCCATACATACTGATACGACCACGTTACAGCAGCTGTTGGATTCAGGAGCATTATCGTTCTCTACGTACACTCTCATGCATTCTCCAGCGCGAGCTTGAAACTCACCTCGTTCATCATCACCAGAATCTCCGACATGTTCTTCGGGCAGTACGTCTGTTCCCACCCGTCAGAGGTGAATGTCACCTGTTCGTTGAGACCGCAGAATGTCGTACCGAATTCGTTCTTGCCAGATTCGTTCAATATCTTCCCGTTCATTGCGTATATCGCATTCACGTTACTGCCCAGAACCCCAAAGCTCGCGAATCCCATGAATTCGGTAATTACAAGATCATTGAATGCTGGCAGACCCGTATTCGCTACACCTGTTGTCAGGGTCGCCTTGCGTACGTTGGTGACATGCCTGCTGAGCATCTCTGCCTTCTGTTTCTCCGGCATCCCGTCACGCGTGAGCTTCTTCACCAGACACATCATACTGCTGTAACCCCGAGACATCTGTCTACCCTGTTAACGTAGAACAGGGAAACATCCAGATCTGTAAGCTTATCAGGTACGATATCCTCTGCCTTCTCCGGTAACGTAGAACGACGAAGCGGCATATCGGATTCAGGTTGTACGGTATCATCTGCCATGTTCAGGCCGATAAGTACCTGCATCTCGTTAATGAATGCATTTGCCGCGCTGTGGGTCTCGATAAAACTTAACCCGTCTGTACCAGTAACGTCGTCCTTCACGTAGAAGACGGCCGGAATCATCCAAAGGTACTGGACATTCTCCTTTTCCGGTTTCATCTCCTTCTTATCAGTATCACTCTCTGCAACCGTACCAGTAATATCGTACAATTCCGAAAAATGATTGTTATGCTTGATATCCGTTACCCTACTGCACACGAATTCCCACATGTAATCCGGAATATCTCCCATACCACATGCATTACCTTTCTTCGCTTCCTCGATCAGGAATTCCTTGGCATTTGTCAGAAACTTATGTACTTCTGTCGTTACTACCTTTACAATCATACCTTCTCCAGATCCAATAGGAAATTAACCTCGTTGATTATCCTGAGCGTATCTGCCTTCGTCTTTATCTCGTACCTGAACTCCTTACCGTCTTTGCCGACGAACAGTACCTTCGCGCCGAGGTTCAGGCCGATATGTCTCTGTAACTGCCTGTGTAACCCCGTATCACCGGACTCCCGCTGAACACCCGATATCCAGAATCCGCCTTCTTCCCCGATCTTCTCCAGCGAGTACACGTTCTCGAGCGAATCAGTTACGCCAATCCTCGTCTCTGTCTCACAGCGCATTCACTCCCTCCAGATCTAGCAGGAAATTAACCTCGTTGATTATCCTGAGCATGTCAGTCTTGTTCTTGACCCTGTATGAATGTGACTTGCCGTCACAGAAGAATTCCAGCTTCGTACCCTTATACGCCACGATGGTGTCAATCGGGAATATCGGCAGATCCGGTTTGGTGTCAGGGAGCGATTCCCTAACGCCGTTGATGTCGAGACCTCCTGTCTCCTGATTCAGCGTCAGTGACGTAACTATCTCCATCCTGTCGGTAAGTCCCATATGTGTCGTTACATGGCAGGTCATATCGTATCTACCTTCTCCAGATCCTTCAAGAATTGCATCTCGTTACAGAGGGAAATCGCATCTGTCATACCATTGACCTCGTTCCAGGAGCTTATTCCGTCTTTCCAGTATATTACAGTATCTCCTGGAAATACATAGTACCAATCAATAACAGCATCATCCGGTATACGGAAATTCGCATCTGGGCATTCAATTCCTGCGAAACGCATTACGGCATTGGATCCCGGTATGAAACCACCGGGATAGAATCCATTCGCGCCAGTCAGGAACACCTGCTCCGGTCCTGACTTGGTCCAGTCTCGCTTGCGATTGATCCACACGTTCATGGGTACAAATATAATTATCTCCGTGATTTTCGTAAACCCTTTTGCCGTCTACGACATCAGGGATGACATTCGATTCGACAACGCGACTGTCACCGTGACCGTCAAAATGCCTGAGATAACGTCGACTTCCGTGACGTTATATCGAAATAATGTCAAGTAGTACGACGGCAAGTACGACGTCAAAATAGGGGCCCCCCGCCCCCCGGGGGCCCCCCTATCCGTGACACCCCGGTGTAAATTTTTCGACTGATTCAAAACGAAACGATTGTAAAAAAATGTGTTTAGCGATATATAATATATACCGACGGTTTAATATCGAAACATTTCCTTAGTGGTTTAGCCCCGGGTGTGTCTGTGTCTCTCCTAAAAATAAAAAATTTTTTAAAAATTTTTGGTTTATCCCCTATCTGGTTTTGGTTTATCCCCTATCTGGTTTCGGTTATTCCCTTAATCGGTTTTTCTAATAATACGGTTTTTCTCCCCCGGGCGGGCTTATTTTTGAAAATGGCTTGGTTTCAAAAATTTTTTTAAAATTTTTTTGCATCTGGTTTACCGAAAGGGGGAATTTTTCTATATTGTTATATTATGGGATATTATATACGTAGATATGATTTACACAATGACGTGGTGGACTGGGGAGATATAGACGAGGACCAGTTCTCGTTGACATATGACATGTGTGGCAAGAACGATTACGGTAGTTTTACCTTTCCGGTATATATGGATATGTTATATGACGATGACGGGTATGTGTTAGGTATATGTATATACAGGCATATGGTGGATGATGTCGGTATATATGTCTTTTCGTTCGAGATACGTAAGGGAATGAGGTATTGTGGCATTGGGAGTATGTTTATGGGGATATATAAGGGAATGGGTCGTGTGGGGTTGTCTACGTTGCCTGAATCCAGGATATTTTATGAGAAAAACGGTTTCGAGAGTATAGGGGATAGCCGTATGTTATATAAATAATATAAAAAGGATTATTTATATGGATATAAATGAAGCTAAGAAGATACTTGCGGATAACGGATATCTGGTAGAGGTTGGGTTGTTTGACAAGTTGGCGGATAAGATACATGGCAAGCCGCAGATAGTGACGCCGAAGTTGGAGTTGCAGTTTACTGACGAGAATGTGAAGGCATGGTATATGGCATTGCTTGAATTCTTCCGTAATAAGGGAATAAAGGTTATCAAGAGCGAGAATGGCAGCAGTATCTTAAGGAACCAGAACGGTTATGGCTGCGGACGTCTTATAATTAGCGAGGATGAGGTTGGTTTGGTATTCCCTAAGGATTCTACCGATTATACAGCCGGTTCGTTAAAGATAACCAGTAAGACTGAGCCTGATGTACAGAAGGCGATGGCATATCTCGAACAGAAACTTGATTATTAATAAAAATATGTAGAAAATAAGAAAACCGGTCGATTATGGCCGGTTTTTTATTATAGGTATGCTAAACCTGCGTGCATTTGGATTTCATTTTGCAGTTCGGGTATTATATGTAATTCATCCGGGTTGACTGTCGCACATCCCTGTTCGTCCATGTGGTAGTTTAGGCTCAGGTAGGTATTTGCTATCTTTATTATGTCTATGGACTTGATGAATTTCGTTATCTGTTCGAGCGTATCGAATTTGTAGTATTCGAAATCTAGCATTCTGCTGCCGACTTTAAGTATATCGATTTCGCCGGATATACAGATATTGGCTTGCCAGTATGGCTTGTCGTTGTCGAACCGGTATATGACATTGAATGAGAATTCGATTTTCGGTCTGTACTTTTTGATGCCTATGCAGTGGTTGTCGATTTGATAGTCCGTGTTTTGGTAGAGGCGTTTTTCTTCTTCGACAATCGGTTTGAACAGGTCTTCGATGGGTTTATATATTACTGCCGGTTCTGGTAGTTTTTGTGGCGTATATATCGGTGGTTGGGTCATATATATTGGTCGATTTTGTCCAGGGCGATGGCGATCTGGAGCTGGTTTGCTATATAGAGCATTGTATTGGGTGTCAGGGTGGTCCAGTCGAGAAGGATTTTGTTCGGGTGTTTGGATTCGCCTGTTACGGCACGGATCTGGTAATCCTTGTCAGTACGGAGCATTACGCATCTGTATTTTCCGTATTTATTGTTTTTCTCCTTCTCGTAATACTTGATTCTGAGGTTCATCCTCTTGACTTTCCTGATATTTGTCTTGGTTTCGTCAAATTCGTGGACTTCGTATTCGTATAGTGAAACATCTGGAACTTCCCCGTACACGCCATCGGTAGTCACGAGGTCGTTGATGTCTATATAATAATACAGTGTCTGTTTATTAGAATCGAATTGCCGGATGTATATTCTCATGTGTAGGTATCTTTGCCAGTTCTATAAGGAACTTAATCCTTTCGAACATGGCTTTTGAGTATGTAGGCAGGAATAATGCATTGGTTTCTGGATTACCTGCTATTTTTATGTATGAAGAGAGTTCGTCGAATATTTCGAACAGGTTTATATTGTCAGCGATGGTCAGCATGTCGTCGACATCTAACGGGATATTCGAAGTTCCCGGAAATACGGAGGACATGGGCACATTTTGGTTCGTTCGGTAAAGTCTTTCGACATACATATGCAGTCCGCTGGTAGTGGTAGACCAAGGATTTATCTCTTCTGAATATTCGAACCTTATATGGGTATCGCCGTCGGCTATATCCAGTTCGGCTATAGAGTCAGAATGTATCTCGACATTGGAAATATGGTTATACCTATGAATCTTATAGTTTGGATATTTTGCCTTCAGTTTATTGGCCGCTTTTGTAAGTATGTAATTTGCATGTTCATCCATTTTAATCAAATATAGTAATAGTTTGGCAGTTTGTAAATACTTTTTAAGGTATAAATATATTATGAAAAGCGTGCGCGATTTTATAGATGAGAGTGCTGAATTCACGTCTCTTGATATGAGGCGTCTCGGTAAGCAGCTTGATATGGCTAAGAAGGCCAGGGAAGGCAATACCGAGCATATTGACAAGGTAAAGGCTAGAAAGGCTGGCGTTATTTATCAGGATGACCAGAGATATCAGGACAACAAGGGCATCAAGTGGACAGAAGTCAAAAGTCGTAGCGATATGACATTAATTTCTGCGGCATTGGACGGTATAATAGATTCGATGACTGATGATGGGATTCCTATAGCCAAAGAAGAAGCTGAGATGTATAGGAGTGGTAACGAGGATGATTTTGACGTCCTCCGTTCGCGTCATAAGGACACTCTGGACGAGATTTTACAATTCCTAGGAAAGTATAAGACCGGAAGAATTAAAGTCTACAGGGGTTATATATTGAACCAAAAAGACTATATTAAATACATAAAGTCTTCTGGTAGACCGACTGTAGAATTATTGAACAAGATTGACAACAGGACTAAGGAATTCAATTCGTTTAGCGTATGTCCGATGATTGCGCGAGGCTTTACAGCTGATGCATATAATAGTAGAACTTTAGTTCCGGTTGTAATATCGGCCATTGTAGAACCGAATGACGTATATTGGGCATTTACAGCATATCTTATGGGAAGACATAGGGGCTGTGGCGAATATGAATTGAACATCAATAACCTCAAACAGCTGGAAAACATGCAGGTTGTTCATGATATTGATGCAGAGTGTAGCAGATATGCTAAACAGATTCTTGATGTAAAGCAGATACAGGCAAAGCTAGATACTACGAAGAATCCGAAAAAGGTATTCGACAAGGTAAAGCCAGCTGATTCTTTTGACAAAGCCGTATTGGAATGTAGACTTGGCGGTTTTCACGTATTCGTAAAGAATAACAAGATGATAACACCTTTCGGTATGTATATTTCTGAAATAAAGGAAAATATATATGCGATAGCCGATACGGAATATAATGAAGATACCAACGAAGGTAGGCACTGGTATATCTACAAGGAAGGCGTAGGTCAGATAGGAAAGAAATACGCAAGGATAAATCGATTTGTCAAGGTTATTGACAGTGAGAATATAATGGTATATAACGAAGACAAGAGTATGCAGCTTGTCAACTGTGTAACTGGTAAGGAATTATTTAATTTCAAGGCGAAGGATATACAGAGAGCCCCTGGTAACATCTATTCTCGAGAACCGAGTGTATGGCATGCGGAAGAATATTATGTTGTCAAGTTGCCTAACAACAAATATACTGTTGTCAATAAACGTGGCGCATGTATTATAAGATTACAACTTAAGTTGTTTGACAGGATTGATTTTGACTTGGACACAATGACATTTGATGGCATTACATCCAATAATGGTAACAGGTATTCATTTATCGTAAAGAATGGCGTAGCATTGCAGCAGGTAGGATGATGAAGAAGAGTTTTAGACAGTTTTTGACAGAGAATCCAGATTATTCTTTATATGATGCTGACAGGTTTCAGACTCATATAGACAATATGAATGCACATAAGAAAGATATTGAATATCCTTATGTCGAAGATGATACGTATACCGACCGAGACGGCGCCAAATGGATGAATAACAAGAAGCGTGATAATGCAACATTGATTTCTGCGGCATTGGACGGTATTATTGACAAGGGAATGGAAAACGACCCGGAAAAGTTCAAGAAATTCAGGGATTATTATAATGACATAATGACTGTGGATGAACTGTATGCAATGGCTGAAAAGTTTCCGAAACAGATTAGGGATATTCTTGAGTTTTTGAATAAGTTTAAGAAAGGCTATGTAAAGGTTTATCGTGGAATTTCTTTGAAAAAAGATGTCTATGATGCATGGAGAGCGACAAGCGAGAGACCTGAAGATTTGTTGAAATATCTTGATAATATGTCGAAGGAATATAATTCTTATACGACTTCTCCAGATGTTGCATATACTTTTGCCAGTGCATGGGGCAATGCAAAGAAAAAAGATACTCATATTCCTGTAATAGTATGGGGTTATGCAGAACCGAATGACATATATTGGGCATTTACAGCATATCTTATTGGCAAACACGGAACGACTGTCGAGAACGAACTTAATATAAAGCCGTTGAAAAGATTAAAGGACATGCATATTGAATTTTTGACAAATAATGAAATGAAAGATTCCTTCATGGCTAAGCAAAAATTATAAATAATATAAATTTAAAAGGATTAAATATGGAAGAATTTAAGAAATTTTTACTCGATGAAGCCGCTGGTAAATTCGAAAAGGAATTTATGGGTATTGGCGGTCTTCCTTCATTCTATCAGTTTTTAGACTTGCCAGCTAAAAAGGCAGTAAGTGTAAAAGGTGGTGACGTAAACCAGTTTGACATCGTTCGTGAAAAAATCGCAAGATTAAATAAGATGTATGATGCCGTTATGATGGGCTCAAATAAGTCAAGACTTCTTAGCGATAAGTTTTTGACCAACTTATTTGATTTCCTTAGTGCTCTAGTAGAAGCAGTCGAAGCTGATGTTCCTGAACTTGTTTATATTGTAAGCTGGCCTAAGGTTCTTAAATATGTTTATGAAAATGGAACCAGATTTACTACGCCTAATCCACAACCGGGTTTCGGTCCAAGACATGCTGCGAAATTTATCGAACAGCTTAAAGTAAAAGACCTTAAGACACTTCGTGGTAAAACTGAATTCAAGGCAACTGTTAAAAAGGCACTTGAAGCATTTGCACCGAGAGTTGAAGAAGCTTCTGATGGTCAGTATAAGGTTATTCTTCCTGGTAGACAGCGTTCTACTCCGATTCTTGTAGATACTGTCAATGAATTGATTATTACTGCAAGAAACTATAACGAATGGCTTGGCTTTACCAAGGCAACAGATGTGCAAGAATTTATTACAATGGTGAAGAATACATTTGATAACCAGTATGGTGAAACCGTTGGTGGTAATACTATTCCGTATGGCACAAGATTTAACTATAATTCTGACGCTATTGTAGCTTGTGATTATAGTAAGTTAATTGGTAAGGGTGGTTCTTATATTGCGCCTGTCGAAGCTGGTACATTTAGATTGGACAAGGACACAGTTTTGCACTTTGTTCACCATGGCTTATCTTTAAAGAGTCGTACTGATATGATTAAGGGAATTAACCTTGGCGAAGATGAATCCAGATACTGGAATGAATTTAGCAAGGATGGAAAAACTCTTACAATCGGTCTTAATACAAATGAAAGATTTGATTCTATCTATCTTGACAAGAATGCAAAGCACTATGTATTTGAGATTAATATCAATGACGGTAATAGAGAATATATTGCGCACGGTGTATATCAGTATGAATCTGATGATGCCGAAGAAAACGGCGGAAAGCCAGAAGAAATTACTTACAGATTAGTTTCTACAGATATTCCTCGTAAGACTGGTGCTGCAACTGTTGAAGAAAGCTTCAAGGTAAATAAAGCTCTCAGATTACTTGTAGAAAACGGTTATATCGTTTCTAAGTAATAATAAAATATAAAATTAAAATGGATGCTTTTAAAGCATCCATTTTTTATTTAACAGAAATAAGCTGCGGCTTCTAATATATAATCTGTTCTAGTCTTTTTCTTTACTTTTACAGATTCTATAAGCTCTTCGATAGAATCAGAATACTCGTTATCGGTATTGAAGTAAGTAATCTTCTTTTCTTCGTCCGTGCTTATAATAGAAGCAATACCTTCATTATTGAATCCAGCATTAAGTTTGAACTTACCAGACATAACTTCTTTACCTCTATCGTCATATATATGGCCTTCACCATTATATTTAGTAAATACGTAGTTATTACCGATGTATATGATATCTGAACCTATGATAGGAACAGTAGCTCCAGTTTTTGTCCATGACAAGAAGGTACCATGTTGAGTTGCAACTCTTATTATATTACCATCTACTGTGTTATCGACTCTATTGATTCTGGTGCGCATTTCGAGATTGTCAGGAACAGTAAATACAACTTTACAATCTTCATTATATACCTTTGCTCTATGTCTATTGATTTTTACGACAAAGTATACATGATTACCATTTCCATAAACCTCGTTATATTTTCCGCTCATTTCACCCATCAATACAGGCTTATTGTCCTTATCAATCTTAATGATTTTATCGCCATTGATTGTTCTGATAGTATAGATACGTGCTGTTGGATTATTTGTCATTGAATAGCCATCTGGGCATTCAACAACTAATTCTTTTGTAGTACCATCCGTACTGATAACACAATATTTGACAGTTTTATTGTTGTTCTTTCTGCCATAAACCATAATATACGATTTTCCGGTATCTGATGTCGTGCTACAATACGTATCAAGATTTGTATAACCGTCATTTGCCAAGTTTTGTTTATATCGAGCTATATCTAATTTAGTGCCATCTGGTGTTAACAGGGCATTATCATAGCTAGAATAAATATAGTCTGGACGAGTAGTAGTTACATTAGAGAAGTTTACAATTTCGCCAGTCTTTGCTAAATATATTTTATCTCTATATTTAATAAAGTTTTTAGAACCAGAAATAGCATACATGTTATCACCCGGATTACGCATTAACGGGCTAACTTTTTCGGTTATATCGATAAGCTTATTTTTTACTGAAGAATATAGATACATTGTTCCATCAGTAAGACCTATATATGGATATATGACGGTTTTAAGCTTACCATATACTGGTCTATCAGTAGCCCAAGTTTTTGTCATTAAATTATAGACTAAGAATGTATTTTTATTTTGATTCTTTAATACCATAATTCTGTCATTATCATATGTATCGAAGCTCCAATTCTTGTCTAATGCGTCGTTAAATATTGGCTTACCGTTTATATTAGTTATGTATAATTTATCATCAAGATAATAATACAAATAAACATTTTTGTTCGTCGTATATCGGCTAAGTGTTTTAACCCACGGCGTTACGATAGCGCCTTGATAATAGACTGCATAATAGCCATCTTTATTAAGTATTCTAGCACCATCAGCTTCACAACCATTATATGGACATATCATTTCTGTTCCGACATCCATATAATTACAGTTATTCAAATTGTTTAGAATCTTTGTCGTTTCTTTTTCATTAGGCGCAGTAGCATCTTGTTGTGCCTGGTTCGCTAATTTATAGACAAATTTATCGTAGATATCCTGTTTGTCGCAGCCGAACAATTCGCATAACTTCGATACTTTCTTTTCATAGAAGTAGTTACTGTAACCAGGGCCGTTTGCGTGGCGGTTTTCTGGTGTTGCCTGATTATAACGGGATGCACATACATGAACTTCTGTGCTTCTATTATTGAAGCTACTATTAATCATGATACACATCAAACTCTTACCCCATTCATCATATGGAGCACTGGCGGAATGATTAGGTCTAGTAAGTTTTTCGAAGCCTTCCTTAAATACGTAGTATGCAGTTACAGAAGTACCGATACCATAATAGAAGAAGTTTCTGGAATTCGGGTTAGTAATACACCAAGTATGGTCAATTGCTGTCGGATATGGACAGTTAGGATATGTCCACCACCACCAAGTTTTTGACTGTTCATATGTATCGATTCTTACTGCCCAATAACCAGTATTACCAATTCTGAAACGACCTTTCATATAAGGTCTCGGATGTTCAGCAGTAAATCCATTATCTTCTGCCCATGGATCATCTGCATCTTCTTCATCGTCATCGTCCGCGGCCTGTTCTTCAGCTTGAGGTGCAGCGGCCTGTTGTGCAGCTTGTGCAGCTTGTGCATTTAACTGTTCAATTTTTGCTTTTATTCTATCAACAAATGCTTGCTCTTCAGCAGTAAGCTGTTCACCTGCTTCTGCTTTTGCGGTAAGTTCTTCATATCTACGTCTATCAGCTGCTTCTTTTTCAGCCTTTCTTCTAGTTGCAACTTCGAGTTGACCTTCTTTACCTGGCCAAGCTTCACCATAACCGTTATTATAGATATCAAGCAATTCGTTATACATCGGCATAACAAGAGCGGACAACTGGTAGAAGTTCATGCCATTGGCATCTTTGGAAATAATTTGTTCTTTCGGAACACCGTCCCAGACCTGTTTCTGCCTATACATCATTGCTGCGAAAGAAACCTTTTTAAGGCGTTCAATCATACGCTGGTTTGTCGGTCTTGATGTTTCATGGTTACATTCGAGCTTAAGAATTCTGGTAATAGCCATAATCAAGGCTTTTGTCCAGTTACATCCACCTGCATCCCAAGGAACACAGTATCTAAGTTCGACCGATTTTACATATTCTTGACATAATTTTTGCTTTTCATCTTCTGGCAAATCTTGCTTATCTAATGTAAAACAACGTTTGAAATTATTCTTCAAAAAGCTTACTGCAGCTTTTCTACTTTCATTGTCAATAGATTCAAGTAATAAATTTTTCATATATTATTTATAATAAAAAAGGCTGTTGTAAAACAGCCTTTATTTTAACAGAATAGGTCACACAGGGTCGATTTTTCCAAGGTAAGATGTTTTCCAGGCTCTAGCCATTTATTAATCTCATACATCGATTCAAACAATGCACAGAAGGATTTTCTGAACATAGTCTCATGGTCAATCTCGAACAGGTTGTCAAATTCCTTTGGCCACTGGTCGACGAATGCGACGAATGTTACAGGCTCTATCGTATGCTTATCCAAATTCTTGTATTTGAATTCGTTATTTGGCTTTACGTAGATGTATTTCATCTTGGAATTGTTTTGAATTGGCGTCAACTTAAACTTCTTCTTCGCAAGAATATAGTTATAAGTTAATGCTGCTTTTGCACCGAAAATAACGGATGCGTTCTTGCCTTTTTCGAATTCAAGACCATTCTTCACGTAATAGTCGATATCATGAGGAATATATTTCTTGTAGTTAGAAATACCGATAACGGCGGAAATATCGTTAATATCACTATTACGATATTGCTCATAAACCTTCATAATAAATTCGTCAGCATCTTCCTTAGACATACCAGCAGAAATGTCGAATGCTAGTTTTTCCGCAGCTATCTTACAGAAGTCAGGCATCGTGGATTTCTTAATAGGCACACCCATGATCTTGTGCTTAGGTCCTTCCGGATGCTTAAGCATAGATTTCGGCAATGATGCCTTTTCTTCTTCGGTAAGAACTTCCTTATCGATACCTTCTAACGGATATAATGCACCTTCGCTATCGACAACAGAACCGATATAGAGTTTCTTTGCAAAGCAGAACATGTTGCTAAAGATATTTTCACGGTTGAACTTGATAAGCTGTTTGACCTTCGATTTCTTCGCTCTGATTTCAAGAACCTGATTAAAGAAATCTTGGAACATATTTTCTGCATGGCTAAAGAAGTCACGATATTCATCTGCTACGGATTTATTGTAGTCCATGATTTCACGATTCTTCTTATGCATTGCATCGAGTTCTTGGTCAGTCATTCCGTCTACTGGATGAAGTAGTGGCTTAGTTTTCCTGTTAGAATAAATGCCTTCTTCGATGAGTCGTTCTCTAAGTTCATGAACACAAATGTAACAGCTATCAGTATCGTTATGGACAATAGCAAAGTCACGGTTTGTGAGCTTTAACGGAGTCTTGTTCTTGAGAGTAATATTGAAATACTTTTCAATATCCTTAATCATCTTAGTAGAAACATAGTATTCATTACAATAACGAGATAACCAGTCACGAAGAGTTACACGAGCACAACGACAAATACAACGTGCGATATCCGGGTCATAGAAGTGGAAGCCTTGTGCAAGAGAAACACCATACATACTGTTAATGATAAGCTTCTTAATCTGCTGTCTGTTATGACAAAGGTTTTCCATTTCCTTGTCGCCAGCTTCAATAGCTTCTTCTTCCTTCTGTTTCCAAACCTTTCTTTCATCAAAGACTTGCTTAATGACATTAGGCATAATTGCGTCATCGGTTCTTAAGAATCCGACTTCTGCAACGTCTGTCATAATGACTTCACCAGATTCAATCTGAGAACGAGTAGGACGAATAACCTTAGTTTCAGGAGACATGTTAAACATCATAATATGATGCGGATATGACGAGGTAATATCGAATGACATATCGTCATCGAATCTGCCCGGGAAGTCATAACAATAACCTGCCTTTACCTGGAATTCAGGGAATGGATGCGGCCATTCTTTAAAGTCTTCCAAATCACGGTTGAACATCTGCCATGCATTATACTGAACACCATTTATTTTCTTAGGTTTCCAGATATTTAAAACTTGAGGCTTGATTTCTTCTTCAGTCTTCAAGTGCTTATACATGTCATATTTGAGAAGATACTTCTTGAATTCTTCAGTATTTTCCCATTCTGTGTTCTGATAATAAATAGAGCCGTCTTTCTGTTTTACCTTATAGCATTCTTCTCTCGTCCACCAGTCGATGTGTTCTTCTTTCTTGTCGTTAAGAACACGTCCAGTGGCATGAAGGAACTTAATAAAGTAGCCGGTCGTCGTAGGTACTTTGTTTTCAACTTTATCAACGGTGACAATACAGTTAAATGCATATTCAATAATTAATTCAAAGAGTTTAAGTTTATAGAACAAATCAACCAGAATGGTAACGTCTTTTCTGTTATATCGAACAAACTTACACCATTGGTCTTTATATACTTCATTGATGGAGCCTTCATATTTTAATTTTCCATCGCTGAGTTCACGTGCAGCAATATAGTTCAAAGAATAAGACGGAAGAGGCGGATGATTGCCAAACGTCTTATACAATTTCATAAAGTCAATTAAATACAAGCCAGGAATAGTAAAGGTTGCACCAAGGTCAACATCTTCAAGCTTTCTGTCCTTGATATCGTGTCTTTCAGGGAGCTTATTGAACGGACTTAAACAACATTCCCATTCAGTCTGAACATTATTAATTTTTCTTAACTTAGCACATCTATTACAAATATACGGAATATCGTATGCTTCTGAGTTCCAACCCGAAAGCATATCAAAATCTTGACGAGCAAACCATTTCATAAAATTACGAACAAGGTCTACTTCAGTTCTACAATACAAATAATTATCAATAGGTTCATCTAAGTCATCATATGGCTTAGTTCCCCAAGTATAAAGTTTCTTATCCTTGGTAGAATATAAAGAAATAAGATTAATCGGCCAATCGGCTTTTTCAGGGGCTGGGAATTCATAAGAAACATAGCATGAATTAATATACTTAACCCAACATTTCTTTTCTATATCAAAAACTTCCCAATCTTCTTTTTTATATCTTGTATCGAAAATGAATAATTCGATTGATTCGAATTTACCTTTTTCTAAGTCACGGATCTCAATCATATGAGTATCATAGAATTTTGATGAACCCGCGACTTCGATATCGAAAAGACCAATATTCCAGTCGTCAATGTCGACTTTTAAATCTTCTTTATCGTATCTTTCATGCATGAATTTGACTTCTGGTTTTAAGTCAGATTCAGCAACAATCATGTCTGGATTTTGTTTTAGAGCATCAATGACTGACTTGTCCTTGTACTCATATTTCATAACAGGACGCTTATAAATGTCCAATATATTTGATTTCTGTGTGGTGTCTGTTATATAACACCATGGTTGATACTTGAATTTTGACCAACCTTTTGTATGTTGTTCTTTCAAATATATTGTCTTATGATATGCGTCATAATAACAATTTTTAAATGCTTCCATTTTTTATTTTTTATCCTTCAACTCGCTGTATTATACGGATTTGCAAATTAAATATAGAAAAAATTCATGGTCCGAAAGAACCATGAACTTTTAATTGGAAATCTTAATTAAATGCTAAGTTTCTTGACGAATGCCTGGATATCTTCAAGACCCTTAATGTAACCTTCCTTAAACTTAAGCATAGGTTCCGGGGTCTTATCCTTCTTGGCTTCATCCATACGAGCAATGATGTAGAGCTTGATTGCACGAACAGAATTGACAAGAACATCTTCAGAGTCAACTGCATCATTAAAGTTATTACCGTTTTGCATAATTTTTTACCTCTTATTTTATTGTTTTGTTAACCAAATATTATATATTCGCGTATCTTCTTGATTTTTGCGAACGTTATCAGGAATTAACTTTTGATATTCTGGCGGGATATCAGAGAAATCAGCAGGTTGCTCATATTGCGACCATGTGTCCTGTTGTGCAGCAAGAGCAGCGATTTCTGGTAAATCTTGCAATGCTGTTTCAATATTAATTGGATTAGCTTTATCTCTTTTATATTCCGGAATCATAATCTAAAAAGTATTCTCCCTTTCTTTAAATCATATATGCTCAGACCTACTTTAACGCGATCACCTGGCAAGATTCGAATTCGATTAACTCTTATCTTACCGCAAATTGTACATAGAACTACGTTATCGTTGTCTAGCTTCACATCGAACATGGCATTGGGTCTAGCTTCTATTACTGTTCCCTCTACCTCCACTTCAGAAATGTTAGTTTTTTCAGACTTAGGTTTCAGATCTTTTTTATTTTTATTTTTATTTTTCATTATTTAGACTTTTTCTTCTTAGACACTTTTTTAGTAGATTTTGCAGCAGGTGTAGACTTCACATTTTCAACTGGTTGTGTCGGTTCTTCTACGTCGACTATTTCCAGTTCTTCAGATTGTACAAATGATTCTGCTTGTTGTTCTTCTGTAGACGCTATTTTTTCATCAACCTTTTTATTGATTGAATTTTGGAGCATTTCTGCACGAGCCTGTACTTGAGCTAATCTGGTATCACCAGCAGATTCAGTACGCCTTTGAATTGCAGCTTGCTGAGACAAAGATGCTCCCAGAGCATTAATATCCATGTTTTCATTCATGGAAATAAATTTTTCGTTTAATTTCTTATTATCAGTTTCAGGCATTCCATAAGTTTCATCAATTTCTTCATTTAATTCTTCTTCTGGAACATCATCAACTTCTTCATCAATCGTAGTTTCTTCAATAACAGGTTTTGTTTCTTTACGAACTACTGGCCTTTCTTGTTCTTGATTAAAGGCAATCTGTTTTTCGATTAACTTACGAAGCTTTCTATTTTCTTCTTCAAGTTCATAAATACGTTCATCATTTACATTATATGCATTTGTATCTTCACGATAAACAGGCTGCGGATTTACAATGTCTTCAATATCCTCATTTAAATGACGGCTAATTTTTTCAAGACCATCAAAACCGTATTTAAAAAACATACTTGTAATCTTGTCAGTGATTTTATCAATCATTGCAAGAGCTTCATCCATTTGTGATGTTGCGCGTGTACGCACACGTGTTGCCTGAGATACTGGCGCTGGCGCAGGAGCTGGACGTGGCGCCGGTTGCGGAGCTGGTCTCGGAGCAGGAGCAACAGGTTTCTTTGGCGGAAGCTTTCTAGGTGGCACATTTGTACGTGTGGCTTCTACCATAGAAACATCTTCATTATAAAAGTCATCATCATCTTCTAACTGATGCTTTTTAGATTCCATAGCCATCTGCTTTTTATGAAGAGCCAATTGTTCTTCTTCGGTAGCAGCGCGTTTCATACCTTCACTATGATAATATCTTAAGAAATCACTTTCCATTATTCAATACCAATTTTATATATTTATAATTGTCTTTTTATGATTTACGCGATAGTGTTAAATAATATGGATGTAATAAATCTTCTGGATTTAATACAATTCTATATTTAAGTCCCATAATAGATGCTAGAATATTTATCAAAATATTTTCATAGTGAACAACATTATAATATCTTTCTGGTTCAGATTCTTTTATACAAATGAGATTTAAAACAGAATCCATATTTTCAAAGAACTCATAAAAATCATCGTATGTATTTTCTAAATTTAATTTTTCGGCGATAGTAAGAATATAATCTTCTGCGCCTTCCATATGAAGAAAATCAATAATGGCCTTAATACCATCATAATCGTCTTTTTCTTTTTCAGTTTTTGTAGTAGTTGTCTTTGACAAATTTTTAAGATAAGTCAATAATGATTTTTTGTGATCTTCTTTTTCCATATTAAATCTCACTTAAGCTTAAATCCATTAAATAATCGAAAATTTCATTTAAATCATTTTCATTAGTATACTTCGCATTTGCAATTATATTCTGTAATAATGCAGCAAATACGTTAGAAATAATTAAATAATTAAAATAGCCTAAAGAAGCTATTACTAAAGCATAATACTCTTTCGTAGCTTCATCATCAAGGCCTAAGAAAGTTTCTTCTATATTATCTATTGATAAAATATTGTCAACTATTTCTTTAATCATACCATTTTCGCATTTACATGGTCAACAAGACCAATTCGTTTAGCTTCAGATGCAGACATATAATTATCGAATGAAGTAAGTTGCTTAAGTTCATCGATTGTTTTATTTGTCTGTTTCTTAAAAATCTTATTCATACAGTCGGTCCAAACCTGAAGTTCATGCTGAATAATCTGAATATCCTGAAGTTTACCACCAGTAGCTTCAATACCAGCCTGATGAATCATAATTCTCGAAGACGGGAATGCATAACGATTACCAATAGTGCCACTTGCAAGAATAACGGAGGCCATAGAAGAACAAGAACCCATGCAAATTGTATTAATAACAATACCCTTTGACTTAAGCTTATTCATACAGTCGATTACTGCAAAACCAGCATCACATTCACCGCCAGGAGAAGAAATATAAATTGTAATCGGATTCTTAGAACCGTCATCGTAGAAGGAAAGCTTCTGAATGACATGAATCATATTTTCCCATGTAATTGGGCCAATAATAAAGATAACACGATTTACTTCAAAATAGTTATTACGAACAATATCAAAATAATTACCGAGTTCACCAAGATTCACGGGCTGAGGTTCATTTGGATCTTGCTGCTGAGTTTCATCAGTTTCAGGAGCATCGACCTCAACATTATTAAGTTTCTTTTCTATATTAGATTGCTGCTTTGTGTCGTTTAAAAACATCTATATACCTTTCATTATTTTTGTTTAATGTGTAAGTTACTGCTTGTTTTGGCAAATCAAATTCATCATCGTCAACAGGGATAATGTTTTCAGACTTAAACAAAACATTGCCGTATTGAATAACCGAATCTACTCCGCAATATTTAGTAATTTTGAAACGCTTTAAAACCTGGTTAAACCTAAATATTCCAAAGCCATTTTCAACTGATACACAAGTATATTTATTACCATTTAATGCATCGTATGTATGTCCAATTTCGAAACTCATACAAGCTTATTCTTTCCTAAAAATGTGTTAATCTTCTTGCTAAGTTCATCGTTTTTATTAACAATTACTTTCATCTCTTCTTCATTATAAGAGTCATAATTCTTAACAAAAACCTTGGCATAATCTTCGAAGTGCTCATGCACGTCTTCCAAGACTGACGCATAGACAGTCTTAACCATGTTCAGGGGCGTTATCTCTTTCTGATTCATTACAATATTCATTTATTAGTGTTTCCAATTGATTTTTAAAGTTAGACGAATTTTCAAAGTCTGGTAAGATGGTAATGACATAAGCATACCAAGTATACAAGTCTTTGAAATGTTTAAGATTTTCAGAAACCTTAGCAGCTTGATCGATTACATCTTTCAAAGCTTTCATTTTCTTTGGATCATTCATAATCGACAGCATATCCTTGTCTCTCTTAAAAAGAGGTGGCATGCTAAACTGTTTCGGTTTCTTCATTTTGTTCTCCACCGTTGTCATTAATATGGAAAGTGTCACATAATTCTGTTAAGGCAGAACCCATGAAATCTTCATTTATTTCCACATTTCCGGCTTGTGTATTTTTTATTTTGTCATATACTTCGAAAACTTTCTTTTCGATAATACCTGACAGTGTAGAGTTCAATGGTTGACAATAACAAAGTCCCCTATTATTATTTGGGTTCTTCGGATATTGTATAAAGCGTTTATTGTTTCGCTCAATAAGTTCAAGGCCAGTAATAAGTAATCCGCCTTTAAATGCTACTTGCGCTAAACCAACAACGCCATTTTTGAGCTTGAATTTTAACGGGTGAACTCTTACATTAGATATTGTAAGCATAGTCACCTCATTCTAAGTCTTTCAAATCTGCATCCGGGAATGTCTTAGCATACTGTAACAATTCGTATCTGGCTAAGTCAAATTCCTTAATATCGCGAATACAATTTTCTGTTACGATTTCAAGAACTACAGTAAAAACATTTTTTACTTCTGGACGAGTTTCCGCATCGATAAACTTAATCATTATATCAACAATTTCTTGCGGAACATGATGAACATAGGTACATTCATTCATCTCGTCAACCCAGTTCTTACGAAAATCTGTTAAATAAAAAATAGCTTTACCTAAATCAGTACCTGGAGTGTGCTTATAAAGATATCGTGCACAATACTTCCATACGTTACCAAGATCAAAATTTAAATAACGAGCAACTTCAATAGGTTCAATATTTACTGCATTATCACAATAGTGTGTAGGCTTAATTGCTGTTCTAACTACATTTTCGGAACTCATAATCTATCCTCTTCAGTTAGTGCACTAAGAATATTTTCTTGCAATTCTTTTTCTTTTTGTGCACGCATTACCATTTCTAAATCTTTATCATATTCTTCTTTTCTTTGCTTGTTATTTTCTAAAGCCTGTGTAATTCTGATAGGTAAAAAGATTGCAAAGAAATAACCAGCAATAATACCGATATATGGTAAAATTTTTGTTAAAAAGAAAAATAAAGCATTTTGAATACTCTCGCCGAATAGGCCGCAAATGCCTATTATAAAAGAGTAAACAAAAATGCTTATACCTATAATTATTTTAGTTGAGCGCTTCATCGTCTTCCAAAATCGCTTCGACTGCGGTATCAGGGATCATAAAATACTGTTCCTTTACGATCTTGCCATCAGCCTGTTTTACTGGAATGTTAAGTGCAATCTTCTTTACGCTTGCAAATGCGACAGTATCACCAACTTGTGCTTGACAAGGAACTTGCTTACGGAGCTTGAAATTATAACGACCCGGGCCAGTCATAATAACCTTACCAGTAACAATACTGCTATCTGCATTATATTCAGGACAATAAATCTTATTACCTGACTTCTTTTCGGTATTAGATTCCATCTTCAACAAGATGTAGTTTTCAAGCATCTTCTTAATACCGATTGTTTTACCATCTTCTTCTTCAAGAACTAACATACATTCACCTGCACTGAGTTTAAAATATTTCTTCTTTTCTGTTGTACCTGCTTTCTTAGTTGTAACTTCGATAGGGATGGCAACACCTGGATTATAAATAACAAAATCATTTTCCTTTACAAAAAATGGAATCTTGTCATTTTCAAGTTCCGGATTATCAAGGCCTTCACCAACCTTAATAATTCTACCATATGCCATCGGAATTGTTCCAACATCAGGAATAACAAATACGCCAGCACTAAGACGATCAACTGATTTGTTTTCGTCAATCAAGACATTATTATCTAGGATTCTCATAGTTTCTCCATTATAGATTAATTAAAAAATCGTTTTTCGAATATTTACTATTCGTAACATCACAACTGTTATTTAGAATTAGATTACCGTTTCTTTCTATGATTTCTTGTTTCTTGCCGAATCCATAATGCCATATTTTGGCTTTTGATTCAATTTGCATCGCATCTGGAGAATAATAAGATAAAACGATGTCAGGAATCGGCTCTTTATTTATGACTGTAAGAAGACGGTTTTTCTCAAAATTATAAATTTCTTCTTTGTCTTTGGACCACCAGTCCCATTTAGATATGTTTTCATATCTATCAAAACCTAAAGAACCCCCGAGAACAAGCTTATCAACCCATATTTTGTTTCCGTCTATTCTCTCGGGGGTACATTTATTTTTCTGAATTTTATTAAAACAATTATTGAATCTTTCAAATTTATTTGCGAGTGGTATATCGCTCTTGAAATCACAACCACCTAAAATATATACTACCTTTGGATATCTCTGTGCTAATCTTATTAAAAAAGCTATTTCCATATCCAAATATTCGGATATACCACCCGCAATACAAATTGCATCTGCTGGTAAACAGTATTTGTCAATAATACGATCAAACCATTCTGCACGGCGAACGTATGTACACATAGGTACATTGATATTATTAACAAAATAACAATTCATCAGTGATTAATTTATTATGCGACTACCATCTTGCGAAGTGCACGATACATGGCAAGAATCTGCTTGTCATGTGCGCTCTGCTTGTGCTTGCCACGAAGGATGCGTTCTGCATGGTAGCAAACGATTGCAGCAGTATTGTCGAGTGATTCGAGATGGTTCTCAACAACCTGTGTAAGTTCAGGGTTGCGAATGCCAGTACCAGCAAGCTGACGACGACCGCGAGTCTGCAGAGTGTCAGTAGTTACGATGTATGCCTTACCAGTCTTGGTATTCATTACGTATTCATCAGAATTGAGTGTATTTGTCATTTTTATGTTTCCTTTTATTTTACAATTTTCATTGTATAAGTTAAATATAGTAAAGTTGTACTACGTTGTAAACACGATATAAACATTTTTATTTGAAATTCTTATTGATCAAAATCTTCAAAGAATTCAATTCCGTCCATATTTCGATATTGCACTGAATAGCCTTTAGTACTTTTAAATACTCCAAGAATTTCAAGACTATCATCAGATTTTATGCTATGTGCACCTGATTTAGCTTCAGGATGATATATAAGTCTATGATGTGTAGGACAGAAACTTAATGTAACATTCTGGTTTAATCTAGGCCATAATTCACGTGGAATTATATGATGAAAATCTATCTTATTTCTACTTTCAGTACAATACGTGCAACCAGGATAATGACAGATATATAATTTCATACGTATGCACTATTTATAAATACTATATGAAATTAAACGAATTTTTAGAATTAGCTGTTCCTGCCGATAAACTCCAGGATGTATTGTGGAAAAATGATAATTTTCAGATACACTATAATCAAAGCGTGCCTTCTGGAAACGGAATAAATTCAGTCGATATTAATAGAAATACTGTATTAGACGAGCTTGAACTTCATAATATGAAAATGACAGAATTTGATAAGCTCTTACAGAAATACGGTTGGTATATTTCTTATATCAATGCTTATAGTATAAATCTTTTAAAACTAAATACGATTGACCGTGAATATTATGATGATGAAGATTCATTTTATCATGGAATATACCTTCATTTTACAAAAGTAGTTCCAACAAAAATTTTAAAATCCGGATTAATCGCGAAGGATTCTCTTGATCCAGAAATGGATAAATCTGGAACTGTTAAAAGAGGTATTGTATATCCAGATAAGCGTGTATACCTTTGGAAAATGGAAGATATTTCCGGTAATCTTGAACGAGATGATAAAGATTTTGATACACGTGTAATTAAAGCAATTAAAACTTTAATAAACAGCATAGGCGCAGATGGATATGGACAATACATTTATCTTGTCAAACTTCCAAGTGGACTTAAAACACATTATGATAATGAATATGGCACAACATGTCCGGCCAGATACGTTACACAGAATGTTCCGCCTAGTTATCTTAAATATATTGGCACTGTTTCAAGAATGAAAGAAATTATAGAAACAGGTAATACTAAAAGATTACTTCAGATATTAAATATAGAAAAATAAAAGCGGTTTGTAAACCGCTTTTTATATTATTTTTTACATTACGCAATCCAGAAGTCGCTGTTCGGAGATTCAAGTCTGATATTTTCAAGGCAGTAATCGTATTCTTCCTTGTAGCTTGAATATAGGCTATCAGCATTTAACTGACCACCACCAGCGATTGTAATGGAATATTTACGCAAAGCATTACACCATATCATACCAGCGCGGGCCACGACAAGTTTTCTAAACATAATGTCATTGAAAATCTTTACACTTCTTTGACGTTTATATACTTCCATGATACCGCGAACTGGATGTCTAGGAGTAGGCCAAATACTTAATTCTTTTTCTTTGTCGTTATATCTTACTTGATAAGCTTCGCCGAAATCAAGTTTTGCTTGTTCCAACCACATAAGTGCAGCATTCCAGTTACCTAAGACATCACCAAAACCAGCAGAGTTACCATAACATGCGCCACGGAAAATACTAGAAGTATTCATACTCATTACTGAGTCATAAAGTGCATTATGTGGTAATGTAAAGAGTTCATTAATATCGCCAATCCAGTTGGCGGTCTGGAAATCGACAACTTCTTCAAGTTCCTGACAAATCTTATAATGTGTTCTGCCTGGTTGAAGTTCCATAACGAGATAGTCACGATAGTTACCTTGACGGGCATAATATCTTTGGACATATCTAATCATGTCGGCAATGATGTAATTTAACTGTTCATCGCTAATTTCAATACAGATGACTGGAGAACCAAGCATCATCTTGATATAATTACGCATTTGCGCCATATTTTGAATCATTGTAGATTCAAGCACCGGATCACAATTGTTCGGTGGTGGAGGCGGTACCGGCGGCTTAGGTCTCGGAGGACCTGGAGGGAATGGCCTTGGACCTGGAGGAGGCGGTCCTGGAGGACCCGGCGGGAACGGTCTTGGTCCCGGTGGCGGTGGACCTGGAGGACCTGGAGGGAATTTACCAGGTTCAAAATCAGCCGGAGGCGGTTTTAAACGGGATCTACTGCCGGTCGGAGGTTCCGGTGGCATCAAAGGATCCTTCATTGGTATTAAATTATCATCAATTACATCGTTCATGTATTATTTATAGCATTAATTAAAACTATAAATAGTATATGGATTCAATTTGGCAAAATGCGTTCTATGAAACACCTCCAGCTATAGCCTGGACTTATAAAATATCCTTTAACAGTTTTAAAGGTGTAGATAAGAATAGTGCAGATATATTAAATAGTGCTATTGTTGATATAAACGTTGGTAAACGTGAATCTCAATATGTTTCTGTTTTTTATGGTGGTGTCGAATTTAAAAAATTTACTAGAGCTAATACTACTGGCGAGATATCCGTCAAGTTCAATGAAGACGAAAACTATACAATAACTAAGATTATTGAGTCAATTTATGAAAACTATAATATGAACCAGAATTATCCGACTTCTACAGATTCTGACGCCTTAGCATATAATAGTGGCGGAAAAGATTATAAGATTGACGAAAACATAATTGAAGTCCAGGTATATAAAAATAGTGAACTCGATGCGGAAGAACCAGAAGTAACATATTCTTTTTATGGTTGTAAAATAGTATCATTAGACGATATTCAGTTTTCTTATGACAGCACTGAAGCTATTACTAGAAGCGTTCACTTTACATACGACTATATGAAGTTTAAGAAAAACGAGAAGAAGGAAAGCTAATATATGGCATATATTCCGCCAGGACAATATAAGATTTTTACCAATGGTAACTTTTACCATATGGCTGATCCTCAAGCTACATGGATGTTCGATATCCAGTTCTTGAGTGATGAACCTACTGCAGATAATAATGCTTTGGCTTGTGCTGTTACTAATGGAACATTGATTGCAACAAGCGTTACACTTCCTACATATAAGACTGATATTGTTACCAGAAAATACTTTGGTTCTGAACGTTCCTATCCAATTTTAAGAACATATGGTGGCGACTGTGATATAAATTTTGATGTCCGTGCTGAAGATGCAGAAAATAGCGATATTGATAGTATTACACAGTTGACTTCAAGATTTAGGAAGGTTGGTTCTGATATAATTGGTTATCACCCTGAATTTACAGGACCTAAAGATAATAATTCTGTGCTTGGCAGGGTATGGCGTTTTAATAAAATACTTGTTAATATTAAAGATAAACGTGGTTTTTCACTTGACAAAAATGGTGCAAACCCTGTTCCTTTAACAACGGCACAATATGAATATAAGAATTGCGTAATTACTAATTTTGCATTTAATGAAGGCCTTGATTACGCAAGTGATTCAAAATTGACATGTAAATTGACATTCCATTATGACATATGGAGTAAATTGTTATAAATAAGATATGAATAATTATTACAGATATTATCAAAACCTTTTTGAAGATAATTCTGTTCCTGGTGATAGCTATGATATCAGGACAGATAATCTTGTATGCCCGTGTTGTGGAAAGAAACTAAATTTAGTTGATTCTACAAAACAGGAATATACTGGTGATGATATTATAAAAGTTAATGAATCAATGCTCAACGAGAATAAGTTGGCAGACTATCTTTTGACTATTATAGAGGATGAGGCTAAGTCTATATTCGAAGATGAACTTGAAACAGACGAGCCAGAAACAGATTCAATGGGCAATATAGTCAATGACTATGGCGAAAGATTTTTATACGTAACTAAGGACCTCAAGAAGATAGTAAAAATGAAGGCGAATGCAATTGCCAATATGGTTAAAACTAAGGGAATCGAAGTTTCTCCGTTCTATATTGAGAACGAATTATTTCAGGCATTAAGGCTTTATGGCTTAAATTGTCAGAATAATGCATAATTTCTGGATTTTCTTATATAAATAATATAAAATAAAGGACTTATTACGATGAAAAAATACGATATTTTTGATGCGGCTAGTTGGTTATTGGATGAAACATATTCAATCTATGAAGATGCCAAGAAAGAAGCCGAAGAAACTGAAGAACAGGAAGATACTGTTGATAGCGCTGATGACTCGGACTATACTTCTGAAGATGATTCTGAAGAAGTCGACAATAGTGACTTAGCAGAGCCAGTCGCTGATGACGATGAAGATTCTGAAGAAGATGACGGCGAATTAACAGATCTTGATGCTGAAGAAGAAACCGAAGACGAAGATACTGAAGCCGATGATGAAAATCAGGATGTATTCTCTCGCTTAGATGTAATCGAAGACAAGATTGATGCACTTAGCGATAAAACTCCTAAGGCTGATGACGATGAAACATTCGACTTAGATCTTTCTAATCCGGTATGTCCATGTTGTGGCGCTCGTCTTAATATTGTTGACGCTGTTCCAGATACTGAAGATTTCGATCCTAAGGATTCTGATGAAGAAGCTGATATTGACGGAATTTCTGATTTACTTGATGGCGAAGGTCCTACTGAAGAACCTGAAACAGAGAGTGAAGATATTACCGCGATGGATGATTCCCTTGACAATGTAGAAGATATCGGCTACGGTTCTGGTAATGAATATGTCTCTCTTGACGACATTACCAACGAAGACGAAGACGACGAAGACTAACAATTAAATTCGGTCCTTTATTGATATAGAAACCAGCGTTTTTAGCTGGTTTTTATTTTTAAACCGGTTTTCAATGTTATAAATATATAAATGAATAATATTATAGTAAATCCAGAAGATGATAAGCAATTAGCCCTTATGATTTGGCAAGAATTTGGTAAATATAAGCCAAGTTTACCAATGATTCGCGATAATTGCATAGAAATAAATACTGATTTACGAGATGAACTTGTAATGTCTGGTTTTCCATGTAAAACAGTTTCTGGTCTTTATAAGGTAGATACTTTCAAAGGTTGGCTTGACGAAAACGATTTTACGGAAGAAGAACTTGACTTGATTGAAAAGAAGTTCGGAGATACATATAGGGATTCACTTGAAAAATTTGTTGAATCTTTACCTCAAAAAGACCAGGCATTTTATTATTACATTCCGCATGTATTTTTAAAGTGCGACAAACTTATAATTGACGCGGCGTCAGATATGTTCAATGAAATAATAAAAGGTCAAAATAAGTTTAGATATTATTCAAAGAAGATGACACCAATTTGTGGAGTATAATAATGTCATTAAGAGATTTTATAAACGAGGCTGATAAGAAAAAGAAACAGGAAGTTAAGGTTGACTTAAATACCATTCTTTCCGATGTTAGCAATATCTATAACAATGATGATGCAATGGTAAAGTTCTTGAAGAGAATTTCTCCTCCAAGTTCTGAAAAGCATCTTAAGTTTTTCTATATTGTTGATACAGATACAGAGCATGGTGAAACTTCCGTTAACTATAACGAAGATAACTCCAAACAGCCGACAAAAGAATTCCAGCAAATTGTTGACAGAATTAAGAAGCCGAAGCCGACTGAATGGGAAAAGTATTTCGATAAAGGCTTAGATGCTATTAATGATGCTGCTAGAAAATCTTATATTGAACGTTATTTCATTCCTAAAGTAAGAAATCCTGCTAGAATTACAAAAGATACTAAGTATGCTGAAAAGGGTATTGTTGCATCGACAAGTCAGTATGAAACACTTGGTAAGGCAATGGTATTTTATGCAGGAAAATGTGTAAGTAGGTTAACAGATACTGATACAAAAATTGACTCTGCAAAATTCCAGGAAATTTTACAGGGTGTATTTGGCGCTGCGCCAGATCAAGGTCGAGAAAATGATAGCTTCTTAATGCAATTCATGACAATCGAGCCTAAATTAAAAATTGACGCTGCAAAAAATGTAATCAATTCTATTAAACAGTCTGGTACAAATGATAATGGCGAACCGACAGACGAAGCCTATTCTACTAATTTAAAAGATGTTTTAGACTTCTTGTTTGAAGCTGATGAATCAGGAGACCAAAATCAAGAACAAGGCACTGGTAATTTTGTTGAATTACCACAACGTGTTGAAGACTTCTCACAAGATATTAAAATTGCATTAAAACAAGCTAAGAACGTCGCTGAAAAATTTCCTAAGCAATATAAGCTTTGGCATGAAAAGCTTACAGCGGCATTTAATGCTGGTGTTAAAGACTATCAAGAAAAAGAAAGAAATCCGGAAACAAAAGAAATTGAAAACCCAATTACTCACAAAATTGAAAAACGCCATGGTAAAGCATGGGGTTTAGGTGGTCCTAATGCTTTTATTAGAAACAGTAAAGTATTAAGTAAACTTACTGATGATATTAAAGGTCAAAAGTGGACAATTTTTAACTGCGGCCCGAAAATTATTCTTGGCTTATTTGATGCCATGGAAAAGGGCGGAAGTTTCTATCAGGATATTTGTGATAGAATGGGTGGTGGTTTTAACCAGTTAAAGCATGCATTCAAAAATACAAGACCTGAAGATTTCGATAAACTTATTAAACAATACCGTGGCAAAGATGAAAAGGAAGCTATGGGCGCTGCTTATGCAGGTGTTGCTTGTAGTTTAAGCCAATTATATAAGTTACTTGCTTATGGTAAGATTGGTACTATCAATACTGAAACATGCACATTCAATACAGAAAATGGCGAAAATAATATACCATTGATTCAGGTATATGTCAATAATTTGCTGACTTCTATTAAGATGTATACTGAAGAAGAAAAGGTATACAATAAATGGCTAGAAGATTTTAGAGCTAAGCAGCAAGAGCAAATAAATGCATATGAAAAGCAATTAAATAATCAGTCTGGAAATAATCAAGAAAATAACCAGGAAAATAATCAGGAAAATAATAACCAACCACAACAGCAAAATAATTCGTATAAACCGTTTAGTTTAAAGAATTTTATCAATGAAGCTGATGTTGAAGGTGAAACAAAAAATATTGATAACGTAAAAGAAGAGCTTGAAAAATTAAAAGAGAAAAATGCGAAGGCTGGTGAAATTGCAATTAACAGTTATATTGCAGTATTGGACGATTATAAAACCAGTGTCAAGACAATCCCTGATATTAAAGAAACATTTGAATACTTAAGAGATAAATTGTTCGATGAAGGCCGTGCAAAAGATACCGCGTCTCGTTTAAGTAACAAGAATAACGAGGAAGATAATAATCAACCACAGCAGAATAATTCTTACAAGCCAGAATTTAAGCTTAAGATGATTGATAATAAGTTGTCATTTAATACGGATATTAAATTACATATATTTGAAGATATTCAGCCATTGGAAGATGATGATAAGAATGATGGTGATTCTTCTAATAATGGAAATAATGACAACAATAATAGCAATAGCAATAACAGCAACAATAATAGCAATAATAACAATAATAACAATACAGATGAACCAAACGTAAGTGAAAATGAAGGTAATCTGGATTGGCTTGAAAATGGTGCTGGCAAGGCATTATGTAAGGTCTATGAAGTTATTAGCGAAAACGGCGATAGTTTAAATATTAACAGATTTAAAGAACTTGCAAATGTTAAAAAAGAAAAGGAAGCTAAGCAAAATTTAAAGAAAGTATTTGGTAATCTTGTAAATCTTCTTACACAGGTTAATGTAATGCCTATTAAAGATGGTATCGTAGGTATGTATAGTAATAGTGGCGAACTTGATGTAACGCCACAAAATATACCTGGCGCTATTGAAGCATATGGTAAGCAAAAGACTGAAGAACAAAAACCTGAAGAAAACAAAGAAGAAAATAAAGAAGAACAGGCTACAACAAATCATGAAGAAAATTTAAAGAAACTTCAAGAACTTACTGGTGCTAATGGTAAGCTATTTACTGAAGTTATTGCAAAGCTAAATGATGACTTGTATTCTGGTATGAATGATGAATGGTTCAATAATTATAAAGCTCTCATTGAAAAGACACATCAATATGAGGCTGAAATAATTAATGTTCTTAAAGCAGCATACGGTAATAATGAAAATATTACAAACATCGAAAATACTGTAAAGAATTCTCAATTTTTAACTGGTATTTGGACAACTGTTTCTGCGGCAAAACGTGCAATGGTTGATTTGAATAAGAGAGTTGAAGAAGACAAAAAGAAACAAGGGCAAGAAAATAATCAAAATGGACAAGCAGGTAACAAATGATTAATTTAAATGAAGAAGCACAAGTTGGCGATCACGTTATCGCTTCCATTAAGGATTTAAAGGCTAGAATCGACAAAAAGCCAATTAATTTTAATACTTTATTACCGACTGATATTAATTCTGACGTCTATGATCTTTCTAAGGCTAAAGAATTCGATGCTGCAGAAACAAAAATTGCTGAAACTGCGCTTGGAACAAGAGACAGAAATAATTCAACCGGTATTTTAGGTATTGCGGCTAAAATCGCTAGTGAGAATGCTAAAGGTAAAGCGTTAAAACAGTTAAATTGTGGTAAGGCAGTCGATGTAGTTAATGGAACAATGGGCAAAGATCTAAAAACATCTGATGACCGTGATGTTTTTGCTATTGCAGCAAGTTGTGTAATTATTGCGAATGCCCTTGCAAAAGAAGGTAAAGATTTAGACGTTGATTATTCTGATAAGCAAGGTGAAGGAAAGTCAAAAGAAGAATTTTCTGATAAACAGGGTGGAGAAAAGTCAGAAGAAAAACCTAATACACAAGTAAACAGTTACCAGTTACCTAAGGTTTCTAAGGATAGTTTAATAAATGAAATCTATAGCTACATTATGTCAACCAAGTAATATAAATATATAAAAGGAAAAGATATGATACAGGAAGAATTCAATAAACTTGTAGAAAATATTGCAAAATACAACGAAGATTATAAAATCGTTGTAGAAGATGTTGACTTAGATAGTTATGATAGCGAAAGTAAGCCAAAAGATACTAGAAGCGAAATTCGAGAAGCAATTAAGCCGCAACTTGAAATTGCAACTTCTTTGATTTCTACAATTAATAGCGCTTATGAAGATAATATGGGTCAGACAAAAAGAATGAATGACGCTATTGACCAGATTCAATCTTGGGAACAAACAATTCATGGCGCATGTGAACAGATTATTAAAACTGTTGAAGCTAAAGATGGTTCTGTAGATAGACCTGAATCTATTGTTAATAACAGTGCTAAATGTTCACCTAAGGCATTCAACAAGTATATCAAGAATTATACTAGCCGTGATTATGGCGTTCTTGAACTTGCTGCAGCAGTTATCGTATTCTATAATTCCTTGGAAGGATAAAAATTTAGATATAAAAATAAAAACCGGTTATATAACCGGTTTATTTTTATTTAGACTTTATATAAGCAATATAATCAGACCAACGTTTCTTAATATATTCTTTCTGTGGTTCAGTTAGAACTTCATTATATCGCCTTGCTTCTCTATTACCAATCTTATATTCCTTTTTAATTGCTAAAATTAAGTCAGGATCTTCTTTACTTTCAACCTTATATGCATTATAATTAAAATAATGTTTTGTTCTTTTTACGAATTCATATAAAACTCTATAATGCTGTTCATTAGTATAAGTAATAGTTGTAAGTTCACAAAGAATCGGTAAAAGATATTCATAGCTTGACATGAATCTATTAATCATAAACTGAGAATAAGCTTTCTTATTCTCTTCTGGTAATTCATCCCAAGTATATTGTTTGTTACAAAGAAAATTCAATGTTTCAAACAGTGGATTTTTCTTTTTCTCAGCCATCTATATTTTCCTTAAATTCAATAGATACTTTATTATCGTTAATGATATTAATCTTCATTTCACGATTTGTTTTATTATCTTTAAAAATATAGTAATTTTCTGCTTGATTCAACATGGTAAAAGAAGAATCTTTTAAAAATGTGTCAACAATTCTATTCATAGTTAATCCTTTTTAAACTTACTAAGCCTAGAAATTGGCCAGTCGCCACCAACTTTTTTATCCCATTTAGCAAAGAAAACTTTACGTAAGTCGTCAAATTGTTTTGGCGGTTTACCTTGACTATAATGTTTTACTTTGATATCTATCGTTGAAACCTTATATCCACGTTCAAGAACTTGTAAAGAAATATCGGTATCATAAAAATGATAATCTTTTAAGTTTTCATCAAATCTAAGACCTTCTTCGAAAATCCATTTCGGTAAGAACATACAGCATCCGTCAACCGTGGCAAGATAATCATGAACACCTGGATGATCATTCATCGGATATTCTATTACTTGACATTTTTCATTTAATCCGCCTTGAATAATAGAACCACTGCCAAAATTCTGTCTGCCACCAGCGTTCAAAACACCATGCCACCAACAGCAAGTTCTATCAAGTGCAATAGTTCCAATAACGCCAGCTATACCGATGGTGTGTTTCTCAAATAATTTTTCAAGCTTATAATGACATACATCATTAGGCGTGCAAATAAATGTGTCATAATGTCTAAAACAGATAACTGGATCATCTGATTTCAATATAATATTCTCAATGGCATAATTATATTTTTCTGCCATTGATACGCCTTGTGAATTGTCAATATAAAAAACTTTATCAGTATCTACGGTTTTTTCTTCGATACGTTCCTTAATTGGAATTATCTCTATCATCAGATTGTCCTAAAATGTCACTAACGTTTCTAATTTCAAACTTTGTTTCAGAACCATGAGCATTATTATATTCAATAACAATTCTTTGCCCAATAGGTGAAAATAATTGTGACTTATTTGATTTAAAAATAACAAGCTTGACTAATGAAAGCGTGTATTCTAGCAAATGAAATTTTTCTTCCAACGATAAATTTTCTGGAACACTATCTACGTCAATTGGAAGCTCATTGTATTTAATTGATTTTTCTATAATTTGCTTGCGTTCATCTGCAGTTACACTATTAGAAAAAACATAATATGCTAATCTGCATTTCGTTTCTTCTTTCTTAAGTCTTTTTTGAATTTCTTCAGGTGACAAGGGATTATCGCCAAATTTTTTCAAATCTGCAAAAATGCCTTCTAACTGAGTTTCAAAAAGTTGACCAGCTTTTACGTAGCTAAGCTTGTTATCTTTAAAACATGCAGTCAAAGGAAAAACGGAACGACCTAAAAGTTCTTCTACAATTTTCTTTTCACTTTCCAAACTTACTTCAACGAAATATAAATTAGCATTATTAATATATGCAATACTGTCTTTATACTCCTGGCAAATATGACATGTATCTTCAGTAAAAACATAGATACCATGTTTATAGCCTAAAATAAATTTTTCGAATGATAATTTTTGTGAATCAAACATGTCGTTCCTTTTCCATTATTTATGCTTCGGCTTCATCTGTCGGCTGTTCTTGAGTTTCATCAAGATTTCCAGTATCTTCCGCCGGATTCAATACAGTCGGATATGTCATGACTTCTTTCTTGCCAGTCATCGGATTTACTTCCTTACGATTGACATAATATACAAGCTTCTTGATTGTGTCCTTATCCGGATCGCAAAGGAAAGAAAGTGTATATTCAGTACGCCAAGTATCGTCATTATTCTGCTTACGAACAGCAGCAATATTCAAGAACTTAACTTCAAAGCTCAACTCACTGAAATCAAGCAAGTAATGAATATTATAGTCAGAAACCGGAATATTGGTCTTGTCCCATGCATCATTAACGGCACTCTGATCAAAGACGCCATTAAAATCGATATCGCTACCGAACTGCTTAGGGAATGTTCTAATACTTGTTTCTTCAGTTACCTTAAACTGAACATTCCAGAATGAATCTTCACCACGCTTAACAAGCTTAAATGCTGTAAGTACACTATCAAATTTTATTGTATTCATATATCCTCTTAAATCTTAGCTTCATCTTCACAAGTCTTTACTTGCGGTGCTGTATAAGTTGCTGTATCGAGATTGAAAGAAAGTAAATCAATGCGATCATCAGCACTAATTAAATTAAGCGATTCCATTTTATTGATAGCATTTTGATAAGCAAGCTTCTTACCGAAGTTCTTATCAAACTTATCCTTATAATGGCAACGGCTAATACCAGTTACTGTGATTTCAGCTTCGAGCTTAGCATTGGTAATACGTGTAATTGCTGCACGTGTACTGTGTTCTGTCCAATAGATAATATGGTTTCTACCATATTCATCTACAGATTCCTTAAACATCGGCGTATGGATGAATCTTACTTTCACCATATACTTAGAGCCATTTCTTGTAGTTACAATCATTATTTTTACTCCATATTAAAATGTCTTAACCAAATATAGTAATTTGATCAAGACACTGTAAACAAAATTTTAATTTTGATTTTTTAAATTATATTCTGTTCTTTATTATCGAGCATAAGCATCATCTGATTTATATGCTGTGCACTTTCAAGCCAGCAACCTGAATTATTAATGAATTCATATTGCCAGTTAAGAACTTCATTATATTTGTCTTTCTTACAAAGCTTCCAGAACATTGCATCAATATCATCGACTGTAGATTTTTCTGTAAACTTACAATCATTATGAATTTCACGGTACGGACTTGTATCAGACTCACTAAAAATGTTACCAATAAAGACGCAACCTGTTGCACATGCTTCTGTAAATCTTAATGATGATTTAGCTTTATTAAAAGGATTGTCAACGATTGATGCTATACTAAAGTCAGCATGAACTTCCATAAACTTTCTCGGGAATGTATGAGAATCAGCCCATGGAATAAACTGAATTTTTTCTTTTATTTCTTCAAAGAAAAACGGTAATGCACCCATAATATAGAAGTCAATCTTATTTTCTTTGACCATTTTAATAACCCAGTCGCAAAGGGCTGTATTCCAGTCACCTCTATCACCGGGTTGACCTGGATGGCCATTCGGAAAATTAGGATGTTGACCAGGAACAAGCTTCGGTATCGGCTGTTGATAATGAGTCGGACTACCAGAATAAATAATTCTTGGTTTTACGAGATCCTGTTTAATAGGCATTTTACGTTCAAAATTCCATAAGAATCTAGGAACTACATTCTTTATGACCATTACATTGTTTACACCGAAAACCTTTTCAATAGACTTCTTAAGATAATCAGTAGAAACAACAATTAAGTCAAGTAATGGCAAAGTCTGAGACAATATAGCCTTAATTTCATCCTTATGCTCTTTCATATTAGCATGACCTGGATTATAAGGCGGAACGCCATCTATAGATTCATCAGAGTCACCGGTATAGAAAATAAGGTCATCAAATTCACCTACAAGCTTAAATCCAAACTTCGGCTGTAGTTCTTTATATCGTTTAAGTAATTGAATGTCTGTGCCTACGCAAGGTCTTTGAATAACGATTGACTTTGCTGCTGATAACAAAGCTGGGTCAAAGGTCGGAAATGGCAAAAGAACCGGTTCAACACCGAGTTCATGACCATTTATATATTCTGTATTATATCTAAGACGGACGTGCGAACAACCTGAATGATCTCTACAATATATTAAGGCAATTCGCTTACCGTCTGTGTTTTCAGTATGCGCATTTAACATTAATTAATATAACCTCTATTAGTCATTATCTTCGCCATAAAGGTCATCAATAGTATTCAAGTTTTCATAGAAATCAAGACCTGTAATCTGAACAGCATTACGTTGATTCATCTTCTTGAGATAACCGTTCATGGCATTAGATATAAGTTCAGTAACAAAAGCGAATGCACTTGTGTTACGTGTTTCATCATAACGGTTTATATATGTGAATAAGGACATCAGCGCTTCCTGTCTGATATCGTCAATTTCTTCATAAGCTGGTGTCTGGACGAGTTTATAGGAGATAATACGTCCATCAATAACTTTCAAGAAAGCTTCGCAAATATCTTTCTTTACTTTTTCAAATTCTGCATTGAACGCTCTACGTTCTTCATCGTTATAACTTTCATAACGTGCATGCAATGCTGCAATCTGTTGTTTCTTTCTTTGGATAAATGTTTTCGATATTTCATATTTATCGATTTTTATATTGCCCTTGGCATTCTTTTTATCCATTTTTCTTTCATAAGCATCACACCATTTACCGTTGTCATTTATATTCATCGCGTTAAATTTGACAACAAGTTCACGTAAATACTTATTTGAAATATATCCTTCGCTATTTTTATCTTGCTTCATAGTTAACCTTAAATTTTATTCAGTTTTCCATTAATTAAAATATAGCAAATATTTGCAAATAAAAATTTACAAATATTTATTCTGAATTTTTTACATATGCGGTAATGATGGAAGACTTGGCATTTTTGGCGTTGTATTCATTGAACCAGATGGCATTCTGGAAGACATATTTTGAAGCTGTTTTTGATTAGCTTCATTTTCTTCACGAATCATCTCATTGATAATCTGCATTTCAAGTTCTACTTCGACCCATGACCAATCATTTGTAATTGTAAGATGCGAATATTTTGCAATCTGTGTAATCTTTTCGAGAATATCTCTAAGTTCGACATGTGTAAAAATATTCAAGTCATTGATATAGACTTTTACAATATGTTCTGTTCCACATTCAGGACAATATATAGGAACTTCATCTATTATGCCACAATTATATTTATCGATATGTTCTTTAAGATGAATATAATCAAGTGCAGTAAGTGAAGAAACAAATCTAGTCTTTTCTTCAAATGTATTATCTGAATCTATCCTTAATGCAACTTCTTCTATTTCATTTTCAACATTGTATATAGAATCACCGTATTTAGGAATCTTGATAGGAATTTCCATTCCTAAATCTGGAAGATAGACATTAGGTTCAAAGCCGTTATCAAGATACTTATGCTTAAATGTTTCCAATGATAAATCTTTTACAATTTCATTATTGCATGTAGCACAATGTGGTATAGAAACTGAAAAGCCGTTAGAAGTATTAAATGTATTTAAACGAATCCAGAAGATTATATAATCCCTATCTGGCAACAACAATTCATCAATAGTGAGATTTTCAAAAATTGTGCATTTATTGATAATTTCATTACATATACGTGTAGCTGTAGATTCCATATATGTAGCTAAGAATTTTACCTCAAGAACAGACATAGTTCTTACTCTGATTCTTGCATCCTTACTATAAAATATACCTCTTGATGGAAGTTCTTCTGGGTACATTTCCCAATAATTAAATCGGTCATAATTAGATACTGAGCTTTGCATTCACTGTTCCTGTAAAAGTTCCTGGTGGTAATGCGCCACCAACTGTAATCGTTGTTGGAGGTGTTGAATTAATTGCTTCAACTAAATAATCTTCAAACTTATCCCAAATCTGTTCTGTTATTTTTCCAGATTCTATATTTTCAGCAGAATAATCTAATTTTTTTAATGATTTAAAAAATTTATGTCCTTTAAATGAAAAATGAGATGACATAAATGGTATTGCGGCAGTTCCAACAATAGCTGAACCTGGAACAATACAATAAACAGAATTTAATTGTTTAGAAATTTTTGAACCAATTAAAGCAAATAGTTTAGACCAGGATAATTGTTTCTTTTTAAATACTGTTATTATTTCTGCTGGACTAAAATAAATTGTCGGCGTAATAAACTTAAAATACCTTAATGGATTCATTGGTTCTGACCAAGTAATTTCCTCTGCTGGTGGAATATATTGAATACCATTTGCGGTAAACTGTTGTTTAGGAATAAAATATGACGTAAACCATTCCGTCAACGATAATGCTAAATGTTTATGAAATGTTCCAAATGGATCATCTGGTTTCATCGTATTAAAACGTGGTTCTAATGATTTCCATAATACTTTATTACTCATTTAAAATCACCCCAGAAATCATCTTCGTTAGCCATATCATTAACCATCATATCGACAGTCATCATATTTTCTTCGTTCTGCTGATTAGTTATTTGTCTAATGTTATCCATGTCAATTTCTGGTTGCATGGTAGCATACATTGCCCAATACAAAGCAGAAACAGTATCATCGTGATTACCTTTTGCAGCTGCAAAGACATTTGGTCTTTGTTCTTCGAATCTTGATAATTCTTCGATTGTTTTAGAATCGCATACATGTAGAATTTCAGCATTCATTACCCTACGTAATTCCATGCATGCATCTAGCTTGGAACGTTTATCTGCAATAGTTCCTAAACCGCGTGATGATTTTTCAGTATTTATTAAATGCATGTTTTCAAGTGTATACCAAACTTCTTCAGCAACAGTCTTACCAGTATCGTTCGATTCAATAATAAAATATGCGTCATTATACATTTTAGATAATTGATCAATAACACGAGAAAATTCACCAGTTTCTACAGTATTTGACCTATAACATGCTACTTGATACATTTCTGTCTTAGACAAAATCTTTACAACTTGGACAACGCAATAGTCATTACCTACACCTGTAGCACAGTCAACACCCATTACATACAGAGCATTTGGTATAGGTTTTTCATAAATCGATAATGACAAATCTGAAAATAAAACTTCGATAGGTTCTTTTTCAGTAAGTTTTTCAAGTATATCACCACTGATAAGAGTAGCACTAGAACCAATGAATGAGCAGTTATGATTTATAAGACCGTTTAATGTTTCATAAAGTCCGCCTTCGACATCAACAGGCGTAAAAACAGTATGTTGTCCAATAGGCGTTATTTGAATTACAGTGCTTAAACCGAATTGAGTATTCTTTACAGTATCACCTTTCTGTAAATCTTTTGCAAAAATATCTTGACCATTCTTGTCTTTAAACCTATGGTCGACTGAACACTTTAATCTTGAATTATCGAATACGATATCCAATGAATCAGACAGCTTTTTACTAAAGCCTTTAAACTTTAAAAATTCATCACCGCATTTTATAAACATTAAGATTACCTTTTTATTTAGACTTATATATTTATAACATTAGGCATTAAAATTCGCTATAAATAATATAAAACGATAAGGAAATCTATTATGAATTTAGATATAGATCCAAGAAATATGAGCAATGAAGAAATAGATACATGGCTTACTGAATGCCGTCAGGAAATAAGCGATGCTTTCTTTGAAGATAATATCGCAAAAGCACAAAAATTACGCTCCTTGTATGATATGGTAAAAACATTTAAAGGAAAGACTGATATTAAAAAGGAATCTTTTAGAAGCTATCTGTCAAAATTTATGCTTGTTGAAGATGTCGTAAATGAAGCTATAGAAGAAGTTCCATTCTATGAAATCGGTGAAATTTACGATAATCTTAAGGAAAAGCTTACTGATTGTAAGGTTGAACTTGATTCCCAGGCAGTATTTGATGAAAATAGCACACTTGTAGAATTGAAGCCTATTACTATTACAGTAAAGTTCAATCTTGAATATATTACAGAAGAACTTGCTATAAAAATTACATTTACTCCGATTGACCAACCGCCCGAATTCAATATTGACGATGTAAGTTCTAAGACTTATAAGAGCCTTGGCTATGACGACGATAATAATCTTACAATCAAGTTTACAAAGCTTGGCGGTACGGATGACTGTGTAATTGACGCTAATGCTGATATTGCAGAAGACTTGATGTTTACTACAAATGTAGAATGGCCATTCAGTGTAGATATTGATGCTGCTGGAAATAAAAAGAAACTTAATAAGGCTGTTGGTATAGACGGCAAGATAATCGCGTTATTAGGCGCCCAGAAGCTCATTAATTCTACAGAGGGATATAAGTCTATTCGTCAATCTGGATCGAACCAGGCGACGCGTGCGGCAAGAAAAGAAGCTGAACAGTTACGTATTACTGGCGGTAAGACTGAAGATGAACTTTTCCTTGACAAGTTGACTAAAATGCCTGGCGTAAAACAGGTAACAGTTAACGATATTCCGCAGAATCCTGATGACCCGGATAGATTTAAGAAGAAATATGCTGTTACAATTGACGGTGGCACATTTACTGCATTCTTCAAGATTTCTAACGAAACTAAGAAGCCAGTCTACGGTATCAAGTCTAATACTTCTTTCGGTAACGTATTGAAATACTATGACTTTGATTCATTCACTAAGGGTGTAAATGCTATTATCGAAAAAGTAAGATTAAAGAGAATGACACCTATTCAGAGAGCAGTATTACAGCGTCAGAATAATGCAAATGATAATAGATCTGTAGCCAATACTTATAACGCATTCGTTACCTATGCTAAGGAAACACTTAGGGGTATGGGAACATTATCGCATAGTGAATTACAAAGAATGTATGATAAGTTACTTGGCGCTGGTAGGGCATTAACAGATGACCAAAATGATGTTATTGCCGATTATGCTGAAAAACTTGGATTAGAATAAAAAATAAAACCTGATTTAATAATCAGGTTTTTAATAATTAAAAATAAAACGTAATCATTTAGATTACGTTTTTTAATTTTTACCAAAGAAGTAAGCCTGCAGCTTTTTCTAATACTGGGTCTACAGATTCATCAAGAGTTTCAGTTTCCTGTGTATCTTCAGACTTTTCTGTAGATTCGTTCATTTCAGGTTCTTTCGGTGTTTCGACCTTAGTACTGTCTTCCATCCTTTCGCCGTTATCTTCTTCGTTATTTAGGTCAGGTTCTTCATCACCAGCCTTTCTAAATTCGACACCTTCAATCTGCGAGATAGCTTCTTCGAAACTAGCAAGTGCAGCTTGAGTACCAGTGAATGCGGCAGTTAAGTTACCATCTTCTGCCTGTTCAGCAGTTACACCAGCATTTTGTGCTTCTTCAAGTGCGATAGCTAAGGAGTCTTCATCACCGAATGTAAGCTTGACTGTTATAGGTTGTTCTTCGGCAGGAGCCTGAGCTTCAACAAATTCAACACCGATAGCAGTAAGTTCTTCACGAGCTTTTTCAACCTTTCTTGGTGTATCGTTAACAGTAACAGAACCATCTTCATTCTGTGTGAAATTGATAGCGAGAGCGGTAAGTCTACGGATAGCACGAGTAACCTTTAACGGTCTATCGGACTTAAATGTCAATGCACGACCACGTGCTGCTGCGGCTCTTGCGCCTGCTGCAGTAGCAACATCGAGCTTAGCGCGAAGTTCTTCAACCTTATCGAGCTGAGCCTGAGTCAAACCTTCACGATTTGCAAGGTCTTCAATACGTGCAACAATCTGTTCAGTATTGTTTCCGCCCTTGGACTTAAGAGAGCTAATCTGTGCAGAAATATTCTTTACCAATGTATTGAAGTCAAGTGCGTTGTCATCGGTAGAGTGTGTTGTAGTTGCGAGACCTGCAGCCTTCCATTCACCTGCTACGATTTCTTCACCGTCATTTTGCTTCTGTTCAAGCCAGCCAATCTTCTTCTCTAAGTCTTGGACAGTTTCCGGATTTGCGTCAGGAATATCCTTAATGACATTATAGATAGCTGTATAGTTATTGATAAGGTTTGCGAGCTTTTCAGTCTGGGTAGTCTTGATACCAGTAGTCATGGCAGACTGGAAGTTGTTATCTACGTCAGAAAGTGCCTTAGCAACTTCTTCTGTCTTGTTACCTTTTGCAAGTTGGATAGTTACATCACCTGCATCCTGGAGGCCTTTAAAACGACCAGTATAGTTACCATTAAAACGAGCCATGAGTTCAGTAAGATACTGCTTCTCTTCATTCATGAACGGGTTTTTAATATTGTAACCTAATGATTCAAGAATGTGTTTTGCTTCTTTAAGTTCCATAAAAATCCTCTAAATAATTGTTTATTTATATTATTTATAATGTTTTTAAGCAAAAATCACAGAACTAAGTTATTAAGGTTAAATTTCTTAATTCTTTCATAGTCTTGAGCTTCACTGTATGAAAGAGTATCTACGAAAATATTATGTGGTTCTATATCTTCTGGATTTATTACTTCAATCATGTTCCATTTTACAAGGAGATATGCGATTCTGTTTCTGCGAATTATATCCTTGTTAGTTACATCGCCGAAACCGGCAAAGCCTTCTTTATTCGTAGATAATGGAAATAATTGCTTAAAATGAACTAAAAAATAAGAATCATATTGCTTAAGCAAGTGGCAGGACTGGTATATTATCTTTTTTCTGCGGTTTATAATACCGATTCTCGATAATGTTTCGTTAATAATATTTTCATTGACTAGTGGTTTGATTTCCAATAAAGCATTATGGTCAATCATCTTACAGCTCCTCAGGTCTCCACTCGAAATCCTTAAATTCATTCATGAACATGATTTCAGCCATGGAAACCGGGTCAATAAAGTCGTTAAGTTCAGACTCAAATGACCTCATTAGGATATTTTTGACCTTAGTATATCTTATAAGGTCGTGCTCGTCAAGTTTTGCAAAACCATAACCCGAATATCCCTTACTGTCATATAGTCTGGTTATTTCTTCCTTAAGGCTAGTCAAATCGAGATATTTCCCGTTATAGATTAAATATTTTCTATTGTTTACAATCCTGCCTGTCCAGACAGATGGATTAGCATTATATACTACATCTTCTATAGTATCTTCTTTATCTGCTTTCTTAAGTGTCGCATTCTTTGCGATTTCATCAGATATTTTATTGTTTTCGTTAACCAGATATTGCTTAAAACTAGCCATAATAATATATTTATAATAAAAAACATAGACGTTAATCTATGTTTTTAAGTTAAATCTGTATCTATAATTATCTAGTAATAGTCGGCAAGAAGAATGACGATACGAATGGCATCGGGAGATAGATATCTTCACCGCACTTCGGACATTTGAACTTCGCTTCTGGCTTTACACAGAAGAGATACTTACTGATAGTATTAGCGAATTCAGAGAACGACATAGCGTCAAGTTCGGTAATATATTCATAAGCCTTGAACAATGAAAGATCATTATCATTTACACTCTTTACGTATGTAGCGAGTTCAAGAAGTTCTGGGTTGATTTCGATGGAAACATCCTGGCGGTTCTTTAACTGGTTGACAGCATTTTCAGTAGCAATAGTAGAGAATGCAATCTTAATTCTGTCACCGTTACCGAGTTCGATATATTCAGGAACATCGTCATCGAGATACTGTATATCGAGGTTACTTAAAGTAAAGTCATAATTACAGATATTGCCACATTCTGTGCATTCGCCACGGAGACGGAATGGCATATCGTTATAGGTATAAGAACGAAGATAGAAAATCAAGAAAAGCTTGTCACCAGTATAGATGGTATTATAATCAAAATTAGGGCCACCCCAGATACTTGTAGCAATAACATTATTGATAACTTTATTGATATTATCGGAATTGATTACAGCAAGGTTCTTGACATTGAGCGGGTTAAGTTTCTTTACGTACAACGGAGTATCTGGATAAAGTTTACCTCTTGACGGTAACAACGTCTTATCCAACATGATTGAACCTTTTGGTGGTTGGTTCATCATGGCAGTCATGATATTGCCTAGATTTCCGGAATTGATAGTATCAGGATTGATTGTATTCAAATCGAGTTTTTCTGATTTCATATTTATTCACCTTTATTTAAACTTTTATATATTTATATTCATTATACATCACAGTTAAAATATCTGTTCAGAGACTTCGAGCCTATCCAGGAAGATAGGTAAAGAAGTGCTAAAGCATCTGTCTTCAACTCTCGGGGCTTACTGTCAAGCTTACGGGATGGTCATCCTGTACTCCGGCTACATCTTGACATGCCATGGCGGCTACATAGAAAATTTGCTAGATTTTCTGTCATTGGGTTCCATTATCAGTTAATACCTGATCATTTCGTTAAAAACGACGAACTTTTCCCTCAAGTTCATAATGGCCTACCCTCTACCGACAGCTCATTGGATTGAGTTTCGCTCCGAGGAATAGGACTTGGAATGTCGAAAATCAAAGATAGCAAAGAAAGTTTAAATTGTAAACTTTTTGTTAACATTAATTCTGAATTTTATTTAGCAGCTGTCCAGCTATTAATGTTTGCTACTGTAGATTCCATAGCATCTACGGAAGATTCACCCTCTTTACCCTTATTAGAAACATTATCGTGTGCGATGAGTTCTGTCTTACCGCGCTGGTTTTTATGAATGTTACTTTGGTTGTGTTCAGTACTATCAATAGTGGCATTATTGAAGTTAAATGCGCCAACACCACGTTCATTCATATCATCAGTTACAGCTTTAAGAACAAGATCTTGCGATTCATTATGATATAATGCATTTTTACTACCTTTAGCACGAATTTTATCATCAACCACTTCACCTACTGCCTCAACCTGCGAACGTGCTTTTTTGCCGCTTTCATCAACGATTTCGATATAGCCCGAACGGCCAGTAGAATGGGTAGTATGTAATCCATTTTTATCATGTACACCAGAGGCGCTTACATATTCTATACCTAATGTATTTTTTCTAGTAGCATCATCAGCATAATCTTCTGGACCAAATGCACTATGTGCACGGCCTTTCTCGACAGTTTCTTTTTTAACGATAGCAAAGTCTTCAAACATAGTTGCAGCTTGACCACCTCGTGCCATATCACTTAATACTGTATCAAGATTTGCATAGTAATTGCCTGTTGTATGGAATGCAACATCTTCAACTTTTTGATCTTTAAATTCTTTAACTTTTTCTCTATTAAAGCTGTTCGTGATAGTTTTTCCTTCATCATTAACATATGATGCCTTACCAGCATAGGTATAATATGTCGCTTCGACTTCTTCACCTTCTGCGTTCTTATATCGTCTTGTATGTTTTTCCCAATCTTTATTACCGTTTGCAATTTCAGCTTCAATTTGCAGTTTGATAACATTATTTAAGAACATCTTTGTATTTTCATATTCTTCAGCAGTCATCTTTAAATTATCTTGATGAGAATGAGGATTAAACAGGCGTTCGGCACCTAAGCTACCTTGTAGATCATCTAACAATCCATCACTTAAACCATAATCTTTTTTAAGCTGTTCTTTTTCTGCTTTAGACAATTTTGTATCGGCTGAGTATTTATCGATATCAGCAATAAATTGCTCACGTTTTGCAGGGTCAACAATATCATAAGCACCTTGTAATAATAATGCACGCCCACCCTGTATAATGTCAGTATTTTTGCCTTTTGGAAGAGGTTTTCCATCACCAGCAGGTAAAGGTGGATTCTTTCTTTTTTCTTCTTCGGCGCGTTCTTGTGCATTTATGTCTTGCATATATTGATTGAATATATTATCGAGACCGTTATGAGTCTCTTTATGTTTAGTGGAACCATCATCGTTAAGTTTGATTTTAGCAAGCTCTGTTTCATCAGATGTGCTATAAAGAACATAAAATGATGCTTTAAGTTCTATAGGCGAACCATAGTCATTGTTATTGAATGTAGGAAAATCAAATTGACTTATTCTACATACATAAGTTTTTTCATCAACTATAGTTAGCATAGATTCTTCAAACTGTGTAACCTTTATGTTTACCAACGGAAGACTTTCATTATTATATGGCTTGCCTCCATATAAATGTGATAAGGTTTTAAATACCATCATATCGTCCGTTTCTTCAAACGTAATATTCATTTCACGTTCGCCAAATTTTATTGTTGGGAAAGAAACTTGTGTGTTACCAAAAAGTCTTTTATTGTCGTTGCTTATACTAAAAATCGGGAAAGAAATATTCTTGATTGAAAATTCTATAACATCATCGAAGTTAGTTTCAGTAATGCCACCAAATGGTTTAATTTGAGCACAGAACCTATAGGTTATATGCGGTCTCAATTTAGATACGCTATTGTATATGTTTATTAAGCCCATTACCATCCTCCGAACGGGTCATAATATTCTGGATTTTCTTCCTTGACTTCTTTGTCATTATATACGACATGAGATTCAACATTATCTTTTGCGTCTTTGAGAATCTCACCTTCTTCAGAATATTTTAATGTTTCATCATGTTTTAAATCTTCATTAATAGCGAGCATGTCACTGCCTTCTTTAATCTTGCCGTTTTCTTCTGTAGCATCAGCTTGAACATGTGCTGTATTATGCTCTTCAGTATCTTTAAGGTCAAGATTAAATGTTTCGCCTAGTGAAGCATATTCATTAAATTCTTCCATCTTGTCAGGATTAATCTTATTAACATCGACATCTTCATGATTATTGCGCCATACACGTAAGATAAACGTATAGGTCATTGGAGTTGACAAGAATGTAGTGCTGTCAGCAAACTGTTTTACATTAACTACCTCATAATATGTATCTGAATATTCCATATAGACAATATCGCCTATTCTAGGAACTTCAGCCTCATAGATATCCTGCATATCAGGATAAGATAATTGAGATGCTTCGTAAAAATGCTGGACTGTACATTGACAGGTTATAAGCTCATTATAAATCATACCCTGTAAATCATAGCTTTTCTGCATAGTTGGTATGCTGTCAGTATACATTTGCAGTTTAAATCTACGTTCTACATTTTCAAGCGGATCTTCGCCATATAGTCTGTCTATTTTTGTATCTATGGCCTTTATATAATAAAGGACTTCGAAACCAAAATTGTTATATGCTTCTGATGTAAGTTCAGAAACTAAGGCAGCTTCCGCAGAATAACAGTCGTTTTCTGTTGAGTCAAAATAACGAGGCGCATTCCAGTCCCAGCCTTGAACTGTACACCCGTTACTGAATAATTTTCGGAATTCTGCAGCATAATCTCTAGCCATACATTATTTATAAATAATATAAGTTATGGAGAATATATGAGAGAATCTTTTACTGAATACTACAATAGAAAAGTAAATGAACTGGATGAAGCCAGAAAATTACTTGAATCTAATGGCTATGTAATATTAAATGAAGGTAAACTTGGCCGTTTTATTGCTGGTTTAGCTTTAGGTTTAGGCTTAATTACGCATGCAGCTGCAAGAGATTTCAATGCAAAAGCAGCCGATATGTATAATTCCAATATAAAATCTACAGAATTCAGTCAGGATTTACAAAAAGAATACAATATGGGGTCAAATGTAACAATGACATCTGAAATGGTTCAGAATATTGCTGATATGGTATGTAAAAAGTTGTCAGATAAGATGATTGCGGCCAATAAGTATGAACTTGATGACCTTGTAGAATTACAGGAATGGAAAAATGCAGTAAAGTTCTATAAGACATTAAGTAAAGCAGATGAATCTTTGGGAAATATGTTCTCAAGACGACTTGATAAAGCATTGACTAAAAGTCTAAGTATTGCGCCTAATATTCAGCGATATGCAGCAACTCATAAAGTTTAATAAAAAATAAAACCGGTTAAATAACCGGTTTTTTAATTTAAAATCCTAATAATGTAAGTAACTCTTCTTTAGTCTGTTTTGGTGTTTCGTATTTTATTACCTGACCACCAGCGGAAGAGAAAGCATCACAGTTTTTACGGAAGTCATCTATAAGCAATGCTTCTGGGTCAGCATAATAGGCTTTTTCTTTTCCAAGGTTTGTGATTATAATGTGGTGCTTATCAATATCGGTATTGTTCTTAAGCCATTTTAATTTACCGACTTTACCTTCGCTGAAGTTTACAGAAGAAAGGATATATAAATCGATGTCTTCTTCAGCACATACTTTCTTGATAAATTCGAATAGTTCCTTGCCTTCAGGAAGCCATTCAATTTCAGACCAGAAGTCAGAACCTGCATTGTGAATAACATTCCAGTCTACAGTATTTCCATCAATACAGTTAAATTTTTCGCACTGTCCTCTGAAATTGACTATTACACCGTCCATGTCTAAAAATAATTTTGTAATCATCTTAAGTCCTTAGTCTGTATCTGGTGTTTGATCATTTGATACCCATTCATTACCACCAATACCTGGTTTATTTGCAAAGAAAAGTTCATTCGGATGTACAGATGGATATTGCTTAAAACCAAAGTATTGAACAAGTTGGATAACTCTTTTATTGTTTTTATTAGTATGCAATGAAACGCCGTTAGGTGAGTCTGCAATGCATTGTTTTAATGCCTTTATAGAACCATAATTTCCACGGTTAATAGGTGGAACATATGCCATAGAGATATATGTAGAACCATCATTATTTGGTAATGTTGCTAAAATTTCAGTTCCTGTAATTGTATACTTATGAAGAAGTCTATCCCAAATAATGTCAGCAGAGTTTACAATTTGTTTTTCTAATATATTTCTTTGTTCTTCAGTGGCATTTTTGTAGAATTCATTTACTTCATTTGCTGCAACTTTCTTAAATGCAGCTATGTATTCATCATACGTAGCTTCTCTAATCTTTATTTCATCTTCATTGATAAGATTATTCTCTACAAGTATATCCAGTGCATCAATTAATTGCATAATTCCTCTACTATTATTTATAAAGGAAATCAGAATTTATTAGGCCATTAATATGTTCCTGTGTTTTAGTCAAAAAACATTCTTTGATGTACTTTTCCTGTTGTTCCATAGTTTCAAGATTATTACGAATCCTTAGTTCTTTTCGTAAGAATTCACAAAGGCTAAAGGCATCGATAATATCAGAAGTTGGAGAATTTCCAGATTTTCCATTAGTTACAAGTGGCAAATCGCCTAAATCTGGTTTTTTACCAGTCCAAGATTCAAATGCATCCCTCATTCCAATCTTATCAGCATTTCCACGACCAGAAAAGAATTTTTTATTTTGGTTAGGAGTATAAAAACGAAGCTTACAGCCTTCTCTGAATAAAGTTAGCTTAATATTTCCTTCAAATTCTGCCAAGGAGAAAATTAAGCCGGATGCACCAGACATAGAATAAGCATAGTCTTCGACAGCTATATATTCACAATCTTTACACCAACCTACAATATTGTCGCAGAAAAATTGATAGCGTTCATAATCATTTTTAAAATCATTCTTATTATAGTAAACGATATTTGATAATATAGAATTTTTCTTTACACTAGTAAACCCGTGTCGCTCAATATTTTTTATTTCAAAGTTATCGTCAATTTCTTCTATAATTATGCCACTGGATGAAATAGATAAGTCTAATCCGGCTATTTTCATAAAATCCTCACTAATAGATATACGTATTATATATGATTTTTTTAAAACAATATTATAAATATCTATATGCAAGAAACCGTTTATAAAGTTCAATATGAAGATGGTGTTCAAGGTTTTGCTTGGCCAGGAACTAATAGAGCAAGAGCAGTAGTATCTGAAGTTCCAGATAGTATATCTAATCCACCTGAACAAACAGAGGATGAAAGTCTTGATGATTTTATAAGAAAAAATAATTTTATTGCGCCATATGATTATTATGGCACAAAATATAATAATACATCAATTGTTAGTGATGGCGTTAATAATCTATCAAAGAATGGCAGTGATACTGAAGTAAAATATTTTTGGGTTGAAGATTTAAAAAATTGGGCAACATACAATGTTTATCAAGCAGAAGATACTAATACTGGTAAATGTTGTTTTAAAACTAACTTAAGAGTTTGGAATGGTAAAGATGGTTGGGTTGATGCATGGTGCTATGGAGGATGGGGGATTATACTTACAACAGGCACTCAATTTGGCGATACTTATAATATACAACCATACCAGAGTAAAGTTATAGATCCACGATTTGTGGTAGCAAAATATAGAGGTGTATTAGGTAATAATACAAAAGAAGATTGTAAAATAACTACGTTAACCCCAGATCGTACAGTCGAAACCGATTATTATAAAGAAGATAGCCCTGATTATATGAATATGATTACTGGGCTTAGATTACAAAAAACATATAGATATAATATTAATGATTTAGTAGGTAATAGTTTTCAGACAAACAGATTTTCAAATTTATGTTATAAAGCAACACCATATTCAACAAAAGATTTTTATAAAGCTTCAAATTTTAGATGTTTTATACCGACAAAAGTTCCGGCTGTATGGCGAATGTCAACAGGTGAAATATTTTTAGCAGTACATTTTAATATTGGCGCAGATGGCGGAAAACCATATCACTTCGTAAAGAAGGAAGATGGTTTAAAGAAAGGGTTATTTATACCTTCATATGATCGATTGGCTGACCCAGCAATTGATGCATTTAATGAAGCAATAGCAGCTACAAGTGAAGTATATTCTACTGTTGCATTAAAGACGTCTGAAATTGCTGAATATATAGTTAATGAATGTATTAAAATATTTGGCGATGGTAAAACAAAAACAATAGAAAATGATTGGCTTAGAAAGTATAGTAAAACAACCGAGTCAGTATCGGTAGAAACAGATTATTCTAACATGTTAGATTCTAGTTTAATGTTTGAACAGACCAATGTCAATGAAATAAATAATCAAAAATGCACATTTAAAGTTAATAGACCTACAGTTATAACAGATACACCTGAGACTATTGACTATGTAAAGAAATGGTAATATATGCAATCTTTTGTATTTAACAGCTTTAAAAACAGATTAATGAAAGGCGAAGTATCTGGTGAAGATACTTGGAGATTACAGCCAGTTAATTCTAAATTTGTAGAAGACTATGAAGATATATTAAACTATGTAAGAAATTATACAGATTTAATATATTTAAATCCAAATTATAAAACACTTGGTTATGATAATATAGTACAGAATTTTAATAACTTATATTTGCCAGATATTTATCCAGTAAATTATCAATATACAACGATGAAAGACGTTGATATTGCTACTGAACCGCAGTTTGTTACTGAAGATAATTATTTAAATTTTGTAGAAGCAAATCCGAATGAAAATGATGGCCATCTATCTGAGAAATTTTTTAATCCAGATGGTGAATTTTACAAGTCAGATACTACAAAACAAGAAATTGTCGATGGCGTAACTACTACTGTACCTGTTGCAAGAGGTTTTTATTATGTAAAGACAAAAGAAGAATTAAAATGGTGTGCAGACAAAGTAAATGGCGCAAATTATAATAATAAAATTAATATTGTTTTAGGTGATAATATTGGTAAAGAAAATACACCTATTGATATTGATTTTTCTATTGGTGAAAATCCAGAACACCCATTTGAAGGTGTTTTTTATGGTAATGGTTTTAAATTTATTGATATTAGATTGATATGCCGTAATAATGTAAATGGTATTATTGGATATTTGGGTACAGAAGGTAAAATCAGTACTGTTAGATTAGATGGTAAATTTAATGAAATTGTATGTAAAAAGAAACTTGGTATAAATCATTTATCAACTGAAGGTACTGATATTGTCGCTGGATTCTTCTGTGGTAAAAACAATGGTTCAATACGTTTAATTGATATAAAATATGCTAAAATCACTATTTCTGAATTTATTCCGGGTATATATTCAGTTTCAAATAAAAGAGATGATGTAACAGATTATGACTATGACGATACAAGTAATATATTTTATCCTGACTATTTGTGCTACAACTCATTGGGTAATATTGTTCCATATATTGGTTACTTTAATGAAGGTGTTTTTGCAACAATGGCAGGTTATGATAAAAAACGTGCTGAAGCATATTCATACTGGAGAACTTTTGGACCAAATGCACCAGAATACGATGGTTTTAGGATAAAAAACTTATCAGATGCACAAAGATATAATACTGCTATGACATCACCTGCAGAATGGTATTATTTTGATGGGGTACATTATACAAATGATGATAATACAGTTGCTGGTTACATAGACAGTTATAATACTACAGCTGATAAAAAAGATATATTATTTTATGATACTAATATTTTTTGTAGTGTAAATGAAAAATGTATAGGACATTTTAGTCCTGCAGCATCTAGTGCGTGCGTATTACCTATTGATTTTAAAAAAGACCAATATAATACCTCCTATGGTGGAGTACTTATTGATATTAGAAAATCAAGATATACTTTAAATCAATATAGACTTTTTGAAGAAACACCATATCTTGATACGCCATTAAAAATGGCAGAACAAAACAGAGTAGCATATTATGTTTCTTTAGTCGCTGGTGTTAATAATGGTGATATTAATAGTATTGTTGCTAATGAAGTTGATGTTGTTACATCTGGAACATTTGTTGGATTTATAGGTGGTATAGCTGGAAAACAATTAAATGGTAATATATCTACAATTTATCTAAATATGCGTTCAATGGATGTAGTAGATTCTGCTACATCAGCAGCTTCATATGATGATTTTGTAAATGGTAATATAGTATATCACAAAAGAAATTATTATACAAGTACCGCGCAAAATGGTGCACCTTATTACTTCCCGTTACAGAGTATAAAAAATATTGGTGGTATGTTCGGTGAATGTGTATTAGTGGGTAATTATCCAGGCCAACTCAATATTAATGATGTACATGTACGATTGGAAAATCAGAATTCTAAAATAATAGTTAAGCCTAATGGTAATCAATCTGTTACTGAAGATTACTATATATTTGATAAGTATGCTACTATTGCGCCAATAATTGAATATAATACATCAAATCTAGGTGATGTATGGTATAATAAAGATGACTTAAATGATGAATCTAAAAAATTGATTTATATTCGTAATTCTGATTTTGTATACAATGAAAGTCTAACCGAGGAAGATAAAAATACTCAAGTAGGATTTACAGAAAAAGGATTATTTTTTAGACAAATATTTAATACATTTGGTAATACACAAACGCAGATTTGGTACCCTAGTAACGACAACTGGGATCTAGATACTTCAGTTATTAAAAGCTATCAAACATATGATGGTGCAGCATCTCCATTATTTTGTGAAATTAAACCTGTATATCAGACTTCGCCATCTGTTATAGAAACTCCTTATATTAATAATCCATATATAAATTATTCTGCAATTAATGCTCAATTTACAGAAAATGGACCATATTATACATATTATGAGTCTGTAAATGGTTTACATAAATTAAATACATTTATATCAGATGCATATATTTCACGATTTTCTAATACATTTGATAAAACTGATGACAGATGTATACATGAACATACTGTTGGTTTATATGCGATGGACCAAAATCTGGCATCACCGGTATCAGATCCAGAATTTTATAGTATAAACTTGGATGTTGATTTGCCAGGTGTAGCAAATACAACAGGAATGGTTTTTAATAGATTTACGAAAGAAACAAAGAATGTATCATTAGATATTAGAAATCTAATGAAAAACTTAATTTACTGGGATAATGTTGGCGTTCACAATAATCATAATGTATGGACTTATCCAGATCCTGAATTTGCAAGATATTTGCAGCCAGATATATTTAAATATACTACAGTACCGATGAATGCACAGTTACCATTAACTTTTAAGGTAACAGATGGTAATACTGAGCGTGAAGTTTCTAGTATAGATGAAATGAACATTGGCGATAAAATTACATGGTCCGATTATAATGGTAATAAAATACCATATACATATTCATATTTTGGTTCAGATTTGACAATAAGTAGAAATACAGTGCTTCAAAAACATAATGACTTGCTTACTAATTTAAAGGGCTATACTTTAACATTAAAAAATCCAAGCTATGGCACTGTGATGATGCAAGAAGGATCAAATGCTGGTGGTGGTAGTATTAAAGATGACATATCTGGTTATAAAGTAAATGTTACATTTAAACCAACTCGTACTTATAAGGTACAGGCAATACTTGGTAATGGTACTATACAAGAATTAGCTTATACTACACTTGATGGAAATGATGTAAAGTTTAATGATACCTCTTTATTTTTAAATTCATATGTTTCACCGGAATATTTAAAAGCATATCCAAATGGAGATACTACAGAATATAGATTAAATAATATTAGCGGCTATAGTTATAGTCATACTGCAATGTCTGATCCAGGTACATTTGAGAGTAAAATTAGATTTACAGCAACAACATATTTAATGTTAAATGATGACCGGACATCGCCATACATGAATATGCAATGGAATCACCTATTAATTGGTGAAAGAAGCCGAGGCGGCGATGGAGATAATTTTTTCTATGCAGTTAGCTACATATTACAACCAGTTGCTGTTGAACCAATATATTATCCAGCAGGGGGCGAAGGCTATGTGACTGGATATAAATTGAATATGAATGATCAAGTTGCAGAAGTTTTGACTGCTACAACTCCTCCGCCATTATATTCTGCATACATAACACAGAAAAAATCGACATATACAGCAAGTCCAGAACAAGGTTTTTATCCAGCTGATGAAAACGGTGTTGTTGTAAATGACTGGAGTGAAGCTGCACTTACTGGAGTAAGTACAGCAATGACTGTATTGACAAAATCAGAAAATGGTATATATACTCCTGAACAAGTATATGGTGATGGTAAAAAACCTGATGCAATATATGAAATAGCTAATGAGGGAGAATCTGCTATATGGTCTGCCGCAATATGTCAGCTTTTTGATTATAATGGCAATTCTATAGGCACTGCATTAATGACACGTACTCTTAATGGTTTTGCATATGAATCCCAGACAGCAAATTATAATTTAGGTAATTATGCATTAAATGATGAAAATAGTATATTCTATTATGGCGACGAATTTGAGTATTTGAGTGCTGGTGAAGAATATCAGCCAATAACTCCAGCAGATCCATGGTATACACATTCACAGACAGGTGCATATACAGTAAATTTTGCTAATTGTACATGGGATAATAATTTAACAGCAAATCATAATATTAATATCTTAGAAGCACAAGATGAATTCTATAAACCTTCTTTCTTTGAAGGTGTATATCCTATTGATAATTATAGAATTGCTAATGGTGATTTAGCAGAAGGTGAAGAAGATAAATATGATTTTTATAGATATACATATTTAAAAGAAGTTGTTAAAAAGACTAATATTGGTAAAGAAGGTATAAATTTACCAGTAAAATATGATGTTATTAATAATAAAGCTGGTTTTTGGTTTAATATGCATGAAGAGCCAATTGTGAATAATATTGGTAAATTAGAAAAGAGCGCATATAACGATGATATTAAATATACATCTAATATTCTTTACATTGGTAAGACACCAAACCAAAGATGTATATTGTCTACAAATTTATCAAGAACTGGCGTAAGTGCTGTTACATTTAGTGGATTTTCAGCAGATGATTTCCAGGGATTATATGTTATGGATAGTAAATATAATCCAGTAATGTATATAGATGTTGGTTTAGGCGAATGTTCAGAAGGAACGACATGGACCTATAGCAGTTATCCGTCATATCCAGGTGGAACGTACTCATCAGTTGATGGTAAACGAATATTTGTTAGAGATGATGGTATAATATTTGATAACGAGGCTGAATTTGAATTACAAGAAGCATGTGAAACTGTAGCATCTGGATTGTTACTAGAGGTAGAGACATGATGGAAAAAGGTTTTGTTTTTAATTCATATATAAAGCATTTGCTTCAAAATAATAAAGATCTGCTTAAAGACCATTTAGGTTCTTTACGTTTTGATGTATGGTTTTTATATAATTATAATGCAAATCGACCAATACTGAGTGCAAATCAAACAACATTTAGTGACGCAGTTAATAATACACAATATGAATATTTAGGCGTATTACACAAGACAAATATTGAGACAATATCTGATATTGATGGCCTAGAATCAGAAGTAACCTATGAAGGTTTATTTGATACGCCTGTTTCAGCATATCTATTTTCAACACCTGATAAACCGCATGAAGGTACAATGATAGAGCGCGATATTTATTATAAGTCTTATAATTATAGTACATATTTAGCAAAACAATACGATTATAATATTGAAAAATATCCAAATGCAGTTCCAACATCAGAAAAACAATTTTACACTGATCAAATGAATCATTTTAATACTACATATGATTTTAGTTCTGGATATAGTGCATCAGACTATAGAGTATATGGTATTACTGAAGAGCCAGTTTGTGAATCACAATCAAATATAAAAACAGATGATATGACATTTACTGGTACAATACCTGGGTTTTATGGCAATGGACTATTAATTACGTGGTATGATGGAAATCGTGCGGAAAAATATAATAATGAAAATATGATAGAAAATCAGCCAATTAATCCAGAAAATTCAATACCATGTGCATATTATAAATTACCGATGACATATAATCCACATTTAAATAAAATAAAAATACAATGGTCTGATAACGGATTATTTTCTGTAAAATAAATAGATTATGGCTACAATAAAAAATACAAGTATGTTTCCATGGCTTTGCTCGACTACTGCAGCATTGGCAGATGACAAAGACAATATAGTATGTTCTAATGAAGAAGATACTGTTGATGATGTTACATTGGATGCATATGGTCTTTATGGTATCAAATGCACTTATTATCATGTTTCAGAAGATTTGGACAGGGATAAGCTGTATGGAGAAGACCAGTTAAGAGAAATTGAACGTAGCTGGTATTTTATGGGATATGTTCAGCAGTTACCGCCAAATGTAAGAACATACCAGTTACAAGGTATTTGGGGAGAAGATACAGTAACTGTTTATGCAAGTATAAATGCATTTGATTATTTTTCAACTTATGGTGGATATGATAAGAATACGCCAGAAGTCTATAATGAATGCCCAGCAAAGATAGGTGATATAATTTACATAAATCCAAACGATACATTTTATAGGATTGTCGATGTAAAATACTATTCTGAAGCATTTGGTTTAGCAAAGCATACTTATACGATGACATTGAAGGTTTACAAGGATAATAAATGGACTGTTTCTGCAAACTCTCCTACATTGATGAATCCACAAGACCCGATATATGACGTTGCACCAAGTGCTTTGTCAGGACAATATAATTTTAATGACCCATTAAAGATAAATGCAGATTTGACAGCTAATAAGACGGTTAACATGTTTGATTTCAGATATAAAGATCCAGAGGTCAAAGAAGAGAATCCGGAATATTATGATCCATTTGCAGGTTGGTAAGAAGGTGAATTATGGGAATGATATTTAGCAATGATTATTATAAAGGAAAGTTTTTTCCGAAGCATCCATATAAGTGTGTAAACTTAAACGGTGCATTGGGAAAAGTAAGTGATATCACATATCGTAGTAGTTGGGAATTGAAGCTGATGCGTTTTTGCGATAAGTATGCGACTATTTTGGAATGGGGTTCTGAAGTGTTGAAGCTCCCTTATATTTCAGAAGTAGACGGTAAGCAACACATGTATATCACTGATTTTTATATGAAGTGTAAAGATGTCTATGGAAACATTGATAAGTATATTATTGAGGTTAAGCCAGAAAGCCAGATGGCAAAGCTTAATGAACATAATGAACTTATCTATCCAGACCCGCCGAAAACTAGGTCACAAAAAGCATTATTGCGTTGGCAAGAAAAATGTAACGTGATAAGAACAAATAATTCCAAGTGGAAAGCTGCAAGAAGATGGTGTGCAGCGAACGGTTACATATTCAAAGTATTAACAGAACGTCAAATTTTGAATATGTGTAAATAAATTTACAGAATTAATAATTTAGTCAACCATAAGTAAATAATTTTACTATATTTTAACATAATTATGAATGGATTTGAAGGTTTAGAAAAAGAATTTAATATTGAAGCAGTAGAGGAAGATGTAAAGTCTACTATAGATACGGCTAATGCTAAAATTTCTGAAATCCGAGATGGTATAGTAGAACAGAAATATACTCTTGCTGATAAAGAATATTTAATGACAGAGCTTCAAGAATTAATCGAATCTGACCGTGAAGTTATGGATTCATTAAAAGATTTAATTCTTGGCGGAGCTGCAGCACCTAATTTTTATATGATGTATGCTACATTATCTAAGTCCGTTAGAGACAATGTAGCACAGTTGACTGAACTTGAAAAGATAATTACTGATTATCAGGTTGTTGAAACTGGTGAAAATTTCAAGGAAAAGTCACTTGAAGTAAAGGAAAGACTTGCAAATAAGAGACTTTCTAATGACAAGAACCAAAAAGTTCCTGGTCAGATTACTCAGAACAATACATATATATTTAATCCAAAAGAACAGTTCGACATAATGAAACAAGCAGAAGTAAAGGTAGCACCGATTGAATTGCCTAATTTCGATTTATCTTAAGGAATGTAAAATTGTTGTTTTCTATATATTATAAGTTAGACCATCGTAATGAATTTATGAAGAAATACCTTGATAAGTTTTTTAAGACATATCAAGGAGAATCTGCAGACTGTGAACATACTGCAGAACGAATGTCAGACCTTATGGAATTGATGGCCAATATGGTCATAAATCAAGATAAATATGGTCTTTATGAGCTTTTAACAAAGAAAAATTCTAAATCTGCAAGGGTATTTTTCAATTATTTGACATGCTCTAATATAAGAAGTATAAATAAAGAGATAATAATTGATAGAATCAATGAGATTTTTAGAATCTAGGAAGTAAATATGGGAAAATTAGAAGACATGCTTCAAAATGCAATTGGACCGATTAAGATTAATATCGGTGAGTCGTTTAGTAAATTTTTATCAGATGAAGCAGATTTTGAAGGTACTTCACTTTTGACCGAAGCAGACCCATTTGGTGGCGATGCAGGTGATACTGGTGGAGACGCTGGTGGCGGTGATGCTGGCGGTGATGCTGGTGGTGATCCGTTTGCTACTGATGCCGGTGGTGGCGATCCATTTGCAGCTGATGCTGGTGGAGCAGGTGGCGCTGGTGGTGCCGGAGGTGGAGCCGCAGGCGGTGAAGCTGGAGGAGAAGGTGGTGAAGAAGAATCCGATGACACGAAGGATGAATCTCCTGTTAATGACGGCTCTCATGAAGATGACCCGGAATTCTTACAGGGTAAGGCTGATCCGAATGACGTAACTACAACAGATACGCCAGCAGCTAAGGTAATCTACGACGTAGAAAAGATTATGCAGGCTGTTGTCGCAGTTACACAGACATTGAAGGAAGAACAGTTAGTTGAAATCGAAAAGGTTAAGACTGATATTGAACTTATTTTCAATGGTAAGCTGTTAAATCCGGAAGACCTTGAATTTAAGAATATTAAGAATGCTATATTCTTAATTAAGAAAATTGGTGCTAAGCTTGATGTAAAGGCTAGATCTTATCTTAACAGAAAGATGAAAGAACCTCTCATTAAGAAGCGCGATGAAATTAAGCAGGATATTGCTACTATGAAGGGTGACCTCGATAGTACAAGAGATATGCTTACAGCATTAGATACAAATACCTAATAAGTATTGAATATAAAAATTAAAGGACCAAGTAATTGGTCCTTTTTAATTTATTCTGCAGTTTCAGCAGTTTCTATTGTTTCAGTTACCGTGTCAGTTGGTTCAACCACCGTTTTCTTCGATTTTCGAGTCTTTTTAACTGGTTTAACAGTCTCTTGTGTTTCTTCGATTTCAACGATTGGAGTTTCTGTGATAATTTCATTTTGTGTTTCCTCTACAGGTTCAGTAATCGGTTCTTGAACAGTCTCAACTGCATTTGCAGCATCTAGCTGTTCTTGAATTTTTTCTTCTTCTGCCTTTTCTGCTTTCTTTGCTTTGAGTTTAGCAATAAATGCCTGATATTCATTTTCGAAGCTATCAAGTGCAGGTCTACTAACAATTCTTGGTGAACGTGGTATTCTAGGAATTTTTGTATAACCACGTGGAAGAACAGCATTAGGTTCAATCAACTTTAAATGCTGCATATCCTGTTCTGTATATTGCTGATCTGTGTTTCTTGAGTTATAAAGAGCATCAAAATTTCTTTTCACTATAATCCTCCTTAAATTTGATGGTCTGTTTACATGTTTTGCCATAATTATACCTTTATGTGCTGTAGTTTTGTTTCGGGAACATTGTAAACAATATATCCGGCAGGATTGTTTTTGTCCCCTTTGATAATTTTTATATTATATAAATTCACGCCATTGATTGGATCACAAATACTCATAATTTGATAAAGACATTTGTCGCCTTCGACAGAGCTTATAGCCTTTTCATCGATTTCAAAAGGTCTATATGTATAATCAATTTCATATTCAGAAAAATCAGACGTTCCAGATGTATTTTCATCTGTTAAAGTCTTTGCTTTCTTTACTGCATCAGTAAGTTTACCGACAACCCAAGGCGGGCAAGTTTTTACACGGACTATTTGTCGGATAGCTTCCATTATTATATTTAACTGCTGAGTCTTCACATCCATATAAACGCTCACTAAAATTTTTTATGCAGCAAGTAATTTACCGTGTAATTTTACTTCCTTTTTAAAGTGTGCAAGTGCCAATTCAAGATCATCTTTGTCATATATCATTTTTGAAAGTCTTCTAGCGAATTTACCAATTTCATAAGACCTAATTGGTGGAGTAATATCGTTATCAAAACCTGTACAGAAATGCTGATAGAGTTCTTCGGTATCTACATGTTCTGCTGCACAGTCTTCTTTACCAAAAAGCTTGTAATAAATTGCAAAACATGGCTTTTTCAAAGAATTCATTAATTCTTGGCGTTCTTTAACACGTTGTTCAGCACCAAAGTCTTCATGAAGTTTACGGCGTTTCTTTTTACGACGTTTTTTCTTCTTAGGAATCTGTCCTAGCCAATAACCAGGATGATGCGCTGCAGCAACACCGGCAAAGAATGGATTTACAGAAAATGGAGAACGTTGATATAACCCCATTCTTTGTGGACAACAACCTTTGCAATCGCCGCCATGTGGAATGCCTTGATCAAGGCCACAAGGTCCGCCAACACCCATACTGAAGTCTTCATCTAATATTAAATCGTCTTCATTTTCTAAAAAATCTGCCATTTTTTACCTTATATTCAAATTGTATATATTATTTATAGTAGTTTTTTTAGAATTCCATTTTTCACCATGTGCATATTTGCCTGTTTCAGTTATTCTGTCAAATAAATCTTGATTGTTTGATGATATGGCTTCACTTATTTCATCAGGTTTTAAATCAGAAAATACAGAATAATGTATGAGTTCATGTAGAATAGTATTCTTATAGCTATTTTCAGTTCTAAAACTTTTATTTGAAATTATTATTTGTGGATTTATAAAAGAATTTCCGGATATATCAAATTTAAATATGCCGAACTCATTTATAGGTTCGACACTTATTTTTATAGGTTTTAATTGTTTAAAATATTTTTGCAGACAATTATTTAATATTTCAGTTGCCTGTTCAACATTTATTTTAAAAAGCGTCATAGTCTCGCCAACTTGATTTTAAGAATTCCGCTCTATCTTTCGTAAATTTTACACCGTTAAAGTCAACAGTTATTTCTTTAGCTGTACTTTCTACTACAGTTACCTTTATTGGACAACATTTACGAACTTCTGGAATTTTTGTCCAATACTTTCCACCTATAACTATATTAAAACCATATTTTTCATATTCTGATTTACGGAGTCTTTCACATTCAGGACATGGTGGCGGCGGAGGAGGCGGAAAGTATGGATGATGCATATCAATGTTTCCTTAAAATATCATTTAATTCATTGTTAAGTCGTCTTACGACATATTGTCTTGAAACGAAATCAGTATTCATAAGGTAATTCTGAATACGTTTATCATTGTATAAGCCTCTAATCCAGTTAATAGAAGCAAGACAATACATTTTCGGTCTAAGCCATTCCCTAAGTTTAAACATAAGCAAGTCAAGATTGGAAATTGCATCATGTTCTTGTTGAGTTTCAGGACTTCTAATCAACTCGCCATTCTTATTGATTAAACCTAACTTATATGCTTTCGTCTTTGTAGGAATTGTTGTAATCGATTTTAAAAATATAAAGACTAGGATATTATCTATATCCCTATTATGACAGCTTAAATTGATTTTTTTATTCTTTCTGATTAACATTGGTAATGTTCTGTTTGCTTCGGCCAATATATTATTGGCTTCGAAATAAGCAGACATCGTTTCGGCATTATTTACCAAACGTCTTAAACCAGATACGCTATTCTTATCTTCGAGCGAATAAAAGAATCTTTCCCAAAGTTTTTCCATATTCTATATATTTATACTTTTAATTACACCATTCGCTTTCGTTTAATTCAGAATTATCATCGATTATATCATCGAATTTATATTCTTGATCACATGATTCTAATTTAGGCATATATCTTGACTGATTACCTATATTATTCGGTCTTTGCGTGCTACATGATATTTCCGTCTTGACCATATAGGTTTTATGGTTTTCGTCGACATAGGTAGCTTCAGTAGAAATATTCTTGTGGGTAATCGGATTAGTTCTTACATCTGCAAACTTAGGTTTTTTCTCGTTAGCTATAAAGTTTTTATATTTTGCGATAATAGATAGACCTAAGTTTTTAATACTATCTTTAACTTCGACCAGTTTATGAAGTTTGCCCTGTTGAGAATTTTTATCTTCTTTTAATGCAGCACCAGCACATTTATTGCTACAATATTTGTCATAGCCTCTAAGAATACTGTAGAATGTAGTCTCTTTTCCGCAAACTGGACAAATACCTTCACCTTCCTGTCTAATATACTTGTCATAATAGATTTTAGGTTCATAGATATTGTGTTCTTTCAGGTGCTTCGAGAACTGAACAGCTACTTGCTGTGCTGTTCCCTCAAATTTTTTACCACATATTTTACATTCAAGTTCAGCTTGTTTTTCTACCTTGGTAGCTTGTCTTACAGAATTTGAACATTTTATGCTACAATATTCTCTATAACCCTTAGTTAAGGTAAGGTATTGGGTTTCTTTTCCACAAACCGGACAGACCCCTTCACCCGGTTTACGTAAATATTGGTCATAATAGCCTTTCATTGACAACTGATGGTCTTTTTTAATATGTTGTGCAAAGGCATTAGGGTCTTCTGAACTAAATCCACAAATTTTACAATTAAAAATCATAACATTCTATTTATAAATATATAAAAGATTTTAAGGACTAATATAATATGGCCGATATTGGAAAATTTATATTTACTGACGAAGGTAAAAGAATGATTGTTGCCCAGGATGGTGGTATTCACTTCGCAGTAATGGGCGTGGTACTTTTAAACAATGATACGTTAACTGAAGACATTGTAAAAAGTCTTACATGGGAGCAGTTAAAAGACGGAGAATATGGCACGCTCGCAATGAAGGGCGTAAACTATCTTTGTAACGGCAGCAATATATTGCCTGAAGATGATTTGGCATATAATTCTGCAATAAATGATATTTTCGCAAGAACTTCAAAAACTGAAAATACATATTTATTTGACTGTAGATATCACCCAGATATGGGCGTTAAGGATAAAGACGGTCTTTGCTATGGTATGTATGATTTTAATTTCAATAAGACCATGCTCATGTGGACTGGTGGTGATCCATCTTTCAATGCTATAATTGTTCTTGGTAAACAATATGTTACTGACAAGGATGCACCTTATAGTGTTGCAGATTCACAAAAGCCAACTGTTGTCGGTGCTATCATTTCAGTTCCAGATGAAGAAACTGAAGAGACTAGACCATTAGTCGAATTCATGGCTGAACAGAATGAGTATGTTGAATTTAAGTTCCAGTGGCGTATCACATTTACTGAGAATCCAGTTATTGGTAGTAATGTTGGTTTAGAAGCAGAAGAGTTAAAAGATATTAATGAAAAATTTCAGTTAACTAATAATGGTTTAAAGACTGACGGCGAAACAAATATATATGCGACTGTTGATGATGTCGTTATAAATGAATTTAATTTAAATGAAAATGGTAATTTTGCAATTAGTAAATCAATTATGGTAGCAGACCAGTCACCGAGTGATGAAATGGACTTTAAATTTAACTCACCATCTCTCTTGAACACAATAAATTGTGGTAAGAAAGATGATGCCCGTTACGATCGTCCGACATATAAGGATCATAGAACATTATATTCTTTTGCTTATGAAGGTGATATTGCCAATATAGGTGAAACTCCAATAACTGGCGCAACAATGATTGAAACATTGCGTTCTACTGAACCTATGACTAATACTCATCCGGTTTATGCGCCAGCACCATTAAGTATTCCATATAATAGTTATGAAAAATTTCCCGTATATGAAACAAGAGTAATTAATGCAAACGTATCATTATTCGGTGTAAATGAATTTATTCATACAACAGGTTCTCGAGCAATATTCTCTGATAATAATATAAGAATGCTGGTATCTAATGATTATACCGCAAATTATATTTTTTCTAATTCTAATTTTGAATATTATTCCCCTTATAATAATACCTATATCAAATCTGATGGCAATACAGCTTATAATGGTGCTAATAATAATGGTTTAATTAATTCTAATTTAAACTTGTTACATGATAGTACAAATAATAACTTATTAATTGGTTCTAATAACAATGAGTTATACAACAGTTCTAATCATTTATTGCTATTAATGTCTAATGAAAACAGTGGCTTTAATGGTATGACTTCTGCAGCGTTTATTCAGTCAAATAGAAACAATGTAGAGGACAATTGCCCACAGTTAATGCTACTTAATAGCAATGATTGTTCTGCACATGATAGCGGCGGCACTAATTCTTTAATAATGAACTCTAAAAGCGCTCATCTTTATAATGGTGCTACTAACGTAACAATGCTAGATACAGTTGATTGTAAAATGTATAATGGCGCAAGTGGTGCAATTTTAATCGGTGAGAAAAATTCAGAAATATATAATACTTCATTATATACATATTTGATAGCAGGTAGTGCTAATATTGTAAGGGATGGTTGTTCTGGTACATCTATTTTTGCATCTCATTCAAATTATTTAGCAACTAATAAAGATGTTACTATTATCAATGGTTATGATAACGGTTATAATGATGCAGGTAGAACGTCTTACCATTGCTATAATTTACAAGATTCTGTTATTTTAAATTCCAGAAATACTGATAAGTTTAATGCTAATGAACCAAGTATATATTCGAATAAGGTAGTTATTAATGCTATTGGTATTAAGGGTAATGCTGTTTCTGTAAAGGGCGGTGGTTATACTGGACATGAAGTTTATTTAGGCCAGTATAATAATAAATTATCTCCATATAATGAAGATAGTTTAGTTCCGCTTATTATTGGTGGCGGTATTAATGATACTTATAGATATAATGCACTTACATTCGAACTCGTTAAAAGTTTTAATTTCAACGGTACTGACTACACTGATAAAAATAGCTATGAATATAAAGGTCTCTTAAAAACAGATGCTATTTATGCAAATATTGGTATATCTGCAAATAAGGCTAAATTTAACGACGGCTTAACTGCAAATTCAATAACTACGGATAATATCAGTGTACAAAATGCAACAGATTTCACAATTGGTGGAACAACATTACAGAATTATGTTGATAACGAAATTGAACAGAAAGCAAAGCCGGCAACTAGAACATTCTTTGCAGAAGTTTTTGTTAGTGATACAAATAATACAAATATTGGATATACAACACCTAAAATTGGTGCATGGTATGACACAGGAACTACTGACAAATCAAAATCTCCAATGTATTTAGTATTAGAGAATTGGATAAAGTATGGACTGTTTGGTTATCAGGATGATAATGATGGTCATCCAGACGCAGATTCACATTATTATTTCAACGGCGCTATGAGAATGGCAAGTCAAATATGTCCAAATCCAAAAACTCCTAGTCCAACAGGTGTTCCATATGTACTTTTTGGATTTGCAAATAATGACGAAACAACTGATTACAAATATCCTTATATGTATGCCGTATTACCAGAAGGATATGATTTTGTTGAACTTAATGTTCATTTTGTTGATGTTGATAGTGAGGATTATATTTTCCCGCTTATTCCATTGGTTAATTCTATTGAACAACAGACAAGAGTGCGTATAAATCTTATTAGCTGTGACATGGAAGCGGATAACCAAAGCTCAGAACATTTGCATTTCTGGATGTTTAAACGTTATATACCACATTCAAATACAAATGTAGAGACTGTATTGAAACAAGAATTCAATGATATGTTTGAGCTTAGAGATGAAGTTAGAGGAAGTAATTGTAATTATAGAATGGCGCAGATAACAATAGATGATGGTTGTGGTGTATGTTTAGAATGTATGGCAATGCCTGCGCAAAACGATGCCAATGCAACTAAATATGTTGATCCAAATATAAGAAGACCTATATCAATTGGATGGAAGCTATTAAATAATTATAGTATTTCTTATGATGATAACGATTAAAATAAAAACCAGCCATTTGGCTGGTTTTTTATTTTATGTTTAAAATTTTATTTACTATAGTGTTTAACTGTAATTTTGTTTACTAATGCGGCACATTCCATATCGGTACTGAAATTGACAATATTATTGTTATTATCCAGAATAGAATCGCAGATACCTGGTTTTACTTTACGATAAATGTCCATAATCAGGTTATTTGCATATTGCCATACATCAGCATCAAATTCCGTATTGTCATCTATAGTTTCAGGTCTAACTGTATCAGCGCTATTAACTGAATCTTTGCCATAATATGTATCTAATACATATTTTACAAAGTAATTCCAGAATGTATATTCAGAAAGCGTCTTGTCATTGGTAGATTTAATATAGCCAAGTCTTAGTATTTCCTCGTCTCTTGTGACAGTTGTATTTGTAGTAACCTTATAAGGTAATGGAATAGCACGGGCCGCATCTTTCGTAGGATGTAATCCTTCAAGCCAAGAATTAAGGAATTCTATTATCTTATTATAGCTTGCCTTACTTGTTAATCCATAATTTTCTTGCCAGCGATTTTCAGAAAGTTCAGAGCTAGAATAGAAATCTTCATTACTGTTAACAGTTATAATAAGATTGACAGGAAGTGTACTGTCATATATAATATTCATTTCTTGACCAGAAATAGGAATCAATTTAATTTGCTCACCTAAATCAATGACATTAAATTTGTCTGCTGGACAATTATATGTCAATTGTTCATGATTTGAATTATAGTAAGTGATTGAAATAGTCGCATTATTATTGAATAAATCAGTTGTCAAAGTTACGCCAGAGCTATCTTTCTTAGATATAGTTAATTCATTCCAGACTATACCTTGTGTACCAGGCGTTAAAGATATTGTCGGCTCATGGTCAAGATTATTTTTAAATGTCCATAATGCATTATCATATGGATTATAGCCATTTGTAATTTTACCTACCCATCTGAAATTTTGTGGTTTAGAAGTGATAATATCAGATATCTTAAAATCAATATCTGTTGCTATTGTGTCTGGATGTTCATTATAAAGTTTAATGATTTCAGAACGATATATTTTTCTGTCCTTGGCAAGTTTATTGTCAAGATATTCATAAACTCTATTTTTCATTTCCTTTGTATATTCTTCAATATCTGTCAAGTCATTAACATAGACAGTTCCAACAGCATCAAAGTATTGGACATACGGAGGCAAGGAGAACTGACGGGAAATAAGTTCGGCTTTATAGTGTAATTCCTGATTAAGCAACTGAATATTTCTTAACCAAGTTTCCGTATTTGGACCAGGTTTACTTTGCTGACAATTATAGAAACCTTCGAAAGAATATACAAATTTCATATAGTCAATTAGATGGTTTAAATAATCATTGCCATACAATGAGAAATCATTATAGTCATCAGAACTTGTAAGAACATTTCTAACATCCCAGTTACCATTGTTCTTTAGATATAAATGACCCATTAAACAATAAATAACATTATTCTGTAGTAATGTATGGAATGCTTTTCCATTATCTTCAATTTCATCTTGACCAAAAACTAGTGCATTTTGAACCTTTATAGGTGATGTTAATGCTCTGAAGTAAGAAACATAGTCATCGTGAGTAATAAGTTTACCACGAGAAGAGAAATACATAGGCGCATTAATCTTTATACTTTCTTGAGGTTCAAAATCATCGCCGCCATAAATGTCAGAATTAATTATAAATTGGACATTATTGGTTACATCAACTACGCTACCTCTAGAGCTAACGTAAATTTTATTATTGTGTGTCATGATAGAACCAGTGACACCAATTATATTAGCTTGCTTACCCTTAGTTGCGATATATTTTACATAAAGATTTTCATCAGCCGTTTTTAAGCCGCAATCACAAATAAAACGTTCAGAACTAAATGTAATACGAACTGTTTTATCGGAATTAGTATCTACTAAGCAAACCTTTAATGGCGTATCTGGTGCTGCGCCATCAAGTCTAACAACATCTTCATTTAAGAAAATTGACTGGTCTTCAATAGCATATAAATGGTCTTCATCTTCAAGTGCTTCAGTTTCATTTTTACCAATACCGACCTTACACCAGCTATATTCTTTTTGATATGCACCATTTCTAAAACTGAATGGGTCACGTTTACTATACCAGTTAGAAAATTCAAGATCATTGATATCATAGAACTGGCAAGTTTCATTCAAGTTGGTAGTATTTGCACTTCCTAAGAATTCTACAACTTTTTCTTCACCTTGGAAACATTTAATAGGCATTGTATTTTGTGTACTATACACAGAAACACCTTGTAAAGGCAAATATTCATGTTCTGTAGAAGGAACGGAGAAATATAAGTCTTTAGTCCAGTCAGATGACTTACCAGATCTAATGTCATCTTCTGTAAGAACATAACTATAGCCACTATCAAGAATATACTTGTTTCCATTAAATGTCAGCTTCATATCTTTTTGGCTGAACATTATTTCATCGCCGCCCTTAAGAACACTTGGAAGCGGTCCTTTTAGTCTAATTATTAATTCGCAACGAGCAGGAATAGCACGTCTAGGATTATAACCAAGATTTTTACCATGTTTAATAACACTGGAATCAAGTCTAGCAGTTTCAATAAATGCTTCTTCAGCTGTTCTTTGAATATAGAAGTTAGTCATTTCAGTAACAGCTGCAATCATTTCCATGAACATGCCATAGATTGCCGAAGAACCGATATTCTTGAATCTTGGATCAGCTGCAAGTCTATCTTTAAATGATTTTAATATCTGCTCGTAAGTTATGTTTGTATAATTCATTATTTAGACCTTATTGTTAATATATTTATACTTTCAGATACCGCATAAATACAAAAGAATAAGGTTAAAGGTTATAAATATAGAAAAACAAAGTTACGGCTTAATTTATGAATCTACAATTTTGGAATCCATTTTCTTCTGAATTTTTAAAGACTGCGCCTGATCATGCACAGCAACGTTCAATAGTAGCTGCTAGAAATTCGTTCGGTATTGGTGAAGATCCGGTAAACTGGAATGAACTGGTCACTGGTTATTCAAATAATGGTATTACTGATCCTGCAATGGATTATAACCAGAATAATATTATTTTCGAAACATTGTTTACCAATAAATGGTCAAAAATTTCATGGTATCGTAATATGTCCCTTTACCCGCTCGTGGCTAAGGGACTTAATATGATGGCAGATGAGGCAGTTTGTCCAGATGCTGCTGGTAATGTTGCAAAGTTTGATATTGAAGATGCTTGGAAATCAAAGTTTACTGCTGCTGAATTTGATACTTTAAAGACAGAATTTGATTATCTTATTAATTGTGTTATCGGTAAGGAAAAAATTTGGGAATATTATTATAAGTGGCTTGTAGATTCTGAACTTTATTGGGAAATCTGCTTGAATGACGCAGGTAATAAGGTTGTCGGAATTAATACATTGGCACCTTATGCAATGTTGGTTGTATATGATAAGTATTCCGAAAATATTAATGGTTTCATTCAGAATACTAATTATCTGACTCAGCAGAGAGATAAGGTTGAAGAAGTCAAGAAGTTCTTGCCTAGCCAGATTGCTTATGTTCGTTATCCTTTAACTTGGACAAATAGAAACGACGTTAGAGGTCACTTGGAGCGCTCTATCAGACCATTGAACCAGTTAAGAAATATTGAAGACGCTTTGACAGTCTATAGAATTACTCGTGCTACTGAACACCGTGTATTTAACATTTACACTGGTCGTATGCCTCCTGATAAGGCTGCAGCTAAGGTTCAGGAAATGATTAATAAGTATAGAAAGAACCTTACAATCGATAATGCTACTGGTATGATTAACGCTGTTAAGAATACACAGGCTATGACAGAAGAATTCTTCTTCAGTAAAGATGACTCTGGTAATGGTTCTACTGTTGAATCTTTTGCTTCCGGTGCTACATTTGATGGTCAGTTACAGGATGTTTGGATGCTCCAGAAGATGGTTATGGACGGTATGTTCATTCCTCAGGCTAGATGGAAATCTGATGAAATTGGCGGTAACAATTATAATCAGGGTGTTGAAGCCGCAAATATGGAAGAAGTTGCATTTCAGAGAGTAAACCGTAGATTGCGTAGACGTTTTGCCGATATTATCAGACAGGTTTTCCTTGTTCACTTGAGAGTTAGTGGTTATAAGGAAAAGTTCCTTGATAGTGCCTTATATAATATTGACTTGAATCCGGCAACTGACTTCGAACGTATGAGAGATTTGAACCTTGCTGAAAAACGCGGTTCTGTTATTGGTACATTGTCTCAGTTCTTACCGACTGCTACCAATATTAAGCCTGGTGCTGAAGAACTTGCACCGTTATTCTCTAAGCAGTTCTTCATGGAAAGAATTCTCGGTATGTCTACTCAGGATATCTTGTTGAATAATAAGATGCTTGAAAGTGAAATCAAGCAGATGAGAGAAGAAAGTGAGGCTAATGCAAATGAAGGCGGCGAAGAGCCAGAGGCTGGAGCTGACTTAGGATTCTAGTTAAACTTTATAAAAAATAAAAACCGGTTGAAAAACCGGTTTTTTATTAATATTGTATATCTTATTAGGTATAGATAACTTCGAAGTTAGAGTAGCTAAAGGTAGCTTCACGTGTAACCTTAGCATCACCATTGTGGTCAAGCTGGAAACCGTTAATAGATTTCGGCCATACACGATAAAGACGCCATTTAATCGGAAGAGGTGTTTTAAGAGTAGAATTATAAATGATAAGTTCTACTGTGCAGCAATATGCAGAAGCATAGTTTGCAATAGCACCACCTGTGATGTTGTTCGAAGAACCGCCGATATCTTCATTAAAGCCCTGGTTCATAAGGAGGTTAGACCACTTATGAAGTGCAATGGAAATGGAGTTATCCTGGAATTCGTCCCAAGTTACAGTAAAATCACCAGTAATGGTAGCTTTACCAGGATAGAGAAGCTTAGTTCCCATATAGTTGGTTTCGAGTTCGTTAAATGATTTCTGCGGAATTGAAGCACTTCTAGCCTTAATCATGAAGTCATCTTTGTCAAGAATAGGTGCTAAAGCAGAATCACTTTCGTATTCGAAGCGAACATCGAACAAGAATTGCTTCATAATGTCAACGTTATTAGCAAGCTCGCCCCAAACACTTTTGCTAGTATCAAATTTCTTTCCAGCCATTATAAATTCTCCTAAATTTTATATTTCTTTATTATTTATATAATAGTTGGGCTAAATATGAAAAATTTAGAAATTTCTTCATAAATAATTATATACCAAATTGTGAAAAATTGTGAATTGTTGGTTATTAATGTTTAATAAGAGGAAAATTTATGGCTAAATATAGCGTTCCAGGTATTAGAACACAGGAAATTGACAATAGCATCCAGACTGAAGCCGCTCCAGGTTTGGGTATTGGTGCTATTGTGCTAAAGTCAAATAAGGGTCCGGTTAACCAAAGAATCGTAACCCATGACTATAATGAATTCAAGGAAATCTTTGGCGCACCAGAAACATTGACCGACTATGGTCACTTTGCTGCTGAAAATTACTTTGCTAATTCAACTCAGCTTTATGCAGTTCGTGCTACTATGGGTGACGAACAATATGCACAGATTCAGTTTACATATGATGATGCACCAGTAACTGCACAAAATAGATCAGATTCTATCGCAAAAATCGAATATACTGATAATCAGGGTATAAACAATCTTTGCTTACTTCAGTCTTTGAAGGAAAATGGCTATGATGGCCTTACTGGAACTGAATGGCAGGATGCATTTAATGAAAGTGAAGTCGGTACAGCAGAAGCATCTGGCTATGCATTAGTTCAAGGTGCAATGTATGCTACTTTCCAGGATATCAAGTCCGAAGGTGCTGATCGACTTGTATTTAAGAAAGCAAAGGGTGCTGACTTAGATGGCGTTACAGTAAGTAAAGGTGTACACGTTATTTATCCAGAAACTATTAATGAAACTATAGTTGATGGCCAAACTGCTTATGCTCCTGGCACAATGCAAAGCAAAATGATGTTTACCGAGGAAGGCTGGGCAACTTCTGCACAGGCAGTTGTTGAAACACGTGCAGGTTATGACTATGTAAAACTTCTCGTTCCATCTAGTGCAACATTGGACGGCGTGGGTAATGCGACAATTAAGTTCCAGGCAGTAAAAGATAAGATTAAACAAGGCGATGAAATTTCTTTCAAAGACCTTTTCGAAACAAGCGCAAGCGAAGTTTTCTATCCAGCAAATAGTGATTTATTCCCAGATTGGACTGATCCAGTTAAAAATGGCTATGGCTATACTAATGCAAAACGTTACGAAGTAATTGACTGGGATGACCCAGAAATTAAGAAGACATATTTTGTTGACGATATTTCATTAAAAGACGATGAGGGTAACAATGTATATGGTTATGCTTATGGTGTTAAATATACTGAATATGGTCAAGTAGATCCAACTTATGATATTGCTGGTTCGCCAAATATTGAAACACTTACTAAAGACATAGTAATTTGTAAAAATATTAAGACTATGTATGATAATCCATCAGATGCAAAAACTAATGTTGATTCATACGGTGTTGAAAAAACAGACCATGATGCAGCTGTTGACATACTTGATAGCCTTGGTATTTCTGATATAGCAGATGTAAGTAAATATTTCTACTTGAATTATTATAATCCAATTGAAGATGCCCGTGTTGAAAAACTTGTAAAAGAAAACTTTGACCTTGTATGGAGAGATAATCTCGAAGACAAGTTATTTGTTCGTTATGTTGAAAAGGATAGCAATAAACTTGTTATTCGTAGCGTATTCAATATCAAGAATGGCGAACCTTCAATGATTGATCTTCCAATTCAGCAAGATTCTGTCATCGAAGCAAACGGTGAAAGAAATATGGTTAACAACATTGTTGCAACACCTACTTCTTATATCGTAAATTCTGTTGATAAGACTTACGCCGACGGTTATACTATCAAGACTGAATCTGATGATGAACCGGGTAACGGCGATATTGAAAAGTATAAGTCTGTATTCAACGATCAGCTTGTCATTGCTGCTATTGGTCCTGGTGAATATGGTAACGATATTGGTGTAAGCATTATTACTACAGCATGTGCTGATATTCCTGCACTTCAGGGAACTTATGGCTTCAACTGGAAGTGGAAGTATGATGATGAAGACCAGGTAAATGATGATGATGGCAATGCTGATTTGACTTGGAAGAAGGTTTTCAAGATTAACGTTTATGTAAAGAATAAGAACCAGACTGCACAGGCTGCTTGGGGCACCGGTATGGATGCTCTTCTCAAGACTCCGGCAGAAAGCTTCTTTGTTTCCACTGACCCATATGCTAAGGATGAAGAAGGTAATAGCCTCTATGCTCCTAACGTAATTAACGGTCATTCTGAATACATTTATGTTTCTCGTGCTTCTACCAATGACGCAGTTGACCGTGTAGGTAACTATGCTCAGCCAGTTCAGACCTTTGCAATCTACGGATTGACTGGCGGTAAGAACTCCACTAAGGATAATGTTTCTGAAAAGACTGCAGCACTTAACCTTTACAAGGACCGTGTTCGTTCTCCGTTCGATATCTTGTTCAACGTAGAAGCTATCGATACCTTCAACGGTCGTCAGAGATATAATGCTCACCAGAGAAAGATTGCTGAACTTGCTGGTAATCGTAAGCAGGATATCGGTGTTGTTCAGGTAACTTCTAAGTCTTGTAAGACCGGTAAGCAGATGGTATCTGAATCTAAGATGTTCACCTTCAATAATGCTTCCTATGTCGCTGAATACGGTGGCTATGATAAGTATTACAATGGCGACGTTGCTTCTTGGATTTACTTGCCGAAGTCAGTTGCTGGCGCTTGCGCTATGGCACACTGTGATACCTTCGTTTATCCTTGGATGGCACCTGCTGGCGTTGCTAACGGTACAATCCCGTATGCAAATGGTCAGTTGCTCCGCTTGACAGATGATGAAATCGGTGATCTTTATGACAATAACGTTAATACAACCCGTGACTGCGGTAACTATGGCGTTGTTCTTTGGGGTCAGAAAACTGCTCTCAAGAAGAATAGCCTCTTGAACCGTATCAATGTCCGCCGTTGTATGAACTACATCGAAAAGATTCTCGAACACATGATGACTCCGTACTTGTTCCAGCAGAACAATGTTAACACCAGAAGCTCTGCTAGAAACGATATCGATGCATTCTTACAGAGAGTTAAGGCTGCAGGTGGTATCGATAGATATGACGTCAGTGTTACAATCGATTCTGAAGATCCGACAATCATGAATGTCAATATCATTGTCTACCCGACAAGCGCTATTGAATTCATCGATATCAAGATTTACATCAATCGTACAAAGGGTGTGTCTATGGACGAAACCACTGGTCGCGGTTAATCCTAGATAAAGATTTAAAAAGGGCTGGCTGTTAAGCCACCCTTTTTATTTTATAAATAATTAGAGGTTTTATGATAGATTATAGCATAAAAGAAGAGTATCTTTGTAACGGTTGGATATTTAAGGGAACTATAAAATTTAAGACTCAGATTCCTACGAGTATTATTCATACTGATGACTTTGCAATAAGAGTCATTAATCCCGTTTCTTTTTATTCAAAGACAATAATGAATATTCCAAGTTCAGATAATTCAGATATTGAAATATCTGTTAATGATGCTATGCTTAAAGACCTTGGATTTGATGCGTCACCAGAAGAAGCGGAGAAAAAAATCGCAGCTAATTTAATTAAAAATGGTGGATTGGCTTATTTTATTGATTCAACAACGATAATTATATATTTGCTTCCATCATATGTCTTCAGTAGCGATACAGCGGAAGAGACTGAAAGTGATGGCTATGATATGGCGCAGATAACAGTTACATTTAGATTGAATGATGTATTGGAATCTATAAAGTTAGATTGCGGCATTTTACCATCAATTAGACGTAGTAAAAATTTTACAGTTTATAAAAAGCAGAGCGGTTCTGATGATCCTGTTTTTCCAGATGATGAAATAAGAGTTATAAATCCTGAAGATAAAGATATAAATTGTTCTGGCTATGATTTTAATAAGCATTTTAAATATGAGCATATTAATAACTATGCAATATCCCAAAGTGCAAATTTCAATTATAATGAAACAGTTGACGGATTATATCTTGGTGATTGGGTAAATCCAGATTCTACACCGATATATGAAGCTTCCGCCGTAGTATTCATGCCAATTAATGAATATACGCTTGAATTAAGTTCATATTTGTATGATCCGTATAGAGATTATAAATTATCTGCAAATTGTACATTATCAGACTGGACACAATCAACAGAAGAAATGTTTGAATTGATACCAAATGAAACACAGATAGATCAATATGCTGATTTATTTAGTCAAATAAGCGGCGGATATTCAGCAAGATATAGAACGGCAACAGCAACACAAGTAATTTGCCCAGACCCGAAGGAATCAATACGGTATCAGTTAAGACTTGAATGTATAGTAAGTAATCCTGATGAAGGTGAAGATGAATAATAAAAACCGAGATTAAAAATCTCGGTTTTTATTTTTAACAAGGAGCCAAAGTGTTAAATTCCACGAATCGGTGTTTCTATTGTATCGCCACAGCAGCATTGACCATCTTTGCATTTATGACTGAAAATCTTGGTATCAGCGTCAACCTTCTGCGGAGCAAGTAGCTTGTGAGTATGACCGTCACCAGCTGGAACAACAACACCATTATTAATAAAGTGAATGTGTCCGCCCACAGTAGTAATTGGAGTTTCTGCATTTAAGTTAGACGGTTCATTAATAGAATCACTTGTTCTACCGTAACCAGTTTCATCGTAAATCCAATATTCATGATGGTGCGGTCCCATTACAGGAGAACCAGAAAATACATCAGTCAAACCGATTTGAGAAGTATTTTCATTCATGGACTGCTGGATTTCTTCTTCTATATATTTTGAAAAACTTGCCATTGTAAATCCTCTTATATCTTATTTATATATTTATGGAAAAATTTTGAATATTTTAGCTATAAATAATAGAGAGGAATTAACATGCCAGAATCATTTTTTAAAAAAGCATATTTAAAATATAAGGAAAAAGTTGCTAAGTATCTTCAAGACCGAGGCATCGACATTGAACAGATAAGGCATACTTTTGAATCATATGTAAGAGATTTTTATCTTGATAAGTTTGATGCTGATGATTGTGCTGATGTAATATATTCTAATGTCTATCGTCGTATTAAAGGAGATAAAGCAATGACAGTAGAACAAGCAAAAAGAATTGCTGAAAAATATGGATTTAATGTAAAGCCTATAAACGAAAGCTACGGGGATGCTGAAGGCACAGATTTGTCAAAAGTAATTGAAGACTTTATTACTGGAAATACAGCAACTGGTATTAGTAAGGCAGAAACTATTTTTAGGACAACAAAGAGTATCGAAACTGTAAAAGCGGAATTTCTTGATTCAATCAAGCCTTTGGTAGGTCATGGTATTTCTGAAAAGAAATATAATGAAATTGTAACGATATTAAAGAAACAAAAGACATTTATGAATGTTCTTATCTATATAACAGGCCTTATGCAGTCTGCACAGGGAAATGGCCTTAATGCAGGATTAAGAAAGGCAAAATAAGATAAGGTATATTAAACTATATGATTTAAAAGCAGTCATACGGACTGCTTTTTATTTTATGATGGCAAAAATTCTGAGAATTAATATATAAATAAAATATAAAATATTGTATGTATAAGACAAATTTTGGAGGAATACATGGATAAAATCCTAGAAACACTTTCCCAGAAATTCTCAGTTGAGGAATTGAATGAAATTAAAAAGACATTCGAAGCCATTGTTGACGAGAAGGTCCAGGAAAAAGTAAACGAAGAAGCCAAGGTTGTCGCCAAGAAAGCTGATGAATATTGTCAGAAGAAAATCAATGAATCAGTCAAAGCTAAGACTGCTGAAATTGAAAAAGTAGCTGGTAGTTACTGCGAAGAAAAGTGTAAGGCTATTACCGAAGAAGCTGAAAAGCAGGTAGCAGCATACAAGAAGAAACTCGAAGAAGCTGCACAGAACTACGTCTGCGAATATTTTGACACTGAATTCAAGAAGAAGTACGGCGAAGAACTCGAAGCTATCGAAGAAAAAGTTATTACCGGTTTGGATAAGTATCTTGAATTTAACATTAATGAAAAGATTAGTCCGGCCCTTATTAAGAAGACTGCATTGTCTGAAACTTATGCTCCGATCGTTGAAGGCATCAAGCATCTCTTCGAAGATGAATTTGTACCTCTCAATACAAGCGGTGGCAAGAAGATTCGTCAGCTCAAGCAGGAAAATGCTGAAATTAGACAGTCCCTTAAGAAGCAGCTTGATGAAAACTTACGTTTGCAAGACTTGACCGAAACCATGGGCAAGAAGACTTTGATCTCTGAAAAGATTTCTACCCTTGATCCGGAACAGCGTGTAAAGGTTAAGAAATTCTTCAAGGACAAGAGCTTGAATGAAACCAAGAAAGACATCGACGCTTACATCGACATGATTCAGGAACAGGCAAATGTTTATGAAAGCATGAAGTATGAAAGATCTCGTCTCTTCGAAAATCATGACCGTCCAGTTCGTAAGACTGCGTTCATCGAAGACCGCACAAAGAATGTTCTTTCCGACAAATTTAAACCGTCCCGTCGTGAAATGACACCTGCTGAACGAATGATGCAGGGCTCCGCAAGTCTCATTGATGAGGACTAAGCAAAAAATCTGAATTTTGCAACATAAATAAAATATAGAAATTGTTCAAACAGTTTATAAACAATTTATAGGAGAAAAACTCAAATGAAAATTACAAAGACACAAGCTGGTATGATGGACCGCTGGCAGAAAGCTCCGGGCGGACTCTCAATCACTGGCATTAAGGATAATCTCGTCCGTTATAATACTGCTCGTCTTTTGGAAAACCAGCAAACCAAGAACCTCGGTTCTGAATTGCTTACCGAAGACTTTACTCAGGGTGTAGGTGCACCGCTCGGTCTCGACCAGGGTATTCCTCATGGTGGTGACGCTAAGGGTGTCTTCGCTCCGATTTCCCTCGCACTCGTTCGTCGTGTGTTCCCACAGCTCTTCGCTAACGTCCTCGTTGGTGTTCAGCCGTTGACTGGTCCTGTCGGTCTTGCTTTCGCACTCCGTTACATCTATAAGACCAATAACCCGAACGAACTCGTTGAAGCTGCATGGAAGGCTGTTCCTCGCTTCTCTGGCTATACCGGTTCTACCGCCAACACAGACGGTGAATGGGATGCTGGTACTGGCGTAGATACTCAGTCTGCTGAAGGCTGGAAGATTACTGGTCCTACTTTCGGTTCTGACGATCCGTCTGTAAGCCGTAAGATGCCGGAAATTGGTCTTATGCTCTCCAGACAGAGCATCGTTGCTAAGACTCGTAAGCTCGCTGCTTCATTCTCTCTCGAATCCGCTGCCGACATCAAGGCTATGCAGGGTATCGAAATGATGAACGAAATGATCAACGTTCTTCAGGCAGAAATGACTGCTGAAATGGACCGTGAAACTATCGGCCGTTGTAAGTCACTCTGTACTCCGCGTGTTTATACCAAGTCTGAATCCACACTCCAGACTAACGATGGTTACATCGGTACAAACTCTCAGGAACGCTTTGGTACTATTATCGCTCACATCATGAAGGGCGTAAACGACATCCGTACTGCTACTCGTCGTGGTGCAGCTAACATCGGTGTTGTTTCTCCGGACGTTGCTACTGTTCTCCAGTGCGCTAACCCATGGTTCACCAAGATTGCTCACGAAGTTAACGGCTCTGCTGTTACTCCGGAAATGGGTACTTTGAACGGTGTTGTTAAGATCTTCTGTGACCAGTATGCAGTTGACGAATTTGGTGCTAACGACAACGGCGAAATCCTCCTCGCATTCAAGGGCACAAGCCTCTATGATGCTGGTGTTATCTTCTGTCCGTATGTTACTGGCGTTGTTAACCAGGCAATTGACCCGAACGACTTCTCTCCGAGAGTTGGTATCATGAGCCGTTATGGTTTCGCACACAACATGCTTGGTGCTGAAAACTACTATCGCTTGCTCAAGTTCACTGGCCTCTTCGACCAGGCTCCGGAAAGCATGGTTTGGTAATTTCGGTTACAAAAACTTAGTTTTAAAAAATGTAGGTTCACAAGACCTACATTTTTTATTGTTTAATAAATAAATGATGATACCTTATATAAACACAATAGATGATTTAAAAGAAATCGCTAAGAGTTATCTTATCGAATTCAAACCTATTTCTCAGACGTGTTTAATAATGTATATACTTAACAGATATAATATAGGAAATATCGCAGTAGTATCTAATGAAATTATATGCACATTCCATTATAATTGTGGCGATATACGATATGTTCGTAAATTCAGATTCAATAAAGAAATATTTGAAGAAGAATTAAAAAAGGCTGTTTCCGCATTTGACAGAAAACAGCGTTATGCATTTGCAAAAATATTAAATTCTATTTAACTTTTGTTATATATTTAGCTGGTAAAAAGTTAGTTATATAGACCGCATTTCTTTTTGTCGGGTCCTGATAGACTTCATAATTATCAGGAAGAATCACTTTATATAATGCTATATCTTTAGGGTCAAGATTATGTTCGTCTGCGACCATTATTATCAGTTCGTCTGTATCTTTTATCAAAGCACAAGGTAGTAAATAAATTCTATCATAATAAATATCGAACTCGTTATCGACTTTTCTTGAACGAAGTCTTATGCCAGTAATATCAAGAGTTTTGCAAGGCGATGCATGATAGTATTCTTGTCTTCCGATATGCAACGGTTCTCTTTGTGTCTTAGGCGTAACATAAATCGGGTCAAACGGTAAAGGCTTACCAGATTTACCATAATGTATACTGTAATAGAATCCGCAGGCGTCACATATCTTTTTAAGTTCTATTTCTGTAATCTTTTCTAGGATGCTTGTACGGATTAAAATAAGCTCGTCTGGGGCGTTTTTATCTTTAGCAATATATTTACTTAAATCTTCGTCACCGAGAGCCCTGGATAGCATTCTAAACAGCTTATTGGCATTCGCATAAAGACTCTCATTAATTCTATAAATTTCTTTGAATTTCATATATATTATTTATTATAAATAGTATATGGCTATGGCAGATAATAAGGCAGCACTACAATCAACCAAACAGATGAATGCTGATATCGAATCAGCAAAGTTAGAAGTATTAGAAAAAATAGCGAGCACATCGAATAAAGTTCTTGCTCCTGTTGCCAATATACAGAAAGCTGTTAATCTTTGCGCTAAAAAATTTACCAAATCAAATGACCTGCTTAACAGGAATGCTAATAATCTTAAGAATGTTTTAAAGAGTTTAAATGCTATTAAAGAACAACTTAAGAAGGAACGTTCCGAGGGAAAGGACGGAAAGATAGGTTCTCTTCTTAAAGGCGCTGTCGCAGGTGCTGCTTCTGCAGTTATCGGTAGAAAATCTGCAGTTGCACCAAAGAATGATGATCTTGGAAAACTAGCTGATACAGTAAAGTTAATTGCGAAGCAACAAGTAGATCAGACTAAAGCAGCAGATAAAAATGCACAAAGAATAGTTCAAGGTGCGACCGCACAAACTAAGACTGTCTTGTTAAACCAGGATAAAGTTGAAAAAGCAAAAGAACGTAAGGAAAAGGTTGGTGACAATAGACAGAAGCCGACATTACCGCCAGAAGATAAGAAAAAGAAACGCGGAGAAAGACCAAAGCTTCCATTCTCTATGAAAGAATTTTTGAAGGGTCTCGGCGGAATTCTTTCTGGTATCTTGAATCCAGTTTCAATCATTACAAGTATGATTGCAAAGTTCTTGCCGTATGTTTTATTGGCTGTTGCATTCTTCATGGGTGTATGGGATGCATTATCGGAAGACTTAAAAGTAAAAGCAATAAAACTAGGAAAGAAGATAGCAAAGTATGCATTGATAGCATTTGCCTTGTTTAAAGGACCTGTTATTTTAATAAAGACACTTGAAACTATTTATCATACGGCACGTATGATAGGTCTTACTGCTAAATGGGGCAAGGATATGATTCTTTGGGTATTCCAGATGCAGGGAGAAGCAAAGAAGCAGAAAGCTGAAAGTAGTTTCTTATTGTTCAGAAAGGCAAAGGAAATAATTAGACATATTGCTGAGATGCTTGGTATTGCATTTAGAAACGGTTTGGCTGTCTTACAGTTCTTATTTGCTTGTGCAGGTGTTGTATTAGTCGTAGCTGCTATTGTTCTTGTTATAGTAGGTATTATTTATCTGTTTACTAAATTTGGCGATCAGATTACAAAGGCAATAAAATCTATTATTGAAGTATTTAAGGATATTGGCGGTTTAATTGTAGATGCATGTGTAGGATTCTTTAAGATTATATTTAGTCCAATAATTGCTTTGATAGAAGGTATCGCTGAAGCTATTGCAAAGGCATTCTTCGGTAAGGCAGAAGAATCTAATGCAAAACAAACTGCACGAGAAAATGCCCTTGTTGAAAAGCAGAAAAATAGTTATAGTGAGTTAGTTGATAAGGTAACTAGTCCATTACATAGCATAAGAAACGCGGTTGAATCATTAAGAGATTTCTTTGTCGGTAAACCGATTGAAGCTAACCGTGAATTTATGACTCCTAGATATAATGCATTCCCAGAATCTACACAAATTAGCAATATGACAATGGCTAATGCTGTAACTATAAAGAGTAATGATTCTCTTGGCGATAACATTAATACAAATTATGTAGGAACTGAAGAAACCTCTGACTATACGAAGAATATTAAAGAAATAGGTGATACATTAGCTGAAATTCAAAAATCGCTTACAAAGTTCTTTAAAGATTATAGACCTCCAAGAGGAAGTGGTGGCGGTTACGCTAATAGATAGTAGATAGAATTATGGCATTAATGAATTTATATCAAAATAGAGACCATGTTACAGAGATAGACAAAGAGTATTCTCCTATTAGAAAATCGCATTATTTTACGATAGGAGTTGTTGATTCGTCACTGGTCGAAGAAGAAGCAAGCTTCAATGCTAGTCTTAATATCGAAGGAATAATGGACACACTGCCTGCTATTTCTTATCAGACATCATGGGATGCTTCTCCAGTTAGCGTTATTTCTGAGAACGTAAAGAATTTTACGGATAATGCTGCTATTAGAACTTTTGCGCAAAATAACGGACATTACCGTATGCCTATTGTAACTGATGGTTGGACTCAGTTAATGCCGAAAGACGGATGTGCATTAAGTGTATCATTGTCATTTAAATCATATCCTACAAAAATGTTTAGCACAACTGATTTTAGATCAATATTGAACTTTTTATTTTTCGTAACAACACCTAGAGAATATTATCTAAGTGATTCTGCCGCATATATCGGTAAAGGCCTTGAACAGGCATATGCGAAAGGTAAAGAATTAGGTAATTTAATAAATCAAGCTGCAAATGATTTTAAATCGCTCGCAACAGAGAATGAAAGAAACGCTACCGTGGGCAATCAGTCTTATCTACGACTTGCAAACTATATGATTGCAAGCCCTGACGAGAAACCAGCTCTGAATGAAGAATTGTCTCAGGCAGAACAAATACTCGCTAAAGAATTAGATACATTATTAACTTACTTTAATAATCTTCTTAATATGTCAGATGATAATGCAGGCGGTGTTCCATTGTGTGTTTTAAAAGTTCCTGGCATGATTAATGCAGCAGATACTGTAAGATGGCTTATTAAAAGCTGGTCTTTTAAACCAGCTATTAATACAATGAGAGATGTAAAATCTGGACTTGAATTACCTATGTTTGTTGAGTTCAAGATAGACTTGGAAACTCAGACTATTCTTTCGAATTCCGATATGAATAAATTACTTGGTTGATTTTATGCGTTCAAATGGGGACGCAGCATCAGCATTTTTATTTCTATCTCTTACACCAGGTGCCAAGACACGATACCATTGTGCTCTTGAGTATGTCTGGTCTAAGCAACAAGTAATTTTAAAATCACAATATAATGGTGTAGGATTTTCGTTAGGTGAAAATTCTTCCGAATACTTATATTCCCAGTTACTTATATAGACAATTAATGGATTGTCTTTATTAAAAAATACATTAGGATATAATACAAGATACCATAATTTTTCACCAAGACCGTTTTCTTTATTAAAACGTCTAAATACACGCATGGCATCATATTTTCTAACGACTGATTGCCCTGTTTTATCTGCCGTTGCCTCTAATATATTTAATGTCTCATATATTGTTTTCGCCGCAGAATCACGGAGTGGGTCATCATATATATCATCATTTTCTGCTAATGCATCATATTCAGCTTTAATTCCATCAATTACAGGATCAACATCTGTATTGCCACATTCTTCTTTTATTTTAGTAAAAATTTCATTAATATCAAAGTCTTTAATATCAGCAGATGTTACCGTTTTTAAAGCATCATCACTTGCCATCATATTTTTCCAAGCACCAATTTTTTTTATAGTACCTGTTTTATTAAACGATGTATGATGTAATATATCTAGTCTACCGTTTCTATTTAAAATGACTATAGAATAGCGTGCAGCTAATGGAACAGCCGCATCAGTCGATGCACCGCCAAAGAAAGATGTAGAATTATCTATATCAGTGCCAACACTTATAGTAAACGATATATTAGTATTATGTTTTGCATTATAGTTAGATACGGCAGTAGGTATTTTTGTATTAAATTTCGATACCTTTTTACTGACTTTATCATTTTCTTCTTCAAATTTGTCGCGTTCTGATCTATTATCTTCATTAGGCTTGACTAAATTTTTAAAAAGTATAGTACTGAACTCATTGCCAGTATATCTCATATTTTTCAGTGCACGACCGATATTTTCAAATGCATTTTGCATTGAAAATTCATTTGATGCATTAAGTGTTGCATAATTTTTTAATGCATTGATCCATGATTGTGAAGAACTTTGACCTAACTGGTCTGATGCATAAATTCTAAAACTTAATTCAATATTTCCTGGTTTATATCCAGCATAAATTTTCTTTGTCCAAGTTCCAGCTTTTATTAGATTTTTAAATGAACCATCTGCGCTACCAATCATTGAAGCAAATTGCATAACGTCACTTGTCATGAACGACATTAACTTGTCTTGCCAGTCTGCACCAGGACCATTTTCATAGTCTACAGATATAGAGAACTCTGGCATTTCATTTAATAAACCGGTAAGTATTACTAAATTGCCGTTTTCGTCAGCGGGTGTAATAAGATGGAATTTAGAAATACCGGTCTTGGAATCTGTTCCATAAGACGGACCGTTAAATTCTGCTACTATATTTTTATCTGCATTTGCCATATTACTTACTTATTCTTCTTGCAAAACAACCAGCGATTTGTCCATTATTTGATACATACGGAAGCCTAAAAGCTATTGCATTTCTTTCAGGAAATGTTTCAACTTGTGTATTTGCTCTATCGATTTTAATAGGAACCCAGAATTCAATAATATCGAAAATTGTATTTGTATATAGGTTTACATTATCAAAGTTCTGAAATAATACATCATAAATTGGAGAACTAAAGCTTAAATTGAAAACGCGTTCGAATTTTTCAGTCAACAATACATTTTCAATCATCTGGTCAAGAGCAGCAGCTCCCCAGAGTTCAGTTGTCTCGTTACTACCATCAAGGTCATAATATTCTTGGTTGATAGTACCTGTTTCATGCTTTATAAAATCTGGATTAGCACTTAGTTCTAACATATATTATTTCCTTTAGCATTTTACGTTTGTATTGCCTACATTGTGTGGAACGCCGCAAATTACACAGTTAGGGAAGTTATTGATGAACTGTTTTGCAAGGTTACGACCAAGTTCAACCATATTGTTCTTGCTGTCAATAATTACTTTTCCTGTATTTGAAATTACTTTTGTTTCACCTTCCGTATTAATTTCAGTATTACCTTTGACATTAATTTTAATATTACCTTTTGCATCCATACCTTCACCAGTATTGACAACAATACTACCATTCTGGTCAATAACGAGCATTAAACCAGTTCTGTGTTTAAAAACAGTTTCACCAGTTTTTCTATTTAATGTAAGGTATTCACCATTATCAGTTTCCATAAGAACCATCTTAAATGGATAGTCTTCGGCTTTTCCTGTAAAATGGCCTTTCTCTATGCTTTTAGCTGTCGCGACAGTAAATGCCACAGAATCAAAAATCGGTTTCTGAATATCGCCTTCGTCGAAATAACCTCTAAGAATAGTTCCGACTTCTGGAATAATGAAATTACCATTTGTTCCCCCGATATAAGATATATCGGGAACAGCCCAAGGCACTGCTGCAGTTGCAAAGTCATCGTAATAACCGAATATAAGAATTTTTACACGGCCTAATTTTTCTGGGTCATTGTTATCAATAACTTTACCGGTCCAACGTGTAGTAGTGCTTTGCTCGAATTTTTCATACGTTCCTTGTAAGGTCTGGTCTAAACCTTTACCGATATCTTTCATCAAGTCATTAAGTATTTCGTCTGTAGAAGTTTCCATATATAAACCTTACTGTGTATTTTTAGATTGTTTAACTTCGTTCACGCCATTTATACCATCGCTTACACAAGTTGCTAGTATAGTATATTTACTAGACGTATAGAAGGTATGAGTAAGACCGGCAACAAGATAATCACCTGCGGCAATCGTCTGCTGATTATTTACAGTTGCAGGGTCGATAGAAATTCTTTGACCAAGTAAAATGCACGGATTTCCATTAGGGTCAACAAATGGCTGATTGACCGTATCGATTGTCATGAATACAAACTGCTGATAGAAAGCACGTTTAATACTTTCATGGTGCATAGGTGCATAGTCATAGTATTCATGTGTTTCATTAAAATGGAAAGCAGTTGTATTATATCTTATATTTTCTAACTGTGTTTGCGACTTATTACTGATAACACCAAGACGCATTTTTCCATCTTTACCATTATCATGAAATTCTTTTTGTCTGAAACAATTTTCATTTATAGAAGGCTTGCCTCCTACTAATACTGACTTTGTAACCATAACTGGAAAATCGTCAGGATTTACCTTTTCCAGATTATATGGATTAAAAATTTTTGCTTTAATACCGTAACCACCCTGGTTCTGTAAGAAACCAGCATTGGCATAACGTAATGATTCATAAGTCTTATACGGAGAAGGCTTTGTATTATCAGATACACCTTTTGTTTCATCATGTAATTTCTGATATTTAGAAAACTGTATAAATTTACTTACAGTAGCCGCATCACATAATGTATTCAATGACGTATATGTTACAACACCATTTTTATCTACAAACATTAAAGGCATATCGTCATCAGCAATCCATGCATGCGAAACAATTTTTTTAGCAAAGTCAGCATGACATAATGAAGCATTTAACCACGGCATGCTATCATTGGTGGTAATTGTTATAAGACCGCATTGTAAACCGGCATGTGTAACACAGGCTCTTAATACTTCTGCACTTGTAAATCTTTTACTTGTATTTAATTCAGTTCCGCTATCATCTTTAGGCCATACAAATATATCATTTAAATATTTTTCAGCAGCAAATGTGCACTTGATAGAATAGTAGTAATCATTATTGTCTTGGTCTAAGGCATGTTCAATAGACTCAATTATAAATTCTGCATCTATATACGGTTTTACATCTACGCCGGTTCCAATATTTGGCGTAATTGTCAAGAATATACTGTTGCCAACTTGAAAACCAACATTATGAAAGTATGTACCAATGTCATTTATTTCAAGTGTCATTGATGGTAGGCGTTGGAAAAAACTTTCATGGATAAGTATCTTTCTAACTTTATCATTGGATATGGTAAAGCCATGGATAGGATCCTTATTGCCATAGACAATAAGGATTGTATTTTCTGGAGAGGCAACTACATTTCCTGCCAAACCAGCTTGAGCAACGTCTCTTTCTTCTACCTTATCTGCCATTAGATACCTATTGTAAATCCGGTTTCACCTTCGAACCAGCTAGAAAGCTTTACGCCATTATATGTTACTACATTATATGCATCTTGCGGTGTTTTCGGGAATGCACAGCAACAGAAACCGATGTCATTTGAAAATACCATGAATGATGCTTTCTGTTGAGTCATATATGTTTCTAACTGTTGTGCACCTGCAACTTCAAATATATTCGGTTTAATCTGATATAGTTTTTCATATTTACTGGCAATATTTGTATCAGGTTCATTTAAATTCTGTAATCTTTTCAATACTTCTAAAAGTTTATCAGGTTGTTTCTTCAATAGTTCATCAAGCTTTTTAGCAATGTCTCTGTTAAAATTATTACCTTCAACATTGGTATTGAATAATCCGAAAATAGAAAGTAATAAGCTTGAATTCATCTGCTTATATTGATTGCCATAACCTGAAAGATTTGACCTGATGCCTTTAAATTCTGTTATTTGACCATTATCCATATTACGCAAGTCACCTCGGCCATTGCAAAAACCTATATTGGAATAGCAGCTTGCAAATAGGAATTCACCTTTACCTATAGCAGGTTGACCACCTGCTACATTTAATGCTTCTTCTGTATATTTTGGATCAAGATATTCTGCCAAGTTGGCATTTTTAAGGAATTCACTCCATGATGCCTTCATTGGCTTAAATTTGAACTTATTTTCAGCAAGTTGTTCAAATAAGTCATTTGGACTTACTTTCATATATTTAGCTAATAGGCTTTCATGAGTATCAGCTAAATCTTCAACTTTTCCGCATTTTTGCGGAGTCCAATATTTATTCAGACATGATTTTAAATTTTCATCGGTCATATACATATTTATAACATGGATATTAAGTATAAATAGTATATGGGTTTATGCAATCTATATGGATATCAGAGCAAGAAGACTGTAAAATTGTCAGATTCTTACAGTGTTGAGTTATGGCTAGAAAAAGAAGATTTTGCTACAGATGACACTCCTGCAGAATTTAAAGTAAAGCGTCTTAATATGGATGCAATACCAAATAACTATGTAATAGAACTATTTAACTGTGTAGACGTTACATTACCGGCATTCAAGTATAAGAAAGAAATTTACAAATACGGAAATAATGAAAAAACATTTTTGATTCCAGATTATAGTTCATTAGATGATTTAAATATTGAATTATTGGAATATTATGATAAAAATGATAATTTGGTAGTTCAGCAATTAGTAAATTTATTTTTAAATAAACTTTTTGATACAACGACATTTACATATAAGCTGAATGACTATATAAAGCAGCTCGTTATTAAAGTATATGATAATAATTTTTCGTCATTGATATATACTTATACATTTAAAAATCTTAAATTGACGAACTATACAAAATATGACCTTGATTATTCTAGTAATAATCCGGCGAAATGGAAATTGTCATTTTCATACATGGAATATGAAGCTGCACCTGTTGGCACTGGTAGTTATGGCACTAAAGGCGAGACTGATCCTAATGTTAAGCTACCTGAACAGAGTACTGAATCTAATATTGATTTCGCTGCAATGTATGCAGCAATGATGGCACAACGTTCAAGTCGTGCACCTTCTGATTCTAATTCTATGCTTACACCTAATGCTTATAGTAATAATAGCGAAGCTATAACAAACCTCAAAAAGCAGACAAAGAGTTCAGCTAAGAAACTTGAAGCACAACAGGCAGCAATTGAAGAATCTAAGACAAAAGTTGCAGAACTTGAAGCTAAGATTGCTGAAGCTGAAGCTAAGTTTACTAGTTTAAATGCTGATATTGCTAAAAATGAAGCTAAATATAACGAAGCAAAGGGAAAGACACAAGGCTTAGTGGAGAATGCAGAAAATAATAAGATGACAAAGTACGATAGTGATTACTGGACTCCTGCTGGTTATCATGCAGACTTAAAGAAAGCAAGAGAATCTGAAGCGGCACTTAAAGCAAATCTTGAGTTACGTAAGGAAACATACGGTAATATTGAAGCTGCAACAGCTGAACTTAAAGAAACTACTAATAATCTTAAAGCATTGCGAGATGAACTTGAAGCTGAGAATAAGAATCTCTCTAATTTGACAACAGAATTTGAGAATACAAAGATTAAACATGGCAAAAATGTAAGTACGTTAGCAGAAATGGAAACTATTAGAAATGACCAAATTGAATCTCTTGAGAATCGTTTTGGTTCTAGTGAATCCATTGCCCAGAGAAATAGAGGGGCTCAGACATTTGATTATGCACAGAGTATGTCTACTACTGTCGAACCTACAAAAGAAGAAATGTTGCATACTGGTGCTAATAATCTTGCTTCTACTTTGTGGGACGGAAGAAACGATAGAAATAATTATGATGAATTACATGCATTAAATGAATCTAATAAACTTGACATGGATTTATTTAATATAGAATATCCAGATGATGAACCTATTATTGACGCTGCAAAGATGGAAACAGTTAAGACAGAGCCAGAACCGATAAAGGTAGAACCGACACCGATAGCAACAGCAGTTGAACCGGTTAAAGCTGAATCTGGTACTACTAAGGCTGAATCAACACCAATTAAAGTAGAATCCGCTGAACCTGTTAAACAACCCAAACCAAAGGAAGCAGCAAAAGTAAATTTGGATAGCTATAATGTTAATCAGATAATTACTGAAGGCAGTTTAGGCATGGTTCATACATTTGAAACAGGTGAAAAGAAGGTATCTCGTCATGGCGAAATAATGTTTAAAGATTTACCTTCCGGCGAGCAGAAAAAGTTCAAACAATATATAGAAGATGTTAAGCAGACTGATCCGAATATGAGTAAAGATGAATTGGTAAAATATGGTGAAGACTGGTATATGAAGAATCATATTACAACCAATAGTTCACTTAATGGAGAAAGTTTTGTCGAATCTCAAATGAAACACATGGAATTGTTATAAATAATAAAAAGGATTTAAAATGGATCAGACAGAAACATTTGTAAGTTATTTAGCAAGTACGAATGAAGCAGAATTTCAGGCGCTTTATACGTTTGCTGTTGATGCTTTGACATTTTCTAACAAAATTCATATTTACCATTGGTCATGTGATAAGGGATTTGACCATACGCATTTCCAGGAAGTATATGAAATAATTCGTGATTTCGCAGATGAACTGGTAGAAATAACACTTGCTACCGGTACTGAATTTAAGATTAATTCCAAATCTTATATTTTCTCTGACGAAATCTATAATAAGGAAAATGCACTTAGAAAACTCAGAGCATTTATTGACGCTGTTGAAAAACTTTCTGAACAGTTTAAGAGTAAAGTCGCTCTTAATAATCTTATGTCTGATACAGTCCAAAAGCTGGAAAAAGAATACGGCTTATTGTTAAAATTTAATTAAGAGGGATATACTTATGTCAATGATTAACACAATTTTAGTTGCTGAACAGGCAAAGCTTGAAGAAGCAAAGAGAATCGTAGAAGAAAACGGAATGACTTTCATCAGAGAAAGCAAGAAGTATGCTGGAAAGCATCCTGTAATTGATTCCGATGCATTCCAAGAGTATCTTATTAAGGAATGTGGCGGTTGCTGCGGTGATGATTGCGACGGCGAATATGACGACGGTGATGATGGCGATGTCTGCGATATTTGCGGCAAGCCTTGCAAGTCCAAATATAATCCGTTAACTGGTATGCGTCTTTGCCCGGATTGCGAAGAAGAAATTAGCGAATCGTAATTTATAATTAATTCATAAAATAAAAATAGAGGTTTCAAAACCTCTATTTTTTATATTATTATTTCTAAATTAAATTGCTCTCAAGAAGTCAGCAAATGCACTCATGATTACCTTAGAACCATGTTTGTCGACAATACTGTTAAATGCTTCTTGTGCCTTTACAATCTGTTCCTGTTTTTCAATATAAAGACCAGTAGCTTCGTTCAATACCCACTTTGTTACATACTGAACAGATTCATACATCGGGTCAGAGTAAGCGCATTGTGCAGAAGGCATATAAACAGCGTCGATTGTCGCCATTGAGTAGTCGTCAGCAACTGTATTATCCTCACAGAGATTACCAGTTCCACGAGAAGAAACACCCATTCTTACGCCGTCAGAAAGAAGAGATTCAAGAATCTTACCACATGGGGTAGAAAGAACTTTAGCTTTACCGATAGCAATATTACCATCCATCTTCAAACTTGTAATAAGAATTGCAGAACGGTCAGGGTTGATTTCGATAGATTCCGGATGAGAAAGTTCACCAAGAGCTTCACGAGATTCAATAAGTGATTGGAACTTATTTACTTCACGTTCAATAATGCCACGTGGATATACACGTCCATTTCTGTTCTTATCTACAGCCTGTAAAAAAGGACCTGTAATATACATTCTCTTTATGCCATTGCCTGCGTCTTCATTAATAACCTTACTTTCTGCAATAGCTTGTTCATTTAATAGCTTTTTAGCTTCCATATTAAAACCTCTAAAATTAGCTTTAATATATTTATAATTTATCAAATGAAAATTTCAGAAATATAAGAAAAAACCTTAGATTTTACTCTAAGGTTTTTAAATTTTTGCTAATCAGTAACAATTAGTCTTCTTTGGCTTTTGGAGTACCAGACCAAGTATTGTCTGTTTCGAAGTCAAATTCGACTTTAGCATAATCCGGGCTGAATACAGCAGATGCATCAGTGATGCCAGAGAATGCAGATGCTTCGACAGTGCCATCAGTAATGAAAGTTGGAGCTGTCCATGCAGACTGAGGAAGCTTGTTGAATACACGCTTGTTGAGAGCAGATGCACCGCCAGAAAGTTCATAAACCGGTTCAGTTGTGTAGTGATACAAACCGTCAGAATATGCCTTGCCATAAAGTGGATTGCCCTTAGGATCAGTTGCAGCTGATACCTTTTCATCAGTGTCCAAGAAGTACTTGTCAAGCTTCTGGAAGTAATCGTTACCTACGTTATAGATGTTGTCTCTATTCTTCATAGTATTTCTCCTTAAATTTTCCTATGCATGGATTTATTCCACACACCTATTTTATTTATGAAGAGATTTTCTGGTTTTTTGCAACTTTAGCTAACGGAGGAATCCGTCCATATAAAGTTCATACAGATTTTCTATCGTATCGGTCAATTCTATGCCTTCTTCTGACCTTACGGTTATCTTTTCATCGCCTAAAAGACAGGCATATTCTTGTTGGAACATCTGAATACCGAAGTCACGAATAATACGTTTCTTCCATGCTTCATCTCTTCCTGGAATTTCCCACCATTGAATTTTTGCTGCAACGTAACTGGAAATACCAGCAGCAGCCTTAGTCCAGATGTTATAGAACTCATTCATACCGTGAGGAGTAGAGATAAGAATCATCATAGCATCTTTTCTAGCAGATTGAGTCGGGAACACAGACTTAATAAAGTCCTTAGCATCTTCTTCCGGCAAGAACGCAAATTCGTCCACAAGCATAAGGTCAACGGACTTACCACGAATAGCAGATGAACCAGAAGCGGCGCAGAATATCTTAGTTCCGTTATCGAAACCTATACTTTCTTTTGACCAGCCACCTCGGTCAGGATTAATGCCTTGCTGCATCCATAAAGGAAGTTTAAGAATAGCAGAACGTATTCTGAGCATAATTTCTTTTGCTTGGTCTTCCTTGTTAGCAAGTACCGCAATAGTTTTATCTTTATTAAATAATGCATACCATAGAATATAAAGTGTAGCAATCGTAGTTTTACCACACTGACGACCCATCATACATATTCTGTTATTACGAATAACACCCTCTTTGTCATAATACTTACCGATAAGCATTTTTACAATACGCTCTTGGTATTCTCTTAGTTTGATAGGTGCTTCACCATCATCAGTCAAGATATAAAAATAATCAGCGAAATGAAATATATCACGTGAGCATTTGATATATTCATCCATTTGCTCTTTTGTAATTTCAACTTCTTCGTTATGGCCGCGAAGCTCGGCGGTTTTCATCCACATATATAGATTCTCACAGATAGTTAGCTAGATTATACTATATATTTATAATTTGGATTTTCTTTTTATATTATAAATAATGTATGGCAAATTACAAACAAACAGATTATGATCCGTCAGTAAATGGTTATTGGCGTGGCACTATAGATAACGCACCGAATTACGGTTATCCTAATAATTATTATTTCGCAGATACAATGCGTTCATTGTTTATCGGGTTCGGTAATTTCTTTAATGACTTAAGCGTTGTTCGCTTTAATAAGAATGGTGAACCTGTAAAGACAATCAATGTGCCTATCAAGTTCGGTCCAAGAGCTAAGTCTCATGACTTTAGAACTGAAGAAGAGTCTGGTAAGAAATATTATATTTCTTTGCCTAACTTGACTTATAGGCTTGATTCCATGCAGTTCGCAACTGAACGTGCAAAAGGTATCTATGAACAAAGAGCATTTTATGAAACTGACTTAGAAAATGCTGGTATCAGAGGCGCGATGCAAGAACAGTTCTGGTCTGATGTCCAACCAGTTCCATATAATTTTACAGTATCAATGGAAGCTAACTGTGAGAAAATGTCTGACGCACAACAGATTGTAGAACAAGTTGCAGTAAGATTCCAACCAGCAGCATTCTTTGACGTAAAAGAATTTTGGTTTTTCAATAAGCGTAGAAGCATCAAGTTAAAACTTGAATCTATAAACTGGACAATCGATTCCGATAGCATGGGTGAAGAAGACTGGAGAAAAATTACAGTATCTTTCTCGTTTACTATGGAAGCGGTTTTATATAAACCCATTAAAGATGCACGTATTATCGAATGTATTAATACTTTTGTATCTACCGGTAATGATAGACTTCTTTATCATGCAGCTACATTCGGAAATAAGGATGGTAGCTTAGATCATAGATATGATTTTGGTCAGATTTATAATACCAAAGTCGGTAACGTTTATAGACTTGTAGGAAATCCTACGACTACTCATACCTATGATGAATCTGGAAATCCATTAACACATTTCACAGTTTATAATTATGAAAAGACTGATGAATTGACTACTTATGATGCTGATGCAATGCAATTAAGTTCTGTATCGTCCAGATTCTATTCAAGTGCTGCGCCATTAATTCCTAGTGCTTTGCCAGCAAATGAAAGAAATAATTATTATGAAAAGTATGAAATAAAAAATGGCGTATATACTCCTATTCCTGAATTTGTGTATGATGCGGCACAGGACAAATATGTAGATAAGATTATGGTTACTGCATATTCTGGTGAATATCTTACACAGAAGTTCTATCAGTCGATGTCTGGTATCAACACATTTACAGATGACACTGTAACATTTGGATATAAGGAAATGGTAGATGAATATGGTAAACCTTATTCAGCCTATTATACTACTTATTTTGAAGAAGGTACATTTAGCCCTACATTAGAAGAACAGAAAATCATGGGAACAGATTTTGTTTATAATGTTTCTTCGACCGAAGGCGGAAAGAAAGTAGAAACAACATTTATTGGTAGTAAGTTTAACATTCCAAAGTTTATAAACGGATAAAAGAAAGGAAATTTTTATGGCAGTATCTTATGCAAAATTATCAGAAGGTAAAGAAAAGAATCTTGAGACTATTATAGATGATGAAGCTACCTATGTTGCGGCGTTTAAAAGTGGAGAAGATAATTATAAAATTCCGATTGGAGATTTTAAAATTCCAGAAAATACTGGTTCAAATGTTTATACACTTACAGTAAATCGTGCAAATGAACAAGGCGCCAGATTAAAAGTATATGATGAAGGCGGTGCTGAAATTTCTGGTTCTGAAGCGATTGATGTTTTAGACGGTTTAGTAGAACATGGCTATACTATTGTTGCAAAAGTAACAGACGATCATACATTACCTATTTTTGATAATTATAATGAACCGGTTTATACATTTAGGCTTGTCTGTATAGATACATATGGTCGTGCACAAAAACACAGATATACTTTTGAATATATTGATACCACTGATTTATATGGTAATGCTATTTATGTATTAGAATTAAAAGTAGGTGATTCTGTAGAAATTTTTGCGAATATTACTTATCATAATTTATATAGTAGAAATCCAGAATCCGCTATTACTAGTACAGATAGTGGCACATTAAAATTTTATAAATTATCTAATAATGGAAGGTTAGGTTTACCGATTAATGTAAATAATAAAGCTGTAGGTACAGCTAGTTTTGGTGCTTTTGAGTGGGATGCAGATAATAATTCTAACAATCATTTAATACTTGATCCGCCTACAAGTGAGCAGGTCAAATTAAGAAGTGAATTTTTAATTAGATTGACTCATGGCACAAATTTGGATAATTTTTTACATGCATCTCATGATTCGCCAGCGTGGAGCAACTTTCCGGTACCTAATAAAATAGTATTACCAAGTGTAAATGACGGCGTAGAACGCTTTGTTGAAATTTACACGAACAAAGATTCTTGTAGTGAATCGTCTGATGATTTACTTGATGATAATTACTGTATATTTAAAATAACCGCTATTGGTTATGGATGGGAATTTACACCGCTTGTTAATTGTGGTATGTGGCAAGATGCATATCCAGGTGTACTTGCTCTATATCAATTACGTGTAGGTGATTAATAATGTATTATAAAGTATTAGTAGTTATTGATAAAACACCGACGACTATCTTAAAACCTGAGGTTTTAAAACCAATTATTAACTATCCAATATGGGTCAATGATAGGGCACCAGATTTTCCACGTAATAAAACAATATCTATTAATATTAATAGGGCTATAACACAGCAGTTAATAAAAAATAATTTATATTTGATAACATATGATTATATTTTTATGTTAGATTCCGATTGTGTTATACCTGAAAATGCGATTGAAATAATGCTTAATGAAATCAAACCGAATGAAACATTATGCATACGAACAAAGGCAGACTATAATCATGTAATTTGTTCTGCATGTTTGTTATCATTAAAAGATTATTTAAGTGTTAATTTTAATACAGAAGATTGTCATTGTAGGCATATGCCAAATCCTCGGTATATAGATGGTTTAGTTGGATATGAATTAAAATAAAAACCGCAATTGCGGTTTTTATTTTTATATTTCTTCTGATACAAATATATTTGTCGGATTTGATGTAACATCTGATTCAGGAACAATAATATTCGTGTTTTCAGAATCATTCTCAAATATTAATCCAGTAAATCCAAAGTCATATCTATCAGGGTCCTGATATAGATAATTTGTTTCAGGAACTAAATTAAAATAGCTTTTAACCTGAAAATTAATATCATATAGTGATGTAATTGGTTCAGTTCTATGTAATGAATCAATTAGCTGTTGTATTACAGTCTTAGACGTTCCATTAAATCTTATAATAATACCATAAGCATCAGTTTCTAGATCAATACCATCTTCAGTGCCAATAGGATATGTATAATAGAAGTATTTTCCACTGGAAACAAAAGCAAAAGTAAATGTATTTTGGTTTGAAACTTTAAATTTATAGCCTAGATTGGTTAATGTAAAATTAGTGCATTGAGATGTATATTTTGGAAATCCAACCTCATGCCATTCAAAAATTTTACTATTATCAGGTCTTTCGTAATAGCCTAAATATAGTGCATTATTTATATTTGATACAAATGGTAAATATAGCTGTGATAATTGTACTGTTACTGGGTCAAAAATCGTCTTTGCCTTTGATGCTTCTGAATCAATATTCCATGTATATGTATAGGCATGAATACGGCACGGGTTTTCATCAGTAAGTGAAATATTTTGAACTGATAATTCGGTTGTAATTCTAATTATATAGTATAATTTTCTTAATGCACGAGTGACTGGCTTAATTTGATTTACAACTTGAATAATAGCTGCAGCCTGTTCATTAAAACTTTTAAATGTTTGATATTTGGTATTGACTAAATCAATATCAAAACGAGATGTTAAAAAGAAATTTTTAATTTGAGCATTTCCACTATAAGATGAATTTGCAAGTTCAGCAATATTTTCTCTAAGGTCATTTAATTCTTCAGCTCTAAATAAATGATCAGAACTTTCTGCAAAATTCTTTAATGTTTCTTGCGCCCTATCAGACCAGATTTCTGTAATTGATGTACAAAGGCCAAGCATATTAAGAACATATTGAATACCAATATATGTTCCTTTTATCTGGTTATATGTTGGCATATTCTTATAAAGATATTTTATAAGGGCAATAGCTTGTTCTTTTATATCTTCATTATATACCATTATGCATCCTTCTTTTCATCCTGACCTTTTTTAATATCTTGCTTATGTGTCATGAAAGTCACTAAGTCATTAAAATTAGGTTTAATTTCAAAATTAAATTGAGACTGATAATATTGAACTAATGGATTTTCAATTCTATCAATATCATTAAAATTATTTATACGGGCAATTTTTTCAAGAGTACTAATTGCATTACCATTATTTAAACTTTCTTGTGATGTATTCAAGAACAGCTCAGTAAATAACACAAATGCGCCATACTTATCGTCAGACATATATTTAGGAATATATGGCTTAAATTTATAAAGTCTGCCTTCATCTTGAACAATAAAATCTTTTAATATTGCTTCAGCAAATGTAAGAGATTTAATTAATGCTGCAATATCTGGACTTTCTTTAGATAAATCAATCCATGCATCGACAATTACATTACCACGTCGATTTATATTGTTTATAATAAATGTCAATGTACCAGTTGATTTATCATAAGTTAGCGTATGTCTATCTATTACTCCAATACTGCTTTCACCAAGTTCTACATGTGGTATAAAGTCCCATAATTCTTTATTCGGATTATAAACTTTAACTTTTGTATGGCCAATTATGTGGTTGTTAAGAACTCTATTTTCTGGATATACTTCAACAAATTCAATAATAAGATGTTTTATATTATCTTCTGTTGGTTCTACCTTTATTACTTTCCATTTATAAGAGTCTTCAGTAGTAACTTCTAATTTATTACCAGAAATATCAAAAAATGTAAATTTAAATTTGTTTTCAGAACATTCATCTGAACCAAAATATTCATGGTCTAAATCAAAAGTAAAAGTATATAAGTTACCATTACGGTTTACTTTTAAATTTTTTATATAATTAATAATAGCATAAGGTTCATTGCCAGTTTCATCGCCTGGAACACCTTTATTATATCTGCTTGCTTTTAATACATTAATATTTTCGGTATCATTGCCATCAGCATCTAATGTGTCAACCGTTTCAATGCCGATTTCACATAGATCAAGTAGAACTTCAGACTTAACCGTTACTTTTGCCTTGAAGTCAAGATTATCGAACATTGAAACTATAGTAGAAGTAATATCTACACCATTAAGTTCTGGTGGTATTAAATTGACTATAATATTTTCAACACTGGACGATATATGAGCAGTAGCTGGTTTTGAATCAAAGAATATAACGTCATCAGCATAATCAGCTTTATTAGAATTGTATGTGCCACCATATACCAACAAATCTCGTGGTTTTGGTGTATCATTATTTAATGCAGTATATTTAAAATACCAGTTTTCAGCACGATTTAAATCTTCTTGGATCGAATCAAAGAGTCTGACAGTATTTTTTATATTAACAATGTTTGTTACTTTTATTGCCATACTATACGTCCCAGAGTCCTATTGTATCAAATGATTTTTTATCCAATGTATTGAACTTAATTTTAGGCCAATCTTTCTTACATTGATTTGCTACAGTTGACTGCAAATAAATCTTGGTAATGATTGGATTCTTAAGCATAATTGTTTCTTGACGCTTATTGTCATTGGCAATATGGTTATTAAGTTCAACTTTATATTTTCTTAACAATTCGCAACCATGCTTGACTATAAAGTTAATCGCATTTCTGACATCCTCATCGACGCAACAATCAACAAACCCAGCAAAGTCATCTGTCATAAGAACTCTCGTTTTAAATGAATCGAAATCAGTTAAAAGAATATTCTTGTCATTCGTGATTAGACCTATATTTTTTGCTGTGAACCAAGCATCAATATTATGGTAATTCCATAAGAACTTTTTATATGCTGTTATTTTAAGGCTCTTAATTTCGTCTTTTAATAACTCGGAATAAGTCATAAAGTTAGACCAGCTTTCATTTTCACCAGTCTTAACAATCGTATTGATAAACTCAGTATATAATTGAGTTCCTTCTACCTGAATAAGGACATTGTTTTTAGTTAACGGATTATTGGAACCTAAATAAATTGCATTAGGATTCAACGTAACTGGATATTGCGTAGCCTTCGCAATTTCCTTTAACTTGTCAACCAACATATCATAGGTAGTAGCAATATAGCCAGTAATAACACTTTTGGATATAATCGAATCTATATCCTTGCTGCTAAATGGCATTACAACCTTGTTGACATTAAAAATATCTTTATTACTAATCATTTATATATTTATAACAAAAAACCGGGTTAAAAACCCGGCTAAATTTGAAATATCGCTTAAAATTAATAACCGATAAGACCGACAACCCACGGCTTAGCTACATTTGGAATTTCTGTGATTTCCAACTTAGTAAGCATGACCGGAACCGGAGTATTGAAAAGTTCAGCATTTCCCTTCATCTTTTCATCAGAATTCTTGAAAAATTCAGCATACTTTTCACGAAGCTCCTGAACCTTCTTAGCATACTCTTCCATACGGGTTTCGTCAAGGACAGGTTGATTCTTTGCGTCAAATACAATCTGATCACCATTCTTCTTAGCGAATTCTCTAATAAGCTGGTCATTTTCCATTGCGAACTTCTGGAATTCAGGTTCACGACGCTGGTCATAAAGCTGCGACATGAGCAGATTATATGGCTGTGCAAGAACTTCACAGTTCTTAAACATGCACCAGGAATATTTAGCAGTAATACCAGGTTCATTAATCTTAGAATTAAATTCCTCGAATAACTGCTTAATCTGCATGTTCGTTAATTGAGTTTGTTCTACTTTCATTTTTTATCTTTCTCCATTTTATTTAAATAAGGAATTAAAATCTTTTGTAAGTCCTGACATTTATGCACTTCAGCTGTTCCAGTTTCCTTCGGTGGAATATGAATTAAAACTAAGTCTTTAATCTTTATGTCAGTATGTTTTTCAAGTATCGCTTTATATATGTTCAACTGTAATTCATAATGTGAAATATTGCAGTCATCCAGCTTATCAAATGGCGGTTTAAGTTTATTATACTTATTTGCAAATTCCCATTTTTTATTTGTCTTCCAGTCGATAATAGCATAAGAACCGTCACGTATATCTTTGGCTAAAAAGTCAATCGTTCCACAAAGACCCCAATCTCTATCATAGACAATTAATTCGTTTTTGATAGGCATATAGATCTTTCTCATATCTGTCATCATCTTCTTGAGCTTCTGCTTACGATAGTCAAAGTCTTCCTTGATTTCAGGATATTTTTCAAATTCCCTGTCATCAGGATAGTATTCTTTATTTTGCCAACCAAGTTCAGCAACTGCGTGAACCATGGTGCCAAGACTACATGCAATATCACCAGAATGTTTCCATTCCGCTCTTAACTTCTGTGCCGTTTCAGTAATAAGCTTCTTGACTTCTTCCTTACGTTTCTTATCACGAATTTTTGACAAATCTACATTAAGACCGTCTGCAGTCAATTTCTTAATTGCAGAACGTTCAGCTATAAAGTCCCAATCTTTGTCAGCTTCAAATTGTCCAACAAAGGTAGTAACAGACGTATAGTTTGTTCCTACAGAGTCAGTATACTTATGAGGTTTTTCGTCAAAAAATATATCGTTAAATGCAGTCCATAATTGTTCGTATATATCCATCTATTACCTCTACTATTTTAATTTCGCCCATTCTAGTCTAATACGTTTCATCTGTTTATTATATGAACTGTCTGCCCATGATGGCATGTTCTGTTCAAACTCTTCATAACTTCCGCCTATACGCTTCCACCAGCATGCAAGAGAAAATACCTGATTATGTCTTTCACCATCCTGTGTATTTTCAATACATTCAGCAATATATTCTCTAGCTTTGTCAAGATTTATCTTTCCAAACTTAGAACGATATTTCTGGTTTTCACGGTCTAGTTCTTTAAGATATTCTTCTTGCTTATCTATACAGTAATCATATGCCATTTTCATTTCGAAACCTATATCGATAAATGGATTAAATAAACGACCATTATTAAACTTGTAATAATATGGTTTATTTGATTCTGTAATTGCTGGCATCTTAAAGAATTGTGCTTTTACAAAACTTGCTTTATCAACACAATCAAAATAATTTACGAGCATATGATATGGACTGAATGCCGTATTATGACATTTAAAGAATAATCTATTCAAGTCATATTCTTCGTTTAAGAACAAGAAGACTCTAAATTTTTGGTTAACGCCATCATATGAATGAGATGTATGCAGTATATAACGGAATTCTCTAAATGAGTTTTCAAATGTCTTAATGCTATATGATGGGTCGTCAAAATCAAGAATAAGAATATCAGATACTCCAATATTATCTGTGCATCTCTTGTCACCAGAAGAAGTGCAGAACTTCCATTGTGGAATCATGCTCTTTTCTTTAATGACTAACGGATGCTTAATGATATACATAAATTTAGCCTGAGTAGTCTTGTCCCAAACCATTGGTTTCATAACATTATCAAACTGATTTTTTATGTATTGAAGTGTTCTCATTTACTAATTACAAATATAGAATTTTATATATAAAAGTTTACATGATGAAAAATATTTAAGAATTTAATAAAAATGGGAAATTGCTTTCCCAATTTTTATTACTTTTCGTAACGACCGCCAGACTTCTGTCTCATTACATTTTCAATGTTCTTGTTGTAATAGAACTGATAAATCTGGTCAGGCGTAAGGTTGATTGCTACAAAGATCTTGAAGAACTTAATCAACATTACATCGCCAAGTTCTTGAATCTTGAGCGGGTCTTCCTTCCAAACGTCGTAGGTCTTCCAATCCTTATAGCTCGAATTCTGGTAGAGTTCACCGACAGCTTCGATAAATTCACCAACGAGATAATGAAGGTCAGAAGTTCCAATTGTTCCAGTCTTCAAATCTTCTGTTGCATGGTCATAGATTTCCTGCAACTTCATCTTCGGAGAATACTTAAGATAAAGCAACTGGTTCATTACGAAGTGCCAAGCATCGATAATTTCATACTTAACAAGATCAGTAATTTCATAATTATCTTTCTTGAGCTGATCAAAGAATTCCCAAATTTCGGTAACGGTAGACATCATGAAATAACCAGAACGACGAGCGTTTTCAAAGTTATCCTTGTCATTATCCGGTGCTAAAGTTCCACGCTTCTTAGCAAGAATATTCTGTAATGCTCTCTGCATATTGAACATAGTATCAAGAGCAGTATTAGCATCATATTCTTTCGGGAAATCAGGAATTACAATTTCATCAGACTTTGCTTCAGCTTTCTTCTTTGCTTCGGCGAGCTTCTTTGCATTTTCAGCCATACGCTTCTGGATAAGCTGAAATTCATCTTGTTCTTCAGCAACATTGCCATACATAGAATTTGTATCAATCATTAGTTTGCCTTTTCCTTTTTAGATGCTTTTGTATTTGTACTAATTTTTTCTGTAAGTTCATTAGAGAAGTGTTCAAATGATTCCTTGTTCTTTGCAATAGCCTGAATAATGGTATTTGCTTCATTAAAAAGTAATTCTTCATTCTTCAAAAATTCTTCATCACTAAAACCGAGTAAATTCTTGAACACGAATTCTCTTGAAAGACATGGAATTATACCACTATCGATATTATATGATGGCATGAACTGTGTAAGTGTTCCAAGCAAATCTGCAATATGATGTGCACGTTCGAAGTCAAACTTCTTTTCTGTTTTCTTTGTTTTCTTTGTTTCTTTTTTCATAAAAATTACCTAAAGATAATAAAAATACGGGTATAATTTTACTTATACCCATATTTTAAAATTGTTTATTAGCCATTAGCTAAACGAGCGAAGAAGTCATCATCATCCTCTTCAGATGCATCGACCATACCGGTTTCTGCTTCGTCAGAAGTTTCAGATTCTGTTCCTTCGTCGAACGGCATAGAATTGTTAAAATCTGCCTTAACAACTGTTTCCTTGACCGGCTTCTTAGTTTCAAGCGGAGTGCCTGCAAACATTTCATCATCGTCAGCTTCCTGAGTCTGGAAGTTAGACTTGGTAGTAGTTGCAGCATAATCACTGGAACCATCAGTAAATTCAGCCATGAGGTCTTCACCAGACTTCTTGCGGTAGAATTCAAGAATCTGCTGATAAGAACGAATCTGATCCTTCTGGATTTCGATGTCCTTAAGAGTGTAAAGCTGAGATTCAATAGTATCGATTTCGTCGTCAGTCATGTTATGGAGCTTGCCATCCGGACCGAACTTAGAAATACGACGTGCCGGGTTAAAGTGAGAAGAATCATAGTTAGGACCGTTAGAACCCTGAACAGCTTCCCAAACAAAGTTTGCACCTGCCTTTTCTTCACCTTTAATAACAGCTTCATCATTTGGACCCCACCAGGAGAACGGATTGATGCCCGGGATAATTCCCAATTCCGGATCATCCTTATTTTCCATAGCTTCCTGAATCTTCTTCATAATGGCACGACCATACTGAAGACGGTAAACCTTACCAACAGTATCAGGCTGGTTATCATTCTTTACAATATAAACGTTGGAGTAGTAGTTCGGGCGCCACTTTGCCTTTACCTTTGCACGGGCTTCATCAGTACGACCGTACTTTTCCCAAACCTTGGAGTTATAGTCGCAAATCGGACACGGTTCATTCCACTTCTTTGCACAGTCACAACCAAACCATGCACCATTATCAAGCTGGAACAAGTGGTTACGGTTTTCAATCCACGGAAGTTCTTCATCCGGATGTGACGGAAGGAAACGGAGAACGATAGAAAACTTACCGTTTACCATCTTCGGCTTGAATAAGCCTTCGATCTCGTAATTCTTCTTTTCATTGTTATCTTTCTTGCGATTTACATTGATCTTGTCCATCTCACTGTAAATATTGCTAAAGCTTCTTTTAATTGGCATATTTTATTTTTCCTCTTTATGTTTTCTCAATCGTTCATTCGATTGACAATATCAAATATAGAAACAAAACAAAATGTTTCTTTTACTTTACATTTTTATCTGAGATTTCTGATTGTAATTTAATAATGATCTCTGTGAATGTAATAAACCTTTTGTAATCAATATCTTTAACCAAATCCTTATTTATCTCAAATTTTCTTGCTCGGTAACCCTGTATATAAAATTCTGGGTCAATTTTGCTCATTCTATATAGTTTGTAGGCTTGATTTTCTTGATTACCGTCGGTCTCATAAAGAGTGAACTTCGTATCGAAAAGTTCATTGATGCCATCATTAGCTTCGATAAGTTTATTTATCTCGTTAATTTGAGCAGCTATGATTGGACGCTTTTTAAAAATCATGTAGCCTTTCATTTTATTTATATTATTAATTTCGTCCGGTTTGGGAAATTTCTTGTCTACGAGGCATTTTTCTATAAAATACATAGTCCAATGCTCAATATCAGTAATATTGCAGTTAATTTCATTAACCAAAGGAATGAAATAATTAGACATATATTCAACCCTGCTATTGGATTGAATAAACTGATTAATCAAGAATTCTTCAAGTGTATCATTTAACATATCGTTCACTAGAACGGTATTAAAACGTTTACCTTCCCAAATCTTCTTGATGCTCTTATAGAGCATATAAATTTGGTATTTATCTATCATGCAAAAAGACTTTCTAGGCCACTTTGTTCAGGAGTTATCTTATATTTCTTCTTAAGTTCGCTTCTAAGCGAGAAATAATTCAGTTCGTCAAGACATTTCAATAAAACTGCAGATTCAAGCCAATCATCTTCGATATAAGCTATAGAATCAAGTATATTGATAATATTGTTCTTATGAAGCTTATAAAGGATGTTATTGAACTTGTTGTATTCAGCAGGTTCATTTTTAATTACCTTGATTAAGAATTCTGGTAATTTGTCATTTGGATCAATGTTATCCATGTCGATACCATTGTCCTTGAGGATTTTATAGAAACCGTCCTTAGAACAACCGTCAACATAGTCTTCATTAATCAATAAGTTATCTTCGTTTATCATATATCCTCAATTAGAATGTAAAGTTATTGACGTTCGGTTCTTTAATAGTAGATTCGATAACCGTTTCGTCTTCAGTATTGTAATTTGTTCCAGTCGGTTGAATATTACTGAATGTCTTCAAATCATATATTCTTTGTTTTTCAATATCGACACCGATTGTAACCATCGGTGCAGGAGGTTGACCATATCTGGTCTTAAGCAACTTGACCGTATACATATTCGCAGACTTGAGGTCTGGTGTCTGAGTAACACCAAAAATAACGTCTGCTTTCATTGTCTGACCAAAAGAGTCAGCAGCATCATCAAGACCAATTTCAGCTTTACCATAACCACCTCTGTTAGCCTGTGCAGCAGATATGATAGGAATGCCCATGTCCATACCGATTGCTCTTACTTCTTCACAAACAGAACGAAGCTTAGAGTTATCATTCATATCAGAATTATAACGACCATTAGGAATCATACATCCAATATAGTCAACTGCTATCATATCAGGAACAAAGTCTTTTTTCTCTTTAAGTTCCTTAATAAGAGCACGTAACATAAGAGCATTTACAGAACCAGCAGAATATTCTTTAATGATAAGCTTGTTATGTCCAATCTGAGACATTGATTTCTTCCAAAGCTTACCATAATTCTCTTTGGACAAAGAATATAATTGTGTCTGAGTAATATCAAATAAGTTCTGTGTAATTCTCTGACCAATTTTAATTTCAGAGTCTTCGAAAGTAATATATAATACTTTCTTACCGTTTAAAATTGCAGAAGTCGTAAATGAACAAAGGAATAATGTTTTACCAACGTTAGTCGGTGCCATAACCAATGTCATACTCTTTTCATGTGCACCACCATGAATCATCTCATCAAGCGTTGCACAGCCTAATGGAATTACCTTTTCATTAGTAATAATTCCGTTATATACTTTTTCTGGTTCTTCACAAAATGCAAAACCAATTTTATCGTCGAATGTAAAAGACTGTGCATATGCCATTTCATCAGCAAAGCTTATTTTTGCCTTGCCTGTAGAGCAATATTCATTATATGCCATACATACTTGTCTACCAAGTCTTTTTCTTACGAATGTCTGAATCTCATCAAGAATAAATGGCGTATTAACATCACTATCCGGAATTGCCATACATTTTTCGAATTCTTCAATACTTCTTTCATCAGAAAGCAGTCTCTTAATTTCTATAGCATTCGGCAAAGTAGAATATTTACCATTATAACTTGCAATAGCATCAACAATATACTTATGATCAACCTGAATAAACCAATTCGGATCTAATTCTGGAACAATTTTACTTGATGCAGATGGATTAGCATATATAGTCTTAATTACAACTTGTTCAAATTCATTATCTGTCATTTTTTACCTTTATCCTTATTTATTAAACAGGATAACCGTAACTATTTGTAAGCAAATATAGAAAAAAAGTCCCAGGCGAGGGACTTAATGTGTTTTATTTTGAATTTTGTTTTTGTAGATGATTCAAAATATCGTTTACTATCCAGTCATAACCTTCTAGTGTTCCTTCAACTGACACGTAATGTTTTTGAAGCTTATCTAACATGGCTCTAACTTTTATGTCAATTTCTTTGGCTTCCTCTTCAGTTTGATTTCTGCCGGAAGGATTATATGCCTTTTTACGTTCTATAAAATAGTTGAGCTGATTTTTATATTTACTGTCTTCACCAACACATGCAATCTTGATATATTCTTCATCGGTATAGAATGAACCCAATATAATCGGACTATCAGTAACGGCAACATCAACTTTGCCATATACTCTAGCAAGTCGGAATGCCTGTTTACCAGATATATAGAACTGACAATTTAAAACTTTCTGATTTTCTTCCCAAGTTTTATCTTTTGCAAATTCTGTAACATATTCTGAATTTACACCAGCCATTTTTAATTTTGAAAATACATAAGCGGCGCACGTTGATTTACCTGAACCAGGGCCAGCATATAGGTTTACAATTAGTGTTTCTTTCATATTACCTCAAATATAGAAACTTTTTGTAAGTTATTTTTTGTTTTAAAAAATAACCGGGTTTTTAACCCGGTTTTTAAATTAATCTTCTTCGTCGTAATCTTCGTCTTCACCTGAAGCCGCAACATTCGGATCGATACCTGTGTTTTCACTTAAATCAGCATCTTCCTTTTCCATCAACTTCATAATGTCTTCAGAAGCGTTAATCAATACCTGGTCTTCGAATGCGAACTTAGCTTCAACATAGTGTCTAAATGTTTCATCCTTATAAAGTGGAATCCAGAATTTAGCACAGTAAAGTTCAGATTCTTTCCATACTCTTTCTGGCTTACCAAGTTCACCAGTTTCCTTATCAACCTGGACGTCATAACCGATTCGAGCATAATATCCCGGTTTTGGTTTATAGACGATACCACAATCAATAGCTTCATCTAATAGACCATAATAAGGAGAAATACCACCAGCATGGAGAATAAGATATTGAGTCTTTACGAATTCCTTAGCAGAACGGCCCTTAGCAACACCAGCAGTAATGACCTTACCGAGAATGTTCTTATCCTTGTCCTTTTCCTTCTTAGTAGAAGAACCAAGCATAATGTTTTCAGCATTGAATATGATTCTCATACCACCTGGAATCTTATACGGATCACCATACATTTCGAGAGAAGCATAAACGTGGTTCATAACGAGGGTAGTAAAACCAGCACTCAAGAGAAGGTTTGCAAGTTCGTTCTTAAACTTTGCAGAAGACATGTTTACAGCACTTGATGCCTGTTCAGCCTTTTCAATGACCTGTTCTTCGATAATCGGGCCCCAGGAGTCGAAAAGAAGGAAAGTATTACGTGCTTCATCAAGAGTAAGACCACTCATGAGCTTTGTAATGAACTGTTTGATTTTTGGAATTCGGTTTGTCGGTCCAAATACACCGACTTCTTTCATGTTAATTCCGAGTTTAGTAAGAAGTTCGTAGTTAACAGAGTTTTCAGTATCGACAATAAAGCAGTTCATACCAGAATCTTGTGCAGACTTAAGAACTGCGTAGCCAATCATAGATTTACCCCAACCGGAACCGGCTGCAATCATACTGATTGAACCTTTCTTGATACCGCCCTTAATTTTACCTGAGAGCAACAGGTTTACTGAAATACAGTTTGTGCTCAACCATTCAATCGGTTTTTGTTCGGTTCTGAGCATGTCGGCGAAAGCCTTTTCTTTCATCATTTTAGCGAGCAATTTATTTGCCATCTTTTTACCTCATATTTTAAGTTTTTGTCATCATGGTCTTTTAGTTATCGGTCAATATAAGTCGACCAGTTTATATCTATTATAACCGATAACCTTTTTATTTATGATTGTAAACTTTATTTTACAAATATAGAAAAATGTTACCAAACGTAAAAATTTGGTAACATTTATTTGAATTTTTGTGCTATTAATGTAGCCATTCATTCATGACTACTCCATCAGACGGATAGAGGTCACGGTATGGATTCTTTACAGCTTTTACAAAATCAGTATCTTTATCCTTGGCTTCATTGACTAAATCGCGGTCAATAAAAGCAGCAGGCTGTTCATTTACGAATTCCTTGGATTCTTTTACGATTTCGGGCTGAATGAGCTTTTCAGCAGCCTTGGTGCCTTCGTTTACTGCCGGCGTATTGAATTGCTGCGCTTCATATTCTTTGAGCTTGACTTTATGCTTAGCCCACATATGTGCACCCAACTTCATACGGTTTTCAACCGGTTCACCACAAATTGGACAAGTCAATTCTGCCATATATTAACCTTCTTTCTTCTTAGACTTACGACCGCGCTTTTTCGGAGCGATTGCATCGACTTCAGCGACCTTGATAACAGGTGTTACATATTTTGTAGCCTTTGTTTTCTTTGCAGTCTTCTTAGTAGCCTTCTTGACAGTCTTGGTCTTTGTGACCTTTTTAGTGGTCTTCTTAGTTTTAGTCTTCGGAGCTGTAGCGATAATCTTTTCAAGTTCACCAAGAGGATCTACGCCATCAGTTCTATCAGCATCAGTCTTAATTACATCGCCATTCTTGAGAGTCTTAATCTCGAACGGGCAAATCTGGTTTTCTTGAGAAATCGGATTGATATCTTCCGGTTCTACAACTTCAATTTCAGAAGTGTCCTTCGGTGTATAGGTATTGTCAGTGTCCGGTTCAGGAGTTGGTTCCGGTCCATGGCTTTCTACCTGACAGAGTTCACTTGCTGTCTTGATAGTTTCATCATCGCCAAGGTTTTCGTCAAATACGTCGATTCTCGGCTTTGAATTTGTTTTGGACTTGATGTACTTTACTACAAGCACACCAAAGATTACGAGTGCAGCTACTGCCGCGATTATTGCTATTGTATTCATTTGTTTTACCTCACATTAATGTAAACTTTCACTTGTGATTTATTTATATTTTAATATCTCTTTTTATTGTAGGGAATCTTTGTTCTTTATAATAATTATATCTTTCATCAAAATGATCAAGGCAATAATTTTTCTTTATGTTGCCAGTTCGTTTGACATAAGATAAATCATCAATTATATCATAAACGATAACTTTATTTTTAGTCTTGTGTGTTCTTAATCCACGACCGATAGATTGAAGGACTTTAATTCTTGACTTGCTATCTGCAAAAAGGAAAACATCATGAAGTTTAGGAATATTAACACCTGCTGCACATGTTTGATATGTAGCCAATAATAATACACCTTCTTCATTTTCTATACTTAATCTTATATCTTCACGTAGCTTAGATTTTACATCACCACTAATGACTTTAACAGGTCTATCCTTATATTCATTTTCAAGATATTCCTTTACCCTTTTAAGATGCTCCTTATGAGTTATAAGGATAAGCATATTGTCCGTTTTCTTTGAATGGTCTATCACGTATTTAAGCACGGAATTTCTGTTAGGATATTCTTCTACCATCTTGATTTCTTCCGGGAAAGTCCTATCCTTATTTTCCTTGACCATTTCTTCTGGATATTTAAGGAACAAGCATGCTATGCTTATGTTCGACAAGAAGCCTTTATCAATGAGTTCTTTAGATTTTAATTCAAAAATAACATCGCCTAATACATCATTAATCTGTAACTGGTCAGCTACTTCTGCAGGCAATGTACCTGTAGTTCCAATCTTATATTCAGAATTGTATGCAGATTTTACAAGTTTACGTAAGACATTCGCTTTTGTGCCTTGGCATTCGTCAACGATAAGGCAATCATAATTCTCAAAGAATGATTGATGCTTCATTTGTAATGATTGCCAAGTAGAAATAAGAACAGGAACTTTGTATGTTGCTTTTACTTCGCTATGAAGTCTTTCACAATATTGTTCAATATCGTTCCAACCATAATCTATAAAGTCATTATACATCTGGTTTACAAGTCCCTTGTTCGGAACTATAAGGCATAATTTTTTAAGATGCTTTACTTCTAACAAGTAACGAATAATCGAATAAATCATTAAAGATTTACCAGAACCAGTACATGATAAAAGAATGCCTTTTTTGTTTTCAAGAGCTGCATGAACAGCATTTAACTGGTAATCTCTTATATCGAATTTTTCAATTCGTTCATTTATAAAATCACGTAGCCATTCCTTGTCTATTGTTTCATGTGCATTTTCAAGGCCTACTTCTTTGTAGGAAACATTATTTTGTTTACACCAATTGACAAGGTTAGAGTAAAGGCCAATGGGTAATAGCTGTGTAATAGGTGAAAAACTGTGATGTTTTCCGTCCCATAATTTATGAATATATCTAGGATTAAATCTATAACCTGGCATGAAAGCTGAGAACAGTTTATAGATTCTGTGATTCATTTCTTCGTCACAATCAAGCTTCAAAAAACTTTCATTTTCTTTATTAATTATAATATCAGCCATATATTAAATATAGTAATTTTTTTAGCAAACGTAAAATTTTATTTACATTATTCTGTATTTTTTAAATAAAAAATCAACCTAAAAAAGTGGTTGATTCATTTGACTTTAATATATTTATAATAAAAAACCGGCTACTTTCGTAGTCGGTCTCAATATAAGGATGTTGTATTATGATTAGATAAATTTATATGTCTTCGGGAAAATTAAACCATTAATGACCCAGGTATTATCGAAGTTCGGTAAACCATCCTTACTTGCACAAATGATATAGTCACCGTCACCATGTTCGATACCATCACGATTTGCTTCCAATACTTCACCCCATGACGTGCTTACTTTAAACTTTTCCTTGGTCTGGAAAGCAAACATTGTTTCTGCACCAGCGATAGTACGAATGACATGTTTATTACCGTCAGCAAGTTCATTCTTGATAACATCTTCTGTAATCGGTTTACCGTTATAAGTATATGCGGTCATGAGCTTCTTTGTGTTGACTGTCCATTCTTCACCCACGGTACCAACCAAAACAACAGGTTTAGTATCGTTAGTTTCATAATCACTATTTTCAAGAATATTATGAACCTTTACACCAGGACCAGGCATATACATCTGGATATCATATTCGATTTTTGCACATGGATGCTTTTCATGTTTTAAAATACTTTCATTAACCATTATTAAATTTTCCTTTGTATAATCACTTATCTTTCAATTCGATTAAGATTTTTCTAAATTTTTCTACATCATCTAAATTATTAATTTTAAATGATGTATCATTATAAAATATTGTATCATCTACACCTATTGCCCATTTGTTAAATTTTATATAACCGTCAATACCAACATGTGTAGTAATAATATAATGGTTTGGAGGTGTAACTACAACTTTATGAACATTGAATGTATGTTCTTTACCATTTTTTCGTCTAACTTTTATAGTAAGCATATTATAACCTTCGGTTAGTCGTCAATCATGTTCATATAATAAGAATCGACAATTCGTTCAATGTTCTTTACAAGTAAACCAGCATCATCGTTCTTTGTAATAGGAATACCAATGGCATGCACATGTCCACCGCCTTTACCGAGTTCCTTGACGACATAGGTCAAATCAATATCGTCACATCTTACTGATAGGTTATTCTTGTTCTTGATGACGAACCACTTATAGCCTTCTTTCTTCAGTGCTTCAATACATTCGTAATGGAATCTTGAAGATTCGAAGTATACACCGTTTCTTGCAAGGTCAGAAATAACAAGAGACTCATACATGTCTTTGAATTCTTTCTGTGCGTCAACGAAATATCTCTTTTCTTCAGGATATAATGAAACATTACCGGTAATAAATCGTCTCATGAACCACTTGAGACCCATTTCCCAGAACATATTATTGAAATATGCGCTACGTTTATCTTTGAGAATAAACATATCCCAGTCGTTAACGATATTAACCAATTCTTCAAGATACTTGATATCCTTGAACTTGGAAATAAAGTTATATGTTAGTTTCGTTCCAGAATATGCAGTATTGATAACAATATCCTTGTCATTGTTATATTGTTCTACACTTTCGTGATGATCAAGAACCAATGTTACGGCATGTTCCTTGAGGAAACTCAATGTCTGTTCTGGATAAAAATCAGTACAGATTATACAGTCGAACTTATCCTTGTAGTTAGTAAGAATTTCATTCTTTATTGTCCACTCTGTATTGTAGGTAACTGGTACAGTATAGACTGTTTCGTAAAAATTTTTAAGCACGATAGCAGATGCAATTCCATCCATATCCGCATGTGTAATATTAAGTATTCGTAGTTTAGGATTATTATAATTCATAAAATAAAATATAGTAATTTTATCAACTACTATATTTTTAAAAATTTATTTTGATTTTTTAGTTATTTCTGATGATACCTTTATTATAAAGGAATAATAGGAAAGTATAGAGATGTTTACAAACAGAAGGAACCTTGTCAGGGTTTCTTTCACTGTTTGGAATGCCTGACCATGATTGTTTAGGTTTTGTCTGAACATTATTCTTTGAATTCGGGTGACTTAGATTATAACGATATGCATCACATGTACAGTTTACTTTACCGATATTTGTAACACTGAAAGGAATGTCTATATCGTCTCTATAGAATTCTACTGTAACTTCATAATGTTCATTCGGGTGAGTTGCAGACTGAACTTGTCCTTTGCAAATCATTTGTTTTCCGTCTTTACCGTCTACTTTGAAGTGCTGGACATTACAATCAGCCTTTGCATAAGGAAAAACTTTTCTGAAATTATCAACCAAGTCTTGTAAAGATAGATCTTGCTCAAAGAGAAATTTTCCTTCGGTAATCAGACTTGCATAATTTTTAAATGAACCGTATTTCATACATTATTTATATCATGTAAACATATACCACATAGTCAAAATTCTGGTTGAGACATCGAGCCTATACAGGTATAAGAGAAAAATCCAGATCTACTTCTGGCGTCAACTCTCGGGACTTATCGATATGCTTACGGGCTGGTCATCCTGTACTCCGACTATATCATACCGTGCCAATGGCGGCTACGTGTATTATTCGTTAGATAATACGTCAGTGGTGGTTCAGCAACAGTTAGTACCTGTTCAGTGTTAGAAAGCCACACCTCGACTTTCGCTGGCTTGCCCTCTACCGACAACATCATTGGGTTGAGCTTCGCTCCGAGGAACAAGACTTCTGAATGTCTTCCCAAATTTAATAAACGGAAATGCTTTTGTAAACTTATTTTTGAATAATTCTGAGAATTTTAAGTTATAAATATATAAAACTAAGGTAGTTTTATGGATAATATTGCATCAAGAAGCACATTTTTATATCAAGAATTGGTTGATAATATAGCACAGTATGACCTTGGTTCTTTTACCGATGACCATTTTAATTTCGGTAAGCTAAACTATATGTATGTAAATAAGTTCTGTGAATGTAGGCCAGATGTAATATCCTATAAATTGTATGGCACACAGAACTATTGGTGGTTTGTAATGTGGTTTAACGGATATTCTGATATATGGAATGACCTTACTGAAGGTCAGATTATCAAATACCCGTCATTACAGAAAGTCAGAGATTTTCTCAGAATGAAACTGAATAAGAAAAATAAGGTAGAATCTCAGATTAAACGTTAATTTTTGGTTATAAATAAGATATATGGATTTTTCAGAATACAGGCATACAGTAGAACATTATTTATTGAGAACCAATCCGAAATTTGACGTATCGTCTTTGGACTTGAATAATGTATTCGAAGCCTATGTTTCTGATGTTTCTCCTAGAACGTATATCAGTAATATGCATACTTCATTGAATGAATCAGTTGACGACAAGTTTAACAAATATCTTTCACGTATAGTTTCCTTGATTAAGAAAGCAGGTTATACTATAAAAAGTATGCCGAAGGAACTTAACGAAGATATTAATTACTGTTATGCTGACGGTTATACTCCAGCTACCTGTGCTAACTATATTCTTGAAAAAATGGAAAAGAATATGGTAAAAGTTAAGGAAGCAAACGGCATAAAGAAAGTCGAATTGAAAAATAAGTTATTAAGACTTATGCATGACGTTGAGAATGCTGGACTTATAGGCATAGATACTCATTACAATGACATTTATGCAGTTATAAAGATTAAGCTTTTCGACGTAAGAAATGAAATTAGCACAGATATAAAGAGTTATATAAATGAGCTTCATAGATATTTTAAGCCGTATGTAACTCAAAATGTAGATAATAATTCCAGAATTGAAATACTTGGCTATTCTATAAACCAGAGAAGCGTATATTGTACGGTAAAGCTTAAGGTTGACGTTATCGAGACAGAAGACGGAAAACCGATATTTAGTGCTAACGAAACAAAGAATAATATAGAATTTTATATTAAAATATTCAGAATGTTTGCAGAACAGTATAGTAATGTAATATAATTTACTATATTTAATTGATATGGACTTACATATCATTTGTTTGACTAAATCATATAATAAATTAGATTTCGAGTATTGGTATAGGTATTATAAGTCTTATAATACCATTATTCATATTATTAATAATGATTCCAGTGTAGATATAAAGCCTATTATAACTGGTAAAAAAGATACATACGAGGAAATACATGGCTGGCCAGACCAATGGCATTTATTTGATAAAATTTTAAATGATAATGTTTATAATTTTAAAGATGCTGATGCTATAATATTTGCTGATGATGATGAATATTTTTGGTTTGAACATGGTTGGTATACTGATATCTATAATGAATTTAATTTGACACCATTGAATGTAATTTGTGTTCCTCAAATTTATATGAGCAGTAGGCATTTGGAAGAACAACGTTCTGAGCCTTATGTAATGTGTAATTATTACAGGCGAAATGATTTTTCGAGTCAAGGAAAGTCTATAATTTATTATTCTAAAGATCATAAGTATAGTTTTAGCAAGCCGACTAAAGAAAAAGGACATATTCCAATGGTCAAGTATTCTGGAAGTAAGGATTGGCTTAGAATGGCAAAAGTTGTCGGTTCCGATGTCACTAAGGATTCTACTTATGGGATTACTGCGCATAATGCAAGTATAAGATTGTATCATTATCATTTGAAATCAATGGATGACTGGGAAAAGAAATGGAAAAGAGGAAGTGCAGCATGTTCCGAACATCCTTATATGGAAGATATAAAGAAAAATCCGGGATATGATGGCTATTCTACTCTTGACCTGACAATAAAGAACTATTTTGAGAAATTAAACGAGGGTAAATGAACTACTTAAAAGCATATTATGTGATTATAGCAAGTGCCGCCGGTAGGAAAGCTGGTATATTATATGAAAAACATCATATTATACCGCAAAGCCAGGGCGGACCTGACATAGAATCGAATTGGATTTACTTGACACCAAAGGAGCATGTAGTGGCACATCATTGTTTAGCAAAAGCATATCCTGATAATGAAAAACTGAATTCTGGGTTTAATGTAAGTGACCTTAAGAATTTCGATTGTTATAAGTATATGATGAGAATTAAAGATTTAGCTAATTCTCTTGAAGCGTCGAAGAAAAAACTAGAAATAATAGAGAAAATCGAGGTTCTTTGTGATGCGGTAAAGAAGTTGAATATTCAGAATTTACCCGTTACGAAAACTGGAGATGGAAAGCGAATTAGAAGAAATGTAGCAAAGAAATGAGGATAATATGTGTAAAAAAGTAAAAATAGTTAATAAAAGTTCTAGAGAACTTCCAGAAGAAGCAGTAGATGCTATTTCATTTAAGACATTGACAGATGCAAATGAAGTCTTGGAAGAATATAATCTGAAAATCTTGGAAATGGAAAGAGAATTCGAAGACGGAAGTCTTATTACTCAGATATTTACAATAGCTGATTATAACCGTTAATTTAATATAACATTATTATTACGTTAATGCGGGTTTACACAACTCGCATTTTTTACTATATTTGTAGTGAAATTATAAATATATAGAAAATTTAATAACAGAGGAAGAAAATGAAAAAGATATTTGGAATTATTCTTTTCTTGATTGCATTCGTCTGGAGTGCTGATTATAAGCCGTTTAATTTTGAATCGGTAGCAGAAGATTCTGTCTCTCAACAGGCAGAGTTTGATTATATGCTTAAGTATAAGCTCTTTGGTAGAGATTATCTTACAATCGGTAATGATGTTACGATTCAGGATAAGTCTGGCTGGAATGGAACAGCTGGATATATGACAGCTAATGCAAGATTGAATCTTGGTGGTCCAGTCTTGGTAAATGGTAATATTACTTTCGGAGACCAGCCTACTTTGACTTCTGGTCCGGTTAGAGCTAATACATATACTTATGCAAACCAGAATGGCGCATGTATTAATGGTTATGTCTGTTTAAATGATGTAAGTAATTCTAAAGTAAATCATTGTTCAAATGATAGTATTTTTACTTCTACCACTCAAGTTTGTGTAGATAATGTTCCTGCTGCACCGGTAAATCTTTCTATTCCGACTATTACATGGCCTGATACTATTTCTCATAGTATTATATTTGATAATCAATTAAATGGTGATATTAAAACTATCGTTGTTCCTGATGGTAATGACCAGTATGACATTTATCTTGATACTATTCAGTTTAAGCTTGACCATCAGAAGTTGCAGATTGAAATGCAGGATGGTGGTAGACTTACACGTATTTTTGTAAAGCATTTCCTTTATCATGACCATGGTCAGATTCAGGTTGTTTATAGAACTGACTCTACTAAATATGAATTAAGTCAGTCCGATTATCGTGGTAATGTAATTATCTATACTGATGAAAGCATTAGTATTGAACATTCTGATAATTCTATTATGCAAGGAACTATGATTTCTACTAAGGAAATCTATCTTGCATGTAATATTAATTTTGCTGGTCAGTTACTTGCTAATCAGTTAAGAATTGGTGATACATATAATGGTAAGAATTTCAGATTTGTTAAGTTTGACCCTGATACAATCGATGTTAAGCTAGATAAGTATGGCGGTTTGAGAGAAAATGATTCTACAGTAATTATTCCTATTGAACTTAGCGATACAACTGATATTAATGTTTATTTCACATATTGTCTTGATTTGAAGGACGGTGTAACAACTGATGACTTTAATATTCCACCTTCTTTTCCGATTTGTGGAAATGGTGAAAGTAAGAAAGTTGTTATTCCTACTGGTTCTAAGTTACCATTGACGCCAATCCAAGTTAATGTTAAGATTGATACATTGACAGAAGATGAATATTTATATGTAAAGATTACAGATATTTCTGGGGCTATTCTTCCGAATGGTAAAACTGACGGTGAATTAAAGATTAAAATTATTGATGCTCCGGTTGGACATGTTGAATTTGATACTACAAAGACATATAAGTTTGAGGAAAATAAGCTTGGTGAAGTAGATGCAATCAAGATTTTGAATGGAACAGCTAATACTCGTTTCCATCTTGATAGTGCATATACTGATAGATATGAATTAGATAGCTTGACTGGTAAGTTGACACTTATTGGTGAACCATTAGATTATGAAAAAGCTGCAATCGATGTTATTAAGATTACATTGACTGATACTGGCAATGTAAGTGTAACTCGTAATATTCCTATTACAGTTATCGATGTTAATGAAGCTCCGACAATCGATGATGTAACTACTAATCTTCCGGAAAATCTTATTCATCCGTTCATGGTTGAGAAGTTAGTTGCAAAAGATCCAGATACTAAGACTGCATTTACCCAGAATATATTCACAATGCTTGAAGGCGATACAAGTATCTTCAGACTTGATTCTGATGGCGAATTGTGGGCTAAGAAGACATTTGATTATGAAACAGACCAAAAGACTTATACAATTAAGGTTTTGGTCCAGGATAAGAATGATCCTAGCTTAAAGGATAGTGCTATTGTTACTGTTAATATTACAAACAGCAATGATGGTCCTAAGTTCGCTACTCATGATACTACATTCTATGTAGATGAAAATAAACCGTTTAAGGATAGTGTAAAGGCTACTGACCAAGATGGTGATAAGATTACTTATTCTATTGTTGGAACTGTTCCTTTCAAGATTGATTCTACTGGCGTAATTACTTCTACTAGAACATTTGACTATGAAAAAGAAAAAGGATTTACATTCAAGGTAGTTGCTGACGATGGTAAGGCAAAAGATACTATGACTGTAAATATAAAAGTAACTGATGTTAATGAACCAGTTCATACCAAAGATACTACATTTGTTGTAGATGAAGGCAAGACTGGCGAAATCGGTAAAGTCAAAGGAGAAGATGAAGATGGAAAGCCTGTTAAATTTTCTTGCGATGATACTGTGCATTACAGCATCGATACTAATACTGGTGTTCTTAGACTGGTAGATCCTTTTGACTATGAAGTTACTAAGTCCGATACTGTTAAGGTATTTGTAACTGATGGCGTATTTACTGATACTGCCATAGTTGTTGTTGATATTAAGAATGTAAATGAACCTCCTGTATTACAGCCGAATGACTCTCTTATAGTTCCTGAAAATTGCAAGAGCTGTATTGTTGGCATCATTACTGCTGTTGACCCAGATAGCGATAAGGTAATTTACGAAGTTAAGGAACCAGGCTTTACAATCGATTCTAATGGTGTATTAAAGCTCACTGATCCTCTTGATTATGAGAAAACTCCAGAAGTTAAGATTACGGTTATTGCAAAGGATTCTAGTGGTGCAGCTGATACAGCTACCTATGTAATTAAGGTAACTGATATTAATGAGCCAGTTCATGTTCAAGATACTACTTGTTCTGTAAAGGAAAATTATACTGGTAAGGTTTGCAAGATTACTGCAACCGATGAAGATAAAACAACTCCTAAGTATATAATTACCGATACTACGAACTATTCTATCGATTCTACTGGTGTAATTACTATCAAGAACCCGATTGACTATGAAAAGAAGACTAAGGACACTGTAACTGTTATTGTAACCGATGGTGAATTTTCTGATACCGCCCAGGTAATTATCAGAATTCTCGATGAACCTGAAGATGTAAAGATTACTGAATGGGATCATAATCCGCCACCTGATACCGTAAAGACCAATGATCCTGACCATGAATTCAAGTGGACCATTTGTGAAGGCGATAGCTGCACAACTCATTATGATAATCCTAGAATTCATAAGGACACAACTATTAAGGTATGTAATGATAAGAAGACTGTTTGTGATTCTATCGTAGTATTGTTCAATGATGCTCCGCCAGTTGTTACTTTGACCAATGCAAAGTCTACTGATGCCTTGATTGACTACATTACTATCGAAGAAGAAAAGGATGATAAGATTTATGTCAATAAGAAAGATAATGAATTAAAGGTTACTGTTCGTGATACTATTCATAAGACAGAAAAGACTTTCCCGATTGATGTTAAGCTTGATACTCTTCACGTTTCTTCTAAGAACGTAACCGAATATAATTACTTGATTGATGAGTCTCTTGCTACATATACACAGATTGGCGGTGGCTTGATTGAAGTCAAGGAAGTTGTCAAGGATGGTGATAGAAAGATTACATTGACCAAGATTGTTGATAAGAAAATGAACCCGATTGATACTGTTCAGACTGTTACATATACAGTTAAGCAAGACGGTAAGGAATTGACTATCACTTATAAGACTGATAATTTGACTGGTCAGAGAGTTAGCGATTATGAAGTTTCTTATAAGGTTGATTCTTGCACTACTGTTTCTTATTATCTTGGTGATGACAAGAAGATTACGAAGAACAAGGAAGGTAACATCGCCTTTACTGTAAGCTATGTATATACTGATGACTTTGGTAACAAGGCTTCTTCTAAGGTAGATATTATCTATGATAATATTCCGCCTAAGGTTGAAATTTCTGATCCAGTTCGTGGACAATCTTACAATACCAATGCAATTCCGGTCAAGTGGACAGTAAATGGTATTGTTCAAGATACATTGAATTTACAGAGACTTGAAAAAGGTGTCAACTATGTTATTAGAAGATATGTTGATAAGGCAGGTAACGTTTCTGCTGATACCGTAATGGTTATTATGAATGAAGCAAAGGATATTGATATTGAGCTTGTTCATCCAGTAACTATGGTTGATCAGGACAAGGTTGATGAATATTATTCTAGCGGTCACAAGTATAATGATAAGAAACCTTATGACGTTAAGTTTGTTGACCCGAAGAATGATACAATTCCAGATGTAATTGGTGTTGGCTTCAAGGTTGATATTGTACTTCCATCTGTTTCTCCGACGGGTTCACTCGCCACATTGGATGACATCACGAAAAACGGTCAGATTCCAGTTGATGATAATGGCAATATAGTGGGTGCCTCCACACATGGAATTCCAGTTGATCAGTATGTTGAAGAGCATTGTACTGAAGAATTCCAGAAGGATTATCAGAAGTATGGTTTGAATATTCCTCTCTATGATGTAAAATACAACTTACATCTTTGGGTCTATACTAATGCTGCTAACTATGTAAACGATTTCAATATCGAATTTACATTGAATGACGAAGCTAAGACTACAAGTGCAGGAACAGTTCAGATGGTTATTGATTGGTTAGCTGATAGAGATGGAACTGTCAAGGCCAAGAATAAACATGCTCTTGGAACAGGCGCATATTTGACTAAACTTTATAGTAAGTCGATTGCAAAGCACCGTTGTGATTATAAGGAACAACGTAAAGGTGACAAGACTGTAAAGAAAGATGAAACTATGAAGACATTTGGTTTCAAGCGTCCAAATAAGAAGTAAGGTTATAATGAAAATTGAGTTCATTAATCCATTTTCTAAAGAATTCTTCTCAAAAGAAAAAGAATTATCAGATGTTCAGAAATCTCAGAATTTACAGGATAACGATGATGCATTAGTCCATCTAAGTTATAAAAGATTAAATCCTTAAATATTAAAACCTAGGTTAAAAGCCTAGGTTTTTTTATAAATAATATAAAGTTTAAGGAGAAAAACAATGAATTTAAACGAAGCTAAACAAGTTTTAAAAGAAAATGGGCTTTTTTGCGAAAGAACTGAAGAAATTGATTACAAGGAACTTGAAAACCAAGTTCTTCGTAGAACAGAAGAAATTTCTAAAAACTGTGATTTTCCTATCGTAGATGCCTATGATATGAATACGGATAGATTTGTATGCAAATGTATGTTGGTTAAAAAGATAGATGTTATTAGTAATGACGAAAAGACATATTATGCAGCTGTTCGTATGAAGGAACAAGGAAAGGAAAATACAATTACTGGACTTGGAGGTTCTGTCTGTTATAGATATAATGATTCTAAGAGAGTTTATGAAGATGCAACCGGCTGGGGTTTTATTAATGCAGAAGACATTAAAAAAGAAAAAGTTATAGCATTAGCAAATGAAATTATTTCTAGTATGAAAAAACGTTATTCCGAATCTGTAGAAGTTGATAATGCAATTAAGCTTTTAAAAGAAAATAATTATATTGTTGAAGGCCATTGGTATGATTCTACTACAGGTTTTAGACGTTATCGTGAAGATCCAGATGAACGTGAAGCAAGATATTATAATACACTCGTTGAAAAGTTCAAAGAATTAAAAGAAGCTGATGAAGCTCAAGACAAAGACCGTATTAGACAAAATCTTGAAACTATTGAAATATTTGTTAGAAGAATTGGTAATGCAATATCAAGTTCTGATAAAAAAGGCGAAGCTAAAGATGGACTTGCAAAAATGAAAAAATATTTCCAAGATAAGGGTCAAGACGATCTCGCTGCTTTAGTAGATAAATATGCAGACGAGGTTTTAAGACTTGTCTGGTAATATAAGTTAAATAAAATTTACATTAATATGGACATAAACAGGTATTTACAAGATACCTGTTTTTTATTATATTTAATTCAAACATTAAAACAAACACTAAAATAAGGAAACATAAAAATATGCCTAATCTCTATATCATTGGCGGCGTTGCCGCTGTTCTCATCTTCCTCGGTATCATCTTCGTGATGTCTTATATTAAGGCTCCGCCTGATACTGCATATATTATCTCTGGTATTCGAAAAATGCCGAGATATATCATTGGTAAAGCTGGTATCAGAATTCCGTTCCTTGAAAGATTTGACGTGCTTTCTCTGAAGCTTATTAAGATTGACGTCAAGACTAAGCAATCAATTCCGACTGCAGATTATATTAACGTGACAGTCGATGCGAACGTTAACGTTAAGATTTCTAATAATGAAAAGCTTTTGCCGATTGCAGCTCAGAACTTCTTGAATAAGGACACTAATTATATTGCAGGCGTTGTGAATGAAGTTCTTGAAGGTAATATGAGAGAGATTGTCGGTAAGATGAAGCTTACCGACATGATTGGTGACCGAAAGGCATTTGCACAGCAGGTTACAGAAAATGTTACTCCGGACCTCGCTGCTATGGGTCTTGATCTTGTATCTTTCAATGTTCAGAACTTTGAAGACGATAATGATGTGATTGTTAACCTTGGTATTGATAATATCGTTGCGATTAAGAAGCAGGCAGCAATTTCTAAGGCTCAGGCTGAAAAGGATATTAAGGTTGCTCAGGCTGTTGCTAAGAAGGAAGCAAACGACGCTGAAGTTAAGACCGAAACAACTATTGCTGAACGAAACAACGAACTTGAAATTAAGAAAGCAAACCTGAAGAAGGAAGCAGATAATCAGAAGGCTATTGCAGATGCTGCTTATGAAATTCAGAAGCAGACTCAGTTGAAGCAAATTAACATTACCGCTGCTGAAGCTGAAGTTGCAAAGCAGGAAAAGGAAATTGAAATTAGGGAACGTCGCGTAGCTGTTACTCAGAAGGAACTTGAAGCTCAGATTACTAAGAAGGCAGAAGCTGAAAAGTCTGCCGCAATGCTCCAGGCTGAAGCTGCACTCTATGCAAAGCAGAAGCAATCTGATGCTGCTCTGTATGAAAGACAGAAGAAAGCTGAAGCTGAAAAGTATGAACAAGAAAGAAGTGCTGATGCTGACCGTTATGGACAGGAACAGAAGGCAGTCGCTGTTAAGACCATGGCTGAAGCTGATTACGAAGCTGCAGTCAATAAGGCAAAGGGTATTGCTGCTACTGGTGAAGCTGAAGGTCGTGCAAGTAAGCTTAAGGGTGAAGGTGAAGCTGCTGCTACTAAGGCTAAGGGTCTTGCAGAAGCTGAAGCTCTTGATAAGAAGGCTGACGCTATGGCTAAGTATGGTGACGCTGCTAAGCAGGACATGCAGCTCGATGCACTCAAGACTTACTTCGCTCAGTTGCCTGAAATCGCTGGTGCTGTCGCTAAGCCGATGGAAAAGATTGGTAACATCACTATGTATGGTGAAGGAAACGGTGCTAAGCTCACTGGTGACATCACCAAGACCATCTCTCAGATTACTAGTGGTTTGACCGACTCTCTCGGTATCGACCCGCGTGTATTGCTCAGCTCTCTCATGGGTAGCAAGCTCGCTGGTGTCGGTGGTAAGACCGAACCGAAGCAGCTCAACGGTTAATATATAAAATTCTCAGAATTTTAGAGACCAAACCAGCACTCCTGGTTGGTCTTTTTTCTTTTTCCAGAACATTTTTCAGGACCATTTTGTATCAATTTTTTTACTATATTTGTATGGAAAAGATTGGTAAAAAAATAAGTAAAATAGCATTTTTGCAGCTTTCAAAAGCAACATAAATATAAAACCACGAGAGGTAAAACTCAGGTTGGTGAGACGATTTTTGTTCGTTTTTAAGAGGCAAAAAAGAGGAAAATATATGAAGATTAGAAAGCGTAATGGTTCTGAAGCAGTGTTTAATAAAACTAATATTATTGAAGCGATTTCCAGGGCAAATGAGAAGGTTAGAATGGAAGACAGACTCACGATTGCCGAAATAAAGGAAATCGCTAAAAATATAGAAGATAAATGTAAGCAGGCTACAGTAACTATTAGTTATCTTGATATCCAGTCTATGGTTGAAAAGTCTATCATGGTCGCTGGAAAATATGAAGTCGCAACTGAATATATTACATATCGTTATCAGAAAGCACTTGACAATAGAACTAACACTACTGACGATAAGATTCTTGCGTTACTTAATGGCGATAATGAAGAAATTAAGCAGGAAAATGCAAATAAGAACCCGACTATTGTCTCTACAATGAGAGATTATATGGCAGGTGAAGTTTCTAAAGATATTTCAAGACGTTATCTTATTCCGTCAGATATCTGGAAAGCTCATAAGGAAGGCATTATTCATTTCCATGACATGGATTATTTCGCAATGCCAGAGCATAACTGTTGCTTGATCAACCTTGACGATATGTTGCAGAATGGAACAGTAATTTCTGGTAATACAATCGATAAGCCGCATACTTTCAGAAATGCTTGTAATATTGCATCTCAGATTGTTGCACAGGTTGCATCGTCACAATATGGTGGTCAGACTATTACTGCTAGTCATCTTGCAAAGTTTATTCCGGTTGCAAGAGAATACTTTAAGAAAGAATTCCCGACCATGAATGAAGAACAGATTGAACAGCTTGTTAGAAAGGATATTCGTGATGGTGTTCAGACTCTTCAGTATCAGATTTTAACTTTGCAGACTACTAACGGTCAAACACCTTTCGTATCTGTATGTCTTTACTTGAATGAAGCAGAAAACGAAGAAGCTAAGGAAGACTTGGCAAGAGTTATTGAAGAAATTCTTAACCAAAGAATCAAGGGCGTAAAGAATGAAGTTGGTGTTTACTATGCTAACCCGTTCCCGAAGCTTCTTTACGTTCTTGAAGAAGATAATATTCATCCAGATAGTAAGTATTATTATTTGACACAGCTTGCTGCAAAATGCACAGCTGAAAGAATGGTTCCTGACTATATTTCTGAAAAGATAATGAAGCAGCAGAAGATTTCTAAGAAGGGAGAAGAAGGTGATTGCTATCCATGTATGGGTTGTCGTTCGTTCTTGACTCCATATAGAGATCCGAAGACTAAGAAGCCGAAGTATTACGGTCGTTTTAACCAGGGTGTTGTTTCTATTAACTTGCCTGACGTCGCATTATCTTCTGGTAAGAATATTGAAAAGTTCTGGTATATTCTTGAGGAAAGGTTGGAACTCTGTCACCGTGCTTTGAGATTACGTCATGAACATCTTCGTGGCGTCAAGTCTGATGTTGCTCCGATTCTTTGGCAGAATGGTGCTTTTGCTAGATTAAAGAAAGGTGAAACTATTGATAACCTCCTTTATAATGGATATTCTACTATTTCCCTTGGTTATGCTGGTCTTTATGAATGTGTAAAGTATATGACTGGTAAATCTCATACTGAAGAAGGTGGTAGAGAATTTGGTCTTGAAGTTATGAAGAAGCTTAATGATAAGTGTAAGGCATGGAAGCAGATTGAAAAAATCGACTATTCTGTTTATGGAACTCCGATTGAAAATACTACTGAGAAGTTTGCTAAGTGCTTACAGGCAAGATTCGGCGTAGTAGAAGGTATCACTGACCGTAACTATATCACTAACTCTTATCATATTCCTGTTTTCGAAAAGATTGATGCATTCGAGAAGATTACCAAGGAAGCAGAATTCCAGAAGCTTTCTCCGGGTGGTGCAATTTCTTATGTAGAAACACCTAATATGGCTAATAATGTTGATGCTATTATGGCTGTTATTAAACATATCTATGACAATATCATGTATGCTGAAATTAATACAAAACTTGATACTTGTCAGAAATGTGGTTTCCAAGGCGAAATTAGCATGGTAAAGGATGAAAATGGTAAGCTTATTTGGAAGTGCCCACAGTGTGGTAATACCGAAGCAGGCACAATGAATATTATTCGTCGTGTTTGTGGTTATCTTTCAAATGCTAACGAAATGTGTCAGGGTCGTTTAGGCGATATTCATGACAGAGTATTACACCTTTAATTAGAAATTCAAATAAAAAATCATGTAACTAAAAAGTTACATGGTTTTTCTATCTTTTATGAGGATTTATGAATTATTCAAATATTAAATATATCGATACTGCTGATGGACCGGGAGTAAGAGTTTCATTATTTGTTTCAGGTTGTAGGAATCATTGTAAAGGCTGTTTCAATGAAGTTACATGGGACTTTAATTATGGTGAGCCATTTACAGAAATTGAAGAAAATGAAATTCTTGAAGCATGTGATAAGGAATATATTTCTGGCTTAACTTTATTGGGTGGTGAACCATTTGAAGAAGAAAATCAAGAAGTTCTTGTAAACCTTATCAAGAAATTTAAGGAAAGATTTCCAGAAAAGAATATCTGGATGTATACCGGTTATGTTCTTGAAAAGGATTTATTGCCAGGACAGAGAAAACATGTTGACGGTGTTACAGGACTCATTCTGGACTCCATAGACACACTTGTGGACGGACCGTTTATTCTTGCCGAACGAAACCTATCCCTTAAGTTTAGAGGTAGTAATAATCAACGTATACTCGATAAAGATAAGATTAAGGAATTAAGGAATGCTTGATACAATATTCTTGATTATTGGATTTATCGGTGCTGGCGCTTTTGCAACATGTAGCCTTCCCCAAGTAATAAAGGCATATAAGACCAAATCAACTGGCGATTTAAGTATGTTCTTTATTATATTGTCGATTATCGGGAACTTATGTAGTGCAGCTTATATCTTCTGGACCAATTTAAAAAGTGGAATGTGGCAATATCCACAATATGTAAATTACACATTGGCAACAATATTGATTTTCATTCTGCTAGGTTTAAAAATTCATTATGATAAAAATAAAACCGGAAAATAATTCCGGTTTTTTATTTTAATTTCCAAAGTTTTTTGGTTTCTCACTAAAAATTGTTAAGGAAAGCATGCATGATTGCAGCTTTTTGGAAAACCTGAACACATTCATTTACGTCACAATTTTTCTTGTCAAAGTCATCTTCTTTAAATGCATCAGGATCTTCAGCTTTCCAACCTTTATCCCATGCTTTTTGAAGTTCTTTCTTTGATGTATCAAATTTCTTGCAGTAATGTTCAATTATGACTTCGCCAATATCGCTACCTGTATTGTTAAGTTCTTTTTCACTTAACATGGTATTAATATTTGCAATCTTTACAGAATTCTGGTAATAACCCTTAGATTGAGTAAATGACAAGAATTGGTCTGCAGAATCAAAACGTAAATCTGCTTCATTTAAAGGTTTTACTTTATAATTATTCTTGTTTAATATAGATATAGCTTCATTCAGATCCATAGTTATTTCCTTATGCTTCATTGCAGATATATTGTTTTGCAGTCGGAATGCCGACACCGGATTTGTAGAGTCTATTGATAATGTCATCAAGTTCTTCTTCAGATAAGCCTGCGACACATTCAGCACATTCACGTTTTAATATTGCTTCAAATTCAGCATAAGTCATTTCTTCTGGAACATCTACATCTGGTTCCATGATGTCAAGAACTTGTTCAACATCTACAGTTTGTTCTGTTGCTTCTTTGAAAGCGTCAACCTGTTTGTCCTTACCCCAGACATATACGCCACGACTAGGTTTTTCGATAAGACCTGCTTCGATAGACATATTAATAAGCTGACCAGCATATTTCGTAATCTTCTTCTTTAATACGAACATTTGTGGAGGGGTTAATTTCTTATACTTGATGTATGACTGAGCGAGAGAAGATAAAAATCTAGCATCAGGTTGATTGAAACCTTCATAGTTTACAAATCTTGTCTGTTTTGCAGCTTTTTCAACATCACGTTGACGTTCATAAAGCTTCATAAGAGCTTTGATAGCTTGGTCATCTCTTTCAAGCTGCTTTTTCATTTTGGCGATAAGTGTCGCCATGTTTGTAGCAGAAGCCTCATCAAGGACTGTTCTTTTAAAAAATTGTTTAAACGATTCTTTAATCATTATTAAAACTCCTCATTAATTTTGTCAGCTACGTCTTGCGGAGAAATAACGCCAAGACGATACATATCTAAAGCAAGAGCCTTAGCGTCGTCTAAATCGTCATCATCTATGATTCCTTTATCCTGTTCCGCAAGTGCAATACACTGGTTGACAAAGTTTTCTTCACTCTGTTTTGGATTAGGCAAAGCAGCCTCTGGATCTTCAGCAAAAGCATCGTCATTGAAAATATATGCAACTTGGCCACGAATCTTTGTTTCTTGAATATATCCGATTTCTTGAAGAACTTTGAGACACTGTGTATTCTTGTAGGTCATAAGAGTACGTTTAGCCTGTGCCATTTCTTTCGGTGTAAGTTTTTCACCGTTCGCAATCTTTTCAGCATAAAAAGAAAGCAGGCCAGCGTCGGTCTGGTTAAATCCTCTTAAATTTTTATGGATTGTATAACGGCCCATTTTTTCATCAGCTTCCTGACGACCATACATGCCCATAAGGAATGCGATAATAAATTTATCATTACCAATATATTCTATAATCTTTCTATTGATATCAAATCTAGCTGAACGACCAGAATAAGTTGTAGCTTCTTTTACAAAATTAAGATTTGCTCTAGTAACGATTTGTTTAGCTTCTGATAATGTCATAATAATATATCCTTATTAATTATAATTCGTCCCATTCTTCAGCAGTTAATGAATTTAAATACTTATAAACCATGTTTATAATATCTTCAGCAGATATATAGTCAAGCCAAGCATCTTTATGGTCTAAAATTGCTGCAATAATTTGTGTAGATTTGCCATTATTTACTGCATCTAAATTAATCGTATTGCTAGTATATTTTTGTATAAGCCATTCTGCCGCTTTTTGTTCTTCTCGAGTTAAACCTTTCCATCCTTCTTCCCATACTAAATTTGGGTTAAATGGTTCTTTATCTTCATTTATTATATTATAACCGGTTTTTTTAAGGATTTCCTTTGCTTCTGTTAAAGTCATAAATTTCCTCGTTTTATATTATTTATAATAAAAAACCTAGCCAAAAAGCTAGGTTTAAATAAAAAACTCGGAATTTATTTGACTATATAGCCAGAATTCTTTAATACATTAACTGCTTCTTCTATAGCAGTTTTATTAAATGAAGTACAATATGATTCATTCAGTTCTGTAAAGAAAGTCTCGATATCATGTTTTGATCTTAAGAACTTTCTATTTGGAACTTGACCATTTTTCATAATAAGTTCCAGTGCATGACCCCAGTTTTTAACAAGAGCAATATCCCGGTTTTCTTTGGATAGAATCATGTTTGGTTTTAAGATATATTTTAGTTTGAGTACATATTGTCTAAATATATCAATTAGCGATTTTTCCTTTTCTGGAAAAGTAAGCTGTCCATTGTGAAATTTCGGATGTCCAAAGTCGTAATTCATATATTATTTATGCCTTATTAAGATATATGCTAAATATAGTAGGCGTAAACAACTCATTATACATTTCGAAATCTTTAAACATGAGTAATTTTTCGAGGCTTACTGTATTTTCAATCAGGAATTTCTGAAATTCTTGCTGTTTATTGCCAATTTGTTCAAGAACAGGCTTATATTCAATATCAAGTTTTTGTACTTCATTATTGAATTCGACAAGATTATCTGTAATTACAGCCTTACCGTCTTTATAAATTGGATCACCTTGTTCATCACGGTCAATGAATTTTTGGATAAGCAATTCCTTCTTTGCATTATATTCATTGACTTTATTAACAGTATTATCGTTAAAATGTTTACGAATTTCAGAATCTACATAATTCATTGCTTGAAAAAGCATATTGTAGTTATCGATAAACAATGTATGATGATATACTGAGAAACCAGGTCCGTTTGAATTTATTATTTTTGACAAGAAATCAAATAAAACTTGGACTTCCTTATATGTAAAGGTTACTTTTTCTTTATATTCAAATACGTCACAATTATCGACAAATTGTTCAATGTTCATCTTTTACCCACTTTAAATCTAATTTACCCGCACAAGGAGTAAATGTCATTTCACTAAATTTGACTTCATTATTTATGCTGTATAAATCTACCCTTACGAATTTAAAACCTTTACAGAGATGTTCTACATACGGAATCATTCTATTCAAGATTTCACGTTCTTTCTGTGACATGACCTTGAAGTTCAACGGTTTTGTTCCGATATACCATTCTGGAGGATTTCCGTCCTTGTCATACCATGAAAGATACATCATAATATTCTTTTTAAGCTTCTTGGCACGACAGACATTGACAATTTCACCATTTTCGCACCAGAATTCCCAGTTCAACAGTTCGCCAAGGTCAGGCTGGATTACGATGCCTGGTTTGATGCATTCATATTGCCATTCATAACCGCTAATATAAGCATAGTTGAGATTACACCATTCATGAGATTTCCTGATTAGATATTCTGGATTGAAGCTATCTTCTTTCCTAAATTTCATATTCCAACCAGAACCATGATTACACCTAAGGATATAATTTGTATTATTAGAAAGATGCCAACGATAATTATGTTCAGTCAAGTAGTTCCTGTCTGTAAATACAGGTTCAATCCTAAGTTCGCTTAAACCATCATTTCTAAGTAATTCAAGAGCGGTAATCTTATCGGTCCAGTCCTGCTTGATAGGGTTTCTATCATAGATTTTATAATAGCCAATACGGTCTACGATATTTTGTGGATTGTCTAAATTTATGCCTGGAACTTCCCTTTCCAGCCATTCTCTGGCAAATTTTTCCTTGTCGTCACAAAAACGGCAGATATTATACTCAGTTTGATGCTTTCCGGCATAAAATTCTGCCATATAGTCCTTAATGGGCATTGGTTTTTCAAATTCTATCATATCTATTAAAATATAGTAAAATTGAGAAAAAATGTAAATATTTTATAAATTATTTGATTTTTAATGTGTATGGCCAGCTATAAATAATTATAGAGGAAAAAACAAGATGATACAGAAAAATGGCCATATTATAGCAATAGATCAAGCAAAAGTTAATGCACCATTATCTGGAAATGGTAGATCAGACTCTCCGATAGGATTAAATTTAAAGATTGATGATACATTATCTGGCAATGGCACTAATAGTAAGCCATTAGGTGTTAAGTCAGATTTATATGTAACAAACGAAGATTTTTCAATATACAGCGCAGTACCGCATGCAGTTGTTAGCAGTACTGATAAAAATGTTACAATTACGCCAGATTTTAAAGATGGTGTTGCATATTATGACATTTCTTTTACTGCTGACCCTATTGTATCAGACACTAATATATTAGGTGTAGATGGTATTCGTGCAAGATGGGATAGTTCTACATCTGCATATTATATAGGTGTATCTGCAAAGTATCTTTCTGCTAATGCATTGAATAATTATAGCGGAAATTGGCAAAACACATATAATACTGTAAAGGCAAACAGTGCAAAATGGAATGAAGCTTCTGCATTTTCTTCGAATTCTGGAAAATTTGCATTAAAAACTGATGTTGATAATAAGTTTACTGCTACTTCTGCATGGGCAAAAGCAACTTTTGCATCTGCATCTCAGTTAGATTATTATTATAAGAAGACTGAAACAAGTGCTAACGGAGAACTTGATGCAGCATTTAATAAAAAACAAGATAAGTTAACACCTGCACAGTTATCAGCTATAAGTTCTGTTTCTAGTATTAAGTCTGATTTAGCTACTCATGTTGCTGCTACTGATGTTCATATTCAAGAAGGTGAACGAAATACATGGAACACAGTAACTGCCAAAGCTGATAAGAGCTATGTTGATAAAGGTTTAGCTGACACATCCGCTTGGGCTAAGGAGACATTCCAGCCTATAGGTGAATATCTTTCTGCCAATGCATTGGACGATCTTAGTGGTCATTGGGATAGTGTTTATAATTCTGTTTTAGCTAATAGTGCTAGTTGGAACGAAACAAGTGCTACATTAAATACTAACTCTGGTAAATGGGATAGTGTTTATAATTCAGTATTTGATAATAGCGCAAGCTGGAATGAGACAAGCGCTACATTAAAAACCAATTCTGGTTATTGGGACAGTGTTTATAATTCTGTTTTAGCTAATAGTGCTAGTTGGAATGAGACAAGTGCCGTAGTAAATGAAAATTCTGGTTTTTGGGGTCAAGCATATACAGCATTGACTTCAACTTCTGCAACATGGAATAATCATTCTGCATTATCTGCTACAAAACTTGATAAAGACGCATTTGAAGAATGGTCTGCAACAACTGATGCTTGGGATAAGATATATTACAGTGGGGCAGATGGCATCAAGGTTGATGAACATATAATTAGTATTTCTGCTAATTATCTTTCCGCTAATGCATTGGATAACTATAGCGGTAAGTGGAATAGCGTTTATGATTCAGTATTTGATAATAGCGCAAGTTGGAATGAAACAAGTGCTACATTAAAAGAGAATTCTGGTAAATGGGAAGAATCTTATACTGCACTTACAGCTACATCTGCAACTTGGAATAATCACTCTGCATTATCTGCTACAAAGCTTGATACAGATGTTTTTGATACATGGAAAACAGATGAATTCGGGCCAGTAAAGACTGATGTTGAAACATTAAAGGCTAACTCTGCACATAATACTGTTGAAAGTAAGAATGAATTTATTACTGTTCAATCTGCAACCAATAAGTTTGTATTGGAATTCGTTAGCGGCGACTTAGCTGATAAGCCATGGGTAACTGATGCAATCTCAGCAGCTCTTGCAGATTTTGGTGGATTTGTTCCGGTTGATGCATTGCCATTAACAGGTGATCCAAAAAAGATATATTTAATTAAAGATTCAACTGTAACAGGTGTAGATAAATCATTTGAATGGATTGTAACAGGTACAGGCGCAAATACCGGTTGGTATTGTATTGGCGATACATCGATGGATTTGGACCCGTATTTAAAACGTGAAGAAATCTCGGATGTAAGCGGAAACTGGAACAGTGTTTATGAGTCTGTTCTTGCCAATAGTGCAAGTTGGAATGAAACAAGTGCTACGTTAAAGGCTAACTCAGGTTACTGGGATAGCGTTTATGAATCTGTTCTTAACAATAGCGCTAGCTGGGATGAAACTAGTGCAACATTAAAGGCAAATTCCGGTTATTGGACAAGTGTTTATGATACTGTATCTTCAACGAGTGCTAATTGGAATGAAGCTTCTGCATTCAGTGCAAATTCTGGAAAGTTTGTAACTTCTGGCGATGAAATTGCTGATGAAGATTTAGCATATGTTATAAAGAAGACAGGCGATGCAGTTGCATGGTCTGGTATTGATTTGTCTGACCTTGGAAAGATTTATCCTATTACTTCCTTGACTCCAGAACTGGTTTCTGCTACTGTTTCAGCAATGGGTGAAACTTCTGGTTATGTATTAAGTGCCAAGGAACCTGAACCGTTCATTCAATATAGTATTTCTGCATCCATGATGAGTGCATGGACTGGTATAGATAATGATGTAAATTATTACTTGCTTAGTGGTGCAAACATTAACAGTAATAATGGTATTTCTGCAGAATATATTCCTGAATCTAATCAATGGAACATAGGCCTTGATAAGACTAACCTTGTAACATATGCTAGATTCCACACATCAAATAATACCTATACAACAAGTGCTGAAATTACTGGATTTGCACAAGATGATTATATCGGAACTGATATTTATCTTGATAATGCAGAAGTATATGCAAATTCTGGTTTATATCATGTAGATATGCAGGTCGGTATTACTATTCCAGGTAATGATAATAATTATCACAGTACGATATTAAAATCTACTACTGCGCCGTCAAGACAGGTACAGCAGGAAATTGATGGTAGCTATGCTCATACTGAAACTATTAGCTTGTCTTATGATATTAGAGTAGCAACTGATGCTACAAAGTTGACTTATACAATAGAAGACTTGCCACGTAATACAACATTCTTTGTAAAGGATTTAAATGTTCATAGAGTAATATGTTCTTTAAGTGAAATTGGTGGTTCTACTTATCAAGCAGGTAATGGCTTATTATTACAAAATGATACATTTAGTGTTGATATTGGCGATGGTTTAGAATTTAGTGGCAATCATATTCAAGTTAAACTTGGTGATGGTTTGAAGTTTGATGAAAATGCTGGTGTTGGTGTTAAAGCTATTACAATTAATAGTCAAGTTGAAGAAGTTGTTGAATCTGTTCAAAAAATGGAAAATGATTTGGATAGTAAGTTAACAACAAACTTCCCAATGCCACAAATTGATAATGTTTATGATTTTGCAAATGATAGTATTTCTACAATAAGTAATGGTGCTGGTTTAATTTGTCAGGCATTTACAGTTCCTATTAATAACCCTATTAGATTGGCTACGCAAGAAGAACCTGCAGGAACATTATTTGGAGTTTATGCTAAACAAGGATTTACACCAAAAATTATGTTAGCATTATATGTTTATGACTGGACACATACTGATTATGTCGCTGATACTGGTCCTATTCAAATTGCTGCTGGTAGAAATGAATTCCCGATTAAACATATAAATCCAAATATTTCTGAATTAAAGTCTGACTGTGTTTATTATGCTGCAATTTATATTCCAGCAGAAGCTAGAGCACAAAACGGATTATCTTTGGCGGGTTGTCCGAGTTATGCAGCTGCAAGTTTTATTAATGCAATACCTAGATTTACAGTTAGAACAGAAAATATTACTGGAATTGATATGAATGATCCTGATGCTGGATTAAATATATTAAAACCAGATAGTCAAACTGATTATCAGTGGGGCCCTTGGTCTGATAATTATAACGAGCAACCGACAGTTCCAAGATTCTTTATGCAGATTCGTAACGGTAAGATTAATTAAGGAGTTTTTATGTTACCTACTTATAATAGATTACAAATGGTTGGAAGCAAAAATGATGAACTTGTAAAAATATATGGAAACTCTGATTTTAAAACCGGACTGGAGTGGAATCAATATATTGGACGAATAATCATTAACGATTTCATTAAACAATTAGATGATTATGATGGCACTGATTTTGCTGAATATATGGGTGTATTGCCATATATTGAATACGGTATGTTTCAGTCTGCTATAAAAATTATTGAAACGATTAATATTAAAGGATTAGAAAATTTAAAAGCATGGTTATTGAAATCATTAGCAGAAGGAGAAGACAGATATGAGTAAGATGAATAAAATTATTACAAATAATTCAGTACAATTATCTGAATCCGAAGTTAATAATTTAATTGTGACACTTGGTCCTGTTATTGAGGCATTCACCGGTGGCGGTGGTGGACAAGGAAGTGTTATTTATACTCCAGGTGATGATAATATTAGTATAAATAATACTCAACATACAATAGCTTTATCTACTGATGCAGCAGCTAAATTAAATACGCCTATTCCGACGAAAGTATCTGATTTAACTGATTCAGCTAATTATGCAACAGTCGATGCAATTAATGCAAAATTGGATAAGGATGAATTTGCTGCACTAAGTGGCGATTTTGCAACAAAACAATATGTTCAAGCAGCCAGTGCAGAAGTAACTGGTTGGGTTAACAACCAGAATTATTTGACACAAGTTCCAGATACATATTATTTAAAAACTGAAACTTCTGGTAAAGATGAATTATCTGCAGCATTTAATGATATTTTGAAATATAATGTAACCGCAGCCGCAGGTATTCAAGTTTCTACAGCAACAGATGCCGGTGTTAAGACATTTGGTATTTCTATGACTGCTCAACCCGTTGTAACAGATACTACATTAAGCGGCTATAACGGTATTGCAGCAACACGTGATGGCGAGATTAATAATCAATGGAATATTGGCTTAACACAAGACCAGTTAAATACTATCAATGGAAAACTCGATAGTTCTGATTTTACTACATATACTGGAACAACTGCGCCAAATACATATCTTACAAAAACAAGTGCAGATACTTTGTATCAACCAACAGGTAATTATGTAACGACTGCTGATGTATTAACTGGTACTAACAATACATTAACAGGTATTAAAATAGGCAGTACTGATTATACGATTCCTACAACTGATTTAAGTAACTATTATACAAAAACGCAAGTAGATTCTACATTTGCTTCTGCTTCACAGTTAAATAGTTATCTAACTACAGTACAATATCAAACTGATAGTGCTACATTCGCATTAAAAACACAATTAGATGATTATGCACCAATAAGTATTACAGCCACTGTTAATACATTAACAGCAGCTAGTGCTGGATGGAATAATAAAGTAGACAAACCAACTGAATTGGTAAACAAATACTTAGTATTACGAACAGATAGTAATGGTGCTGTAAGTGGTTGGTGCGATTTCCAAGATCAATCTTACTCTAAATCAGAAGCATTAGGAACATTTGTTGCTACAGCTAACATAGACACTACAACATTATCAGGTGATGGTAAATCTGTAAGTACAAAACTAGGTGTAAAGACAGATGTTATTGCTACTACAGATTATGTAAATAGTAGTTTCTTACCAACTTCAGGTGGAACAGTATCTGGTGATGTTATTGTTAAATCTACTGGAAAGAATTTGTTGACTGTAAATACTACTGCTACTTTAATGGGACAATCCAGAGTAAATAGTCTTACTGATACAACCGCTATTGGTACTAACTGGCTTGGTGTAAATAGTAATGGTGGTGGTTTCTTAAAGAATGTTCAAGGTGGAAATGTTGGCGATTTAAATGGTACTTCAATACAAATTGATTTTGCTCCAAACGGAAATACTGCTTATGGTAACATTACAGTTAATTCACAGGGAAACATGTCTAAGGTAGTTCACGTCCCAACTGCATCTTATGATTCAATGTCAAGTTTTGATAATACAAATGGACCGAACTATATGTTAAGAAAGACTGCTAGTGGTTTTGATATTGGTGCATGTGTAATTAACGTCACTAGTCTTCCAGATAATACAGAAGCAAATACATATTATTTCATATATGACACCTAATGAGGTATTATGGCAGGTGAATTGACACATATTATTCCAACCCATCCATCAGATCCAAATTATAGAGCTTCAAAAACTAGAGGTATAACTTGGTGTGATGCAAATGGTGTAGCACACACCATTACAGCCGTTTATTGGTCGCCTACAAATAATGTAAACGATAGAAAACTTATTTGGCAATTAAGTAATGATGTTCCTTATGATGATACTTGTACTGCTACAGTTACATTATCTCAGGATAAGACTGCTTGGATAGTTACCATCACAAAGAACGGTGAAGACGTGACAAGTAGTCTATCACAAATTACTACTTGGATATATGATGGAAAGGGTGAAAGAGTTAGACCGTTTACTGTGAACACTAAAACTATTGACTTATCTCAGAAACCCCGTGGTGATTATCGTGTAGATTTAGCACAAATTACATCTAAAGCAGGTGGTTATTTTCCAGGTACAGGTTCTATATCAGTACCAGAACATATCTATATTGGTCAGCTTACTGCCGGTGATATATGTGTTGCTATTGAATATGTGCCAGAAGATGATATAACTGTAAATTCAATAGAAATTTTTTCTCATGAAACTACAAGTTATACAACAAGTAGAATTCACATAATTCATGAAAGCGGATTGTATGTTGCTTCGTTTAATGGAAATGGACAAGATAGTATAGAAACCAGATATTCATTAGAAGGTAGAGCCAGAACATTAAATAACGTTGGAACTACTTTATATAAAGATGAAAAGTACTATATAATTTTCCAAGATAAAGATACAAATAAATGGAGTACTGGTAATATAGTATTTAAACCAGCATATTTTGCGAATGAAGAAGGTAATTATAAAGCAAATGTTTATGATAATGCGGATGCAACATCAGTGCATCCTTATTCAAATGTAAAGAATATAAAAGCATTTTTACCTTCTGTTGGAAGTTCTATTACAGAAACAGATTTACAATCTATTCTTAAACTTGATACAGATGAATTATTTTTGTGGAATGGTAATAATCTTACAGTTAATTCAACAGATTTAATTCGTGATGACCATTTAGGAAAGAAACTAACTGAAAAAATAACGAATCCATCAATTACTACATCTGATGCCGATATATGGTCTTATGCTAATCAACAAATTTTTATAAGACATAACTATAGTTCTAATGTCATTAATAGAATTTGGAAAAAAACCAAAGCAACTACTAGTAACGGAACTATTGACATCGCAGCCGGTAGTCCAGCAAATCAAAATGCACAACTCTTAATAGCATTAGGTAATGATACAACGCATAAAGTTTTAACTAGTGCACCAGACCATGTTTGGACTAATTATGTTAATCAGTTAGTTAACTTAAAATCTGGATATATTGTTGATAGCACTTTAACTTTAACTCCATTAAATTATCTACCGACTGGTGTTGATAAACATTTTTACTATATAGAAGGTGGATATAATATATGGGGTGATTATAATCATGCAACTTCAATATATGTTTATGAAAATGGTCAATTCAATTACATTAATGCTTATGGTAGTGATGATATGAAAAATTATTTAGATTTTACAACATTGGAATCAACGATAGAACAAATTTCATTAACAACATTAGTTCAAGAAGACCAACAAGTATCATGTAATACAGAAGTTAAAGATGCTACTGTTTCAAGTGGTCGTAAGTATTATTTAAGAATAAATGGAAAAGAGGTTTAATGATGAATCAGTTTTACGCAGTTAATAAACAAACAGAAAAAGTAGCACATACTGCTGCAAGCTTGGCTCTAATAAAAGCTCGCATGCAGGAGTTAGGCGAAGAGGAAGAGGACTTTTACATTTTACAGGATATAGATATGAAATACATTTCACGAGTAGTTTATGTTGACGGTGAATGCGTCTACAACAATAAAGATTTCTGGACAAAAGAAGCACCAGCTGTTCTTGAAAACTTCAATGAACATGAAGTAAAGGACTTTATGGGCAAGGTGGTTGACTTTTATCGTTTCACGACTGAATATAATTCAAACACTTCAAGAATTTCTGCTATTGACGGATTGGCTGGAGAAATTGATTATAATATGACAGTTGGTGATGAGTTCATAGCATTATTCCGTGAGGAATGTGTAAAGACTGATTTTAAGGGAATTACACCTCTTGAAATTGGTGTAAAACTCGCACCAGTAATCTCGCTTGTCCAGACCGGTTCTTTCCGCGAAGCTAAGCAGGTTCTTCAGTCAATGGAAACGGACCCGTTCTTAACAGAAGAACGTATGGCTAAATATATTGCCATGATGGATGCTGCAGATGCTATTGAATATGCAACGCCAGAAGAATTTTTCTATACGGCAGAAGCACAGGAATAATATTATATATCAGTATTAGTCAAAAATACCAGTATATCTGGTATTTTTTGTATGCCGCTTATGTTATAAATAATAAGAGGTTTTTATAATATGGCAGAACAATATTCTTGGATTTCAGCTAATAATGAAGGATATTCAGCAGGTAAGTTTAGTGATGTAGATGGCAATATTATGCCATGGTCTAGATCAACTGTCGCTGATGGTAAGTGGCTTAACAGAGAAATGCTTTTACCGTTTTCTGGTAGGGACCAGTATCTTCTTAAATCCCTTAATCAGACATATGATGAATGTTCTGCATTTTCTGGCTATCTTAATGAAGAAATTAGAATAATTAATGCCCGTGCAGATGTTATTGATGTAGTTGGTAGTCATGACGCATTTATAGCACGTTCTGCAGAGCTTGTTTCGGGTGTAGACATTTCGGACAGAGATGTTATTAAGATTTTAAATGACGTTGGAACTGATATACCAGTTTGGATATATGATACAGAAAATAATGTATATGTAGAATCAGAAGTTAGCCCATCTAATCAGCAAACTTATTATAGATGGTTATCTGCTGTCAATGACGGTCCATCTGGCTGGGAATATGTCGGTGATTTGGAACCATATTATAAAGATATAGATTTAACAGAAAATTCTATAACATTTGAAAATACAGCACCTGAAAGAGATTATACTATTAATACAGATCTTAATAGATTTATTCAGATGACTACAGCTGGTAATACTGGCACTATTGGTATAACTGATGATTTTATTAGTTCTGCCTCCCAAGTCTATAACGCATTAAGTAGTATTTCCGGTATCAATGAAGGTTCTATATCTGGACCGAGAGTTAACCATACGGTTTCTAATTATAGTTTAGCACAAGGTTCGGCTAATAGTGCAAGTTATGATTCATTTGCACAGGGTAAAAGAAATTATGCTTATAGTCAATCAATAGCTGCAGGTGCAGACAACTATGCAAAAAGTCAAAGCCAGGCATTAGGCAATAACAATAGTGCAGATAGTAATGGTTTTGCTGCAGGTTCTAATAATAGTGCAACACTTGTTGCTTCTTTTGCACAAGGTTCAACTAATTATGCATATAATAGTAGTTTTGCACAGGGTACAAGTAATAGTGCGCTTACACAATCTTTTGCCCAGGGTAAAGATAATTCGGCATATTATGATGCTTTTGCACAAGGTTTATCAGCTTTTGCAAATGAAGAAAGTTTAGCTCAAGGTATAGAAGTTACAGCTAAAAGTAAATCTTTTGCACAAGGTTCAGAAAATAATGCAGATATTTATGGTTTTGCACAAGGCGCTAACTGTTCTGCAAAGACTAAGGCATTTGCACAAGGTAGCAATATAACAGCTTATGATGATGCTATTGCACAAGGTGAATATATTTCAGCAAATGAGCGTTCTATTGCACAAGGTTGTAATGTTAGTGCACATCATAATTCTTTTGCACAAGGTTATACTGTATATGCATATGATGATTCTTTTGCACAAGGTGATTATGTATCAGCAAAGACAATAGCATTCGCACAAGGTCGTGACACATCTGCATATTATGATTCTTTTGCTCAAGGCCGAAATACTAGTGCAGATATGGAAGGTTTTGCACAAGGTTATAATATACAAGCAAGCAATCAATCATTTGCACAAGGTTATAATATTACAGCAACTACTACTGGTTTTGCGCAAGGTGATAAATGTAAAGCAAATAATATTGCACTGGCGCAAGGTCAATATGCATCAGCCAATGACTATTCAATGGCGCAAGGTCAAAAGGTATATGCAAATTATGTAAGTTTTGCTGAAGGCGAAGTAGCATCTGCTAAATCAGTATCATTTGCGCAAGGTAATGATGTTATAGCAGATGGTTATTCTTTTGTGCAAGGCCATATGGCAAGTGCGACAAATATGTCGATGGCGCAAGGACATAATGGCGTCATTGCATATCAAACATCTTTTGCACAAGGTGAGCAAGCCAGTGCAAAAGATCGTGGTATGGCACAAGGTCTTAATGCTAATGCTAATGATAATTCTTTTGCACAAGGCTATGATGTAACAGCAACAACTGCTGCATTTGCACAAGGTAATACAGTAAAGAGTAATTATTATTCAATTTCTCAGGGCCTAAGAACAGTTGCAGATAATTATTCGATTTCACAGGGTACAAATACATCAGCACAGTATTATTCTATTGCACAAGGTAATGCAACTACAGCAGATGACTATTCTCAATCATTTGGTCTTGGAACAAAAATGCTGCATTCTGGTATGGCCATAGGTACTTATAATAAATCTGATAATATTCCATTTGTTATAGGTAATGGTACAAGTGATGATAATAGAAGCGATTTATTCTTGATTAATCGAAACGGCGATGTATCTGCTAAAGGCGATATAAGTGCAAAGAATTTCTATATAAATGGAAATCCAATAGATGGAATAATTGGATCCGCAAAGAGTGGTGCTGCCGCTTCAGCATGGATTGTAGCTAATGGCACAACATTTATGCCAAAATCACAGACATTTGCTGCAAAGGGAAACCCGAATAACTTTAATACAACATTTAGTTATACAGGATTTACATTGTCTGCCGGTTCTGCTATCGGGTTTAACAAGAATGGCAATACATTAACTATTTCAGCTGAAGCAGGTATTCCTGATGGCACACTTACATATGCAATGATGTATGGTCCAGGTGGCCATCCTTCTGTACAATACTTTAATATATCTTCCTTGAATATTAATAATTATAGGACAACTCAAAATACTGATTATATAAGTTTAAATGTAACTGCATCTAATGGGTCGACTGCATCTTTTGCATTATGGCCAGAAGATACATCATTAACCGGCTTGCCTGTCCCAGCTACATTAATACCAATAGTTGACCCTGCAAACATAAAGCAAAAGATATATATGAAAGTAGCTGATCTTAATATTGGTAATTATGTAAGCGCAGGTGATAATCAGAAATTAACAATAATGTCTGCTGAGAATTTGACTCTAGCAAATATGCAACCAGGTGTGATTTATTTAGTGTAAATAGTTTATGTTAATAAAAAAAGATAACAGTAATTCAGCCCAGTTAATACCATTAACTACCGCATTTGCAATGTTCGGTAGTTCTAAAGGTTTTGATGGCAATGCAACGATGTCATTACAGCCAATGTTAACTACAGAAAAAGTATTTTTTCCTGGTACTAATGCATTGGTTATTGGTGAGCATCAAACATATGACGAAGATACTCAAGGTTTTATAGGAATAAATCAAGCACGGTCTGGTTATTCGCAAGGCGGTGATGGTGGCGGTAATGGCTGGGGTCCAACTATAGATTTAAAAAGTGTATTAACAGGTGATGCTTGGTTTAAAGAATTTAACCGCCTAGAAAATTGGTGTGAATTTTCTGAATTTCCAAATAATGAATCTGCTAATTATCTTTCAACAGCAACAGCACATAGAGTTGTTGTAAATGAAAGTACGATTCCGAATGTAGAAACAGATTTTTATAATGAAAGTATTTATAATTATTGCCAATTTACTGATAACACATGGGCTATAGGACATGCTTGGGGTTCTGCAAATAATAATGATATTAGTATTATTGTAGATGCCAGTACATGGAGATTGGTTGGTCAAAGTCCTGCAGGGGTTACAGGTCAAGTCTATGCTACAGCATATAATGAAAAATTTTCAGGTAACGCTGATTTATATTCAATTACTGGCCGGGTATATGCAAGTGAAGACTTTAGGTACCATCCTGCAAGAACACATTCTACTCAATATGTATTAGATAAAAAATTTACAATACCAGAATTTTATGATGATGAACGTATACTTCATTTTGATACGACTGAACAAGTATTTACATCTGGCTTTACTGCAAGACTAAGTAATATTGATCTAAGCGATGTGCCACTCACATTGACAGGAGATGATTTATTTTTCGTATTTAATAATACCGGAACTAATGTAACGGGTATATTACGAAAACTATATATTGGTGATGCGACAGCAACAGTAACCGCAGATGTTGAATACAAAAAAGTTGAAAACTCTGTTAGTTCATATAATGTAAGTGATTATCACTGGACAAATGTAGAATGCTATGTTGGTGATGTTGGCGGTGGCGGCGGCTATAGTTATAATATTTCATTTTATCCAATCGGAGTAGCAAATAAGTATTTAATGAATCCGACTGCACAAAGTACAGTTACGCCTATTGTAAGTGGTCAAGGCTATACAATGATATCTAAAAATAATATACCAGACTACTATGGTGGCGCATTACTATTCTCTGGCAATAATTTAAGTCAATACTATAATACAAATGTTGATAAATATTTTGTTATCGGATTGAAAGGAGTATCTCAATATAGGACTGTCGGTGTTAATCCTAGACATTATGAATATAACTGGGAATGTAAAGCATATAAATTTGACGATACACATTTCAAAAAAATAAATGATACAACTTATGCATTCTTCGATGATAAATTAGGTAAAATTTATACTTGCTGGGATAACAATAATAATTCTGGTAAATTAGAACGTACTTATGTGCCAATTGGACCGTTTTTTATGGAATTTGACGGTTATACTTACATATATGATACATATGGTAAGAGACATAAAACGTTCGAAATAAATGAAGAAAATTCTTATGATATACCTACTGTATTGGATTCAATAAATTATATAAATTCATTTGACCCTGAAGTAGAAACAAATTCACGATATATTATAACAAAACCAGCAAATTCTATATATTATGGTTCAGACGGTTTTGACAAAAATCATGGTAGTACAGAAAAATATTCATATTTGGCATTACAATTACCGACAAATATTTTAACAGGAACGCCAGTTTATTTTAATAGTAATATTACAGAAATAACACAACTTGGTGAATCGGTCAAGAATATTACTGGAATGTATGTGAATGGTAGTGAACCATTGACAGCGTTAACAGCAATAAAAGCTAATTTTGGTTGGTGTATAAATATAACACAATTACCAAGTTTATTTAATGGTGCAACAGCATTAAAAGAAGTACCTGATAGTTTTAATAATATGGGCAGACTTACAGGTGCACCATCGATGTTCCAAAATTGTATTTCATTAACTGAATTACCAAATTTTTATGGTTTAACCCGTTTTGAATATGGACCAGCCATGTTTAAAAATTGTAATAAGGTAACAACATTTCCTAAAGGTACTTTATCAAATTTGACTGCGGCAAACGAAATGTTTGCGGGTTGTAAGAGTATAACAGGAAATTATTATGACAAGATGATTCCACCTACAAAATGGGAATCTTTTGCTCCTATGTTACAATATGCAACTTGTATGTTTTCTGGTTGTTCTAAAATAACAGATATACAAACAGATTTATCAGCAACAGATATTAGCTACATGTCTGGAATGTTTGCCGGCTGTACTGCAATAACTTCTGATATTGGTCCGATATTAGATTATGTTGCTTCACATTTCTATGATAATACTGCAAGATATGCAAGTGCATTTATGGGGTGTACAGGTGTTAAGAGTGGTGTAAGTTCATATCAAGATATAATAAATGATCCTACTCCTGCATATGAACATGGTCCATCAAGGGCACAGATGATGTGGAGACCATTATTTGGCGTAACATAAAAATAAAAACCGGTTTTAATAACCGGTTTTCTTTTTAAGTGGACATTAATCCGCGTTTATAATCTAGGTAATCTTTGATTGCGAAACCTAAATCAATAATACTCTTTCTTGTATCTTGAACGAATTCTTTAATTGCTTTCTGGATATTCAATTCTTTTTTCAGTTTAATATATTCTGGAACGCAGTCTATCTGACTTTCAATGCCTTTAGAAGTGTCCCAAATTTCATTAATTGTTAATCCATATTTCTGTATAAGTTCTTTGTTCATTCTGGGAAACTTATAACACTTATATAGCTTACCATAAAGTTCAGCAAGATCTACTTCTAGGTCGGCACAGAGCTGAGTTTGTGTTGCTAAAAGTTTCGTATATTTCTGTTCGTCTGCTGGAAGGGTATTTCTACGCTTAATAATTTCTTCAATAGTATCGGGCATTTTAAGTTCTTTATCAGCCCTGATTTTTAGTTCTTCATAGTCTTCTAGTTTCATGCAAGTCCTTTTTCTTCTTTGTATCTTTTGAGACAGTCAGTAACCAATGGCCTGAGGCTCTTATAATACATATCAGTATTAGTGTCGTCAATCAATCTATAGTCATCTACTTCGAGAGGTCTTCTACCTTCGAAATCAAAGTAGGTCGAACAGCTAAGCATTGGCATAAAGACTTCTGTTTCAGCAACATAAAGATGCAAATCCTTATATTTGGTATACAGGAACAATCCGCAGTCATAGAGGTCTTCAGGCGTCAAGGTAATATTAGCTTCTTCCTTCAGTTCTCTTAATGCTGTCTGCACATGGGTTTCACCCTTTTCGACATGGCCTTTCGGAATATCCCAGTTTCCAGGTTTATAAGAATGACATGACGGATGGCACGCAAGAATCTTGCGTGTTTCTTTATCAATAATAATTACACCACAGCTTATAACTTTCATAAAATTAAATATAGTAATTTTTTGCGAAAAAGGGAATATGTTTAAATATTTTGAATATTATCCTTATCATATTCTTCTTTGGTTTTATAGTATTTCCAATATGTAATATGATGTTTCCCGGAAAAGGTAGATTGACAGATTAAGTTCTCTCCCAATTTCTCGATTATTCGCGTTTTATCGACCTTTTCATCAAAGATATCCGTTTTTATATCCCATCGCGGAAAAACCCTCCAGAACGTGTTTATGGAGTCAGAATGACTATTCTGGACGACCTGCTTGGTAGGTTTTGAGTCTTCAGTATGTCTTAATTCAGCTTCTACAATTTGCATAATAGTTTCTGAAAAATAATGCGGGCTTTTTGGACCCGCACTTATTTATTACGTTACTTTAACTTTATTCGATTTCGAACTTGACAGGCTTTACTGCTTCGACAGCAGGAAGGGTAATTGTCAAGAGGCCATTTTCAACCTTAGCCTTGAGGTTATCGATATCCTGAGTCGGTGGAACCTTGATTTCGCAATGCTTTGTAACCTTGATTTTCTTCAAAAGTTCCTTGCGCTTAGGTTCTTTTTCTTCCTTGGTTTCTTCGGTAGTTTCTTCGTTCTTTTCAACGAGATCGAAGACCAGGTAGTTTACGCCGTCGACGACTTTCTTTTCAAGCGATACGTCATCCTTGGTCTTGCCCGGAATGGCGATTTCTACTGTTCCAGAACCGTCTTCTTCCTGATAAATGTTTACCGGGACAGAAATCGTGGTTTTCTCGATTGGAGTAAAGCCTTGCTGAAACCAGTACGGGTTAAGAAGAGAGTCAATTACGTTAAAGAATTCGTTCATAGTATTTTATCCTTTGGAACCTTACGTGTTCCGATTTTTTGTCTCATTTGTTAAACCTGAATCCAAGTTTTGTAATCCAGGTTTTGGCCGCTGAGACACACGGTCAAACTTGTAAATTCTTTATTCGTTTTATTTATATCGATTGCTTGTCAAAAGATGACAATTATTCATTGCCAAGCATGGTAATTCCACCAGCCTTGTTAATGAATACGATAACCGGATAACCCTTGTGATCCATGACATTGACGTTTGTATATTCGTCAGCCTGGAGCAGGTCGATAATTACCTGGTTATACTTCGACGGATTACCGGATTCCTCAGCAATCTTGAGAAGTGTATTGATTAAGCTATGCAGTTTCTTTTCTTCCATTTTTATACCTCATTAATAATAATAACATTCTTCGCCGCATTCTGGACAATTAAATGCGTAATTATATTCATTCATGCCAGTTTGTTTATATTTAGCAAATTTCTTAGAAACCTGAAATTGACATTCACATGTATCACAAATAAATATCAACTTTTTTCCTTTCTTAAGAATTTCTACATCTGGTTCTTCGTGTATGTCATTTGCTTGTGCCATAATTATTTTCCTTAATATGCGTCTTCGTCTTCAAGCTTACCATGTTTTGCGAAATATTTAATCTGGTTAAGTGCTTCATCTACAGTCTTGACATCTACACCACCATAAAGATCACCATTGACATAACGGACGAGAGAAATATTTGTTCCTTCATCATTTGGTTCTATAACGATTTCTCGGCCTTCTTCATCGTCATATTGACCTGGTAAACCTAGTGCGGCTTGATTATTTCTACCATACAGAAATTCGTCAATCCATAATTTTTTAGTAATCTTTTTCTTCTCTCTTTCAGTCTTGACCTTCTCAAGAATTTCATTGATAATCGGTCTTGCCTTACTTTCTACTTTTTTCTTAGCCATTTTTATGCCCTCTATTTAAACGCTTCGGGTCTTTCTTATCGAAATAGTCATATATTTCAATATTAGACAGTTTACGTTTAGTTTTGAAATTAGTCTTGTGTAACCACATGAAACAACGCAATCGGTTTAATTGGTGTTCAAGTAGTGCAATCTTTTCTTTATCGGTCATAGTCGGATTCCTTTATCGATTTAACCATTTCATCGAACGATTTGAATTCCAATTTATCTTCTTGTAAACGATTACCTTTACCTAAATAACTATGAACCATATAAAATTTAGGAGCTGTAATACCGATATAGAAATGTCGCTTAAATGCATTTATTTCAATTTGGTCATCTCTTTCTTCGTCATACATGTTATAACCGTATGTATGGCGCATTTCAAAACCAATTCCTTCATTAAGGAAATAATCAATAAGTTCATGTATTTGAGATTTTAATGAATCTGATAATTGATTACTGAAAATCATTAATTTACCTCGGTTAATTCTACCTTCAGTTCGGCTTTAATAATAGATAACTTTGGATTAGTATGGCATTTATTTTCATAATGCTCTTTTACTTGTTTGATAAATTCTTTGGCTTTCTGTTTATTTGTAAAACCATGTTCATGAAAACCTTCTTGTAGGATTTCATCAATAGTTACAGCATAATGACCGTCACCAATACAGTAAGGCATTGACCAAGTTTCAATCAAACCAGTTTCATCATTTCTTACAAAATATCGTTTAAATCGACTCATTATTTTCCTCTATTTTTTCAATATCTTCTGGATAACACCAAAGCCATTTCTTAATTCTTGATATATAATACTCACATTTTAAATCATGAAGATGGAGTTGTTTCTTATCACTGGTTAAAAAATACCACTGTATATCGTTCATTTGTTTTTTAGGAGAACGAGCCAAAATCATTTTATATGATTCTGGCATTTCTTCTTCAAATGTTTTCCATTTAAATTTGTATGTTTCTTCAATCATTAATTAACCAAAATTTAAATTATCATCCAATTCACCATTTTCTAGCATTCTGTCATGTTCTTCACACATTGCAATAAAATCAGGATCACGCTCTGTTCGTAGACATCCAATTGCCATTTCTCTTAATTTTTTGGCATAATTCGGTGTATCATACGGAATTAAATCGCGTATCATTTCCATTGCAAAGTCGATTTCTTCTTCTGTAAATTCTGCTTCAGCCATTAATCTACCTTTATTTCAACAGACTTTTCAATATATTCTACATTTGCTTTTTTATAAGCACGATACTTTTTCCAGTAATCCTTTGTATCTTCAAACAATGTATGGTACCAGCCACGTTTGTCCAATTTAATAAGCAATGCGTTCATTTCTTTTTGGACCTTTTCGCCAGCCCAACCCCAACCACGTTCACGATATTTGTCTTCAATGGCATAGACTTTATCCCATAGTTCCTTGTCTTTACCAGTCAAGTCTTTAATATAGAATTCTTCTTCGTAGTCGGTATCGTGGAAGGTGTAATTTGCTACAGAACAGATATGATGATCACTCATTTCTCGACCATTATGCTTATGAACATATTCAAACTCATACCAATAATTTTTTGGTAACGACTTATCAAAATCCTCTCTAATCGGCTTTTCATCCATATAATGCTTTGCAGATTGGACAGAAGAATAACCCATGCCAGCTTTGTCTAAGCTAACACCTTTATACATTGGAAAAATACGTTTCATTAGAAAGCTGCCTTAAAATTATAAACCGGCTTGATAATTTTTTCAATTTCACAAGTAGGTTCAATGTTCTTAATGATTTCATCCATAGGTTTATATGCCATAGGGCTTTCATCGATAGTAGCAGAAGAAACGCAAGAAGTGAAAATTCCCTTCATTGCTTCCTTATAGTCCTTCATGGAAATAGAATTCTTAGCATCTGCTCTGGTCATCAATCTACCAGCACCATGAGGTGCAGAATAATTCCATTCTGGATTTCCCTTACCGACACAAATTAAAGAACCGTCTCTCATATTCATAGGAATAATTACACGTTCTCCAGCCTGTGCAGAAATACTACCTTTTCTAAGAATCATATTATCAAGGTCAATATAATTATGAATAGTCTCAAACTTTTCTACAACCTTGAAACCCATTTCCTTTACGATTACATCAAGCATTGCAGCACGGTTTAAAGCTGCAAACTGCTGAACAATAGCCATATCATGCAGATAACCTTGCATATGTTCGCCTGTAAGATAGGAAAGATTTTTCGGAACAGAGAAATGGTCATAATCCTTCATGAGTTCCTTAATTTCAGCATCAGTCTTTCCTTGGTTCTTATACTTTGCAATTTCAGCACCACGAATGGCTGTCAAATTAGCACAGTCCTTAATAGCAAGATTTTGCCAGTATTCACAAGTAGCAACACCCAAATGGCGTGAACCAGAATGAATAACAATATAAAATGCACCTTCATCATCCTTATCGCATTCAATGAAGTGATTGCCTCCGCCAAGTGAAGCAATACTCAGAAGTTCTTCTCGTTTAACATCGGCAATAAGTTCTTCAAACTGTTCATCAAATTCATTAGCATAACGGTGACGGTTACTTCTATGTTCCTTGCCAGACGGAATCTTTTCCTTAATAACCTTATCCAGTTTACCGAATTCGATAAACTTGTCCTTAAGCTTTGCGACAAGCATTCCACAACCAATATCGACACCGACAAGGTTAGGAACAACCTTGTTTTTAATAAGCATTGTAGTACCTACTGTACAGTCTTTCCCACAATGACAATCTGGCATTATTTTAATATTAGAATCTTTTGCCCATATTTGACAAGTCATATTTAAGATTTGCCCATATGCAGCGCTATCTATATTATCTGTATATACGGTTGCTTTACCATATTTACCTTGTATTTCCATCATCTTTTTTAATCCACCTTGGATCTAAAAATCCTTTTACAAAACCTTCTGGACATTCATAGCAAAATTTATTAATTTTACCATTATTATACCAATGTCTTCCTTTATTATTTTCTGCAATTTTTATTTTTCTATTTTCTTCTGTTTCCTCATTAACTTTAACAATATGTCCTTCTTTAAATCCTTCAGGACATGTTTCAGTTAATATGCTAATTTCACCATTATTATACCAATGTTTACCATAATTCCAACTATCTTCTTTTCTTTTTGCTAAGTTTGGACACTTTTTATCTTTATTCCATACTTTATATCCATTTTTATATCTTTCTTTTAATGTTTCAGAAATTTGTTTTCTTTTTTCAGCAGTAACTGGTTTATCTTTAGCCGGTGGTATAATTTTACCTGATTTATATCCTTCTTTAAGTGCATTAGAAATTTTTATTCTAGTTTCTTTCGAAAGTTCTTTACCTTTTTGCGCATCTGATAAAGTATTTGCTAATATTTTTCTTAATTGCTCATATGAACGTGCAGACAATTTAATTGGATGCATATCATCACGTTTACGACATAGCCTTAATAAAGCATATGCTGTAGATTTACATGGATATATTTTAAATAACAATTTATGACATATAAAATGTTCTTTGGCAGTTAATGGAACTAAATTCTTTTTTACTTTTTCAAATTTTGGAAATAATGATTTTGGTAATATATGATGAAATTCAAAATATTCATCTTTAAAATTACGCCTTCTATAATATATGTTTAATGGCCTATTACCAAGTATTTGTTCATTTTTAGCTTTACGTATAATTTCCAAATATATATGTTTATAATTCATATATTCTCCTTATTTTACCTTTATTTTTATAAGGTCATCCCCATGACCTTGTATTATTTATAATATGGTTAGAAAATCCGAGAAAGATTTTCAACAGGTGGGGACCTGCTGTCCCATATTAAATATCAATCCTTATCGTCCAACGTTTACATCACCAGAACCAGTTCTGATATTTCCACCAACAGAACCACTAACATCGACATCGCCAGAACCAGTCTGAATATCACCAGAAACATCGCCATCAACTTCGACATCACCAGATCCAACAGAAATTTTACGAACATTGCCCTTTACCTTGACATCATGACAATTCGTAATTTCATCGACATCCCCAGTAATATTGATATTGATAACTTTATCCTTTACAGTAATGTTGTTACCATTAATAACAATATTATCACCATCAATACTGATACTACAGCCATTACCAATAATATTGGAATTAACTGTATTGCCATTAATAGTTATTGAACCATTACGAAGATTCGAAATAATTTTAAACGGATTCATTTACTTCATTTCCTTTATTTCTTTAAACGCTCTATCTTTTAATTTCATTAAACGACTGCAAAATTCACGAGCTGTCAATACTGTTTCATTTTGACAATTCTTTCCGATACTATGCGTGAACACTGCATCTTTTCCACAGGCGATTAATGCAGCTTTAAAACCTTGGTTTTCATACAATGCATCATAAGCACGATCGAGTAAGTCTTGATATGCTTTTGAAGAACGACCAATTTGTTGACCTTGCCAATAAAGAATTTGCCGTCTTTGCCAGTTTCTTCCATAACCAGCTTTCTTAGCTTTAATTCCAATCAATGAACAAATATATTTCTGCATATCGATAGTAGGGCATTTTAAACTTTGTAAAAACCCTTCCATAGATGCACATTTAACACCATCAATTTCAAATTCATGTGCAGCAAAATTACTCAGTGCACAAGACGGATAATTTCCTCTACTGCTTATGTCCATAATTAATAATTTTTTATTGTTTTGCCTGATAATTAATTTTAAAGAAATTTACGAGCTGTTCTTCATAAACCATCGGATATTGTTTGCCAGCGTCGTCAACAGCAATAACGGCGCAGTCAAGATGACAAAGCATAGCTCTACGGTCATGCTTACAGTCTATAACTGTATAAACTGTCGGATATTTGTCTTGCTTGTTAACCTTGTCGAACTTACAATCTGCATTATATGAACGACATACGATTTTAAATAATTCTTCATTAATCATTTTTGTTTCCTTAGTCTAAAAACTGCAATCCATTATAATATGTTCTAATTGCATCCATAACTTTATTAGAATCAATATGCTTATGGTTACGTTTAAAATCTTCAAGAATTTTTTGGAATTCTTTATTTTCAATTAATTCATGTCGAATCATATCAGTTACAATATGAGTATCACTTACGTCTTCAATCCAGACAATAAGCTTATCCCAGGCATCGTTTTCATAACAATAAGCAGTATCTATATTATACACATGTCCATCAACTAATGGAGCACATTCTTCATTAAAATAATTTTCAAGATTTTCTACCTTATAATCACATTCATTTTCGGTGTCTGAACCACGTAAACTCTCATTTAACATCTTGGAAACGAAAGCTAAAAATTCTTTGTGGTATTTTGACTTATAGGTTATACGGAATTCATCTTCACAATCGTTAGTCCACTTAAAATTAAAAATAGGCTTATACTTATCATAATAGATAGTATCATCATATTCTTTACATGCATGATATGTTTCAAATTCTTTTCCATCATCGGCAATATAATGTTTTACATCAACAACTTGCTTAACAATTTTTTCTTTCATTATACTTCCTCGTTTAAGCCATTTTCAATATCTTTTCTTTTTGAATATCTTTTCTTTCGTGCTGCTTCTTTGTCTTTACCGTAATAATACGGAAGACGTTTTCCCATTTGAATATATCCAAACTTCATGCATTCTTCATAAGATAAATTTTTAATTGCTTCCTCTTCAGGTACATTATCATAATGTATCTGTCGATTTGCTTTTTTAATCTTATGATATTCTCGTTCTTGTTTATTAGTTTTCATGCTTCATCCAATAAAATATGTGATAGGAAACCAAAGAAATAACCACATGCAATAGCGATACACAATACAAAATCGTTAAAGTTACAATATGTTGCGGCAAATACGCCGATTGTCGAAACTACGCCGAACAGGCTTGAATGGATAAACCCTCGATGTGTAAAGAATTGCGGTATAATAGAATATAACAATAATAGGAATGCCCAAAAAGGTTCACCCGTAGAGAACAGATATAATGCACCGATGACATATAAAAGATACATGAACATACTGGAATGCGATTTAATATCCATATCGGGTGTCAATGCACCACAAATACCGCCAATAAACGGTAGCATTGTTAATGCCGTCCAATCAGGATATTGATGTATACTTAAAATGCCAGTAGCGATTGTTCCTACTGATACACCTGCAATTAAATGTGGACCAAAACTACTCATATCAAATTTCTAAAATTTCTCCCAATTTGCTGAATGCCATCCATAATAGTACAATAAAGCAAATTGCAAAGAATATGATTGTCAACTGGACAAACAGTTTAAGCAATCCGCAAAGTGTAACAAGCATACACAGCTTCATTGCGCCGACGATAGTTCCCATACCTAGTATAAAAAATAAAAACGAGGTAAGTAATGTTAATATAATCTTCATATTATAAAATATAATAAAAAGGGTGACAAATGTCAACCCTTTTAATGGACCCGAGGAGAGTCGAACTCCTGTCTTGAATAACTTCAATATCCGTTCCTACAAGCTTTCCCTTCGTATTTACTAATTCGTTATACCTATGCCCTGAAGGTCGGCATCAGTATAAACTAGCCTGTGATTTTCGGAAATAATAGACAGACTTAACTATTTCCTAACCCATTTTGCGACTGGATTCTATACCCAACGGGTTAACGGTATAGGTCCAGGGTTGCGATAAATTAAGCAGCCATTGCGTAAGTGTTAGCACTTATCTTTTTCAGACTTTTTAACGAGTGCCCTCGTCTGAGACCTCGACTTGCAACTAATATCTCTATCACCCAATCGAAACCAGGCGAGCCCATAATTTATTTATACACCAAAATGTTCCAAGAAGAAGTCTGGACGCTTAGGATCAAAATGCTGAATTCTAATCATTTCAAGCTTGAACTTATTCTTGTTATACATATCGATAATCTTATCAGCATGAGGACCATGAACACCCTTACGGATAAGTTCATTGACTTCGTGATAAGTAAAACCAAGTTTATCTTCATCAGTTAAAGGCTGAAGGCCATCAATAGGAGTCTTATGAGTAAGTTCATACGGAAGACCAAGGTCATCACCGATTTCAATAATTTCTTCAGTTGTTAACATATCAACTGGAGCAAAAGAACCACACGAATCACCCCATAACGTAGCATATCCGCAGCAATTTTCCGACCTGTTACAAGTATTAGCCATCAACCAGTTATTTGTCTGTGCAGTAACCATAATCTGGTTAGTACGAAGTCTTGCACCTACGTTAGTCTTTGCATCATAAGACTTGTCAGCACCAGGAACAAGAGCAAGAGATTCTTTTACAAGAGTTTCAATATCCTGAACATCATAATCGATACCAAGATGGTCAACCAGCTTATAGGAGTCAGAAATATCCTTCTGAATACCGCATGGAAGTAAAACACCGTGAACATGTTCCTTACCAAGTGCAGCGACACAAATAGCCGCAACTACACTAGAATCCTTACCACCAGAAATTCCTAATACAGCATCAGTCTTGCCGAGCTTGTCAAAGGTTTCCTTGGTCCACTTAACTACGTTTTCTGTCAATTCTTTCATATATTATCCTTTTCTTTTAAACTTTATAGTACAAATATAGAAAACATTTCACGGTCGAAATGTAAAAGTATATTTACTTCTTAACCGTAAAATGTCTCATTTCTACTAGTCTTTTTTGTAAATCGGCAATGGTTTCACGTTCTTTATAAACTAACCCACCAACAACGGTAATACCAAGAATTGTGCCGAAAATTTTAAGTAACTTTTTCATATTAAATCCTAAAAATAAACCCTATCCCCAAAATAGGGTTTACTTAATTATTAGTCGTGATTTACGCGCCAATCGATTGCACGCTGGAGATAATCGCGATATTCTTCGCTCTTACCCATGAACTTACCAGCAGCATCGCTGATCTTACAAACCGGAATTCCGTTTACTTCGGTCAGCTTGATAACCTGGTTCATCGGCTTGAACCAACCAGTATCATTGAGCAACCAGGTACCGATACCGAAAGCAACATTACAACGGAGTGCAAAACGCTGATAGATAACTTCTGCACGCTGGAAGTCCAAGCTATCCGAGAACAAGAGAGTCTTGTTTGCATATGGAACGCCAACCTTCATATAGTGAGCAAGCATCTTTTCGCCCCAGGCAATCGGATCGCCCGAGTCATGTCTTACGCCGCTGAACAACGTTGCATATTCAGTCGTAAAGTCCTTGAGGAAGCAATCAGTGGTGATACAGTCGGTAAGATAGATACCATTCTTAACACCGTATTCCTTAATCCAGTGCTTCATCATGTAGTGGTTGGAGTAAGCCGGGTTATGAATCGGCAGACCCTGACCAACGAGCTCGATGGCTTCGTGAGCCATAGTTCCAATCGGCTTAGTTCCGAACAGGAAGCTGAAATACACGTTAGAAGTACCGACAAACTTAGTACCCTTGAACTGGAACTGGCTGATATAGCGAAGTGCCCATTCTTGGAATTCCTTACAGAATCTACGGCGAGTACCGAATTCGCTAAATGCGCCAATCTTGATTTCACCCTTGATGAGCTTATCAACCTTTTCAATGAAGCGCTGCTTTGCATCTTCGATAATCTTAGCCTGTTCCTCCGGAGTATAGGTCATACGGAACCAGACTTCAGAAACAATGGACATAACCGGCACTTCATGATAAGAAACGTCGATGTTATAACCACGGAAGTGAATTTCCGGCTGCTGAATCTTTTCGTCATACACGCAAGTGATTTCATTACGGTCAATACTATAACGCTTCAAGAAACCAACATAGTCATGGTTCATGAAATCAATCTTACCGAAGTGTTCAAGTTCCCATGGAGTATAGCGGAGCTTGGAGTAAAGGTCAATCTGATAATTGATTTCATCAATCATCTCACGAGTAAACTTACGTTCAGGATCTCTGTTCTTGTAGGTCCATTCAACCTTCATATCGTGGAACTGATGAACAAACATTTGACCCATAGTGTACTTATAGAAGTCATTGTCGGTCAAATGCGTGATAATTTGGGGAAGATGTTTTGTCATTTTTAATATCCTTTTTAATTTTAATCAAATATAAAAAATAAAAGGGTTTTTGTAAACCCCTTTTATATTAAACCTTCGGAGACTCGAATGTATGAATTCTTTGTTTACCGAAATGCCTTTCAAATTCAGTAACGCGATCCATTTCATCACAATGCGTTACTTCTACCTTGAAATCACCAGCATACGGTCTCATGAAGTCAAATCCAATTCTGCTAGCCAAATCATTGATATCCAAAGCGGCATATCTAAAATGCCCCTGTGTATCATTATAATGGTTCGTTCTATCTTCAGGAACAGAACTAGCAATGTGATTCTTGTCGGTTTCACCAATTAGATAGCCGTCACCGTGTCTTGTAAGATAAGGTCTTGTCACATAATGAACCGTGATAGCGTCATTCGGAAGATTAAGTCCACTTGCAAGAATAGCCATACCATCATGAGAACCAGTATTGCTAGGAGTAGTATGGTCATCGAACGGATTGGAATTTAATAACAATCCTTGTCCGTTTTCACAGATTACTTCTTGATAGTCATGATAGATTTCGGTAATCGACTTTACAGGTTTAGCCATAAATCTTAATGTATGGCAATCCTGGATAAAGTGTTCAATAAGAAAATCACTGTTCCATGGTTCTACAAGTTCTTTAGGAAGTTTTACACCCCTGTTTTCAAAATACAGTTTAATATCTTTAAGATACTTAACTTTGAATTCTTTAGGAAGATAGCAGAATTCATCAAGTGTATATGTTTTCATCTTACTGTATCTTAATACCGTTTCCCAGATACCCATTCCACAGGAACCATGTCTATCTTTTCCTCTGCTTACTTCAATAGCGAGGTTAAACATCTGGTCAAACGGAGTAGACCACATACAGTCTTCATGACGATAAAAATTAAGATTATTAAAGAATGGTAGCTTGTCAGACAGCTGTTTTCTTTCCTTGTCGAATTGCATCGGATTAAGGATAAAGAATTGAGAAAAATAACTGTCTGCACCGTAGCATGTTCCAGAACCGAAATGTTTGAAAGTAAAATCGCCATTATCAGATATTACTGAATGTCCTCTTTGTGCGCCACCATTCGTTAGAACATTCAATACCTTACCGACAGCTTTCTTTGTATAGAATGCTGTAACAGTACCTTTACCTTCATCGCCGTAGGAACTACCTACTATAATTCTACCAATCGTCATACAAATTTAAATATAGAAAAAATAAAGGGGTTTTTCAACCCCTTAAAGTTACCAAGTAATTTCGCCGTTTTCGTTAAGCTGCGTCTTCTTAGGTGCTTCAGTAGTAGTACCACCACCATTATGTTCGATTGTCTGCTTAATGCAGTCTTCGATAATGGTAGGCAAGGTATTAATCGATGCAACCTTCAGATTATCGCCAAGAAGCTGACCGAAAGTCTTTTCAATCTGGTTTGCATAGCTTCTATAGCATGTAGCATTGTCATCTACAGCGATATGATAAATATCGAACTTATCCTTAGCCTTAGCATAGAGATCCTTGGTATCTACACGAGACTGGTTAGAATGACCAGTTGCTTCGTTAAGACCTGCACGTTCGAGATACGGATTTAACGGTTCATCACCCATGGTAATAATGATACCCTTTCGACCTTGCTTGTCATAGCAATCAAGCTTGGTCTGATTGAGACCGAAATACCATGCAGCAGAATAGGATTCATACTGGTTTCCACCGCCGCCGTGTTCCATATAAATCTTGTCAATATCCTTAGAGATACGGACATCAGATTCGAACTGAGATGCCTGAATCGGGCAGGAGTCGCATTCAACGTCACCGATACCCATGATAAGGAATTCAATATCGCGATCCTTATACTTTTCGAGCAAATTCAATACGATAGGACCAAGTGCTTCTGCAGTTCTCTTACAAGCCGTACCCATAGAACCGGTAACGTCAAGTGCGAGAATGACCGGAAGTGTATTCGGATGTTCCTTGGAATTGCAACATTCACGAATAACATTCTTCGGATCAAGTTCACTTGCCATGTAGGAACGATCAAATGTCTGACCCTTAGTTACATAACCACGAGAATCAAGGACCTTACCGCAGCTTCTGGAATAAGATTTATAGCTGGAATAATCAAAGCTTCCGCCACCCATAGGTTAACCTCCTTTTAGTTTTCCTCTGTATCTTCGTCTTCATCGCCGTCGTCCGGATTTACAGCACCGGCAACGTCTTCATCAATCTGGATGTCGAACATGTTTTCGAACATATTGCCGTCAGTTGCAGCACCGCCGAACATATTCTGCATCATCATCATCTGCATCAGGCCATTACCATCACTGCCATTGCCACCCATCATGCTCTTCATCATCATGAGCTGCATCATCTTGGCCATGATACCCTTGCCCTTACCAGCGATACCATTACCGAATGGGCTGGTGATCTTGCCGTAGAACACGGTAGCGCCCATGAAGATGTGACGTTCCGGAACGATTTCACGGATTTCGCTATTTTCATAGTCGATAACCTTAATCGATGCCTTACCAACTTCGATAACGCACTTCGGCTTGCCACCGACGAGAATAACGTCACCGACAGCGACCTTAGCGGTCGGAAGGACGAAGAAGAAGTCTGCACCGTCAAAACAGAAGTTAGTGACGTTGGTGAGACGCTGCTTCTTGACATTGTAAGTCTTGAAGCCATTGGATGTCTTGACTGCGATACCGCCATTCATAGCGAATGCACACTTGCCCTTTTCGAGCTTGCCAAACATACCGTTAAACATATTGCCAAAGTTAAAATCAAACATATTATTTTCCTCTTTATTGTTTGTGTTTGTTTTGTTTTTGTTTTTAAAATCTTCGAAGAGTGTTAAGTCTTCAGGTAATTTGCTATATTCGTATTTCCATTTATTATATCCGATAGAATCTTTTCTTTTTCGATATGCATCATAGTAATCACGAATACTATTAGGTGTTAAGCCTTCCCAATCTACCATGTGATACATCCCATGCCTGAATCACCATTATCCTGTTCATAAAGTTTCTGGAAAGTTTCATTAGTAGTTGCATAAAACGTACCATCGATTCCTTTAATAATCCAGTCACCCGGGATGGCATAATGATGACCTGACTTTGTTTCGATACCAAGAACAGGTCCTGACATCGGATAAGTTTCATCATCATAACGGATATGACCGTCACCCCAGTCAAGAATATCCGCTACATTTTCAGCATCATCGAGATCCGGAATCTGAACAGCTTCGACTTGAACCGGTTTCTTTTTATATTTCTTAATTTCAACGGTCATATTAGTCCTCGTTAATAACGTCAATTTCTTTCATCTTCATGCAGGTGTAAGCAGCCTTTTCATCGTCAGGTCCGAAACCAGCAGTGCAAGCAGCATCAACAGTAATCTTCATGTTCGGGAAAAGTGCACGAAGAATAGTTGCATTGGAATCTACGCAAATACCAGCGACAAAACCACAAAGTTCAATTTCGTCAAAATCGAAGGCCTTGAGGTATTCCTTCCAACCATCCCAACCGAACGTATACTTGTCAATGCAGTGGAACTTAGTCGGACCATTGGTGCCATTCTTTTCATGACAAGCTGCGAGAATATCCTTTTGAATTTCCCAACCTTCAGTAAGCTTGATACAGTGGACAGTCTTGAGAATCTGACCTTCCATAGTATCTTCATATGCCTTTCCTTCAGCAGGAGGCCAAGCAGATTCAACCTGAAGCTTGGTAAAGTGAGTATCGTGAGTTGCGATAACGATACCGTCGTGTTCCTTTACTTTCTTTACGATGTTTGCAATCTTTGCTTCGGCGCGAGGATTTGCAAGAGTGCCAGTAATAAAATCGTTCTGACAGTCGATGAGGATTAAGAGTTTCTTGTTCATTTTTATTTTTCCTTTTTAAATTTTTTAAGCCCAGTAGAATAAAGTAAATTGTTGAATTTTTGCGTGCGTTGATTCTATTTCTTTCACGCTCTCAGTCACGGTCAAAACGTCGTCACGAGTAATCTGATTTGTTTCCAGATACAATCCTATATTTTCAGGATTAGTAAAGGTTTGAATTTTTAATGTTTTCTTTTTTCTCATTACTGAACCTTTTAATTTTCACTGTTAAATATAGAAAAAAAGACCGCTTTTGTAAGCGGTCTATAATCGTTAAATTTTGTAAAATTTAATTTACACTATAACAAAGCAAAACCGCTCGTGCGATTCGCTTGATGATGAAATTCTGTTATAGTTAAAATTAATCATTGTTCTCAACCTTTCTATTCTATATATGAAAATAATTTTCTAAAAGTCGTTATTTTTCTTTTGCTTTCCTAAAAGATGTTTTCTTGTCAAAACCATATGCCTGTAAACGAGTGATATCATCGCCAACAGGAACGATGGCATCATCAGGCCTTGCATGTGTATCTAACCATTCATTTATATTATAAAGACATGTAAAAGGATCCATTACTTGAACAAAGTTTAAATCTTTGAGACATGGATTTTTTACAATCCTGATTTTCGCAGGTTCTTTTGCATACTTATGATGTAATGGATAAAACACAGAGAATACAGGACCATATTTAATGAAGGCCTCATCTTTCCACCAATCGGTTTCTTCTGGATTTTTTAAATCAAGATACCGACTGTACTTAAATTTAAATTTATCAGATAAACCTTGCCATGGATGAGTTCTATAGTCTTTAAATGTTTCGAAAGAAATATACTTATGCGCTTCTTTGCAATAGTTAAAATAATCACTATCGTTTGCAATTCCAGGAAAGTAATCGTAATGTAAACCATAATAGTATTTTCCACAGAAACCGACAAGGATTACAATATTATTTTGTGGACGATCCGGAAAAGACGAGTCTTCATGATCCGTAAACTTCGGAAAGAATTCCTCGCCAAGGTCAGGAATATCCATTAAAGAAATAATGTCAGTTTCTTGAGAACGATTATAAACTACTTCGGATTCTATAAAAGAACCCAAAGCAGAATCATAATAATCCTGGAATTTACTATAGATTTTCACTACTAGCCTCCAATAGGCCAAATAACATTACAACGGTAATCATTCATTTCCATATATTCTCTAATTTTCTGTTTCATTTCAACAAGACCTTCATCACTGTATTCATCAGTATACTGAATAATAACAGCATTCGGGTCAAAAACAAAATTGATAATATAGAACATGGATGCGTCCCAATTTTTGTTACGCTTTTCGATTTCTTCTGGCTTATCCCAGTCAGGAGAATCGATATTTTCTACTGCCTTGTCAAAACGGTCAAACAGGCGTGAAAGCAAAACACCGTTTACACCCTTGTGGCCATAACAACCAGTGGATGCATAAGTTCCTTCAGGTTCTTGAATATGATATTGTCTTACGACTTCACCCTTGTAATTGGTATATTCACGAGAAATAACATATCCGCCGAAGGAGACATTGATCTTTTCCCATTCAAGAACTTCTGCCTTGAACTGTTCCATCCAGTCGGTAAACATCTTGATTACTCTTTCATTATGAGTTACAGCACCAGGGATTTCAACGTCATCTTTTGTAACCGGAACAAAATACGAATTAATTTGCCCGACGATAAGCTGAAATACATAAGACGCTTTTTCTTCCGGCTTATTACGGATATACAATGCTCTTTCACTAAAATCCATATTGTATTGGAATACAATATCTTTCAAATGCTTATGTGCATTAAAAGAGCGTTCCGGAATAATAATCGCATGCATTGAAGACGAGTTTGTTTCAAATGTGCAAAGTCTTATAGTTTTCATAAATTACCATCCTTTGGTTGAAATCTTGAACAGGTCACGAACATTTTCCGTTCCGTCGAACTTGAATCTTTGGTCGAGTGCTGCAGTGCTCATTCTTGCAACAGTCATGTTCGGAACGTCGATATAGAATGTAGAACATGTAATATTTCCTTCGCTATCCGTTACATCGGTATCTGAACCTTGGAATAAGGAATTATACATTTCATCCGTCATATTGAAAATCTTCTTCGGGTCAATCTGTTCGATACCGAGACAGTCGAACGAAATAACCTTGCAGATATGTCTCATAATCGGCAGGAATCCCTTGAGCCATTCAATATTCTTCTTGATACTTTCAGATTCCTTTTCAAGCAACGTATGTCCACGTCTAAGGTCCTTGTAACCGAGAATAAGAACTTTCCTATGCTTGAGGCATTCAATATCTTTTTCTGTAAGAATACCTGCAATCGTATGGATAACGACATTTTCACCAAGAGTGTCAATAAACTTGAAGTCATCAACATTTGAAGAATCAGTCAGTGAAACACCAATGCCGTTAACCAACTTTTCGGCAACGAGCTTACAGATTAAATCCTTATAAGGCTGGAGATGTCTTTGGTTAATCGTGATATTCGCAATAACACTCTTTGACTTCAACTTTTCAAGGAACCAGATAAGGTCAGGATGAGCAAGAGCATTACCGCCGCCGACTGCCATTTCAGTTCCTTCATGGAGAGTATCAAGCATAGGTTCGATTTTCTTCAAGTCACCATGAATTCCCTTGATAGTGGAGTTTTCATGACAATAAACACAACCGCCATCACAGTAGTCAGTAATCTTAATGTCACTGTTTTCTGCGAATTCATGTGTAAAATGGTCAGCTTCCGGATCGACTGTTTCCTTAATCTTCGTTCCATCAGCAAAAATTGCAACATAGTGATTACCGTTCTTATAGACAGATAGAACCGGTTTACAAATTAGTTTTTCTTGTTCTTTTTTAAATTCTTCTAAATTCATAGTCTAAATATAGAAAAAACTGAAACACTTGTAAATATGTTTCAGTTTATATTAAATGTTAAAAATATTTTACTTAATGAATGCCATATATGCAAGATATGCAGCATAGATGTCATCGACATGAGCGAGTTCCATCGGAGAGTGCATATTGAGAACAGGAACACCAGCATCAAGCACATTGATATTCAAATCAGAAACCATAGATGCAATAGTTCCGCCACCGCCTTGGTCAACCTTGCCCATAGAATCAAACTGATACTTGCAGTTATTTTCCTTCATCAAACCGCGAACATAGGCAATAAATTCCGGATTTGCATCAGCGCCACCGGACTTGCCTCGACCGCCGTTATACTTGGAGAACATAATTCCCTTTCCAAACTTTGCAGATGACTTCTTATCATAGGCATCACCGTAAAGCGGGTCAAAAGCAGCAGTTACGTCGGAAGAAAGCATTTTGGTATTATAGAGACTTGTTGCAAACATTCCTTCATTCGGAGAATCGAAAACCATTCTAAGAACATCTTCAAACCAGCGAGATTTCGCGCCTGTAGCGCAGCAGGAACCAATTTCTTCCTTGTCTACTAGTATTACACCTGCCGTATGTTCCGGGACGTCCTGGAGGTCCATAAGAGCCATTAAAGAGGTATATGCGCATACTCTATCATCCTGACCGTAACCAGCAACAAGAGACTTGTCAAGACCGCTAAATCTTGCAGGGCCAGCAGGAACAATTTCAAGTTCGGCAGAACAGAAATCTTCTTCGTCTTCGATTAACCAGTTTTCTTTAAGATAGTTAAGAACGAATTTCTTTACAGGTTCCTTTTCATCAAGCTTGAGAGTATCATTGTTATTAGTCGTTATCGGCGTAGTTCCGACAATAATATCGAGTTTTTCGCCCTTGATAAATTCTTCGGCAGTAGCCTTGCTCATTGCTGTTCGACCAAGATGAGGAAGAAGGTCAGTAATGCAGAAAACAGGGTCATTCGGCTTTTCGCCAATATTTACGCTAATTTCATCACCATTTGCCTTATATACTACACCATGAATTGCGAGCGGAATAGTAGTCCACTGATACTTCTTGATACCACCATAATATTGAGTATCGAAATATGCAACGCCATCAGATTCATATAAAGGCTGTTGCTTCACGTCGATTCTCGGAGAGTCGATATGAGCACCGAGCAAGTTTGCAGAAATATTATATTTACCATATACGAATGCAGCGAAGTTTTTCTTGCGATTTACAAAATAAACCTTATCGCCCGGTTCATATTTGGTATTAGCATTGAACTTTGAGAATCCATGCTGGACAGCGATTGTTTCTGCTTCTTGCACCCATTCTCGTTCAGTCTTACAAACTGACAAGCTCTGCATATAATTTTTAATGAATTCAAATTGATTCGTCATTTTTATCCTTTTTATTTAACCATTCATAAAAATCTTTAAATACAAGATATAAATCTACCTTACCATTTTCATCGGTATGCTTTTTAATGAGTTCCTGTCTCTTCGCTAATTCTTCATCTGTTATTTTAAGTTTTTCAAATGGAATGTTTAGCGTGAACTTCATGTCTTATCCTTTTTATTTAACCATTCTTCACATGGGAATGGACAATTCTTACAACCCTTTGCCGATTTAAACGCACTACAAATTGCATTATTGACTGCATATGTAGGAATTCTTGGAAGTACTTCTTTAAAGAATTCCAGCCTAGTAGTGTCGTAGATAAAATTTTTATCACCAAGTAGAGTATCTATCTGTTGTCTCAATACGTCTATTGATTGGTCATTTGTAATTGAGTGTGTAATTACACTATTAGGCAAAACTGGCCAACTTTGAAGTCTGGAACGAGTATCAATATCTTCATCAGTCATTCCTCGTTCATGTAAACGTTGTCGTCTAAGATGGTCAGCACATTGAACATTGATAACATGCTTTACTCCAAATATGTCTATAAATTCCGGGACAGATTCAGTTAATGCAGCTTCAACGAATACAATCGGTTTACGATGAATATCATCATATCCTTCAAAAAAGATACCTGGATGTAGTCGTTCATTTAAAATACGGTGCATTAACAATTTGCGTTTTTCTGCATTTTCTGGTTTAAACATTTCTTGTCGCAGATATTCCATATTTGGTAGGCAAGTCCTCAGTTCTTTGTCATAGGGTTTAAGTGCATTATGACCAAAGACTTGACATAGAAGATCTTTTGTTCCAACGTCTTTATTATACAAGAATTTAATCGTCGAATCCATATCGAGGACGTAAAATGACTTGTCACGTAGGATATTGGAAACAGTCGACTTTCCACAACCCATATAGCCAGTAATTAAAACAAATTGTGTCATATAACAAATATAATAAAAATAGGAATTATTGTAAACTATTATTTTTAATTTTGAACTTATAAATATAATAAAAAGAGAGGGTTCATGTCAAATATTGTATATAAGAACGTAAAAAAGCATAGCCTTATAGATTTTATTATTAATGAAAAGGCTGATGAAGCATATAATCAGACAATGACAAACTGGATTTGTAATAGAATTAGACGTGACATGGGTGATATCTATATTCCGTCTCCGACAAATGGTCGTTCTGCAAATAAAATACAGCTTACACGTAAGGGCGGACGTGGCGCATACCAGTTTGAAATCAAGATTAATAATGATGGAACATTGTCCGTATGCGATAACAGTAATGCGAGAGTTTTTATTAAGACATTGAAAGACGGTTCCAAGAAACCTGTTGTTTTACAAGCTGATACGTTCTATACAACAACTGATACATTCACAAGAGGCCTTGACCAGCTTATTACTTGGTTGAAAGAAAATTACGATAAATATGAAGTATCTAATGCCCGTGCCCGTGATATGGCAGCAGGTATTAATAGAAATGCTATTGGTCAAAGAGATCCGTTGAAAAACAGAAGAGGAACACCGAAACGCACTACAGAAATAGCTAGAAGGGCAGGTCTCGGTATGAGTGTAACTGATTTCTTGAAGAACGGTGGAAATATCAGAGATTTGGCCAATAGATTAAAGTAAGAAATTCAGAATTAAGTCTAAAATACCTTGTTTGACAGGGTATTTTTCTTATTTTTGGTTATAAATAATATAAAAGTAATTTAGAGGATTTATGACAATTAATGAAGCTAAATCAATAATTAAGCAACATGGTTTGTATGTCTTGAAAGAACAGGCAACTGGTTCGTTTGAAGATTACGTAGCCAAGTTAAATGACTTATGGGCTGATACATATAAAGACGATGAAAATTATCAGTCTATTGATGAATTGATGCAAGACGAATGGTATGCCGATATCATTAATTCATATTATGAAGATGGCATAGAACCAACTAAGGCAGTTGATAAGCTCGTTGACGCTATCTATGAAGAATCACAAAGATTGGATAATGAAAACGATTATATCGGCGACGAAGAACAAGAAGACGAAGAAAACTATGATGATTATCCGGAAGATGAAAATTTAGGAAAGCTTAATGGTTTTGAAGAACCTGAAGACGACGGCAGAATTCCTGATGATTACTCTGATGAAGAAACTGATCTTTATGATGATATGAATAATGAATATTATCCAAGTGATGAGGAAATCAGAGAAGCAGTTGAAGTTCTTGGTCAGCATGGTTTTATGCTTAACGAAGCAAATGAATTCCGCGGCATGGACCCTGCAGCCTTTGCAAGATGTAATGCATTTAAGAATTGTTATGCATCTGCTAAATCAAACCACGTTTTGGAACGTGACCCAGATAAGGTTAAGAAGTTCATTTATGGTTTCGCTTCTTTCATTCCTGATGCACCGGAACGCGGTAAAGCTAAGTTAAGATCGTTTATTAATTCTCTTAACCAGATACTTACAGATACTCACCATCAGGATGCTATTACAGTTGCAGCAGACGGTAAGATTAATGGCGCTGTTCCTCCGCAACCGACTGGTAGAGGCGGCGATAACCCGAACCCACGTGGTCACAGACTTGGCGGTCAACCTGCACAGCAAGCACAACCTGCACATGAAGAACCTGCAGCACCTGCAGCACCAGCAAGACAAGAAAGACCGGCAGCTGAAGCTCCAGCAGAAGTAAATGTTCGAGTAACTACAAGAACGGTTGCTGTTGAAATTGATACTGAAGGCGGTGAAGAAACTGCAAATATTAGAGAAGCATATGAATCACTTAAAGCAGCGGTTGATGACTATGACCCTGAAGGTAACAAGATTGCTTTGACTGCTGATTTTGATGGTGATACCGCAAAAATTTATGTTCAATATATTTGTAATAATGCAAATGGTCTTTCTCAATGGGTAAAAGATCAAATTGATGAAAAGTTTGATAATGTCTTTACATTCGTTGAAATTAGACCAAATGAACCTGAAGAAAAAGAAATTGCCGTTAGACAGGGACATGGTTTAATCGATAATGAAAAACCTGGTCCGCTTCCAGCAGAATATCAAGAATTGTTTGCTGACATTCCTGCTGCTGGTGAGGAAGCTCCGGCTGAAGAACCTGCTGAAGAAGCTCCTGCAAGAGAAGAAGCACCTGCTGAAGAAGCTCCGGCTGAAGAACCGGCTGGTGAAAGACCGAGAAACAGAGAACCAAGAAGAATTAATGGACCTGTTCACCGTATGGCAAGACCTAAGGAATGGCGTGTATACTATCACCCAGTTGACGAAAACGGTAATGTAAATCCAGCAATCACAGATAACGTTGTTGTTGCTGCACCTACTAAGGAAGCTGCACTTGAAAAGCTGAATGATACAGAAGATCCGATTGTCTTCGATTATAAACCAGGCGATTTCAATGAACGCAGACCTAATGAAGGCGGAAGCTTCATAGAAATCTGGGAAGAAATCTAATAAAAATAAGGCGATTCAAAAATCGCCTTTTTATTACTATTAAAAAAGAGGATTTTGAAATCCTCTTTAATTTTATTTAGTCAATCATGAAGCCATTTTGATGAAGAACTCTTAATGCTTCTTCAAGTTCATAATCATCTGGAACATCATCATATTGTTTATTGCCCCATTCATCATCAATTTCCTTAGTACGCTGTTCGTAATAATGGGTCAAGAGGCCGTCGAAGATTTTGAATAAACCATTTTGAGTAAGACCGATTTTGAAAATATTTTTATAGTTATTATAGAATTCCTGGATAGAATTTATAAGTCTTTCATTAACAATAATTTCATTACCGATTCTAAAATCCTTAGAAGTTACTTTCTCGCGGAAATGCATAAATGCAGCTTTTACAGTCGCACGATCAACTTTACCAACTTTATCATAATCTATATACTCTTTTAATTGTTCAGCAAGTTCTCCAAGTGTAACAGGTATATCATCTGGATGGATAGCACCCATTGCATAAGAGAGCTTAGCAGTATCAGCAGGGTCAAGAATATCACCTATTGTATCTTCGTAGTTTTCTTCATTGACAACATTGGCATTATTTCCTTCGTCGTTACCACGATTACGCATTGCTTCAAGTTGTTCGTCTGTAGGTTCTTCAGTTCCGAACCAGGTATTGACGAGGTTACGGCAGTAATCAGTCATACGGCCTAATTCTTCACCGTCACGAACAGCCTGACCAACTTTAGCCTTAAGTGCACCAGGAACACCGTTGTCATCAGCGGTCAATGTAACCAATACTTTCTTTAATACGAAGTTATGGAAATTACCAAGAACTTCACGAGAATTTTCTTCACAGAATACTCTTGCCAATCTTTGTGCTAATGCGATAGGCATTAATGCATCCGGGTTTTCATCTTTAGTTTGACGCCACCATGCCCAGAAATTAGCTACAGCTTGAGCGGTAGAACCTTCATAGTTGTCATCGAGCCATTGTGCAAGAACACGCTGAATCTTATCCCAACGACGACCAAAACGTTCTTCTGCTTCAGTTTTGTTATCTTTAATCCAGTCAATTACCGGACCCATATTGAGTCTATCATAGGCTTCTTGCGGATTTTCATGATTATAAACGGCAGAATAGAAATCGAGAACCTTATCGACATAGTTCTTATCGATATCGTCTTTTGAACGAGCTAAGGAATTCTTCATGTTATTATAGAGTGTTTCAAAACGTGCATGAAAAACACTTGCGAAAGAATTTTCATTGTTTCTTGTTCCAGCATCAGTATGTTTTGCAGCAGGATCTACGCCAAATACACCGCAAATATTATCCATATTGAATTCTTCAGGAGAAAGACGAGATTCAAGATACTGTTTGAGGCGAGTCATTGTATTATGATCGCCATGCAATTCAAGAAAACGGCCAATTAAGAAAATATATTTCTTATTAACTGGAAGTCTGTCAAGCATACGTTCTTGAGCAGCCTTAGCCATTTCAAAAAGTTTCATTTTATTCATAAATTTCCTCTAACGTTAGTTTTATTATATTTATAATAAAAGACCGTAGGTTTCTACGGTCTTGCTAAAGAAAATTCAGAATTTATCTGTTTGGCCAGTCGGCTTTATTAAGTATATAATCCAAGAAACGCACTAGCCAGTTCTTGTATCGCTTCCCATCCGCAGGGGTGATTTTTGGACCAATGAGATAGCCAATCACTTGAGGAATCTTGATAAGCCCCATCGCAAGTGAAAACAACACTAAGCTTAGAAGCGATATTAAGCAGGCAACTACCACGAATGGGAACATAAGTATTGTAGCTACCCACACACGAACATGTTTAATGATATTTTTCATAATGACCTTATTTATTAAGGTAATCTTCAATAATCTTTTCGTGATGGAATCCCATCTTAGGCAATTCGTTGATGTTGAACCAAGCAGCATCCTTAGCATCGTCACCAGCCTTGGCAAGTTTCTTTTCCTTACCAGTTACCTTGACGGAAACGGCAGTATCGATGATACGGAGACGCGGGTCAAACATATGACTATACGTCTTAATCTGAATAAACTTTTCAACCGGCAAATTAAGAGAAGTTTCTTCACGGAATTCACGCTGTGCGGCATGTTCCAAAGAAGCATCAGCCTTTTCAGGAAGTTTAGTTTCCTTGTTGATATAGTCGACCGGATTAAAGAATCCACCAGGAGTGCAGAAGTAATTCATGTAAGGCGGTTTCTTACGGCGAATCAACAGAACTTCTTCACCGGAAATACCGACAATATCGACAGTATTTGCGAACTTTCCCCAGCCTTGCTTCTTGTAGTTTTCAATCCACTGCTTTTCAAGTTCATCATAATTAGTCGGGTTCTGGTCATAAAGACTGTTAGACTTGATAGGCATATCACGATCATCAGTCAGTTCGCCTTCCTTACGGATATATTCAAAAACCGGCTTGCTGATATACTGCTTCACATCCTTGTAATGACATTCAGGATTACGATAGAAAATCTTACGTGCTTCGCTACTGGAAATACCTTCGGTATTGACTCCGAGCAAAACCTTCATATTTTCATATTCGGCATATTTACCAGGAATAACGCCATTGCTATTAGAACGAGGAACAACACGGAATTGATAGTTATTCAATAGTTGCTTACCAAACTTCCACTTACCGTCGACCAGTGCTTTCCATTCGTCTTCACCGATAACGATAGTAATATCCTTATCATTAGGACCGAAAGCATGCATAATGTATTCATAAGTACGAACATTCTGCTTACAGATTTCGGCCTTGATATTTCTTGCATGTAAAGCTACATTCACCATTGCAATACGTTCGTCAACCGGCGTCTTATAATTCTTTTCATCGGTATTGGAAACAAGAACAAACAGCTGGTCATCTTTGCGAAGCTTTTTGCTTACTGCCTTAATAATTGCTTCATGAGCATGTGTAATCGGGTCGAATGCGCCACCAATAAGATATTTCATTTGAAACTCCTTTGTTTTTTGTCAAATATAGTAAATTTATGTCAAATTGTAAATACTATTCTTTGGTAAAGAATTCAAGACTGTAGAAATACTTTTCCATTGTTCCTACAACCCTATCATATGAAAGCAATTTCATTGACTTCTTATTTAACCGAGGCATCATTGGCAAAATATATTCATCTACCTTATCCCAATTCGTATATCTATTCATCTTACGTTTAGTCGTAAGCATTTCAATAATATTATCGTATCTTTCCTTGGTCAGATAGTTCTTGACATTGCGACAGATATCCATCATTATCGTTTTAAGTTCTTCCGCCTTTTCTTTATCTGTGCTTGCGGTAAGATACATAAGACTTGTCTTATCGAATTTTAGCAAATCGCCATATGCATAATAACTTAGTCCTCGCTTATTCCTGATTTCATCAAACAGAGGACAATCAGATTCACCATCAGCAAGCATCAATAAACCAATTTTCATAAAGATATAGTCAGTTTTCTTAATGAGTTTTCTATTAATCGCATAGATAATGCATTTATTTGATTCTGCTTCTTCCATGACCTTTCTATTACGTTCCTTATACCAGATAAGAATCGGGAAAGGTTCATCAGTATTATATTCTACAAAACTAAAATCAGTCGGTTCGTCACCACGTTCAATAATGGCTGCAGGTCTATTGAAGAAATTTTCGGCAAGTTCCTTAGCCTGTTCATATGTAAAATTACCCACATCTTTCGGTGTTCCAAGAGGTAAAGTTACATTATAGTAATTGTAAAGAATATTTGAAAAGAAGCCGTCATCTGGAGAATCAAAATCGTCAGAAATTTCCTGCAATACGACATCCTGTTCAATCTTATAATCTTCCTTGGACAAATTGTCAAAACTATGCAAAAGTTCTTTTACAAGTTGCTGCTTAAGTTCAGGTGTAAGTTTTTCAGAAATTCCGGTAAAATAAACCTGTATATAATTTGTCGAAGTCATCGCATTAAATGTTATACAGTCTTTTGTAAATTGAGGCTGATATTTATCTATACATTTTGTAATCATGTGTTCCATCAGGTGTGCAACACCTCTTCGGCCTCTTGCTTCGTATGATGGACCAGTATGATAAATAATATTTAACGATGTAAGTTTCTTATGATGTGTATTCTTGACGAAAAAATAACCCGTTTTTTGATTCATATTTATTTCTCTTAATTAGCTTTATGATTGACCGGTTCTTTAAATCTATATACTTCGGTCTTTCCAGTTTCAGTGTCTACTTCCAACATGTCGAGATTAGCAAAGGTAAAACCCTTGCTGTTAATAACGTCATAAGGCGAAATCTTTTTATTATTATTGAAATAATGATAGATATATCTGATTACCATTCCATGGCTGAAACAGATAATCTTCTTACAATTACAAATTCTTTCAGCTTCCTTGAATGCGTCAATTAAGACATCGATCTGCAAATCCATGTCGGCATTGGTCAGCCCAGTCTTTTCATTGAATGTCTTTTCGTCGATTTCCCAAAATTTCAAATCACCAAGACCTTCGCAATCAAATTCTTTCAAGTTAGCATTATAAAAAATTTCAGAATCATTGCCGAAAATGCAGTTCGCAGTTTCTACGCATCGAGCTGCAGGAGACGTCATAATCAAATCCGTCATTTTGTTATAATTAATATGCTTACCGATACGTTTCTTCCAGTCTTCGACATCGAACGGTAGAATATGAGTATCATCATAATTCTTCACCATCGAACCAGACTGGTTAGCATCAGTCATCGCATGTCTGATAAAATAAAGCTTAGCCATCAATCACCTTTTCATCTGTTTCAATGTTCAATTCATGAATTTCAAATACATGACCTTTCTTTGCTCCTCTACGAGCAATATAACCAAGTTCATATTTTGTATGTTCTAACCCGTCAAAAGCATAGTCCAATAATTGGGCAATCATGGAGTTATAATTGCCAAGTGTATAATATGCATCAGTATCAACTCGCTTTGCATATTTACCTAAATTTTTTTCATAAATTACGTATTTTTTGACGGACATATTATTTCCTTAAATTTTTATATTCCTTACTGCATGTATGTGTAATAAACAATGTACTCAAAATTGTCTTGGTGTCTTCAAAATTAGTAATACAGTCAGTATCTGTAAATGGTATTTTTTCAACATTTCTTTGATAGAGGTGGTTAATTCCATTAACTGAAAAAACCAGTTTCATATCAGTGAAACTGCTATCATCGACAAAATAAAAACTGTAAGTGAATGTCCCTGGGACATTGGTAGAACATAAGGAAGTCATCTGCGGTTCCAATACGGACTTGAAACCATCATAGAGTTTTTGACAGTAGTCATCATTCGCAAATGCACTTATTGTGAAAACGAGGATAAGTAACAGTTTTTTCATTCGTCGTCCTTTGATTTACTGATAGACAAAATACAATTAGCTAAATCATCAATATTGGAAATATCGTATGCTAAAATTTTATGATTACAGTCAAATATGGTAAAGCTACTGTTTGCAGAGTAATTTTTAACAATATATTTCTTGCCGTTCTTCATGGTCAAATTAAAGTTATCTTTACGCTGCAGTTGTGCCTTATCCCAAAGATTCTGAATACGCGAAGTAGTCTTCAAATACATCAATACACCTCAACAATATGAAATATAATATATTTTATGAGGTTTGTAAACCTATTTAATGAAAAAGACCGGTAAAAACCGGTCAAATTGAATGCATTCTCAAACTTTATGCGTAAGGATTAGACCTTTCCGCCCTTTGCCCAAGGTGGTACATTCTGCTTTGTTTCTTTCTTAGCCATGTTATAGCCTCCTTTTAATATATTTATATTTTGTCGTGTAACATTCGACGCATTTTCGGCGTATTGTAATTATATCTTGTTATGCCAGGAATAGACTTGACTGCTTGACATAGACGTAATACCATGTTAAAATATTTTTGCTGTATGTCTCTAGGTGCACTCTTCATTTTCTTCATAAACAAGTTATCTGTTATCGTTTTTGCGATAGGCGTGATATTTTTTGCTCTAAGGATTGAATCTACATATGCAGGCATTTTCTGATGTAATCTTGCTTCAACTTCAAGAGTATCAATTAAATATTGGCCATTTCTAAGAACTTCAGCAGCATCGTATTCACGTGCATTCTCTGTTCCGTCGAGGTAGTAGTTATTTGACTGAACAAAGTGGGTAAGTTCATGAGTCAATACTTCTGCAAAATAGTCTCTGAAGTATTCGTCCATGATTGCTTCAACTATTTCTTCAGGCGTATCATTGACGGTGCCAAAATCATCGACCATATCGGCAAATTCAAGGACATAACCACCTTTAACTTTTTTACAGTAGTTCTTGCCATAAATCTGTGGAAGATTCATCATTAATGGAACTGGATCGAGCTCGCCTTCAAAACCTGGGTTTGTGTCACCGGATGCACTGGCATACATTGCGCCCATTCCTGGACCTTTTTCCTTAGTATAGTCATCACGAAGTCTGTTAGTATCGAAATAAATCTTTACTAAAAGGCCTTTCATTCTTACAGGATCTTTACGGAATGTAGTAGGCGCCATAAGATTAGGAATATGGATTTTCATGACTTTTGGAACTGGCTTTCCATCCCATAAGAGATCCAAGAAATTATAAACTTTCTGTTTAATCAGTTTTAAAATCTTATTTTTATAGAATTCGACAAGTTCATTGACATCCAATGCCCTAGTTTCATTCAGTAATTTCTGCCATTGCTTGTATTTTTCAAATAATTCAGTTTCATTCATATATTATTTATAAATACTGCATGGAAGGTTATAGTTTTTACAAAACATTGATGGAAGAATATACTAAAATAAAAGACCTACCGTATGACGATAGGCTTACATTTGTCGCACAGGACATGTTAAGACACAAAATGCCTGTGGAAATATTTCAGGATGAAAAAATCAGAACTGATGTTGCTCAGCGCATGGTAGAAATATTACTTAACCAAAAGAACTTTTGACTGTAACATTTCCGAGGTCATCAGGATTGTAATATATACGCAATACTGGTGACTTTACCCACATCGGTCCAACTGGTGAATTAATCAAAGTACATATTTTTTCTTTAATTCTGTCGACCATGCGAGATTCATCTATTTCGTCAATAAGTTCATTACGCATATCGTAACTGAAATCTCTGATTCCATAGGACCATTTGCCATTTTGCATATGTTCACTCAATGTGAAATTTGCCATAATATCCGGCGATACAGATTTAGCTGTGCCATAAATCGATACAGATACTTGCATTATTTATCCTTATAAAAATATTCATTTACATTACCGAGGCTGTTCTTTTTCGGATATTCTACCCAATAAGTTCCATAAACTCGTTTACCATTGACTGAATAAAGTTCATGATAAATCGGCTGCGGCTCATTTAACAGTTTAAGCCATTTTTCGCGATTTTTAGGCGATAAATTACTCAATAATTTTTCTATCACTGGACACATAAAATATCTCATTTAAAAATTGATAATCAGTTTATAGTTCCAATACCAATAATGGTCAAGAGTATCTGTTTCCAGATAACGCTCAATAATATCAAAATAATTATGCCTTAGAATGATATGTTTCTGTCTAGGCTGGACTCTCATGTTATCCAGTGCCTTGGTAATTGACTCAGGAACATAGTTTATCTCAGCTGTGTCCTTAATGTCAATAGGCATGTTGAGATTAATTTTCATCTCTTCGGACAGTTGCGCAAAAGCAAAGCCCAAACAGAATGCTACGATACCCATGATGTTCTTTAACATAGTTCCTCCTTAAACACAACCTCCGCAGCAACCCCACGGAACATTATCATTTACTACCTTTTCAATTTCATCCTTATATTGGCGAATTTCTTCCGGTATATCATCTTCATCAATAGACCAAGGACCTGATGAGACATGATCACCCCAATCATCGTCAAACCAGACATGTCCGCCAGATATTAAATGGTCAATTTCATATTCCTTTCCATCAACCTTGATGGTCAATGTTCCGAAACACAAACATGGCCATTCACCAGTATAACTTACAAATTCAATAATAGGCATATCATCCTCAAATGCTTTGAAAAAATGTTCTTTTAATTTTTCAAAAAACTTCATGTTAAAGTATTGTTTACGAAAGTTCGGTTTCACTATACCAATAGTCTTCGTCTTCATTGGACTCTTTGGCTTCCTGATTCCATTGATTACACAAGGTTTCGGCTTCCTTTTCATCCCTGCGGGCGGTAACAACTTCACGGTGTTCTTCACTATCAATGTAGAACGACCGCATAATTACATAAATTGTTTCAGGTTCCATAAGTTCCCCTTTTAACGAAGTAATTTTTTTAATGCAATCTTAGTAGCTGCAAATACTTCATCGCCTTTACGTAATGATTTAATTGCACTCATCGTCGGTCCAATAAATTCTTTCTTATTTTCCCAACGCTTGCATACCGTATCGTAAAGTTCCTTACCGTCAACTCCAGTCTTGTCGATTTCCTTTGCCATAGATAACACGGTTTCGACCAACACATGTTGTCTGGTCTTAAGAACCTTGACATATTCAGAAATTTCCGGTAATTCTTCAGGAACTACAAGAACTTCGTCATTCAACGGTTTATAACCATTGCACGGATTGACATTTGCATATACGATATCCTTGACAGGATCGTAACGCATAAAGATTTCTCTTTCTGTCAAGTTGTTCAACACCATGAACATTTCACAGTATTGAATTCCTTTTACCTTGCACTTATAACCGTTATCGAACGTAACTACAACACCTTCAAGTGTTGACGGATAGTCAGCAACTTCCTTAAGCATATCCTGGAAGTTAGTATAGTTCTTGACTTCTGCCATCTGAACACCCATATCTTCCGCAGCCTGACGAATATCCTTTAACGGCAATTCGTTACCAGTCGCATTAGGAATAACTGCTAACAGCTTAAGTGCTTCGTAATCATATTTGACTACATGTCTGTCACCAGACCAAATTCCTTCAAATAGATAAGTATTAGCCTTATCCATCTTGGTGTCGTTAACATGTTCTTTAAACCAATCTTGTGCCCAATCAGACTGTTTTGCTATGAATGAGCCACCAGTCTTGATTTGCCATTCACCGAGATATTTGTTATAGAACGTAATAGCGAGGAAACCATCAAGCTTATCCATAACTCTGAAAGCGCCAGACAAATTCGGACGATATTCTTGAGGAACAATGTCATAAAGCTCCGTTGTTACATGGTCAATAGTAATAAATTCCGAATGATTGAAGAACTTACGGAAAGGGCGTGCAACAATTTCACCGGTATGCTTATCAAAAGTAATACCACGTGCGTTAATCGTAACGTCATTCCACAATTTGTTAAAAGTCGTATGAATATTGTACTTGAAACCAACAAGGTCGGTGGTTTCGTGCTTTGACAATAATCCGTCTTCAACTGCTTTATAATAATCTTCTAATTTCGGTATATACATGTTATAAAGATAGTAAACGATTTTATTTTTGTAAACCTATAAAAAACACTAGACCGAAGTCTAGTGCTGTCACAATTGAAACGTGCCCAAAAAGGACTGTGACAATTATAGTTTGAATGCTTTATAGGTTTTACCGTTATCCAACGACATCAAGTATTTATTTCTTTCAACCACGATGTTGAAATTGAATATCTGATGCGGGTCATTTCCGAGATGGATCCATTCGCTACCGGTTTTTGGATTTTTCTCGTAGATTACCTGACCGAAATGAACAAGCCCATTTTTATCCCATTCGATAATCTTTGCTGCGATTTCTTTCAAGGAAAGGGAACAGTTTTTTACACTGATATCTGCTGCACCAAGAGTAGGTTTTGCCAGAAGCTGATATCCGCAAAAATGGTCAGATGTCTTACTAGGATTATAGCCATTTTTAATCAGGCGTTCATAGTCAGCCTGAGTTCTAACACCTGAATTAATACTGATAGATACAGTCTTTTTCGGCAATGCGAATTCTTGAAGGAAGTTTCTTACTGACTGTAAATTGTCAGCCAATAACTGAAGCAACTGGAGCTGGTAGTCAGTAGGGTCAGTCTTTATGAATTCATTTAAACTAAAATTTTCTGTTAACTTCTTGTTTGTCATAAACTACCTAGCTTCAGTAATATAACCGTTTTCATTCAATACAGTAAATGCTTCATCAAGCGACATTATACTTTCCATAAGACTTCCCTGTTTATCAAGGTATTGTTCAAGCTTTTCAGCGACATCAGCGACAGTTCTGCAGGCAAAACTTTCATCAGGGACATTTTCGTTTCCGACGGTAAAATATTCCTCTCCTCTTCCATCCCAGCTAACTGAAACATAAAGTTCAAGATTTGGGTTTACCTGGATAGACAAGTATTTTTCATAACCCATGGTTTTGACTTCCCAGTTATTCATCTGTTCAAGCAAAGCATTGATTTTAAAATCGTTTACAAGCATATCGATTGTATCTTGTGCTTCTTTGAATATATGCATTTGCTGTAAATGTGCTTTTGCTGCGGCTTTTGACTTATGGGAACTTAGAATTTTTCCGGTTTTATGGGAAACAATACACCATTCGGCTTTTTCGCCCTTGCTATTCTTATGACCTTTCTTATGAACTACCATATTAAATTTCCTTTGCCACAAAATAAAAGAAACTATATCGCTTGTGACGATACAGTTATTTTTATTTTATAAACTAATACATTTCATGTATTATTTATATTTTAGCCAGCATCGAAGAAGTTAACTGACATTTCCTTGCTGAGAATTGACTCCTTAGGCGTATATTCGGTTCCTTTGAAATCGAACTTGGGCCTGAAGTCGCCGTCACCATCAGAATAAAAACCAAGAAGTTCAGAATGGCCTGCCTGGCCAAAGAATTCCATGGTTTTAAGAAATGAAAGGAAATAGTCTTTCCATCTCTCTTCCATTTCGCATTCAATCGTAAACTTAACCTTCTTTTGCATTCTTAACTTCCTCCAATGACTTGATATATTCGATTGCACGGTGTTCAAGGATAACGTCATCTTCATAATAACAGTTATCGCTAAGACGTGTATAATGCCAAAGTTTTAATTTATAAAGCATTTCACCAAATGCCTTACCTTGATAACCGCACTTCGCAATGGCAGAAGAGAGAACACGATCCTGTGTATAAGTCTTTACAAAATCTGCAATATGACCGACCTTTTTATAGGTGGCGAGGTCAATCAGATGACCAGTTACGGCATCGTCAAGCTCTCTAAGCTGGTTAAAATACCTGCTATCGACCATTTCTACCGCCAGAACAATATCTTCACCAAATACATGATATGCATCAAGATGATTAAAGCACCATTGGGCGCATCTGAAGACGTCGTGTTCTAACTTATAGTGTTGATACGCATTTTTTAAATCAGAGCCCCAGAGCATGCATATGAGCGAACCAAGAGGTGTATAATTACTACCCATACCATTTACGAATCGAACCGCACGAGTACTAAGCATATTTTCAGCTTCGATGGGGTTAATATAGCCCTTAGGATCGATAATCTGGAAAATACCGTCAGTATTCATCATTCTGACCATAGCGGCGATTTCAGTATAGCCATAAGACATGCACTTCTTAAGTTCATCAGAAACACGTTCCATTGCGATATCTGCGAGCTTATACTTAGTCTTACGAATAGCTTCACGAATCTCAGGAGTAATATCGAACTTATACCTTGCAGCAAAGCGATATGCGCGGAGAATACGGAGTGCATCTTCACTAAAACGTTCAACCGGATCACCAACAGTATTGATAACCTTATTCTGAAGGCACTTAATACCGTTGTGATGGTCAATTACAATACCGTTGCAGTCAAGACCCATAGCATTGATAGTAAAGTCACGACGAGCAGTATCTTCCTTGAAAGACTTAGTAAAAGTTACAGAATCAGGGTGACGACCATCAGAATAGATGCCATCAGTTCTGAACTGAGTAACTTCGAAATAGATACCATCATGTTCTACAAGAATGGTGCCATGAGCTTCACCATTGTTACTTGCAGTCTTGAAGTTATGTTGAAGCTGTTCAATAGGCATGTTAGTAGCAATATCGACATCATGAATATCAGTCTTGTCACTCATACCAAGTCTTTGCATAATCATATCACGAACGCAACCACCAACGAGATAGGCTTCATAACCCTTCTGAACGATTACTCGGCAGAGGTCCATACCAGATGCAACAGTTTTATCAAAAGTTTCAAATACCATATCTTATAATATAGAAAAAATGCAGGTTTTTGTAAACCTACATTCTTACAGTTACTCCTGGTCTTAGATGTCCATGCCTATTTCTATATGTCCTTGTATTTTCATTAATAAGACATTGCGGATTATATGTCTTATAGCAATCAATTGCATCTTTATACAATTCTTCAAATTGAACAGTAGAATTTAACATTCTTGGATAATCACATATTGTTTTTGCCGCAAGAATAGCATGGCGATTAGTTTCTTTACACCAGTTATAAAACTTATTCAGCTTTATAAATTTATCATACGGCAAATATTCCAGTTTTGAATCATTCAAGATTTCTTCTAGCTTAGAATCGATATCGATATATTCAACGGAATAGACATCATCACCTTGATTAACAACCTGTTCGCGTTTTACAAATATGTTCTTAATCAATGTTGGCCTATCAATATAGATACTACGGCAATGTTCACCGATGATAGATTCATGATGGTTAAAATATACATTACCAATGTCTACACAGATATGCCTGATACGTTCAACTAATGGAAGCCACTTTATACGTATACCGTCATCATTTGCATCATAACTGATAAAGAAATTATAGATTTTATTAAGTTTGTAATCACGAAACTCTTTTTTAGCAGGTTTCCATTCCCAATAAAATCCACGGTCTGTCGTTAAAAATGCGGGTTGATCAAAACGACTATAATATGCATTATAAGCAATACGGTCATCAATAGCTTGCTCACATTTAGCAATTTCTGCTTCGGTACATTCTCTGATATGATCGATGCTTTCTTCGATATTTTTCAATCGATGACCAAGTTCTGTGATTTCTCTATCAATTTCCATATTATACAAATATCTCATTAGCAGTATTTAGACCAACAACTTACATATACGGTAGAACCGTTAACTTCCTTCTTAATTGCATCATCAAGAATTTCAATCTGACCTTCTTCATGAGTGCTGTGCCAAATAATATCTTCTACTTTTTGCTTGATATCACATGGAACCTTATATTTTACTGCAAGTTCTTCGAGCTGTTCATCATAACAGCCAGGCATAAACATGATATTCCATGATTCTTCAAAGAATGTAGAATAGGCTTCATACTGTTCACCGACCTGTTTTTCTATAACAGAAAGAAAACCTTCCTTAGTAAGAATTACAGACTCATAAACATCTTCAGATTGAGAATGATAGACAGGAACATAAATTACTGCCTGATTATTCTTGACCAAATCATATTCAGCCTGATCAGCGACAGTAAGAACATGACAAGAACTTGAATTAGTTTCAAATGTATTATTTCTAATCGTTTTCATACTAGCACTCCATTTCTACGCAACTGATATTCATTTCATCACCATTAGGCATTTTATACTTCTGCAAACGTTCAAAAATATGATCAAGCGCAGACTTACCTGCGAAATAACTTACAAAGCTTTTTACAGAATCGACAAAATCTTCATCCAACTTGTATTCGGCAAAGATAGCATCGAGTTTAACAGTAAATTGTTCAACCGGATTTTTGGAATCTTCGACAAGTAATTTCCAAATCTTATCGCAAAGTTCCTTCATGGTTTCACGAGGAATATCGATATATTTGGGTTCGTCTTTCGAATAATCATAACTAAATTGAAATCGTTCAATTTCGTATCTAAATCTAAAATTGTCAAACATTTTAGTAATTGTCTTTTCATTCTGACTCTTATAGATCGCAAGTAAAGATTCGCCATTCTTTATCTCTTCGATTTCATAGTCAGACAATACAGTCACTACGTGGCAAGAACTAGAATTAGTTTCGAACGTATTAAATCTAATGGTTTTCATAAATTAGCCGTCTCTTCCGAAGTAACCAAATGCAACGATTTCGTCACCGGACTTTGTTTTATATCTTTCGACATAAGTTTCATAATATTCATTACCGAGGCAGTCAAGCGTAGTTACATCTTCACGCATTCCGCCGATAACAGCACTGTAGTCATCGTTGATATTATTATATGCTTTGTCGCGATTATGCCAAGACAAATCGGTATCACTGAGGCCCTTAAGTACTTCCTTGAACTTTTCAAATGTAAGAGAATCCTTATAAGTCTTACGGTAATCCTCTGTCATTTTATCTTCGGCTTCAGCAAGAGTTTCCATCATCTCTTTATAGACATCTTCTGCAGGAACCAAAGTTTCATAGTTCAAAAGCATATCGCAGTTTTCGAACTTTTCAAAATCTTCAGCAGATGCAATAGTCAATGTATGTACCGAAGATGAGTTAGTTTCAAATGTGTTAGTTCTTTTCGTTTTCATTCTTTTCTTCCTTATTTGGCCAGCAAAGCGTAGCCTGTTTAAAATAATCTCCTGTCCATTCGAGAATGCCGTTATTATGATCCAAGCATACATTCTTATAATTCTTTAAATCAATAATGCGATCTGGATAACGCTTCTGAATGGGTGGATGTTCTTGACCAGCCTTATCAAATACTCTGCATTCCATAGCATAGTTCTCGTAGTCATAGCAGAAATAATCTTCCTGGATTGCAAGATCATGCGTATGGCCATAGAGATTGATAAAATCTGAACCAGGCTTAATATACAACGGTTCATGAGATAAGATATACTTATTTTCAAGAATAACCGGCGTATCATAAACCTTGTCAAATCCAAGGTCATAATAATATTCAATGCGGTCTTTATTATGCAGATGAACATCGTCATGATTGCCCAAGACAAGGAATAACTTACGATTACCTTGCTTCATACGAGCAACCCTATCTTTCAATTCGGCAATCTTTTCAGGCTTACGATAATCCTTAAACCTAGAACCAGCGAAGAATACATCGCCAAGGTTCCAGATATCGCAATCTTCTGGAAGACGGTCGAATTGCTTCAAAATATCTTCGTTCATCGCTTCGACTGCAGGCTTATTGATAGGATTACTGTTAGGCGGTTCTACATGATATGGCCTATTGCAATATCTGACAATATTTGCATGGTCGAAGTGCAAATCAGATACGATATATGTTTTTCTTGTTCTTTTTAACATTAAATTTTTCCTAATTAATTTTTGTATATAAATATAATAAAATTATCTAATTTTGTAAACGGTAATAAGAGGTGAAAATGACATTAGATGACATGCTAAAAGAACCGGAAAATATGATTGAAGGCCTGTTTGGCTCTATATTGTTCGGTGAACCAAGAATGCTAATAAATAAATTCAAGACCAAACAACATAATTGCATACAGTTAAAAGATAAATATATGGGCCTAGCTGAACCTGAATTTTACCTAGTCTGGTATGCATTGACAAGTTCACAGAAAAATATAGTTGTAGGCGCACCGAAAGATATATCAGTCAAGTCATTCTTTTCAACCATTAAATCATACATCAACTTTGCTGTCACGCGTATTAGCGAAATAAAGGAAAATTATATTTCGATTATTGCAGAAGGTCCTGATTTTATAGTTCTCAGCAATAATGTATGTATATCATGTGGCACATTGTTGGACGGATGTATTTGTTCAAGACCGTATGACCTTATTCTTTACATCGGTTTAGATTTAATGACTGACGAACAATTTGCTCAGTTCACAAAATGTTATTTGCCGATTATTCTTGGCAATCCTGAAACGAAGATTATTTTTGTTTATGAAAAGAATAATCGAGAAATATTCGATAAATTAACTTAAAGCTTATTAAAGTTCATAAATCTATTAGACAGTGTATTAATTCTATACTGTCTTTCTTTTTTATTTCTTTGTTTTGTTCCCAATAAATAAGCTACTTTTTCAAATATCCAGATTGCTGTTATTTTAAATCCATGTCCAATTTTTACAAAAAATCTACCAATAGCTTTCCAGTTACGATAATCGCCGAATAATAAATCGAGTGATAACCATATTGTGGCCATTATAAAACCACCTAATAAGATAATTAAAACTGCAAACATGATGCCAAATAAAACAGCTTGAAACATAGTTGAAATCATAGATATTGCCTCAATTTTGAAATTTCAGTAGAATAATATTGTTTTAACTTATTACAAAGTTTTGTTTTTTCCGATTTACATTTTTCTATATCGTTAGTTAACCTGGCAACACTTTTATTAATTTCGTCTGCATTCGGTTTTAAGAAGTCTGGCGCAATAGAATGAATATAATTTAAAAATGATGTATTTATTCTAGGCAGTCCATAATTCCCATGTTTAACTTCGTCGATTTCCCTTCTTAAGTCAGCAATTTTAGGTTCTATCATGAAGTAATCTTTTATAGATTTTTGAATATTCTTGCTATACGGTTCAACAACGATACAGATTAAATCACCTTTCTTGACGTTTTCAGTATTTTTAATGTTTGACTTTAACATAAAGCCATTAGTATCGGTAGTATATTTATCTGTTGTATAATATTTGTCAGAAGGAAACATTGTGTAAATAGGTACACCGCTATAAACTATATTTGATTCATTAACATGAATATTAGCCCTACCATCATATGGCGCAAAAAACCGGGTAATCTTACCGTCAGTATAAGGGATATACGTTTTAAATAGATTAGCGACTTGTTCTAAATGTTCAGGATCTTTTTTCATTCTATCGAAAGATAAAAAAATAAAGGGTTTTTGTAAACCCTTTATATTATTTGAAGTTATTATGTTTAATTAGATTGAATAGAACGGGTTCTTGACCTTGAAAGAAACGTTGTAGTCATCACGAAGTCTCAAGACAAAACCTTCACGCTTGTGGTTAAGGTTGTTGCCAAAGACAGTGTTCTTATCAGACTGTTCCAACATTTTCTGTGCAGTTTCCGGAAGAACATAATGTTCATCGAGAACAGGCACAAACGGAAGGTCCCACTTCTTAGAGAATTCAATAGACTCTTCGAAGTTAAGTTTTACGAACTTACCATCCTTCTTCTGGTAGAAATCGAAGAAACGAATTTCAGTTCTCGGCAAGTTATAGATGTTGCCTTGAATACCAGGACCGATATGTTCACCACGGCAGAACCATTCACCAGGAATCTTCTTTACCTTTTCATCGTAACGAAGTCTCTTTACAGTATTCCAGAACGGAGCGCCAAAGCCCTTTTCAGGCAAGCAACGAGTTCTCGAACATACGCCAATTTTCTTCTTCTTTCTACCGAACCAACCTCTAGTAGTATAAGAATAAACTGTAATGTTCTGTCCTTCGAGCTTTTCAGTAGCTACCCATTCCTTGTCACCATATTGCGACTTCATCTTAGAGAAAATCTTCTGGACGTTTTCTTCATCAGATTTACCTGGCCATTCATTCTTCCAGTCGCACTTGAACTTTACACCGAGCTTCAACTTGCGGAACCAAGCAAACTTCATCATAAACTTGAAGAACTTGTTTCTCGGTTCTTGAACAAGACCTGCTTCTTCAGCATCCTGAACAATTTCGGTAACATTGAAACGATTGGAAAGGTCAACGTCAGTTCCAAGCTTTTCTGTAATACCTACAGTATCGAGTCTGAACAAGATACCTTGAGAAATTACTCCGAACTTGGAAAGCTTCATAGACTTAATCTTGAACTTCTTATCTCTAAGGAATTCGAAATACGGATATTTGGACTGTGCTTGAACAGCCTCCAATGCAGCCTTTATTTCATCCTTGGTTGCATTAGGTAAATCCTTACCGCTCTTTATATCTTCATACTTCTGCTTAAGGACAGGATCCAATCCATCTGGTAAGACAGAATCAACTTCAATATACATAGCGATATCGCCAGGCTGAAATTCATTCTTCTTCACGACGACTGTATAATCCATTACAGTTGCCAACTCAATCTTGTCAGCACCTTCAATGGGTTTAATGTCCTTAATTTTAACCGTATAGGCTAGCTTTTTTCCGTACATATTATATTACTCCTTTTATCCCGCCGCCTTTTGATTTTTAATGTTACTTATTTTTCTTTTCTTTAATTTTGTTAATTTCGTCAATAGTAGCTTGACATTCTTTTGTTCTTGCTTCCAAGTCTACACTTGGCTTATAGACATGACTATACCATGATTCGATAGTATAAGTTTCAATATCAGGTTCATCTGCATTGACTGTCTTATATTTTGCAAATTCTTCAAGACATCTCGTTCTATACTTATCAATAATATCTTCTGTAAAATTTTTACTTGATTTATAATATTCTTTAATGTCTTTAATATAATCAGCAAAGAAATATGGCTGTAAATGAACTATTGTAGAATATGCAACGTTTGACTTCCAAGAACCCTGATTATAAATTCTATAGTTCTTTAAATAAGTATTATCGATTAATACATTTTTAATGCCGTCAAACTTTTTAAAATTCTTTTCGATGTCTTCAAAAACATAACCGACAAGTTTATAAACCGGAAAATGACAATAATGCCATGAAATTACCTCTTGATTAAAATACTTATCTAAGTCAAGAGAAATATCGAGAGAATTTTCAAAATCTTTCCAATATAATGCAATTTTATCGCAGCCTGAATCTTCAGGATCTTTTATAAACTCTATCCTAAAATATTCATTGACATTGATTTTATGTTGACGACCATGTTCGTCAGTCCATTCTTTAAGTGTCTTGTTTAAAAGTTCCTGTTCGACTTTCTTGAACTTTCTATGGTGATACCATGATATAATACCCATTTATTACTCCTTTATACAGTAAAAAACCATTTCCAGATTTTCGGATGTGCTTTAATTTTTTCTACGAGTTTATTATAGAACCAAAGATTTCCTTGTTCACACGTAATCGGATCGACAAACAAATAATCATCTGTTGGATGCATCAGTTTTTGAACTTTTGCTCTAAATTCCAGATCAGTTAGATAATCATGTTCTTGACGGATTTTTGTCTTATGATGTTCTTCGATTGTTTCTTTGGTAAATGTAATCGCTTCTTTAAGTCTGGATTCTTCTGTTTGACCTTCACGAAACTCATTAATCCAGTAATATTTTAAAATTTCGCCGTTAAGTGTAGGTGCAAAATAATTAAAATCCATGTCATCTTTTTTAGCTATAATGCATAATCTAAGTCTAACATTTGCCTGTCCTGGATTGTATATTACCTCACAAATATAATCTTTAAAATCTTTATAGGTAAATAAAAACCCTACATAACAAGAGTTAGCTTCAGGAAAAGTTTCTACAACTTTGAAATCTGAATCTTGTTTAATCGCTGCAAAAAATTCATTGAATAATCTATAATGAAATTCAACATTATTTTTTAATGCATCAATTTGACTAGATATAATTTGGTCAAATCTTTCTTTAATTTCGTCCATTATAATACCTTATTACCAATAGCAACCGTAACCGATACCTGTAAGTGCTTGACAAGATTCTTTATTTGGAATAATAAATTCTTCCCATTCAAACTCTGGGTCAAAAGCATGTAGAGTATCAAGTGCAATTGCAGCTAAATCCAATGCACTATCTACGCAATAACGGCCATCATAGTCGTTTAAAGCTTCATCAACTTCTTCTTGTGTAAGAACACCTAATTTAATAAGCTTGACTAAAACATCATTTTTAATTTCGCTATCTTCATAATCGTGACAAACTTTCTTAAAATCAATGTGTTTTTCTTTTTTCAAACGTTCGAAACCTTCATCGATTTCATCGCCTGAATAATTTGATTTGATTAAAAAAGTATCGCTCTGATTATGACCATCCTTTGACCAGTCACCGACTTCAAATTCAATAACATGATTTAATTCAGTTGCCATTTGTTTTATTCCCTTTTATAAAATTAATATTTTCTTTGATAGAATCCTTAACAGCTTTTATGCTATCAAGTTTATGCACAGCATATAATGAATCTTCTAACCAAGCCTTGTAATCATTTAAGCACTCTACAGTTTCAGCTTGCTCTGAATCATCCATACATTTTGGTCTATCAGCGAGAATATTTTTATATCTGGTCTCTTTCATGACAGACGTAGACGGTGTTAAATGACAATAAGATAATAGGCCAACCATGCCGAGGAAAAAGAGTATCGTCGCCAAAGCTGGATCATCATCTGCAGTAATACATACTAATGCAATAACAAGTATAAGTATTAGTACGAACAGTAAAAGAAATACAGGTATTGTCATAATATTAAATATAGAAAAAGATTAAATTATTGTAAACCCGGTTTTTTACCTTATACCTGCACTATAAGCTGCCGATATTTCACTAATAATTTTCTTATATTCTTCATTTTTCTTTTTGCGTTCTAGCTGTGCTATGTAAGATACTTTCCATTTAGTATATAGACTGACATTTGCCTTAGGCTGATCATATTGAATGTTATTGCTTTTAACTTCGCTTGCCAATGCTTCGATAATATACTTTCTATATTCATCAATATATTCAGTATAATTATGTTCCTTTAAATAATTAACATAATCATCAACTTGATATGGTCTAATATCAATAGAAATGTTTGAACAACGACTTACACACAAATAGCCTTTAACATAAGGATTATCAAATAGCACTTTATCATTATATTCAGAATTAATAAGTTTTTCTAATGAGTCAACAATAGATTGTGTATCTTTAATAACTTCATCAATCAACTTGGTGTCAATCGTGCCATAAATGTATTCATGATAAATGCTTCGACATTTAGAAAGTGCTTCAACCAATGTACAGTTGCTTACATTTTTCTCTAAACTAACCGTTCCGAATTTTATTTCATTAAATAACGGATGATTTAAAATAGTACTTGTCGAAAGCATACAAATATCACGATTTGTATTTAAATGAAAATGATCTGTAAACCTGGCAGTTTCGCCATTAACTTTGATTGTTTTATCATATCCATAGGTGTTATGCAATGGATTTGACGTATCTTCTTTAGCTTTTCTTTTCTTAAACCAATTAAACATTAATAATTTTCCTTATTTTGTATATTAGCCTACTTGCTTGGACTTTTCATATTCTTCCAACTGTTTCTTTTCATATTCTCTTTCTCTGCGGATATCCTTGAAGAATTCCATACGCATGACTTCATCTGCTGTCATAAATTTATACCTTTTCCTATATTCATTCGTTTCCTTATATGCCCTGCATGGGAAGATATCCATATGTGAAAAATTCGCAAAATCCATTCCCATAAAAAATTGTTCTGTTCTATAACGTATTCTTAATTCACTACACAGTTTCTTCAATACAGGAATTGCAGCGTCACGTTCAGCAGTAGAATTGAAATTCAAAATAAAATTGCAGCGATCCAGATATGTATGTGGTAGTCGATCACCAGACCAGCCGTCATATGCTGCAACCATTTCACGTAATGAAATAATATTATTTAAACCATTAAATCTATCGATATGTTCCATTATCTTATACACACCATATAGGTAGTATGTAAAAGAAAATCCACGTTTTAATTGAATGCCAGTATCAGCAGTAACTGGAGATTCAAATTTAAAATCTTTAAACATATTATAATTTTTCATTAGTTAATCCTTTTGTTGTTCATGTAAATCATGAACACAATATGTAATCATTTCGGTTGACATATTTGGAAAATAGCCACAATCTTCATAGATATCGTCAGAAATCCAGCTACATTTGCCACATCCAATTTTCATTTCATATATACCAGGTTCAAGCTTATCAGCAATAAGCTTAAACTCCTTATCATTTTTACAATGTGGACAAATAATAAAATTGTCCTTTTTCATTATAAATGTTTTTTCTTCGTTTAGCATTTTTGGCTCTTCAATTCATTCCATCTTGTAATAAGAAGCTCAGAATATACTTCATTACTCATTGTATAGCTACCGCATGCAAAAGCATCATTTATTTCAATCAGGGCGGTTTCGCCAGTATCTAATACTCCAACATCAAGACAATACGCACTGGGTGCGTCTGTATAGTCCATAACCATCTTCTGGACCTCGTTTTTGTCTACCATGATAGAATTACTAAAGTAATGACAATAATCCCTTATAACGCCGTTTATGACTGGAATACGATACTCCGAGACAAATTTTACCGGTTCAGAACAAATAATGTTCGTTCCGTCGCTTGCACCTTCAGTCAAAAGCCAATCATCTCTCGAAGATAGGACAAATCCTGTAAATTTCTTGAGCTTGTCCTTAGGCTTAATAAAAACAGGATCGACAAGATAATCATTAAATACCTTATCTTTCATGTAGCCTAGTTTTGTTTCCCAAGTTCTACGATAAAGATACTTCTCCAATGCCTTAGGATAGTCTTCATGCTTGTAGTCAATTCCGAGTTTTTTCATTGCATTAAAAATAACCGGAATTTCGCCAGCAATAAAATCGTCATCGGTCAATTTAATTCTATTCTGAAGAAGATGCTTCTTATAGAACGTAGTATAATTACCCTCACCGAAATAATCAGCGAGTTTACGTTCATCTACACCGAGTTTTCCATTATCGTGTAATTGGAGATAGTTCATTATTCTTCATCAACGTTAATATACATGCCATCAATAGTCTGCCAAGCATTATGCTCTTCGAAGAATTCAATCAGTTTCTTGATATCATCTGGCGTAAGATATGGTGTAATCATAATTCTATGACTTGCCGTAGAGATAGAAGTAGAATCATATAATTTTTCGGTAAGTGCTTCAGCAAGTTCCTTGATACTGTGTTCCTTATAATAATCAGTCCAAATTGAACTCTTAAAAGTAATCGTTGTCATTTCTTTTCCGATTGTAAATAGTTCACTTTATAGTATTGATTTTTCGACGACATACTGGACAAGTGGATATATTAAATTTCATGGATATAGAAGGATTGTCGAAATTATCAGAATCGTAATAAATATCGCTTTCAGACTGATGCATAGCCTCAACAGTGACGGTAAGACTGTTTCCAGTAAGGCGAAAATTTTTAGATAACCATGTGCCTACATATCCACCCATAAAGGTATCTTTTGGATAATATGTTTTCTCGTAGCTACCTGTTCCAGATGGGTCTTGACATAACGGACACTTTTTAGAAATTGTTTTAGAGACTGGTTTAGACATTTTTATTCCTTTTCTTTTTCTTTCTTTTTCTTCTTCTTTCCGTCGCCACGAATTATGTCATATAATAGTACAAAAGCCGCACAGATAAAGGCAACGATAAATATGGCGAATAGTCCCCATGGTAAAACACCAAGAATGCCCAATCCATAGATAATTTGATGTTCATCTCTCCATGAAATTGCAGCAACATCGCAACCACCGTCTACTACATAGGCATTGTCATTATAAAGCATTACAGTATGCGTGGTATATGTCGGTGCAGAATGCTTATGCCAATGCTCCTGTGTATAAGTTTTTAAACATTCACCCTTTGCGATATGCTCATTATCATGAGTATATGCAATGACAGAGCATGACATCCATGCGATAAGTGGAATTAACCAGACTAAATGTGCTAAATATTTTCTCATATTTTATAATATAAAAAAATAAAGGGTTTTTGTAAACCCTTATTGTTATTCGTTATTAATTACCCCAACCGCCACAATGCCATGAGCTTTCACAACCTTCTTCAGGAGGGTCAGGTTCTTTCCACCAAGGGTCACTGGAACCTGCCAGCAACTGAGACTGAACATCAGCTTCCAGAATTTCCATAGCGGGTTTTATGTATTGCTTTTTCATTTTATACCTCTAATATATCTACTTTACAACCAACTAATCCATCACCGACATCTTGACCACATTCGGTAGCAAAATTATCGCAGTCACAGCTAAAATCGATAGATTTATTTTCTCTAATATGTTGATTGAACATATCCAAGAATTTTTGTTGCAATTCAAGACCAGTATATTTTCTTTGTTCTTCTCTACTACCGATGACTTCTTCCAGTGGGAAATAATAAAGTTCGTCGCCAGTAGTATCAAAGAAATTAAAATAATTCATGAATTCTTTACGAGCTTGCTTGACGTCAGGACCGAAATAAACCTGCCGATGTTCAGTGTCCATATCATGTTCATAAATAACTTCTACACGATACATGTATTTCTTTTCATTTTGGGTCTTGATTCCCTTTTCAAGTTCTTCATTCTTCTTTTCAAGAATGTCAATATAATCACGAACCCACTCAAAATAGTCGCTGGCGAAATCCGGCAAATGTCGTTTGCCACGCTGACAGTATTCTTCAAGATTATAAAAGAAATCATGAAGTTTAACTTTATGTTGTTCCTTTAATGTCTTGACTGTGCTTTTGGCAAAAGCAGCTTTACGCTCCTTAGCAACATCTTCATCAGTCGGTTCTTCCATATTTGGATTTATATAGGTGAATGTGCTATCAAGCAAATCACACATTCCGTTAACAGATTCTTCTACTTCGTCCATTAGTTTTCCTTTTGAATATTATAATTTTGTTCTGAAGACGAGATGCTATGGTTATAAGAATCTATCTTATTATTTAAGCATTTAATGATGTGCGTTGCAATATCATTAATAACAGCTTTCTTCAAGTCATCATTCGATAATGCAATATTATCACCTTGATAATGCTTTCGCAAATCTTCGATTGCAGGGTACATCTCAAAATCATCGCTAAATGCACATTTACCGATATCTCTTTCAGGCCATTCCCTATTAGTCGCATACATAGTACGGCCTAAACGGTCATTAAAATAGATACGTGTAACTATGTGTTTTTCAGGATATCCTTCTTCTTCGGTTCGGATTTCTATTGTACATTTATGTTGGTCATTAAGATACAGATAGATATTTGGGAAAATATCCTTTTTCTCCATTTCCTTAAAAAGTTGCTGGAAATTGACAAAGATAAGGTCTGTCAGTTCATTGAAAAACTGCATAGCAACTTCATTCTTATCTATCACGATTTGATTAATCTTATTAGATTTATCCCGTGACGACTGAATTTTATTCATCTTGTCAGCAATTTCGTCAACAATCGACTTATCTACCATACATAAGTCGATACGACTATAAACGGCATTAGCTTCATCTTCGATAGCTTTCTGGATTTTATTGTAGATTTCATCGACTGCTATCTTTTTTACGTTATTGACCGGTTGCAAATAGAATCCTCGGTAATAGCATGAATCCAACGGATCAAAGCCAGATGGCATACGATTAATTTGACCAATAAAGAAATCTTCGAGAAAGACATCTTGCCCGTCTAACGGTTCATGCACATCGTGCGGTTTCGTGATAATTCCCGCCATTGCCTGGATATAATAAGGAGATTCCTTTCTCAATTCTGGAAAAGACTTTTTCAAAAAATCAAACATAATAACTCTTCTCTTTTTAATTATTAACTTGACCCAACGGTGTATTTGTAATACGCATCATACAATCTACTACATAGAGGCCAAATGAATCTTGGACTGCCGCAGCATCTTCATCACTTAGACCGCTGCTTGTCAAATAGCCCCAGCCTCGAATATTTAACATAATGACTTTATCAGTTTTATCCGTGTAATAAACAACACCATCGCCATTATAATATGGATTGTCAAATGTAGCATGTGAGTAAGGTTCACCATTTAATGCCTTAACGAGTTCTACCATATCTTCGCGGGCAGGTTCTATATCACCGCATTCACTAGTGACCATAGTATCGTCACAAAAAACCATGCTGTCAATCATTTCATCAAGGTAAAACTTACCTTTAAAATATTCTTTCCAACTACTCATATTATATAATATAGTAAAATTTAAAATTTATGTCAACCTATTATATTTTATAAATAATATATGGCCACTTACAAGGAGTATTTATGGCAAGAGCAGTTACAAATTTAAAAATTCCAAAAATTCCTACCACAGTTAAATCTGGTACCAGCAATACTTCTAGTAATACAAGTAATACTACTAATAAACCTAGTAATTCGACTACACCTACAAATACGGCAAATTATAATGAAATTTTGTCTAAGTTAAATGATTATGCTTTAAAGTCTGCATTAAATAATTACATTACTCAACAAGACTTAAATTCTGCAATTTCTAATATAAAACAATGTAACTGTGAAAGTCAAGCTACTACTCCAGTAGATAATAATGCATTGTCTGCACTTATCCAGAAGTTAAATAATTATGGAATATTTAATTATGACGTTCCAGGAAAAGAAACTATTGTTACTGAATTTTTTCCAGCTTTAATAACTAATACTACATCATTTAATGCAAATGATTATAATGAAAAAATTATTAATTTTGCTAATTATTATTATAGTGATTCTTATAGTGATGCCGACGAAGAATCAATGCAACATAATAGTTATTCAATAATAGATTTAACAAATTTTGATCTTTTTGATCATATAATTTTATTAGATGATAATAGAAAAACAGTTAACCAAAGTACATATAAAACATATTTTACAAATTGGATTGAACCAGATTATAATGCGCCAGATATGGTGGGCTATGGTTATAGACCAATTAATTTTATAATTAAACCTGATATTTTAGAAACACCACTTGCAATAAAAACACAATCTGGTTATACAATAAATTTAATATTTGATTATGATTCTGTTCCATGGTCTACAGGGGCACCAAGTAGTGAGATAAAGCATGGTTATGTTTCTGTTCCCGTTGAATTTACAACAGATGTAAAAGTTAGTACTGAAGTTAGAAATAATATTAAATGTGAATTCAATGGTCATATGATAGGAACAGGTCCAAATGCGGGTGGAACTGTCATATTAACAATGCCAGAAAACATTACATTAATTGATAATAAGCCATATATTAAAATTAATATTACATCAAACAATAATATAATCACATTGGCTACACCAAATGGCACGAGTGCAATAAACAATGTCCCATTTATAAAACAAATAATAATAGCTGATTCAGTAACAAAACGATATGTAATTAAGTTAGACTTTGATGCATATACACTTCCACCAGGATATTAAAATAAAAAGAAAAATTTATGGTTAGCTGTAAAGAAATTTTAATAAAAAATAAAGGGTAATATAAATTACCCTTTTATAAATACTTTATAAAATAATTAGGTGAAAAAATATGAATTTAAACGAACGTGTAATGGCTATAGCAGCTAACTTATTAAATGAAGATATGTCAAATGATATATTGGATAAAGTTCCGCTTGATGACAAATATTGGCTAGATAAAACATATTCAAAAGAGGATATCTATAGTTTATTCTGTGATTTATTAGAAAACGAAGGCACAAAACAGAATGTTCCTATCAATGTATGTCGCGGTTTAATGAGTAAATGGATCAGCCTTTTTGATTTTTCAGTCGGCGGAAAATATAGAGTTGATGCATATGAAGTAGATGAATGTACTGCTGACCATCATTATATGCGTATTCAAGCATGTGATGATAATAAAAATAGCGCTATATTTAGTATTGCGCCTGATACACCTGAAGAAAATGCTAAAGTTATTGTAAGAGTCCTTGGTCGATTAGTACGTGACGGTATAGAAAAATTTAATGCAGATAATATTAAAAAAGCAAGCGAAAGTCAAATTCAAAATACTACAAAAATAACATCAAATGAATTGGCAGAACAATTCTATGAAGAATTTAAGAAGCAACTGCCAGATGGTCATGAAGCTATCTATAATCCAAATATTTCTGAAGATACTCCATGGAATGGTCTTACTCGCGATATTCCTAATATTGACATTTATAATAGAAATTATAAACCAAGTGGCCAGATTGAATTGATTTGTGCAAAAAATCCTTTATTTATGTATTTTGAAAACAAAGATAGTGGCGACTGGTGTAAAGATTTAGGTGATAATATTATGTTAGTATTTAGTATACCAGGAACACGAGGTTTTCCAACTAGAGAAATATGGAAGCCTACAGCCAGTATAGATAAAACAGTTAAAAATATTATTAAAAAATATATTAAAAGATAAATATTAAAATACAGAAAAAGAAAAAGGATTGACATTTGTCAACCCTTTTATTTTTAAGCTTAATAATTAATATGGATTATTGTCAGGTTCTGACGGTTTGTCCCAGTCCCATTCATCGAGCCATTCGTTGAAATAATCCCAGTCGAACTGGCCGTCCACGATTAATTCGCTTTCTTCACAGAACTTACGGAAGTCACCATTATACTCATCATCAAGGAACTTACAGAAGTCTTCGTCGAAATAGTCCCATGCATCATCACCGTCGGTCCACCACTTGACTTCCCCATCCTCATCGTTATACTCGTCATGTACATATTCGTCAATCACATCAACCAAATGGTCCATCATTACCCTGTTCAATGCATCCTCGTCAATTTCCCTGCACAAGTCGAAATTATCCAATGGATTATCTAGGATCAGCTCCCTTACCCTGTCATATTTTCGTTTTTTGTTCAGTTTCTGAGCTTTTTTCTCAGCATCCTTGGCCACACCCGGGAGGTTTGACTTCAGATTCTGGTAATTATGCACCTTACAAGCCTTCTCAGTGTCGACCACGTTCTTCTTTACCATGGAAATAAACTCGTCAACTGTACCGTTATAGTACTCCTTCTTTATTTTCCAGTGCAAGTCGTCACCGCTGAATCCATTCAAAAGTTCAAATCCTATGTATATCTCGAACCTGTGGAAATAGGAACTTACGCCACGACGTTTCAGGTATTCCTTATACTCCTCAGTAGGCTCCTTCTTGATACATAGCAGGAACTTCCCAGGCACCTCTCCGTCCTTAACGATATTCTTTATACCATCCTTAAACACATCCTTCCTATAGGCATACTGTTCTGCCGTACGGCGAGAATAATAGTCCGTGCCGATTGTCGGATCGTAACCAAGGTTGGCATAATAACTTACATTCTCGGTAGGGACAAGCTGTACGGTATAACCCTTTCTTTCATACTCGTTCTTGAGGGCTACGAGGGCATCCCATATCTTACTAGCCTCATCGTCTGTATATTCACGTTCTTTCAGCAACAAATAACCGTTTGTCTTAAGAATTTGCCTAGCTTCGTTTAAATTCATTTAAATCTCCTTAATTTTATATTATTTATAGAAATTTTATCTATAAATAAAGAAACATTTAATAAAAGGTGAAAAATATGAATTTAAATGAATGGACAATGAATCAAGCTGCTGGCTTGTTAAATGAAGAGTTTGAACCATTAGGCTCTAATGAGCAGTATAGTACTGAAGAACTTCGTAAAATAGCAAAACAAAGAGAAATGCTCCATGAAGAAACAGATTCTGATTCTTCTTTAGATGGTATCTTTGAGACTCTTACTAAGACTCGTGACCTTTGGTTAAAAGAATTACAAGAAACATTGCCTGAAGGTTATCATGCCACGGCATATACCGGTTCTTGTGCAAATGGATTATCTAAGAAGATTCCTGGAATTAATATTACACGTGATGTTAAAAGAGAACCTGGCAAATATATAAACGGGAATCCTGGAAAGATTGAGTTCGAAGGCGTTGGACCATGCACTTTGAATGGTTGGGAAAAAAATGTAGCTATTCATTATCCTGGTGTCAGACGAATAGCTACACGATTTACTCTTCCGAGAATGTATAATTATAAGAAAACAATAGCTAATATAGTTAAGGATATAGTAGGCTAACGTTTTTCAATCTGGAATGTAGCGCCGTCAGATTCGATATCAAAGCGGTCTACGGTAAAGTTACCATCCATGCAAAGTTCTTCCAGGCAAAACCTGTTGTTATCAGCACGGGTATTGCCTGTATTTTTAAGGTAATTACAGAATCGTTTAAGATAATTAGAAAACTGTTCAAGTTCTTTGAAATCGGTTTTTAATACATCCAGTTCGATAGTTCCTTTCTTTGTTACTTTGAAACAAATCATTATCTTATCCTTTAATTTCCCATTCTTTATTGCTCATACTTAGCCTTTAACCGTTCATATTCTGCACGTTCTTTACGTTCAATTTCTTCTTGCTCTGCTTTTTCTCTATCTTTCTTAATTTTGAGCTGTGCTTCAGCTAGATTCGACATATAGCCAATCCAATGTGTCAGCTTTTCATCGTCATACAAGAATTCAGCGTCTTCAATATAATAATATGAAGTCTCATCATGATCGCCATACCAGCCAGTTGCTTTAATGCTAATGCCTTTTCCGTCAAGTTCTGCATCAATATAATCATGATACTGTTGTTTAGCTATTCCCAGCCTATCTAAACAAGCAGATTCGATTGTATCGTCTTCACTGGATGCAATATCGTATTTAGAAAGATATTCAGTAAAAATACGATGAAATACTTCACATGCACGATTTGTAAATGCATCTTGTGCAGCACAAAGTTCATCACTAAGCTTTTTAAAATTATCCAGATTTTCTTTTGTATAAGCCATAATAATCCTTATTTCATAGTCTTATCACAACGAACCACGTTAAGATTTTCATCAAGGTAGGGAGTTAAACCAGCACTACGCCAACCACTATATTTAAGATATACAACACCTGTTGAATGGTCACAGATTAAACGAAAATGTTCATCATATCCGTCTTCTTGTATATTAAAGTCCTTAATATATTCGAATGGCATTAACCTTGCTTTCGCATGCTCAACCCGAACAATCTGTTGTTCTTCATAAGATTCGCATCCTGTCATAAGACTTACAAGACAAAATGCAATTAAGACTGCACATAAATTTTTAATCATTTTTTCTCCTTTTAGTGTAAACATTCAGTTTGCCATTTACCATCGACTTCTATGGCACGTAAAAACTGCAAATCCATAATAGCATTTTTTGATAATACAGTTCCTAACGTAGTTTCTATTATAGCATAGTCCTTACCGTTTTCAGACTCTTCCAAATGGCTTATTATTTTGGAATCCGGATCATTTTCATATCGACTAAATAATGCATTCCACTCGTTAATCGATAAACGGTCACATAGATATTTGCCTTCGATATACAGCCTAATTCGGCGGTCAATAGTTTTTATGATTGTTACTGGTTGCATATTAGTCTTCTTTTGTTAGAATGTTAAGTATAGCATGATTTGCTAAATCAATATCATTATCGCCTAAACTGTCAAGAGTAAATTCGATTTCTGTTTCTTTAATAGTAGAACCGTCTTCGATTTCTGCCTTTACAGTCAGCTTAGTTTTCTTATTTTCCAATAATTGTTTAGTTTCGTCTATTTTCTGATTATTTTCCTTAATAGCATCATTTACTGCATTTATTACTTCAACCCTGGCTTGTAATGGTTCATTTTGTTCAAGGCATTTAATAAAAGCATCTCTATTTTCAATCGGAGGTTTTTTCATGCGGCCGATTACTTTATTATCATGTAATGGTTCATGCTCATCATCCCATTTATCAAATATAAACTCTAATTCGCCTGTGACTTCAGGTCTATCATAATAAAAACATACAACAGATTCATCATCATAAAAAAGAGTAAGATACTTTATCCAACTTGGATGTACTATATGTTTTACTCTTTTTATAGTACGGCCAGGTCTTGAATAACCATAATATTCAGCACAAGTTTGGTCTATATTTTTATAAGTATAATATCTTGGTCTTCCAAAATTATCTTTTTCTACATATCTTACAGAATTTCTAAATTCTGCATCTTTATTATCCCAAAATTCTGTAATATAACTAACACTTGCAAAAATAAAAACTACTATAATACAAATAACGTAAAAAAGTATTTCTTTTTGATTATTTGTCATATTATTCCTGAATTTGACTTACAATTCCAGCAATGGCATTATGTGCAAAATCAATATCTTTATCAGTTACGCTGTCGACAACAAATTCCAGCTTTGCTTCCTTGATATTGGAACCTTCCTCAATTTCAGCCTTTACTGTCAATTTAGTTTTCTTGTTTTCCAGTAGCCACTTGCTTTCATCTGTTTTTCGATTTGTTTCCTTGATTGCATCATTTACAACCTTAACTACTTCTGCCTTATTTTTAGGTTGTTCCTTTACAGCATATTCGGTTGTATATTTTGGTTCTGTGGTAGGTGAAAGAATATAAGACATAAACCAGAATGCACCTATAACAAAACCAAAAGTCAATGTTACACAATTAAGTATAACAAAAAAGCCCATAAATGGATGGCCTTCGCAAAATTTATCAAAATCCGCTTCTTCACCATCACTGCCTACGCAAACTAACAGTACAGTAATAAGAAATATTACAGCTAATATACCAAGATATGTAACTCCAGACATAATTAAACTCCTATTTCTTCTTGTTAACTTGGTCTTTGCCGAACATCAATGTCATAATCCAATGAAATACCTGACCTTCTGGACTCTTATGTACACTAACTACTATATCTTCATTATTCAGCTTTTTAACTACTTCTGGGATGACTTTATCGAACAGACGGGGTGAATCATAGGTAAAGTCAAAATAAGGACATTCATCGTCATATTCGCGTTGATTGATAGTTATATTTACTGAATATTTACCGGCATTTGCTTCTTTAGTAGCCATATTGATAGCCAACTTATAAAGCAGGTCAATCTTCTTTTCATCGATATGGTCATTTACCGCGTTGGCTTTATTGAATAATATTTTTCCTAAGCTTTCCGCCATGATTTATTCCTTCTTGATTAGTTCTTCAATTACCATTTTTGCTTCGAGAACAATTTCATCAGCAGTCCATTCTCTACCGCCGCGTTCTGGAAACGCCGGACAGAAATCACCATCGTGATAATAATCCCAGCCAATCCAGTAACCTTTCTTTACTTTTTCTTCTTCCCAACGGCCAGGGATCCACCATAATCCACACCCAGGATCCCATACTCTGAGACGAACATTCTCGAAGTCTGTCATTTCACTGAAGGTTAAACCGCCATGGCAATCCAAATCAATAGCATCATACGGAAGCTTATAAAATGGATGAGATTCTGGAAGTCTTACATAAGCACAAAAATGAGTTCCACGGGCATTTAACACCATGTAGTCATAGTTTTTATAAGTTCCATGTTTTACTGCGATTGTCTTAGACATTTTTGCTCCTTTTTAGTTCCAATATTTTTCTTCAATTGGGGTAAACAAGATTGGTTTTGGTCCTACAGTAACTATTCCTGAATAGTCTTTGGTTATTTCTCCTAACGTTACATAGACAATATCTGGGTCTTTCTTCAACTTATTGGCTTCTATTGCGCCATCAAGGAATTTACGATATTCTTTCATAATTCCTTCACCAGTTGAACGTCGATAAGCATATAGTCTAAATTTCATATTTTTAAATATAGAAAAGGGTCGACTAAATGTCAACCCTTTTAAAAAGCATAATTATTAATTACGTTCTGTTCTATTGCAGCTCGTTTAAATATTTATCGAGAATCGAATAAGAAAATGCCTTAGGCGGTTTACCCATAAGGAAGCCACGCTGGATTTCGTTCTTATGGTCTTCTAAGAACTGCTCAAATTTATCATCGATTTCCAGACTTACAAAACCGTCCAAAAGTTTATCGTGGAAAATTCCGTACCATTCTTTATATTGTGGTTCATCGAAAACAGATTCAACAATATATCCGTTTTTCTTTAAAAGCTGAGTGGCTTCGTTTAAATTCATTTGAAACTCCTATTTTTATTATTTATAAGAGTTTTCAAAAAATAGGCGATATAATAAAAGGCCGACTAACCGTCAACCTTTTTTAATTCCTTAAGCGCATTTGAGAATGCTTTGAGATCCACAAAAAAGACTTCGTTCTCTCGTGTAGCATAACTTCGCTTGTCGATTTCATAGGCCAGCTTATAGACTGGTTCTTCCAGCCAGACTGGTTTTCCTGGCTTATCGCCTGGCTGGTTAAGATAGAGACTTGCCCAGACATGCTTTTCAGGAGCGTATTCGACTTCATTCATGAAAATGTTTGGCCCTTTTTCGTCCAGTCCTGCGAATTCACAATTTGGGAAAAACGCACGACAGGCAATCATGAACTTTTCTCTTTCCAATGTTACGTTAATCATCGTCATCGTCATCGTCGTCGTTGAAGTCAAAATCCTTCGGTTCGGTGCAACCGTAGTCGACCAGGTATTCGCAGCCTGAATCCTTTGCCCTGTCAAGATTTGCCCTGAACATGTTAAGCATAGCAACCGTATTATCCAGATACTTAATTGCTGCATCGATGGTAGAATCTTCATCCAGTTCGTTAATCTCACTGCAGCTACTCGGGAAACTGGTATCATGTAAAATGTCAAGGTTTTCGTCGATGGAAACATCAAGATCGTTTTTGCTACATACCTCTTGGAATTCAGAGAAATCTACGAACAGAATGTTTCTGCGTTGGAAGAATCCGTCACCCAAGTCAACCGGATCATCAGCGTCTTTCAGAATCTTGTTAATCTGGTTATCGAGCTGTTTTCTCTGCGCCCTGAGACGACCCAACTCCATCAGGGATTCTTTCATCTTGTCATTCTTATAAGTACCTCGTCTATAATTACTCATAATTAATTATTACCTTCTTTATTTTTATTTTGTTCTTTCATGTAATCGCCTGCAAGACGATATACTGTTACGCCTTGTTTTTCTAACTGACTAAGTAAATCGTCCATAAATTTAAAAGATGCAGCACGCTTATTTTTTCTTTCACCCATATATCCGCTAATAATATGGCCTACATTTGCTGGAATTCCAGTACAATTTTGAACTTCAGCATTATCTAATTCCCATTGAGTATGCATGAGTTCAGGATGATAGAGAATAATCGACATTGTTGGAAATACTTCCGGTTTAAAGCATTCCACCATGCCATAAAGAATACGAATGACGTCATCGAGTAAAGAAGTATTTACAAGAGTAATCTTCTTTGATTCCTCTACATTAGCGCCATGAACTGCATCAAATACATATACGATTTTAGAGTCATTGCACATATTATTGATAAAATCTTTAATATCGACCATTACTTCTCCCATTCACGCTTGACTGTTCTGTCCCTTGTAATCATCTCGCCGATTTCCTTGTCAGTCATGAAAACAAAATCCATGGGGATAAATGCGTAGCAATATTCGCCGTTATCCCAGATTACATAGAATACGCCATCATCTGTGACATCATAATTACCGTCAGTCATCCTCAAAATCCAGAGATCATTGGGATTTTTACCGCTCGTTTCAAGATAATGAAGCCATAGATGTCGTCTAGTTTTAGCCCTTTCCTTAATATCCTTGATAACCGCTAGGGCGTTGTCTAATTTTTCCTGTTCCTGAATCATAATTATAAATATAATAAAAAACGATGGAACTGTAAACGGGTTTTATTTATGAATTTAGACGAAGCATTAAAAGTTCTTTCCAAGAACGATTATTTGGTAGAAGATCTCGATGGTTATCAGGTTAGCCAGGAAGACGTGAAATCGATTCAAAACTTGTCAGAATATATTACGGACGAATATCTTTGTCCGGACTGGAAATATTATATGAGCTATCTGACTAAGATGAGAAACCTAAAAGCTGGTGACATTTTAGCAAAAAAGTCAGATATTGAATTCTTACAGCAAGATATCTTGGCTGCGTCCGAAGCATTGGCCGCTTTCTATGACTGTTTGAGTAAGTGCTTACCGGAAAATGAAAGACCTGCCGATATGTTTGAACCTGGCAAATGGGGCGAAGGTTAAATCATGAATCTAAATGAAGCAATCAATACATTAAAAACCGCCGGTTATCTTGTAGAATCTATTGAAGGATATGACGACCTCTGTCAATATTTAAATGATTCTCTTAGAGAAGAAAAAATCGGAACTGCCTGGTATGACGGTAACAGTATTAAGATTACTGACATTAATGAAAGACTAACTGTTTGCGATATTTTCTTTGACGAAGATGATCTTTGTGTAAGCTGCGATGGTAAAGGCAAGTGGTTTTCTTCTGAACAGGATAAAGAAGATATTAAAAAATATATAGAAAAATTAATCCATAAGCTGGATAAGAAATAGTGAGCATAAAAGAAATAATGAGAAAATAATGTTTGTAATTTCTAATAATTGTTGTGGTGGCAGATTATATCAGCAAACCAATAATAAATTTAATAATCCTTTTATTTGGATGATTTCATCATATGATAGTATATATGAAGTGTTAAATAATTTTAAAAATATAAATTGGTTTAATTATGAAATGGATAAATCAAAAATTAAACCAAATACATTTATTATAAGAATAGATAATAAGATAGAAATTAATTATGTTCATTATATTTTTGATCCAACAGCAACACAAATTATTCAAAAAAAGAAATATGATATTGAAGAACATTGGACAGGTGATATTTGCTATAATAAAATTTGGGAATTTGTTAATGAAAAATATATTGAACGCACAAAAAGAATGTTAAGCCTTAAAGAAGAACCATGTTTTTTAATTAGAGAAGAAACATTAGGTAATTCTAATATAAAATATAATTTAAATGATATCGCTAATTGTAATAGTCAATATAAACGTATAATAATTACAAAAAATAAAAATATAAAAAGAAATGATAATTTTTGTAAAACGATTTTAGTAAATAGAATTGAAAATCCTGAACCGACCGTAAAAAATAATTTAAAAATAATAAAAGAATTTTTTAATATTTAAATATTATAAAATTTCCAAATTATATTCCACATTTTTTTTAAATATAAATTATCTTTACGATTACATGTATTTGAAATCATGCCAATAACATTTATATTTGTTTTTGAAAATAAATTTTCATAATAATATCTATTTGAATCAAAATGAAAACTTTCTCTTAATATTTTTGCAGCTGCCGGATTAATTATCCACCCATTTTGCCAAGTAACTTTTTCAATACCAGTTAATGGACATACAACTGTTGGTTTATTTGTATTTATTGCTGTTAAATAATTTTGTAATCTTTCGCCAGTAAATTCATGTTTCCACATGTTTCTAACTGTTTTCTGACAATCTTGTTTAGTCGCTGTTTTGGGAACATTAATATTTTTATTTATTATATATTTTTTATATTGTGGCGGTATTGGATTTCCTGCACCTTTCGTGTGTACATATAATACTGGTTCATTTGTATCAATTGCTAATTTTATAACATAATTTATCGCAGGATATTCAAATAATTCTCCAGGTGGTTCTTGGTGTATTTCAAGAACATCATGTTCTGGTTTTAACCAGTTTAACATTTCATTTGCTATTTCTTTTCCATATTTTGTATCTAAACAGCCTAATACACATAACATAATTTATTTACCTATTGTTGTTTTTAATAAAGTTGTAGAAATATCAGGAGTGCGTGGCAGATAAACTACTTCGCACTTTTCTTTTAAGAAATCAAATTTTCCTTTCCAATCATCTCCCATTACAAAAGCATCTACATTATATTTTTCAATGTCTTTTTCTTTTTGTTCCCAGCAAGTTTCAGGAATAACTTTTGTGACATATTTGCATCCAGCAACAATAGCAGCTCTTTGTTCAAAAGGAATAATGCATTTCTTACCCTTAAGTGCATTAAATTCATCGGTAGAAACTGCAACGATTAAATTATTACACATCTTTGAAATTCTTTCAAGTAATTTCAAATGACCAATATGAAATAAATCAAAAGTTCCATAAGTAATAATTGTATTATAATCTTTAAACTTAAAATCTGTATTAGCTATAATATTTGAAAGATCATAAAGAAAAAGCTTGTCTGATATTTTACATTCAAGTTTCGAAATTACTAAAGATTTATAGTGAGAAAGATTTTCTTCAGTATATTCTGTTAATTCTAAATGTTGTTTTAGAATTTGATAATTTTTATCTGCTGGCAAATAATAAAGAATATCATCTACTCTTTTTTGCCCATAAGTTTTATATAGATATTCCATTAAATTCATAATTTTGCATTCACTATTAAATAATCTATAACCCTATTAGTTGAGTTTCCATCAATAAAATCATGTATTTTATGTAAACTTTGTTCTCTTTTTTCTTTTTCAGTATCATTATCTGTTATAACATTATTTATAAATGACAGTAAATCAGATTTATCCAATATATATTTACCTTTTATCCAATCAAGATAATTATAACAAAAACCTTCAGTTTTGCTATATTCAACTAAATCATCTATGGTTAAACCTATTTGTCTATCTAATAAAATATATTCATGGTATGCAGCAGAATAATCTGTAATTAATGCATCAAATGCAGGCATTAAATCATGGGTAGTTATATTATATTTTTGTTTAATTTGCTCAGTTATATAAATTATATTTGATAATTCAGGAACTACAAAATCTTTCATTTGATAGTGATGAATTTGTATAAGTAATAATATGTTTTGCTGTTTTAAATATTCATTAATTTCCTTTAAATCCTCAAGATTATACAGAATTGGTATTCCAAATTTAAATTTTTTTCCGGCAAAAATACCGCTTTTACCTGTTCTAAATGTAGGAAGCCAACCAATAATTTTTGTAAATTTATTATTAGTTTTTGTTAATTCATAAATAAATCCATTTGAATATAGGTCAGTTGGTTTAAATAAACGGTCGGTTGATGGTAAACCAGTAATAATAAATTTATCTTTTACACATGAAGCCCAAAATTTTTGGTCAATCGATTTCATTTCTTTTGATGTCGTAATTATAGCATCTAATTCTCCAACATTTTTATAATATATTTTTGAACAGTCTTTAAAAGCACAGCCATGTCTTACATGTATTCTATAAGAATTAATTGACGGTTTTTTAATTAACCTGTTACTATCTATTATAAGCTTTGTTCTTTTTAGTATATTTTGATTTTGTATAGTATTATCAATTAAATTGCTATTTTCCATTTTAAATAATGAAACAGTTCTAAATTTTGGGTTTAGTTTTGCTGTTTTAGAGACGGTCCACAATAAATCATATTTTTTATCAAAACCACGCCTAATAAACTCATTATATAATGATAATGAACTACCTGTAAAATCTGGAATACTTTCAAATAATATAACTGGTTTTTCCATATTTTTATACCAATATTTAATTTATCTTTTTGGATGTTTATAAACCCATTTTAATTCTTTCGAATTTTTATACATTTTTTCACTAAGTTCTAAAATATTTAAATCTTTATATTTAGTTTTTAACAAATACGTAATTATTGGTTGATCTAAACGTTCAAAATGTTTATTATCCATTACATGTAATTCTTTACATGCGTCTAAACAAAATTGCTTAATTCTTTCCGTATTTTTAAATATACATACATTAACTTGATATAATCCAATGTTTTTAGGATTCCAACCATTTTCTGTAATATAATTTAACCATTTAAATGCCATAGTTTGATTATAATTTCTTATTTTGCACCATTCACGATATTCATCAAATATATTATTCCTAAACGGATGTTTAAGAACACCAAAATCACTATTTGTTTTTATCATTTCATCAATATATTTTTTAACACTACCATTTATTTTAATACTACCATCTAACCATATTACATAATCAGTATTTGTATATTTAAATGGATTCCATCGAATACTGAAAATATCATCAAATGGATAATCTTTTGCGGGTTTTATATATTGGATATTCCAATTTTTTACATTAGTTTTATTATCGGTAAACAATAATCGTTCTGTTGCATTTAAATCATTACAATCAAAAATTTTATCATAACTATTTGTCACTGCTTGAATTATTGTATATGTCATATTTTATTTATATAAATATATATATGAAAATAGAAGCATTAACAGTGAATTTTAATACACCAGATTATGTAAAACAGCTCATAATAGGTTTATATAAATGTATTAAAAAATATCAATTTGAGATTACAATTATAAATAATGGACCAATTAATTTTGAAGATAATAATAGTTTATTTAATATTATAAATTTTCATAAAGAAGCTAATAATTTTATCAATACATTAAAAGAAAAAAATAAAATTCATTTACGTAAGTCAGCATCATTATATGGTTCAGCTCATCATGCATATACAGTAGATAATTATATTTACAATATATCTAATGCTGATATTATTCTTTTATTTGATACTGATGTAATTATTAATGAAGTTTTTGATGATAAAATTGATTTTTTAATTGAAAGTAATCAGCCTTTTTATTCTTGTATAACTCCTGAAGATATAGGAAGTACAAGAATGCCTAGAGTTGCTCCGCATTGTTGTTTTATAAATCGTAAAAAATTCATAGAAATGAATTTAAAATTTTTAACAGAAGATAAATTTTTGGATATAACGCATCAAATGTGCTATGATACTGGACGAGGCCTTTATGAAAATGTCGCAAAATATAACTTCGTTTATTTTAAAGACAATTCATTTTTTAGACACATTAAAGGTGTAAGTTGGAAAAAACTTGAACAATAGGGGATAATATGTTAAATGAATTAGGCATAAAATATAATACTGATAAAGCTTATTTACATGATTTTTGTAATTCTTATGAAAAAGAATTAAATAAAAACATTAATGAACTATGGGAAATTGGTGTACTAGATGGTGCTTCATTAAGAATGTGGGCAGACTATTATCCGACCGCAAAAATAGTTGGTTATGACATTAATGATAAATCTCATTTATCATTTAATTCTAACATAGAAGTAAAACTATTAGATCAAGGAAATATAGAACAATTATCAAATCTCTCAAATAATAAAAACATAGATATTATTGTAGATGATGGCTCTCATATTATAGAACATCAAATAAAATCATTTGAAATGTTATTTGACTGCTTAAAATCTGGCGGACAATATATTATAGAAGATTTACATACATCAACTAATGTTCATAATGCTAATGAATATGTTTTTCATAATAACAAAGGCACTTTACAGTATCTTAATGATATAATTTCTAACATTATACCAGTAGGTTATCCTGGACAGGTAAAAACTGAAGAAGTTATCAAGAATATTAAGCAAATACAAATTATAGCAAATATAAAAACAAATAATAAACGAAGTATAACTGGTATTATAACACATATATAAAAGAAGGTTAGCATTTTGCTAACCTTTTTATTATCGTTTAATTGGTTCTAAAAATCTAGTGACTTGCCATTGAGGGATTTTTTTGTCAAGCCAATAGATAAAATCAGAAACTTCCATTATTTGATTAGTCTTTAACCATTGGTATAAATCTTTTCGTTCTTTACATTCCATAAGATAAAACTTTTCATAAATTGACCATTCTTTTTTATCATTTTTATCTTTGGAAGTAACCGAGAAATTTCCTAAAATTCCCCAATATTGTATAGCATTTTCAAATTTTTCTTCTTTATGCCGTTTTTCTGTTTGAATGTCTTTTTTTATAAGTTTCTGTATTTCTATATCTATTCGTTTGCTCGCTAAATAATGACCTAAAAATACACCACCTATACCTGTTAAAATCGGGCAGATAATAGCAATAATTGTTAATGTTGTCGGATCCATTTAATTTTCCTTTATATTATGACGGACACCCATCGCAATTAAAATATAGTAAATTTTTGTCTCGCTGTAAACTCTTTATTTTTTAATATTTTTATAATTCTATATTTAATGCTTCTCCAATACAGTCACCCATGTCTAAATAACGGTATGTGCCTAGGCGAGAAACCATAATTGTCTTATCGTTTTTAATATTCTTATATTTTTGATATAAGGCATTATTTTTTTCATTATTTACGGGATAATATGGAACTTCACCTTTCTTCCATTCAGAACTATATTCTCGACTAACAATAGTCTTATCACTACCTTTATTATTGAACCACTTGTGTTCAATAATTCTTGTGAAAGGTTCTTCGTCAGAAGTATAGTTTATAACAGCATTACCTTGATAGTTTTCCTTGTCATATTCAACTGTTTCAAATCGAACAGAACGATATTCAAGCGGTCCATAGCAATATCCATAGTATTCATCAATACAACCAGAATAATAAATCTTATCAGACATGGATTCCCATTTTTCCTTATCTTTGAGGAAATCGGTTTCCAAAAGAATATCACATCCGTCAAACATCTTTTCGATAAGCTTTGTATAGCCTTCAACTGGAATGCCTTGATACTTATCATTAAAATAATTATTGTCGTACGTAAATCTCAAAGGAAGACGCTTGATAATCTCAGGCGGAAGTTCTGTGCATTTTCTTCCCCATTGTTTTTCTGTATAGCCTTTAATGAGCTTCACATACATCTTCTTTCCGACCAAGTTAATAGCCTGTTCTTCAAGATTCTTAGGATTATCAGTAAAGCAGTCCCGCGTTTCCTTCATAATCGCATTCTTTGCTTGTTCTGGAGTGATAACACCATACAACCTATTAAATGTATTCATATTAAATGGAAGGTTGTATATCTCATCCTTATAATTAGCAATCGGGCTATTGACGAAGCTATTAAATTCACCAAACTGATTTACAAACTTCCATACTTCTTCATTAGAGGTATGGAAAATGTGTGCTCCATATTGATGAACATCAATATTGTCTTTTTCATAAGTATAGCAGTTACCAGCTATATGATTTCTTTTTTCAATTGCAAGGACAGATTTTCCAAGTCTTGTTAAACGATATGCAAGGACAGCATTAAAAAGTCCAGTCCCAACTAAAATTATATCATAATGTGTTTTCATTTATGCCCAATTAGGAAGTCTTCTTGTGTATGTTTTATCCATTACTTGGCGTTCACAATTATATATTTTATATCCATTGTATCTAAACCAAGGTTCCATAAAGTATTCGCAAATATATCCGTCAATCCGTGGAGTCTTAAATTGATGTATTTTATCAAAATCTTTAAGAATACCATTAAATATAAAATCAAAGAATTTATCAGCTATTTCTTTTTTACATATAAACATATTACCTAAATAAACATGGTCACCTATAAAATTCTTATAAAAATAATCTGCCATATCTTTACCATAATTAGCATAAAGATTAGCAAGGCCTAAAGCAAGTTCTGTTCCTTTTCCTGCGCCATTCATGTGCTGCATAGCATTTTGTTTAAGACCCATGCGATAAAGAATTACATCATTGTCTTTTAGAATTTCTTTAATTTCATCTTCATTAAGTAAACCATTTTTACCTATAAAATTTCTACGATAATGTTCAAGACCTACTATATCTTCTTTTTCGTGCTTCCACATATAATACATACCAGTCAATTCGCAATACCAAGGATTTAACTTATCAATGTTATCTCCTTCATGTGTTTCATCAACATAGAACCTTTTACGAATGTTATCTTCTGGTGGAAATATATTCTTTGAACTTCCAACTATATAAATTTTCATAATTAATTCTTAATATTTTTATTTTTATTATATATTATTGCCAATTCAGGATTATCGACTAAACAATCAAGCCACATTCTACCAATATGTGCATATTCTAAATTGCCAACATTCATTAGTCTTTTATCTTGCTGATATTTATCGACATCTATTAATGCATGGCAATCAAAACATACTGAATGTGTTCCATTTAAAACAGATGCCAATAGATATAATTCATCATCATGATCTTTAAAGTATTTCATTCCGAAATGCTCATCTAAATCATACAAAGAATCAGGTCGATAGCAAGCTGCGCCATATCGTACATGAACAATATTCGTGTTTTGATTTTGATAAAAATGATTCGTGCCAATAAGCATTTTACCAGGATTTTTATCAAGCATTGTGCACATTACATTAACAAAATCAGAATGTAATTCAGAATCATCATCTAATATACAAATATTTTCATTTGGGTATTTTCTGCGAGTTGGAAAATACTTTTTATAAGCTTTAGTATTTTCTTTAGTCCATAAAATTTCAAATATATCATTAGTTTCTGCTATTTTAAGCAAATTTGCAGGTAAATCTTTTTCTTTATTTGTAAATTCATCAGTCGACAATACCAATACAACTTTATAGTTTCTTGTTGTGGTTTGATTAAGCATCGAATTCAATACTGTAATCAAAGATTCATCATAAATTCGACCTTTCCAAGAAGTGAATGATAAAACAATATCGTACATATTACATCACATTATAAGTTTTTTCTGTTATAATAATTTTGCGTTCTTCTACAGCATTTTGTCCAAAATTTATCATATAATTCATAAAAAACGCAGTAGTTAAACGTTCGGCCAAAAATCCAAATACTCTAGCTTGATATTCATAAGTATTATTTGGATAATTATCACGTTCAACATAAGCTTCTCTATGATTTGCTATATGTTTTAACATAGATACATAATCATTATTGATATTTAATTCTTTATCAAATTCGCCAAGAACGCCAAAAATAAATTCACAATATTCTTTAAAAATATTAAGCGGTAATACAAACATATTATAAGAATATAATATATGGCTATCGAGCATTGACATAAAGCCATTATAATATTTCTGATATTTTGTTGCAACAATGTTTAATACTTTACGTAAATCTGCACTATTATGACAAACATCATACATGGCATAATTATTAAAAAATAATGTGCTATGTTCAGGTATAATTGGTTTAGTAAATTGTTGCGGAACAACATTCATAAAATCAAAATAACGTCTATAATGATTAAAACCAATCCAATCAGCATATAATTCTTGGTGCTTCCAAATATAATAAATAGCAGAAAGTTCAGACCACATTCTATCGTCTAAGCTTTTATCTATTTTTATTATATTTAATTTTGAATTATTTTTTATATTATTTTTAGTAATTAATTTATAGCATGGATTATCAATACCAACATTATCATAATCTTTATGACAACAAACATAAATTTTTACATTATCCATTATAATCTCACCAATTCTTTTTATTTATATTAAGTTCTTCCTTAGTTGGAATATATACTTGAATATTTTCTTGCAAATCTGCACATGTTAAAGATAATCTACGAGGTCCATGATCAGGCCCAGAATTAAGCATCAATCCAAAATCAGAATCAATAGTTGACTTCATAATAATATGCATTATATATTTTTATTATGCAATCTCAATAACTACAACCTTGCCATCATTTTCATTTGGATCATCATAATCATAAACACCTAAGACTTCACCGTCATTTCCGCCTTGATCAGATGTTTTTAATTCGGCATTGCCAAAACCTTTATCAATATATTTTTCTAATTTTTTATTTAATTCTTTTACTGTCATATTACCAAACCTTTACTACCTCTATAGAATCATTGTCCTCGTCATATTTTAAAGCTAAATTAACTTCTGTAATATAGTCATGTTCAAAATCGATAACAGGTAAATCCTTAGGGAATTTTTCTAATTCTTTTATAAGTTCTTCAACTGTCATATTTATTCTCCATTATATCATAGTATACTATTTCTTTTCGGCCATTGGTATATAAAGATTTTCGAAAGACTTTTTTATTGCTTTGTCTAATTCTATTGCACCGGCGCCTTTTTCTTCTAAATACTCCTCATATAGTCCTCTTTTTTCCATTTCTTCTTTTAATTGCAAATACATGTTTAAAAGTTCTTCATACGAATACTTTTTCATCTCTTCTTCTGTCATATTTCTATGCATCTCCTACGGAAAAAATACTACCGTCTTTTCTTCAACATTTGGACCAGTAGCCCATAATTCTAGGGTTTTTACAATTGGATCTTCAACCGGATAGTAATTCCAATCATAGACTTCCATATCTTGTGGCATTTCTTTAAGTTTTTCAATGAGTTGTGCTACTGTCATTTTTTTAATTTTTCAATTATCTTTTTAATTGTTTCTCTGTCGATTTCGTCTTGTAGTTCTTTTGTTATGTCATTTATGGCATCATCCATCGTATATGCCGGGTGCTGCGGTTTAATGATACCAACAAGCTGTTCCTTTAAAGACTTTTCGATATAATCTTTAATAACCTGCTTATTATGCTCAAAAATCTTCCAGAAGATTTCCATGTCATATTCTACATCGATGGCATTAAAAATTACTTTCTTATATGCGAATGTGCAATGTATATGGCCATTCTGCGGGTTAACTTCTTCATGTATTACGCTAATCGGAATCTGAATCATGCCGATACATCTATATTCGCTGGTCGGATCTTTAAAATAGAATAGCTTTGTGCCACAATCACGTAAGTGTTCTACATGAATATTCGGATATTCTTCTTTAAGCCATTTTTCGATTTCGTTTGCTCTGTTGCGTGAAATTTCTGCTTCTTCAGTAGTCATAATTACTCTCTAATATATTAAACGGTAAAATTGGTCTATTATACAAAATATAAAATGTTTCAAATGTTTTAGGATCAACCCAATGTAATGAATCTGTGCCTAAAATCATCATTTCTTCAGGATATTTTTTTAATTCGTCTGTTAATTCTTTAATGGTCATTTCTTATACCTGTAACTACAATGTTCAAGCCAGTCTTTCACATAATCGATATCATATGTTTCTGTAATATCCCGCCACTTGTCATAGACCGCGAACCTGCCATCCGGTAATAATGCCACTATGATATTATGAATATCATCGCCATTATTATAACAACAAAGACCACAAGTATCTTTGTCCTTAAAATGACAGTTCGGAAGATATACCCGACACAGTTTCATAAAGTCTTCTTGAGTCATTTATTTCCTACTTCATTAGAAAAATTTTCTCATTTTAAATGTCGGTTCTTTTCATGATTAGTCATCATCCTTACAACTAAGTGGTTTCCAACCCCAACCTGGAAAATCTATAATTGCGACCATAAGAGAACCTTTTTCCCAGTAACGGATATTACTTGCACGAACTACATCTTTAAAAGCTTTTTCTGAGCCCCATTCTTTGATTTTTCTAGGACTCCAATATACCTCAAGTCCGCCATCGATATGGCCAACTGGAATATCGCCATATTCTTTTTTGACTTTATTCAGTGCCTTAATCAATTCACTGATTTTCAAATACATCTTATAATCTTTTTCAATATTTGCCATTGAATTTCCTCTTAACTTGTATATTAAATATAGAAAAATCTGGTTAAGGCGAACCAGATTCGTAAATTTTTCTAAATATTTGTTATTGCGGTTTTGATATTCTTTTTATTTCTTTACCGCCATAGGCATAAGCTGCAATATATTTAATTTTACAATTATCATAAAGTTCACTTACTCTATTTAATGCTAATTTTTCAGTCCTATAATAATCTCTATGTATAAATGTTTTATTGTCATCGTCTATACCAGTATATTGAACCATGTAATAATCTTCTGGCCAATTATCTTCTTCGTCTACTATCATTTGATAATAATGATTGTCTATTGTATTAAACTTAGCATCCTTAAATCCAGGTTCAATATAAGGTTTTGGTAATTCTTGCCATGCAATAACAGGTCCGGCAACATCGTATTCACCGTCAGTTAATGCCCATGAATTATTACCATAATATTCAGCAATTTCAAGTCCATAACTTGGTTTATTGTCGAAACCGTTTTTAAATGTAACGAGAACATATTGACCTTTTTCAGGTAATTTATCTTCTACTTTAATCCATTCCATATTAATTCCTTATTTTAATAATCAATTATTAACATATCTTTTTTGCCACCGGCTATATCATAATGACAACCGTCTTCAGCCAGATAAAAATCTTTATCTACATAAAAAATATCCTTATTGAGCGGACATTTTATAAAACCTTGGTCATCATCAATATAATCATGATGCCAAACTTCGATATCGCCATATTGTTCTTTTTGTTCATTTAAGAACTCAATAAGTTCTGATATTTTCATACTATGCGTGTCCTGTACACCAATATTTTAAATAATAGTTATAATATTCTTCAACAGTGCCATACATTTCTGGTTTATTTTCTGCTTTCAATTTTTCATTTTGAGCTTTAAGCCATTCATCGCCTTTAACCCAAGCCCAGATATACATGTCATATCTAGCTTGTAGAATTTTAGATGCTACTCTTTCTGTCAATTCATTATCTATCATAATTAAAATAAGCTCGGAAATAATCTCAAGGTTAATGGCATATCATGTTCTGTTTTTCCTGGATTCTTTTCTAGCCAAGGTTTCAAGACTTCATTTCGCCATTTCATATAGCTTCTTTCTCGTTCTTGTTTGCGTCTTTCTTCAGCAAGATGATATTGCCTATATTTTTCGAATTCGTCTCTTTTTTCTTTAGCTCTATCATGAATATGTGCATCAAGCTTATAATCAGAAACCTGTTCGACTTCGTATGTTATCGGATAGTTTTCTTTTTCTGCTGATTCGAGATATCTAATTTCAATCTCTGCTTCAAAGATAGTTCTATAATACCCGACTGGCCATTTCTTGCCACTCGGATATACCTTATACACCATATTGACTAAACCACCAGGATTTAGCTTACGATGATCATATTCTATAAAATTGTATTTTATCATTGTTCTGCCGTTGAATAAACTTTAAAATACGGTCCAAATCTGATACCGCTTTTCTTAATAGGCTTATCAGCTACTAAAATATCAAATCGTTGTTCACTCCAATCTCCGCCATACCATCTAGGGAGTGGAATACAATACTTTTCACCGGCTTCAATATCGTCTTCATATAGACGCTTTAAACCTTTTACTTCTTCATAACTATAATGTCTATCCATTATCTAGTCCTCTGCTTATAAACACATGGATTATCATTGGTCATTGCATAAACGATAAGGTCTTTAGTAAGATTAGTTATATCAAATGCATAGACTTCATACTTTTTAAAACCACCTTCCATTTTTTCAATATCTTTATCTGCAATTTTAGCACTTCCATAGACGCTATTTCCGACCATGTGCTTTGTTTCTTTATCAACTATAAAATACTGCTTCATTTATTCCTCTTATTTAATTCGTTACAAAATGCATGAAATGATATAGAATATTCACCCTTACCATCTTTGAAATCATTAGATTTTATAGTAATAAGATTTTCAATATTATCAACTACACCATACGTTTCAGTAAGGTGTCTAATAACAGTTTCTTTTAACCATGCCATTTGCTTTTCTGTTGTATCTAATGATTCTTTTGGTTTTTCTGTTTTTAGCTGTTTAGATAAATCGTATAAATTTACACCAAGTAACATTTTAATCACTCACATTTTTATAATTATAAACCAAAAAATTAAAATTATCAGAGTAGGAACACCAATAACTATTCCCATCCCTAATGCAAAGTGCGTAGGATCAAGCATCTTTTTTATCCATGTATTGTTTAAAAAATTCTTCAGCTACTGGCACACTGATAAAATGTGTTTCAACATCATATCGGTTAACATATACATAAGCTTCGATTCTTTTACTCGGAAGATTTTCATTAGGAATATTACATTTAAATGTAAAATTGCCACAGATATTATCAGATGTATCGCATTTCACTTCACTAAAGCAGTCCGGTAAAACTTTACGAATTCGTTCTGCTGCTTCAAGATCTCGTTCAATAGACTGCGGCGGTGTGCTAGAAATTCCATGTTTAAAATATGGAAAACCCTGATTACATGCATTCTTCGCTGTATTTAAAAGTTCTTCTTCTGTAACTTTCATTATATTACCTCTATTATGAATGATGCGAAAATATCCAGTCACCAATTTGATAGGAACCGTCTTGCCAGCCAGGAACATAGAAATTACAATATGGATCGCTAGGATTCATTTTCTTATATTCTTCCATATCTTTTTCTTGCTCACGTTCATATTCTGTTTTCATAATTATTATCTTTTAACTTAATAGCTGTAAAATGCCAACTACGCCAAAAACTAATAAAAGTGGTAATGAGCCACCAATTAATAGCCATGGCATTGCATCTTTAAATACTTCTTTCCAAGTCATATTTTCCTCTTATAATTAAGCCTTTATAATGATTTTTATTCCTTTAAATCGTCTAACACATGATTAAGACCAGCTAAATAGTTTTCAGCATTAATAGCACTTTCAAAAAGGTCTATTATATTTTCTGCAATGGTATCAACTGGCCATACTTCAACTATAGATTCCAGATGAATACCTCTTTGTGCTTTTTTACTGTATATAATAGGAGAATGGTCATTTTCATCTTCTCTTATTTCTATATCGCCTTTACTATGCTTGACAATATCTTCTATAAGTCTAGCTTCCCATAATGGATCAAAAGTTTTTAATACATGTCGCATATTTAACCTTTAATATTCTGTATCAAAAAGGACATCACATCCGCAAATATCCTTCAATTTCTGTTTAATTAAATGATGAGCCTCAATTAGACCACCTTCTGACGAAAATACGTTCAAACTTTTGGCGGCAAGTTTCATATCGGCATTCACCTTATCGCAAATAGAAAAATCACAAGAAAACACACTGGCTACGGCACTGGTTTCACACCAGGGCTTTGTAGTAAACCGTGACCATATTTCCTTATCCTTGCAAAGACTGATAATAACATGGAATACGGCATCGTTAGTCATCTGGATTCGATAATTTATTATATCATTCTCCATCGCTTACCTTTATAAGACGGTATTTCTGTTTTACATCTGGATATTTTTCATGGTCAACTTCAGAAAGGAACATTTCTATCGGTCTAGCATAGATTCCATCTTCATGGTTAGTTTTACCCTTGTTTCCAGAACACTTATAGACAACCAAATCTTCACCGGTTTCAGAATGCTTACAAAGAGTAATGACTTCTGCTGTTGTGCCCTTAAAGTGCTTCCATTTGCTTCCTGGAGTGACTTTACGATCCGGTGTTAATGCAGATAATAAATCCTCAATCATCTCTGTAAGGTTATCAAAAATTAATTTAGGATTACATGGCTGAGATGGAGCACCAACTACAAATTTTTCATTTTTGAAATAAAACAAGACTTCTTCTTTATAAACAGTTAAACCAGTATTTAAAACAACACATAAATTACAGACTGCATCTGTTGGAACTGGCTGTGGTGGATTTTTAATTGTATAATAAAAACCTAAGCCTTCGAGAGTATCAGTTAAATATTCTAAATCTGTCATATTAATCTTCCTTTTTCGGTAAATTTAAAAGATCTCTTAAATCAATATTTCTATCTAAAATTCTATGTTCAGTATAACCGTCAACCATTGCATTAATATATTTAAAGAACATTTCCTTATCACCTAATGTACTACCTTCCAAAAGGAAACTTCCGTCATTTTTAAGGTCATCATGTCTATAACCATTATTCAATGTAAAAACATCAAGATCTGCATGAACTGGACCTTGGTCACGGGCCTTACATGAAAACGAATCAAAAATAATCAGAATAACTTGATTATCATATTCAACAAATGCGGTTAGCTTATGACCAACTGCAGAGAAACCATTATATTTACCTGCAATATAGTAAATTGGAGTATCGTCTGTCAACCTTTTCTTAGCTAACTTATCAATTTTTTCTCTAGCTTTCTTATAATCTGCTTCGTTACTTTCTTGTAACAACGCTTTAACTTCTTCTACTGTCATAAATCTATAATATTATCTACTACGCATTTCTCAGATAAATAAGCTTCTTTCCAATAATAATATGCAGCTTCTTTATCGGGTGCTTCAATAACTGCATTAAAACTTTGCTTAGTATCATTATCTGTATATTTAAACAAATATCGTTTCATTACTTTCGTTCCTTTTTCTTGCCGAAGTCAAAATCCATCCAGCAAAGAGCATCAAGTGCTGCTAAAATTATTTCAAAAAATGCTTCCATATTAAAACTTTCCTTGTTCTACACAAGTATAAACCGCAGAAAATGTATTACGCATGTGAGGCCATTGAGCAGTATACTTATCTACATGCTGTTGTCCTGTAGCTCGGCATGCTTCTCTAGTAGGAATATTTGGTACAGTGATTGTATGAGTGGAAGCTCCACTTTGTGTCCAAATAGTCATTGAAAGAATAAGTGTCCACAACATTTTAATCTCCTTATGTTTAATGCGCTACCTTATAGTTAGCTAATATTTCTCTAAATGTGTCCATAAACCAAAACTTATCACGAAACATAATATCAGTCCATGCGTCATCGTCATTATCTTGGTTATTCGCTGTTTCAAATATAGAAAATAATTTACCCATTTCTTCATCGGTAAATTTTATCTGTTGATCTTGCTGATATCGTTCAATCAGTTCTTTAAGTTCATGCATAACAGCGCCACAATATACAGAATAACCAACTCTTACATCGTCAAGCCATTTATAAAAAGAATATGGCTTCCATTCAGAATCCGGAGTGCATTCTTCTTTTCTATACTTTGCAAATGTATCGTCTATGTAACCAATTATTTCATGATATCTTATCATAATCTACCAAATTTTTTATTTTACAAAAGGTATAACATTTAATTTTTTAACTGCTTCTGCAATTTCTTCAGGATTAGATGATTCTAAATATGCATCTCGCCATCCGTTCTCATCAAAAAGAACTAAGCTATAATGTTCAAGACTTCTATCATACTTAGGTTCAAGCGTATCACGATAAGTAAATTGGCGTAAAGAACCATCTTTGTCAAAAAGACGTTTCTTCATCAATTCATCTTTCTTTAAGTCATCAATCTTGGTAAACTCTACTTCATGCTTTTCAAGCCCGCCACAATATAATCTAAAATTAACCATTTTAACCTCAAAATTATCACTTATTATCTTTATCGCTAAACCTAAAATCAGAAACACATAATGCTTCTAATATAGCTCCAATTATTTCTACAATAATTTCCATTTATCTGTCACCCTTTAAAATATTTCTAAGTTCATCAGCAGCTTTCTGTAAATCGTCATTTATGACGATATGTTCATATTTGCCCTTAGTTGTAGCAAAATCTATTTCTTTTTTAGCATTTGCAAGTCTAAGCTGTATAACTTCTTCGCTGTCTGTTCCACGAGCACGAAGTCGTCTTTCAAGTTCCTCTATGCTAGGTGGCATAATCAATATACCAGTAGCTTCTGGATATACCTTATCAAAATTGACTTTACCAAATACGTCAAGAATAAACAGAACCCTATTACCATCTGCCAATGTTTTTTCTACAAAACTCTTAGGCGTTCCATAATAATTACCGTATACTTCGTTATATTCTACAAGTCCGTCTTCATTAATCAGCTGTTCAAATTCTTCCCTAGACTTAAAGAAATAATGAATGCCATCTATCTCTCCTTCACGTGGCTTACGTGTCGTCGCAGAAATAGAATACTTAATATCCGAAAAATCCTTGATAACCATGTTAACCAAGGTAGTTTTTCCTACACCACTTGCCGCACTAATTACAAAAAGTCTATTATCCATTATTCAATTCTTTGAGTTGTTTATAAAATTCATCAGGGTCCATACGGCGTTTTTCTGGATCACGTAAATCTTCGTCGCCAGTCAAATCAGCAAGATCGTTATAAAGATCATCCAATCCTTTCATAACTTTTCCATGCAGTTCGTCAAATTCTTTTTGCTGTTCTTGCAGCCTTGCATTAAGCTCTTCTTCGTCATCTACTTCAAAATAGTCTTTTTCGCCAGTAAACTTTTCGACAATAGAATTAGCTGTTTTTTGACCAAGAATAATATCGTCTCGCTTATCATGTTCAGCATTCGGAACAAAATCAAAATACAATTCGGCTTCAGTACAATACATAGAGCCCATTTCTGTAATCTTGATAAACTTCTTTCCTAGCATCTTTAAAATATCTTTATCAGATTTACCCTTAAAACGTGCTGCTGTCTTATTATATAAAACACCGTTATTGTCAAATTCTATATATGGATAATAATATCTGCACCAATCAGAATTTTCGCCTACACCATCTGACATTTGGCCAATCCAACCATTTAACATCTCAACTTCGTCATTGTTCAGTTCAATTTCTATTCTAGCCATGTTCTGTTCCTTTTCAATTTTTGCCTTTAATTCATAAACCGCCCATAAGTCATCATTAGACATATACGACAAATATTTTTCCATGATATCATCAAGCGAAATGTTATCATTTCTTCTAACAGCAGTTCCATCACATATTAATTCAAAAACGCCAGGATTTTCATAAACCATCTGTTCTGCATACTTATTTGAAATCAAAAACATTGCATCAATATTGCGGTTTCTGAACTCTTCTTCTAATCTTACTCGATACGATTCAAGATCCCGCATAGTTATACATTGAGTATCATATGTATACATCGCACAAGATACAAGAAATTCAAATTTTATAAAATTAGTCATTTAAAAATCCTCTATATTAATCAAGTCTTCTTCATTGATTTTTTCTTTTACGTATTCTGTTTTACAAATACAGTAACCCATAAAATGCGGTTTACCTTTTTCATCAAAATCAGTATCGCTGGCTATTACAAAAGGTTTCATTGTCCAAAACTGGATAAACCTTAATATCGGATTAATGAACAGTTTTAAAGGCGTTCTATGCATCCATATCTTATATCGTTTATGAAAGTAATAGTATTTATCCATTTTAGTCGCCAACGATATTTTCTTCCGCACGTTTAAGGTTTTGTTCTGCACGCGCTAATTCTATCTCAGCTTCTTTCTTTGTAATCGCCTTAATTTCTTCTTCATCATGTCGGTCAATATATTTAATCATTCGGCCGAGTTCTGCAAAATCGCCCAATCGAAGACCATCATTCTTTTCGTCTTCCATAATTATCTTTCATCCTTTTTCGGCGTATTTCCAACCATATACACAGGAACGCCTTTAATTGCTAAATCTCGTATCATAGCTAAGAACAACTTTGTATAATTAGCCATATACATTTCCAACATTTTATCAGACATCATTTGGTTTTGATATTCACTGGTAAAATGTCGTATATCATTGACGATTATTCCAAGGTCGTCAAATGAACCGTTTTTATCAACTTCATTATATAATCTATTAAGATACAAAACAATCTCTTCAATCTTGCATATTTTCAAAATAAAGTAATTATCAGTATTGAATTGTTTTTTAAATTTATCTTCGTCAATTTCACCTACAACATCAAAATAGAAAATAGTTCTATTTGATTCAATCATGGCATTAATCATATTCTGTTGAAATACATCCATAACTTATCCTTTGTGAAAATATTGGTCTTCTTTTTGCTTAGACTCTTCAAACTTATTTTTCCAATAATCTCTAACTTTAGCCCAAAATGCAATTTTCTTCTGAACCCATTCCGGAGTGATTACGTCGTTCAAATGCATCTGTTCAAAACCATCAGACATAAAATTGGCATATTTAACCCTTAAATTACAAAGCCCTCTATATGACTGAAAATATGCTTGAGCATTTGCAGCAGATTCTATGTAAGGACTATTTATGGTATATGCTTCTTCGCCCGGAATACAATGTTGAATTGTAAAATTGCCTGCACCTAAAAATCTACATCCATAATTATACGCATCACCAAGCGAATCAAATGCATTAATTAAATTACAGTCTTTAATAACAAGTTCTAGACCATTATACTTTTTAACAAATTCAGTTTGATTTCGTTTAAAATATTCAAGGTCTGCTTCATGATTATAGCTCATGTTTCATTCTCCCATTCATTTAAATAACGCCATTCTACAACATTGTCTGTTTTTATTGGCCAGTTATAATGTTCATCAGTCAAATCATATGACTTCCAATAGTCATCTTCTGTATATTCTTCATATGGTTCCATATATGCCTTCATAATAGAACCATCTTTCAACTTAAGTTCGATATCTATATCGCCCCAATAACTACCTGGAACGTTGTCATAGATAGTGTCATAAATATCAGTCTGTGACCAGTCAAGCCATTCTGACCAGTTTTTATTTTCTATTTCTTCACTCATTTGACTATCTTAAAAATAACATTAAATTTACCGATTACATCAGTTCTATATATTCCACAGAAATTAACCGTAAACGGCTTATAGGATTTAAATCTCTCTATACATTCATTTGTTATTACCACCATTATGTGGCTTACCGGATCATGTCCTATTGGATCAGGTCCAGCATCAGTTAAAGCACGTATATCGAATTCAAACGGCCACTTTATAATTTCAACTTCACCTGAAGTTTCCTTGGAAAAACTAATTTGCGATAATGCATTTTTTAATCTAACGCATAACGCAATAGATAGTGGCTTCATCACCATATCATCAGGTAAATTAACGTTATCCATCATATATCTAAGATCATCTTGTAACATTATCTACTCATATCCTCCGGGTCATAGTATGCATCATATACATCCATAATCCAATCGTCTTCATCTTTTAATTCTTGTTCAAGAACTTCATCAGCAGGTTTTAATTTTCTTTCAGCTTTTGCAATAGCATTTTGTTTCTGTTCGCCTTTATGAAATTCAGAATCACACCAGAAATGCCTATCGCTATGATGACGTCTTAAAGACCATGCACGTTGCACATCATCTTCTGTTAAACCAAGTTCTTTTTGAACGTCTTCTGCAATTTTATTATATAAACCGAGAATATGACAATATTCAGGTGTAGAGTTCCTTAGTTCTCTCCACCTTTTATCACATTCTTTAATAAACCGATTTAGTTTATTTTCATAACGATCTTTAGGCTTGTTGTTCATTGGGTTTTCTCCAAGTAATGTACAAGTCAAAATAACATGCTTTAATATCAAAACGGTATTTTGTTTCGACTGAAACTGTAAATCCGTCAGTTCTTAAAGTATCTACTATTTTTTCTACGACATCTGCCCTATTACATAAATCAGGAAGCGGATAAATACCAGCGTCAGTATATCTAGCGACACTTCTGATTTTACTTTCAATCATATCGACATAATCGCCAACAAGAAGATTGAATGTATTTTTATGCCCTATTTGTTCGTCTTCTTTTGAATGTCTAAGTTGTCTTGCTTCTTCTGCTGTCATCTTATTCCCTTTTTAATCGATAACGGCCGTTTGTTTTTTGTGCTTTCTTCAATGCTTCTTTGGCTTCTTCTTTCTTGCCTTCAAACCACCTTTTAACAATATAGCCTGGAACATTTATAATATAACAAGCATTATCTTTAAGGTCAGAACATGCTGTCCATTCATCATCATAATCGTAATAGTCAAAATGTTCTAATGTATCATCTTTTAAAGAAACCAGGTCTTCAAAGCAATCATATAGTTCAGTATCAAAATTTTCTATAATATCATATTTGGCATGACGATATTCATCAAGCCTCTTGTCAAACTCATCAGGTGTCATATTTGACCTCGTTTCCATTTTCATCTAATAATATAGGCTTATTATTTTGCCACCAGCTTGCACCATTTGTTTCGTACTCGACATAATTAATACAATCAGATGGATATTCAAAAGCATCTATATTGAAATAATATGCAAGTTTACAACGCGGACACTCATTACAATATCCTAAAGTATGTTGAATCTCAGGTCCCATTGAACGGGTATCGCATATATCCGCTTCATAGTGTACTTCTTCAGGATTTACAATAATCTTTTTACGACATTTTGCACAGCATAATTCAACAGGATCTTTGATTCTTAACTTCATATTATTCCTTTTTCAAACAAATATAATCGTTATGCTCGTAAGACCATTGTTTTGCAGTGCCCGACTTTACAACATCACAGTTATATTTCCAAGGAAGCCAATGTGGCATCCAGTCAGAGATTTCATGATATCTCTGACAATGTTTACAATCTCTGCAAATTTTTGGAATTTCAGCATCTGTCATTTGCTAGCCTCAACATTACGATCATCAACGGTCAAAGACATGATAATCTTTCGACCGGTTGGAAGCTTCCAAGTAATTTCATAGGTGTCACTGCCATTTTCAATCTTGCCTCGCATATAATCAGCGACAGCACAGATTGCCTCATCAGTAACATCGTTCTTTACTTTCCAAACACCAGGTTTAGAAATAGTTCCGGCATAAATTCCTGCCAGTCCACATCCAACATGATAATTAGCCATTATTTAATCCTTGTTAAAAACCCAAATCATCGTCGACCGATGAACCTTTTTCATCAGACTCAATTTCTTTGAGTTTCTGCTTTAAGACGCTATCTACTATAGGCTTATTCATTTCCGCAAAATCTACATATATCATAACATTGCCATCAATTGCATAAACATCCATTGGTAAATGTCGAATCTCTTTATCTGGCGAGAAGATATAATCTTCAGTTAGCGGCATAACTGGCATAGTAGATTTATTTTTCGAATTATCTGATGGAATGTCAAAATGGTATGCAATAGAATACTTATAGATCGCTGGGAAGAGATCTATTTGCGAAAACGGATATGTTAAAACTGACCACCTAAATTCCATAAGACTTTACCTTTTCAAATATAGATTTTATCATTGAATCTGTCAATACTATCGGATGAGAAATTTCTGAGTTATTAGTGTCTATCGGTGATTGCACATACCAGTCATCATCCTTAAAGTCTATAAAATCGCACAGAAACACGTCTCCAAGGACGTCAAACGTGTCATAAGGTGTTATCTTTATCCAAACCTGTTTTTCGCTTATGGTCGCACATACGGAGTCGTATTCGAAGTATATATCGAACTCGTTATACTTGAAATGTTTAACTTCATATTTTAATAATGTATCGCTGTAATTCCAGGCATCATAAGACACTTCAGCAGCTACATTATAGGTTTCTAATTCCGGTATTACTTCTTTACCAATTCTTTCGAATCTATCTTCAAATTCTGAAATTTCTGCTAAAAACTCTATTGTTTCTTTTTTCTTACCCATGATAATACTCCGTCTGTTACTTCTGCGCCATCAATACATCTTAACTTATAATATGAACTTTCTGGCTGTTTTTTCGGTTTTACGTCCACTAATACATCAGAAAACAGCTTAGGATATGCTCTTCTAATCATTGGCAACGGAATAACATCATTTCCTTGACCGCAGAAAACTCCCCGTTGTGCCGCTTTCTTTTCTCGTTCTTCTTTTTCTTTAAGACATTTAGCTTGCCATTCCAGAATACGTTCAGTATTCTCAAAGAATACAACTTTATCATCATAGACGTTTACTTCTGTAAAACACGGAGCATTAGGACCAAACTTGCCATTGCAATGTACAATACACCAGTCAAAGTCAGCCCATGTATTCGTTTCTACGAATTCAAGAGTATCTTGCTTATAGCCTCTAGGATATGGACACTTACCATCATCCGGTCCTCCAATGATGGTAATTTTCTTATCTTCCTCATCCAAGTCATCGATGGTCATTACATTCCAGTAATAACCTTCGAAAAATGAATGTAATGGAACAAATTTACCAGGCTTCTCTATTCCTTTCCTGTCTCTGACAAAAATAGGTAATGCGCCATATTGCTTATACATGCCTTTAAGGCATCTAACATCTATCGCAAAGCTCATATTATTTTCCCATTAATTTTTTCAATGAAACTGATTTACCGTTAAAGATATAGTTATTACCGTCAAATACGATTTTATTCCATTCCATATATTGATCCATCGGGAATCTCAAAGTTATAAAATAATCATCGTACTTCGTTGCATATTGCCATACATGCATACCAGAATCTTGAATATATTTTCTTGAAAATTCGGCAACAAACCATTGGTCCCTAAACTTAATGCCAGCGTTAAATTGGTTTACACTAGACATAATAATATCAGAAACAGTAATTTGCGGTGTCCAATGTTCTGCAGCTTCCTTTCTTTGCTTTACAAATTCTTCAAGTTCTCTGATTTCAGAAATAGGTCTTGGCCAGCCAGAACCGTCGTAGTCAATAGTTCCGTCATCTTTGAGCTTCACTTCAATATGTCTTGCATAACGCCATGCCTTGAAATCTTGATCAAATTCTTTGAAATTTTCGACATCAATATAATCAACATCGTCTTCATCCGGTTCATGATAGACAACGCCAGATAAAGGCGTACTCCAACGATGGTTTTTAAGCGATACCTTTGCTCTTTCATAATCGCCATTAAACCGTTTTAATGCCTTTCCAGCGACAACTATACCATAACCCGTATTAGCTTCGTTACGTAATTGTTTTACTATTTCGTGCTTAATTTCCATTATGCATCTACTATTTTTTTAACAAATTCATCCATGCGCGGATCTGGCAATGCAAACATTGGTTTTTTACCATCTTTTGTTTCTACGGTTTTAATAAAAACGACTGCCAATTCACCATTATCCAATTTAACAAAGAAAAAGTCATTATATTCTTGTCCACAGCTTTCCACCGGTTTTGGAAGCTTGAAGTATGCAATATTATCTTCTCGTCCTTTTCCTGCTTCGGCTAAATCTTTCCACGTAACAACTCTGCTACAGAATTTTTCATTATCCACTTTATATTTTGTAATTTCTTCATTTTCCATATTAGCCATCTTCCTTAACCGTTACGTTTAAAATATGTTCTAAATTATCTTTGCTAGCCGTTCCTTCAAGTCTTAGACTATAGTTAGCTTTATTCACAGAAGTAAGAAGTGTTTTTATATCATTTCCACTTTGTGTATCTAATAAAATCATTTTTGCTGCAATCTTGTTATCATCTGTAACATGCATATCAATGACTTTTGCATATGCTCTGTCGAGAGGAATAGAATAATCATTGTTAAGGCATGTTACTGCAATGCTTTCACCTGTCTTAATACGTTGGTTATAATCATCTACTGCTTTCTTAATAGATTCAGGCGTATATTTCTTATTATTTCTATTAACTTCAGCTTCACCCATGACGGTAGTCATCATAAAACCGCCGTTATCTTCAGTTTCCCAAATCTGGTTTTGCGTCATATTACGACGACCCAATGAATAATTCGGATTATTGGTCTTTTGTTCACTTACTTGTATCATTTACTAACCTTATCTCATTGTTGAATTCTTTTCTAAAACCGGTTTCAAAAATTCTTTACAGAATCTAAGAATCCCGCCAAAATCTTCCGGACTGTAGAGTTCCATAGTTGCATCCCTGATAAACCCAGAATCGAATTTTCCAGTTTCAAGATATGTCTTGGTTGTTGTAATCTTTGGTAAAAGACATTTAGCAAGTCCGTCATCTGCTGGTCCGGCAGAATAATGTAAACCACCAGAACTCTTAATGTCATTGCATTCACCCGTTACAAGAACATACCATTTGGAATCGACTATGAAATTACATTCCATCGACAAATAATCATAAAACATGGTATGACGAAATCCTCTTGACAAACAAATCTTATCTGCCTTATGAATCGTCGCAAAAGCAATAATACGACTGGCAAGTTCTTCTGGAGAATTTACAAAATGTTCTTTTTCTCTTGCAATCGTCTTCTTTACAGCATTCAAACATTCATTACCGAACTGTTCATTCTCTCTTGCCTGTTTTTCTGCACTTTTATTAAATGGCCACATAATATCTTACTCCCAGTCTTGTGGTTTAATCTCGTTCAGTCTTTTTAAGATGTCATTTGTAAGCTTACTCGCTTGTTTTTCTTCATCCTTATCGCACCATCTCTTTATCCAAGAATCCATACAAGTATAAGCCATATAAGGATCATTGCCTAATACGGTTATAATATCCCTGCATAATTTACGCCATCTATTCCTATCTTCTACCATTTCAGTATACTTGTCAGTTCTCTGATATGGCATAGGTTCTTCAGGTGCCTTGGCTAAATAATCGTCTTCATCAAACATATTATTGATCCTCATCTGTTGAGAATGGACTATCATAGTCTTCTTCGTCCATAGACGTATCTTCTAGGTCCTTTTCCCATTCTTCCCTATCATTCTTATACTCTTCAATAGAACACGTCTCATGACTTCCGTATGGCAAAACAATACATTCATAATCATTACCATTACCTACATAATTATGACTGTCGAATTCGAAATCTTCATCCTTCATTCTATACATATTTTCATGAATTATGCCATCTTTGTCAGTATAAAGAACAGGAATATGTTTTCTTAGCTGGCAATTACCAAAACCACGTTCACTTAATTCTGATAATTCTTTTATAAGTTCATCAATAGTCATTAAGTTTCCTCCAGATTTTCTTCATCATCTACGGCATCAATAGTTTTCTTTTCTTCAAAAACATTATTGACGTTTTCAAAATAATCCCAGGCAAACCAAAGTTGCTTTATTGGATCTAAAATACTTCCGTCATTAAAATACTTAATCAACTTTTCTTCAAATTCGTAGCAATCCTTTGGCTCAAATGTCTTAATCATGTCCCAACGACCAGGAATATTTGCTTTGATGTATTCTCCACCGCCGTTTTTCTTCCATTCTTCAATGCTTTCATCATATTTGGACAAATCCATGCCTTTAAAGAACTTAATCTTAATCCCGTCAGTTCCTATCATGCCAGGAAAACCATTACAACCATGTGCTTCACAGTTATGGGAAATATCAATTTCCATAAATGGCCAATTCATCATGTCTTTTGTCCACTTATCTGGCCTAACCTTAACATCTGAACCTGGCTTTATACGAGTAACAAAAATCTGATAAAACCTAGGTTGAATCTGACTGATATTAATATCAGAGTTAACCCAGAAATAACCACCTATAAATTTTGAGTCTTTTTTCATAACTGCAGCATTAAGAACTTTACAAATATTTTGAAGAGATGTAAAATACTTAAATTTTGTTACTTTGGGAATTTCGGTTTCAGCCATTATTCATTTTCCTTATTTTATTTTTAAAATGTTTTTCATAAGCGAGACGAGATTTAAGAACAACGATAATACCAGTAGGATTACTGGAATAAACTTCCTTATCATCTATTACTAATGTACAACGCCATGGAATTGTAGACTTATTGATTTTGATTTTATGATTTTTATCAATTTCAATAAGATCATCCCCATTGCAATTATGTGGAATATGAGCTTCATCCATTAGATGACACATATTAATTAGCATTTGCTCATCTGTTAGCATTATTTTAATCCATTCTTTTTAAGTTTAATATAGTCTTCTAATAATTCAATATAATCATTACCTACGGCATTAAGTAAATTGGCGATATGATGTGCTTCTTTGCTATATTGAGATTTAATATCAGAATCAGAAGCATCAGGATGTTCTTTTTTAAATTCTTTTATTCTTCTGTTATATTCATAACGCCAATTCAAATCTACAAAAAGTCTTTTAGCGGAATTTAATTCTTTATCTAATTCTTCATTTGTAAGTTCATCAACTTTTTTTCTAGCGGTATGCAAACTCATATTATTTCCCAATTATTTTCTCTACATAAGGATCTATTGGTTTAGTGCCTGTCATTTCATAATTCAGTTCATAATTACATTTTGGACATACCCATCTAATCCAACTTGGTCCAAAATATACATAAGCATTAAGTAAATTTACGTCTTCTTTACATTTTTCACATTTACTCATATCTCAACTCCCAAATCCTTTAATTTCTGTATTGCTTCATCAGTTAAAACTATAGGTTTTTCACTACCAAATTCGACGACATTTCCAACTATACATGTAGATAAAAATAAACTACCTTTAGTTATCCAATCTGCAACTAAATGCCTATGACAAAAGTCTTCTGGTTTTTCATAACACAATAAAATAATATTATTGGGTTCAGTATTAGTCAATTCCATTAAGTCATGAATAACAGTGATTATACTACGATTTTTAAGAATTTTATCATTAAATTCTTGTGTATAATAATCGACATCGCCTTGATGTTCTCCAGATTTCCAAGCACTAAGAATATCCCAATTAGGTGCTAGCTGTTTATATTCAAGTCCATGATACCAATCAGGGGATTTCAAAGCAATAGAAACAGGAACCAATCCAGCTTCTTGATACTTTTTTAATTTAGCGAAATAACCAGTATACATCTAATCCTCATATTGGCTCAATCTTTCACTGTAACTTAAATGTGGTTCTTGATTATCAGACAGACAAATATAATAGAAAAAATCAGGTTTGCGAATTTCATAGCATCCAACCCGTTGAAGCACAAGTTCACCTTTACGCATTACTGCTCTAAAACGTGCTGTGCAACCACCCATGCCGTAACCAAACCACGAGCAATCGTAGACTTTGCCTTTTTCTATTTGAATATCGACTTTGTGACGATAGTAATCTCTGCTCATATTATTTCTTGGATTTAAAAGCAGTAATAATATCAGTAATTGCCCATGTAACGACAATAATAAGACCTATTGTAATCCATGGATGTGTATATACCAATGTTAAAGCTTGTTCCATATTTAAAACTCCCATTTAATTGGATTAGTAATATCATTACCTATCCAGCCTTGTTTAACTCTTCTTTCTGCACACTCTTGACGCCAATAATCCCATTGTTCTTGCGTCATTTGAATAAAAGACGGAACCTCTGTTGTCGTGCTGAAAATTAAATGTTCACCACAAAAATAGCAAGTTCTATCTTTTACTATTCTTTTATCTGTTATTTCTAATTTCATACTATTCAAGATTATTCTGTTTCTTAAATTCCGCAAATAACATCTTTGTATAATCTTCAAATTTAGAAACAGGCATTCTAGTCTCTGAGCTGCAGTCAACCATAGACTTAAAATTTCTGACAAATGTTACTAAATCGCAATCTTTAATCTTTATTGCGCTTTCAATTGTCCACACACCTTCAATGCTTACAAAATGAAGAGACCAGTTATCAGGCTGGTAAGCTTTTTCTGCATATTCTTTAACTTTACTAAATGGCAATCTAGTAAATGTAGCAACAGTAGAACATACATGATTTAATGTCAATGGAACTTTACCTATTGCGTCACTTTTTGAAAAGTCTGCAATTTGTTTATAAAGTTCTTCGATTTCAAGATTGGCCTCACGAATTAATTCATGAGCATAATCTAAACTGATACAAGATCTAGCAGTTGGTGGATTACCGAAACAACCTGGTTCTTCATAAGTAATAATTTTTTCTTTATCTAAAACTATCATTTACTTCCTCCAATATGTACCAAAACGAAGCTGTGACCAATCACCTGCTGATTCAGGATTCGGTTTTAATACAATCTTTTGCGCATTCTTATATACTTCATTAATATCCATTTACTTTTCTTCCTTTTCTGTAGCATAATTATGAATAATAGTAACTACATCCTTATAAAGTTGAGTCGTAGATGTATTTGCATCAACATTAAGTTCTTTAATCTTTTCTACGCCATACATTAATGCAACAGTTTTCGGCTGTGGCATAAAAATAGCAGGAATAGTCAAAATACCGAATACAATAAGTGTAATCTTAATCCACTTTTTAAATGTAGGTTTTATTTTTTCATTAATAATATCGCCATCACATATACCATTTATAATAGCAATAATACCAAAAATGCATAATGCGAAAATTGTTACAGCATACATTCCGCTGAGGAAATCAGCAATATTTACGTAAAGATTAAATAGATACAGTAATGAACTAGACATTTTTATCTCCTTCGAATGGGCAGAAAATTACACCCGATTTATTTTTAATTTTTCCTTTATATGGTAATACTTCGAAATCTTTATCAGTATAAGCAGGCTGTATGACTTTAATTTCTGGTTTCTTGTTCTTCCTTGCTTCACAGCATTCAAGACAATCATATTGTCCAGGATATGACAAATATACTCCACGGGACATTTGATTTAATGGCTTCCATTGACCACATTCTTTACAACGACGCCATTCATCGCCTTCATCATCAATAGCTTCATTAGATATACGAATCATCGAAAGATAATGATTAGCAATATCTGCATCATTATCAGATACAACAAATCGTGTTGTGCCTTCTGGTAATATCTTATGTAAAGATACATCGCCTTGTTTAAAATTAATTTCCATTATTTCCTCTTTTTAATGCATAGCCTAACAGCATTTCATGTTCTACTAATTTTAAATGAGTTACTACTTCGCGGAAATGATCCATATATTCTACAAATTTATCCGCATCTACTTCAGTCCCAGTATTATACCATTCAACTATTGGCTTATCTGTATTATAACTTACGGCAAAATCATCCAATCCTCGGACGCCCCAATAACCTTTATTATAATTAAAAAACGTCGCAATATTGCCCTGAAGCGTACGCGGCCAACTTTTTCCAGTATATAAAGAATCTCCTTTTTTGAACAAGTCCCAATGTTCAAGCTTATTATCTACTTCTTCTGGAATCATTAATAATCTCCGACGACATGTTTAGAATCGCTATGCTTTACGATATAGTCATAATCGACATTATCAGAAACTGTCTTCTCTTCTACAATTTCATATCCATCAGCATAATCATCATTCGGGTCTACAATACGAAGATGATATTTATTGACTAATTCGTCAATAAATTGCTTGACAGGTGTTCTGCAGACTTCATGATATCTAAAACCATCTGGATCGCCTTTGCCAACCCAATGCATTTCACGATATCTTAAAATAAAAAAGTTATTCGGTCCCATTATCTTATTCCTCTTATGGCTTTAGTGTTTTCTTCATCATTTGCTGGATCATCATCGTCAGGTTCTACCTCATCGTCCGAGCCATTCTCGTTAATAAGGCGTTGAAAAATATCGAACCTTGTTCCAGGACAAAATTTTTTCAAAAACTTAATCTGTTCATCAGTAATCGGCTTAGCTTCTTCAGTTAATGCATTAAGAATTTCGTCTTTTGTATAACGATATTCTTGTAGGGTTTCATAATAAATTCCATCATTATTATCTTCCCAGTCATATGCCTTGAACCAATCAATATATTTCTTGATTTTCTTTTCGGTCAAGATGATATATCGAAAATATTTACCTTCATCACCAGGAAGACTTGTTTCTATAAAATATTTTGACATATTACTCCTTTAACGACTTGAGCGAATTTGTTGAATAAGTTTTTCTTTTATTTCCAATACTGCTTTTTCTGCCCAAATCTTGTTAAGCTCTTCGCATAATCCATTATCGCTCATTTTACTATATCGAACTTCATCAGACTCTGGTTTAGGGCAATCAAGATAAGGAGGATAATCTTTAATTTCTTCGGCTACTGTATTCTCTGTTTTCATATTCATTCCTTATATTAGTATAAACATGATCATCGTCATTCTTATAATCATGTTGGAATTTAATACCTTCGCCTAATTTCTTTTCATCCTGTTCCATTATGCTATCCTACGATTCAGTCGATTCTGCAAAGAATAATACAACACCCTTTTCGTCAGTTTCCTTGATGTCAGTAACCTTGAAATTACAACTAGACAATGACTTAGCCAATGTCTTACCAGCTAACTCTACACTATAACCTACTGTATTATTCCAGGCCTGTTCGAAATCTGCGATGTTCTGTCTAAATCTTGTATATTGACGAGATGCACCAGGTGTTCCTTCTGCATCGTCTACAAGTTCAATAGATGTTGGTTCTTTTAGAATATTTAACTTAAACTTGACCATTAGCCTTCCGTAGATTCTATGTTATAATAATTTGTAATTAAACCATCTTTATCAGTATTCCACTGATCTACGACTTCGAAATTATGCTTATTTAAGCGTTTTTCAAATTCAGCAAAAGTCATACCTTTATTTTCCTTTAAATACTTAATTAATTCCGGTTTTACTTCAGAATTAAATCTTGTATATTGACGAGATGCGCCTGGTGTTCCTTCGGCGTCATCAATGGTTTCAAACTTGAATTTATTACTATTATACCAATCAATTTTAAATTTAACCATTTCCTTCCTCCAAAATTGGTTTTGCGTCATCAAAAATGACTTCTTCTCTGTTTACAACTTTAGAGAAAACAGGCATATAAATTTCCTTTATCTCTGTTCTTGTAACAATCATATCTGGATTCTTTCTCGCATTATGATGTTCTGGAAGATCCTTGAGTTCATCAGGTGTAAGAGTACGATTTACGACAACTCTCTTAGCATAAGTGCCACGCTTAAAGAAAACTGGATAGTCATTCCAGTTAACACCCTTTTCCATAAGCATATCTTGCTTTTCAGAACTGTTTTTGCCAAGGCACTGCTTATCAGAATAATATGCTCTTGCAGCCATAGAAATAGAATTCTTTGTCGCATCAAATTCACGCCAAAGAATAGTGTTTGCCGCTTCAGTTCTATTAGGAACATTCCATACACGGCAATCGAATTCTGCTAACGGCTTATCCGGATAGAACTTATGAATTTCCTGGTTAAACTTAGCAGTAGCCATAGAAGCGATAACAGAAGTAAGTTTCTGAACCCTACCTCCGAACATCGGATCTTTGACATCAGACAAAATGAGAGAAATTTCATCAGACTGAACATAACCAATACAAGCATCGGTCTTCTCGACCAGGTACTTCATGGTTTCTATCATAGAATTGCTCATATTGATATCATAAGGACGTTCCATTCCTCTGGTAAAGGTATGGAAGGCTCTACCATCAACACGCACGCAGATAGGCAAATGAGGAATTAAAACACGTCCTGCTTCAATGCCTTCATAATACTTCAGTCTATCACCCATTTTATCAATCATAATAAATCCTTTTTTATAAAATATAAAAAAATAAAGGGTTTTTGTAAACCCTCCATAAATTAATTCTGTTTAATCTATTTGCGCATAAAGTAATGTATCTAACCGTTTTTCACAATATGAATCGATATCTGATTGCTTTACAAATACACGGTCGGTATTATTTCCTTTATATCCAACAATAAGCTTTACATATTGTTCAAAGTTATCATCTAACCCATCTACTATATTATAAAGCTCATCCAATGCAAATCGCCAATCTTTTAGTGTTGGAATTTTCGCACGCCATACTACCCTATCATATTCATCTACCGTTTTTCCCCATAGACGGGTCTTTCTAAATTTGCTATCTATTTCTTCACTGATTTTCGTGAATACGATATATAATGAACCCATCTGACCTAGATGACCGCTACAACAATATTGTGTTTCACAACCATTGTCATTAAGTGCAATAATCGGTGCGGCAATAGCTTCGTCAATAGCTACAAAGCCATTATCGATTAGCCATTTTCGTTCCTCCAACGTTGAAGGGAAAGTACAGCAATAGCGTTTATTTTTAAAATCGACAAAACACATTGTTGTCGACGTATCACGTAATATAGCATTAGTATCAGTCATCTAATTTCCTTGCACACATTGGACAATAATAAATTTGCGAGCTTTCAGACGCATAGCATCCGATAAGCCATACACCTTTTGCTTCATGTACTAAATGAAAATTGTCAGTTGCATAGTCATCATAAAATATGATAGGACCATCATAACCATCAAAATGACAGTATTTACAATCTTTATTCTTCAAGTCCATATGTAAATACTAATTCACCTTTAAGGTTTCTTGAAACATCAAGATACTTTAATCCTACGATCTTAACTGGAACCTTATTAAGTTCTTTACATGCGAACTTTCCATAGTATTTCCACTTTACTCCGGATTCATAATCGTTTTCAATCCATTGGATTGTTTCACATCCCATTCTACGAACTGATACCAAGAAGTCAAGCTTGACGTCGGCAAATGCGAAACCAATCATAAACATAAGCATAATAATTAGCTTTTTCATTTTATTTTTCCTTTTGAATATTTAAATTTATTAAATTTTGTACTCTTTCATCTTTTACAAGCCCTTTCAATGCATAAGCAAGACCAATAGGTTTATCTACAGGAACAACAGCAACTGTCTGACAGTCGTATAATTGTGGTTCAACTAGACGCGGAGGAGGACCAAAATATTTTTCAGGATGCTGCAGATAATCATTATATCTGGCTTCAGTTTCTGCTTTTATCTTGGCATATTCTTCTTTACGAATTTTTTCCCAATAAGCATAGTTAAATTTTCTTTCTGTTAACGGTTTTCCATTAACATAATTAGCTACATCTTGAACCCAATATTCAATAGCTGCACATATAGGATGGTCGACATCACGATCGGGCGGAACTTCAAACTTGATTTGCTTTACTGGTTTTGAATTACGTCCAATCTTAAACCATTCAATACCCTCAACATATTCATTATCGCGACGTAAATCTCGTTCCATATCCATTTTGAACATATACGTCTTACCGTCTTTTTCAATCGTGTATATGTCAGTATGAGGTCTTGCATCTAAGACCATTTCATTTGCATAAACTTCACAAGAATCTACTATCTTAAAACCGTTTTCATTGAGAAGTCTGGTTAAAAGATCCATAGTGGTTGCGTCATTCCAACCATTCGGAAAATCTTGTTTAACTAGGGTATATTCCATTTTATTGTTCTTCCTTTTAGATCTTTATATTCTTATTCTTTGCAAGACATACTGCTAATGAACTGAGTATTTGTTGTATGCTATTCATATCTTTACTATGCGATTCCATAGCACGTTCTATTTGCTCAATCTTCTGCTTATACGTCTTAAGTTCTTCTGCTTTCTGGTAATATTCTGTCTGTAATGAATTCAACTGTTCATTATAAAAATTAATATCGCTGATTATTTCAGCTGGATCACATGTTCCTGCAGAAAGATCCAAATAATATTGTGTTGTCCTATTATAACTATTTGGCGGAGGTATAACCATTATTTCATCCTTTCAATATAAGACCAGTGCGTGACATTTCCACAACCTTCACCACCTTGAGTTTCATCAGCTGGATATAATTTCTTATCGTCATAGTCATAAACCCATTCAGAATCAGAAACTCTCTTACCAAGATAAACTCCTATTTTACCATTATACCATCTTACACGTATTAATACCTGTTTACCATTCATGGGACTTGCATTATTGGTATTATGCCACATGATAAAATGTAATTCTTTATCTTTTATATCAGCTTCGGTGAATTCTACATCATTAAATTTATTCCAAAATTCGCATTCTTCTTTATAATCATGTTCTTTTTGAAATAATTCACCAGCTTCTGCTTTTGATATACATTTTCCCATAAAATAAAATATAGTAAAAATATTTACTTTTGTAAACGTTAAATAAAAAAGACGGTATTTCTACCGTCCTTTTAAATATGTATCAATTATTACTTGTTGATAAGAATTACTCTCGTATGGAGTTTACTTGTTACAACATTTGCCGCATCAACCTTATTATATCCACTAATTACACCAAGATAGTTACCATTAAGGTCGAAAATCTTGTAATGCTGTAATTTCTGTTGTTCTTGAACAGGTGCAAATACGACAGTCCTACATGCCGGATCCTCTGGATAATCTTCACAATTAAATGACGGTCCGCCACAGGATGCATCACCAGGAGCACAATCAGTTACCATAAACTCAAATTTATCAACATCAATATAGCCCTTAGCAATTTCCAATGTCAAAATCTGTTCACCAGCAGTGGTGAATGTTGCCTGTCCCTTAATCTTGTCAAACTTAGACCAAGAGTCGCCTGTGAACTTTAATGTATCAGTTACTGCCTTGTCGCCAACCTTGAACAGAATAGCACCTTCACCATCTGCTGCTACTGTTGCATATACATAGTAATTGCCTGCTTCAGGAACCTTGACAGTATACTGGAAGTAGTTACCTGTTGGGTTACAACCAAGAACCAATCCACCATTCTTTTCGCCAATCTTTACAGTTGTTCCCTTACGGTATTCTGTGTTCCATGTATCATCGCAATCACCGCTAACGGAATAGGAATTATTACCTGCTCCCTTACCAGGAATATCGAAATCTTCAGCTTCAATCGGGAATGCAAGATTAAATGCTTCACCCTTAAACGGCTTCTGCGGTTCAGGTTCAACAATGGTTACGCCATCACCTGTTGGCAATCCAGTCGAGTTCACACCCTTATTACTTGCAAGATACTGCTTGAGCCATGTCATAGCTGGACGATCTTGTCCATTCTTGATGATACCAGAGTTACCATTTGTAGTCCAGGTAGCGCCATAAATGTAACCCCACAATGTGATACCAGCAATGTGTTCATTTTCCATAAAGTAGGAAATCTGTTGTGAATAGCAGTTCTTCTGGTCATTATCATCTTCAGTAGCAATATCATATTCTGAGATGAACATTGGCATTTGTGTCTTATTCCAAATTTCTTCAATAGCAGACTTTAATGTATTAATGTTCAAACAAGAACCGCCACCGCCTTGACCACCTTGCTGACCACCGGAAACCTGCATGTCATGCGCCTGCAAGCCATATGCGTCTACAGGAGCACCAGCCTTCTTGATTTTGTTAATCAAATCAATGCCTTCATTCTTCTGCCACTGAACAGTATTATAGTCATTATAAATCAAAATAGCATCCGGCCAACGTTCTCTTGCCATCTTAAATGCGGTAACAACGAATTCATAATTACCATTGTCGCCACCGAGAGCACCAATGATGTTGTTGTTCTTACCATAGCCAGAGTGATAACTACCACCAGACTTAATAGCTTCGTTAACCACGTCAATCATTTCAAGGTCAGGATAATGATTTTTTACAGCGTCAAACCAAGCAGTAATTGCTTTCTTGGTTTCATCTACAGAAAGGCCATTCAACCAATTCGGATATTGTGAACCCCAAACGAGCGCATGGAATTTAAAATGTCCGCCATTGTTCTTTGCCCAGTTATAAGCAGCATCACATCCTCGCCAGTTATAATTACCACGAGTACCTTCGATAGATGCCCACTTACATTCGTTTTCTGCCGTAATCTGATTCCACAATGTAGTGAAGTCAGAACGAACCTGTCCTTGTGTAGTAATATTACCTACGAACTTTGCTGCACCATCGGCTAAACCCGGTCCAGCGAAGGCCATAGAAATACACATGAGCAAGCACATAATTAATGATTTGATTTTTGTCATTGTGTTTCTCCTTAAAGTTAAACTATTATACAATATAACAAATAAAAAGGGATTGTAAACCCCTTTTTAAAAATTTAATTATATTGTCTGCGCAATGTTCATGATTTATTTATGGTTTTCGCCCATCGTAGCGATGAATTTTTCATCGAAGAATAGCTTACCATACAATAAATCAATCCAATTATCATTTTTTGCTACAAATTCTGGATTTTTCATCATATCTTGCCAGCTTGCTGCACCTATATGAATATAGGGCAAGTATTCGCCAATATCACCTACGACACCGCCAGCAGTTTGAACATCTTCGAACATCGTTGAACCAGCATCATAATATATGACATTTGGATTTTTTCCATCCATAAAGTGGTTCCTGTCGACCATTGAAACTGAATTGGATGCTACAATACGTTCATTGTCATTGAATAGAATCTTATTTTTCTTCAAGAAATCAACATCGACAAAGCAATACCAGGGATTTACACGCTTATGAGTCTTAAATCCACCACGATTATTAGAAATATCACCATAAAGCTGCAAATTATGCTTCTTTACATTTTCAAAAACCTTAATCGGATCGATTACACAGAATGTATCACTGTCAAGAATTAAAGCATACTTAGTCTTGACTTGTGGAAGGACATTATTAAGTGCATCAGTAAGGTTAGCATCCGGATTATTGATAAACGGAATATTATATTTGTTAAGCAGTTCCCTGTTGCTGTTAAAATATGCCGGACTGTTTTCGGATATAATAAGATTATCCTTTGTAAAACCATATCTTGCAAGTTGGTGCAAACAGAGTTTGAATGCACGATGCGCCTTATAACTACATACAACTGCTGTAAAATCTATCTTTCTTATTTTTTCTGCCATGTCATCACCTATAATTTAATATACCGATAAATACAATATTTAAGCCCAAGAAAATAAGTATAAATTTTAAAAACGAGTAAACCGTTTCTACTGGGTCACTCGTATTTAATTTAAAACTTATTGAGGATATTACCATGAGGAAAATTTCGACAAAACCGAGAATCACCCCGTAATATAATGTATCTTTTATAAAATCCATAAGTTAAAGTTCAAGTTCATCTAACTGATGCATGGCAGTCTCATAGATTTCGTCTGAATTGACGCCATCATCAATAGATTCCTTTATGTATTTGAGAACTGATTTAGCTTGGCGCCAATTTACTCTTTCATCTCTATTATTTTCGATATCGGAAATAATATTTTCATAAATTTCATCGGCATCAACATCTTCGTCAAATTCGCAACGTTCTGTGTAATATTTCGACATAAAAACTCTCCTATTTAAAAATCTTGTTGTATTTATGTCGAATATTGCGTGCTTTTTGTTATTTTCTGTATTTAATAAATTTGTACTTTCCGCCAGTTACCTGGTCCATAGCTTCTTCAGTATAGGAAATAAATCCCTTTTCCTTATGAGCAATTACTGCAGAAACAATATTACCGATTGCAGTCTTCCGCTCATTTTCGAGCTTGTCGATAATCTGATGGCACAAGTCATTAACATCACTCATATCAAGGACATGTGATTCTGGAATTTCCGGTTCCTGAATATCCATACTGTTATCATGGTAACAGCCAAACACCTTTCTAAACAAATCAAGTATTGTCATTATTCACCTCGTCTTTAAAAAATTCAGAAGCCATGTCTTCTAGTTTTGGATGTCCTTCAAGCTGCTTAACACCCTGTAATATTTGACCGAGTGCCTGAATAGTTTGAACGGCAATAAAACGTTCCACGGCTGAATCGCTATTATTTACGATGAGGTTACAGCGATTAATCGTAGATTCAACTTCTTCGGTCGCAATCATGCTATTGTCTTTCCTTTTACAAAATCATTAATATCCATCAGTATATGGCTTTCAAGTTTTTTACTGTCCGTTGTCATTACCCTAGGGTCTGCTTCGTCAACATATCTATGCACTTGGGAATCACCGAACGCATAATAGTAGTCTAACTGCTTATTCGTTTCAGGTTCCTTTACAGACAACCACAAAGCTAAAGAATCTTTGTTTTCTTTATACGTAGTCTTATTACAGAAAGTCGGGTCTGACAATCCTGTAATATATTGGAACACGCTCCTGACAGCAACATATCTATCAAGTTGATAACTCATTAATCTTTTCTATCCTTATAGCTCAATGCATGACGGTTAACTGTTCTTTCCTTATAATAACCCATAGCGGTTAATGTGCTAACAAAGTCCTTAAAAGGAATAGCCGTATCAAACATCAACGAATCATCAAGATTGCTGACCTTTGCAATCTCATTGGTGTAGTCATATACAATCTTAATATGCACATTATTGACATTCAAAATACATTCGGTCGCATTCCACGACTGAACATAGTCCATAACGCCTTCAGCATTACGGAAACGCCATACTGCAAATTCTGTTAAACCCATTAGTTAGTTTCCTCGGTATCTAATACAAGTGTAGTCTTAGTTCCTTCGGTCTTATATGAATCAACCTTGATATTGAATTTCTTGGCCCATGCAATAGCCTGTCGCATAATGAGATCGATAAGTTCCTGTTTAGTAAAGATTACTTCTGGACATGCACTTACCTTTATTACTGCGCCTTCTTTAAGTGCGACAATTTGATTTTTGAGGTCATTGTTCTCTTCACATACACGTTCATGATCTGCGGAAAGTGCCTCAAGACGTCCAACAAGAATAACATTTTCATCATGTAAATTTGACATAATATTCCTCTATAACATTTAAAATATAGAAAAGAAAACGGGTTTCGTAAACCCGTCTATTATTTTTATGCTGATTTATTTATCTTTTTATATAACTTATAAAGCATCAAGCATCGTTCTACATATTGGCGAGTTTCTTTTGTAAGTGCTGGTGCCTTACCGCCATTCTTATCAAATTTCGAGTTTGCCTTATAAGCTCTCCATGCTGTAGCCTGTCTCCTACCACCATTGTAAGCAGCGAGCATCATTTCAATGACATTATTATGGGTCTTAGAAAGGTCAGCTAGTTTACGACCTGCGACATCGATATTTTTCTTGAGGTCCAACATGTCATCGAAATCGAACGTCTTTTCTGAACCACCTTGTAATCTTACATGTGCATCCTTCGCAGCAATCGGTGTAATCTGCATGATACCTCTTGCACCTTTGTTACTTACCGTTCCTGCATGCTTGTAATTGGATTCGGTTCCAGCCATAGCCAAAAGGATATCGACGTCAATATTATATTTGTTAGCTGTCGTAGTAATATATTTAGCTATCTTATCGACATTTTCTTTTCCTTCCTTTTTCAACATCGAATCCGGAGTGGAAAGAATTTTCTTTTTGGTCAATTCGATTTCATCTTTAAGGCTCATTCCTTTAACAACAGACTTATCTTTTACTGTATAACTGGTCGGAACGCCATATTTGTCATGCGGCAAATCTTTTCTTAACTGAACATGAACCTTTGACCCTTTGCCAAATGAATCATCTTGTACTTCTTTCTGAGCTACATTACTATTGCCAAAAGCTAAACCCGCAGCAAGTGCTCCAACACCTAATGCTTTCTTCAAAATACCTTCGTTTAAAAGATTTTCGTCTTTATCGTATATTAGATAACCTGCTTCGGCTAATCTTACAAGAGCAAGTTCCACAGGCAAATCAATGCCCGATTCTTCTGCAATATGGCGAATCTGATCTATTAACATATATTAGGACCTACAAAATAAAAATATTAAGCCAGCAATAATAGCTATCGACATAACAGTTATTAAAATATTCATTATTTTTATTTCTGTCTTAACATTCATAATCTAATCTTTATTATTTATAAATAGACTGTATGACAAACAGATTCACTCAAATACTGATTCCTGGAGTTCTTTTACCGATGTCTCTGGGAACAGTTTATAATTTCTCACAATATTCGGTAAATATCCAACAATTATTCGACATTACTAAATTCCAGGGCGATATTGGCTTCATGCTCATTATTTTCTTCCTTGGAATGGGTGCTGCAACATTCGGTAGAATGGTCGAATTAAACCCGAAAAGAATGGCTATCGTTTCCACTATTCTTTTCTCAGTAGGCATGTTCTTAATGTTCCTGGCAACTAACTTCGTATTGCTGCCGTTATATTACATTGCATGTGCATTTATGGGAACTGGAACAGGTATTGGCTATACGTCGCCGATAAAACAACTACTAAGTAATTTCGAAGACCATAAGGGACTAGCTAGTGGTTTGGCAATTACTGGTTTCGGACTCGGCAAGTTCGTATTTGCGCCGGTTATTGAATACCTGTTGGCGAATTTCTCATTGCCTTATATGTTCCTAATCCTGTCTGGAATATTCTTAGCAATAATGTCATTATGTTCATGGCTATATAAACCAAATCCGATTTATATAAGCACGATCTATACTGCGATACCTTATAAGGACCTGGTTAGCACTATATTTTTGAGTAAGAAATATATTTCTGTATGGTTGATGTTCTGTATTAATATTTCTTGCGGTCTTGCATTGATTTCACAAGAAAAAGGATTATTGTTAAATCTTGGCTTCAAAGAAATTGCAATATTGATGTCGACTACTGCCATATTTAATATTCTTGGTCGTTTTGGAATGTCTACTGCTTCTGACAAGATTGGTAGAAAAGCGGCATATCATTGGGTATGTTCGTTAGGTATTATTGCAGCATTCCTTTGCTTTACACAGAATCCATATCTTGCGCTCATTGGCATCATGCTTTGTGAATTCTCTTATGGCGGAAACTTCTCAGTATTGCCGAGCTTATTGTCCAAATATTTCGGTCAGTCATCCGTTTCTACAATCCATGCAATGACTCTTTCTGGATGGGGAATCGCTGGTATCTTAGGCCCTACATTAGCAAACGTATTTACAGACAATAGCCTATACTTAGTTCTAGGGCTTCTATATCTGGTAGGATTTATCGGATTTACAGTGTGTGTTAAAAAACAAGAATAAAATAAAAACCGGATTAAACAATCCGGTATATTTTATTAAATTCGTCTTCAGAATAACATCGTAGCGTTATTTCTGTAATATCCATATATTTGACGATATATGTATTATAGGGGAAGAAGTATGGCTTATGAATATATACTTTGTTATATGGTTCTGGCCAAATAACTATTCCGCCATCGTAAAAGTCATAATCAAAATAGTCTCCAAGAAACTTATCAATTTTCTTTACAGAATCCTGCGTAAAATAAAAGAAATATGTGTCAGGTTCTGCATTTATCTTTTTACATTGGCCACTAAGAACAGTAGCCTTTTTTGTAAAAATATTCTTAAAGAATTCTTTAATCATAACTTTCACCTATTTTGAATATAAAATATAGTTATTTTTAATAAACTTGTAAACCTTTTATAATAGTTCTGAATTATTTTATATTTTTATTATATTCATCTGCTACATCTAAGCCATTAGGTTCATCTTGCATCGGTAGTTGAATCGATTCACAAAGAATCGGTAAAAGTTCCAGATAACAAGTTTCAGCATTTTTATAGTCAGCCATGCATTTTTCGATAAACCTAAAATAATCATGATCAATAAATTGTCTAAACTTATACCATGTCTTTTCTATTAAACCCTGTGCCAAGAATATCTGGTCAAGATGTGTCGGGTCAAAGAAATGATAGTATGGATATTCGTTTTTTACATAAGGATTTTTAGATACAGCTGAACCTTGCTTAGTCAACAAGTTATCCATCGTTCTATCTACATAAGCATCCTTGAACATGTATTCCAAGAACTTTACTGCTTGATGATATTTTGGATTTTTCTTACCATGTTCATCATAGAATACATTGTAGTTATTTAGATATGTCATCAATAGGTAAGTTTGAAGATACTTGACTACCAAGTTAAGATAACGCTCATACTGTTTCTTATAATCTTGAAAATTCATCATATTCTATTTATAATAAATAATATATAGGGCCACAAAGGAGGTATATTATGGCAATTACAGTAAAGAGCGTCAACTACTCAAAGATAACGACCAGCAAGCAAGACGGAATTTATACATTTGTAAATCCGGCTACGATTATTGTTACATACACCAAGAATAACAAGACCTACAAGCTGAATCTCAAATTGGAAAAAGGATTCAGAACTGACGGTGCATCTATCCCGTCAGCATTTACTTGGTTCCTTCCGAAATGGGACACAAAGAACATGAAGTATAACTGTGGTGCCATTGTTCATGACTGTCTGTATACATTAAAGGGTGTAGGAATATTCACCAGAGAAGAATCTGACGATTTCATTAGAGGTATATGGCGTTGCAGCGGTATAAGTAGATTCAAAGCAGGTATGGCTGATAAATGTCTTGAACTTTTTGCAGGAGGCGAAAAACATTGGGGTTCGGACGACCTTGACAACAATAAAAAGAAACTGATGAAAATTACAGTAACTAATGCATAAAAAATAACCCCAGTCAACTGGGGTTTTTAATTTAGAAATTAAGAGTCTTCAATAATATATTATTTTCTTCAACCGCTTTTTTCATCTTTTCGATACCTATTTTTGCGATTCTTTTCTGGTCTTCACTCAGCAAATTTTCGTGCTCATTATACCAGCCATGTCTTTCATCATAGGCATAACCGTATTTTAGCAAGGTATCTTTTACGCTTTCAATTAAAGAACCATTATACATGTATTGCTCATAAGGATTCATGCTTATTCTCCCAGTCTATATATTTATCTATAAATTCATTTATTGCAGTTTCGTTACGTGCTACTAACCTTTTAAATTCAGAAAACGTAAAAAACTTATATTCTTTTTTAATTATCTTCGGTTTACAACTAAAACATAGGAACTTATCCTTGACAGACAATAGATCTATCTTGTTCCTATATAAGTCTACAAATATATAATCACCAATCAGCTCGCCATTTTTTATAGGCTTCATATAGAAGAGAGCTGACAGCTTAATATAATTGCATTTATCTAGTATATTCACCATCGGTTTATAAAACACTGTTTACAAATATAGAAAAAATAAACGGTTTTTACACCGTTTATTTATAAGATTATTTTGAATATTACTTAGTAATACTGTTCTTTGCGTTGGAAATATCGATAGCCATGTGACGGAGGAGGTCAACGAGAGTAGCATTAGCACCCTGCTGAATCTTCTGAGTCATCAAGTTAACATACTTAGCCTTGTCATCCGGTGCATTGAACAATTCATCCTGCACATACTTGTCAGAAATAATGTAGTTATAAATGGCAGTACCAAGATCAGTAGCAAGCTGCTTGAGGCCTTCCTTAATGTCGCCATTGCCAACATATTTCATGACAATAGTATCAAGAGAACTATTCATAGCCTGAGTCTGATAGCTCTGTTCAGCTGCAGATCTCTGTGCTAATTCGATGTCTTCCTGAAGCTTCTTTTCGTAATATTCTTTAAATTGCTGTTTAAAGTCCATAGTAATTAATCTCCTAATTTCTTTATATTATTTATAATGATTTTACGGATTTAATGTAATGATTAACTAACTTTGTTGTCTTAGAAGAGGCATCAGATACACCTTCAGAAGGCTTGATTATTACTTCATTGACTTTCATGATATCTTTTAGCTTATGACGATTCTTATGGCCATAGATTCTAACAGAAATCTTACCATCATTATATTGAGTAATAACGCCGATATTTCTCTTTTCTGCGAAATTTACGTTGTTATCAATTATATTAAACCTTTTTTCCGAAAAAATCTCATACGAGAATCCTTTGGAGACCAATATGTTTAAGATTTTTTCAATTTTCTTATCGACTTCTTTAAAATTAACTATCATATACTATTTATATCAAAAGCTAACGCTTTCTTTTTAAAACCATATAAGTAGTATCGAAATCGTTGTCTTTATCTGCTTTAAACTCTTCCTGGGACAGTATTTCCCATTGATCCATATTGATATCAGGGAAGAACGTATCTCCGTCCAGAATCGTCGTATGAACCTTTGTGAGATATAGGTAATTTACAAGGTTTATTGCTTGCCTATAAAGAGTTCCACCGCCAATAATAAAGGGAGTTAAGTCATTCTTGGAATTAGCATAGTCTGCAGCAAATTGTAAAGAAGGCTTGACTATGCATCCTGGTATCTCCAAGTCCTGGTTAGACGATACTACAATATTTGTTCTATTTGGCAATGGTCTACCAATAGATTCATAGCATTTTCGTCCCATGATAATGCAATGACCGTCGGTTAACTTCTTGAATCTTTGCAAGTCTGTTTTCAAATGCCATGGCATATCGCCATTCTTACCGATTACATTGTTATCGGAAACTGCTACAATCATGCTATAGTTTATATTGCTCATCATTACCTCTTATACAGATATTTCCAGTGCACGCCTTCTGTCATCTGATTAAACGTTATAAATGCTTCGTTTGACTTTGTGTATTTATAATGAAGTTGACTATGCTGAATATCTCTTTTAATTAAATATGAATCACCAATTACACAAGTATCACAATTTTTCGAGAACGAAAGATAGAAATGATTTGGTGCGCCGAATCCTTTAAGTGAATCTTTTGTTATACATCCTACGAACCATTTAGGATATGGTGAATTCTCTTCTACCAGTGGTGCTCTTGATGAAATCTTAATATCGAAATTAATCGTATTTGCGTCCTTCAATGCTGCCATATCCGTAAGTGATTCTTTATCTTCACAATAAATTATATCGCCTTCATACTGATTATATGATGCCAGGTGCACATTTGGGTCATTGCTAATAATGTCGTTTGCATGGACAAAATTAAGCTCTGGAACAGTGCTTATATATTCTCGTTCCTCCTTTTCGCCAGTTTTTGTTGAACCTTTGCCTTCGTTTAATGGATGTTTTATTAGTCTAGCTTTCAATTCATCAATATCGAGTTTGCTTTTAAATAGTTTAATAATATCGTCAATCTCGTATATTTCTTTTGTGTACATTACTTGAGTCCTTTAATTAAGTTTGTAAATTCTGTCATAGTGTCCATGAGTTCAACCAAGCCATTCATTTGGACAAACTTGAAATATGCCTTTGTATCGAATTCCTGATATTCGAATGAATCAAGTTCCTTGAGAATTTCAAGTTCGATTTCCTTAGGTATACAGTTGAATGAGATTAATTTTGTATTAAGCTCATATTTTTCTTTCAGTTTCTCTTTTTCTACCCAGGCGTCGACATCTTCATTAATAATCTTCAATGCCTTAACTGGACCGACACCACGCTGTAAGCCAGGAATATTGTCAGATTTGTCGCCAGTAATAATCTTAAGCAATAATGCCTGTTCAGGATTAAGACACTGAACAAATTCATGCTTCACCGCATCGTACTGGGCATAATTTGGGTAACGGAACAACTGGTAAAAATCTTTATCAGATGAAATATTAATAATATTCCATTCCGGCTTATGTTTCACTATGGTGGCTATACAATCGTCAGCCTCGGCCCTTGGCACACGAATAAACGGAATATTCCTGAAACACTTATGAAGATTTTCGAAAAATTCGGTAGCTACTGGGAAGAACGCATCGAAGTTAACTACCGATTGCTCTCTCTTTGCTGCACGGTTTGCCTTATAATCTGGGCAAAGTTCTTTTCGCCAACTATCCGAATCTTCTACCCATATAACCCTGTCTGGCGTATGTTGTTTTAATGCCTTTGTAAATGATCCGATAAATGTGAGCTTGAATAAATCAAAGCGCTTTTCTGCTGGATCCACTTTTTGTGCAAAAAGACAACGCATCATTAAGTTTGATATATCAAATATTAATACTTTCATTTTACGTTTCCTTATTTTTACATTAAATATAGAAAAGTATTGCTGACTGCAATACTTTGTAAAATTTATTTAGTTTTTTTAATCTAATAAATAAGCTGCATAATTTATAACTCCGTAGGCTCCTCATAATATAGGCCTTTCTTCTTTCGTTCTTTTCGTTTTTCCCTTACATACTCCCTACTGGAATTCAAATGTCTATAACAATACTTTAAGCACTTTCCCATTTTAATCAATAACTTATGAACTATGAAATGTTCTTTCATCGTCAGTTCGACAAGATTTGTTTTCTTGGAAGAACCTCCCTCGCTACGAGGTATAATATGATGTCGTTCAACTTCAAGTATTAAATTATTGTTACGTTTTTGTGCTCTAAAAATAATATCCCAATAAATTTTTTCGTAATTCAAATTAAAATCCTTTATTACCCGGTGCCAAATTAAACTCTATGCCTATTAAATCCTTATTCTTGATATAGAACTCTGAATCAAAATTCAAATATTTTGGAATGTATTGATTCTTTATCCTATATGCATCCAGAACATTCTTTCTGCTATAACATCTTGCGCCTATACCGATATTTGTATAAATTTTATTAAGTTGTTCAGGTGATAATATAACTCTCTTATCGTTATGTTCCATTATATTATAGTATTTCAGCATATTAGTAAAAATCAATTCTTGTATATCTGTATTGAAATAATGAAAATTTATTCCCCAGAAACAGTTTATGTTCTTATCATCTGGCATAAAGCAATATATAACTGGTGCACGGTCAAAACCTTCCTTGGTTGAAACATCTGATGACGCTTTATATTGCATTATATAAAAGAAACCGTTAACTATATAATTAGTTCGGTCACACTCGTTATTATCCACTGGTATCTTTAAACTATCTTTTAACATTTATATATTTATAAAAATAAGAAAAAAACGGTTTTTGTAAACCGTTTTTAACATTGCGAAATAAAATATTTAAAAATTTCTCGCAACATCTAATAATGCTGACATTGCGGGATTATGTGCATCATATTGTCTAAGCAATATTCCATTATCATATACGAATATTGCATCTTTAACATTGATTGACAATGTTATGCCGTCCTTAAAATTATATACTCTTGTAACATCTTCGTCTTCGTCATCAGTATCTGCATTTTCAAGTTCAATACCCTTTATATTTGCACCCTTTGAAGCAACAGCGAGATATTTAGCGTCTTGTATGATATCTGCTTCGTCTGGTTCATCAAATGCACCACTTCCTTCATATTCAAGTGTAGACGGTTTTAAATTATATTGATTCTGCAAGTCTGCAAATGTCTGACCGTTAGAAATTCCAACACATGACAATATACCAAGTGCACTTACGACTAATGCTTTCTTTGCCTTATCGCTCAATGAAGAATTCTTTATCTTTTTACAAAGAGACATGGTAGTTTTGCTGATATTGTCAAGCTCTTGCTGGTTCTTACATTTTACACGCTTAGCCTTAAGTTCAGCAATTTTATTCTTTACCTTATCTACCAATATAGATTCATTGATATAATTTAAACAATCTTCAGAATACATGATTAACCTATTGGATATGGTTAGTAGAACCCGTAATATCTTCTGTATTTTCAAGCATCAATTCAATAAGTTCATATTCGAATGTAACGACAAATGTAACAGTTTCAGCAGAACCATATTGAAGACTCAAATTAGACAATGTTGTAGGTATCGCATGTTTAAATTTCATCTTTGACATAATCTTATTATTATTGTTCAAAGAAACAAGTTCTATTGCGTCTACACAGTTCATTCTTAAAAGTTCTTCACCTTTAAGGTTTGTCTTGCCCACGGGCTCACCGAAACGCATCCAGTAAATCCATGCATAGAAATAATAGTAGTTACACATGTGCTCGTCGAGAACAAATTCGATATTCATCGTTTGTAATTCACGTGCACCGATTGGATTTGGGTGTAACTGGCGTTCATGCTTATATCTACTGTCCAGCATCGGAATTGAAAGATCAGGAACGCTAATATTTTTTACGTAGTTATCCAGGATATGTGTATCAAGTTCAAAGTTTGTCATATTGACCAGGTTTGAAAACCTGACCACGAACTTGTTATTACTAAAGTCATTAATATGTTCTGTTATTCCACTCATATTCTATTTATAAAGAAAAACCGGATAATTAATTATCCGGTTTTAAATCTATTAAGTAATTTTATTTAGCTTTAACGACGACTACCAATTTAGAAGCATTAAGCTTACCAAATACTGTCTTAAGTTTATCGACAAATTTACCAGCGACTGTAATATAGCCGATATTATCATTTTCTTCCTTTTCAGCAGACTTATATTCAAATATATTTGTATCATTAATTTCTGACTTTATACCATTGAACAAGCCATTAATTTTTACCTGTAACAAGATATTTGCATTAGTGTTTATAGGATCAGTAGAGTTACTATTTGTTTCAAGCCAACTCTTAGCATCATTGACTTCTTTTTGTGTAACTTCATTTATAATATTAGTTGTCTTTAACAAATAATTGAATAATGTAGTTTTAAATGATTCATTAAGTGATTCCGGTAAGCTCTTAAGTGCTGTAGCAAAGTCCTTAATAGATAAACCATCGTATTCTTTCGATTTCTTAATAGTATAAGTATATTTCTTATTTGCTGCAGCTTCGGCATTATCAGCATTAGTCTTTCCAATAGACTTTTCAAGACCATCTGTATTATGAACATTCTTGAATTTTTCAAAGTCAGTATTGGTTACGGTAGTAGTTCCGCTTTCGCCGACAGTGAACATCTTACTGCTTGCAAATACTTCTTTAGCCTGGTCAATGCCAGCAGAATCCTTAAAGTATACTCTAACCTTATAATCTTCAAGGCAATTAAATGTAATATAAGAATTAACCTTTGCCTTAAGCACTTTATCCAACTCAGTTGCAAAGTTGCTTATGACTTTTTGAACATTTCCGCTATTAGCTTTAATAGTGTCAAAGAGTTTTGACTTTTGTTCATTAGTTAATTGAATTTCAAGCGTATTCAATTCAATCTTGTCATGTTCATCATTACCGGTTATTTCATCAATTAAAGACTTGAAATTCTTTGCCGCAGCGGAATCATCTCTGATAGATTTAGAAGATTCTTCAATTTCTTTCTGTGTCAAAGAAAGGTCATTAACTTTAATATCATCACGGTTTATATGCAATTCATTAGTAAGTGCTTCTTTAACCTTGTCAGTTGATGCTTTTCTTGTAAAGATAAATTCAATTTCATCTTTTTCAGAGCCGGCACCAATAAATTCTTCTGCTTTTAAGAATGGCTCAATTAGCTTCTTTATATAGTTAGTATAGCAAGTATTAATATCTAAATCACCGCCTTGCTTAGCCTTAAGAATATCGTTAATTATTTCTTTCGGTAATTTTATGGCATAACGTTTTACAACAATCATGTCATCAGCATTCGGGAATTTTTCTTTTATTAAGCTTGCAATTTTTTCTCTTGCAAATAATGTGCTCTTGAAATATAAGACCGCATGTTCAATACCAGCAAGTTCTCTACCAGCGATAGTTTCATTATTATCTTGTAAAAGTTGAGGATATGCAGCAATCTTCTTTTCATAACGCTTTCTACCAGAAACATTTGGTGTTCCTTCTTGTGTAAGCTGTTCTGCAAATTGTTCAGCAGCATCCATATCTGTAAAGTAGATATTAAGACCATGAGTCTTAATAGGGACAAAACCAATATAAGAGCTTATATTGTCACCTAAATTTTCCAATGCATTTTTAAAACCATTGTTAATTTCATTTACTAAATTATCCCAGAAAGTATCTATATTATCAGATTTATCCTTGTTTGCATTGATAAGTGTTTCGGAAATCTTAAATGGAACACAGTAAACTTGCTTAAGTTCACCATTCTTTGCAAGGTTATTAGCCTTTTCAATTCTTTCTTTAATAGTACCAGAAATCTTTTCAACTACGTTCTTAACAAATACAGAATTTGCTAAATTTTCTTTTATAGTAGTTTCAGTTGCATTTTCTGCCGGATTTAATTCATTTGGCTTTTTTTCAAGATTTATTTTTTCAATTCTGGAATAAGTATCATCCTTTACAATCATGTTATTCTTGATGAAGGATAATTCAAGTTCCTGGTCGATTCTGCTCTTAAAGTCATTTGCATTACCTTCAGGATCAGTCTTAGAATACATCTTGAAATAGTATTTTAATGTGCCGTTATCAGAACCACGAACAAAAAGGTGACCGGATGTAGCTCTAAATGCATCATTTATTTTTGCAATATAATCACAAATCTTGTTTGTTATTGCTTCTTTAGTTTTTGCTTCATCACCCTTTAAATCTTTTATTTGCTCTGCTGCATTGTTAATAAACTTTTCAGAAGTAAAATCAATAGCAACAGAAATACAAGGTCTAGCCTTTTTATCAGTCTTAAAAGGGTCAAAACGAGTATTTAATGAAAGTTCGTTCAAGAAATTGGACTCAACTTCATTACTATAAAGGTTTTTATCCTTCATTTCAGTTAAATATTGTTCAAAATTTTGTTCCATATTTAAAATCCTCAAACTTTTATATTATTTATAATAAAAAACCTGGCTTTTAACCAGGTTATTATTTAAGAATTTCGGAATTCTTCTTCAATTTGCAGCCTTTTTGTAAACACTGCTCTATTATCCTTAATCCAGTCGATAATGGCCTGAAACGCGTTCTTCATATCAAGATATTCGATAGTTGTTCCCTTAGGCAAGTCTTCTTCTCTAATATCCATGGCCCATGAACCAGAATTAAACTTAAATTCACCCTTATCTAGCTGCGCCCTATAATACTTACAGTCTTGGATGCTTGCATCTGGATATCGTTTGATTTCATCGACACATTTTTTAAGTAACGGATTATAATCCGGCTTATCGAGCAAGCTTTCGATTGACCTCATACCTGTTGTTTTGCAAATCAAGTAAAATCTTACTACTTGAACTACGTTTCTCATATACTACCTCACCTTTAAAAAATAAATATACGCTTGGTCAAAAGCCAAGCGTCTTGTTAAATGTTATATAGTATATATGATTTTTAGTTTTTCATTTTCGCTTTTATAGCAAAAGCCAAAGAATAAACAAAGCAAGTGCGATAATACCGACAAATGTGGCCATCGGAACTACAACTACTACAAACGCCTTAAAAAGGAGATATGCAATAAGTAAAGCCAAAATAAAGATAAGTAAGGTTTTCATAATTTATTCCTTTTAATATAAAAAGGGGAATATTTTACTATTCCCCTTGTTTAGGTTTTACTTTTCATCGCTGAAGAACTTGATGAGCGAGTCCTTTGCCGGATTAGTCAAGTCAAGCACAGCAGTCGGTGCTGCTTCGCCTTCCTTAGCTTCCGGAAGTTCGTTAACCAAGGTGCATCCAGCCTTGAGAAGAATGTCTTCCAAGTTGATGAATGTACGGCACTTGATTTCGATCTGTTCCAAGTAAACATCGTTATACTTGTAGTTCGGAACACGACCACAACCCGAAGTAAGGTCCATAAGATAAATCTTATTATCGCTAATCAATGCACATTCCTTGCAGCTTTCATGGTCAACCGGAATCATGAATTCAGCCTTAACATTGTTCGGATCACACATGACAACATGACCACCAGTACGACGACCGAAGCCATCACAACCAAGCTTAGATCTCATATCTTCAGTTGCCACAAAGAGCTTAAACTGAGATACCGGATTACCAGAGAACTGGTTAACAGAAACCTTACCAGACCCAATTTCCTTAGAGAAATAGAACAATTCGGTTGCTTCCGGTTCAGCATTAGTCATATCACCAGAATAGATGACAGTATTCTTGCCATTGGTATAGCTAGAGTTCCAACCGTAGTTGTTACCATGCATATCCATCATATGAAGGTCAAAGTCACGAGTTCCCCATTCATTTCTCCAATAGATACCAACAACGTTATTCTTGTCACCAAGGTCAACGTTAGTACCAAACGGATAGTTACCAATGAAGTTCTTTTCAGAAGTCGGAACAGTGAAATGAACATTCTTCGGCATTACAACATAACCTGCCTTGCTCTTGATAGAATCAACAACAGACTGTTCAAGAATGTTGTAAAGAGACATCAAGTACGAAGTGTTATCCTTCTTCGGCTTATAATCAGCGTCAACCCACATCTTACCGTTACGGATAACATACATCTTACCATTGCACTTCTGGAGCTTAGCCATGATGCCCTGCATAAGAGTAATCTTCTTGAAGTTAGTAATGTCACCAAGATGAGCCTTTACCTGTTCAAGATCCTTCTTTTCACAAAGGACAGTTTCCCAAAGACCAGACTTAAACGGCTTATGATAAGTCTTTGCAAGTCTACGGATTTCGTTAATAATGGATGCATTAGAAGACGGCATAACCTTCTTCACGCCAATCTTAGCTGCAGCCTTCTTGAAAGCTTCAGACATCATGGACTTAGAAGAACCAGCCGAAGACTTCATTGCAAGGAACAACGGCTTAAATCTGTAGAAGATAGAAGCCAATGCAACCTTCTGATCATGAGTAAGGAAAGAAATGCAATACTTATCCTGGTTTTCCTTCAAAGCATTGATAGTTGCACGGTCCTTGATAAGCATAAACTTACCAGTTGCCTTATAAACGATATAACGCAACAATGCAAATGCATCCTTCGGAGTAATACCAAGTTCATCACAGAACTTAACTTGTGCTTCCTTATTCTTAATCTTGTCAACATCAAGTTCGAAACCAGAATTCTTGTAATGGAAAATTACATATGTCGAAATAGTATCAGCAGTGTCGCTTTCGAGAGCAATACCACTATTAAGCATACCTACGCAACGATCGTAAATTTCACGATCAGTAGCCGGCAAAATAACCTTGAAGTTATTATACGGAATTTCAACATCCGGACCGTTATTCGGAACATAGCCATTACCTGCAGTAAAGCCAGTGCCATAGGTAGATGCATAATGACGCAACTGATCAATCAAGAGCTCGAAACGAGTCTTTGAAGTGATATCTTCCCACTTCTTATAGAAAGTCTTATTGTAATTGGTACGTGCAACTTCCTTAACCCACTGAAGCGTGAGCTTAGAGCAACAATCCGGATGAATAAGATAACCATACTTAGACGATTCGGCGTTAACTTCATCAAATGAAAGCTTCTGAGAATCAACAGTTGCAATCGGTGCAACGTTGAACATAGTGATGAGCTTGAGATTAATCATATTGGACAATGTAGACATATTGTTTCCTTTTTTTGCGGAGGGTAATTCAGTTTTTCCTAGAACCATTTCTAAGGAACCCTCTATGCGTTTTTATTCATTTTGTGAGATTAAATATAGTAAATGATTTTACTTTTGTAAACCCCTAAATTGTGAGGAGTTTTACATATTTGAATCCGAATTTTTTAGCTTGCGCCACATTTATAGTATCGCCCTCTTTCAATCCGAATTCATTATTACCATCAGACGATAAAGTAGACGGTTTTAGCGGTTCACCAGGATGGAACGTAAACATACACGGACCAAATCCGTCATCGCCGATAATCAAGATATTATAGTCAACCGGATATCTATCACGATCAGCATAACAGGTCAATGAAAGCTTTCCAGTTCCCTTAATATCATCAAGTCGGCAAATTAACTGATCAGATAAATATTCAATCTGAATCATTCCCATGAAACCGCCAAATGACTTGGTTATATATGCAGAACAACCTTCTGCGATATTTGGGTGCGTATATTTTTCCCAGTCAGCATTAAGTAAAGCCTTTTCCAAATCTTCAACATTATCGAATTCAGTTACACTGCCTTGACCGTTAATTAAACGCTGTTCAAGACATTTCTTGAAATAATCTGGATCACTCTTTTTTGTATTAAGAATTGCAGACTTTACAAATTCATTAATTTCGTTACTCATATTATCCTAAAATTCGTTTAAATGTGTCATAGTTTAAACTATCATGACCACAGAACACAGCAAATTCGATATTCTTGAAATTATTTACATATTCCGGAAGAACATTTTTGTATGCCTGTGCAACAATTTCCGGGTCATTCCTAAATGCACCACAACCAAATGCACCAAGAATAATAGTTTCATTACCGTTTTCAAGTGCAGCATTAAAAATTGCTCTTGCTCGTTTTTCATGCAACTGCAAAAGTTCATTATCAGATATAGTCGGACGTTCACCACGTTCATGGTTATACGCATTTGCAGGTGTTTCTCTAAGGTTAGGTGCAGCACAAGTAATAACATTTACCTTGAACGGTCTATATAATGTGCTATAATTATCAGATTTGATAATATAGACATTCGGAGTATAGATAATGTCATCATTATGAAGAGCATTACCATTTTGCTTATGATCTTCATAAAACGGAAGTGCAAATCGGCTGTCACTAAGAATAGGATAAAGCGTAGAACATCTACAAAGACATTCTTCCTGTGCATTAGACCCCTTAGTTACACCTCCTCCAGGATTAGTTGCAGATGCAAAGTTAAGAACTGCAATATTTCCACTATAACATCTTGCAGCATTAAATGAACTATTTTTTGTTACCTTGACAACTGCAGGACCAATATCCTGTGCATTTTCAGGCTTCTTTAATCTGTTATATCTTTCAATATAAACCTTTGAATCCATTACCGACTTCTGAATAGATTCATGAAGAACCTTGTCGGCGTCAATCTTACTTAGTGTATCATTAAAAATTTTGAGGTTTTCTGCCTTACAATTCATAATTATCCTTTAATAATCTTATAATTTTTATTAAGCTTCTTACAACGTTCAATATTATTCTTTGTTCCTTGACTTTTCTCATCCCAGAACATCAGTGCACCAGCACAGTCTTCAGTCATCTTGATATCCTTAATTTCATAAAATGCACGACCTGTTTCATTCGTAACCTTATCGTTACAATCACGCTTTTTAAATTCGAGAAAATGACAACGAGGAAAACTACCTACATAATAGACAGTTACATTATTATAGTTACATTCATGAAAATAACGTTGAACTAAGGAGTCAATTCCATAACAATCGCCAATAATAACTGGAATATTACGCTTGATTATTTCATCAAGGTTCTTCATCATATCTTCATTCAGTTCATGAATAGAAGAACTTCCGCTAATAAAAATAGGTTTCATTTTACCTGGCCATCTTTGAAGAAATGTGTAACAGATATTCAAGTTGCTTAATTTCCTTATCCTTTTCAGCAAGCAACTTATCAACGTCTTCCTTACGATAGAATTTTTCATCACTATATACTGATGAATATTCTTCACCTACAATACCAACAGTTTCACTTGTATCATCAGTCGATTGAATTTCAAATGAATATTCTCTTAACTTAACAGTTTCTTTTCCCATATTATATAATATAAAAAAATAAAGGGTTTTTGTAAACCCTTAATCAATATCAACATGGTGTATAGCAAGATACACAAATTCGTCGTTCCAGTTACCTACTTCCTCGACATTAAACTCTTCTGTATTACCAAGACATTTTAGTTCATTATCGGGAAACTCAAGTATTTTTCTTGCAATTTCGTGAGACGTCATATTTAATTCCTACAAATCAAGATGCCTATTATTCCAAGGCGGAACTGGTTCATCACAAAGAGTTTTAGAATATATAATCAAGTCTTCAGGTTCATCTGTATAATCAATATGAATTGGTTCACCAGTAAACCCGTTAAATTCATAAAATTTTTGACCTATTATATTTTCAGCACCTGTATAAAGTCTTGCATACTTAAAACCGAAATCACGACATTGACGTAAGAAAAAATTCATGATTCTGGTTCCATATCTTTGTCTTCTGTATTCAGGAAGAACGCCAAACCAGCCAAGCCAAGCTGATTCAGGTTCAGCATTTTCTGTATAAATTCCAGAAATACCGACTGGAAAACCCATAGGTTTATCAGGTGTAGAATCGAAATGAATATAATATTTCAAAAAGTCATCTGGGTCCAAAGATTTTTCAAAACAGTTCTTAGCACATTCATATCCGCACCATAACTGTTCTTCCGGAAAAATCTTATGCCACATATCTATGACAAGATCTATATTCTTTTCTGTTACAAGTTGTTCTTTAAACACTATAACCTCTGCCTTTAAGAACCTTTGTTATTGCATCTTGCAATTCAATAACAGTTCCCAAGTCAAAATCAGAACGACTTAATAGCTCTGCAAGTTCATCAGGAACATCATCATAGTATTCTACGTCCTCAACCTTGTTTTCTAAATCAGTTATTTCTTCATCTTTAGCTTCAAGGTCAGAAACCATGTCATCATATTCGTCTTCTATATTCTTGAGCTTATTAAGAATATTATGTGCTTCTTCCTTTGTAAGCATGAATGTTTCTTTTTCTTCATCATCCTCGTTAAGCAAATTACGCTTAATAATATCCTTAATATCCCAACATTCATCTTCCAAATTGTTATAAAACATTACTTACCTACCTTTACGGTCATACCGTCGACAAAGATATCGAGAACTCTATTATTGTATTTGAAAATTCTAAGATACTTTCTTCCATTCATATCATGGATATAACGATAATCTTTTGCATCCGGAACGGTATAAGTATAGCAATTATCGCCACGACAAACATCGACTCTCATATCTTTCGCAAATACAAACGCGGAAAACAACAAACAAGCAAATATAATCTTTTTCAAAATATCACTCCTTATTAAGTATGGCAATCACAACGCCAGATATAGTAATCGTCAGGAATAGTTTTCCAAACTTCAGTCCAAGTTTTATTAAAATTCTCGTCCTCATCCCAGCTTACTGCCCACCAGCCCATGTGGCCTTTTTCAATCCATTCTCCAGTAGGAAGAACCATTGCCCAGAAAGGTGCTGCTGTACTAAGATTATTCTGCACAAACTCTTCTTCGGTCATAGAAGCGATATTGTCTACAGTAATGGACCATCTAATATGAAACATTTCAGTAGAACCAATTTCTTTGTCCATTTTCTTAATACTTTTTTGATTATTGTAAATTTCTCTAGCTTTATCGATATTTTCAGGATTTTCTTTACGAGCCTGTTCCCAGCTAATGAAATCCGGTGTAAAATATGGTTTCAGTTTATTATATAGACCTGAGAAATAATCTCTCTTATCGGCCATAAACTGATCGATATTAAACTGTGACTTCTTAATAGTCTCTGGTTCATCTTCATCCTTTAAACCATCAATATAACTCCATGCTTTCCAGTCATAAGGTATATAATAATCCCATTTATGATTAGGATTGGTGAAATCATAAACCTTTTTAATTTCTCCATCTTTTACAATAGCATAAGAATCTTGTGGCTTCTCTGAAGGTTCCTCTTCATAGATTTCATTAACACCATACCAACTTTCTAAGAAGTCTTCAATCGTATAATCTTCCTTATGATCATTATATTCCTTAATCGCTTCTTCTGATCTATCAACATGAATGCAATAATCTGTAATACCTGTGCATTCATATTCATGATATGGTAACATCAACCTATCAAGTTCTTTTCTATCATTGGTTTTAGTAATAACGAATGTAGTAAAATGACTCATTTAATTTCCCTCTGTTTGAATAATTTCTGTTGAAGTAATAACGTCATTAAAATTCTTATGTTCAAGCTGTGACTCACCAATACCAGCGATAATAACAAGAGAAATAAGAATTCCCATCGCTATTCCAAAAATATATGTTGCGATATGTTTATTAAAAACGAAACCGGAATCATCGTCTTCCATAGTTTCAATAATATTATCAATTTCTGTATCTAATTCTTTATTCATAGTAATACAAATATAAAAAAATATCGTTCAAGATTATGAACGATATTTTTATTTGAAAATCTTAAAAATACACCGGTCTCCACCTGACCGCCGTGCCAGCGGGGTTGATAACGCATTGTCCTTTACGGTCTATATCTCTTTCATCTAAAATGGTGAGTTGCCATTTTAAACTACTCATATAGCATAGTTGCCGGTACTCGTTACGATCGAATGCTAAGGGCTTCAGAGACCCCTGTGCTGCCATTACACCAACCGGCAATAAAAACAACGGAAGTGAAAGGATTCGAACCTCCAAGTCATCTCTGACTCACTGCGTTCGAAGCAGCTCCGCCACCAGTTGCGGGACACTTCCAAAAATTCGAGGCGGTGGTAGGATTCGAACCCACGGTGGGCTGTTAACCCACGTCCGATTTCAAATCGGAAGCCATAAACCACTCGGCCACACCGCCATAAAATGGTTTCTTGAGCTAGTTAGGCACTTGTCTTGGTAGACCATTCCAGAAACCGGGATGACTTCGTTTGAACTCCATTTTACGAAGCCGAAGGCAACTAGAGTTTCACCCTTTAAGAACTACTTATTAGGATCACTAGATACATTTTCGATTTCGGCCAGTCCCGACCGCCGGGCACCGCATTTAATCATAGTCTGTACAAACCATGAATTATATACTTTATCGAGAAGTATAATTAAACAAATTCTAAAAAATGGTTCATAGTTCACAGTGAACCGTGCTGTATAAGTTTACCTTTTCCCAAACTTATAAATCTTAGACCTTATCTTCGACGTTGCATGCTACGTGTATAGGTTCCGACAGTCTGTTATGATACCTATAGCTTTTCTTATTTATTAGCTGAGGATGAAAGACTCGAACTTTCAAGTGAGTAAACCCACGCTGGCATTCCAAACCAGGCCCTTACCATTAGGGTTAATCCTCAATAATTTTTAGTCCACAGAGTTTGACTTGAACAAACACTTACAAGTTTATCAGACTTGCTGCCGCACCAATCGGCTTATTGCCTGTGGATAGTCGGCATACCTAGACTCGAACTAGGACAAGCATCGTTTCCCGCGTATCAGACGGGCGTGTTAACCAATTACACTATATGCCGATAATAGTTCTATTTATTTAGTTTTTGTTCTAACCAGTGTTACATTAAATAGCGACTTCAGTCTTAGTCTTTCATACTCTAAAATTTCACTGCTTATACGTCTAACAATTTAGCACCTATGTAAATTTTCCTTACCAGTATATCCATCGATTGACTGGATCAAGAGAGGCTTTGTAAGTAATTATTTTACGAACAAGGACTGTTTCGTCTATATCCTGATTGTTTAAGGAACAATTCTAATCCTTAGTCCCGGAGGTTGGACTTGAACCAACGACCTTTTGATTATGATTCAAACGCTACTGAACCAACTGAGCTACTCCGGGAAGAGTGACTTTTTGACGCGTACTAAGTCTAAAAGCGCAATAGCGAGAAGTAATTAGTCTGATTTCAAGTCGGATGCCCACTGGGCGTATAGGAACTTCTTATGCTATTTAGAGCGCTCTGTTGGATTTGAACCAACGCGGTGATTTCTCACAACAGTTTTGCAGACTGTGGTCTTCGGCCAGGCTCGACCCAAGAGCGCATAAAAAACTTTTCTACGGTTTTTACCCAAAGATACCGAAAAACTTTAGTGGCCTACCACCTTGTTTACCTCACAAACACGACCGCTATTTTAGGATTCCTCCCTTTCGCATAGCGTCACTGCGAACTAAATGGTAGCAGAGTGCCCTATCCTTAGTCCTAGGAAACCGTGTAGGACAAGAGTAATCCAATGATGATCAGTCATCCTCTGCCTGTAGTGGGTATGGGTGGATTCGAACCACCAAAGCCGTAGGCGCCGGTTTTACAGACCGGAGATGATCTCCAACTCATCAGCATACCCATTAATTTGTTAGTGACAGCTGTAGGACTCGAACCTACGGAAGCCCGTTAGGGCGGGAGGGTTACAGCCTCCAGGAATTGCCGCTATCCGAAACTGCCATAATATCGGATTTTCACCGATTGTCCGAACAAACGCTCCTATACAACATACGTCTCAAGGGTCTGTTCAGTCATATAATAAAAAATAAAAGCGTCACTTTCTTAGTGACACTTTATAAAATTCTATACGAATTTACTAGGTGTCACCCACCAGTCTTAATGGAATACATGCAATAAATTGAGGACTGCTGTCCACAAATCGAAATGCATGATGATGTATAAGACTGTAAGTTCATTGCTTTTATCCTTTTATTATTATATATAAAAAATTTTTCCTTGTTTTCGTTTTTTACGATGTAAAATATAGTAAAAAACTTTTGTTTTGTAAACCCCTAAAAAACGGTTATTTTTAAAGTCCAAAGAAAATAACCAAACTTCACGGGCTAATACGATCCCATTCTCTACGTGACGCACAGTTTGCACGTCCAGCTTATTGGTAAGTAGCATTTCACGAGGAACTTCCTACATGAAACGAATTACCAGCCTTAGGTTCGGAGAGGTCCTACGATGCGTTCCGGAGCCGCCAAGTTTTTATGACGATACTGCAGAATCGAACTGCCAGATAATCCACAAATCAAACGCTGAGTCGAACAGCTTTTACCATTCCATGGCTTAATCGGACTCGAACCGAATTTTCAGCACCTTTACTAAGCTATCGTCATTTTATAATATAGTAAATTATTTACGGTTTGTAAACCCCTTTTATATTTTATCCATTTTTATAGCCATATCAAGATTTGATGTCATTGATAGTCTAAACTGCCTCAATAATTGTCTATATTCAAGTAATCCTTTTACAAGATAACTTTCTTTATTAAACAGCTTTGGAAAATCATCTATTGCTGTCGGAATCCTGATACTCAGATGTTGGTCTTCAACTTGAATCGTATCATTTTCATCAGTGCAATGAATATATAGATACAATATTTCTTTTTCGCTGATATGTAGCTTTATATAAAGCTCTTCATTTAAACCATTTGTTTCATAACCCAATTTTTCAAGCCTTTCTGCAACATCATGTACTCTACGGCATAACAAGTCATAATTCTGACTACGTTTATATGAACGATAATCATGGTCAATACTATGCATCGATTTTTAATCCTATTTAATATTGTATAATATAGGAAAAATATCGATAATAGTAAATCCCTTAATTTTCATTAGCCCATGCCATAAATCTTTTTCTGCATGTATTATTGCATTCTTCTGTATTAACTGTTCCATCGGAATTTGTTGGATTCGTTATATTACAGTTTTTACAGAAATTATATGCAGGACATCTTGGACAATAGTCCAGTTCAACAAACTTACTCGCCCATTCTTCGGGGGTAAGTGATTCTTTTCACATTTCAAAATTTGTCATAATTATACTATAATTTTTTCAAGTTTCTCTATAATCCGGATCTTCGGATTCGAACCGAAACTGAAAGGTTTTTAAGACCCATTCCTCTGCCTGTTGGGATAGACCCGGTTATCGCCAGAGCGGGACTTGAACCCGCAAATACCTGATCCTAAGTCAGGCCCCTTTGCCAATTTGGTAACCTGGCGTTATTTAGCGGAGCTGGAAGGATTCGAACCTTCGGAGGAACTTTACGTCCCTCAACGGTTTAGCAAACCGTCCCTATAAGCCACTCAGGCACAACTCCAAAATTTTATCGTCACAGAGGGACTCGAACCCTCACGGTATTTCTACCACAAGACTCTCATTCTTGCGAGGCTACCAATTACTCCACATGACGTTATTCTCGGTTCAGTGGGATTCGAACCCACACTGCACACGCTCTGAACGTGTTGACTCCTGCCGTTGGTCTACAAACCGTTATATATCGATTCGATGAGATTCGAACTCATACTTTATGGCCTCTCATGCCATTGACTCTGCCAGTTGGTCTACGAATCGTTAATTTATTATCGGTTTAGTGGGATTCGAACCCACACTACACGCATTTTGAGTGCGTCGACTCTGCCAGTTGGTCTACAAACCGTTTTTACAGCCCTACCCCGATTCGAACAGGGAACAGGAGATTTGGAGTCACCTCGGTTAACCAATTACCACATAGAGCTATATATAAAAAATTAAGGTCCCCAACCTATGGGAACCTTTAAATCTTTCATTACGATTAAAAAATCGAACTACTTAGTTCCCACTATACTACGACGCAATAACCAGCTAAGGAGCAGGCTACTGAGTAGGAGGATTGTTAAACTAAGCATTTTCATTTTTAACCTTTATATTATATATGATTTTCTTTTTTAATTTTTTGTTATTTTACGCTGTTAAATATAGTAAATTTATTTTATTTTGTAAACCCTAAAATAATTATTTTTATATTCTTCCTTTAAACGTTATCCAATTCTTCAGCCATTGTGATACTGTTTTTAAAAGCAGTTTCCGCTGATTTCAATGATTGCCTAAAAGGTGCAACCTTAATTTCATATTCATCCATTGCAGCCTGATACTCAGAAATAGCTTGTACTACAAAACTACCCGGTTTAAATACCTTTCCAAGACTATCTCTTGACACTTCAAAATTAGTCTCTAATGACGGAATCTTAATACTGATTTTATTATTAAAAGTCCATCTTGGATAAATTGTATATTTACATTTACCTACTTTTACAGTAGCATAAAGTTCTGTATTCTCGCCATAAGTATTAATTCCACATTTTTCAAGATACATTGCCAAACCATGTACTTCATCACGGGCTTTACTAAAACTGACTGCTTCTGAAAGCGGACGATATTGATTGTCATTTACAAGTTGATGCATTTTATATTCCTTATTAAGTGTTAGTCAAAGTAACTGCCATTGACAAGTTATCTTGCATTGTCTTACGTAATTGTTCTACGGTTGACTCATACTCATGAATTGCTTTAACAACCATTCCTTTATTATCAAATGTCTTTTTAAAGTCTTTCATAGTAGTCTTTACTTTTAAGCCAACAGATCTAATATATACTATAAGATTTTCGAAATCATCAATATTTCCATAATGATTCATATCTGCATAACATGGCTCAATAACAATACCACCAGGATTATTAAAATTAATTCCTTCTTTTTCTTCTTTTGGTGACGGAATATAACAACGGAGTTCTTCATTTGTTCCGTATGTTTTAAAACCTTTATCTTCAAGTTTCAAAGCCAAATCATGTACAATGTCACATCTTCTATCAAAGTACATGCTTTCTGAAGGCCCGCGGAATGTATTATCACTTTTAATTTCGTGCATTATTTACCTTTATTAATTTTCTTTTTTAAATATAATAAAATATACCTGTTTTGTCAATTGTTTTTATAAATAACAATGGTTTTCAAAAACGTGTACGTCATAAAGTCGGAAGGGTTAGCCATTAAAAACCCATAGCGGAGGAAACTGATATACGTAAAGTATGGATTATCCGAAAGTAAACATTAAAAAATTAAGGTGAAAAATGAATATCAAACAAAAAAACACGTTTGAAACGTGTTCTAAAAATATTAGTCAATTTATAAAATACGTAAAAATACTTACAGCAGAAGGCTATACAAATTTTAGACCATATAGGTTTCAAAGAACGCTTTTACGTAAGTTTGCTGACAGCTGGCAAAATCGTGAAGAAACGAAAAGGCAAAACCATATAGTAATTGCACCAAGACAATGTGGCAAAACTACAATCTCGGCAATTTATATTTTATGGTATGCATTATTCAATTCCGATAAATGCATTGCAATATTGGCCAATAAAGAAAGCATAGCAGAAGAAATACTTAACAAAGTACAAGAAATTTATAATCGTTTACCAGATTTCTTGAAAGTCAATATTAAAAAGGCTACATATAATAGAATCGACTTTGAAAATGGAACTTATATTTTTATAGGTGCATACAGTAGACGTCCTATATGTGGAAAAACAGTAGATTTAATGGTTTTCGATGAAATGGCATTTTGTGATGCTCGAGTATTACATGATTTTGTTGTTAGCGTATTTCCAGTACAAGCAGCACATATAAATACACAGACAATTCTTTTATCTACACCGAATGGTTATAATGATTTTTATGAAATTTATCAACATGCCCTAGAAGGTAAGTCTTCATTTATTGCTACTAGAATACAGTATAATGAAGTTCCTGGTCGTGATGAAGAATGGAAAAATAGAATGATCCGTTATTATGGTCAAAAATTCTTTGATCAAGAATATGATACACAATTTTTGGGTTCTGTTGATGGAAATAATAAAATTGCAATAACCATTGACACAAGACCTATGTCTCATGAAAAAGCAAAATCACTTATGGCAAAGCTTAAAAAGCTATATAGTAAAGTTCTTAATAAAGATGAAATAGAAAATATAAGTTATGAAATAAAATATGAATAATAAAAAGCGGGTTAATTACCCGCTTTATTTTTTGTCTGTTCTTCTTTAATTAAATCGTCCCAATAATCAACTTTACCGTCGTCGCCGATTCGATGCGTTGTATAATGGACATCTACTTCTCGATAATAATGAAATTTCTTTCCACATTCGTCACATTCATATTCATCATCATCACAAGTCAATTCCCATGAGTCAGATATTTCATGTCCACAATATGGACATACTATTTCACTTGTGCATATATTAAAGTATCGTTCTTTTATGTTTGCCATATTATACCTACCATTTCCACCAGTTAAGTGACATTTCAGCTTGACGTTCTAGCATATCCAGTCCATCAATAGCCCATGAGCAATGACTATTTCTTTCTGCCTTTTTAATTAACGTATCATCGGCATAATTTAAATCATAATAGATAAATTTATGCTCATTATTAAAGTTAATATCAATTTTTGATTTAAACGGAATAGTATTTACAATTAAGTCGAATTCTTTTGCATTGAAATCTGATAGTTTTAACTCATCATTTTTAGGATTTCTAGCAAAGACATAAATCTCATGCTTAGAATTTACATCATCGATTGTCTCATGAATATTCGACAATATAGAAGGAACTACACCACCATTGCCTAGAATAGCAATATTATGAGGAAAATCAAATTCCCAGTCATCATGATTGCTAATGTAATGATCTAATGATGCACCAAATGCTCTACCATCAAATGTGTCGCCGATATAGTTATCTCCCCATATCTTTACACAATTAACAGATTGTGCTTTAATAGCTTCAGGCATCAATCCGTCAAGATATTCTATAATATCATGTTTAAACGGCGTAGTAACATTAAAGCCATCGAGCTTATCGGCAAATACGCATTCAATACCTTGTTCTACATAAGGAACATCATAAACATGATATTCGATTCCTTGGGATTCGAATATTTCCTTTGATTTGCTGTATTCTATTCCTTTGCCGATAAGACCGACTTTCATTAATCTCTCACTTTTTAAATTTTATCTTCTCTTGCATAATATGTGTTACCTGCAGCATTAAGAACTGCTACCGGAACTTTATCACTTATATCATCAAAAAACTTCCATACAATTTCATCTAAGTCTTTACGTAAGAATCGATTATCACGTTCTTGATCATAGAATACATCAATTGTGATATGTTGACGCTTTGGCCATTTAGTTTTTTCTTCGACCGCCTTAATTTTATCAATTGCACGCCGTAAGTGCAATTCAAGGTCATCTGTATCGAATGGACTGGACCAAAGACCGGTTAGTCCTTCGTCAAGAACTATATAATTATCGTAGCTATCATCTTTTACGAGCCCATCACAATATGTAACCCAGGGATGTTCTTGCTTATCATCCTGTATAAGCAAATTGGCAATCGCGTCTTTACCGAATTTAAAAATTGGACTGTAAGTATAGGCATAAATCCCTAGAAAACCTGGAATTCTAGGATCTGTTGTTTCCTCAATTTCAAGGTTAAGATTTTTACATACTTGTTTAAATTCTTCAACTGATATATTTTTACGTTCTCTCATAATTAATCTTTATAAAGTTGATATTTCTTACTCAATTTATGACTATCTTCATCTGATAACGGTTTAAACCAGATACCGACTCTGCAACGAGGAGTACCATATTCATCGACGAACTCGGGAGTCAAGTCAGTCTTACAAACGTCATCGATAAAACCATAATCTTGATTTTCTTTAAGACCCATTTCCTTTGCGATTTCTACAACCTTCATAAGGTGATTAAGATTCTTAGCTTCACAAATGGTCTTAGTGAAAATACCTTGAATATAATTTTGCATAACATCGTCGTCGATGACAAAAGATACTAATGTACCTGGACCATCATTAAACGGCCGATTGGCAGATTTAATTAAGTTCATCCAATAACATTCTGCACAATGACCTATCATTGCTGCAAGTTTACCTGCATGCAAATGTAAATCTTTTCTAATAATAAATAATCTTCTCATTATAACCAGTCCTTTATAGAATTAAGAAATTTTAAGATTTCATCAATAGAATAATATTTTTTCTCAGCATATTTAGATCTAATAAAATAATTATCTACACCATTATCATATTGTTCTTCGATTGACCAACTATATTCATTAGGATGCTCTTTATCGACATAAATGAAAATATTATATCCATGACAGAAATCAATCTTAACAGCATTCATAAATTTCTGGTTAGATACACATAATGGAAAAGCTCCTTTTAACCGACCTCTAAGAGCTCCGACATATGGTTTCAAAAAGTCAGCTTCTGCCTGAAGTCGTTTTCCGTGTTCAGCAAGTTCTTTATTTATTTGTCTACAGATTTCGTCGTCTTTGAGCATTTATTTTTTTTTTTCCTATAGCTTTTTCATATTCTTCTTTCAATTCGCAGCCAAAGTCCCAAATATCTTCATGTGTAAAGAATTCATATACAAGACCCATTCTTGACGGAATGCTTGTATTATACTTATCTAAAAGATAATACCAGAAGTCTCCGCGAGTTTCAAATTCTTTTTCTTCTTCCTCACTGTCAAATTCAATATCAGAACTACTCATATATGAATAATCTTTCAGAACTTTCAAAATTTTGTTTTGTCTTTTAAAGTCATCAAAATGATAACCACCAAAGAACCATAAAACAATCTTATCTTGTGCCTTTAATACTACACAGTTTCCACTAAAATCAACCGGATTTCCGCGTTCGAGAGTATTTGCACCCTTTTCAATAGTCCTAATTGCTCTCGACAAAAGCCTAGTACCATCTTCATCTTCATCAGGCTTATATTTCTTATCGCCAAAATCTATATAAGCCTTCGCATGCTTCTTGATTTGGTTTGAAATATACTTATGATAGTCATCACGAACCGAATTAAGGTCAGAAATCAATTCATCTTCTGTTTTATTATAAAGAACCGCATTTAAAAATCTATATGACATATTTTAATTTCCCCATACCATTTTATGGATATCGTCTAATGTTTGTTCTGCAGCCTGATTAATAAATGTATGCTTTGTATTGTCAATTTCCTTCTGTCTCTGAACAACCGTATTATAGGTCATTTCCTTCAATGCAGAATTAAGATTTTCGACATCTCTATCGTAAATTGAATCAACTACAATTTGAGATTTCAATGTTCTCTTGGTAATGCCATCATCGATTACAGTATACATTTCAACAAGGACTTTTCCAGTCTGCTTAAGATCTGAACGCTCTACCTTCTGGTCAACCCTTGTTTCCATAGCACGATGATGTTGTAACTCAGCACTGCCACCAGCTACCATAAAAACCATCAAACTTCCACCAAGTAAACCTAGACATTTAAGAAATTCCATTTTCTATACCTCATTAAAAATCAAAACGGTGTATCAAATTACTTGTAATTTCATACTTATTACTTGGTGAAATAATCTTTACATCAAATACGTGTTCCATAAGCATATTATATTTTAATGCCGGAATCTGGTCGATTGTCATGCCTTCAAGTTCTGTATAATATTGCATACCTTCAAGTTTCATTCCATCTTTGACAAACTTAAGAATAGTTGCAATCTTATAATCGCCATTTTCAATACGATATATTCCGTCTTCTTGATAACCAAGTGACATGAGAATATGATTATTATCAATTCCAAGCCATAACGATTCAATATAGCTTGGATATTCCCAATCTACATATAGATTCTGCTTGTCAATCTCACCTTTATCATATAATCTAAGAATATGGTCGATTGTCATCGGCTTATTCTCAATATAGACACGTTTCGTATTAAAGATTTCCATATTATATAATATAGAAAAAAGGTCGACAAATGTCAACCCTTAATAGTATTACCATCGACAATTTTATATATCGGTTTATTCTTTACAAATTGCCTAATATATTTTTCTGCTTCACCCCAATCAGCGCCTTCAAAAATTGTAACAACTTCATTACCAGTTTTCATTATTACTCTGGTTTTTTCTATGACCATATATTCTGATGGAGGTTTAAACCAATACTTAAATAATTTACGCCAAAAAGACTTATTATACTTACGCCAGTCTTCAGCCAGTTCAGCATTATATCTTATTGCATACCAATAATTATCTGGATCAGGAGTTATAATTTTAAATATAACCTCTTCTTCCTTATAAGTTTCTTTACCATTTTTGTCGTATGCTCTATCAAAATTGCTTGTATATTTTATATTCTTACTACGAATTCTAGCTTCATGTTCAGCATCATAGAATGTGTCAAAAACATAATCTACAGTATATGGAAAACCGCCCCAACCATCATAATGATTTTCTGAAAAAACCCATTTGATTTTTCCATCGATTTCCTTTTTAAAAATAACGCCATTTTCAACTTGCATTAGACATTCTCCATTAAATTACTATTCTTGATCGCGTTTAATTTTTTCCAATAATTCGTTTTTATATTTTTCATAGCGTTCATCAAAATCTCTACAAGGATCTAACATTGTATCTGCAGATTTACCTTTTGACAGTTCAAGATAAAGATGATAACCATAATCAAGTTCTGCTTCAGGACTATCAGATTCTCGACAAAATGGTTGCATGACAAGTTCGCAATTAATCTTATCAGCTACATCCTGAAAATGAAATACAAGCGTCTGCTTTGTCTTGTCAATAAAAGACTGCTTTAGCTTTAAGCCTTTAGTAACTTTAAATCGTTTATCAGTTTTAGCAATATACATGACTTCTTTAAACTCATTAAAAGCAGTCATTGCATAACTTTTATATTTTTTTGCAATTTCTTTTATATGGGCATTAATGTCGAAAAGAACTATTGATGCTTTAGATACTTCATTACCGTCGGTAAATACTTTTGTATTTTTCATAATTAATCCTTTGTTAATAGACTATAAATGAAATTTTTCAATCCTAGACTTAAGATCATCAAGCATGTCATCAAATTTATCAAAATTCTTTTCAACCATCGAAAACATATCGCCACATGACAGAATATTATAATAACCACTCTTATAATCGCTAAATAATGGCTGCATTTTATTAATCCAGACAATAACCTTGTCGCAATTCTTAGTCTTAATCAAAAACTGGAAATCATCACGTGTTCTATCGTCTTTTTCACATTGTTGGTCCTTGACTATTTCAAAATTTTTCTTTAACATCTTATAGAGTTTATCAACTTCAGCTTTACTGAATTCAATCTGTTTCATCAAAATTGAAAGATGCCTACCAAGAATCAAATATGCATCAAGATTTTCATCCTTAATCTTCATTAAATCATCGATTGCATCTTGAAGACGATTTGCATCATACTTATCCGGTTCTTCTTTAACTGCGTTCTTCATCTGTTCAATGACTCCTGAACGAAGATCCTTTAATCTCTTTTCTTCTTGACTCTTTGTATGTGGACCATCTACTGTATATGCTACTACTGGGTCATCTTCAGTTTCAATAACTTTCTTCTTTCTTCCCATTTTATTTCCTTTAAGCTAAAATAACGAGGTTTGCAAGTTCTCTACATTTATCATTAAGTTCACGCTTTAGAAGAAGTTCGCAAACATTTTTATACATTCTGTTCAACGCTTTTTCACCGGGCTGATCATAAGAATTGTAGACCATATCAGCAAGCTTGATGAGTAATGCATCTTCACTCATCTTGAGAAGCTTTTCAGTAATATATGCTTCTTTACCCATTTCTTCTTTAAGGATTTCGTTATTCCTCAATTCAGTACACAGGTCTGCACAGTTTTCAGAATTAGCAACTGCCATTATTTCGAGATATGATGTTTCAGTATCTTCAAGCAAATCATGTGCCAATGCAGCATTGATTTGGTCAACTGAACCACCATGTTCCATTACGATGTATGCAACACCTCTCGGATGCACGAAGTAAGGAAAACCAGAACCTTTACGTTCCTGATGGGCATGACGACCCTTGCTAAAATAATACATTCCTCTGCACTTCAGGGGAAAATCGGTTGACTTGATTCTTTTAAAAAGTGCTTCGTACATAGTTTACTCCTTTGGTTAAAGTTAACGAGAAAAAGCCTGTACTTTACAGAAATCATTTTTATTGAGCGGACTCCCTTTTTCTTTTGCAAGTTCAATTAATTCTGCAAGAAACGCATCTTTATAAACGCCGCGAATAATAGTGCCAACAAGAGCAGCATGTCCATGAAGTTTACGAGTACTTACACCATGCGCCTGATAACACCAACCACGAACATTACCAAGAACTAAATTTCCTTCATCATTACGAGGTTTATCTTTTGCAATATTCCATGAAAACATCGGCTTAATAGCAGTATTCAGTTCACGAAGAGCATTGATAAAACGTCGCATTTCTGAATCAATCTTAACTGTTATAAAGCTATGCTCAGATTCAAATGCTGGACCACCTGGTTCAACAAAATATGCGCCAATTTCATAAAATGGATAACAATACTGATTCTTATAATAATCAGCGGAAAATTCATCGCCGTTATGTTTTGTCATATATTTAAATACAACTTTAGCAGATTGCCTAAGTTCTAAAAACTTTGATTCAATGTCTTCTATTACTTTAGTAAATTCCATATTATTCAATATAAAAAAAGAGTTGACGAATGTCAACCCTTTTCCCTGAAATATTTTATTTCAGTCTACCTTTTCCAATTTTCTTCTTTTTAGCTTTCTTCTTTTCTAATGATTCTTCATATTTCTTAAGAATAGCTAAACGGCTTCGAACTTTACCTCTTTTACCTTTTTCAAGTTCCAAATTTTCAAGTGCGCTAACTACGCGATAATAATCATCATCATTATTTTGTTCAAACTGCTTTAAATTCAAACCAGCATCAAGACACTTTATCATTTCCTTAAAATCTGCATCAATATAATTAAACATAATAAATTGAACCGCCGGTGTAGTAAAATAATGTTTAGTCGTTTTTTCATTTACACAAAACTGATTAATGTTATACATTGGAACTAATCCGTTTTTTGCATCTACAATAAAACCACCGTTTTTCTTTTTCAACTTACAGACATGAAAAGCAAATTCTTTTTCGCCAAGTTTGCCAATAAAGCAATAATCATCACGAACTGGATTATAATTATTTCCTAAACGTGCTTTTGCTTCTTCTTTCGGTTCTTTTTTGTATTCTTCTAAAATTTCAAAACCATGTTTTCCAACAACTTGTTTGATTTCATTAATTTCTTCATCAGTAAAACGGATTTCTTCTTCATAAACATGGTCAAGTGCAGCAAAGACTTGTCCAATTCCCTGATCGCCAGTTCCGTAAAGGTCTTCATAGAACGTTTTAATCTTTTCTTGATTAAACATAGCAGGATTAATTTCTGCTGCCTTTTTGAGTTCTTCTAATAGTTCGTTTGCGTATCCTTTCGATACTAATGCACCCATGATTTACCCTTTTAATAACTTTTGATTATAATATAGAAAAAAGGTTGATTTTCATCAACCCCCTTTTAAATTATTTAAGTCCTAAAAGCTTTTTTACTATTGTATGAGGCGTGTCGTCATTTATATACATTTTTTGAATCTTGTCCGCTTCTTTTTCAATAAGATCTTGATAAACATCATAACTTATATCGTAATCACTAAATATTCTTGAAAGTGCAATACAGAAGCCTTTATCTTTTTTGAAATCAAGTGGCTTGTCATGCATCCTATAATATCGTGGAGTTATAAAATCAAGCACGTCTAGCTTAGTTACATATTTCGCTGGAATACTATTTGTAACATAAACTGCTGAGCCCAATGTAGGATCTTGATATATTTCATAATTTGCTGGAACATCAACTTTATATATACTGAGCTCTGACATTCTCATACGATGTTCTTTCGTAATCATTGTAATTAAATCCTTTACGCCAGAAGGCTTAATCATTGCCATATAGATTCTGCCCTCATATACGTCGAACATGTCATCTTTTAGCCTACTCTTAATTCTTATGCCAGTCTTGTCAAGGTTCGCTGCCTTGGAAACATGATAAAAACATTTACCTGGATCTCTTTTCTTTTGCTTCGTCATTTGTTTCGGCGTAATGTTAATTACATTTGGAGCATCAAAATTACAATAGAACCCACAAACATCGCATGCATGTTTTAATGCTTTAAGAAAATTGTCATCGTTAGCAAGTTTTTCACTCTTATATACTCTAAAAGATTCACTACCTTTAATTGTCGATTTGTGCAAAATATATTTTGCTACTCTACGCGGCTCTTCATAGTTACCAGATTTCTTCAAATAATTATTTATCATAGCCAAAAGTTTTGGCCCATTAGATACCAATGATTCTGTTACTATATAATTATTTTCTTTTAATATTAAAATAGCTTCATTCAATTCCATATAATATTTATATGTAAAAAAGACTAGTTTAAAAACTAGTCTTTATTAGTCCACAAGTTGTGAGTCGAACACAATCTAACAAAGTCACAGTTTGTTGTGCTACCGTTACACTACGTATGGGATGATTTTAGAGCCTTATGTGAGAATCGAACTCACTCTTCGAACTTGGAAGGATCGCTTGCTAAGCCAATACAACAATAAGGCAATTTTTAGAGCACCTAGACGGTACTGCCCCGTCTCCTTCGCACAGGCAATGCGACTTGCTACTTGTACACCATAGGTGCTTA